GTGGAGACTAAATTTGTCAGGTTGGCTGTAGAGACCAAGTTAGTTAGGTTGGCTGTTGAAACCAAGTTGGTCAGATTCGGTGTAGAGACAACTCCAGCGACACTGGAAACATATCCTGATGTTCCAAGACCTCTTACTGTGGAGTTCAGTTGGGTATCCAGGTAGGTTGTAGAGACCAAGTTTGTCAGATTGGCTGTGGAGACATGGTTGACCAAATTTGCAGTCGAGACTAAATTGGTCAGGTTGGCTGTAGAGACCAAGTTAGTTAGGTTGGCTGTTGAAACCAAGTTGGTCAGATTCGGTGTAGAGACCAAGTTCACCAAGTTCTGAGTAGAGACCAAGTTGAGGAGATTTTGTGTGGACACTAAGTTTATCAAATTAGGAGTTGAGACTACATTTGTAAGATTAGGAACAGAAATAAAGGGACGAATGGAGGAAGCGAGCTCTGCGGGGTCAATAAAACTACTGATATATCTCTCTAGCCCAGCAGTTGTGGAGATGAGATTGGGAGACGAGATGAGATTCAGAAGGTTTTGAGTAGAGACCAAGTTCACCAAGTTCTGTGTGGAGACCAAGTTGAGTAAGTTCTGTGTGGATACCAAGTTGGTCAGATTGGCTGTGGAGACTACGTTTATCAAGTTGGGTGTAGAGACCAAGTTGGTGAGATTGGCTGTGGAGACTACGTTTATCAAGTTGGGTGTTGAGACCAAGTTGACCAAGTTAGGAGTGGAGACCAAATTGACCAAGTTCTGCGTGGAGACTAAATTCAAGAGGTTAGCTGTGGACACATGGTTCAGCAAGTTCTGAGTTGAGACCAGATTAACCAAGTTCTGCGTAGAGACTAAATTCAAGAGGTTAGCTGTGGACACATGATTGAGCAAGTTCTGAGTTGAGACCAAGTTGAGCAAATTGGCGGTGGAAACGACTCCTGGAACAGACGAGAGATAGCCAGAAGTTCCCAAGTTCGCAATGGTGGAACGAAGATTCACAACTGTCACATCTCCTTGAATCGGGTTTCCATTCAACTGAAGGACGCCATTGTTCACCGCGAGTAGTTGTTTGCTGCCTGTTTGTGTATCTCTAAATTCAACGGTGGATGTTTGTAAAGCTCCTGTGCTAAAGAAAATGGTTGAAAAAAACCGTGGGCTCAACATTACATTCGTCGCACTGGAAATCACAACAGACTCATTGGCAAAGATTGTGCTGACCGAACTCACCTGGAAGACATACGTGCTTGTGTAGAAATTATTCACAACAGCACCTGAGCCTACAAGACTTCCATTGAAATACAAAGCATTATTACTACTGTTTAAAATACGAAGCTCACCATTCGCAGTATCTTTGAAATTGACTGTTGATATTTCAATATTTCCTGCTTTGATATTTCCAGTGCTCAAAAATAGACTATTTGGACTGCTGATGAATCCTGCTGCGCCCAACCCTACCACTGTGGATACCAATGAGGGTGTTGAGAGGAACCCAGAGGTTTGAAGGCCAAACGTTGTAGATCTCAATGAGGTTTGAAGACCAAAGGTAGTGGAAATCAATGAGGGTGTTGAGAGGAACCCAGAGGTTTGAAGACCAAAGGTTGTTGAAATGAGTGAGGGTGTTGACAGGAACCCAGAGGTTTGAAGACCAAACGTAGTGGAAATAAGCGACGGTGTTGACAGAAACCCAGAGGTTTGAAGACCAAAGGTTGTTGAAATGAGTGTGGGTGTTGAGAGGAACCCAGAGGTTTGAAGACCAAAGGTTGTTGAAATGAGTGAGGGTGTTGACAGGAACCCAGAGGTTTGAAGACCAAACGTAGTGGAAATCAGCGACGGTGTTGAGAGGAACCCAGAGGTTTGAAGACCAAAGGTTGTGGAAATGAGTGAGGGTGTTGAGAGGAATCCAGAGGTTTGAAGACCAAAGGTTGTGGATCTCAGTGAGGTTTGAAGGCCAGAGGTAGTGGATAGCAATGTGGGTGTTGAGAGGAACCCAGAGGTTTGAAGACCAAACGTAGTGGAAATCAATGAGGGTGTTGACAGAAATCCAGAGGTTTGAAGACCAAACGTTGTGGACACTAGATTTGCTGTTGTAATCCCACCCCCTCCTCCACCCGCAGCATCAATTATCACCTGTCCTTGACCTCCTGACGGTGTCAGTGTAATATTTGTTCCAGCAATCAGTTTTGTCACGACAATATTGGACAATCCATTCACAGTAGATATAAGATTCATACTGGACAAGAACCCAGAGGTTTGAAGACCAACCGTCGTGGAGACAAGATTTGTCGTTGTAATTCCACCTCCTCCACCACCTGCGGCATCAATTGTCACCTGCCCTTGACCGTTTGCTGGCGTGAGTGTAATATTGGCTCCAGCAATGAGTTTTGTCACCACAATATTGGACAATCCAGCCATGCTGGACGTAAGATTTGTAGTCGAAATCAAATTAACTAAGTTAGCTGTGGAGACCACTCCAAGTAAATTGGGAGATGAAATGAATCCAGAGGTTTGTAAGCCAAATGTTGTTGAGACTAAATTCCCAGTTGTAATTCCACCTCCTCCACCACCTGTAGCATCAATCGTCACTTGTCCTTGACCGTTTGCGGGTGTGAGTGTAATATTTGTTCCAGCAATGAGTTTTGTTACCACAATATTGGATAATCCACTTACAGTGGATGTAAGGTTCATACTGGACAAGAACCCAGAGGTTTGAAGACCAACTGTTGTGGAGACAAGATTTGTCGTTGTAATCCCACCACCCCCTCCACCTGCGGCATCAATTGTCACCTCCCCTTGACCGTTTGCTGGTGTGAGTGTAACATTTGCTCCAGCAATGAGTTTTGTCACAACAATATTGGATAATCCAGCCATGCTGGATGTAAGGTTCATACTGGACAAAAAACCAGAAGTTTGAAGTCCATACGTAGTTGATGTGAGGTTGGTCGCATTGACAATTGTGGCATCCGCACCTGTTACAGTGCTTGCTATATACAAAGGGCCTTGTAAAAAAATAGCACCTCGCAAAATAGTGCTGCCTGAATTTGTAAATGTATTGGGGCCAAAGACTTCCAACGAATACGTTGAAATTGATCCTGTGTTAAAAATGGTGGATGTGATAATTGTGCTGAGGGATGAAACATATCCAGCCGTCCCTAAACCAGCAACAGTTGATCTCAAATTCAGACTTGTGACATCGCCTGACCCACCGCCTGCTGTAGATATGTATCCAAGACTGCCTAATCCAGTAATACTTGAGAGAAGTTGAGCTGTTGTGACATCTCCTGTTCCAGTTCCTCCAGTAGAGAGGTAGCCAGCGTTTCCAAGACCTCCCACAGTGCTCAGGAGATTGGAATTTACAGTCGCAATTTCACTATTCAGCTGAATAATGGTCGCACGAGCGTTGACAAGACCTTGAAGCGTCAAAATCTCAAACCCAGTTGATATAGAAAGCCCTTTAATACTGGATTGGATGGTTGAGTAATCCACTCCTGACATAGACGATAAGGAGTTCACCGTCGAGGCAAACAACGTGCTCGGAACAAATAAGTTATTGACTGTGCTAAGAGTGCTTGGATACGCACCAAACGCCGCATTGCTAATATTTAAGTAGCCTTGGCTTGTGAAGGTGCTAATGGTAAAAAAAACAGAATTTGTTGTTACATTTGTGCTGAGTTGTATATCATCATATCCAATGAATCGTAGAAGAGTAGAAGGGGATGTTGCTGTTAAGAAGCTCCCATCCCATGATGTCACAGAGGATGTAATTGTAGAAGCGGCAGCCGTGACTTTGACTTGACTAAACCCATAGATTCCAGTTGAAATCGTTGTATTTGAGGCAGAGGTGCCAGAAATAAATAATGTATTCGTAGCAGGGTCTGAACGGAGAGCAATGCCATTTTCACCAGCCAAAAGAACAGTTGGATCTAACTGGTTGCCTGAGAATGCTTGTAGGGTGTTTCCACCACTCACATCAAATTGACTAAAGGCTTTCGCATAGAGAGTCGTCTGATTTGAACCATCAGGACCATTGACCATGCCAATGTTCTCCCCAGCAAGCAGTCGGAATTTATTGTAACTCAAATCTGCCGTATAGGTTGCTGCGCTTGTAATAATTTCATTAAATGACGGGTTCAGACCAAGACTGCTCGGTATGGCCCAATAAGTCCCACCTGTGCCATCTGCTGTCAGCACACGCAACGCAGGCACATTGCTATTTCCAGGGTTTTTGGCAAACACCGTTCGCAACGTTATGCTGTCGGTGTCATAAGTGCGGCGACTTGATGCCATCTCTATTCAATTAGGGTAGATTCTGAATGAATAGAAATGTCCGAAGAAACTTATAATTAAAATCCTGGATTCGCAGGTTCAATAGAGAATGTCATTCTAAAGCTTGAAAAAGTTCCTGCTGTTGAACCGAGAAGCCATAAATTAGGATTAAAAGCATCTCCGTTCGCAATATTCATTGTAAATATATCAGTATAAGACCCATTAATATGTTTCGTTCCGCTAAAATTATAACCTGTTGTTACAGCTGGACGCGTTATTGCGTAGTTACTGCCTGTATAGAGTGTGGTGTTTGAACTATTATACAATTCAATAAAATAAGCGAGAGACCCATCATATCCTACTGCTGACCAATCCACTTTGACTTGATACTTATTAGATGCTAGACCGCACGCAGAAGACCATGTAAATGACCTTGGAACTAATACATTGTTCCACGCAGAATTACTAATACCAGTACCACTTAGATCGTAATCAATACGTTGATCATTGTATCGAGTATTGGTTGGTATAGCGTATGTCACAAGGCCACTGTTTCCTGTATCAATATACAACATGTTTGTTGCGCCTATATTTGATAGTTGAGGCAAATAGAGCTGCCCGTCATTGGACAATTGTAGAAGCAAAGTCCCTCCAGCCAAATTCAGCGAACCTGCAATTCCAACGCCTGAACGGAATTCAAAACTTGTATTTCCTGGTGTTTCAGACGCAATCACAAATGCATTTGCTCCTGATGTTCCATACGTTCCAAACATATTTGTAAAGTTACTGGTTTTTGCAAGACTGAACATAATATCACGATTTGAATCCCCTGAAGTAAAATGATAGGCTGTTGTATTCGCATTTCCAGCATTAAAATTTTCATTGACACTAAAGCCATCCGGACCATGGGAATAAAAGATTTGTCCATTCAAACTGAACGTGCCATAGATGTATTCATTTTGAACCGAAAGTGTATCTGTATTGTAGTCATATGTTAGATTTGAAGAGCCTGAAATCGCTCCTTGATTATTAAATAAGACTTGTGTGTCTTCAGAAGCTCCTACTTTGCTAACCATACCAACTTCCGCGGAATTTGAATTGTATCCTAGACCATGCGTATACAACGATGTAATCTCTCGTAACGGAGCGACATAGAATCCAGAATTTGTCACATTCAATGTAGACGTTAGAGCACTCAACACAATCGACGAAGGGGCTTGATTGGCATATCCTGCATTGGCTCCTATAGCAATACTCGCTGAACCTTGATTGGAGCTTCCTGCCCTGTATCCTATCGCAGTGGTATAAGAACGTTGTGTGTAGAAACCAGCATCATTCCCTATGGCGATAGCTGCTGCACCCTGGTTGCTCCATCCTGCTCGGCTTCCCAGAGCAGTTGCACTAATCGCTTGATTTGATTGGCCAGCCTCAAATCCAATTGCAATTCCATCTTGTGCTTGAGCACTATTTCCAGCATTTGTGCCAATGGCAACAGCATTTACTTTTTGAGAAGAAAGTCCCGCTTGGTATCCAATTGCAATGGCATTATTTTGTTGTGATAATCGGGCAGCAGAATACCCTAGGCCAATCCCATATTCTGCCTGGTTATACGAACCTGACTGGAAGCCAATTCCAATTGTTCCAGTGCCTTGGTTACTGTAGCCTGCAGATGAACCAATTGCAATCGCCCCAGCAGCTTGAGTATCAGCCCCTGCTTGATTGCCTATCGCAACCGTTAATCCTGCTTGATTTGCAAATCCTGCTGAATTTCCAACTGCTACCGCAGATGCTCCTTGCGAACTATTTCCAGCACTCGTTCCTATTGCCACAGACTCAGTCCCTTGAGTAAACTTTCCAGCTTCATATCCAATCGCAATGGCAGCAAGCTGTTGCATAGATGAAGCACTATTATAACCAATCGCAATTCCTATTGCTGCTTGTTGGTCATACCCTGCGTTATTTCCTATCGCAATACTGTATCCTGGAGAAGTAGGAGACCCTGATAGATTCGACCCTTGATACAAATACCCTGCATTTGTTCCAATCGCAATACTATTATCTACTTGTGTATTATATCCAGCATTTGTTCCAACAGCAACACTATTATTCTCTTGATTGGAGAACCCTGCTCTGGCTCCTATCGCTACTGTATTGGAAGCAGCAGTCTGGTTCGAATATCCTGCTCTATATCCTATGTTAACCGCGTTGGAGGTAAGAGTATTAAAGGCTGCTTCAAATCCAAGCGCAACAGAGGTTGGGGGTAGATTGCTATACCCCGCATTATATCCTATCGCAATGGAACTCGTGGCCTGATTGGAGAATCCTGCTTGATATCCAAGACTGACCGCAAACTGACCCTGATTCGCATATCCTGCGAACGTTCCTATAGCAATGGAATAGTTCCCTTGAAGAGTGGATGCTGCATGATAACCTATCGCAATACCAGTGTCTCCCTGTCCAGCGTATCCTGCTTGGAATCCAAGGGCTATCGCAAATTCTCCTTGATTGGAACATCCTGCAAATGTACCAATCGCGATAGAATCATCGGACTGATTGCTAAAGCCCGCTACTGCACCTATCGCTATAGAATTAATACCCTGTGTGTCATACCCAGCATCCGTTCCAAGAGCAATGGCAGAGAGTCCTTGCCAAGAATTTCCTGCTCTATATCCAATCGCCATCGCACCTTCTTGATTGGAGAACCCTGCCTGGTCTCCAATCGCAATTGTAGCAGAACCTTGATTGCTACGACCTGCTTGGTTTCCAATGGCAATCGCATTGCTCGCTTGAGTTGTTGAACCTGCTAAATAGCCAAAGGCGATTGTTGAAAACAACGGAGATTGATTAAACGTGGATACAAGTTGTGTATCTTTTATACCAGCACCAGATCCTAGAGTTGTAATATATGACGAAAGAGAGCTCACATTGGATTGTAACGAACTCACATTGGACTGTAAAGAAAAAAGGGTGCTGGGTAAGTATCCAACACCTGGACCCGCCGTGCTGAGATTTTGAAACGGATCCATCCATGTAAGCCCACCAATTCCATCCGTAGATACAATATAGTTTGTGGAAATTGGCATATTGGTATCAGGATTCAAAGCAAAAAGAGTCCGCATAATCAATGATTGTGTATCATATGATTTTCTGAGCGTAGTGTTGAGATCCATACGGCAGTTCTCTTCGGATGTTAGAAGAGATATTTAAGCATATATCCTATAGAGATAGAATAGAATGACCGCTGGTGGAGGCTTACTTCAATTGGTCGCAAGAGGAAAACAAGACATTTTCCTCACCGGAAATCCTCAAATTACGTGGTTCAAAATGGTCTACAGAAGATATACGAATTTTGCGATTGAGAGCATGCCCATGTATTTTGATGGAGACCCTGATTTTGGCAAACGCCTCACCTGTTTAATTCCCCGTCGTGGTGACTTGTTAGGACCTGTCTTCTTAGAAGTCACCCTTCCAGCACTCACCTTGGCAGGAGGAGTAGACCCAGTCTCCTATGCCAATGCAATTGGACATGCTCTCATTGAAGAAATCAGCATTGAAATCGGCGAGCAAGAGATTGACAAACAGACAGGAGAATGGATGGAAATTTGGTCCAATCTTACAACAACAGAAGACCTGAAATTTGGTTTCTATGACATGATTGGAAAAGCAGACGGTTACATGCCTCCCACCTTGTTTGGCCCACTCAAGTTGTATATCCCTTTACGATTCTGGTTTTGTAAAAATCCCGGACTTTACCTTCCTCTCTTGGCACTCCAGTATCACCCCATTCGTATCAATATTACTCTAAAACCTCTCCAAAAGTTATTTTATACAACCGAGCTGGTAAGAAATTGTGATACCTTGGCTGTGAATCCTGCGAAAATTACCAATATGCAACTTTGGGGTGATTACATCTATTTGGATGTTGAAGAGCGTAGACGATTTGTGAGTAACTCACACGAATACCTGATTGAGCAAATTCAATATACACCCAGCATTGGCCTTCCTGAATCGGCGTCGCAATTCCAGTGCCGTGTTGAGTTTAATCACCCGATTCGCGAATTTATCTTTGTTCTTCAACGAAATATCATGGAAAGCTATCACGAATGGTTTAATTACAGCAGTTTGCCTATTTCTGAAGTGGGTGTTCGCAGAGATTTACTTTCAAGTGCTATCCTACAACTCGATGGGCAGGATAGATTTCAAGAAAGAGACGCTGGCTATTTCCGACTTGTGCAACCTTGGCAGCGCCACACTGTGATTCCAAATGAAGATTTCATTTATCTCTATAGTTTCGCAATACGACCTGAAGATTTACAGCCTACCGGTTCTATGAATGCGTCTCGTATTGACAGTATCGTCTGGCAAATAACAACAAATCAGACAACCATTCCTCCAAGAGGAAACTGCGTGACACGCATCTATGCGACCAATCACAATGTCTTGCGCGTCGTCGATGGATTTGGCGGACTCCTCTTTACCATCTAAATTCTAGTCTGGTTTCAGTTTTCCTTGCTTACAAGAGTTCAAAACTCCAAAAAGCAAAGAATCCCATCAAATAGCAATGAGCACAGAGGCAAACAAAACAGGATTCAAACCAAACCCTACGCAAGGTGACTTTTGGGGAGGCTATATGACAGAGGGGTGGTTTTACAAATTTCTTGCTATTTTCCCATTGACTGGGTTTTTAGGACTTGACAAGTTAGCTCTCCGATCTCCCTTTACGGCCATTTTAAAGTTTATTGTCAATGTGTTCTTGTTGGGAGGCTGGTATTTTTATGATATTATCCAATTGTTGACGGATGAAGTAGAGCTTGTTGGAAAATATGGATTCTCAACACCCTTTGGTGTAAGTGGTCACGGATATCGTTTCCTCCACAATCTTACAAGCACAAAGGTGGATGAGTTTTCTCAACCGTCTCCCTACAATGGTGGACTCATCGCCAACCTCTTGTTCCTTTGTTATTTGGGAATGACAGCCTTCTTAGGATTTACAGGGTTTCCTGCGATGCTCGCAGGAGATTTCAATGGAGGTCTTATGAAACTCTTTAGTAATTTCCTCATTATCCCCTTTTTCTTCTATTTCTTTGCTCAGCTCCTGGATATATTTAGGTGTGTCTCTCTCGAAAAAGATGGAGTCAACCACCCCTGGCCTCTGTTCCCCTTCCTCACAATCTTTGAGAGGTTCCCTGCGATGAATCTCCTTCCTGAAGACCAAGGAAAGAAAGAATTAGCCGCACATACAGCAAAATATCAGGAAGAGATTAAAACTGGAAAACAACCGTTTTTGATTGAGATTGCCATGAAACTGTTTGGAAAGGCATGGGAAGCGGCTGGTAACATTCCTGTTATCGCTGCATTTAATACATTCAGTGCTGGTAAAGGGGCTGTTCAAGCAGCAAGTGATACAGCGCAATCCGCGGCAAAAGTGGGACAAAAACTTGCCACTGCGCTTGAACAACGCATTTCAAAAGACCCCAATGAAGTCATTGATAAACTCCTAGGCGCACCTGCTGTCCCAGCTGTTCCTGCTGTCCCAGCTGTCCCTGCTCCCGTCGTTCAAAAAGGAGGAGGCACTCCAATGTTCACACCCGAACTTGATACTATTATGCTCATGGCCATGGGTTTCTTAATTGTCGGTGGCTTTAGCGCGGCCCTCCTTCGCAAATTCGTTATCCCTAGAAGACAGGAAGATGACGAGTATCCCCGAAAAGTCTACGAGCGAGATGACGCTCCTCCGAACCCAGGAAGAGTTTGAGATATTGTTAGGACGTGTGCCAACTCTACATCCTATTCCATCATTGACTGTCATTTACTTTACTGCCAAATGGTGTAATGCTTGTAAAAAGTTAAATCTGAATGAAATTCAAGCTATCTTGCCCAAAGCATCATGGTTGAAGTGTGATATTGATTTGAATGATTATACGGCAGGATATTGTGGAATTCGGAGTATCCCAACCTTTCTTGTTATCAGAGACAAGAAACTCATGGGACAATTGGGAGATTCACGGACAGAAAAAGTGGTAGAGTGGCTAAAAAGGTTTGCTGAGTAAAAACAGATGAACACAGACCTTGTTATTATTGGAGCAGGCATAGCAGGTCTTCACTGTGGCATACAATTGTTACAGAAAAGACCTTCTTTAAAGATAGTAATTCTTGAAAAATACAAGTATACTGGAGGGCGCGTAGTTACGTATCATAAGCAAATTGAAGATATCAAAGGTGTATGCTCCAAGCTTCAGTGGGAAAATGGTGCAGGACGAATTCATGTAAGCCATAAGAAAGTGTTAGACTATGTAAAAAAATACAAACTCCACACAATCCCCATTGGAGATACAATGTTGTATGAAGAAGATGGAATCCTCGCAAAGGAGAATATTTTTACAGACACCATGAAATTACTAGAGCCTGTCATTCGTGAATTGCCCTCCGAGGTCTTGGCGACCCATACGCTCCGCCAAATCCTTGAACGTATTTTGGGTGAGGAAAACGCCAATGCTCTTTTACTTCAATTCCCGTATCGGGCAGAAGTCGATACCCTCCGCGCAGATATGGGTCTCCTCTCTTTCAGTCATGAGATGGGAACCTACAACGGATATGTTGTTGTTCAAGAAGGTCTTTCTGCCATGATACAGTGTATGAAAGAAGAGTTTGAATCACTGGGTGGCACCTTATTCCAAAATCAGACAGTAACTGAGATTGAGAGTATGGGTGCTATCTTACTTGTGAAATCCAAAACAGACGCAGGAGATGTCTTATGGGAAACACCCAGTGTTATCTGCGCCCTTCATCGCGATGCACTCGCAGAGCTTCCAGTCTTTCAAACGTGGTCTACGCTTCAAAAACTCAAAATGGAACCTCTTGTGCGCACCTATGCTGTCTTTCCAACTGAAAAAGGCAAAAGTTGGTTTTCTGATTTACCGAAAGTCACGAGTGCAGGCCCCGTTCGGTTTTTTATACCTATGAATGCAGCGTGTGGAACCGTGATGCTTTCGTATACCGATGGAAAGGATGCGAGAAAAATCCTACACTTGTTGGAGAAACGAGGAGAAGAGAAAACAGGAGAGTTCCTTGTGGACCAAGTTCGTTTGATGTTCCCAGATAAAGAGATTCCTGACCCTCTTTTTTTTAAGAGTCATCCCTGGACATCAGGATGTACCTATTGGCTCCCAGGAAACTATGACCCCTATGAAGAATCCAAAGAAGCACTCAAACCGTTTTCAGACAAAAATATTTATTGCTGCGGTGAAAGCTTTTCAACGCGGCAAGCTTGGATGGAAGGATCTTTAGAGCACGCAGACTTGTTATTGAATCTTTACTTTTAACTTGGAGTCTCCTCCTTGCTTGTGTAATAAATCTGGCGAAGACCATACCGCCTTTGGCACTTTTCCAAGAACAAAGAACAATCACGACACGGAGCAGAATTTCCGAAATGCTTATGGCCTGTCATGCGATTCGTGTGAATTCGCATGACATACAAATCACAACCACGCAGCTGACTGATATCACCAAACTGCTTTATCACATTCCGCTCTGCGTGAATCGTATACTTTGAGAAGCCACACCCTTGCGACCTCGAGCCCACGCGATTGGATGCCACTGTGAGAATCTTTCCCCGACGGACAAGCATGGCCACATGGAAACTAATGATTTCACTTTGACGCAGACGCATGGTATTTGGGTCATTGAGGAACTGCTCAACCAGTGCATAATCACTGGACCGCACTGGGCGAGCCATCTGGAAGGTAGATATAGTGTGATACATTGGTCCACGCTGGGGTTGATTCAATTTTACGCTCCCTGCGTTTGCGCATATACAAATAGTCTTCCTCTTTGAATCCTTTGGGTCTTGAATTGTCTCCCGAATGATAATCATACGGTGTAAAATAATCAGGAGAGACAGCTTTTTCTTTCATATAAATCACAGAGCTATACGGATTCATACGATAGAGTGCAGGATGTTCAGGGTCTGGTATTGTAACATCAACAGGCTTGCGTAAGATAGTGCGTAACCATTCTGAAGAATCGCTTCCTCCAAAAATACGCTTTGACCATTCAATATCTTCACCTTGTCCCCAGATACGTGTTTCATCTAGGGGGTGCTTGCGAAGAAAGTCGCGTTTCACAATGAAAAAGTTTCCAGGAACATACATTCCTTTGGGATTACAATAATCATACGGTAATAAGATATTCCCATAGACTGGGTCATTAGGCAAGCCCATCCAATCAATCGCTCGTTGTCCATTGCTTTGCTTTAGTTTACACATACCAACATCCCACTCCGGATTCTCTTTGACAAATTGAAGATATCCCGAATACCATCCCTTCTCAAGTTTTATATAATCATGAAGAAATACAATTGTCTCATACGCAGAGGCTTGAGCAATCAAATTCTTTTTCTTCGTAATCCAAGGCAACTGTTTATCAGGAGGAAACTCATAGACTACAGTCTTTGCTCGTTGAATAGAACACGCACCCACAATGATTATTTCATAGTGTGGAATCGCTTCCGATTCTATACTATCAATTATTTCATTGACAAAGGAACTTTGGTTGCCTCCAGTAATAATACCAAATGTAAGACTCATTAAAAAAGAAATATCGCTTTCCTTTAGAATGGCTCCTACAAAGATTGAGATTGATGGCAAGATGTACACATTGACTCCTATGGGAAACAATTTGGAGAATGAGACGAATGAAGACAATGGATTTTCCAGTGGGCGAACGTTTCCGAGCAGTCTGAAGGGAGGTGCCAAGAAGGAGAAGAAGGCCAAGAGCACACGAAAACTCAGCCCCTACATGAAGTTTGCCCAGGAGGCTCGCAAGAAGGTAATTGCAGAGCAGCCCGAGCTGAAGTCTGATATTATCAAGGTAGGCAAGCGCATCGGTGAAATGTGGCGCGGATTATCCGATGAAGACAAGGCCAAGTATTAACGAAGCGAATTCGTCGCCAATTGATCTGCTTTATGATTTCCATCAAACGGAAACTCTCCTTTTAAAGCCACCTGGTGTGCTCTCACATGTTGGAGACGCACACGAGGCATTCTTTCAAGTCGCTCATAGAGTGGGCGAATGAGGTCTATATTTTGAATGACACCCCCATCTGATTTTTTCCATCCATGCGATTTCCACCCCTTGGCCCATTTCGTTAAACATTGAATACTGTATTCTGAATCTGACCAAATCTTTATTTCTGTATGATTGGCGAGCCATGTAGAACCATGATGGTCAATTAAATCCATAGCTGCTTGAATTCCTCGGAGCTCAGCACGATTGTTCGTCTGAGGTTCAGTCGGTATGAGCCGTTGAGAAATATCGAGACGAGAGTCTGTATAAACGTGGACTCCATACCCTGCTTTCGCTGACCTCTTTCCGTTGTTGGAGCATGCTCCATCTGTAAAAATATGAAAGGGATTTGAATAGCCTTCAACAGGCGTTCGTAGGGAGAGGATTTCCTCACGCTTTGTAGTTCCCACCATTGGTTCAAAAATCGTCTCAGGAGAGATTTTTGTCGTAGACTCCGACTTGAAATATTTATCTAGAAAACTCTTTACAGACATCTCTGGTCTCTCTATAGATGGATACACACTTGCTGTTAAGCCTTTTTCACATTTTTGCAGTCGTTCCCTTTTTCCTGTATATTGCACTAAATCGGGCCAATACATCCTATGCCATGTATAAGGTAGCCTTTGTAGTGGGAATCGTAGTAACATTATATCATGGATATAAATCAATCCTTAAGTTGAAGGCAGGCTCACACAGCCTCTGGGTCAATCTTCTTCATGTTCTCTTTGTCGGACCTTTGCTCATCTACATAGGACTCAATGAACAACAGACACCACGTGCTGCCTATGAATTATTGGCAATTACTGGCTTTGGTGCTGCTGGCTATCATATTTATTATTTAATCCAGTCCTTGAACATGGTAGACCAAAAATAAATAGGAAGCGTTTATCCAGATTTATTGGATAGCGACGGCGATATTGTGAGTATTCAAACACTTCAGAATATGATAATTAAATGCGGTGCCACTTTTATAGTTCTTTTGGCAACAATTACAATGATAGACTTTCTTCTTTTCTTCTTCCTGAAGATCCAGATATTGATTCACAAGAGTTGAACAGTGCTTTCGAGCCTTGTGAATTTCAAGATTCCCACGTGTGATAGATTCAAAGGCACATCCTGGAACATCGCAACGAAACATCTCAACATTGCTTACAGTCTCTGGGTGGCGTGATGCGATATGCGTCTCCAGTGCTAGCTTGTGAAGGAACGGATAGTTACAATGCTTACAGACAAAGGAACAATTGCCTTCATGCTGCTTTTTCAAGTGATAGTGAAGAGTCGACGGATTACCATGTGGATGGGCAGGAGTAGGCTTTGGCTTGAAACTACACAGGTGACACATGAGATGCCCAGATTCATCTCGCCTATAGGTCACAAGTTCCTTCTTCTTTGTTTCAGAGGGCACAATCATTTAAGGTGCGGACATTGGGGCGCCGCCACGGTTCAATTTTTGCGGGCCTAGTCTAAACACATGCTATGAATCTTTCTCAATGTATATCTTAACACTTGCGATTGGAGCAGATTATCGCAAAGCCCTTGAAAAGGCACTCGCCTCCAAAGTGTTCTACGCAAAGAAACAAGCATACACCTACATTCAAGGAGATGAAGCCGATTGGGACCGCGAGAGACCAATTTCCTGGTCCAAAGTCCCCTTTGTATTGAAGCATCTGAAGACTATGCCTGAAGGCGAGATTGTTTGGTTGAGCGACGCAGATGTCTTTCTTACAAACCCTGAGCTCCGTATTGAAGACCATATTCTCCCTCTTTTACCGAACAATAAAGACATGTTGATGGCATTTGATTCATGTGGACATATCAATGCAGGAAACATTCTCATGCGCAATACAGCGTGGACTCGTGACTTTTGGGAACGGGTCTATCAACAGACTGATGTGATTTATCATATCTGGTGGGAAAATGCTGGAATCCTGAAACTCATGGAGAAAAATGCCTCGGATGCTGACAAAATCGAAATTACAAAAGACTGCCGTCGGTTCAATGCGTATCTGATGGGTCTTCCCGATGCGCCTCTTTGGCAACCCGGTGATTTCCTCGTTCATTTCGCAGGAGTCTATGATAGCAAAAAAATGAGCAACCTCATTGATGAAATTCTGGCTGGAAAGGTTCCCAGGCTCTCAATGTTTTAATTTCTTCGTATTGAGTATAGAAATCATGGAGACACGTAAGAATATGCAGATGGGAGGCGCTATGATGACCACGGGCTCTAAGTCCCAGGTGTTTCACGGAACGGCCAAGCACACTTCCGGTGGCTTGACCAAGAAGGATTTGATGAAGACTCGCAAGGGCCGCATTGTATCCAAGAAGAAGCACGCCGCGGGCCTCAAGGCCTTGAAGCAGCTGAAGAAGGCGGGCTATGTCGCCAAGAAGGGAACCTTCAAGCTCTTTAAGAAGCTATAAATAACGAGGTTGTAAAATTTACAGCAATTCATTGTAGGTCAATAGGTAGAACTACAATGAATTCAATCTCTTGCTCTCTTTGTAAGGAAGGAGGACATCCTTCTCATAAGTGCCCTATGTTAGTGTCTCCTTTGAAAGAGGGCTTCTTTCAACCTCCAGGCGGCAGACCTGCCTCTGGGGACGACGACGATGATGAAAAATTGAACGGGTGTGTGCTTGAAGTGAAAGCAACTCGCTATCAATGTCTGAAGCCACATTCAAAGTCGGTGACGTCGTCACCTATAAGACGCTTGACATGGAATACTACAGTCGTGGCTATGGTATAAACTATGAGACAAAAGGGTCTACAATTGTCTCCATCTGCTATACCTTAGCCAATGGAGACACGGTTGAGCAGAAACAACTTGTTCTTGTAGAGTCTAAATCGCAAGAGCAAAAGACTCTCCAGAATGGATCTACAGGCTGAATACAAGGAGTTCTTTGACGAATTGGGACAAGCAGCCACCTATACCTATAAATTCTTTGAGTTGTTCAAAGTGAATCTAGGAAATGGAGAAGACAATGACGGAAACAAATTGGTGAAAGGCCTTCATTGGAGCAAGGATTGCTCAGAGGAAGAGCTTACAGACGAGCAACTCAGAGAACTCAAGTCCTATTTGAAACAAGTGAAAACTTGGATTCGCAAAGAGAAAAAACAGGCAAAAGCCTCAGAATGTCGTCGTAGAATGTGGTTTTTTCTTCAGAAACTTCTAGAGTTTGGTGCGTTTACACGAGGAGAGCGTCGTGAAATGATTGTCTGGATGGACAATTTTAATTTTTTGGTGGGTGTCAAGGTTGTTGAAGAAGATGAGTAGAATTTCTCTAAGGAAATTAGATGAACGCCACCATACGGAAGCTCAGTCCTCTTTCTGAGGGACAGATTGTTGGGTTTTACAGTCAATTATATCCAAGTTTACTCATGTATGGGGCTCCAATCATCCCTACGGTTCATATCTTGAAGGTAGCTTCAGCACAGGTATGGACTGATATACTGTATGATTTCTCATCCCTTTTACTTGGTATCTATGCTATGAAACTTAAACAAATTCCCTCTGAAAACCTACGCATCTTTGATAATAATGAGGTGTTCGCTGCTGCCCAAATGCTTTCTTTTTGTATAGGCAATGCTGGGCCAGAGGAGCTTCCTCTCCTTTTGAATGAAGTTTTTGGCGAAGGATCCGTCATAGTCCAAGGAGGTGGAAAACGAAAGAATTTTTCTTTCCGTAATTATTTCACCACTACAAGCACATCCCAAAAAGGTGGAGATAGATACACTAATATGAGCAATAGCGAGGTAGAAACTGAATTTGCTACTCGAGGATATGGTGATGGTGCAGGTTTTGAAGGATACACTGCTGAGCAAAAGAGACAATACATGCGAAACATGAACCGCAGGGTGGCTGCCCCTGCCCCTGCTTCTGCTCTTGCTCCCTCTGGAAATGCGCAACGCAATTTAGGAATTACTGCGGAAATAGCGGCCCAGTTACAGCGTGAAGTAGCTTCCCCTGCTGCTGCTGCTGCGGTTACTAATATTGTAACTCGCATTTCATCGGGAGAACCTCTAAATCTTGGAACTATCAGTCCTTTTACTACAACACAGCAACTCGCTATATTATACCAAATTTACCAAACAGCTGGGACTCAACGTGCTATGCAGATGGTCGCACGAGCTGCTCACTGTGATGCACTAGTAGCGGGTGGGGGTGCGTTTTCACCTGCGAAAGTTGGTGAGTTTGTGAATCGATTACGAACTCAACTTCAGGCAGACAATCGCATTGTTCAAACACTCATAGAAAAATTGAATGAAGGAAAACAGCTTGACCAAAATGATACAGAGGGGCTGTCTGCTGATGCTTCTGCTATATTGAATCAAATGAACACTCTTCTTGAGCGTGAGCAAACCAAAATGGGGTTAACAAAAGCAATGAAGGAATTCAAACAAAAAGCCGTCAAACATAAAAAAGAGTTTTATGATTCCCTCCAAATGTTAGGCATTACTGCTGCGGGTGCTTTAATTACTTGGTTTGCGATTGATTGGGCTTCTTCTACACGGGAGGACGAGTCAAATCCCCTTGCGGCCAATCCTGCTAATGGAACACTGAATGCTACTACCTTAGAATCAGCAACGCTTGCTCTAAATGCTACTGCGACTGCAGCAGCAGCCGCAGCAGACTCTGTTGGGTGGGGGGCGTGGCTAGGAGGACTAGCTGAAGGAGCAATTGAAGGAGCCGCTTATTATACTACAATGGCAGTTGGAAGAACAGTTGTAAAACTTGGAGAGGGTGCTTCAAGCGCTACCCAAAGTTTAACTGGAGAACGACCTGAAAATTTAGTCAGTCGCGGAGCAGACCTTTTGAATCCTATGCGTCCCATTTATTCACTTGTAGACACACTAAAACAATCCGCAGTTGTGGCAGCGAAACCCCTCGCAGCACTCGGTGTAGGAGTTACAGCTGCCATCACAGTGAGTAGACTAAGAGAATTTCGTAAAGCAGAACAAAATATACAATTTGCTGATGAAAACTTGATGAGACTCATTCGAACCATACAAGGACAATACCTTGGACAATTATGGAGTGGATACCTAAAACAAAAACTTGAAATGCTCAAGTATATTGCCACAGTATTTGGACAAAATCTAACACAAGCACAAATCACAGGCCTTGAAGCGGCAGGTGGCGTAGAAGCCCTCGCAACAGAATGGGAGACAACATTTTCTGCTCAATTACAACAATCAGGTATGCAGGAAATTATTAATACTTTAACACCTGCTGAAGCTCGCAGGTTAGAACAATTAATTAATGAGGAGTTGCGAAGCGCGAAAGGAGAAGTAGAAAGAGCTCTCAGGGACTATCAACGATTCTTAGAGCGACCCTTGTTAGATCAAGCCTATGCAGGGTCACACAATGTTCTTGTAGCATGCTCAACTAGCGCATTAGGTGGAATTAAGACTCTTACTTCAGGAATATTGAAAGCTGCTCAAGTAGGGGCTGCTGCTGCCATTGCTGGTGGAGCAGGCGTCGCCGCTGTCGGTATTGGCATGCTCCAACAAAGAGCAAATGCTGAAAATCAAGTATTACGAGAACAAATGCAACGATTGCTCACTCGGAGAGCCGCTGAACAAGAAGCGGCAGCAGCAGAGGCTAGACGCGTAGCTGCTGCTGCAAATAATGCGAGACGCCTAGCTGCGAATAATGCAAGACGCGTAGCTAACGAGGCGGCAGCAGAGGCTAGACGTGTAACCAACCAGGCAGCAGCAGAGGCTAGACGCGTAGCTAATGAGGCGGCAGCAGCTCTTGCTATAGTTCCGAGAAATGCTCCTCTTGGACTTGGGCCAGCACTTGAAGCACTACCTAGGTTGGATCAAGAACAACTACAACAGCTTCCTAATGTTATAGAACTCCATGCTGAACAACAAGGAATGTTGGCGTTGGAAAATGTTCGTGCCGCGGCTGCTGAAGGAGGCAGACGTCACGTCAAGCGTAGAAGCATAACAAAGAAACATAAAAAGCATACAAAGAAAACACGCAAACACTAAACTTACTTTGCTGAGTTAATTCTATCGGCAAGCTCACGAAGGAAATGAGAGGCCTCTGTCATATCAAACGACCCATTCGGTGGCTCACCTTCAGCAATATCATACCAATACAGATTTCCAGACCTTTCTGATTCTCCCAAGGAGGACCAGACAAGTCCTGCTTTGGCTGCTCGTAATTCAGGTAACACAGATTGTAAATTGAAATGGGACAGTTTTGCTGACCCCATTCGTGTCATCAACGCATCTTCAATCTTTCCTTTGTCTAAATTTCCAGAAAAGAAGATACAATCCCAATGTTGCTGAGGGCGACTTGTTCCCATCCCTAAAAAGGTTGAATCTGGCACCTGAAGTTTACTCAAGATAGCAGAAGTCGGCTCATCGCCTAACCAAACAATTCTCAGAGGTTTATTCGCATTCGCAATATACGTAAGCGCCAACCGAAGGTCTAATGCGTCCCTCACTTTAAAGACAGCATCCCATTCAACTGACATTGCCCACTTGGGGAGATGTTTTCTCCCATCCGCAATTACTAACACACGACGTCCTCTTCCAAAAAGTTCTAAGTCTAACACATGAAGTCTGTTCGGGAGTAAATGTTCATCTCCCACTATCCAGATTTTCTGACCCTTTAAAGAGCTTCCAAAGCCCTCTACACGAACAGTGTCCATATTCTAGCGAGTTGTATCACTTAATCCTTCTTTTTTTTACGCGTCTGATATTGTTTTACAAGACGAGCCAAGAGTCGTTCAGAGTTTGCAAATGTTTTCCGATGATTCATCTTCTTCTTTACTAAATTACTATATCCAACTCGCTGTGTTGCGAGATGCGGATATGTGGTCCATTGATACAACCGATCCCTGTAATATACATCTATCTTAAATCCAGGGGCTTCATCTAAAATCTTTTCATAATTACGTTGTTGATGAAGAATAAAATGCGCAGAATAGGCACTAAAGTCAATGAGTATGGGATTCTCCTGAATGACTTTTGATCTAAAAATATACCCTCCCCCTCCATTAAAAATATCCCATTCGTCTCGTTTCTTCCATAAGATAGGTAAGAGTTCTTCAAACCGTTCTTTGGAGTTCGGCTGTAGAAAACAATCATCTTCTAGCACTAAAACCCACGGATACTTTCGTTCCTTGGCCAGTTCAATACATTTTAAATGTGACTTTCCACACCCCATCCACCCAATTTTTTGTTGAATCGCCTCCACTCGTTCATAGGGAACATTCCAGGCATCTAATTGGGATGAAATCTGTTTCCATCTATCAGTTCTTTTCTTCAAATTAATAACTAGAATTGGAGGAAATTCCATTCTTACTATCTGTACAGACAGAAAAACATTTCTCAATTTCTTCTCGTTTATAGTTCGCTCGCTCGGGCATCATACATAAACTTCCCTCGAGCAACGGTTTTCCAGGGTAGCAAATGACTAACCCTTTGTTCGTTAAGACATAATCCTCCTCTGTATGATAAAAAATATGGAGATCTAAGGCTCGTTTGCCTGCTTCCAGTAACAAATGCTCAAAGGTTTTTCCATCTTTCGCATGGATTAATCTGCGCTTACATGAGGCTAACCACTCCAAACTCACTTTGTATTCAGGCTTATCATGTCCTAACCATAGATTGTTTTCATGATACCAGACATCAACCTCTACATGATATTCTTGAAGTGTTCGCTGAATTAGAATCCCAAAATTGTTCTCAAACGATTTCATGGGCCCTGCCAAGTTCCCACGATGACACACATGTTGATGAACAGGCACCCCAATATAATCTTCACGCTCATCGTGAAGCATTCTCCAACTTCCTTTTCCAACAATCCATTGTTTCACCCTCAACTCTCCAAAGAGGCATTCAGTCCATCGCTCCACTTCTTTTTCTAACTTGACCAACATGAAGCTGTCTGGTGATGATGTCCAGCGCAACAATGTCACGTGAAGAATATCATTCGTATAGGGAGCTTCATAGGGTAGACCATGACTCTCTAAGGCCTTCTGAATTTCTCCTCTCACTCGCATCACTTTCGTCTCATCATCACAAAATCCAGCCAATGCGAGACCTGTTGGTGTCCAAACAAGACCTTTGTATCGGATTGAAATGGAAAGATTGCTTTGAGCAAGAACATCTGCGACACAATTCATCGCCTCCAAAAGAATCTGCTCAGCGTGAGGATAGCTTTCAAACTTGATAAATTGAAGAAGCGTCTGGTGAAGCAACCCATCGGATTGATAGGGCACCGCTTTGAAAAAACAGGCCTTGTCTCCTACAATCGCGCTCACCCTGGTAAGAAGACGCTGAAACGAAGGTTGTAGATACCAATCTCCAACGCTATACGCAGCCACGCAGCGTCCTTTCCCCAAATCGCTGTTTACAACGGGTTTTGTCCTATACCATATATTTTTTTGGTTCATTTGCTCATACACTGCTTCCATTGACGGCCTCCTTGAGATACTCTCTACGAAATTTCTCTAGGTCTTCTGGAACTCCCAATCCCCACATGCCTGAGCATAATTTTACGCGAACATGGTGACCATCTCCAATGCTTTCATTATAGACAGGGCAGACATAGAATTCATTCTTGACACGAATATTCTTGGCAATCATTTGCTTCGCATACTTTACATAGTCCTTTCCTTTCTTCCACGCATACAACCCAACCGTGGCATAAGGAGATATCCATTTTTTCTCTTGAACCTCTGTCACAAGACCCTCGTCTGTTACCTTCGCATACGACCACTTCAAGTCATAGGGATTGGGTTGATAAAAGGTTAAGATTGAGCCATCATACTCAGGATTCAACATACATTTGTAAAACACATCTGGGTTCCATTCGAGATACTGGTCTGAATTTATAATTAAGAGTGGTTCATCATTGTTGATTTCACTCTCAGCGAGTAAAACAGAGCAAGCCGCACCTTCTGTTAAACCCTCTGTAGTATGGTAGGTGTAACTGACATTGGACGGAACATCCCAAAACAAACTATCCAACCGATTCCCAGTGAAATGCGAGCTTCGAACAATTAAATGAAATTTTAATTTGTAGTGCTCCAAGGGTATGTCTTTGGGAATCATATTTTCAATGACCCATTGAATCATGGGTTTCCCACCGACAGGGATGAAGGGCTTCGGAATCGTAAATCCTGCGTCCTTAAAACGAGAGCCTTCTCCTGCCATTGGAATCACAATGTGATAGGTGACAGGTTTTCCAGAAGGAAGCGTTCGAGGATTGAGACATCCTCGTTTTTCAATGGTATACAACGTCTCCCTCAAAAGAGCGAATGTTACGTCTTCAGCATCTTCTACCTCTAAGACATGCGCACCTGAAGCATACGCTGCTGCGCGACCAATGCGACTATCTTCCACAATCAGACATTCCTCCTTGTTGAGGAAGGCTTCTTTCATGGCGAGCTGATACATTTCAGGTGACGGTTTGGGATTAGCAACATCTTCATTGCTGTAGGTTGCTTCAAACAATTCTTGAATCCCTAATAACGTTAACGTTGTGTCTAATGTCTTCCGAATGGAATTGGAGCAACAAAAGATACGAAATCCTTGGTTATTGAGTGTAATCAGCATGAGTTTGAGCGATTGTTTCGGTTTTACAATCAAAGGAAGTCTTTCAATTGTTAGCGCTTGTTTGATTTCAAAGAGAGTCTCAGCCTGGGATTCGGGAACCCAACCCTTTTCAATACACTTTTGGATTTTCAGCTTGGTCGACAATCCATCAAACTCTTTTTCATGTTCACTCCACGATAAGGAGAGAGATGAATTCACTTTATTGAGTGCGTCCCGAAAGGTTTCAAAATGGAGGACACGCGTATTCACCAGGACCCCATCTAAATCAAATAGAATGGATTTGATAGGATGCATTCTAGAATAGAAAATATGATACCTATTTAGATGAACCGCGAGCTTCAGATTTTCGGAACAGCTATTTTGCTCTTGGCTCTGTTTGATTTACCATGGTTGCTTCTCATCGGAGAAACAGCCCAAAACCTTGTGCTCCGTATTCAGGGGTCTCCGTTGAACATAAAGTATCTCCCTGCCCTGGTCGTCTACATCGCCCTCGCCTATCTTGTCTTACAGGTGGAGACACCGATGGAAGCATTCAAGATGGGAGTTGCCACCTATGCAGTCTATGACTTTACCAATCTGGCCATGTTTAAAAACTATACTCTGTCCTTTGCTCTTATGGATTCCTTATGGGGAGGCGTCTTATTTGCTCTCGTGCGGTATGCGCTGAACCGTATTTTCTAAGCCAGAGCAAAGCGATGCTCTATCAAATTTTTCTTGAAAACGGACCTGTTACATGGTTAGCCTTCCAGACACGCAAGAAGGAAGAGGCAAACACATTTTTAGAATCTGCAAAAGCACCCTTTGTGTATTTGCGAATTCTAGATGACAATGATACTCTAGTCTCTATACGCTGCCAGAAATTTCAAATAAAGGGATTGTAGGCCCAGTGTAACAGCGCTTGTCGCTGTTTCGGCCGACATTCTAAATCTCCAGGCTTACAGTTTTTCTTGATAGCACCTCTATGACGAGTAAAGGCTTTCCAACGGCCAATCTGAACTTCATCTAGCTCAGGGATACGACGACCCATCCAATACCGACAATACCATTGAAACCATCCTCGCTCATCTGGATTCTTGGATACATCACTTAGGATATCACGGCCCATTTTATCCAAATGCCGTTTCTTTGTATGATAGGGAGGCACCCATCCATACTCTTCCCATTCACTCAGAGGCAAGCGTGATTTGATTTGAAACAAATTAAGAGTAACATCAGGTCTCTGGGGTGAGAGCTTCTCAAGGGCCAAGGCTCGGAGATACCATTCCGCTGGAAACTCTGCAATACAGTCATTCAAGTATTTACCTTCAAAGGCTCCTAGTGCCAGAATCTCACCTGGTGTTAATTCAGGCTTGAAGGACGGGTCAAAATTTGTTCCAGGCTCTTCTTCCAATGTATAACTGTATCCTTTCTTCATTTTGTTGTTGACTTGAATGGTGTCTCCTTTTTGAAACATATGAAGAGGCCGCCCTTTCGTTTGGACCTCCCGAAGCATCTGTTCAGGCGTTGCCATCTATTGAACCAGGGTAAAATTGCGCGACAAAACCCCCTGGTTAGCAAGTAGAATCATGTCTTCACCACCCGAAACACTCGTCTTTCAGCCTCCGCATCCTCTAAACAAGAAGGAAAAGGACTTTGAACGATCCTTGACTCCCAAAGAAAAAGAGCTTCATACGTTGGCGACAGAAATGCTCGGCTCTTCCTATTTCATGGGAAAGACCCATGGATACAAAGTGTGGGACACAAAACAAAAACATGCGACTAAATAGATGGGGTTCCTCAACTTCCTTACCCGAAAAAATAAAACACTACAAACAAAGTATCCTAACGTAACTCCTGTTCCCAACTATATCCCTGTGGTATCTTCAAAATATAAACCTCGGTCACCTGAACGACAAAAATTTTTCAAGAAATTTGCTGAAGAAATCGTGAATATTTGGGCACCGAAGACTACGAATCCTGTCAATAAATACGTAGAACGGAATTATGAAACAGAAGCTTCCTCTTATTTACGAAAACTCTACATTGATCTCAATCAGGCAAATCGAAAAGACTATATAAACAAGAAACTACGAGAGTTTCAACGCAATGCCCATGCTCTGCCCTTGTCACCTGAAGCCAAACAAATTGTAGAGTCCAAATTAAAAAAACTTCGTATCTACAATCAACTCCTTCAAAATACAAATACCAATACAAGAAGACTAAGAACTTCTACGCGCAAGCGTTTCTCATCGAGTTTAAGCAATAGCTCCACATCTTCCAATCTAAGCAATACCTCCACATCTTCCAATCTAAGTAATACCTCCACATCTTCCAATCTAAACAATAACTCCACATCTTCGAATCTGACTTCCGTGGACCCAAGTTCAAATTCAAATACATCTCTTCCATCCTTGCAAAGTCTCCGCAACAATACGAGAAACTATAAAGAAGAGCCCTATAAACCGCGACGTCGTTTACAAGGTCGTGTTATCAAGTCTAGTCAAGATAGACCACCTCTAGGAGAAGCGTAAAATCGCGTCCATTCAAATCCACACATCTATCAAATTCATCTCGAATCGCGATTTCGAGTGTAGCCATTCTAGCAATCGGAGCAGGATACGACAAATAAAGCGGTTCAAAGGTCTCTTTATTTAAAAACTTATAGTTGTTGCGGAGCTCGTCAAAATAGACAATGGCGTGAGGCTGTTGTCTTCCTACTGACCTTTCAATCGTATTCAGGTCTTGTGTATTGTCATGATTGATGTAGAGGTAGGCACGATTCAAGATAAACTCTAAATCAACCACATTCGGAGCAAGAAGTATCGCCCCTGTATTGGTATAATCGGCCCGACCAAATCCGAAGAGTTTCGCAGGAGAGTTAATTTTTTGGAGCGTATTGTTCTGGTCATAGAAGTCTATGTAATCCCCTGTGAGGAACAGAAAGGCAAAGTCAGCAGCTCCAGCTGTTCTCTGAAGTGTGAGGACTCCTGTGGTTGCGTCAATGCTTACGCTGTATGTGTTTGTCACTCCAGCTAGAGTATTTAGGACAGACGCAAGTTTGCTACACAGTGTCTCATAGGTATAGCGCCCGGGAGGAATTGTGACATTCCATTTCCGACTTGACTCTTGAAAGGTGAACTGATTCCATCCAGTGTTGAGATTGTATAAACAGCCTGGAATGGTGCCTCCTGCGATTTGGAGTTTGACAATGTCTTTGAGAGGTCTAAACAAGCGAAAGCGAAATTCACTGGCGCTCGGATACTGACTAATGTTTCTATCACGACTGTTAATTTCTAACAAAACAGTGACCTCTCGTCTTTCATTTCGCTTGGGATAGGCAATCGTGACTTGTTGTCCTGATGATTGACTTGTGCCTGCGGACACAAATCCCGCTTTTTCATAGGTATTCATTCTGTCTAGTCCTACTAGAAAAAGGATGAATTGCTCTCCATGCGGATCTAGTTCCAATTATAGCAGCGTCTCTACTGTCCAATGTATAACGTTGTGCGGAGCTGGAATCTCTACAAACACCGTCAATCCAAATCTCGATGTCTTTGGGCAAATCCTCATTGATACTCCTACAACAACCTTTGCCAATCATCACGCCTTCACCGATACAGATGCATTCATGGGATATGTGAGCACAGGAACGGGGAGTGTCTTTGTTGACCTTAGCAATACAATTGTTCAACTCTCAGCATCAGGAAGCGGTGGAAGAGCAGTCGAGCAGAGCCTTGAATACCAACTCTATCAACCAGGCAAAGGGCATGTTGTTGTTCTTACGCTGTCTCCACAATACTCAGGAACGTTTGATAACTCTGTCGCAGTAAGAGCAGGTATCTATGATGATTATCGCAATAAGAATACACCTGCTGGGGTAACTGGAGCGCCACCTTTTCTCTACCAAAGCTCAATTTATGGTGGAACCGGTGTGGAATGTAATCAACCCTCAATGGGACACTTCTTTGAACTCTCAGGGAATCAATGGTTTGTGGTCGAACGCTACAATTCAGACAACAATATCAACAATGTCACACGAGTCGCCCAATCCAATTGGAACGTCGATACAGTCAATGGAGATCCTGCTACCTCTCAAAGTGGGTATGTCTTAACTGCGACCAAACCCACTGTTATCTTTTTTATTGAACGCCAATGGCTGGGTGTAGGAGTTGTGCGAATGGGTCTCTATTATCAAGCCAAACCGATTCTTTGTCATGTCTTTCAAGAACGAACCATCCGACGGCCCTATACCCATTTGAATAAGTTACCGATACGCTTTGAGATTGAGAAAGTCGCAGGAGGATCCGCAAACTCCGCAAGTATGGCGGCCATTTGCTGTTCAGGTCAAATCGGTGGAGATTACATCACCCTGGGTTCTATTTTTGCCATCCCTGCGAATCTTCTGTCTGCCACAGTTCGTGTAGGTATTACGGAGCTCCGACCTGTTTTAATGATTCGTCTTCAACAACGGTATTGTAGAGCCACCTTCAAATTGATTGATACAGAGTTTTTTGGGAGTGCGAACGGCTTTTATTCTGTCTTCCGTAACGCAACTGTCTCAGGGTCTATTACCTGGATAAAACACCCAGACTCTACTTCAATGATTGAATATGCTCACTTTCCAAGTGGTTCTACAAGCACACGAACTGTGACAGGAGGCTTGTGTATTCGCGCAGGATTCTACAGCACACGAACTGCTTTACAAGATAGTATTGCCACCTCTGAACTGATTACACGAACTCAGTTCAGCTCAGATATCGCTGGAAATCCAGATGTCTGTTTGATTGCGATGGGTGCCTTTAATAACAATACTGACGTCAACGCAAATATGCGTTGGATTGAAATTGTCTAGTAAGCTAGGAACTTGTAATCAAATCAAACCGCACAGCTCTATAGCGCGCAGCCATTTCTGTAAACGAAGATGCTACAGACCCCCAAATTTCAGAGCAGTTTGCCAGCGCAAAAAAATCAGCCACTCCATGAATCATTCCTTCTTCCGTCTTGCGGCTAAGCACAGACGCAGGAAAGAGAGAGCGGTCCGCAAATTCAAGTTCTATCCTTTCACGAACACTCGCATCATCCGTCGCAACAACATAAAACGCATCTTTCTTTTCACGCATGGCTTTCAAGAATCCTTCTAAGGGACTTCCGTCAATGGATTTCTTATTGTCCGTGCGACGGATATGAACACCAATCGCTGAAGTCCAGTTTACTGAAGCACAGCGTCTATTCAGAAAGTCTTTCACCAACCGACTCGGTTTCAGATTTCGCAAATGAAAGTCATAGCGCTCATTCCAAAAGAAAATTCCATACGATTTGATGGATACATCGGATGTCTTGTCCCAATAATAGTTCTTTCGTTCCCAGTCTTCTTGGGATAACACTTCAGAAGCCATATACAAATCTTCTGGAGCGATTTTGACTGTTTTCGGCAAGCTTTCAGGGTCTAGCACAGAACTAAATTTACACACACATTCCGGTGATTTGGGAAACCAATGAATGACAAGAGGAATTTGTAGGTGCTCCGCAAGACAGATTCCTGAAATCATCGCGCGAACCCGGTTGGCAAATCCTGCGCAAACTTGAAGGTGAAGAGTTGGCATTTTCTTAGAAAACTTCCGGTAAGGGGGTTTAGCCCTTTTCACCGCGGTGAAAAAAGCCTAAGCATTTTTTGTCATGTATAACTATCGGTATCACACTGCAGGGACTTCAACATTTAGTTCGCTCTTTTCGCTCTGACTATGGTGCTTTTTATGCCTTTGCTAGTTCCCGCGTCCATACAAATTGGAGCTTGTGGACAAAGGAATTGTCTCATATTAAGCCGTATTATGCGGTGAAATGTAATCCTGATCGTGCGTTATTAAAGACATTGTCGTCACTTGGTTCTGGATTTGATTGTGCGTCTGGACGCGAACTTCTAGAGGTGGCTGAAGTTCAAAAGGGTGAATTCAAAGATAATGTAGTCTATGCGAATCCTTGTAAACCGATGAGAGACCTTCAAATGGCAAAGTCACTTGGGTCTCCTACCACGGTTGTGGATTCCTTAGAAGAAGTAGAAAAGCTCAAGTCCGTCAAATGGAGCGGAACTGCTCTTCTGCGCATCCTGGTGGAAGACGAGAGCAGCCTTATGCCATTTTCTCGCAAATTTGGACTTCCGTCTGAAAAGGCAGAGGAACTGGCCAAATATGCCAATTCGCAAGGCATTGCTCTTAAGGGTGTCAGCTTTCATGTGGGGTCTGGTTGTTTGGACCCCAACCAATACAAGAAAGCTATCAAAAAATCGCACGAGGTCATTACAACGTTAAATAGTCAAGGCCATGATGCCGACATGGTGGATATTGGGGGTGGATTTTTCTCCAATCAAGAACAATTTGAAATCTACGCACAAAAGATTCGCTCCTCGATGTTCCACTATACCAAACGTCCTTTGAAATACATAGGAGAGCCTGGGCGCTTCTTTGCGGAATCCGCCTTTGATTTATTTGTTCAAGTCATTGGAAAGAAGCCAAATCTGACCAGTGGTGGATGGCGCTATACCATTGATGAAAGCTTGTATGGACAGTTCTCCTGTATTCCCTTTGACCACAAAAAGCCTCAATGGATTCGCATCCCAACTTCCTATGACAATAAAGATATGCCTCCTCGCAAGCGAGTCAAGGGAACTCTCTATGGTCGCACATGCGACAGTTTGGATATGATTGCCGATTCCAAAGATATGGAAGATTTGGAAGTTGGAGATTGGCTTTGGTTCCCCAACATGGGCGCCTACAGCTCTGTTACCGCAAGTGAATTCAATGGGTTTCCCAAGCCTCCTCTTCACGGAGCAGATAGAGCGCTCTATGTTCCCACGATTGAACAGATTAAAAAGGAGGGCTTTGCGGATAGATTTCCAAATGACATTAAGACAGTCGTTCCTGTCTCCATCCAAGACTCCCCTAAATGCCCAGCGGTCGCTTAAAAATTGAACGGTGTATGGGCTATTTTGAAGGCAAATACCATGAACACCTCTAGCTTCTTTACACAAGTTCAGGACGATGCTACCCTTTCTCGAAATGGTGGCATCATTCTTAAAGGACAAACCCGAAACACACGGCAACCTGTTCACATGATGCTTGCTGTAGACACATCGGGCTCAATGGAAGACAAGCTGTTTTCCGTGAAGCGGTCCATTCAGCTTCTCTTAGAGCTCCTCAGCCCTGAAGACAGGCTCTCTCTCGTGACATTCTCAGATGATTCGCAGACATTTCTGACTAGAGCAATTCCTACTGTGGAAGAGCGCCAAGCAATCAACTATCGTGTGAATAATCTACACGCTGACGGTAGCACCAATATGAGTGCGGGTCTTCTTGAAGTGCGTGAGCTCGTGGAGCCTCCTTCCTCCGGTCGTAAGCAAGGCCTCATTCTTCTCACGGACGGCCATGCCAACATTGGTGTTCATACTGAGCAGGGTCTGATTGAAATTCTTCAGCGAATTCAATCTGAAAGTTCTGGTCTTTCTCTGACCACAGTTGCCTATGGTGTGGATCACAACGCAGAGATGCTGACCAATATGGCCAAGGCAGGAGGTGGAGCCTACAACGTTGTCACAAATCTGGAGGATGTCGCAACAGTCTTTGGGGACATTCTGGGGGGTCTCGTGAGTGTAAGTGCGCAGAAGGTGGAGGTTCAGCTTCCTCCTGGAGCGACCGCAGTCACCTCGTATCGCACAGAGGTGAGCCCTACGGGCATTACCACGGTCTATGTGGGAGACCTCTATGCGGATGGTGAAGTCACCATCCTGTTCAACTCGGCACCGAGTCAAGGACCCCTTCGTGTAAAGGGAACGGATATGACAACCCTGAATGCTCTTGATATCCTTACGGAGCCAGTGCCGCTTGTCAGTATTCAGGACATTCCTGTGTCTCTTATCATGGCTGAATATCGTCAGAAGGTTGTGACGCTTCTCTTTCAAATCCGGTCCTCAGCACCCCGAGGCCTCCTTCGTGAGCAGGCGGAGGCACTCCAGAAGCAGATTCAGGACGATGACCGTGTGCGGGACCATCCTCTCAAGGCACTTCTCCTCGAGGATATTCAGAAGACACTTGACTTGAATGAGCGGGGTCATATGACTCAGCATGAGAGCATTGAAATGGCGCAGCATTCAGCCTATCTTGGAATGGGTCGTGGTCTTCGGAGTATTACAAGTGAAGGGACTCCAGTTGCCCCAACACGTCTCCGTGGGGCAGCTCGTCTTCGCCGTCAGGTGGCGCTTGCCAGTATGCCCATGGAAGACCCCATCAACGAGAATTACACTCCTAGCCCCCCTCCCCTCGCCCCGACAATGACATCCCCCTTCGCAAATCGTTACCAGACGCAAATCGCATCTGCTATGCGCATAATGAGCTCTCAGCCACAGGAGGATGAGAGTAATCACTAAAGAGTTGTTGCTTCCAAAAACATAAAAATATTCTTACACTTTTTTGTCCCTTACCAAATTTGAACACGGTGGAGGCCCCTACTCCAGCATAGCACCAAATGACCACTCAGAAACTAAATGTCCTGGACACCACTGGCTATGTGGAGCTCCTAGAGAAGTTTGGTGATGACCTCACTGTCGTGAATGCGGCTCGCGTTAGCTTTGCCAAGGAGTCCAAGGAGTTTTCAGAGCAGGACGCAAAGCTCGTTCGCTATCTCGCGAAGCATCACCACGTGACACCCTTCTTCCATCCTCAGCTCCGGTTTCGTATTAAGATGCCCATCTTCGTCGCACGTGAATGGTATCGCCATCAGATTGGCTTCGCTCGCAATGAAGTGAGTCGTCGCTATGTAGATGCTCCTCCTGAATGTTATGTGCCTCTGGCAAATGACATTCGTGAGCGGGACCCAAAGGCAAAGCAAGGGTCCAAAGAGACTCCTGTCGCCAATGCGGAATACGTCTATGAAACTCTCAATGATGCGACACTGGCCGCGATGGACACCTATAAGATTCTTCTGAGCAACGGTGTCGCTCCTGAAGTGGCTCGCATGGTTCTCCCTCAAAGTATGTATACAGAGTTTATTGAAACAGGGTCTCTGGCTGCGTATGCGCGTCTTTGTGCTCTGCGACTTGACCCCACAGCACAAAAAGAAATTCGTGATTACGCAACAGCGGTTGATACACTTCTCCGAGATGCGTTCCCTGTCTCATGGCCTGCTCTCATGCCTCAGGAAACCTCCTCTTGAACTTCGCGAGTTTCAGGATTCCAGAGACCACACGAGCTGCCAGGTCTCCCATCCATAGATTGATAGAGTTTGTTTGTTTGGCTGTCTAAGAAATACATTGTATCACCCACAAAGAGTTTTTTTACAGAAATGCGATGAATAGTAAGGGCACGAATGGGTAATTCAGTCGATTCATAGGCCTGAAGCAGTTTGGGTCTCAGTGGAGGGGCAGTGGGCACAACGACAGGCTTTGGTTTGGGACCAGGCTTTTTCTTTTCTGACTCTGTCTTTCCGGGTTTGGGAGGCATCTCTTCCTTTAGCTCTACTCCCACTGATTGTTTAGGAGCTCTCACAGTAAATTTCTGGAGGAACTCTGGCTCACGCTGCCCTTCCAAAATCGCCTGAATGATTTCATCCCCATTTTTGAGCCCTGTTGTATTTTTAATTCCTGCGGGTTTTCCAATCATTGCGTGCCAGATATCCTTGACCGCCTGGCCTTTCATCTGTTTGAGAGCTTCTTGAGTATAGATGCCAGACATAGTGAGTGCCAATTCCTGTCTACCGTCTAGCCTCAAATTTTCACAAGCCTTACTAAATGGAGTCACCCTCTCTCCCATTCACAGGGAGGTTCAAAGCCGTCTTTTATTCATTGATTTTGATTCTCTGGTGGATAGGTGTATGGGGGATTGCCGATACAGTTATCCATCTTGTATTCAAAGGAGAAACAATGAAGGAATTGGGTGTCTACATCTTTCTTGTGGTGACTGTCTTAGTCCTCATCTTTCTTAACCCTGAATTGGTTGAGCGCATGTAAAATTGGAAGGGTGGACCCATTGAACAAAGGCTAAATCATGTCAGGATCAACTCTGTTTCCATTTTCTAGAACGAGTGTGATGGTGGGATTCATCACACTCATCTATGGTCTCTTTAGTGTCTCACCCTTTCTCATCTTACAAGGCGGAGTATTAGTTTGGTTAGGAGTTGCTACTACAATGAGTGTCTGGGAGGGAAATCGCCTGGAGAATTGAGTCCCTGAGATATCCTTCGGACGGAAGCTTACACTGCGCATCGTTTCTTCATTCGTCTCAAGCAGTGGCTCTCCCAGCGATAAAAATGGTATCCTCCGTGCTGCTTCATTCGATGTATCCTCACTTGTGAATCCAGGAGGGGACCACTTTCCAGAAGCCATACATCTTACTGAGACCCCTCATTATAAAGAGTCAAGGTTCTCGCACTCGGGTCCGTAGCTCCAGGAGACCATTTGGGCATCCAGAAATACGGAATACATGTCTGGGACGGTATGCGGCTGAATTCAGCCTCGAACATATGTCTATAATAATATTGCTCAGGTGTCTGAGGGGGTAAATGTGTATAATGTCTCTGTGCCTTTTCATACCAGTTTTCAGGCATGAACTCCATGACGCGCTCTTGAATTTCCTGATACCATGATTTTTCGTGGCTAGAAACACCATCACTAAACGCCTCCTTGCGTCTCCACAACACTGCATGCGGCAACGTAACACCATCATCAAAGGCTCTACGAAGAATCCATTTTTCTACTTGTTTGCCCTTGATGGGTCTCCGCCAATACGTGGGAAGGCTCTGCGCGACGGCTACAAATTGTTTGTCAAGGAAGGGTGTTCTTGGCTCTAATCCATGACTACTAATACTACGGTCTGAGCGCTGAACGTCAAACATGTAGATATCATCCAAAAGTCTTTGCGATTCCTCTTCAAAGAGTTGGTCACTCGGAGCATTGTAGAAATACAAATAAGAGCCAAAGACTTCGTCTGAGCCATCACCATTAAAGACCACTTTACAATCACTTTGTTCCTTTATCGCTTTAGAGACAAGCCAGTTTCCAACAGAGGCTCTTACAGTCGTGGTATCATAGGTTTCAATGGCGCGAATCACATTAGGAATCGCCTTGAAAAAATCATCGGCCGTCAGGACAATTTCGGTATGCGCTGACCCAATCCAATTGGCAACCATTTTTGCGTGGCGCAAATCTTCACTCCCCTTCATTCCGATACTGAATGTGCGAAGTGGGGGTAGATTTCTCATCCGCAGTTGTTTCTGGAGCAAAGACGCGATTAAACTGCTATCAATTCCACCACTTAGTAAAGCAGCCACAGGTCGCTCAGTGAGCATACGCTTTCTTACAGCTTCCTCAAGAGCAAAGCGCACCCCCATACAGGCCATCTCAAGGCCTGATGAATGAGTCAGTGAGAATAGCGGGTTCTTCAACCAAGGCGTGGTGTGATATTTTTCAGAACAAATGAGTTTTTTGGTGGCAATCTCATACACCTGGTAGGTTCCAGGAGGGAAATGACCAACGTAGTCGGCAATAGGGATGAGGCCCTTCAATTCACTGCTCAAAAAGATTGTCTGTGTGCCAATATTGAAGGTCGTTCCATTCTCATATTTGTATTCAAACTTGATTCCTGTATACAAAGGACGTAGACCATAAGGGTCCCTTGCCACTATGACCTGACCTCTTTCCTTGTCAACAATTACGATAGAAAAGACACCATCTAACATCCGAAACAAAGTCGCAAGATTGTCTCTGTAGATGTTGTATAAGTGTCCAATCACCTCACAATCACTCTTGGAGCGCAAGTTTTGGATGTTGTGCTGGTAGGCTAACTCTGCCCAACTGTAAATCTCACCATTACACATCCAGGTTGTGTTGCGATAACTAAAGGGCTGCATTCCTTCTTCCGTTAACCCATTGATGGCCAAACGAGTAAATCCGAGTGTGATGTCTCCACTAAGACTTGTGATACTCATTGACTCGGGACCTCGAGGGAGCAGCGTTTGAATCCATGTTTTGGGGTTATGAACGACCATCATAGGTCCAAGACGAAACCAAATTCCACACATAGTCTTCTTTCAATTCTAGAAGGAGTATTTTTAGATACTAGAATAGAATGGACGCAGCAATTCCATTTTCTCTATACACTAGATAGAATGGACGCAAGTGACATCATTCGCAAATTACAAAACCGAACCATTTTTGCGGGAATCAAAGCAGTTCAGCAACCGTTACAACCTGCTGCGAACTTTAGCACTTGCTGTATTACGGGTGCGGTTCTGAATTTTCAAGATTATCAACTACGATACTCGTTTTACAACGGTGTTCAATACTGTAGCACTTGCGTTACATCGTATCCCAGTCGTAATGTAAATGACGTGTGTGGTTGTTCAGGTTAAAGGATTTTTTTCTAGTTGAATAGAATGTCCGATTCGCAGCCCACGGATATAAGTGGAGCATCTCTTGACGATAAATACATGCGAAATGGACGCCCTTTGAAATCAAAACAAGACCGTGTAAAAGAGTCCATTACGATCTTAAAAAAACTGAAAGAGCTTGGAATTCCAACCAATGAACCTGGATATTCTTTAACAAAGCAGAGGCTCGATGTATGGATAGCAGGAGGTGACCAATGGGAAGGTCGTATAGACTTTCCGCGATTCCAAAGACGCGCTGAATTAGTCTTGCCTGTGAAACCCGACCGCGTTGTAAGTATGACAATTTTTGCCCCTCATAAATAAGAAGATGAAAGTTTGGGTGTTAGTACATCAAGACCATTATGCGAAATATTGTGAACGTCACACTCTTTCGCAGACCGATAGCTCTTTACAACAGTTTCTATCCGACATTGGAACGCCCTCTCTCAGCTTTCAGCCACTCAACGATGCTTCCTTTAAAGAAGTCCCTGTAGGTTCGTGTATACGACTTCGGCTCCAAGGAGACTATAGCGAAAGTGTTCATAAAAAGCTATTCCAAGCTCTTTGTGAAAATGGTGATAAATCTCAACGAGCAACAAGTTGCTCTATTGTTTAAGCGTTACTTACATCCTGTAATTAACGGCGGCGGGTGCTGCGCTTCTGTTTCTTGCCATTGCGCACAGTGCGAGAGATACCCTTCAAGGTTCCTGCCGTGATGTTGCTCGCCAAGTCAATTGAGTTCTTGACCAACTTGGTGACACCCTTTGTCGCGCGCACACCAATGTTGCCTACCGTATTGACGGCAGACTTGCTGACATTGCGAGCAGTGCCCAAGGCAGTGCCAGTCACCTTGAACGCACCGTTGCCAGTGCGCTTGGCCAAACGAACGGTTCCCTTGCGGGTGGATGTAGCGATGCCGAGTGCCGTATTTAGGACTCCTTGAGGGAGGCGTAAAACCCTGCGGGTAACATTGCGACTGCTGCGCTTTGTGCTCTTTGCCATCTCTATACTAAAGAATTCTATTTTTTACGGAGGCTGCCCATTGCTTTGTGAATTCATACAAGACAATGCCTGTGGCCACACTGACATTCAAGCTCCGCATCACTCCATATTGACTCATAGTTAAAACAGGAGCCCCCATCTCTTTTAACATCTCGGAAGGAATGCCATAGGATTCCGAACCCATCACGAGACAGACTTTCCAGCCAGGCTCCAACTGTTTTGGAAAATAGGGCTTGAATGAGAACTCTTCAAGAGGCGTGCCACCCTGCTCTACAAAGATAGGAAGCAGCTTGTGTTCATGAAAGAAGGACGATGTAAGGCTCGGGAGACGATGGAACCGAATATAGTGTTTAGCTCCTACCTCAGGTCTTCTATCATACCTCTTTTTGCCGACGATGTATATATCGGAGCAGCCATAGATTACCGCGGTTCGCACAGACATCCCCACATTCATGTCCCCATTCAGGTTATACATCATAAGTGTAAGAGGAAGTGCGAGCCCTTCGCTCAGCGTCTTCACCTTCTCCACATGGAGTGCTTGGAAAGGCGTATGAACATTGTATTTGAGGAGGGTGGGCTCTCCCATACGGGATAGATCCCACGCGTCAGACTCGTTCATTTCTGTGGTGTGCGGTCACAGGGACAGTATCTATGTTCAAATTTATTGCTTGCTGCGGTAAATTTGACCGTTCCAATACCTCCAGGGTAAGCACAATACACAATGGCTTCTGAACGAGTTCTCAGTTTATCGATGCGACCTAAGACACTCCAAGAGTGTGTGGGTCAAGAGGAGCTTGTAAAGGCTCTGGAATACCAGTTTCAAGTGGGTCGTATTCCTCACTTCTACATTGTTCATGGTCCGATTGGCGCAGGCAAGACAACCTTCGCACGCATTCTCGCACTGGCTCTCCAAATGGGTCCAAAGGAAAAAGATTCCTTTGATATTCCTGAGGAGATGTGGGCCAAATACAAGAAGTATGATATCAAGGAAATGAATGCGGCCAATCAGAATGGGATTGATGATATTCGTTCGCTGATTGAGAGTATGCGCTATATGCCCATTGCTCCTTCCAAGTGTAAAGTGGTCATTCTGGATGAGGCACATCAGCTGACAGCCGCAGCGCAAAATGCGCTTCTCACGGAGACAGAGGATGTTGCCAAGCACGTCTATTACATCTTCTGTACCTCCAATCTCACCAAGATTATTCCAGCGCTCCAGCGGCGAGCCTATATGGTTTCACCCAAGGGTCTCACAACCGATGAAACCTACGCTTTGTTACAGAAGGCAGCAGAAGAGGCGGCCTTCATTGATGATATTAAAGACCTGTATGATGCTCTCTATGTAAATTCAGTGACGAGTCCTGGTCTTATCCTCCAAGCTGCTGAAAAGTTCTTCAGTGGAATTCCTGCGACCGAATCGGTGACCAACTTTACGATTGGCAAGTTTGATACTCTGGCTATTTGTAAAGCGGTAAGCAAAGGGGATTGGAAGGAAAGTTCTAAAATGCTCAAGGACTTGACTAAGGAAGAAGTGGTCACGATGAAGATGTGTATTCTCGGCTATATGAAGGCCATTCTCATGAAGACCTCGGGTCAGAAAGCTGGAACCATGGCCCGAGCGATTCGTGTCCTCTCCGATGACAATGACATGCTTCCACGATTCTTGGCCAATGTCTATCTCACTTGTGAGACCATTACTGGGACGGCGTAGGGTTTGTAAAATTGAATGATTCCACTGGACATAGCATTACTAACAAGAAGAAAATGAACACATCTACAATTGATGAATTACGTAAGGCCGTCGTCTTTCACCGCGAGGCACTCGCAAAGGCTGAGGCGCAGCTGTATGATTTGGAGTTTCCACCTGAGACACGCCCTACATCGCGCGAAGTCATGCGACAGCGCGTCATTGCCATGGAGACGCGCACCGCTTATAAGAAGTCTTGGAAGCAGGCGGTTGAGCAAGGGTTAGCAGAGAATGTTCAGGATATTCTGGATGACTGTGCTGACTATCTCTACTATGACCGAGAGTCTCCCTCTGAATTTATTGAAGCAGCGAAGGCGCGCCTTGGAAAGACGAATTCACTCCACCGACAGGAGTTTACGCTTCTTGTTATCCAGTATCTCCATAAGATGGGTTCGTTTTACCGCGAGGATGCCCGAGAGTTTGATACGTTCGAAGACACCGCTGGCGGCTGTGATGAGATTACGCAAGAGGCAGCAATGTATCTCATCGAACACCCTGAGTGGACTGGCTGAACACACTAAAATTGAACGCATCCCACCCTATTTTTTTAGCACAACTCCTTTCTTGTCTAACATGCCGATTGTTTATGATGTCTGGAATAATGAAGTGGAGATTACGAAGGGATACGTGAATCATCGGAATCGTTTGATTGATGTTCATCTCATTCACACCTTTCAAACGAAGGGGAAGCGACTGCTCATCAATTCCTTCAAGCAGAATGAGTGTGTGCCGACGATGTGTATCTTCTTTGAGAGCAATGAGAAGGCTGAAGAGGCCTACGAGATAATGAAGGCTGTCTATTACGGTCCTCTGGTTCCAGCAAAGCCTGTTGGAGCGCGCGAACTCTTGGCCTACATGATAGTGTTTGTCGTTGTTCCATTTGTCTTGTTTCTCACGCTTGTTTCTCGCACATATCGTAGATGAAGACGCGCAAAGTTGGCTACAGATTATTTAATGACAACCCTAAAGGACCCTCCAAAGTGAAAGCCCAGTATGGGACAAAAGAGAGAGCTCAGCAGACACTCAAACGCTTACGAGGAAAACCCAAAGCCTATCAACGACAGGTAGCCATTACAATGTTCTACCGAGCAAAACATCATAAGTTCCAAACAAAAGGTATGAAAAACGCTATGAAAGTGTATGGTTCTTTTTTACAAAAACTAGTAGAATGAAAAAATCGTCTGTTCTTCGATTTACCCGAAAGTGTTTGAAAGCTGGCTATAAGACACAAGTCTGTAGAGATGCTTGGATCTTTGGTAAGACTCCGGATACAGAGTTAAAACAAATGTTTGCGGACTCCTTTGCCAAGGAGAAAGTGTTTGTCTCGCAGCATTCCTTAGGACGGCGTTCTAAAACTCTTAAACTGAAGACTGCTCCAAAAAAACTAACAAAGAAAATGATGCTTTCCGCATTAGGCCCTCGGTTTGCGTCTTCTATTTGAGAGACCTGCGATTTATTCCTCTGATTTTGGAACGCTTACCGCAATGACTTGGGGTTGAGCCTTTTCCTCTGCCTGTTCGGTCAAAGGAATCTTCACAAGGAGGTCTGAAATTTCCTTCATGGCTTCCTTAATCCGCGTGTAGTCACTCCACCAAGCTTCTTGATTGGAATAAGAAAGGGTTATAGGTTTGGTCGTATTGTGAAAGTAAATCCGAAGTTGAGCTCGTCCTAGGCAAGAGGTTAGCATAATGACATTGGAAATACTGGGAACATGAAGAGCAGTCTTCTGAATACGAAGGAAATGGGGCATGGTTATGCGAGTCTAACTAGGGTTTCGATATTCAATTTTAAATGCTACCCAAACCAACTAAAGGAATTCAATGTATAGTTCTATAATGGAATACGGGGATACAACAGACGGTGTATTAGCAATTGTGTTTGGAGTGTCTCTTTTGACATGTGGTTCAAGTGTTCTGCTTACAGCCCTCTTTCCTTGCTCCTGTCGGCCGAAACGTGATTGTAAGCGGAACTGTGCGGATTGTAAACGGGATAGACAAAAGTGTCGGCAGAAATGGTATGATTGCTGTGTCAGGCGTGAAAGAGCAAGCACAGAAGAGGAATTAATGGGTCCTGTTTGAAATCGTAAGTTTAAGGGAAGAAATATACACTAGGAAGAAGAAGGAATGTCCTCTACTTCCTATAGTATTGAAGGAGCTCTCTATGAGTTAGTCGCTCGTGGAAATAAAGATGTCTATTTCATTGACGATGAGAAAACCAGTAAAAATTTATTTGACAATCGCTATAATCCGACACCCCCTCAGATTTCTGAGCTTCGTCGCTTACCTCCTTTGAACCAGCCTGGGTTTGGTCGCTCCTTTGAGTTCCAAGTCGAAATCGCAGGAGATTTTTTTGTTGAGCCGACCCTCTTAATTGATTTACCGTCGTGGCTTCCTCCTCCTCAAGCAGCCTTGAACCCTACGTCAGTTATCACAGATGGCTCAGGAGTTTCCTATGGATATACGAATGGCATAGGGTTTTTCTTGTTTGAGAAGATACAGTTGCTTCAAGACAATATTCTCCTTCAGGAGTTCAGTGGGGACGCACTTTGGGCAACATCTCGGAATAGGGGAACACTGAATTCAGCATTTCTAGATAATCGTCTGGTAGGTCTTCATTCGGGGTCTCAAGTTTTACTTGGGCGGAATGCGACACCTGGACGACTTCGCCTCCCCTTACCTTTATTTGGATGTCAAAGTCTTGATGACGGGGGATTTCCGTCTTGCTGTATACCCCAACAACAATACCGGATTCGTTGCTTTTTGCGAAAGCTAGAAGACCTGGTTGAGGCTTCAGATGGTAGGGCGAAACCAACGCCATGGGGTGCTTCGGGTTGGTTGTTGAAATCAAGCGCATCAGGACCCGTGAGTACATTTTCTACCTTACCTATTCAAGAGATTCAGCAACCCTCAATTTTACTTGAGACGCGTCATGTTTATACGGATGCTGAAACACGCTTGGGTCTCCAAAATGTTCGAAATGAAATTCCATTTGAACGAGTCTATGAAAACATCTTTACTCAAAATCAATATGATTATGCTCCCATTGAACGCGGTGCTGTTGCGGCGATAACACGTAGATTGGAAGGCACTCACCCAGCAGCCCGCATCATTAATTTTTTTAGAACAAAGACAGCCATTCAAGCCAATCAGTTATGGAATATTAACAATGATATTTCAGGCGGTGAATTCTATAACAATTTGAAGTTAGTGATTGCTGGGAAGGATAGAGAAACACTGTTTCAGCCTCTTGTCTGGCGCTACCTTGTTGCTTTAGCAAAAGAAGAGCGAGATTCAGGCCTCCCTTTCGCCATCATGAATTGGACAGTGGGTGATGTTCGAAGCAGACGACAACCCTTTGCCAGACAGCCTGAAGGCTCTGTGAATTTTACCACAGCCGATAGACCCACCTTGTATATTGAATTGAATGATATTGTTGTAGGGAGCAAAAACTCAGTTCTTCACAGCATTGTGGAGACCTGGGCTTGTATGATTACTGAAAACTATAGAGCAACTTTATGGTTTGGAAATTAATGCTTTCTTGTTTGTTTGTTACGTTTTCCACCTTTGCGTTTTCGCGTAAAGAGATTCTTGAAGGCCCCTGGAAAGGATTGGCTGCGTGGGCGGCCATTCCAATTGGCCACAGACGTTTCAACATGAGGGGCTACTTTCTTTCCTGAATACTTTCTCAAATCCGTAATAATATAGTCATGAGTTGTTTCTGCTGCTTTAATTGCTTCATAGGTAGCATATTCATCATGGTATGTATTGATGAGGTCGATTCTTTTTTTCTCCAACTTTAACAATCGGTTGTTTACATCTTCTACGATAGAATTGTTGCGATACGTGTTTTTTGTTCTTGCTGTAACCTCATCAAAGATGCCAAATAATTCTTCATTCAACGCTTGAAACTCTTTTAAAAAAGCTTCATGTCTTGATTCAATTGCTCGGAGTTTTGTTTCACATGTAGACTCCATTTACTTAGTTCAAAGATTTTCTATCCGTAAATCGTAGTGACCCTTCTAAACAAACTTTATACTAAGACATTAGCTACTCCTAAACAGATGGCAAACTCCTTTCAAAGACCCGCAGGAGATATCACAACGCTTCTGGATTTAACAGACAGAGACGCACAAGACAATTCCTATTTCCCTCTCAAATCCAATGTAAGTTGGTTCACACGGAACCCCGAACGCCGCTTTACACCCTTTGTGCCTGTTCTCCAAGATATTCAATACAGAGGTCCTGCTGGATTTGGTCAACGCTTTTCCTTTGATATTACCTCACAAACCTGTGGAGATTTACTTTTAGGAGGAGGTCTCCAATTACAACTCACAAGCTGGTTTGATGTAACCACTGTCTTAAATCTTCAAAGTCAAAAATACCAATACCAGACACCCAGTGAAGCTTGGTATTATGCGAATGCGATGGGTCAAATCTTGCTTCAAAAGGTAGAGCTAGAAATTGATGGAACCACCATTGAAATGGTGGACGGAGATTTGTCAACAGCCTTCAGTGTCTTGTATCCTGATTTAAATACGCAAGTGGGTCCTGGTGCTGACCATTTAGGAGTTGCGAATCTCCAACAAATTCTCACCTGGCCGCAATATCGCGTCTTTCCAACAGAAACTGGATTTCTCCAATGTATTCTCCCTTTGTTCTTTCAACGCACCCGTATGAAGGAAGGACTTCCCTTAGTGGCGTGTCGTGAAGGGACAGTAAGAATTCATATTACACTGAGACCCTTTACAGAAGTGCTACGACAGGCAAGAGGATTTCGGGAGTCTTGCGACGCAACGCCTATCAATACGACAATTAATCTTCTGAACAAGACACTCCCTTTTACCCAAGTCGTGCCTACACAAACGATGGAGGCAGAGCCTATGCTTCAAAATGTCCGCCTGGTGACATGGGGAGCCATGCTTGATGGGTCTGTGCGCACAAAGATGATCCGTGAACCCTTTGAAATTATGCACCGACACGTTCAAACCTTTTATTTTGAGGAGCCTCTAAAATATGTCGTTGCGAAACAATCACAAGACAATGTGATTCGCATTCAGCTTCCCTTAGAAGCCAATCACCCTCTTGAAGAAATCCTCTGGTTTATCCGACGCAAAGACGTTCTCAATAACAATGAATGGACAAATTGGTCAAGTGTTTTGAACAAAGACTACAATGAAACCTACAACCCTCGTCAAAGCATGATGACGTATGGAATTGTCCAAGCGAATGGAATCACAGTGGTAGAAGCAGAAGAGCAGTTTTTCCGACAAGTCATTGCAAGACACCATCGTGGCGGTATTATTTCCTACAATCAATACTTGTATGGGTATCCCTTTGCGAAATGGCCTGGAGATGTTCACCAACCTACAGGAAGCATCAACGCCTCTCGTCTTCAAAACTTGAGGCTCACCCTCGATGTGAGACCTCCTCAAAATCCAGATGGAAGTGCTGCTGCCTGGGAAGTCAAGGTCTTCTGTGTTGGTCTCAATTGGTTACGATTCCAGAATGGCATTTGCAATCGCATGTTTAATGATTAAAGTAAAATTGAACATAAAAACGATTCATTTGAATGTAAACCGCTACAATGTCTTTCTTGCGACGCTGGTTCATGAGGACACCTCCTCTGAGCCCTCCTGTCGCAGTCCCCAATTATCCTGCTCATATGGGAGCTGGATGTGTCTTTACTGATGGTAAACATGTGCTGGGAGGTTATCAGCCTCATAAAAAGAAGCCTGGAATCAGTGGTATCGGCGGCCATAAGGAAGGTGAGGAATCCTATCTTCAAACAGCGTATAGGGAGACCATTGAAGAATTGTTCCATGTGACCAACACAACTATACCGATTGGACTCGTGGACAGGCTTGTTCGCCAAATGAGGCCCAAGAAGATTAAAATGAAGAAAGGCTATGTTCTTATCACCTTGGATTTTACAGACCTTGAGATGTTTCTCAAGACGTGTAAAAAAGCAGGACTCCGCTCTCCTTTGTATCAGAGGATTCCTAAGAACCTTTTGGAAGTCATCCAGATGCGTGGGTATGACCTGACTGCCGAGATTTCATCCTTTGCTCTTCTGCCCGTTGTAAAGAACCACCGAAAGCTGCGAAACTTTGTGAATACTCTCTTCATCCAGGATATGTTGGATATGTAAAGGACTTTCGGGATACCCGATAGAATGGTGGTCTCACTCCTCCAGATTATTCATACAGGTCTTCAAGACGAACGACTGCTACCGACCAAAGGAAAACCACAAGTTTCTTTTTTTCAGAAAGTGTTTGTCAAAGCAGGTCGGTTTACGACAGCCTGGGTTCGTCTAGATTTTGATACACGACCGAATTTTGCTACACAAGCGTCCATTACGTTGCCCCGACAAGGTCATTTGATTACACGGTTGTATTTAATTACGACGATGCCTGATATTGTTGGCACCCAGCTTCTTGCGAGAGCGGCAGCTCCTACAACCTTTGCGGGTCCCACCTTTGGTTGGACAAACAGTCTGGGCCATGCTCTCATCGCAAATGCAAGCATGGATATTGGAGGTGCTCGCGTTGAACAATTGAATGGGAGGCTTTTAGAAGTGCTGGATGAATTTAACACACCGTTGGAAAAGACAACTTTGATGAATTCTGTTTTACCCCGTCTTCAAAATGGATTTAATGCGCAAAGTATTGGATGGACAGAACGACCTACCGTCGCGGTTACACCTCTCCCCTTCTGGTTTTCTCGGGGAGATCCAGGTGTTGCTTTACCCATTGATGCTATCAACAATGACCAAGTTCGCCTGAATATTACATTTGCTCCTTTGAATTCTCTCTATGTGAGCTCTGCCCAGGTGGACATATCAGGAGTTGCCAATCCTGTTGGAGGAGAGGCTTATTTTCCTTTGTTAAACTCTCCCTTTTACCAAACGGGTGGAACAACTCCTGTGTTTGGATTGTCAGGCAATCCTACTGTTTCTCAGAATGTAAGTATCATTCCGAATATTCGCATGGCCAATACCTACACACTTGGAGACACCTATGTGTTAGCTGAATATGTCTACTTGGATAAACCTGAAGCCAACAAATTCCGCATTTCTGATATCCAGTATCCCATTCCACAACATTATCTCTTTGAGCCCACGGATACCAATGGACTCCCGAAGTTAACAATTCCTCTTCGTGTCCCCAATCCGACCCGAGACCTCTTTTTCTACGCACAGCGCTATGAAGCTCCAGCGTATAACGCGCCTTTCTTGTCGTCCCGTGACCTCAGTGGCTATGCGGTTCGAAATGCTCCTTGGTGGCCCGATGCGAGTGGTCTGAATGCTGTGAATTTGGGCAGCTTAGTTCCTGCGTTTTCCACCCGTCAATCTGAGCCGTTAGAAATGGTTAGCCTCGTGTATGAAAACAAGTTGTATCGCTACAGCAATATGGCTCCTCAAATCTTTCGCAGCTTGATTCCTTCAATTGTCCAAAAAAAATCACCTTGGGTCAATGGATATTATTACAATCTACCCTTTGGAATGGACCATGGCATCATGCCAACCTCTATTCCAACTGGAGAAGCCAATTTAGACAAAGTCGAGAAAGTAGAACTTCGTCTTCAATTCAAACCGAATCTCGGCTCAATTGATCCGAATAATGTTCCACGCTACATTGTCTATTGCTTCGCTGAAACCTATAATATTCTTCGCATTTACGGTGGTCGTGCTGGTTTGCTCTTCCAATTCTAAATCCATTTATTGCTGACATGTATCGCTGGCAAGAATTTGAGCTTTTTCATAACACGGAGTCGCGACAGCTCCGACGCGTTGGTCTAGGTAGGTTGTTCCCGAATACGATGTATTGGGCGAGTTTCCAGCCACAACTCGGTTGACACAGGTTTCTGTAAGCGATTTGTTGTATAAAAGAGCATTCGCATAGACTTGCTTCCCTTGTTGCTTGAAAGTGACAACAGAAGCATTATAGTTTGTATTCTTATTGCTTGTTGGAGGTTTGGGCATTCTATTTAGTGTTTAAATTTGAAGGGAAATCCTTTTCCTTCACTAGCAACTATGGCCAAACCTTTCTTGAAATGGGTGGGAGGAAAAACACAACTCCTTGATAATGTTCTTGCTCTCTTCCCTTCCCATGTGACAAATTATCATGAGCCGTTCCTCGGAGGAGGGAGTGTCTTGATTGGATTTCTGACAGAGGTCGAACAAGGAAAGCGAACTCTTTCGGGGACAGTCTATGCGAGTGACGCAAATCCTCGTTTGATTTCCCTTTACAAACAGATTCAAAGCAATCCAACCGCTCTGATTCAACGGCTTCGCACGTATCAAACCGAATTTGACGCCATCGAAGCGCTTTCTGGAACCAAAGAACCCTCAACCTTGGAACAAGCGAAAACATCACAAGAATCCTATTATTATTGGATTCGGACTCAGTTCAATACACTCTCTGATATTACAAGTTTGGAGGCAGCAGCGATGTTCATTTTCCTAAACAAGACAGGATTCAAAGGGGTCTATCGTGAAAATAAGAGCCACAACTACAATGTTCCCTTTGGTCACTACAAGAAAAAGCCAACTCTGGTTGATGAGGAAAACATGCTTGCTATCTCCCAACTCATTCAACCTGTTGTCTTTGAAGCGCAAGACTTTGAGCAATCCTTCACTAAACTAAGAGAGGGTGACTTTGTCTATCTTGACCCCCCGTATGCTCCAGAGCAAGCAACCTCCTTCACGTCGTATCAAGCAGGTGGATTTACAAAAGAAAACCATACGAAGCTCTTTGAACTCTCAAGATGGCTCGCTACCAGACACATTCGGATGGTGATGAGCAACGCAGATGTTCCTCTTGTAAAAGAAGCCTTTCCCTCACCTCCTTATACACTTTACACAGTGATTGCCCGTCGTGCCATTCATAGAGACGACCCCTCGGCTCAAACAAATGAACTTCTCATTACAAAAGAAGCCTAAAATTAAGAATACGAATTTACTCAAATGAGTGAGTTATGGCCCTTTATCCGTGAGGAAATTACAAAACATGAGTTATCACCCGAACAATTTGAGTATCACGCGTCAACAACAAAGTATAAGTTTGCCCTTCATAAGATTCTTTATACATCACCTACTTTGCCTAAACGAATTGAGTTAGGAGATGCGATTGAAGCGAATGCGTATCATTTATTTTATTATATGATTTCTCGTTTCTATTTTTTTGACAATGGAACAGACGAGATTGTTTATTATTATCCAAACAAAAAGAACAATTACTTATCTGAAACGGCGCTGTCTTTACTACCCTCACGATTCAAACGAGAAACTGAAAAGAAGCCTGGTTATGAATATGTAGAGATGCCAGGGTGTATTTGGTATACCTATACCATTGGAGAGCCTTGGATGTATGAGTATGTGCGTGATTTGTATAAACCTCTTTGGGAAAACATTCCTCAAGTGAAAGGCAAATATACGTATATTTCAAGAAACAAGCGTGAAATCAAAGCACGACGCTTATTGAATGAAGAGGAATTGTTTGTTCCTCTCAAAGATGCTGGATTCAGTATCTACACATTGGACCATTTAACCTTTGAGGACCAAATTCGCCTCTTCCGCAGCTCGGAAATTATTACAGGGCTTCATGGCGCAGGCATGGCCTGGTTGATTTTTTGCCACCCAGGAACCTATCTCTTAGAAGCAGCCATTGTAGGAGGAGAAGAAAAACATAGACCCCATTATGAAGATATTTGTGTGAAATCTCAGATTCACTATTATAGATTTACCCATACGCTGTATCCAGACAAGGAGACCTATCCAGGCTGTGTGGAGGACGATTGTGTTGTCAATCCAGAGGAATACATTGATATTGTGAAGAAAATCGTTGCGTTGAAAGAGTCTACATCCGCTCAATAGGGATATACTCTTTTAGAAATGTCGTGCGAAGATAAAAGGCACGACTTGTGCTTCCGTGGCCAGCACCCTTTGTGCGTGTTTGAAGATATGTTCCTACTTCTGATTTCAGTGTCCCAGAGAGTGTATAGTCTCTCTGAATCGTTTGATAGTCATTTTCGAGTATGGTGTAAAGCTCAGGACGTTTCTCCTTTTCTAGGAGTGTTGGTTTGAGATAAACAATGTTATTCCCGTCGCGTAGATATGGGACAACGAGCATGCGGTTCATCTTCTTACAGCAACGCGAGTCGGCGAAGCACTTCTCTTTCAACTCCTCAGGACACACCATGGTGACTGCGAGTGTTTCTTTCGGAACAAGACTACCATTTTGAAGTCTCTTGAGAGGAAATGTCTTCAGCTCTCCGTCCTCACAATCGAGACAGTTTGAGGTGTGGGGAATGCCAGTAATCGTTTCCAAAAGAAGACCTGTCGCTCCCTTGTTCTTTGTTATAGGACAATGAAACGACTTTCCCACCAGCGGGAGTATCTTTTGATGAAGCATTTGGAGTGTGAGAGGCATGGAATTGTATTTGAAGGGGCATCCTTTTCCTTCAATTTTTATCCAATGAAATCATCTAAACGGGTGTAACACACTCTTTCTAGATGAACTCCATTACGATTGACAGCAGCGATTGCCGCAGCACCCTGTGTCGTCTTTGTGCTGAATCAGGTACAGATAAGTGTCCGTATAACCTTCATGGCCATCGTCATCCCTACAGTGTTCCTTACTCCCTTTTTTTTGAACCACTGAAGAACAAGCCCATTAAGTTTGCGGAGATTGGTGTGTTCCGTGGGGCTTCTCTCCGTGCGTGGAGAAGCTTTTTTACGAATCCCAATGCCAGAATTTTTGGCTATGATAGAGATATTCCCAATCTAGAGTTTATTGCAACGATGGGCTTGCCGAATGTTGCCTTGGATACAATGGATGCCAGCAAATCAGAAAGCATTCGTGAAAAGCTACAACAAGCAACGCAAGACGGTGAGTTGTTTGATGTCATTTTAGATGATGCCTCGCATGACCCTGCTGACCAATGTGAAGTCATTAAGACAGCACTGCCTTTTTTGAAGCAGGGTGGCTTGTTAATTATTGAAGATATCTTCCGTGAGCGACCTACAAAGCCTTATGAAGATGTCTTTCCGCTGATTCAAGAGTTAATCAGTTTCCATACCTTTATTGTTTGCGACCATGCGTTGCGCTATTCGCCTGGGTGGAACAACGATAAACTCTTGGTGTTTGTGCGCAACTAGCGACGACGTTTGCGTGTTCTCCGCTTGCCTCCCTCCGCAGACTTTAGAATTGAAGGGAATCCTGGATACTGGTTCACACGATTTGCCCGCACACGCTCTGCTTGGACACCTACTAAGAGTTTTTCATTCCAAAATTTTAAAAAATCATGAGTGATTGTTTGATGGATGCGATTTAAGGCCTCAATTTGGTCTCGAATATCACGAGACAAGGTTCCTTCATCATCGGAATTGGCTTCAGGCTCAGGCATTGAGGCGAGCGCGTCTGAAAGTAATACTTTGTATACTTCTAATTCCTTTGCCTTATCAGCCTTTTTTCCACCAAGCTCTCTTTGTGCAGTTTCAACAGCACGTGATTTTAGCTCTAAAGCAAGGGAATTTGCTACTTTTTTGGGTTTCTTTTTTTCAAGAATAATTTCGTGATGAGAGATAGCATCTCGAAAGTCTCCCATTCCTTCCAAAAAATGACCAGGATGTTCTGGATCAGGTTGGAATTCCATGAAAGGTATATACTTTTGACTATCATGAAACGGTTTATCTTTCCAATACAACGTGTCTACTTTGTAGTGAAAAGGTCCAGTTCTACTTTCAACCTCAGCACTGCGACTTCTGGGTCTTGCTCCACTCCCGTTGGCTGCAGGAGCACCGTTGCCATTGCTTGAGCGTTTGTAGTACCCACAACCACTTCGTGACCTTCTCGTATCTCTGTAATAAATAGGAAGTTTCGGATGAAGAGAAATATGAGATAAAAATTGTTCACGACCTTTCAAGCTTGTTAATGTAAGTTTAATCACAATGTTCTCACAAAAACGAAGATGTTCATTATTGAGAACTTTAAATCCTAAGCGACCAAATCTTCTTGTGCCTGCTCCCACTTCATCACGAATCGGGCCAAATTTATAGGCCTGCTGAAGAAGAGTCGCTAATGCTTGGTTATTGTTGAGCTCTTCAACAAAATATCCCATCCAGGTATTGATGTTTCGTGTAAGCACAGTCCAATTAATAGCAGTATAAAAACGATTTTCTAGACTTGTTTCAAGGTGACATTGGGACGATGATACTAATTCATCATCACATTTCTTTGTGACACTTGTATTTGTATTCTTTTGGAATTGAGGCACACAAGGTATATCACAGGGCTCTAAGGCATTGTTTGTTTTTCTTTCTGTGGAGGCCATCCTCTCTACTCTACATAGATTTCTTCCTGTGTCTCAACAGGCTCCCCCCAACCTTCTTCGGGGGGCAAAGACACCCCATCCTCAAGTTCCTCTTCTACAAGGGTATCATTCAGAAACAAGTTGTTCGGGTTGATACCAAGACGCTTCCAGCGCATCTGCTCTATCATCTGCCGGTGGGTTCGAGGATGAAACGGAGGTAGAATTATCATCGGCTTATACTCTTCCGTCACCCAACTCGGAACAACAAAGTCTTCAGGAGGGGGGATGTTGCCACTTCTCTTCAAAGGAAGCACGACGCACATTTCACGGAGAAGCATCTCTGGAGTTGCTCCCTTCTTGAGACGCTTCTGAATGGCCTCCTCCTCTTCAGCAGCAATCGCCTCCTTCAGCTTTGCTGCTAAGGAAGCGCCTTCAAACAGTGTCTTCTTTGGACCCGACTTTACCAAATCAGGAAATTCTGTAAAGGACGATGCATTCAATGGCTTGTCCTTTACAGGCCCCTGGTCCTTCTGCTTCCAGGAGCGATATCCAGCAGAATCGCTGGCCTTCGTCGTCTTGTTCATCTGAGAGAAAGGGCTTGGTTTCATTTCAGACGCGCGATATCAATTATGACTTTCCTTGGATAGCCCGCACATTCAATTTTTGTGCTACTTAAAATTGCTTGATACACCCCTACTAGAAACGGCACAGCATGGTAAATCTTGTCATCGTTGAAAGCCCCGCCAAGTGTTCCAAAATTCAAGGATTCTTGGGACCTGGTTGGATTGTTCAAGCAACCTATGGTCACATTCGCGCCTTACAAGAAGATTTGGACGCAATTGGACTCGAGCGTGATTTTGAACCCACCTACGCATTTCTGAAAGAGAAAGCCAAGTCAATTTCTAGTTTAAAAGAGGCCGCAAAGAAGGCCGACACCATTTATCTCGCAAGTGATGATGACCGTGAAGGAGAAGCCATTGCCTACAGTGTTGCTGTTCTTCTCGGTCTGAATCCCGCAACCACTCCTCGTGCTGTCTTTCATGAAATCACATCCAGTGCGGTGAAACAGGCTGTGGCGAATCCACGACGCATTGATATGAATCGCGTCAATGCCCAGCAAGCACGAAGTGTTCTAGATATGATGGTAGGATTTACGATTTCTCCGCTTCTCTGGAGCTATGTCGGCCCAGCCCTTTCTGCGGGGCGATGCCAGACACCTGCGCTTCGTTTACTGTGTGAGAAAGAAGAGCAGATTGCGAAGTTCAGTGCTGAAACGGTTTGGAAACTCAAGGGAGATTGGCAAACGCAGTCAAACGCATTTGGATTTCCAGGAGCTCTGAAAGATGAGTTAGAAGACAAGGAATCCGCACTGAATTTTCTGGAAAATATTCATGAAGAGACAACTGCGACTGTCTTTACTGCTGAAACAAAAGGGTGGTCTGAATCTTCTCCCAAACCTCTGATTACCAGCACACTTCAGCAAGAAGTCTCGGCTCTCTATTCATGCCCACCCAAAAAGACGATGATGATTGCGCAAAAACTCTATGAGCAAGGTCATATTACTTATATGCGAACGGACCATGCGACCCTTTCAGAGGAAGCAAAAGGCCTCGCAGAAGAGATGGTCACAAGGCTTTATGGAGATACCTATGTGAACAAAACGGAAAAGAAGGTTTCAAAGGGAAAAGAAGCACCTGTTCAAGCTCAGGAAGCACACGAAGCCATTCGTCCTACTCACTTTGACATGGTCATGCTACCGTGTGATGAAAAGTGGGATGATGTCGATAGAAAAATCTACAGACTCATCTGGGCTCGCTCCATTCAGAGTGTTATGGCAGCATCCAAGGGGGATGAGCGGATTGTGACGTTTCTCGCCGATGGAGACCCTGGCGAGTTTCCTTGGGAGAGTAAGTGGCGTCGCACAACCTTCCCAGGATGGCGCCGCGTAGGACTCAGTGCTGTTCAACTGGATGAAACGGAGCTCGCAGCGGAAGCAGATGCGGCTCAAGCAACGTGGATTCAGGCCATTTCGTTACGACAGGGAGACAAGCTTGTTTGGAAGACCCTCGAAGCAGGTCCTGTGACGTCAAAACCTCCCCCCAGATACAATGAGGCAACTCTTGTAAGGGAGCTTGAAAAGAAGGGAATTGGTAGACCCAGCACCTATGCGAGCTTAGTTGGAACTCTTCTTGAGAAGAAATATTCTGAAAAGAAAGATACTCCTGCGACACCGACTGCGGTTGTAAGCTATATTCTCAGTGCTCTAGGTCAATGGCCACCCAAGGAGACTAAGGTAACAAAGCAGATGGGAGCTGAAAAGGATAAGATGGTTCCAACTCCGCTGGGTCAGAATTTACTCAAGTTCTGTCTTCAGGAGTTCAAGGAACTCTTTGAATATGATTTCACTGCGCAGATGGAAACTCGTCTTGACAAAATCGCACAGGGAGGTGAGCCTTGGAAACAAGTCTGTCGCGATACATGGGATTCCTATAAGACTCATTATGCTGAGCTGAAGACAACAAAGAAAGGCTCAAAGGGAGCGGAGCTGAAAGCAGCACGTGTCGCAGAATCAGCGGCAAAAGTGAAGGAATTCGCAGACGGTATCAAGGCTGTGATTGGTCGCAAAGGACCGATTATCCTCAAAGAAGACCCCAATGGGGACAAGGAGAAAACAAAATTCTATGGGTGGCCCCACGGCGTTGACTTTCAGACACTCACGGAAGACCAAGTTCTTCAGTTTATTCAATCAGTGGACCATCCAGCTCCCAGCTCGTGGGGCTCCTTCCAGGGGCAACCGATTGTGATTAAGAAAGGCCCTCATGGACATTACGCACAAGCAGGGAGTTTCAATGTGAAAGTATCGGATGGAGATACTGCAGAAATGCTCCAACAGCGATTTGAAGAAAAGTCAAAAGCCTCACTTCATACACTGGGTGAGTTTGAATTCCGTCAGGGACAGTATGGGCCCTTCATGTATAAGAAGACAACAGGAGGAAAGAAGCCTCAATTTGTGAGTCTTCCCGAAGGGCTTGACCCCAAAAGTTTGACACTTGAGGCAGCAGAGCGTATTTATAGCAATGGACTCCAGCAGAAAAGTAGCCGTGGAGGAAGAGGAGGCCGCGGTGGGAGAGGGCGAGGGAGAGGGCGGGGTAGTGCGTAAAATCTCAAAAGAAAGTAGATGTCTTCCCCTGACGCAACCTCTCCACCACGCTCCCGTTCAAATTCTGATTTATCAGGAGCTCCAATCAGGAAATTCAACAATGGATGGACAAAACAACAAGAAAACCTGATGGCCGAATGGGCTGATAAGGCAGGTTGTTATCGCTGGCTTCACGATAGATGTGAAAAGAAGTATACGATGATGAATATGTGGATAACAATTCCTGTGATTGTTTTAACCACCCTTACGGGAACGGCAAACTTTGCATTAGATGGATTTGTCCCTCCAAATGACGCTGATGCGAAAAAATACGCACAAGCTGGCATTGGAGCGATTTCAATCTTTGCTGGAATCTTAACAACGCTTGGAAATTTTTTACGGTTCGCACAGGGCTCAGAATCGCATCGCGTGGCAGGCATTGCTTGGGGAAAATTTCAACGTCAGATTGCGGTTGAATTAGCGATTGCTCCCAAAGACCGCATTGATTGTATGGATTTCTTAAAAATCTGCCGTGCGGAGTTGGACCGACTGATTGAGCAATCTCCTCCTATCCCAGATGATATCATTGTGGAATTCAAGAAAGAGTTTGAGGACAAACCCCATGTGAAGAAGCCTGAAATCTGTGATGGCATGGAGCACACAAGTATTTTTGACAATCGTGAGAGCATCCTGAAACATATCACTGCGGAAGCAGCCATCACCTTGTTCCATAAAAAGAAGATGCTTCGTGAGGAAGTCATTCCCGACTTGAACAAGTTAATCAAAAAAGAGGTAGACCAACAAGTAAAGGATTTATCAGGAGCGGTGATTGATATTTTTGCGCGAAAGCAGTCCGCGATGGAAGAAGGAACAAGAAGTCGCAGGGATTCATTTGTCACAGCCCTTTCACGCTCAGCAGCGAAATCAGGCAAACATTTAGACGGAAATTGGAGGCGCAAGGAGCGCAGTCTCTCCCCTCCGTCTCGTGAGACTCAAGATGTTGACAATACAACTTCCGATATACACATTGAGATTGTAGGACAAAACGAACGCTTAACTACAGAAACAGTGAATGAGGGTCTCAGTTAACCAAAGCGAGACCGCATCTCTGAGTAAGTCATCGGCACATCTCCTAGCTCCCTGAGGGCCTTCGCCTGTTCATCGAGACTCATGTTGGTTGGGAGAGCGAGGAACTTCTCACGCTTCTGCTCAGGAGTCAGACTTGTGTCAAGCTTGATGTCCTTCGTGCCTGGAGAGATGATATCCAGGAACTCCTTAAAGGTTGGCGCCTGAGGAGGGGGCGTGCCATACGTAAAGAGCATATCCTTGGCATAGGCCTCCCACCCCTTCTTGGCAATGGATTCAATGACACGCATAGTCAATCCATAGGATGCTCCACTGTGTCCAGGATAGCGATTCGAGATAGCGTCATCAATCTCTTGACGCTTTCCAGGAGAAGAAGAGAACATGAAACCCTGGTTTTCAGGGGGCGTATAGCTGCGGAGGAACTCCCATCCACCTTCCACAGACTCAACAGCTTCAAAGGCTGACTGAATCATCTCACGGTCCATCTTGGGGAGATTCAGCCCAGCAAAGTTACCAAAGGCAGGAATTGACTGCTTGGGGAACGGAGGAATACTCATAGAAGACGACATCTGAAGAAAAGGGGTATTGTGCCACCTTTGGAGTGGTGAGTCCCTTCAATTTTACGCAATCAACAGCGGGGCTGGAAGGTTGACTTGACTCCAGAAAGGCTGAGTATCTTGCCAATCATTTCGGTTGTCTTCAAGCAGCCGACGCGTGCTCGGTATAATCTTGCTTCTGCGAGAATAAAGAGCACCGTCCAAGGGATTCGGCTTGAACATCAGATTGTATTCATTGAGAATCCACTCTACCTTATCTGTCCGATGATTCAAGAAGATGTAGGAAATGTTCCTTTCATCTTCTAGAATGTCTTCAAAGCGCTGAGCGATGAATTCCACCAGTCCCCAACAGGGCTCCTGGTGTTGAATGAGATAGTCCAACCCATCCTCACCAATCGCAATCATCTTGTGGGTGAGAGGGAAGCCAAGAGGTGCCCAAGAATTATTGGTTAAAAGAGTAGCATCCCAGGGAAGACCAAACATGCGTCTGTTTGTTGCTCCAATCACAAGCTGAGGTGTCATTGTATACGTAGTCTCTTTGCCATAGACATTCACCTTCATCCCCACAAAGGCAAAGCCATTCAGCGGTGGTAATACAGGAACACGCCACTCTGTAGAGGCGTCTTCCATCGCAACACGGTGCGTATAGATTTCCTTGTCTGCGTAATCCTCAGGGGCATTGGGATTCCAGGGGAATTGATACTTCAAATCTTTCAGAGAAACCATGGTGGAATGTCTAGCTGCCTTCTAGACGTTGCTGCTTTCAATTTTTCCCGCCCCAATAGCATCCTCCTTCAATGGAAGAGGCTCCCCGAGGCGTTTCCGTTACATTGGGCCAGACCCACGCCTCATTCCAGAAGTGCGAAATCACAGAATGAGTGGCCCAACGCTGTCCTTTGATACCAAACAGCACTTGTGTAGCACCTCCCATGACAATCGCAATGACTCCTTGCTTCTTCAACTCAGCTCCAATCAGCATGCCTAATCCACCACACCCAATCAGAGCAATACTTGCTTTGGAAGCGACAACCTTTCTGACAATGTGAGATACAGCAACATCCCAACTTTGAACAGCAGAGGGCCATTCAGCGACTCCTTTGGCTAACGCAGGAGCATACCCTGTTTGAATCGGCACCCATTCAACATTCGCAGGAAGAAGACTTTCTGTCGCAATCGGCCAAATCTCGTCTCGCTTCTCAAGTTGTTGTTCAATTGTCTTTGCAAAGGATGATACAACAGCAACACGTTGACCTGCTAGTAACTGCGTCCATCGCAACTCAGGAGCAACATAATAAGGCTCTAGACTTCTCAAAGGAATACGAGGTGCCAGTGCGTTTGTTGTCGCTAAAAGCCGCTCCTCTTGCTCTTTGACTGGCTCATACCATCCCGCAACAAGCACATCTGAAAGACGAATGGATTCCAAGAGCTGAAACGCCCATTTGTCGACTGAATGTTTATCAGGAGGCCAGATACCCGCATGGAGCTCTAACCGTCTTGTTAAATGACCAGGATACTGTTGATTCGGTGCGGCTTGATACAGACGAAACAAAAGTGTTTCAAGTTCAATTGTTCCATTGCGTCCAATCAGTGCTCCTTCTTGCTTGGCCAGAGCATTTGTTATGACTGCGCGAATTTCTTCAGCACCCGCCTCAATTGCCATTGGTGTCTATCAGTTCTCTTGGTTTAGATTCCTTCTCCAGTATAGAATGAAGACAATACTCAATTTTGTTCTTCTGATTGGAATCCTCTATATTGCCTTTGTGAAAACATCAGAAGGATTCAAGAATCTTGATACGGAAGCAGCCAATGAGCTGAATAAAATCACGCAAAAAGTGTTACCCTACAGGGCAACGTGTATTCGTGGAGCTCAGTGTATAAGTGGGAGATGCCTTGAGACAAACAATGAAGCTACCTATGGATATTGCGCACAACCTATGGCTTAGGCGGAGGTCTGCGAGGAGGACCCAGTTCCCGACGCCATTCAGGAATATCCGCATTCGAACTGCCTATAACATTTCCCTGACCTTGAAAGGCACGAAATCCTGTGGGTGTCTCAAAGTGTTCACGCAGGAGTCCATCAGAAAGGATTGGCTCTGTAGGAACAACTTGGGGAGGCTCAGGAATGAGCGTAGGCGGTCTCGGCGGAGCAATTTGGTCAACAGGCTCTTGGAATTCCACCGCAACCTCTTCTCCATCGCAAAGCACTACATTCGCTGGCTCTGTTTCTGCGATAAACACCTCTACCGCATATCCACCCAGTGCTTCTACTGGAATCTGAAGTGTTGTATGCTCACGAATCACACCCATCGCAGAAAGGGCTCGTTCAAGCTCTTGTTTGATATCTGCGTTATAGAAAGCAGAGTCTATAACGCGGAGAACAATTTTTGTTGCTTCTGGAAAGAATTCTTCATCCATGATGTTGACGACAGCAGACTCTCCTTCTCCACCAAAGTGTCCAGCATCAATCATCCAAAGAGGCAAATAAAGATTTCGTGTGGAGGGATTCTCTTCACCATGGTCAACTTGAACAGGCTGACCTATGGGGGCAATCCAACTGTCAAATCCCTCTGGATGTTCAATGCTGAGAAACTTTCTCCGTGACCCTTCTTGGCGCATAACGTCTTCCCACAGGCTTTTATCTACCTGAATGCTGAAGGTATCAGTATCAGGTGCTGGTGCGTAAGCTTTTGACCAGATACAAATTGGATGAGACATGGTGGTTGCTGGACCTGGGACACCTACCCCATTCAACTTTATCCACCTGGTATAGAAATGTCTCATACAGCAAATACATTTTCACTTGCTCTTCAAAAAACGAAACTGGATGAATTACAAAAACTTGTCTTTCAATTACGATTTATTGAAGTACTGAAAAACTTTGAGAGACGAGCCTTCCGTTTGGCTTGGTTTTTTCATCTTCTCCGTATATTAATCAGCGTTGGCTCTCTTATTGTTCCAGCACTTCTTTCTATCCAATATTCTGATACATCGGCAAACACAAGTATAAAAGAACCACAGAGTTTTGCGTATGAAATCTATTGGGCAACATGGATCATTTCCCTTTTGGTCACAACAAGCAATGGGATTGTAAGTGTCTTTAAAATCGATAAGAAATACTATTTTATTCATACAACGATGGAGCAGTTACGAAGTGAAGGGTGGCAATATCTAGAGCTGAGTGGAAGATATAGTGGATTCCATACACCTGGACTCACTCCTAGTCATGAAAATCAATTTGTCTATTTTTGCCATGCGGTTGAAAAAATTAAAATGCATCAGGTGGAAGAAGAGTATTTCAAGTTAACGGAGTCTCACATCCATAGTAGTTCGGTTGTGGCGAAACAAGATGGGAAACAAGAGCCAAAAGAAAATATACTTGTTCATCCGACACCCCAAGCCTCGTTAGAAGAAATTGCCAAAAATTTACCTCCTGAGCTCCGCAGACAATTGAAATCTATCGGTCTAGTAGATGGTGGCTCTAGCCAACCCGAAACAGAGTCTACTCTTCCAAAGAAAGGCAACACGGCGACAGCGCCCCCGCTGCCAATGTCAACCGACCTGCAAGCGTCTCCCACTCCCGAAAAAGGCCTTTTGCGCAGTCCATCAGACGCGCAAATGCCGTCGCATATCGCCGTCTAGTGGATGGGAACCCAAGTATGAACCCGAGCGATGGAACGCTAAAAAAGAGGTGCGGGAAACTCACAATTGTTTTGCGTATGCCATGAATGTTCATGACCCCAAACAGCTCACTGCGTGTTTTAAGACAAAAGACTGTAATGTTCCGTTCCATCAACCTGGGTCTGCGTCAGGCCACCCACGATTTAGCTCACAGAAACTCAAAACATGTTCAGATATGGTTGGCAGATTGCTAGGAGATAATCCAACCCTCCGTGTCACAAAATTTACGAGTAGATGTCCCGCCCGAACATCAAAAATTGCTCTTGTTGTTGACGCAGATGAAGATTACCACTTTTTTAGACAAGATTCAAATGGAATGTGGTCCCATAAACCTGGGGGCACTCCAGTGACAAATAAAGACGCAGACGGCAGACCTATTTATGATCCGAAACTCGCCAGCCGCAATTACGACGGGAAAGGTTCGAAGTTAAATTATGATATTTTTTGTTCGTATATGTGTGTGCCTCGTGACAGGCCTTTGTATTTAAAGATAGGAGGAAGTCGTAGACGGTTTCTTACACGAAGGAAACGAGTCTGACATATCACTCATACAGAGCATCGAACGCTTCCGAGCGAGACGAGATGAACGCCGAGGTTGGTATTCCTTGACACTCTTCTCAGGAGGACTCTTCCGGAGCCAATACATCATACATAGAAGACTCGTGACGATGACAAGGGGGAGGATGACATTGGAGATGTCTCTCATCGTAATCAGATGCGCTTGAAAGAGAAGACGCTTTCCAAAGCCAAAGACAGACTCCACCGAACTCACTATCAGAGTTGCGCCACGCACAAGGTAATAGACGATGTGAGCAAGGGCACGAGTCAGAATGATGAGTGACTTACTGATATCCTTGAGTGCTTCTAAAACAGCAGGGAATGCGTTGGTCAGACTGATACCCATACTCTGGACAGTCCGAAGACCTGTGAGTGTCGTATTCATCACATATATCAGACTAGACTTCACATGGGGCCAGTAGCGAATCAGTGCTCTCGTAAGAGGCTTTAGCAGGTCTAGCGCAAACTTGAGTGCGGGCCTCCATACTACTTCCGTTAGCTTCAAGACAACCAAAGTAGTATTTACAAGAGTCTGTATCACAGGATTCTCGCTAAATGCGAGAAGACTAGACATCACCAACATGAGTAGCGGCATGTAGGCCATGAGTTCAAAGAGACTGCGATACGTAATCAGATCCATAGTTACTGTTGTTGATATCCATGACGCAACTCATGCGTTCAATTTTTGCCGCGACGTTGTTGTTTGCGAACCTCCAACCACTTCTTTCCAAAGCGAGCCAACCAGGCATTACCAGGGTCATACAGAGCAAGTGCTTCAATACAATCCAATCTATCTTTGGGGTCTGGTGCCAACATTCCACGAAGTGTCGCAAGAACAGCCGTTCGCTTATGTTTGTAGTCTCCCTCCGCAAATTCTGGGAGCACCAACAAGAACTTCAATGTTTCCATAAAAATACATCCAAGAGACCAGCTGTCAAATCCAGGCCAGAAGGTTCTCCAGAGCATAATATAATTCCGTTTGCGGGCATATTCGCTTTTTGTAAAGAACTGTAACAACTCATCACGGCTGGATTCTTTTGACATTCCTAAATATTTTTCCATGTCCTTGAAGATTTCTTTTCCCAATACTGTAAGTTTTACAGCATCTGGAACACTGTATTCTCCTCTGCGTGTCGCATTCATGATTGTAATTTCAGGAGGCTCTGAATTGTGGATTGAGGGGTGAGCCGCATCATATTCAAATCCAAAACGGAGTCTCTTCCAGCGACCATCAATAACAATATCATTAATAAGATTCTTCGGGAACGCCATTCCAAAATCAATAATCCGAATGACTTTGTTTTTGTCCATCAACAGATTTCCAGCATGAAGGTCAAAATGACAGATACCATTGAGAAGCATTAAAGAGCCAGCTTCTAACATATGTTTCATGAACTCAAAGAAATTGAAGTTTTTGGGATAGAGGCTCTGGTCTATGAACAATTCGTAATAGGCTTTGATTCCACCGAAAGGGATGGTAATTTGGCTCATTTGAGTTAAGTCTAAGATTTCTCCATGAACTTTGAAGTCATTACGACACTCTTGAATACCCGGATCTGGTTGTTCTGATTCAGGAGCAAGGTCACAGGATTCCGGTTCAGGTAATAAGAAATAATTTTTCACCAAGGGGAATTTGCGAAGACGATTCGCAACTTGAACTTCTTGTTCAGCGAGCTTTGTCGTGGTAATTTTTCCAACGAGTTTGGTTGAAGGTTGTTTGCCTGATTCGCATAACAGTGGAGGACCAAAGACACATCCATAGGTTCCTGAGCCGATGTAGCGACCACCTTCCATACTACTTCTTCGGAGAATCTTTGTTAGTTCTGTGCGTGCTTTGAATTTGGGAAACACTGGTAGAGATGTTCGGCATCAGTCTTGTTTTAGTAATCTTAATGACATTTGCCGTGGCTGAGCTGCTGTGGCCTCAAAAAGTAAAAGAAGGATTTGAGAACCTAGTGCCTGCTTTGAGCCCACGTGGAGGGTATTTCGCAAAGTTTGTTCCACGCAGAGGTGACATTTCTGAAGGGTCTGAACAAGCTGGATTTAGACAAGATCCTCGCTATTTCTTGGGATACGCAGATGTTCAACGATTGGGATTTGACCATGATTTTTGCCGTATGGTAGAATCCAAATCAGATGAAACAAACAAGTTTTTTGCGTGTGCCCTCGCGGGAACCGAAAACCTTGATAGCATCTCCTTCCGAACACCCACTGTCAGACAAGGATTCCGTTTGTCCCGTGACGACTACATGCGAGATATCGAGGGAAAAGGAAGAGATGCTTATTGTCGTATCTTAAAAGACAAAACGGGCGCATATGAAGCCTTCTGTAATCGGGCCTTGGACCGCGAATTTGACCCCGAGCTTATTCTTGATACACAGCCACCTGCGGAGATTGAAACCTTACTTCATTTTTATGAAGGCTGTGTCTTTTGGTATCGGTTCCGTGATGATATGTTAGACTACGTCAACAATACAAAACTCTTGACTGTAGGTGGATTAAAAGTCAACGAAAAACCAAATCCTCCCATCGCAGAAGGGTTGAAATTTAATGGAATGGACCAATTTGTCAGACTTGGTGACAATGTAGAATTAGAGTTAGGGTCAATTGTTCCTCTTCGCAGCTTGAGAGGACTTATGTTCTGGGTCTACTTTGATGAATTTACAAACAATGCTCATATTGTTGATTTTGGAGATGGTGCTGGAAAGAATAATATTGTGATTGGAATTCTTGGAAGAGGAGATGCGAATATCACAGACGGTGGTATTCTACGCCCACCCTTACTCTGTGGAGAAGATTCTACAATCCCAGAGAAGCCCTCAGGAGCACAACCTTGTCCAGTGATGTCTCCTCAAGAATTACTCAAAACTACCTCGGCAAATATTAATGACTTTGATTGCGCAGGATTTGAAGACACACCCAGACGTCTCCCTCCGTCTCGTGTTCGCGACAAGACAATTGTTGGCCCAAAAAACAAAGCAAGTCTTTTGTATGAAATCTGGGACAATCAACAACGAAAGATGCGCATTGTTATTCCTGGTGTCATTCCCAAAAAGACATGGACACACATCTGTATCACAGCAAAAAGTGAAGATGCGTTCCGCCCCGATATTGGTATCTTTATCAATGGAGAGCTTGCTTTCTTAGAGCCGAGTGGGTTCCTTCCGCAGGCCTCTAGTCTAGCCCAGTGCTATCTTGGAAAAAGCAATTGGACAAATGTAACCTCTCAGTATGAAAATAAAGATGAACTCTTCAAGGGCAGCATCTTTGATATACGAGGCTACAAACAATCCCTGACAGACAAAGTGATTCAGGAATCTGTGGCCTGGGGGAAAGGCAACCTTGGATTGCGAACTTAAATTTGAAGTCAAGGAACCTTGAGTGTCTATCAAAAAAAATGCTAGCTACTTCTGAGTTTACACAAGAGTTCTTTGAGAGTTCTTCCAAAGCGTGGAAGGCAAATAAAGTGCGATATGGACAGGCCATGTATAAATACAAAAAGAATGCGTTCGTGGAGGACAACGAAATGCCACCCCTCAAACAATCACTGGCAAGCAAACGACAGACAGAAAAGGAACTGACCAAACGTGCCGCACTAGATGAGCCTGCTCCTCTGCGAGAACGCCGCTCACCACGCCTTCATACGATTCATATTCAGGAGACCTATGCTCAATGAAAGATACGACGGCGTCTACGCATATCACTCTCATCATTGCTCTCATCCCGACGGCGCATGTAAATATCATTCGTATCATTTGTATCATCGCGCATTACATCGCGATAAATATCTGAGTAACGATAGCGGTGCATACGTCTTAGCTCTGCTATGACTCTATCAATGAAAGGTGCCTTATCATTTTCGCTCATCTGAATCCAGTAATTCCAGAGGCGAGTGGCATACGCATCAACACTGCCATGGCGTAGAGGAGGATCCTGCTCTAGGAAGAACTCGATGCCTTCAACGAGGAAAAGGCCAAAGGCACGTTCATCAATCTCAGTCTGGGAAAACGGATGGCTTGTCATTTAGACTAAGGAAAGGACTATACTGCCCCTTTCAACCTTACCCGTTTCAATTTTTACAAGGTCTAAAAATTGAAAGGTGTTTACCCCCTAGTAGAAGCACCATCATGAGTGACCTTCTAAAGACGCTTGGCGATAATTGGCATGTTCAGCACCCCTACATGGGTCTGATTGAAAAAGTGATTCCCTCCTCTCCGCACGCACTAGCCATTGAAAAGAAGCTTCTTGAAGTTTATGTACAACAACACAATGACTTCAAGATGTATAAAGATATCAATTCAACAACTCTCTTTGATTCTGAGATTGAGGCTGCGCTTGTGAACAAGAAGCGACTTGAAGAAGAGAGGAAGAAGGAGGAGGAGCGCTTCAATAAACAGCTCGAGAAGCTCAAAGAGCTGGACGCTCCTGAAAGCAGCACTGAAGAGGAAAAGGAGGAAGAGGAGGAGGAAGAGGAGGTTGTGGTCAAACACAAAGGAAAAGGCCAACAAGCCTGTCGCCGCACTTTAAAGAAGGAGGCTGTCAGACAGAAGTCCCTGGTATCAAGCATCAAGGCTTCTATGGCAACTTCTCAAGTGCGACTCATGGAGCTCAGTGATGAAATTGAGAAACTGGAGAAGATAAGCGACTATTATACGCATTATCGGAATGCCTCTCGCAACTACATCTTGGGCACAAGGAGGATTGCCCTTGCTTACAGTCAGACGAAGGATGTTACAGCACTCATCAAAGGTCTTGCTGAAGTCATCCCTTATTATGAACACATGATGCGCCGCTATGTTCCATCTGGCTCCTGCCAGGGACAAGCGGAGGGATTGTGTGAGACGCACCTCCTTCCTCTTGGTCTTTTCCGAAACCCTGAGACCGGATTTCGGAACGTGTTGAAGTGCTATGTATCTCCGTAAAGGAAAGTGAATTCCAAAACAAAAAAAACATCTTTTTTTCATGACTGTCACAAAAAAAAGATGCTCCAGGTGGGGATTGAACCCACGACTCTCGCCTCACGCGCATACATGATTGTATAAGAGCGATGCTCTACCAACTGAGCTACTGGAGCAAGATGCCTCTCCTGGGAATCGAACCCAGGACCTTCTGTTTCCATTAAGATGACGTTGACAGGCGTCATCCCCCGCGTTAGCAGGGATGCCTGGACTTACCAGACAATACAAGACAGATGCTCTACCACTGAGCCAGAGAGGCAGGGGCCTCCCCAGCTCGCTTGCGCGAAGCCAGAGAGACAAAAGCTTCTGGTGGGGGTCGAACCCACGATCTTCCGCTCACGTCCGACAGGACAGGCCTATCGGTAGAAGGCGGACGCGATATCCACTTCGCTACAGAAGCAACGACTCAATCCCCAACACCTCTACAGGGTTGACCATCATTCAATTTTGACCACGCTTAAAAATAAGATATCCCAAAAACAGACCATAAAAGTTCTTTGCAATTATATCCAAAATGTTGTAAGAAATATTCTTTTGAACCGATGGCAACATCGCAGCAACGCCATACAGAATCCATACACTAAACATAAACCAAAATAAACCTTGCTGTTGAGGAGTCTTTGACACAAATTGAGTATACAAGATACCAAATGAGCCCAAAAGACCCGCGTATCCTAAGATAGAGGACCAGAGAATAGACATGAGACCCAATTCTTGGAAATATCCAAACATCAACATGAGAGCATTCAAGAAAAACATTAGCCAGACCCAATTTGAGTTTTGTTGAAAGAAAGTCCAAATAGAAAAGGGGTCTTTTTGTGGGCTTTCTTTTCTATCCAAATATCCATAATAGGCGGCCGTAGAGAACAACATTGTTGGAGTTGTCACAAACCAGTCATAATACCGAAACTCTGTAATATCATTTACCTTTGTTAAAATACGCTCGCGATACCATGAATAAAAGATGAGTTCAACAATCTGAACAGCAGTTTCTAGTCCTAAAATCTCTTTCAACGCATAATCCCACTTATCAAGAGGAACCAGAAAGGCAAACACGTTGAAAAGAAGTGTAAGAATTTGAACAAATAAAGAAGCTTCAATTGAAAATTTTATGAGTGCTGACATATTCTTGCTTTAAGGCTTCAAAAAAAATACCGCGTGCGGGGCTCGAACCCGCGACATTCGGCTCTCATGTGTCGTTCTTAAAAGGCCGACGCTCTACCGACTGAGCTAACGCGGTTAAAACCGGTTGATTAGGATTTCGTGCGCAGTTCCCGTCTGCGGAGGTCTTACTTGTATAGGGCGAAGACTGGCCCTACTGCGAGGAGTGGGGTTCGAACCCACGCAGATTGCTCTACGCGAACTTGAGTCGCGCGCCTTAACCACTCGGCCATCCTCGCTTTTGTATCAGACTCCAGTAAATTCAATATAATGTTAGTTTGCTGTATGGAGTCTTAGCAGGCAAGAAAGCCTGATTGGTTTGGAGGGGCACCGCGATTCAATTTTGGCCCTGCCTTTTTGTGTTCTGATTCTCATAGAATCAGAATTCAAAGAGGGTTGCGCTAAGGACCCAGGTTACTACCCTTGAATTATTCGCGCAAAAAAGGTCTTACTGGGAATCGAACCCAGGCTTCGGGAGAATTATTGTTCAATCAGAATCCCACGTCGTAACCACTTGACTATAAGACCAACTAGCATCTGTTCGTTTCGATCGAACGGCCTCCTGGTTATGAGCCAGGCGCGCTTCCTCTGCGCTAAGATGCTACCTACACAAAGGAAGACTTTTTTAAGCTGTTTACGCAGATACCGATACCGGGACTCGAACCCGGGCCAACGCTGTGCCGTGTGTGCCACGCCACAAATGGCGGACAGCATGAAAGAGCGCTATCCTAACCCCTAGACCATATCGGTTGAAAAAAAGGTTTTGATGAGACCTTCAACTCAATTGCGAAGAGTGGGGTTCGAACCCACGAAGCTTGCGCCAACAGATCTTAAGCCTGTCGCCTTAACCACTCGGCCATCTTCGCTTTTGTTACAGGATTCATTGTATTCCTAATGTTTTTGTTTGCTGGAAGAATCCTTCATTTGGTGCTACTCGGGTTCGAACCGAGGTTCTGGGTGTGCATCATTGACGAGACAAGCTGTCACGGAAATCAAAGACCCATGTCCTGACCAACTAGACTATAGCACCACGAGGCTTACCGCCTATATAGAGGGTGTGACATCTGTTTAGGTCATTTTGTTTCAATTTTTCAGAACTGGTAGGGGAGTGTGACAAGTTGCATGAGACTCCTCACAGCCTTAAAGGTAGACCTCTCACGATGCCCACGGAAGATGGCCTGAATCTTGCGAGCCGCAACCTCCTGTGACGTCTCCTGCTCAACTTCAAGCTCGTTCATCGGTCCAAAGAGGTTGCGGACACCCTCCATCGCCAACTCATGAGAGGTGATGATAATCCAGCGACCCGTCCCAAGGCGCTCCCAACGAAGGTCCTGAAACTCCTCCTCATCGGGCATATCGGTGGCCGCCTCGGACTCAGCATCCGCGTAGGTCTCATCGTCCTCCTCCTCTACCTCGGCCATCTCCACAACAGAGCAGCGGTCCATCTCGCAGCCCCCGCTGCGGCAGCACGGGCATGTCTGCGCCATGTCGTCATTAATCTGCTTGGTAAACCAGCTGTCAATACAGCGGAAGTGGAAGGAGTGCTCGCATGAGAGCGTCGTAGAGCCCGTCGCCTTGGTGATAGCCTCCATACAGATTGAGCAGTCCATTTTGATTTGTTCTTGGTATTGTTGTTGTGTTAGAAAGGTATTGTGAAAGGTGCTTTTCCTTTCAGCCACAAAGCCATTCAATTTTTCCGTTTTTTCTTCATGACGACAGGAACCGATTCAAAGACAGGCTCCAGATAACTACGAAGCACATGAGAGACCCCTTGAACTAGAGCAGGAGGAACCGCATTTCCAATTTGAACCACTTGCTCTTTCTGAGTCCCAACAATACTGTAGTCTGCTGGAAAGCCTTGAATCTGTTTCAGCTCTTGCGGTAAATAGGTGCGCACATACCGCTTTCCATCTGTGTGCTTGAGTCCAACAAGAAGACGAGGCTGGTGGTCGTATGTACAGATAATTGTTTTTGAGGGTTTGTCGAGGTCTGCTACTTCAGAGTGAACAGGACTGACTCGCTTAGAGCAGCTCAGAAGCTTTTCAGAGGCCTTGAGCTTTACGAACGGATGCGGGGCACCAGTAACAGATTCAGTTGTCTCAATCGCATACGTATTAAAGTCTTCGGGTGTCTCGTCTGATGTTAACTCATACGAGCCTTCCATACTGGTTACAACAAAGCTTCGGAGAAGAGGCATTGTTTGCTGCGCACCCCAGCTTGCCACAGACGCCCAGAAACTTCTCGGGTCAAAGGTGGGAAACTTTGTGACATCCCATCCAATCAGAAGAAGACGCTTTCTCTTTTGGGGGACTCCATAGTCTACTGCCTCTAAGACGTGATGCGTTGTCTCATATCCAATATCTTTGAAGGCCTTCTTAATGAGGTCCAACATCAAAGGGTCATCTTCCTTCGGACCACTTTTCATACTCGTCAAGCCAGGAACATTCTCTCCAATGATAAAGTCTGGCTTGGTCACCTTGGCGACCCGCACGAAATGATTATACATCTGATTGCGTGGGTCAGAGACCTTTTTCTTGCCTGCCTTGCTGAAGCCCTGGCACGGAAACCCCGCAAAGACTAGATTTGTCTTTCCTTTATAAGGTTCAAACACAGAATCAGGCACCTTTGTAATATCGGTCGCTTTGGACACAGGGTCTGCGAGAAGTGCTGACTCAGGAAAGTTGGCCAAGTGACTCTGAATCGCAGCCTTCTTGAATTCATTGAAGGCCACGACTTTGAATCCAGAACGCGTCAGACCAAGTGTATCACCGCCACATCCTGAAAATAAAGAAATCGCTGTCAGAGGTTGATTCATCTACTTCTGATAGAGTGTCAATAAGGTTTAAGCAATAAGACCAGCAATTGAGCGCTTCAGAGCTTTCCATATCCCAGGTTCACGTGTTGCGTGACCAGCCTTCGGAATCAGAAACAGCTTGGCGTGAGGAATTGCCTCTTTTAGAAGTAAAGCAGAAGAGGCTGGACATATCATGTCGTATCGGCCATGAACAAGAAGAACAGGAACTTTTATTTGTCTCGCTACGTCTAACAAGAGTTGCGTGGTTATCCAGCCATTGTGCTTGAAATAGTAAGCCTCTAAGAGAGCAGACTCTTCATCGGATTTCGGGTCAGCTTTGAAGGGCTGAGGAGTTAAATACGATAAGTCGTGCTCGTATTTGGACCAGGCTCTCGCAGCAGCTTTGCGGGTCTTTTTTGATTTGAGAAGTTTCATGTAAGGTCCTATGAGCTTTCGTGTATCTTTCCGCAGCATCTGCGTAACATTCTCCCAGGCTTTTGGAAACACTTCAGAGGCGTGGCCCTTTTCATACATCCACTTGTTTTCTTCATCCGTAAACAAACAGACTCCACGAAGAATAAAAGCTGTCACTCTCTCTCCATACTTTGACGCATAGGCAAGGGCAAGTGTTGTTCCCCAAGACCCTCCATAAATAGCCCACGAATCAACGTCTAGATGCTTTCGCAGCGTCTCCATATCGTCCACAAGATACCACGTAGTATTGTTCTTTAGCTCGAGTCTTGGTGTTGACTTTCCACAGCCTCTTTGGTCGTATTGAATGACAAACCACTTCTTCAAATTAAAAAGACCTAGAATTTGGGGCATCATTCCACCACCAGGGCCCCCATGTAAGATAACAATGGGTCTTCCCTTGGGATTTCCATGTTTCTCATAATACATTGTATGTCCTTCTCCAACATCTAGCATCGGCATGATGCTTCTCTAAAAAAGGTTTTTTTCTTTTGGTTTGGGGTTTTGTCTTTTTTTCTTTTGTTTTTGTTTTTTGCTTTTGTGTTTACTCAGAGTCGTCGTCCGCGCAGCCGCAGAAGCAGCGATTCACTGCAGAAGCAGGAGCCGTCTCCAGAGGCGGCATGTCCGAGTAGTCGTCCTCCTTGAGGATAGGAGACAGAGGCAGAGGATCCACAATGCGGAGCGCCTCGTGACCCACGCCGCGGGTGTTGGCCTCGTAGCGGAGGAGCTTCTGGCCCTGATAGGCGCGGTCGGCCTGCTTCTTGGCGACAGAGAGAAGCTTGGTAATCTGAGCCTTAGAGACGCCGAAGGGGTAGTAGCGCACGGAGAGCGTCTTCTTGTAGACGCGGTAGCCGAACTCGCTGTCGTCTCCTGCGCCCTCCACGGGCTCCGAGGTGTAGATGGGAAAGAAGTTCGGGCCCAGAGCAAGGGACAGACGCTCGGCCAGGTCGGAGTTGCGGAAGATGCGGTCCACCTTGACGGGGTAGTGGGCCCAGTAGCTCTCGTCCTCCTCGGGGTTCCACCGAGAGAAGTAACTCGTCTCTGCGCCGAACATGCTCTCCCACCCCATGTCCTCAATGTAAAGACGGCGGCGGCGCTGCTCGAAGCCATTGTCGCTCTTCTGCTCGGGGGTCATGTCGGCGAAGCGGCGCGTGTAGTCCGAGAGCGACTCGTTGTAGATGACGGTCTTCCAGGAGAAGAGGTCTGCGTAGAAGGAGCTGCCCTTAGAGTCGCGGAGCTGCTTGAGGATTGAGTCCTTGCGCTCTACCAGCATCTCCTTGAGCTCAAGCTCCAAGAGGTCGGCGTAGGGCTCCATCTTCGTGCGCTGCTCTTCGCGCCTGTAAGCCTTGAAGAGCTCCACAAGCTCCCCCACGCCAGGGTTGGCGAGAGTGGGAAGGAGCGCATCGTTCTGAAGGCACTGAAAGAGAGCCGTCTCCGAGGGAGAGAGAGTGAAAGGGAGGAAAGAGTCCATGGTTGCTTGTTGGAGTGAGAGAGGAAGTGTGTTAGAGGGAGGGCAGGTGGAGGCGTTCAAATTTACAAGACACAGAGCATGCCTTCACGCTCTTCAATTCCTCTGGACCACAAAAAAAGTTTTTTTTGTTTGGTTTTGGGGTTTTGTTCTTTTTTTCTTTTGGTTTGGGGTTTTGTTCTTTTTTTCTTTTGGTTTGGGGTTTTGTTCTTTTTTTTTTTGGGTTTTGGGTTTGTGTGTGGCAGAGCGCTTATTCCTCGTCAGTGAAGACGAGCTCGTCTGACGGCTCGGGCTTTGAGCTGTCAATGTGAGGCTTGGGCGTGCGGCTGAAGATGCCCGCCCAGTCGCCCTGAGAGCCGTCCGTCAGACGGTGGTAGCAGTGGCCGTTCTGGAGGTTGACCCAGTAAGCAGAGCCAGAGAGCATGACGCGCTGGAAGCCCTCCAGAGGGCTCACCGAGGACGGCGGAGAGGGAGGCAGAGGCATCTTGGCCGCAGCGGCCGCGCCGCCTGCGGCAGCAGCAGGAGCAGCAGAGCTCTTGGCCTCCTTCTTGGCCTCCTTCTTGGCCTCGCGCTTGGCCTTGGCCTCTGCGACCTCCTCGGGGCTCATCTCAGAGAACTTCTTGGGGCCGCGCTTCTTCTTCTCCGAAGAGGAGACGCTGGCAGGGGCAGACTCGGCATCAGACACAGAGGCAGGCGCCTCCTCCTCGGCAGGGGCAGGAGCCTCGGTGGCCTTCTTGGCCGCCTTGCCCGCCTTCATCTTGGCGATGCGCTCGGCCTTCTGCTCCTCAGAGAGACCCGCCCACGGGTTCTTGCGCTCCTTCTTGGCAGGGGCAACCTCCTCCTCCGCCTCAGAAGCGACAGAGGGAGCGGAGCTCTTGGCCTTCTGCTTGGAGACCTCGGGGGCAGACCAGGCCGCGCGGCGCGCCAAGATGTCGCTCTCAGACCAAGAGGAGAAGTCAGCGTTCTCCTCCTTCAGAGAGGCGCAGAACTGGACGCACTCGGTGCCGAGGCTCTTGCCCTCAAAGCCCGCCTCGCGCAGAGTCTGGCGCACACGGTCTGCGAAGAGGCGCCACGCCGTGGGCGCACGGGGCTCAGAGTCAGCGCTCTTAGGCTTGGTCTTGCGCTCCTTCTTGGGGGCAGGGGCCGCAGAGGGCTTCACAGAGACGAGCCCCTCCAGAGTAGAGATGCGGCCGTTCAGAGTCTTCATCTCAGCCAGGAGCTGAGAGAGCACGGAAGAGACGTTAGTGGAAGACATTTTTGTTGAAGAGTTGGATAGTTGAGGAAAGTATGCCAGACTCTACCCCCAGTTTCTCATTCAATTTTACTTTGAAATTGAATTCTGCCAGAGAAGCTAAAACTGCTATAATTCAATCTGGATTGAAAATTGAAAGACAGAGGATTTAGGCCTAGGAAAAGAGCATTCAATTTCAGTGTAAAATTGAATTTGCGGCTGTAGCCTCTGTCTAGCACACCTCTCTTCAGCCATCTAACCTCCAGACAAAATGACGTCTCTTACTGCCTCTGAGTCCTTCACCCCTCTGCCCTACGTGGCTCTGGCGCATAGCTATAATAGCCGAGGCGAGCTGGGCTTCATGGTGAACCCCAGCGCCTGCTCTTGTACCACCTGCGTGGACTACGTGGGCGCCCAGCGCTCTGCCTCACCCGCCCCTCGGCCTCTGGCCACTCTGCCGCCCCCCCAGCACTCGTTGACGGACACAGGCTCTGGGTTCTGGGCGCGCTTTGGGCCGCGCTCCAGCACAGATGTTGAGTTCTCTCTGGCCCACTTCAACACCCTCCCTCCTGGCGCCCCCTCTCCCGCTCTGGCGCGCTCGTCTTCTGTGGTAGAGGAGACCCTGGAGGACTTCCAGGAGCGGACTCTGGAGAGCCTCCGCAGGCTCCGCGCCCATCTCCAGGAGCGCCAGGACGTCCTCTACGACGAAGAGCACCGCTCTCACGATGAGATGGCCGCGGCGGACACCGAGTGGGAGGAGCTAGACCGCAAGATGACCGCCATCGACGCCCTCTTGGAGGCCTTTGAGTCCCAGTGAGAGCAGCAGACCAAAAAAAACCCAAAGACAAAAAGACAAAACCAAAAGACAAAAACTTTTTTTTGTAAAATTGAAGGCGGGTAGACATCAAAAGGCATCACCTTTCTTTGCCACTTCCAAGCCCCAACCACCATGGAGATTACCTTCACCACTCTTGAGCAGAAGCTGCTACAGCAGGACCAGAGTGACATCAACATCTGTGGTCTGCCGTGCCTTGGTGATTGCCACACCTGTGTCCAGTCCAACGCAGACCTGAGCGCCTTCTATGGCCTCGCGTCTGCCACAGAGGTCCAGGTGATGGCCTACGCAGGTGACGAGGAGTCTGAGGACCGCGCCCTAGAAGAGGCGAGAGCGATGGACCAGATTGAGGAGGCTCAGCGCTCGGGTGAGGCCTACGACTATGAGGAAGAGGAGTATCACGGATTCAACTGCCACTGCGACACCTGTCTGAGCTACGAGGACGAGCGCGATAGCTATGACGACGGCTACGGTCTGGACTGGAACGAGAGCGGCTACTTCGATTAACCCCAAACCAAAAACCAAAAAAAAAGAACAAACCAAAAAGAAAAACCTTTTTTTGGAGGCAAAAATTGAAAGACAATCCTCAAGCCCACTCATCAGCTTTTTTTCAATTCCAAGATGTCCCAGGTATATCTTCACGCGTTCTGTGAGGGTTGTGGGGTGGAGGTTGACTCTTCCTCCTACCCAGAGAAATCCTCTCTCTGTCTTCCCTGTGAAGAAGAGAGACAAGCGGCAGTAAAATTGAACACGATTACCCCTCACTATCTAGCACTTTCTCCTCAAGCTTCCAACACCATGTCTTCTAGTCTGAATATTACTCCTGACCAAATCAAGTTGCATCGTTCTATCCGCAAGACTGCGGGTCTTGTAGGCTGTAAGAATGGCGCAGATTATCCATCACAGTCTCTCAAGGGCATCTCCTGGCGTCCAGCAGACCCAATGAACCCCAGCTGCTTCTGCCACGATTGCCGCGAAACGTGGGACCCCGAGGCCTCAATTGACCTTCAGCTCTTGAACGATGGACATAAGAGGGCGGTCGCAACTTACGCGTCCCTCCTCCCTGCTGAGCAACAGCCTTACCGCAGCAATAGTGTGGAGATGCTCCCCCCTCGCTCGATGACACATCATTCCGAGCCATATTCTCGTCCCCCTCCTATCTACATCCCTCTTCGGCGTGACGTCCTGAATGAGGTGCCAAACGAGCGCCTCAAGAGGGACCTCGCTGAGCTTCGCGGTCATCTTCAGAGCGAGCTGGTGCGAGTGATGGACAAGAAGCGGATTGCCGCTTTCAGCGAGGAGTCGCATCGCTCTGAGTTCTTCCATTATGTTGATGAGGAAGAGCACAAGATATGGAAGAAGCTGGAGGCCGTTGAGCTGCTCTTGAAGGATCATTAAAAAACCAAAAAAACAAAAACAAAAAGAAAAAAAACAAAAAAAACCTTTTTTTTGGAAATTTGAAGCCTGTATGCGTAGTATGTTTCACACACTACCCAACCTTTTCAAAATGCCCGAAGTTCAAACGCACGGTTTCCAGTGGGAACGCAACCTCATCTTGGAGGTCTATGGCGCCTCAGACTCTGAGCTCAAGTCCATCAAGTATACCAACAAGATGGATTTGCCTGCCAAGCTCAATCATCTGGACAAGGTGAATCTCTCAATAAAAACATCGTGCGCGGACAATACTGTTTGTATGGCTGACTGCTTGCGCATCTATGATGCTGTAAGCAAGGAAGAGCCCCTTCACATGACGGTGGTCCATTACAATCAGAACGATGAAACAAACATGAAAAAACTCAAGAGTGTGGTGGAGGTGGACCTGACGAAGTCCAAGGAGGCTCTCTTTGGAACGCTGACGCGTGAGGAGATTGAGCGTCTCGACAAGCTCGTGAAGAGTGTTCCGCAGAAGCGCAGTCCAACAAAAGAAGAGCATGGCGCACTCTATGCGCTCCAAGCCGAGCTTCAAAAGAAGTCAGGAGCCATCTATATGAATATCAAGTGTAACTCGCAGCAGAGTCGCCTTCAGTGCTCCTTCAACAAGTTCCAACAGTTCTTGGAGACCCATAAGGAGCGCATCATTGCGCAAACAAAAACCGCAGAGTTCCGCGGAAAAAAAATTCTGGACGAAATTCCATCTGGTCGTCGCGTGTTTAAGAAGAAGTCTCTTGAAGAATCCGATTAAGAACCTCCGCAATCTCCGATTTGGATAGACTTCTAGGCCCCACGGTATTGCTGGGGAAGATGTGTTGGTTCATCGCATCAACAATTTTTTTTACATGCGGTTTGTATTCGTCTTCGACTTGAATGTAATAATGGTATTGGGGATTAAATTCTTCTTTCTGCCCAGTGCTACATTTGCCTGCTAGACCCCCTACACGCTTACATGCAAAGTCAAACACAGACTCTCGCTTGACAAAGGCAAACCCTTCTTCTTGAGTGGCTTCATCAACAGGACGAGGTGTTGACCGCTTTTCCCAGATTTGAAAGACGCAAGGCACATCATACGAGGTCCCATTCACTTCAAAGGAGTCCTTGGGCAGACTCACTGAAGAGATACAATGAAAGGCAAGAGGGAAGGCACGAGACATGCTTGGTTTCACGAAGGACCGAGGAAGAATAAAGGCAATGATATCAGCGTAGAGGGCCGCGTGCTGAATAAACTTTTTTACCAACGAACCTTGACGACCAAAGGGTGGGTTTCCAAAGAAGATACGAGGTTTGCTTGTGACAGGGGACCATTGAAGAAAATCCCCTTTGACAATGGATGGTTCTCTCGGGTCAATGTCAATACCGACTTTGTCAATGGTGGAAGGCAGAGACTTCAGAAAGACACCATTGCCAGCAGAAGGCTCAATCCATTGAAACGAAGCACTTGTAGGAACTTCAGCCACGATAGACTCAATACAGTGCTTCGCAATCGACTCTTTTGTATAATATTGGTCCTTTGTGTTGGTTCGGAATTTGCCAGTGTCTTGGGCCATGGTGTACAACCTCTGATGTACCGGTGAGGTTCAAATTTTAGATTGGGAAAAATTGAACAGCTCCACCCCATGGAACTCCACCAAACCTTTTGTCTTCAGATGTCATCTTTCAAGTTCACAATTACCCTCGAGTCGGACTTCAACACGCAGGAGCTGGCAGATTTCTTCACAGCCCTGGCTCACTCCGAGCGCGGAAATGGGCAGCCTCTCTTCCGCATCCTTCATCCTGAAACTCCTCCACCCACTCCTGCTCCCATGAGAAGTGGTTCTGTGGATACGACGCTTCTACCTACAGCACCAGCTCCTACTGCTACTCCTGCTCCTACTCTAGCAACTGTCCCTCCTACCCGCAATATCCAGTGGCAGCACTGTAACATCACGCTAGTCGCAGAAGACCAGGTAGATACCCTCTATCGCCAGATTCTAAACTGCGAGATTGTCTCTCCTTCTCCTTCTATTCACTGGAATGGACCCAAGCATAGTCCTCGCGCCCAGCACAATCAGCGCATTCTCAATGCGCTTCGCAACGCAGCCAATCGCACTCTCTCCTATCAGATGATTGCTTCGCAAGCAGGTATTCCTGAGAACGACAAGCTCAAGTCCTATCTCCGTGAGCTTGAGAAGCAGGGATTCTTTACGGTTGCCCGTGTGCGCTAAGCAGGGTAAAATTGAACTACTCCAACCCGAAATGAAAAACCAACTTTTGTTGGATGTCCGAGCCTACTGAATTACCGCCGCCGCCTCTCTCAATTCGTCGCCAGATTGCTACAGGTGTTGTATCACCCATTACACTCTCTCGTGAAGAAAGCACTGCCAGTAGTCGCAGTGATATACGGCACCCAGATGAAATTATGCGAGAGCGTCTCCTTACCTATAAGACCTATCTAGAGCATGAGATTCAATTTACTGAAACTGAAATTCGTGCCCTCATTGAACGGCCACCCTCCCTGGACCCTGTCCAGCAAGCAAGCTTTGAACAACTGCGTGACAATCTGAAGGTTCGTTATAATAGTCTAAGTGCCAAGCTCCCTCGTGTGCTCGCATTACTTGAAGTGATGGTCTAGACATGTCGTCAATGGTGTTCAGGCTTTCTGGAGAAATGTTTTCCAAAGATGAGCCATTGTCGATTGAACATACTCTTCAATCCCTGGCTCAATACCACCGCCACGATATTCAGCCAACGTTAGTGCCTCTCCTACCTGTTTTTGCTTGAATTGCTTTCGTGTCAGTCCATAGCGACGAGCACCTCCGCGTCCTCGGCTCATTGTGCGACCACGAGAGGAAGGAGGACCACCTCGTTGAGAGCCACGTCCTCTCGCAGCCTCTCGCTCTGCTTTTTTCTTGGCAATAAAGTCTAAGGATTCTTGAATCTTGAGTTTGGCTTGTGTAGCACGTCTCAAGGCTTCTTCAGAACCACGAGGGTCATTGCGGGCTTTTCGCTCTGCCAAGTTTTTCTGGAAGACTTCTGTGGCGGACCAAATGTAGGGAATGACTTTGGAAGGCAACCTCATCTCTAATTCCTTGAATTGACTATAGAGTTCATCGGGTCTTTCAAATATGAATGCGCGAGACATCACAACAGACCCATCAATATAGGTATCAGGTTTCATGAATTTTGTCTTGTCAAATGTTCTGTATTTGATTTTGTATTCAAGTGCCTTCTCCCTTTCAGCTGGAGTATTCAGTTCCATACACAAAGTATCATACTCAACAACCTCTCTTGTAAGAGGGTCAATGATTTGTGCTTTCAGAGCATCCATCACATAAAAGCCAGTTCGTGTATCATACTTTATCTTTCCAAGACCTAGTCCAGGGATAGTGACTCCCTTGGACATGAGTTTTTCCATATACTCGGCTTGAAACGTATCAATGGCTCGTCTTGAAACAGCACCAGGAGCAGCAGATGTAGAATAGGCAGGCAAATCTCCTGATTTGAAGTCACCTGTAAACGCTTCTAGGATTCCTCGTTCTGTAATACACGCAATTGGCAAATAGTTGAATTTATCACTCATTTCTGCGATGGCATCCGCAGCATCTTCTTCTGTTCTGGCTTCTGTATACTGATTTTCCTTTCCTGGATGAGGACTCCAGGGATACAACACAAGTTCAGGAAAGCCTCTGTGCTTCGTCTTGTCTTTATAAGTGGATGTTAACAAATCCACACCTTGTCCAGGTAATCTGGATTCCAAATCCATGATGTATTTCCCCATGGTTGTCTCTTTTCCGTGAAGACCCTCTTTGAAGTTATCCAACGAATCATAATCGGCAATGGCCATCCACCCTGAGACTTTCTTCTCACGAGCAAAGTCTGGATGAATACAATTGTCCCAGGCTTTCATTTCCTTCTCCCGTTTCGCTTCAATCGATGTATCATTGTCGATACATGTATAATCAAACTTGTCGCAACGCTGAATGGGAGCCGTTCCATCAAATGCCTTGATTTCTTTTCCACCACGTGTCCAATCAGATGGGCTAATCATGTTGACCAAACGAAGGTTTCTTACAGTTTGACAAACAAGAATCGCATTGAACCATTCTCCAACCGTGTGCGCACCAAAGGGGACAAACGGGTTTGTATAAAAGAATGTATTATGAGTGGGTGTCATACAGAATCTATCTCCTTTTGGATTGCCCAGCCAATCTCGCACAAACATACGAGGGTCTTCATCTCGCTTTGGATTCGGAAGCTGAATTCCACGGAACAAAAGAGTTCCCGCAGGGATTTCGACAAAGGGAACGTCTACGGAACCAGCCGTTCCATTCGCTTTCGTATAGTTGATTCTTTCTGAATACAAGTCCAGGCGATTGATTGGGGACTCCATCTATTCTGGGTGTGTAAAAATTGAAGATAAACGGACGCCCTATAGAAGTAAAGGAATGGCTCTTCTTCATTGGCTACGAAATCTCTTCGTTACCCCAATCACACATGTGAACGTTGTTCTCTATGAAAATGGTAAAGAAAAAGATATCTCAGTGTATGATACGAGTCGTCATAGTGATTTAATTGCTAGTATCAATATGCTCTGGAAGGTTCCCGAGAACTCTCCTTGCTCATTTGAGACAGAAATCGTAGAGCAACGTTACTGCTTCCAGCGACCCATTGTGAAGATGCGCGTAACTTGCTATAGAGAAGATGTCTTCAAAAATGGATTCAAAGAAAAGTCAGCAATCCCTTTGAGATATCGCAAGAAGATGATTGGCAAGACCCATAGTATTTATCCTGTGGGATTTGGGAAACAGCCATGGTTCAAAGATATGGCTGTGCGATTTCGCATCGACGACTAATCCAGAAGTCTTTACCGAACTATGCGGGAACCCAGGAGTGAGTCTGCTCACAGCAAAAGAATCTCTCAAACTGGCGTAGACATGCGAGTCCAGTTTGCCAGTGATTTACATTTGAATTCGTGGGCGGGCTCAAGTAACTATGAAATCCCGTTTGAAAAAATCATTGAGCCTGTTGCAAAGACATTAGTTTTATGTGGAGATATTGGTCATCCCGATTCAATTGTGCTCAGAACCTTCTTGAAATGGTGTTCAAAACGGTGGGATTTAATTTTTTGGATTCCTGGTCACCATGAAATGACCGATGTCTGGCATCTCAAAATCAAAACCTTTGATGAAAACCTGAATCATATGCGTCTTGTTGTGTCCCAATTTCCAAACATTCAAGTCTTGTGCCGTGATACGTTTGTCACAGACGATGGATTTTTATTCCTCGCATGTCCCTTATGGGCACGGCTAACAGCCATGAGTGAGGAGATGTCCAAAGACCCTGTTTGCCGCGATATTACCAAACAGTTTGAGGAAGACTTGTTATGGCTCACAAACCAAATTAAGAAATCAGAATTACCCATTATCATTGCGACGCATTATCCTCCAACGTATACAATGTTCTCAACGCAGTTCGTCAATAAGCCTCAATCAGTTCCCTTTGCGTTAGAATCTGAATTTTTACTGATGCCTCCAGTCCATGCGTGGATGTGTGGATATCTTCATAAATCGGTTACACTTCAAAAACCGTGGGCCGACCCTGAAGGAAATTCAGGTCATGTGCTGATTGTATGTAATGCGCGTGGATATCCTGACGATGCTTGGACAGGGTATCGCACGGAAGCAGTGTTGCGGTTAGAGAATACTCATCAAGATTTGTCAAACAAACCTAGAGCAGCACCCTTCCTCAAGTAGTCTCTAATTCAAACGTAAGCGGAACACAACAGGGATGTGGTCACTGTAATTGACTGTGTAATGATATAAAGAGTCTACCTTTTCAAACTTCTGCTTATCCTGAAAGGTTCGTAAACATGAATCCAGACGCTCCCCTGTATCTTTATAGGTCCAGCGGTGACCCTTCTCCAAACATTCAAAATACATGAATTCCTCTGTATTAAAATCGCCTAAGACAATCGGACATGACAAATGGCGAACCGTTTGATATAACTGTTTTTCTTGTTTGAGACGCGTTTCATTATAACGAAGTCTTATGAGGGGTAGTTCTGTCATGTCTGATTGGAAATGCGTGTTGACGATTTGAAATACTTTGCCTTCTTTCATACATTGAAGCACCATAAACCCTTTTCTTACAAATGTATCTACGCCTTTTGACAAAATAAACGTGTGGCCTTCTAACTCATCTACAACTTCAATTGTGTTTTTGACTAGGATACATAAACCCGATCCAGAATGAAATCTCTGTGTCCATTGACCGAGTCTATGAATATTCGAATACGGAAAATAGCACGTCCAAGACTTGCTTTCCGCACACATTTCCTTAATTAAAGCCTGATGCTCCTTGGACCACACTTCTTGAAGACACATGGCTTCTGCACCGGATTGAACAAAGATCCACAAGAGAATACTGCGGAGATGTTTCGACCCCCAAGGCATACCAAAGACATTATAGGTTCCAACAGTGAGTAGCATATCTCCTACTCAATTCCTTCCATGAGATTTTTTGTAAGAGAACGCTCAAACCCACGAATCGCTTTTTCAAAATTTGGGCTTGGTAAAAAAGCAATGGGTCGTTTATTGCGTATATACGCCTTGGATTGGTCAGCACTCATGCGATACATCGCCATCAAAAACATAGCTGTGATGGCCGGAGAGCGCTGCATGCCCGCATGGCAGTGAATCAAAATAGCGCGTCCATCTTTGTATTCCTTTATTAATTTGTAAACAATCTCATAGGCCCATAATTCTAGATTGCGAATTTCTTCTTCCTGTAAATTGTCATCTACAGGCACACGGTAACGTCTCCGAATGGATGCGTGAAATGGCGCATCTTTGGTAGCATTAAAGACAACTTGAATTCCTGTGTTTTTCAGAAACACCTCATCGTGCGCAGCCTTCAAGTTGCCCAACCAGACATTCGGAATAATTTGGTCGGCATTATTTGAAGGGGGCAATCCTAAATTCATCTATCTACTTTGTTTCACAAAACATCTAGATAGATGAAAGCCGCAGGCCGGGTAGAATTTCTGTAAGAGCGTCTTGTCTAAACCCATGGCAAAAAGGAAGGGAAGAATGAAGTGTACTTTGCGGGAATGGCAACAGAAACAAAAACCTCTTTCTGAGCTCATAGTTCAAGCGTCCGCAATGGATGGCTCTGATTCTTGGCAGGTGTGGCCTATAGGAATGGGAGCAGACTTCCTTGCGTATAAAGATGTCTTTCAAAAAACGCAATCTGGTTCTCACTCAAAACCAGTCCTTTGCTGTTTTATCGCAGGGTCCGATTTAGCACGAAGACCACGAGGGATGAACCGAAACAGTATTGAGTCCGCATTGACACAAAAAGGTATTTTTAATTTACCCTTTGTTCGGAAAGAAGCCTACTGGAGAGCTTTGCTAGACCATAAATTTATTATTAGCCCTGAAGGAAATGGAATTGACTGTCATCGTCACTATGAAGCCCTGTTGGCAGGATGTATACCCATCGTGGAAGACCACCCTTGGATACGTGAGAAATACGCAGGGTGTCCAATTCTTTATACAAAGAACTATATGGATATCAAGCAATCGTATTTACAAAAAAAATATGAAGAAATGCTTGACCAAGTCTATGATTTTTCGTGTTTGTTTTTGTCTCATTACACAGAAGACCAGCAGAAACAAATCAAAACCTGCGGAAATTATTGGTTGAAGAAGCTCACAGGTCAAGAATATTATCTAGAACCTGTTTCCTAAGAGAAAAGCCTCGCGAAAGTTGAAGCATGAAAAGGAGATGTAGAAGGTAGAATGAACATTCAATACATCAGTGATATTCATTTAGAGTTCCATGACAAACATAATACGGGTGCTCTACAGCCTGAAATGTTTGTTACACCTGTCGCACCGTATTTAGTTCTGGCTGGAGATATCGGCATCCCCGACCTCATGAGTTATCCAGTGTTTCTCTCCTGGTGCTCTAGACACTGGAAAGAGGTCTTCCTTGTTGCTGGGAATCATGAATACTATACCATGAGATGCCCAGTGAAAACAGATATGGCTTCCAAGAATGAATTGCTTCAAAAAATGTGTGATGGTCTCCCCAATGTTCATTTTCTCAATTGTTCATCGTATTTGATTCCTGAAACCAATGTTCGAATTCTAGGATGTACCTTGTGGTCTGATATCCCTGACTGTATTTCAGAGAAAGTAATCACCCATATCAATGATGCTCGTCAGATTTACCAACTCAAAGATGTTCCCTTTACTCCATGGGCTCAATCTGAAGAACACAAACGACAGAAACAATGGCTCAATCAAGAAATCCAAAAGTGTGACTTAACAAATGAACGATGCCTTGTGATTACACATTATCTTCCTTCCTTTGCGCTTATCCACGAGAAGTATAAGGGAAGTTCTTTGAATGCCTGCTTTGCATCAGATTGTGATGATTTGTTCCAACCTCCTGTTGTTGCCTGGATTTGTGGGCATACTCATACAGGGATGAAGATACTCATTCATGGCATCCCCTGTCTGATTAATCCACATGGCTATCCCAACGAAACTGTAGAGACACGAAATAGAAAGGCTGTGTTTACAATTTAGAAGCACCTCCAGGAAGGCTTCGGTAACACCTCCAGATATTCTTTTCTCATAAGAGCTTTGAAGGCAAGGAACTCCATATCGGAATCCGGTTCATATTGCTGTGTTTTCCCATCCGCATCTAAGTAATCAAAATAATCATAATGACTTGTATTATTTTGTTTATACATATAACACTGAATCGTGATACATGTAGATGTTCCTGTATTCTTGAGTTGGTGGATTTGATTCAGGGAGGGGCTTATCCATGTAATCTCGTCTTGTTTGAAATCGGCTTCTCCAAACGGCTCGAGTTGGTCTCCACTGAGAAATGGGAACAACTTTACATGAATAGACCCATGGAGAACACGGATAATTGCGGAGGCACCTGCGTGGTTGTGAATCGGTGAATAATGACCGACAGGCCAGATTTCCATCACATAGGGAATTCCAGGAGATTCTCCATTGTTCTCTCCCAACGTAATGCGTAAATAGGTTTCCTTTTCATTCGGCTTGTCTTTATCAAACTCAGTGGACTTTTGTTTGAGTCTCTCATAACACCACTTACCAGGAGTTCGGATGCTGTATTCAATGGCTTCGGAAAACTCGGGAAAATCAGGGCTGTTGAGTATGAACTGCTTGCCCGCAATACAATCATAGAGTTTCTGCGCAACAATTGAAAGATTTGCTTTGGGCATATAGGTGCTCGACGCAATTGAGTCCATCGTCAGCTCTTCTGTTGCTTTCACAGAGAGAGGGAGACTGCGAGTAATGGGGTCACGAACGATATAGCGAACAGAAACATTCTCTAGAGACACTGAGACCAGGCTTTCAAAGAAGAGTTTTCGTTGATGACTCCAAGGCCACTGGTAACTGTAGATCACAGTTTCCTTTCTTGCTTCACCGATTCCTGCATAGAGCCGTTGGTTCTGCGCATCCAAACTGAACCAATAATACGCACCCTTTTGCTCGACAATCCCCTTTGTATTGGTGGGGTCCACCAAGGGCTCATTGCTGGGAAGAAGATTTGCGAGGAGATTCTTCTCCGTAAACTGAACTTTGAGGCCAGGAGTTCCACTGACATCGCAAAACGTTAGACTGCATACTCCAGACGCGTCAAAGACAACAACACCCTGTCCTTTCACAGGCAATTGAACCTTGTCTACTGGTTTTCCAACCGTTAGACAACGCGGCTTCTGTTGATTCGGATTCGTATAGGTCATTCTCTATAGCAGTAAACGATTAATATTTAAGCACTTTTCCATAATAGGTCCATAACACAACACCAAAGAGAGCCTTGGATGTAATATCAAGAAGATTGTAGCATATATTTTTTGTCTCAACATCTTCAATATAGTAGGCCACACCATAGAGTGCCCAGAGAATAGAAAAAATTATGAAGACAATAGGAGTTTGTGATTTGGGAACACAGCATGTGTAGAACAAGGCCAACATTGCTCCGAAAAACAAGAATCCAACAAGACCTCCCGTCATTTTATTGATAGCGCCAGTCTCTCCAAGATATCCTGAATACAACATCCCTGAATTCAGAGCCGCAATCCCCAAAAAGGTCTTGTAGTCAACCGCTGTCTCTGGATTGTAGAAGAGGAGGATTGATAACAAAATCAAAGGGGTCGTAATGGACCAATCGAGATACCGAATGTGTGTGATTTTACTCAAATCCGCACCAGGTTTCCGAACTTCCTCCACTAAATATCCGTAGACTAGACCCGCAATCATAGAAACAGCTGTTTCAATATTCATGATATGGCGAACAATAACAGAAGGTGTGCGAATTGCCTCAATAAGTGTAATAATCGTGTATCCAAACAAGACAAGATACGACGCAAAAAAAGTATTTTTGGTTGTCTCCGATAATACTTTTATATCTTTTGCTTTCTCCATCTACTTAGATGCTTTTTTCCGCGTAGCCTTGATGCGACTAGAGCAATCCATTCGTCCAATGATGGCGCAGCCAATCCGAGCTCCACTATGACCTGTTGTTTTACTATCTTCATGAGGGCCACGACCGTAATCATCTTCATCCTCATGAACAATCACAGAACGACCATAGAGCTCTTCTAAGACCACATGCTTTAAGAAGAGGGTTTTTTTCAGGAGTTCTTGACCATCCAGACTAAGGTTTCCCAAGTCTCCTGTATGTCGTGGACCTTTATGACTCGGAGGACCTCCATGGGTTGTCGGTTTGCCTTTGTGCCAATGGTCACAGGCCAGGGCACATCCCTCTCCTCTGAGGTCTCCTGCTCTATGAATATGAAAGCCATGAAGACCTGGAGGAAGGCGAGTGAATTCACACTGAACCTCTACACCGCCCCTTTTCTGATAAAAACAGACTTCACCCTGAATCGTCGGTGTGTTGAGAACTGCGACTGCCATCTGATTGTTTTGTAGATTTTGCTTTGTTCTTTTTTAAAGCAAACAGCTCTTCTGGCCACGAACATAGACTTAGAGTCCTTCCCTCAAGAATTGTAAACAAGGCTCGCTTTGAATCGATATCATCCATCAAAATATCGGCCTCATACCATTTCAAACACATCTTTCGCCAGGATACGATTCGTGACTCATGGGGGGCATGTCTGACTGCCCATGTATAGAGAGGTATGCTAAAGGCTTCATCATGTATTGTATGTTGGATTTTAATGAAATCATACAGAGTATCAATACTATCCCAATCATTCACTTTAGACATTGTCGTGCGAAGCGCATGTAGGCGAAGAGGTTTGAAACTAATGATTGAATAACTCGCTAAATTATACCGACACGCAATAAACGATTCAATGGCCCATGACGTGTGACCATAGTTCCGTGCTTGTTCTATAAGACTTATTATTTGCGCAAGGGTAAACAGTTCATTGGTAAATGGATTCTTTGGAAATAAAGGGCTGGGAATATGTCCATCATTATGAATTAATTTGTTATGGAGGTGTTTCGCAAACGGTTTCGCCTCAAACGCATAGTATTTTCGCTGAGGAAAGGATGGAAATTGGATAGGCTGTGTAATGGGTTCAAGTGTAATTGGGTCTGTTTCATTGAGAGTTGTAAATCGTTGAATGCGACTGGTTGTAAAAAATCGTTTGAATATCCAACGTAACTTTTGATTCTGATACAGGAACGAGATGAGATTTTGTGCCTTAACTAGATATTCATTTCGGAAGGGCTCCGTGTGAGCCGTTGATGTCTTCATGCGCTCCATTTCATCCAAGAGTGACTTTCGTTTTGTGAGAAATGTATCTCCTTTCAAAATGGCCATCCAAAATTCAAAGCCTTTTAGTATATGATGTGGCAGAATACACCAAGAAGGTCCGAATAATGAGATAGAGCGAAATCGCTTCGGTTTTCGCTGTTTCTTTTGTTTTTCCTTTCGTTTGCGGTCCTCTTGTTTGCGTAGACGCTCGTGTTTTTCCTGTCTTGTTTCTCGTTTGGATTGACCTAGGGCAAAGGAGAGCGTCTCCATTATTTCTAGATTCTTAAGCATTTGTTTAGGTATATCCTCTTGCTTTTCTATACAACCAACGAGCACCGCGAGCCAGTAGAACACCGCTGCTAGAGAAAAGAACTCCAACGACAACAAGAAGTCCTCGTGGGCCTTGGGCAACGGTTTCCCCGTGGAGGCTTGTAAACAATTCACGAGTTGTCCGTGTATCCTTTTGAGGTGTAACACCATACTCCATAACACCACTCATTCTAATGATACCCATAAAAAAAAGTCCTTAGATGTTTCGAAAATGCTTACGCATACTCCTCTTCTTCTTCAATCTCAAAGAGGACTAATTCACCCTCCACCATCATACCTACGCGCTCAAAGTCGCCTGTGTAGACATTCATGAAATTGTCTAGAAAGTAGACTTCTGCTGTTCCAGTGTGAATACGCTTCAACTCTGCCTTATTTTGAAGTGCTGGCATCTTCCATACGACATGTTCTGGACACACTTTTTGACCCAACAAGACTGGCTTCCGACACCGATGCGCTACGGCATGGTGACAGAGAAGTGCCTCGCACTCAAACGTGTTGCCTGTGGGGTCATCCATTTCCTGGAGATAGAAGGATGGTTTGTTGGCTTTGAAGGCTTCGAGAAGAGGTTGCGCTGGCTGATTGAGAGTCTTCGCAATATCTTTGATGAGCTGCTTTGATTTAACCTCCAAAACATTTTCAAGAGCATCCCATAAAGGTTTCGGGATTGGATATGTGGCCATGTGTATTGCCTTGGTTGCGCCTTATTTGCCCTTCAATTTTTGAAGGGAATCCTGTAGAATGTCTTCCAAACCTTGGGGACCACCCCTCTGGAGAATGCTTCATGGAATGGCTGAATGCCTCGGCAATCAGGCAGTTCCCATGTTAGCCACAGATGAAGCCCATGAGATAGTGTTCTTATTACGAGATGTTGAAAAAATCATGCCCTGCCAGCTGTGTCGTAATCATTATCACCAATGGAGAAAAGACCATCCTCTTGAAGAGATTGATAAACTCCGCGGATATATGTTAAAGGCAGGTGTCAGACAATGGCTCTTTGACCTCCACGAGGAAGTCAATAGAAGTAGAGGCATTGACTCTGGACTCACAGTGGACCAAATGGAAGACCTCTACAAACAGACTGATTTGAAAGAGGCCTGGGCAGACTTTTTTACAAAAGTGAAACAGACAACTGAAGTGGGAACTGTGAGTCAATCGGTTCTCCAGAATTTCCATCGCCGATTTGGCATGTTGCGCAAAATTGTGGGAAGGTATTAAAATTGATGTCATACGCTAGCTCTAGAACAAGTCAAAGGATGGTGCTAAAATTCATTTTCATACGTCATGGTGAAGCGCAGCACAATGTTGACTTTCACAGCATAGGACAAGCTGCGTTTACAGACCCCAAGAACAAGGATGCGCCTCTTACAGACCTAGGACATCAACAAGCAAGAGATGCGGCGAAACAACTTTCAGAGCTGACCATTCTAGACCTCTGGTCGTCTCCATTGACTCGCTGTATTCAAACGTCTGAAGAGCTGTTTGAAGAGTTAAATATTGGAACCTTATATCTTCATGATAACCTATTAGAGCGTCAAGGAGGTGGTAATATTTGTAATGAGCGCAAAGAAAAGACTGAGTTAAAAAAGCATTTCATACTGAACATGGAGTTTCTCCCTGAGTTTTCTCCTCTTTGGATTTACAGCGAAACACACACATCACTTCATTATCGCATGAAGATGTTTATTCTCTTGCTTGCTGATATCTATAAGAAGTTTGAAGATGGACATATCTTAGTTGTGAGTCACGCTGATGCCATTGGCTCACTCCTTTATAAGTCACTCAAAAATGCTGAATATGTCATCCTGACACTGGATGAAATTCTGAATGCGAAGCCTGAGGTTGACGTGACACCACCACCTACTCCCTCATCCTCCCCGCGGTCTATCACACCCATCTAAATTCTGCTTGTTGATTTCAAATAAACGGCAGGATTTTTTTGGCATCTAACAATTCTAGAGAATGGACGACTCCTTTCCCTTAGCACTTATTGCATTCTTTCTACAATTTGGTATCTTAATAACTGCGATAGGAATTCTAAACTGTAAACTACACCATTTTGAACGAGGAAAATGTAGATGTTCTAGTCAAGCGCATTCTTTCTTAGACCCAATCAATGTCTAGTTTACTTGATGTAAACGCAGGTCCTAGTTTTGTTTCACAAAACTAGGTGGCTTATTCGGTGTGTATTACTTCGTATACACACACGTCAGCGGAGGCGGGTCAGAGGCTTCAGGAGGTAATATTCCTTGAACAATGCCAAAAATATCACTGTCGCGAGCAGAACATTCCCGAGCCAATCTATACCAACCAGCACCAATTGACCAGAAAACTAGACCACCAATCACCACACCTGCGCCTGTCTCACATCCCATCAATACACGCGCAGTGACAAACAAAAGAAGGAATACAAAACTCATTATAAGAACAAGTTGAGCTTGAGATTTTCTCCGCTCCACTTTGTCTGAAGGGGCATTTTCAGCTTCGGGCATGTTTAGAACACCATACGCATTGGATGTTAAGAATCCAAAGAAGAAGAAGATTTGGGCTAGCCAATAGGATGGAATTGAAAAGTCTCTTCCTGTCGACTCCACAAATCCTCTTGGGAGCATACTACAGGTGGCACTCGCAGCGACTGTAAAATTCTCAAGGCCCCAGTCTCCAAACAAACCACCAAGTGTATGAAGAATCCAGGTTGAAAGAGGGACAACCGTGGCCTGACCCATCGCCAAAACAAGCAAACCAATATTTCCTGTTGTAGCACCAATGAACAAGGCCCATCCGAATAACAATATGGGCATTGCTACAAAGGACCGTGTAAGCACGCCTCTAAAATTTTGGACAAATGTGGTCATCTCCTAACCTATGCTATGAAATCTACGCTTGCTTCGTTGTGCATACATACAGAGGTTTTCCATCCTTTGTTCGCTCAACCAATAACGGAATTCCAGCAAAGTTAATAGAATCTCTGCCCAATAAATATACATTTTGATAGGACAATAGACCCCCTGTTACCAAACCGAATAATAGTGTAACAATTAATATGCCTACACCGTCACATTCATACGCTAAGCGATAGGTCATTGTAGCAAAAAGCAAGAGCGCAGACACAAAAATCGCAATGTAGAAACGAGCGGCATATTCGGGCCCTAAGGCTTCTAACTCTCTCTGAATAGACCACATAGCGCCCACAATATAGGCCGCGGCCGTAGACATGAAGAAAATAGGGAATGATGGGAATGCCGAAGACAATGTGTCACGATTGAGTGTCATAAGCGTCTCCAACGAAGGAGCAAAGGTGCTCGGGTAACACTTGGACATATCGTCGGGTAGACTAGGAAGAGTTCGAGCCAAATCCATGTAGGTCATGAGGCTTTGAAGACCAGCACCAACAAGGGAGGCTTCCAACATTGTTACGACAAAGATAGCCATCGGATACGATTGGCTCAACAGCGCGAAAAAAGCAGAACCAAACAAAACACCATCAGGTAAAAGACGAAAGACTTCAGAAATCAACGGTTTAAAAATACTAGATGCTTTATCCCATTGTGTTAGAACGGCATCAGTAAATCCGCCACCTTTCATAAGCAATGGAGAATGCTTTCGTTTGTTGAACATCCTGGGTTGCCCTCTGCCTTTACCAAACATTTCACAGTGCTACCAAGTAGCCTAAGCGGCACCACGGATAAAGTATAGAAGGTCAGTCAGACCATGGGGATTCCATCGTATTATAAAAAACTTGCCGACCATACAAGAGGTCTTGTTTCAAAGCACTACGAAGGCAAAGCAAGCGCACTCTATTTTGATTTCAACTGTCTCATTTATCACTGTGCTCGGAGACCCAATTCAACACTTCCACCATATCCGGGACCTGAAGGAAATCAAGAATGGGAGCGCATGCTTTTAGACGATATCGTAAAATACGTGGTCAAGATATGGCAAACCGTGGGCCAACCCAAAGAGGTCTTTTTAGCCATTGACGGTGTTGTGCCCATGGCGAAAATCAAACAGCAACGTATGCGCCGATTCAAATCCATTTGGCTTGCGGAAGAAGAGAAAAAAGAAGGAACACGTGAAAATAAGCCTTCGTGGGATACAAACTGTATTACACCTGGCACGCACTTTATGAAGAGACTTACCAGTAGACTTCAAGAGTTGTGCGCAAAGCGCCCTCACTGGAGCGTCAGTGGTGCAGAGCAACCGGGAGAAGGTGAGCATAAAGTGATGGCAAAGTTACGAGAACGAGACGCTGGTCAAGAGCCGATTCTTGTCTATGGACTCGATGCGGATCTTATTTTGCTAACAATGTTGAATTCAAAAAGTCCAACCTATCTCGTGCGTGAAGATTCTGAAATGGGTCTCGTCCAATTGAATTCCTTTGGAGAAGAAGACTACTCCTTTTTCTCTTTAGAGGTTTTGAAACGCACACTCCCTTCACTGGTTACCATTCCTGAATATGTTGCTGCAATGTCCTTGTTAGGCAATGATTTCTTACCCCATAGCCTTACAATGAAAATTAAAGAAGACGGACATAATATCTTGATAAAAAGTTTAAAACACCTTGCGGAGTCCGATATCCATTTTCTTGTCGAAACCAATGGGAAGCTCAAGGTAAATCAAGAAGCACTTCTATCCATCTTTGAAGCATGGTCCCACCAAGAATCCTCACGCATCCTTCATACACTGAAGAAGAAGCTCCAAATGCGAGGACGTATAGAGCAAGGCTTGGACAATCGTCCTCTGGAATGGATGGTGGAGTCAGGTCTTGTTTGGAAAGACAATGAGACCTGGATGCTTCACCCAGAATGGAAAGACGTCTATACGAAGGATTGGTTGAAGTGCGAACGTGAATGTGATGTAGACAAGGTGTGTCAGGAGTATATCTTTGGACTCCAATGGGTTGTGGATTATTATTCTGGACAAACGCCTGTTAATATGCTCTGGTCCTTTTCACGACTCATTCCTCCACTGTATTGCCACTTAGAGCAGTATTCAAAAAGCTACACCTTTGAAGAGCCTATTTTAAACCATGCCGATCCGATTCAGCCTTCTGAGCAATTAGCGATGGTTCTTCCTCTAGAAAGTTGGCATCTTCTACAGGAGCCTTCTCTCCGGTCTATTCCTGCCCGCCTTCCACAATTCTGGCCTACATCGTTTGACTTCTTTTCAGTAGGGCGCACACGAATGTGGGAATGTGAGCCACTCATTCCTATTCTTCCTGTTCAACGAATTCGGTCTGCGGTGAAACCAAAAGGGGAATGCGGTATCTCCAAGTAGATGGGAAACACAAGTTCTTTCCCCGAGGCGCATGTCCGCATTTACAAAAACCTCTTGGGCATTCAAAATGCCCGAGTCAGAGCGGAGATGATACAAACTCTGCTTCAAGGCCCCGAATATATACAAGCTTTTCGTCAAGCAGGAATTTATGCTCATATGCTGAATTATGTCGCAAAGGTTCAACAAGGCTTAAATCCTGGTCCTCTACCTGGAGAGCAACAACAGCAGCAACAGCAACAACAAGCAGCTCCTTCACACCATCGCCCTCCTCAAATCACTACACTGGCAACGCGTGGAGACAGCACTGCTTTAGTAAATCCCTATCAAAAGCTTACAAAGAGCAATAGCAACGAAAAGGCGTTGACCTATTTCCAGATGTGTTTGCAAGTGTTAAATCTTGAAGAAGAAGTTGCTCTCACAGAGGAAGAGCTCAAAAAAGCGTATAAGAAAGCGGCAATGAAGGCACACCCAGATAAAGGTGGGTCAGAGCAACATTTCGAGGCGATTACACGCGCCTATGCTTATTTGACTGAAATCCTAAAACGTATCCAAGGAGGTCGCAGCACACTCAAGAAGGTGGATGCGCCCAATCTGTTGAAGACAGAGCGCACATCAGAAGCGGACGCATGGAAACAGGCCGACCCTATTCGCTTGAACCCAGACAAATTGGATATGGACGCCTTCAACAAAATGTTTGAAGCCACACGTATTCCAGATCCTGATGGAGATGGATATGGAGATTGGCTCAAAACAGAAGGACAATCCTCACAGGCTCCCAATTTCAGTGGTAAATTCAATCGCGACGTGTTTAACTCAATGTTTGAGCAAGAAGCTGCGAAAACCCGTGAAGGACGACAGCAAAATGCTTTGACAATCGCCGCACCCCAGGCTCTTTTGTTCAATCCGAGTTATGGAGTTGAACTTGGCCGAGAAAAGGGAGATTTTACAACCGCAGCCAATGCTGATATGGGTCTTCAGTATACAGATTTAAAAGCAGCCTATACAACGGAAAGCACTTTCTCAGGTCAAGTCGCAGATGTTCGTATTGAAAACAGGTCCTTTGACCAATATCAGCAATCACGCAAGAAAGCTCCCGACCCTTTGCGAAATGAAGAGATGGAAGCCATTCAGCAAATGGAGAAAGAAGCCAATGACCGTGAGAAGAGACGTCAACTCCGCGCAGCGGAGGAATCGCTTCAGGCTGATGATTTCCATCAACGGATGAAACGCTTAGTCATTACTGATGGTGTGCCTCTGGATAGACAGAAGCGGAGATAAGAAGCAAGTTTTATTATGCCCGCATATCAGAAGATGGATCTCAGATCTCAGCAAATCTTAATTCCCCTCGTCTTGGTGGGGGTTACAGCCTTTTTCATGGGCGTATACGGATTTGGAAAAACAACGACAACCAACCCTTTCAAAGATAAGAATCTTTTACAAAGAGGGATGGATGCCCCTACTCTCTGGTTGTATTACGACTCAAGTGATGTGAACTCACGCTGGTGGGCAGATTTTGGTGCTCGCTCAACGCGTGTCTTGAATCTGCCTTTTTTAAATTTGTGCTATGAGCGAATTTGTAAGATGAACTCTAATACCTATAAGATTGAAGTCATATCTGGACTTACTGATTTGGCCTCTCGCTTAGGAGGATGGCAAGAGTTACCTGTGGGTCTCCAAAATCCCTTAGCAAATGTGGGTGCGGCTGAGCTGAACTGGATTCGTGCGGAGATTCTGTGTCGCTTTGGTGGACTCTGGGTTCATCCTGCGACTGTCTGCCTGCGACCTTTCCCGGAAATTCCTCAAGACAAGGTCATCTTTTTCGGAACAGACGGTGATGCGACCTATGCGGGTCCCGGTGGAACTGCTTTACCGAGTTTGTATGTCATTGGAGTAGGTCGTAAAAACCACCCCATCTTTGAGGCCTGGGCACAGGCTGCCTTTGAGCGCTTAGACAAACGTATGGGAGGTCAACAAATCCGTGGAGATGCGAAGTGGGATTATAGTGCCTTCGCAGCCAAGCATGCCGACACAGTGAACTATCCGAATCTGGAATTAAGTCGCATGCCGAATGGCAAGCGCATCCAGATTGAGGACTTGTTGGCGGCTGGACAAGAAGGGGACCATCGCTTCCAAATAACAGATGAAACTGTCTATTGCCCGATTCCTTGGCCTGAGTTGCGTGAGCGTCGCTTGTTTGGCTGGTTCCTACGCATGAATGAAGAACAAATTCTAAGTAGCGACTTGGCGATTAGTGATTTATTTCGCTCGTTTTAAATTAATCAAATCTTACAACAGGGTCTACATAGTCATAAAACACTTGGTAAAGAGTTGTTTTACGACCATTTACCATACGCTCCTGAACTTTCAACTCAATCTTCTTTGATTTGAGTAAGTGTCTAAGTATAGTTACGATACGAGATTGTGTCATTTCGCGTTGTAAATATCGCTCCGCTTTACACGGCAAATAATAAGGCTCTAAGAGGGGTAGCCATTCGTCCAATGTGTCCATGGACAGCTCTTCTTTGGAAAACCACCTCTTTTCTGTCAATGTTCCTACTTTTAAGGACCGGAGCACTTGTTCTATAACTTCAAGTGGTGGACACTTCCGAAACATCTTCCTACTAGTCCTCCCATAAGGAACGGCACAAAGCTAACACATCCAATAAATGGGTACGCCCATGCGTGTAATACACCCAACCTTGAATCATAAGTTCATGAAGCTTCTGGTCTTGTTTGGGTGGGAGGAACCCCATGGTTTTGGAGCAACGAAACAATTCCGTTAAGAAATCTTCATACGAAATTCCTGAATTCCAGATTTCAAACAACAAATTCAAGGCCAATTTCTTTTCATGCTTGAGCATCGCAACAATAAACCCTCGGATTCTATCATCAGAGGCAGCTGAAAATAACAATCGAAATTCTTCTTCTTGGAAGTCCTCTCCCATCGCAACAATACATTTCATATATTGAAGAAGATGTCGTGGTGATAAACTTACAATTAAGAGAAAATTGCGTGTCTTCTCACTGATAGGTTTCGCAATCTGTAAGCGTGTTTTAAACATATCAAAGAGTTCATGAAGAGAGACGGTTTCAATTTCAATGTGAAGGCAGCGTGAGCGGAGAGGCGCGATTAAATCACTGACGTGTCGGCTACAAAAGAGGAATCGTGTCGTGTGAGCATGCGTCTCCATAGGTCGTCTGAGAGCCTGTTGCGAGACAATGGGAAGCGTATCCGAATCATCACACAAAATCCAGCGGTAAATTCCTGGCTTTGAAGAGCTGTGACGAACAAATTCTGCGACTCCTTCGCGCACTCTATGAATGCCTCTATCGGAGTCAGATGATAAACTCAAGACCCATTCTGGGTCTGTTGAATCAATCCCATATTGTTTAAAATAGGCTTTTAAAAAGGCTAAGGCGAGTGATGTTTTGCCATATCCAAAAGACCCTGTGAGAAACAAATGAGGTGGGTCTTTTAAGATTGAATCTAATGTTGTATAGATGGAATCTTGTCCAATTAAGTCTCGTTCCATTTCTTACCTTTGTTTGTTCGCACGCTTTAAGGCGGTCTATGTCAATCTAAACACATTTGAAACGAGCTGAATAGAATGGAACTCTATGAGCGCTTGGGTGTCAGCAAAGATGCGGATACAAATGAAATTAAAAAAGCGTTCAAGAAGCTTGCTATGACACATCATCCAGACAAGGGTGGAAATCCTGAAGACTTTAAGAAAATCCAGCATGCTCACGAGATTCTCACGGATGAACAAAAGCGACGAATGTATGATATGACAGGCTCAGAGACAGGAGAGCCCCCTCAGGGAAATCCGTTTGGAGGTGGGATGCCGTTCCCTGGTGGAGCTGGCATGCCGTTCGATATGGGTGATTTGTTTGGAGGATTCTTTGGTGGAATGGGTCCTATGGGTGGCATGCCTCGTCAAGGAGTGCGCGTCAAGAGACATCAAGGCCCTCCCAAGACAATTGAGATACCTCTGACTCTCAAAGATTTCTATGATGGGAAAACCATTCAGGTTACCTTTGAGCGGAACAAGTTTTGTGATGCGTGTAAGGGAGAGGGTGCGACAAGTTTCCAGAGTTGCGGCACATGTAAAGGTCAAGGTGTTCTTCGCCAAATGGTCATGATGGGCCCCATCCATATGGTAAACGAAGGACCTTGTCGTGATTGTTTGGGCCAAGGCAAAAAAGCTTCAGGAAACTGTTATGTCTGTGGTGGAAAGAAAGTAAGGTCTCAGGAAAAGAGCATTCAGGTGAAGATTGACCCAGGAATGAGACCTGGTGAAGTGCTTGTCTTTCCTAAGGAGTGCTCCGATGACCCTAATTACGAGGAGCCTGGTGATGTTCATTTCTTGCTTCAGGATGCCGCAGGCGACGAAGGATGGGTGCGCAAAGGAGATGAGTTAGAAACTCATGTGAATCTCACCTTGGCTGAAAGTTTATTGGGCTGTTCAAAGAAACTTCTAGGACATCCAGGCTATCCAGAGGGATTGGACATTGTAATTCCTGTCGGTGTAGTGAATGGAGAGTTTGTAACCTTTGAGGGGAAGGGCATGCCTAAGAAAGGCACAAAAGACTTTGGAGTTCTTCGCTCTCGTGTTAGTGTAACAGTCAGTGAAAAAGATAAAGAGAAGCTTCAGAATAATTTCATGGTGTTAAAAGCCATGCTCGCTTAATACTTCTTGGCAACGCCAGGAGCAAAGGCAGACGGGTCCTCCGCCAACTTCCACTCCGCATTCATGCCTGATAAGGCTTTGCCCATCTGGGTGCCATCTAAGAGCATGCTGGGGGCACCAAAGGGAGCAGGGTTGCTGTCATAGGCCGCACCACCACGCATCTTGCGTGTCTTGCGAGACTTCCGGGAAGTCTTGCGTGACTTCATAGAGCCCTTGCGTCCCTTCTTTGACATCTTACGACCCTTGCGTCCGCGAGCACCGCCAGCCTGACCCGGGTCCTTCATGTTCGCAATCGCAGTGAGAGCAGCGTTCAACGGAGCAACACGAGCCGCGTTCATGAGGTTGGCAGGGATGAGAGCCTGCTCGGTGACAGCACCAGGGAACGGACCCGCATCCAAGGCAGCACCACCATGCTGCTTGGCGTGCATAGAGGCAAACTGCTGGCCCTGGGCCAAGCTCTGGGCAACCATCGCCGCCATGGGGTTTCCACCCGTAGACGCAGGGGATGAATCACCACCTCTCATTCTGTGGTGTCTACGCTTGTGGGTCTTCTGCTTGCGCGAGTGACGACGAGAGTGCTTGACAGCCATTTGTTTCTACTTGGACCTACGAAAAAAATGGTGCCTCTAGGGTAGAAATGGAACCTGAGTGGACGAAGGCTATCTCCAGTGAGACTGTTTGTAATTTCTTTTACTTCTTCTTTGTGATTTACGCAGTCCTAGCTATCTTAAGTGTCTTCGGTTTGGTAAGCATGTTTTTCTTGGACTTGCCGAAGAATATCATTATCGCAGCATCGATTCAAGGAATTCTCATGGCAGGCTTTGCGGGTGTGACTGCGTTATTCCATTATTTAATCTGTGCGCGTGCTTTGCTGCCTTCTGTCGGAGGAAGACGCAGAGACTATTAACCCTCTACAACGATTTCAATTAACTCTACTGGATTGGGCTCCACAAGAAACACCTGTTTGCCTTTTTTGGCATGACGAATGGCAGTCGCTTCATTACTGCGTGATTTGATGCCCACAAACGTTAGGAGATGCGAGCACTCTTTGAGAATCCGCGCATCGCGTAAAATCCCTGCCTTCCGCTGAAACTTTCGCCAATCCGCCTCAACCGATTGGGTATCCACATGATTCCGCTCAGCCCAGAGTGAGATTAATGCTGAACTCGTGCCCTCACTGGGCAGAATTAGTTTGTCTGGCATACGACCCAAGACACTCATGAGAGGATGAAGAACCTTCTCATGAATCTCTTCTTTTGTAATTTGGTTGTGAATTCCAAGAATCCCTAGATAAATTGGTTTTCCAACCATTCGTATGTCTGATTCAAAGTCCATGGTTACTGGAATCTAAACGGATGATCCGCGCAATTTTTATTGCTTCCTATTACGCCGTGTCGTTTTGCCTCCTACCGATGGCTTGCGGTTGGGTCTGGGCCCTGTGGGCTTCGGGGGAACTACGATTCCTGCCATTATTTTTTCCTGCATCGTCACAGGCTCGCCTTTGGCCATTTTCATGGCAACCATGCGACGCGCATTCACCTGTGTGTTTGTAAGAGCCTTATTTCTGCCCATGTTTGAACGTAATGTGATATTGTTGAGTCCCTTCCGCACATTAAAGTTACGCTCATTCAAATAACTCGTATTCAACGCAGGCGCTGCCATAGACGATGGGACATATTTATTGTTCTTTTTCATTTGGAGAGCCTCTTTCAGAAGTGTAAGGAAAAACTGGAAATGTTCCTTCTCGACAATCAAGTCAATACGCTCATCATCTTGAGCTTGTGAGGCAGCAATGGATGCTTGCGAGATATATTTATTTGTGTCTCCAATTAATTTACGGAGGTCCTCTTCCGATTTTCCAGCGAGAATCATTTTCGCTTTTTCTCTCATAACAGCCTTCAGAAGGTCTAAATATTGGGACGTTGCCTCATCAATTATATTAAATCTTTCTTTCGCAATTCTCTTTTTTGAAAAATCAAGAAATGTCAGCTTTTTGGTTTTTAAATAATCTTTAAACAATTCATCCAACTTGTCAGTATCTTGATTTTGAAAATAAGCTTCAGTATTCGGTTTCACAGTCCACTCTTCTTTCAGAGCTTCAAGTTCAGCAGGACTGGCATACATAACAGTTGTTTTGGTGATGACAGGGCTATTTTTCCGAGTTGGTTTGCGCGGTGGTCCCTTACGGGCATTGGATGCTGCCAACGCAGCATTGGCAATGCCACCAAATCCGAATAAAGTATTTAACATAATCCTCTCTAGTTGAAATAGAGAATTTATGTTAGTTTGCTTATAGTTGCTCATAATCAACAGAGCGCATCTGGGTGGCGTTGATGCGGCGCTTCTGAATCTTGCCCGAAACAATGTAAATGGAGTTCTCAGTAAGAATCAAAAAATCCTCCTGAACCTTGTAAATCTTGCCAACCAATGAGGTAAACTCCTCATTCGACTTGACAAGCATCTTCTCCTTCGTATCATGGTCCTCACCAATGAAGGCCTTGCCAGTAGCAGACTCTACATAGTAATCAAGTTGGATAGGCTTGTCCTGCTGGATAGCAAGGCGAGAAGCATGGAGAAGTGTTGTGGCAGCAGGAAGAACTTCCTGTTGCGCAGCAGAGGCGGGAGGCGCAGTATTCGTTATGGCCGGAGCAGAGGAGCTAGACATAGTGAATTCTGTGAGTAGAGCTGAAAGTCGGAGAGCCGATTTTCCGCATTTACTGCGCAAGAGGTCGGAGAATCTCTCGGGAATGTCTCTTCAGAATCTGATTCATATAATGATAGGCCTCTTCAAGTTGTTCATATTTCCGTGCGCCCGTTACGATAATATCTCCAGTCTGGAATGCTAGAATCGTAATCTTCTTACACTGTCCTGGAGCATCTCCTTCCCCTTGTCCTTGGCAAGGCTTCTCGCAATTACAAATCCCAGGACGTCCAATTGTCCGTGAGGTGTTGTAATAATATTTGATATTCACTCCTTGGTGAATGAGTTTTTCCAGGGAAGAGAAGAGACTATACTGAGGACCACTCACAATCTGATGAAGATTATCACGGTGGATACACGCATTTACATGATAATCTGAGTTGATTAACTGAATCTTCAATGTCTTGATGAACACTGGCTCTTTGCTCATAGGCGTAGGGAGGGCTTTCAAAATGGGAAGGAGCCATTCAAGTGTAATTTGAGCGAATTCCAATCCAGTGATTCCTGTCATCTGAATCCCACCATTCGCAAAGAGTTTGATGTTGACCTCCTTGAATTGATTGGGGTCTTCCATGCGTCGTTTCCGCACAACAAGTGTGCTTTGATTAAAGAATGACTTTTTCGCGGCTTTCTTCTTTGTAAGAAGGTCGCGAGCTGACGCACCGACAACACGGTCCTTGTGCTCCATCTTCAGAATCCCTTCTTCAGGATATCCAAACGGAATCAAGATTGAAGGCAGCTGTTCGAACAGCTTATCCAAATAAAGCAAAGAGCCGATATTTCCTGTCGCAACATTGGTTGAAATCCTCAGAGGTGTGAATGTAACGTCCTTAGGTTCCATGAAAATCTACCTAAGGAATTGGGAATTTATGATTCAAATTTGCCGCGCAGGCATAGAATCCACTCTGATAAATCCTTTACTGTTTCATGAAGTGGCCTTACCTGTAGCACATCGGCATCGGCAAAACTGAGTAAGGTGACAATATCCTCAGGGCCCACACAACCAATATTCTGAAATAAAAAGAGGGATTGATTGATTAATTCTCCAATGTATTGTGTTTGAGAGGCTTTTTCAATGAGGGCTTGAATCTCTTGGCGCGGTGTATGAAGCAAGAGCCATCCAAATGTATTACACTCTCTTGATTTATTATATTGAAGAAGGAAAAATCGGATATCTCCGCGTCTATAATAAATATCCGAAGGGGCGATTGTTTTTGTGATTTCATTTAATTTTTGCTCGTTTGATAGATTATGTGTGAGTTCAAAAATAGGTTCAAAGCGACTTCTGAATTGTTCAGAAGACGGTGTTTCGAAATAGACACGAAGGAATCTATGAAGAATTGAAGAATGGATTCGTGAAATTGAATTACACAGAAAGATAATCAATAATTCACTCGCTGGTTTGTCTAGCAAAGGACGGAGTGCGGATTGCGCTTGCTCTGTGAGTGTTTCTGCCTCATCAAAAATAATAATTTTAGGAGCTTTTCTCTGAAAGAAATCAGACCCAAATAAGACATGAATCTGGGATCTAGCAAACGGATAGACTTTAGAGCGGACAGCTTCTAGACTTCGCTCATCACTGGAATTTAAAAATAACGCCTTGCCTGTAAATGTTTTTCTGTTGTTATAGAATGCCTTGACTAATGAATGAGCGGTTGTTGTTTTTCCAGACCCAGGGGGGCCCACAAAAAGCAAGTGAGACAAGCACTCAGGTTTTTCTACAAATTTTGTTAATAATTTCCCTATTGAAGGGTCGATACCTTCAAACATACCTCTTTTTCTTGTCGTGTCTCTAGGCTCTTTTTATTGAAAAGCCTAAACAAGCGAGTGAGGAGGCCTTTTAGGAGAATGCCACCGAAAGGACGCGGAAAAAAGACAAAAGTAGAAACTGAACCAGTTGTTGTCCCTGAGCCGATTCCTGAACCTGTTGTAGAAGCAGAGCCAGAGCCAGAGCCTGTTGCTACGCTAGCGCCAGCTGCGAAAGTCAAGAAAACAAAGAAGCAGCCAAAGATTGTGGCTGTTGTGACACCTGAAGGAATTGAAGGCTCATTTCTCCCTGAGCCTAGACGCCCACTCATTGCTCATCTTCAAATCAGCACATCTGAAGTTCAATTCCACGAAAATCCTCTCTATTACGACCCGAACCCTCCAGGTCAGCCTGAGCCCTATGACGCACAGGCCGATGATATGTTTGGGAAGCATAACGAAGAGGTTTTGCTGGAGCAGGCACAGCTTCAGGCGGCTGCCCAAGAAACTGTCAAAGAGCCCAAAGAGGAAGTGAAGACTTCTGTTGGACTTGAGGCGTTCACGAAGTGTGATTTGATGGTTCAATACAAAGAGCTCAAAAAATCAAAGAAGATTCCTGATACGACCGAAATTGCTTGTTTTTGGTGTGCCCATTCATTTACGTGGCAACCAAGTATCATTCCTGAGCGTGAAGAAAAGGGCACCTATCGCGTGTATGGAAACTTCTGTTGCCCGAATTGCTGTATGGCCTATCTGCTCCAGGAGAATCTAGATACGCATGTAAGATGGGAACGTATCGCACTTCTTCATCGTCTCTATGGAAAGCACTATGCTACGGGTCGTATTTTCCCGTCACCAGCTCGTGAAAGCCTCTCCTTTTTCGGTGGGTCTGTTTCAATCCAGCAGTATCGTGCTACCATTGCGAATGGAAAGGTCCGTGTGGATATTCAGACACCCCCTATGGTGAGTATCTTGGGCTCAATTGATACAAAGCCGATTGACTTCTATGACTCTTCTATGAAGCATACAATTTCTCCTCTTCTGGGTGAAATTGTGCCTAAGGCGGAAGAGGGTCTGCGACTCAAGAGAAGCAAACCTCTCAAGGAGAAGGAAAGCACTCTGGATAGCGTCTTAAAGATTCAAATCAAAAGTAAGAATTAAGAATGGACGAGGTAATACAGTTGGTTCTGATTCTCTTTCTCCTACGAATTTATATGAGTTTTTGGCTAGATTCTGATTTTGAGGGTGCGTTTCACGACGAGCTCTAAAAAAGAAGGGGAATCCCTGGAGCCCAGGGTGGAAAAATTGAGTTGGGCCTGGCTCACGCAGCCAAGCAGAACCATGAATCCTGAACTTGTCAAAGAACTCTTGCGCTCCTTTGAGAATAAGCTGCATGACCAACTGATGGTCATTCAGGATATTCTAACAATGTCAAAGGCAAATACTGAAGCTGGCGATATCTCCTTTGTTAAGAAGAATCTTGAGGCGGTTGCGTCGCATGTGAATAGCCTAGAAGAGTATGCGATGGGTGAGGTTCGCACTCTTGCCTACAACCATGATATGCTCGAGAAGCGTGTTGAACTTGCCGAATCAACTCTCCGAACTATGGTGGAGACTCTCCAGACTGTGAATACCACACTTGGGTCTCTTCAGAAGCGAATGGACGATGAACGGCCAGTGGAGGCTGTTGAGGCTGAAGTTGAGGTTGAGGAGACGCAGGAAGCGGCTCTCAATGCTGATACGGATGTCGTCGCTACGGAGACCAAGGCAAAGAAGACTCTTGCCAAGGCAGTTGAAGAGCTAGAGGAGGAAGAAGAGGAGGAGGAGCCAGAGGAAGAGGAGGAAGAGGAGGAAGTCCCTGACCTTGAGAGCTTCACCTACAAGAAGAAGACCTTCGCACGTGATAGCGAGAACAATGTTTATTCAGTGGATGCGGAAGGCGCAGCGGATATCTCTGAGGTGATTGGCATTTGGAATCCAGTGACGAAGACAATTGACCCTTTGCCCCAGGAAGAGGAGACTCCTGAGCTCGAGGCCTTTGAGTATCAGAAGAAGACATACTGTCGTGATGCTGAGAACAATGTGTATCCTGTAGACGCAGATGGTTGCGCAGATATTTCTGAAATTATTGGTATCTGGAATCCAAAGACCAAAAAGATTGACCGCGTTCCGAACGCCTAAGTAGAGGAAGATGGATATCTGTCCACCTGCAATTGCTACAGCAGCAGCCTTTGTTGCTGTAATTCTGTTAGATTTATATTTACGTGATTGGCATCGTGCTCCCGGTCATGCTCTCTTTGGAGTCTTTGCTACTTTGCTCATGACTTTTATTTGCCAACGCGGGTCTCAGACAATGGCCTGGATTCTTTTAGCAGCACCTTTTTTACTTGTTCTTCTGGGCTGGATGTTCCGTGCGTATTCAGACATGGCGAAGTCGGATGATTCGACACCCCAGGAGTCCGCTGCATGGGGTGGCAATGATGTTCAATACGGTTGCCCATGCCCTTGCTGTGGGTCTAAGCCGTGTGCCTGTATGAAACCTTGCGGACAGCCCAAACCGTGTAGGCCCAAGCCGAAATCTAAGTGCAGGCCTAAAAATAAACCGTGTAATGATGATAGTTACTTTGAATTATGGCTGACAACGAAGTGAGCCCCCCTGTTGACCAAACAAACTCTGTAGAGAATGAAACCCAAGCACCTCTGGAGCCTATTCGTGCTCCAGAAGTGGAGGATATCTCGGATGATGGTGAAGAAGAGTCTCCTGTTCATGTTGTGTCGCGCATTGTGCCTCAGACTCGCTCAAATCAAGAGGTAGCACTTGTCTATCTTCAGCGGTTTGGTCTTCATACACTTTTGTTTCTTCAAGTCGTTTGGAACCTTCTCTCTCGCGCAGCCAACGTTACGCAGACGATAAGCTCAGGGGTTGTCCGCAGTCTTCAGACTCGTCTCTTTTTTTTCTTCCAGGGGTCTATCTATCCTTACAGAATTCATGAGTATGTTCTTTCAGGTCCAGGAATCGCTCCTGTTGAATGGTATTACAATGCCGATTCCAAAGTCTTTGTTTCCGCAACTCTTCATAACACAAGAAATGACTACCAGACCCACCATTTCCAATGGCTCAGTGGTGAGGTCCAGTTCAATGGTCTTACACTCTATGACATTACAGAGTTTCTAGAGCAGTTGAAGTGGGCTGGTTCAACGAGACCTAGCACTGGACATGTTCTTGCCGCATGGGCTCTGTATTCCGGTATTGTATTGCAATTACGCGACGGAATGGTTCTCAAGACAATTAATGAAGATGGCTCAGAAAGCTCTCTACCCTTGTGCGGTTAGGGCACCTAAAATTTGAAAGCGAAACAGTGTAGAGGTTTGGGTACCACTATGTCCCTTTCCAATTATTCTGCTGATGACTCTATCCCCTCTGGCGAATGGACTTTGTATTTCCATTCCCCACGAGAGAAAAAATGGAGCCTTGACTCGTATACTGAACTTGGCACAGCGACGACGTGGCGTGATGTATTTGGTATCGTTAATGCTCTTGGAGATAATAGACTGAAGGGTGGTATGTATTTCTGGATGCGCAAGGGCATCCCTCCCCTTTGGGAGAATTATCAAAACATTCGCGGAGGCAGCTATTCCCTTCGCGGAAGCCTTGAAAGTGGAGTGGATATCTTCCTCCTCTATACAATTGGTTCTATGCTAGACCTCGCGACAGTAAAGGGTGACAAGGTCATGGGGATTAACATCTCACCCAAGCTTGTCGGTGGAGGCAATCGTGATATGGACCAGACGATTGGGTTCTACACTATTAAAATCTGGAATCAAGATTGTGTCAAGTATGGGAAGCCGACAGGCCTGTCGCTTCTCGATAAGCGTCTTACACACGAAGAGATTCTCTATACACCCCATAATGAGAAGAAGATGTGAACTGAAAATTGAGCGATGGACTCACCACGTTAGTTGTATCGCAGTATGTCTCAGTTAGTCCGAGTAAAAAATCACATGATTCATGTTCCCTCTGTCGCTAGAACACGACTTTACGCGAGTCCTTTTCTAGGACGCCCATGTCTCCTTGTTGTAAATCATGATGGATATGAAAGGATTCTTCAGTATAAAGTTCAAGAATGGGATTTGGCACTTTTGGACTTTAAGAAGTGTGAGGCGTCAAGGGCCGCTTGCGCTACCGCATTGAAGACTGTTCCTTTGATGGAACAGCCTGAGACCTATAATCCTTTGGTAGAATCTGAGCGGAGCCATCAGTAATAAAATGGAAGCTGGAAAAGCTCCTAGACTTTTTCTTGCTATGTCTCACTGTGGACGTTGAATTCCCTCTGGGGAGGACGGAGAAACGGCAGTTGTAGAGGGCAAACTCGCAACTAGAAGCGCATCTTTCAGTGTAGACAGCTGAGGATTGTCTTTGAGAATGGCTAGGAGTTTCTCTTGTTCCACTCCTTTTTTCCTATGATGTTCATTGCAATAACCTTGGTAGGTGGAGCTCCCAAGATTATGGCACATTCCGTAATTACAGAAAGAAGGCATTGTTGACTTCGTCTCTAGTCAAACACCATTCATTTTTTATGACGCCTTGTCTTTCTCTTTGTTTGTTTTCTAGAAGACTTGCGCTTCTTCTGTGTTTTTCTGTATCTGGATTTGCCTCCTTGTGCCCTACGAGGTGCTATCCAGTTATTCTCTAATGATACAGAGCTAGCATTGGAAACAATGGTATCAGTGTTTGAATTATAGTTGAAAGTTGGTGTTGAAGGATTTGAATCATTTGTTCCTCTTTTTATAATTTTTTTCTTCATCCCAGATACTTCTGCTGCTGTGAGTTTTTCTTCTACTTTTAGAAGTTCCGCTTGAAACTCTTTATCGGTTACATCACGATCTTCATATGCAGCTTGAACATATAATGAATAATACAACTCATAATTATCCATCGCGGAGCTTAGGATGGGGTCAAATGTATTGCCACCACCTCCTTGATTTCCCAAACGTTCTTCAACATACGCATAATTATTTGCTGTAATTGCTGTTAATGCTGTATTAAATCCTTCTATTTCAGCAGCACTTAAAATATTTCTATTTCCAACACAATAATTTACAAAAGCCAATAAATCGTTACTTGGCATATAATCATAATACGAAATAAATCTATGCGCTAAATATAAAGCCTGTTTTGTCGCGCTAAGTGTATCTGCTGGTGTTGCTGCATCACTCCCTGTAACAAGCATCTTTCCTTGGTCGCTCACTCTGTATTCCAACGTAAATTGTCTTGCTACATCTAGAGACACATTTGGAAATGCTTCTCGCATTGTCTTATATCTTGCTCTTACTATGGCAGCTGTTGCTCCCTCCTCTAAATCTAGAAAGGCTTGTTTCATCATCGCAGCATACGTGAACACTTCTGGAAAATAATCGCGCACAAATAAATACAAAACATTATCGTTTGGTCTTAGCATATCATGAACTAAATCACTACTGTTCGCCAAAATACTCCACCCATCAATAGTTGGTAGATCCGCGCTAGCTATAGTTACTGTATCTCGTTTTGTTTTTGCTAGAGCAGCTCTTCTTTGAATTGTGGTCAATTTTGGTGTATATTCTGCTGTTAATACCACATCACCACCTTCAGCAAATTCAACGATTCTGTCTCTATAATATTTCTCTCGTTTTGTTTTTGTAGTCGCAGTTGAAGCTTGTTGTTCTTTTTCTTCAGTATTTTTACGAGCACCTCCTTTTTGTCCTCCCCCCGCTGCTGGTAGCTGCACAAAGAATTCTGGATTAGCGAGTTTAGTAGGAAATGTAGTAGGTGCTTTAAAAGCCTTTGCATAAAACTTAATATCTCCATTTGGTAAAATAGAAAGAACTTTCTCATTTGTTTTCCAAATACCACCTTTTTTTACAAAAGGATTGTTGAAATGGTATTTTTTGGCAGCTTCTTTTGTAGCTTCTATTCCTGTTACTTTATCCACATAAATTAAAGCATCTTTATTTAAATTTTCTAGTTTCTTTGCAAAAGTTGAAAGATATCTTTGTGCAGCTTCATACGTATCACGCCGCCATTCTAAATTCCATATCCAATTTTCTGTAGGCCCACGTAAATCCATTACACTTATTTCTTTTATAATATCAATAACGCATTGATTGTCAGTGATAAGCTGATCGCGAATTGTTTTCTTAAAGGCTGCTATCATTACTTCTTCATTGTCACCCGCTCCCCAATAATTTGTTTCACCCATATAAGTTAAAATAACAGGCACTTTATTCACAATAGCACGATACCATACCACAGTGTCTCCTGTAATTATCGCGGTGATATCTCGTTTATATGGAAGGTCTGCGGCAGTATCGGATTGATCAATAACGTATTTTAACCAAATGACTTGAAGGGTATCCCCAAGCTCTTTTACGAGAATGTATTTTTTGATGGGGATGACTGCATCAGCTTCTACTGTAGCAGCTGCTCCTTCGCCTTTAATTTTGCTAGCAATAAATGTATTTTTTTTATCATTTCCTTGGAAAAAATCACCATCATCACTATCAGCTTCACCTGTGGCTTTTTTAAAAGTACTATGCTTTAAAAGAGCATTAATCTCTCCTGTATTTGTGGCAGCGGGTCCAAAGTTGTATGGTATTTTTACACGATATGTCGAGCCTTCACTTGTCATTTGTATAGGACCAGTTAGAACACCTATATTCATTGTATCAATATAATCAGAAGGCAACGTTCTAAATGCGTCAGGACCACTGATAACAACATTTGTAACATCATAATCATAAGCATTCTCTTTTGTTTTACTTGCTGGGTCCATAATTGTCCCTGGTGTAATAATAATATGGGCATTTTTGACTAATTTCTCAACTCCTGGACCTGAATCTTGAGAAATATATAATCCTGTTGGAAGTCCATCAGAGCCAGTTGATTGTGTTGCACGAAGAATTCGTAATTTGTTCGCTTTATTTACGATATAGGATGTAAGTGGTTTCCCTTCAAATCCCTCTGCACCTAGATTTTTTTTAATGGCATTTTTTGTATCTCCAACAGCTTTGAAATCCTCAGGCAATGCTCCAGAACCTTCTGGCCAAAAAAGACTTTTTAATATTGGTGTAAGTGCTTTGCCATGTTTCGTCTCGGTTAGATTTCCATCGATACCTAAATCTTTTGGAGGATCCAACAGATTTAGAATTTTATTATACTGTTTGATTGCGGCACCTGCCATCGTTCTACTTTCATTTTTTATTTAAAAATCTATAGAACGCTTACTGCTGTTTATTCTTAATCGGGGCCAACACCAGCTTGACCTCACCGAGATTTGCGACTGTATACCGGAGAATTAAGGGGTAATCATTCTTCAGATACAATTCAATGCTCGGGCACAACGAAGTGCACTTTGTGAAGAGCACTAAGTGCTTCAACTGGAACAGACCCTGGACAATCTCATTTGTATTCGTGTTCTTATGAACCTTGATTGTGTTGTTGTTTTCACTGATAATTGTCTCCTGCTCCGCGAAATCACCCATACACTTGAAGATAAGGTCTGTGCCAGAGCTGGTAATCTCCACATCCAACTTTTCACCCAGGGCATTCATGTCACGGCAAATCTTCTGAATATCCGCAGACGGCAAGTGGATAATTGAGGGGAAGTTGAGGTTGGGAATCTGGATATCTTCCACATCTGTGTCGAACAACTTGAGGAAATAGTTTGTCACTGTGGATTTCTCTGAATTCTCCATACGGATCCCGAGCTTATTCGGATTGGCCGCAGGCAAATAAAGGCTGAGGGAATCATTGTTGCCCATGGTCTTGATGAGCTTGAACAGATAAATCATGTTGACACCAAGAACATACTTCTGAGGGCAATAGTAGCTTTCAAACCGGTCTGAGTGGAGTCGCAGGTAGACAAGAACTGTGTGAGTCTCATCGACCGCCATCACCTTAATTCCCTGCGAATCAAACTCTAGATTTGCTTCCGTCAGGATTTCCTTGAGCGCTTCAATCAATGTGCGGAAAGCACCGGATTGAACTGTCTTGATTTCAAACAAGTTGCCATTCGGATTGGGTCTCCCTTGTGATGACATTCCTACAAAATCTCTATTCACTATGTCGGGGGGTTTTTAGATGATTCCGCCGCGTTTTTTTTCTTTTAAAACTAATCAAATCCTTCTTGTCAAGTTCCAACCTCTGAAGGATTTCACTTAAAACCTATCCTATGACACTCACTCGCACACGTTCAATACAGAAAAATCTATTGAATGTGTTCTTTGTATGTAGTGTATTATCGTCCGTTGTTCGTCTTATTCGTTTCAGGCTCAAAGTTTTCCTCGTAACCCTGCATATTGTTTTCGTTTGCCTCTTCCAAGACTGTCAACGGTTTCATTTTGTTTTTGGGAGGCATATTCATCTTAGAAGGGGCTGCTGTCACGCGACTACGGAAGTTCTGCTCAAACTTTGCTAACGAAGTTGGCGCATTGTTCTTCTTGGAAACCTTCAAGGACGCCCACTTGGCCATATTTGAGGGCTTCGGTTTTCCAAACGCACCCAGCGTTGTGCGCGCTGTTCTCAAGGCTTCAAAGTAGGCCTTTTGTGCCGCAGAAGGTGACTTGCGCTTCTTTGTTCCATTGTTGGCTACTTCTGTCGCCTTCTTGGCCTTTCCTTTCTTGGGAGCTTCGGCAGGAGGCGGCGTGGCTACCTTCGCAGGAGGAGGTGTCGCAGGTTTCGGACTGGCTTTCCGAGAGCGCATTCTGAAATTGGCCAGGAACGCACTGGCTTCTTCACCCTTTCCTTGTTTCAACAACGAAGCATAGCGCATGGCATTCTTTCGTGTAGGAACGCCATTGGCCTTGAGTTTCTTCTGCGCATTCTCAATCAAACTCAACCAGGCCATTTGGCTTTCCTTCAGAAGAGGCTTCTTCGCTGCCTCCATTTCGGCCTTGGCTCTTGCCGCATTCTCTTCGGCTTCACGCTTCAGCTGTGCCAGTGAGGGAGGTCTGTAGTTGTTGTTGTTTGAATTGGAGACTGTTGAGTTATTTGACATAGGCTTCTTTGCTTTCTTGGAAGCCTTCTTGGCAGCACGAGCAGCAATACGAGCTGCTTTCATTTCCTCCTTGGCTCTCCGTCTCGCCTCATTCGCCTCCTCTTTCTCTTGCTTCTTTTTACGAAATCCACTGATATACTCCTCTCCCTCCGCAGACCCACGACGTTTCGCAGCAACAAAGGCCAAGACATTGGCAGCCGAAGGCTTACCAATATTCTCCAACTGTCTCTTGGCCTCCTCCTTGTTTGCACGGAAGCGATTTCCCTTTCTGGTTCCACCCTTGTGGGTTTTCCGACTTAACAATCTCCGCGCAGCCAACGCAGTTAACGGAGCAAGAACAACACCCGCATTGACAACGCCAGACATGACAGAAGGATAAAATCCACCTCGGCGTCTGCGAGTGCCTCCACCAATGGCAGGGCGAACAACAAGGCCTGATTCTTTCAACAAATCAGAACCCGCTGCCGCGGACCGCTCAGGAGCCGCAGGATCTATATAGCGTAAACTTTGACCAATGCTACCGCCACCTGTTTGTTTGGGCATCTCTACTAAGTAGAGTGAAGAAAGATAGGCAAGGATTCAAAATTGAATCCCAAGGCTCCCCCCTTACCCTCATAGAAGGTTGTATGTCTAATCCAATTGCTCTTGCTGACCAATATAAGCGTCTCACTCATCGTGACCACATTCTAGAGCTTCCAGATACCTACATTGGTTCTGTAGAAACTCATGAAGAGTCTCGATGGGTCTATGATGATGAGTCAAAGAAAATGACCTACAAGAAGGTCTCTTTCAATCCGGGATTCTACAAGCTGTTTGATGAGATTGTAGTGAATTCACGGGATGCTCTTGTTCGCTCTCAAACCGAGAAGGAGAAGACGCCTGTCAAGCATATTCATCTTACGATTGAAGACGAGGAGTCTAAGCCCTTCTCCATTAGCGTGGAGAACGATGGTGATGGTATCCCTGTGGTCCAGCATACTGAATACAAGGTGTGGGTCCCTGAGCTCATCTTTGGCCATCTTCTCACTTCAGGCAATTACAACAAGGAGGAAGAGAAGATTGTCGGTGGTAAGAATGGGTATGGCGCAAAGCTTGCCAATATCTTCAGTAAGAGCTTTACTGTTGAGACCTTTGACCACAAGGCCGGTCTGAAGTATACGCAGACCTGGACCGACCATATGTCAACTTGCTCAAAGCCGTCTGTTGTGAAGCACAAGGGAACCAAGGGATATGTCCGTATCACCTTCGTGCCTGACCTCTCTCGGTTCACTGGACTAGACCTTACCGACATGAAGAAGGTGCTTCACACCCGAGCGATTGAACTGTCTGCTCTCGCAGGCAAGGAGGTGAAGGTGGCGTGGAATGGGGCACCGATTCCCACGAACACCTTTGAGAAGTTCAGTCATCTCTTTGTGAAGGACGAGGCCTCTATCGCTTATGAGAAGTGCTCTGACCGCTGGGAAATTGCTGCTGTTCTCACTCGCACTCTCTTTGAGGATGAGGACAGTAACGATGAGCGCCACGTCTCCTTCGCCAATGGTGTCAATACTAAGAAGGGTGGAAAGCATGTTGACGCTGTCACGAAGCATGTTCTCACTGACTTCTGTGAGCTTGCCAAGAAGAAGAAGATTGATGTGAAGCCTTCTCAGCTCAAGGACTCTGTTCTCTTCTTTGTGAATGCGACAATTGTGAATCCTTCCTTTGAATCCCAAACGAAGGAATGTCTGACAACGCCTGCGAACAAGTTTGGCTCCGTCTTCAAGTGCTCAACCAAGTTTGCAGAGACCCTCGTCAAGATGGGTCTTCTGGATGAGGCACAGGCTATTCTCGATGCGCGAATGGCCAAGGAGGCCAAGAAGACCGATGGTGCCAAGAAGAAGACGATTCGTGGAATTCCCAAGCTAGAGGATGCTCTCTGGGCAGGCACTGCCAAGAGTGCTGAGTGTACACTCATTCTCACAGAGGGAGATTCAGCTGCGACGAGCGCAATTTCAGGTCTGAAGATTGTTGGACGTGAATCGTGGGGAGTCTTTCCTCTCAAGGGTAAAATGCTCAATGTCAAAGATATCAGTCAAATCAAGTTCAACCAGAATGAAGAGCTGACGGCCATCAAGAAGATTCTGGGTCTGGAGCAAGGCAAGAAGTATGCTTCTGTGAAGGACCTCCGCTATGGACGCGTGATGGTCATGGCAGACCAGGATTTGGATGGAGCTCACATTAAGGGTCTTCTGATGAACCTCTTCCACACGGAGTGGCCTACACTGATGAAGCTCGGATTCATTTGCTCACTTGCTACGCCTCTCTTGAAGGCGACGAAGCGAAATGACACCCTCTCCTTCTACTCTGCTCCTGAGTTTGAGGCCTGGAAAGAGGGTCAAGGCGAAGAGGCACTCAAGGGTTGGAAGCTGAAATACTACAAGGGATTGGGCACCAGCACGCCCGCAGAAGCCCGTGAGTGGTTTGAGCATCTTCATGAAATCAAATACAAGTGGGATGATTCAACAGATGAGTCTGTCAGTCTAGCGTTTAGCAAGAAGCGCGCAGATGACCGCAAGAAGTGGCTTAGCACCTATGATGCGAAGCGCATGGCTATTCCTGAGCGGGATGGAAGCCTCGCATTCAGCCGATTCGTCCACGATGAGCTGATTCACTTCAGCAATGCGGACAATCTCCGTTCCTTGCCGCATCTCATGGACGGATTGAAGCCGTCGCAGCGCAAGATTCTCTTTGGCTGCCTCAAGCGTGGACTCAGACAGGAGATTCGTGTAGCTCAGCTCGCAGGGTATGTTTCAGAGCACGCTGCCTACCACCACGGTGAGGCTTCTCTGAATTCTACGATTGTGGGTATGGCTCAGACCTTTGTTGGCTCCAATAACATCAATCTCTTAGTGCCCATTGGGCAGTTTGGTTCGCGTCTTCTCGGTGGAAAAGACGCAGCCTCTCCGCGTTATATCCATACTCACCTGGAGCCCATTGTAGAGAAAATCTTTAAAAAGGAGGACCACTCAATTCTTCAGTATATTGAAGATGACGGTTTGACGGTAGAGCCTGATACCTATCTCCCTGTTGTGCCTCTGCTCGCTATCAATGGCTGTATTGGCATTGGCACGGGATTCAGCACAGATATTCCCCCTCACCATCCGATGAGTATTGTTCAGATGCTCAAGGAGCGACTCGCTGGAACGAAAAGTTCTCTCAAGGGTCTCACTCTTCAACCTTGGTGGTTTGGCTTCAAAGGTCCTGTGACATCTGTCAATGAGGACACTTGGATGACAAAGGGTCTCTACACCTTTGATGATTCAAAGCGAACGGTCACCATTACAGAGCTTCCTGTCGGCACTTGGACGAAGGACTACAAGGTCTTCCTGGATGAGCTCGCTAGCGGTGATAAGGCAGGCCTCGGTGATGATGGCAAGCCCATTCTGAAGTCCTTTGATGACCTCTACGATGATGACACTGTGAACTTCATCCTCTACTTCGAGCCTGATTACTATGAAGACATCAAGGCCGACCGCAATGACTTTGAGAAGCGCTTCAAGCTCACTACATCGTGGCGTCTCTCCAATATGACTTGCTTTGATGAACAGATGCGGATTGTCAAGTATGGCACTGTGGGTGATATGGTGGAGGCATTCTTCACTCCTCGCTTGGCTGCTTATGAGAAGAGACGTCAGACGGAGATGGCTCGGTTGGAGCGTGAGGCTCTGGAGGCTGACGCAAAGGCCCGTTTCCTCAAGGCAATTCTGGATGGAAGCTTGGAGCTGCGTGGAGCATCCGATGAGGAGATTGTCTCAGGAATGGAAATGAATGACCTTCCTCCTCTCTCCAATCCTGAGAATCCCAATGATGTGGATTCATACGACTACCTACTGCGTCTTCGTATGGACCGTGTGAAGGCTTCTGCTGTGACAGAAGCGGAGAAGGCTGTTCTCGCGGCTCGGATGGCCTATGAGACTCTCCGTGATACCACTGCGTCTGCGTTGTGGCTCCACGACCTTGAGGAGTTTGAGGAGGCTTGGAATACCATGGAGATTTACCGCCAGGCAGCCCAGAGTAGCACTGGGGCACCCAAGAAGAAACGCTCAGCGAAGAAGTAATTAAGTAGGTCTCGTGTAAAGCACATACATCGTAATATAGATAGTCCATAACAAACTAAACCAACTGTAAAAAAGATTGACTGACGCAAAGCCCATCGTTAAAAGACTTGCCAAAATCATATAGATTGCGTCCACAATCAAAATACCTCCAGGATTTTTTATTTTCACATAGCTCTTCATCAAGTCCATAATTGTATTGTGACCTTTGGGTATCATGGGAACCACAATGTTACCAAAGAAGATATCGTGTGCCATTTGAATGACAACCGCGATTCCACAAAAGAACCACGGATTCCACGCACCGCCAATCCAACTCGTAACTATCTGAGTGAGAACAACACCTAACGCAATACTTAACACGTCAGCGGTATATGCGGAGAGACCAAACTTGTCATACCATGTATTGATGGGTCCATCTGGCGTAGATGTATACCGCCACACAAAGAGTCCTGCTGTGTCTACAATACTAGAGGCAGTAAGAATCGGAAGATAGAGATTTGTATTCGTGAAGTCACGAATATCAGGAAGCATGTCTACTTTACACAAAGTTGTTGTTTTTCAAAAGCACAATTTCTAAACGAAATTGTTAAACGGTAAGGACTTGGTTCCAGCAGAGCTCAGACTTTGGGGCTGCTGCATCGGCACAGGCATATGACTGATATCATTGAGGTAGTAATAGTAATGGTCAACAGCACTCAAGATGTGAGGAGCAGACCAATCCACAACTTTTTCGTTCAAATCGGCGATTTGCTTCTCAACATCAAAGGGTAAGTTCCGGGCATATTGATAATAGATGGCACGCATGATAATTTTGAGTTCATCTACAGACTGGTCATCGATAACGTAACCCTTGGGTTGACTCTTCTCAAAGACATATCGGCGAATCGCATTTTGAAGCGTTTTTATGTTTTCCGGGCTAAAAAAACGTTGGCTTACCGGTGTGACCTCCCAGTTCCCGCGTAACATATCCGCTTCAAAGCCTTTTTCAGCTGTTGTCTGATATTTATAACCGGGGAAGTCCTCAGGGGCTGGGCCACCGGCAGAATCTCGCGCGGCCAAATTGACACGTCCATTTTGGCCCGCATAGGCTACCGGATTGCTAAGGGGGAGTTCAAAGTCTGCTTGGGGGAGCTTTGACATTCTACTTTCTACTTCAGGCATTCTTTTCCATAAATCACCGGCTCCGTGAATTTATTTTCTCCTGTCTTGGTATAGAATCAAATGACCTCTATTCCCGCCTTCCTTAAGCAGATCCCTTCTGACTCCCGTAACTTCGTCCCTGTTTCCTCCCTCGCCTACCCTGGCGGTATCAACTCCTTGAACACCACCACTGGTGTTCTCGCCACGGCTCTCTGGTCTGGCAGTGGTCAAGCCCCTGGTAACGCCACCGGTGGCTCTGGAACCCGCTACACCTCTTCCATCAACGGTCCTGGTGCTGGCAAGCTCCGCGACATGGGCAAGACCTACCTCTCTGCCTCCCGTGTCTTCCGCAAGGTTCAGCTCATCGTGCCCAACACCCAGACCACTTCCACCTTCGGTGTTGAGGGTAACCAGAACACCTCCCCCAACGTGGACTACTTGACTGGCTACATCGAGCTCGGCTGGGAGGGTGCTGGCACCCCCGCCCCTGTTGCCCGCACGGCCTAAACATTTTTTCTTCCGATGGATTGTAAACTTCTTTTTTCAACGAATCATTTCTTTGAAAAAAGAACACTTGGAATTTTCCAAAGTATGACTAGAGCATAGATGGACTTCAATCTCGTGTTATATATCCTCTTTTCTGCTGTTATAGGAATTGGTGGAACCTATTACCTCATTGAGAGCGATCGCACCTTGGGTGGCTTCTTATATTTTGTGGGGGCAGCGCTTATCTTAACCTTCTACGGCTTGCGCTGGTTCTCGGGCGACGCCCTGAAAACATCTCAATTTGAGTCGAAGACATGGCCTCCTGTTGTAAATGTGTGCCCTGACTTCTTAAGTGTCTATGAACGTCCTATCGCAGGAACAAACCGAAAGGAAAAGATTTGCGTGGACTTGGTGGGTGTGTCCCAGGGTGGTATCCAAAAACTCGTTGACCCAGCCAACGTTGCGAACGAAAATTTCGTCTTCAAACTCCACATGGATAAGACGGGTGCTGCTCGTATGAAGGCTCTCTGCGATGAGTGCCGTTTGAAGAAGGTGACGTGGGAAGGTGTCTATGATGGTGTCTCCTGCACTGCTACGGGTGCTGTCCCCAATGCTGACGGCTCAAAGGATACAGCGGAGGGAGAAAAATGTGATTAAACGGAATTCATTCTGTCTAGGCAGAAATGGAAACCCCCGTCCCGCCTACCTCTCCCCTCGTGAATTATCTTACGAAGAATTATGCTGTTTCTGAGCTAACAAAGACAGGGCTTTCAATTCTATTTGTCTATTCTGCTCATTATGGGACATCCAAACTCTACAATAGTATCTGTGTCCCGGATGGAATCACTGGGTTCCTTTTTGGATTTGTGACGACAGCCAGTCCTTGGTGTAAATTTATGTTGGAAGTTATGAAGCTAACTGAAAATCAGTATAGCACCATTATTTTACTTGTCTTCTCTCGTCTGATTTTACAAGGATTAGGAATCTAAACCATTTTCTCCAGACAAGCCAAGGAATGTGGTCTCCCACTCATATTGAGAAAACAATTTGTCTTCATCCCTCGGCTGAACGACAAATTGAAAGTTGGTTAGACAAACCAAGCCATCCTGCCATTTTATTGTATGGTGAGCCTGGTGTTGGAAAAACAACCTTAGCCCATAGAAGTCTTCGCAAGAAGGCTCTCAAAATTATTGAGTTCAATGCGAGTCACACACGCTCAGGCACCAGCTTCCGCAAGATTATTTTGCCCTTGCTGAAAGAAGGTGGCATTGTGAATATGCTAGAAACAGGAAAAAAAGGAGGCATTGGCATTATTCTAGATGAAATTGACGGATTAAGTCAAGGAGAAAAAGGTGGATTAAAAGAATTATTGGATTTTCTGCGTTCCTGGAAACCCACACATGTAAGCACACCGTTAATTTTAATTAGCAATACATTGGATTCTCGCAATTTAATTCAGATTTCAAAACTATGTCTTACTATCGCCATTCAGGAAGCAGACAAACATCAGGTTGAGCAGTGGCTAGGCAAACCGCTTGAATCAGACGATAGTCTGAAAAAGGTGCAAGGAGATTTACGATTGCTCCAACGACAGGTGGCTGGATTAGAAGAACCCTGTGAAGTGAGCGAAGTGCCAGAAGGAATTCTGCCCATTGCGTGGTGGACTTTATGGACAGAGTGGGACCCGTTCGTGGATTTGGACATTGAAAGTCATGAAGCGAATTTAGCAGGGCTTGTTATGATAGAAAATATGAATGATAGAATCAGAGCTTCCTTAGGAGATACAGAAGAGGCCTGGAAACTCTACGGAGATTTATACAAGGCGTATTGTAAATCAGATAGAGCTGATTTCTGGGCGTTTTTCCATCAATGCTGGAATTTGCTTCCACTCTCTCAAGATTTGAAACTGAAAATTCCAAGTCTTCAATTGGGTCAGATGTGTAAAGTGCAAGAATCCTATAAAGTGCCCAAACCAGATGCTCTACGATACACTCCTGTCTTAACAAAGCAATCTGCTATTTTTAACTCTTGGAAATTTATGTGTGAATTGGCTGACCGCGATGGTGTGCCAGTCCATACAATTCCTTCTCTTTGTCATTTGGAAGCGTTGAAACCAGAAGTGAAAGCTGACAAACAAAGACGTCTTCGCAATATTGCACTTCAAACACTTCTTGAGGAAAATTGAGTGTAGAACCTTTGTTGAAAAAGTCACAGAAAAATCCTTTGACAAAGGACTTCTCTGGGGCGCAAGTCTAGGTGTCTTTGTAACACACTTATAAAAGTAAAGTCAAACTACAGAAAGCTTAGCTAGTAGAATGCGCATTTTGAAGCTCATCAGGATGGAGTAAACGCACAACATTGAGGGGCTCCTTGCGACCCATACGATACGCACGACCCAAAATCTGTTTTTCTTCTTCATGATTCATCGCATGAAGCAAGATGACATCAGTAGCGGCAGTAATATTCATACCTGCTCCTGCTTCAAGTGAATTGAGCAATAAGACCTTTGTCTTTCCAGCATCAAACGACTTCAATGTTGCCGCGATGACATCCTTATTTCCCTTGACTTGCTTCACAGAAATATTCATTCCTTCGATTTCAGATGCAATCTGGAGGAATGGGTTATCATACCGACTAAACACTAAGAATTTTCCATCTGGTTTCTGCTGAAGGAGCTCCAAGAGTTGCTCTGTTTTCTTCAAGGGCTGCGGTCCTGCTGTGGGGTCAATGAGCTCATTTTTGGCAATCGGTGCTGTTGCTAAGTTTCGCAATCCACTCGCGTGAATTGCGGCACGGCAGAGAGGACAGGTTGGTTGTCTTGTCAGCGAGGTCAATACACAGCCTCCACAAAAGATACGAGAGCAGCAAGGTGTCAAGGTAGGATTCTGTGGCTCATCAAAACAAATGGGGCACATTTCCTCTTTGTAGTTCTCCACACGCTCTTTCAATTGCTTCAACTGCTCTTCTAAACTCGCCATTTTTTCTTGAAGAGATTTCAGGGCATTTTCTTTGGCTTGAGGTGTGGCATAGTCTAAGGAGGCCTTAAAATCATACGTTTTCTTCAATCGGTCCAACTCTTTCAAACGATTTTCACTGACTGCCTTGACCAACGACATAGGTTCTTCTGCCTTTACACCAAGTTGCTCTAACGCGGTTTGAATATCTCCTGCGTGAAGCAAGGCTCTTACATTGTTGGGAATCGCATGCGCAACGACTTGCTGTAGAACAGACGGCTTACACGTAATATTCCGAATTAAAATAGGAGGAAGTGTAATGGATTCCTTCACGAAGTCTTCAGAGCAGCGCAAAACAAGACGTCCTCGCATAGGACTATTGGAATGAACAAAATCGCGGAAGAAAGAACCACTTACCATATAATGACGAATATAACTATACACTCCATGCGTCGAGTTTGTGAGCGCATTTTGTAACAAATCTCGCAGCTGAGGTTGAATATTGCTGTCTGGCCGATTGAGAATTTCATTCAGCATAGTGGCTGTGATATAAATACTTTGATTGGGGAATAGCAAGTTAGGCCAACTCGCAGAAATTAACCAAGTAAACCGTGTCTCAGGATTTACACGAGTGGATGGAATATGAAGTGTATCAGCTTCATCATAGAAAACACGCTTCCATAAATATCCATTTCCTTTTACAATCTGCTGAAGGCCACCATACAGTGTATTGCTGACGAGAACGACATCGGCTTGCTGAATCTTTGCGGCAATCCCATCTTCATCTAGAACCTTTCGTGTTTGAACTCCAACATATTTTAAGGTTGTCTGGTCTTTTATATAGGTCTGCCATTGTCTATACAAAGTATGAGGCACAACAATAAGACATCCAATATCTTTTAGAGAGTTACTGAACGAATGCTCACGAAGACAATACATTTGTGATGTTGAATTGTTATCTAACATAGGGATGGATGGAATCTTTGGAGTGTATTTCAATCGCGCAATGTGACCCAATACCATAAGACTTTTCCCTACACCCACACTGTCTCCAAGAAAGCTAAAGCGACTGTAAACCTTGGCGCCACTCAAATCCATGCCTTTGCTTAAATCATATTCTCGTTTCTCCATTTCATACAAGATAGCTTTCTGATGGTTCCTCAGAGGAACTTTGATATCAGTAGGTTGTTCAACAGTAGCTGACCCAGACTTCAATGAATAGAGATAAACATCATTTAAGCATCGTATAGACTTTAATACGGGCTCGTAAGACATTTCTAAATTTTGTATCTGCCAGAGGTTTAGGCGTTAGCGAAAAACTTTAGTAACTCCTCTTCTTTTTTTTGTTTGAGAAAGGCATTTAACTGAAGGTCTGTTTTCTTAATATAAGGATTTTCTTTCTCTCTCAGTTTTTTCTTGTCAAATGTATTATCGGAATGAGACATGACTAACATCACTTTATAAGGGTCGAGTTGAATCATAGGATGCTTGTAATCTTCAAGGAAACTTCTCTCTTCTGAATACGTTACTGTTTCATCATAACGATGCTTCTTCGCATACGTATCTCTCCAGGCCATAGTTCCATTTGTCGCATGATTTGGATTGTAAGGACCCAACTTATAAATTGTCTGAATATCTGAATAATACATGTAGATTTCTGAGGCACCGCAGAGTTCAACATTCTTATGCTTCGGTAGCTTGAAAGCCTCTACAACAGCACTCACGCGACACGGTGGATAATAATCATCATCATCCATCGCAACAATAATGCTTCCTTTGGCTTCATCATTTAACCGATTCCGTTTCTCGCCAATGGTGAGTTTCTCCTCTAACCCAATGTAACGAATTTGAGGAAGTGACCGCTTGGCAGCAATCGCAGCATCAAACAAATCTTTTACAAGGTCTTGTCCATCGTCAAGAATAATCCACTCCATCCTGTCTTTCTTATAGTCTTGGTTCTCAACCATTTGAATAAGAAATGGAATAAATCGTCTGCGATTGTATGTTGGTGTTACAATAGAAACAAAAGGAACTGTTGTTTCGTTTTTTTTGCTCATTCCTATGTATACACTATGAACTTGGTTTAAGTTAAATGTAGGATTTCAGTGAGTCTAGCGCAGTTCTCAAGGTTTCTTTTTCAATTCCTAATAAAGCAGATTTCAATTCTGAGACAGTAGCATCAAACTTCCCTACATCCATATTAAACAGTGAGGGGTCTAGTTGTTTCCCAACAGCCTCCGCGGCAGTCATTTCATAGGCAAATTTCTTTTTCTCAGCCAATCCACCATATAAATTGACATCATAATGAACAATTGATAAATACCATGGAATGGTTGAGGTTTTTGCGCCTTGAATGAGAGGTAAAATGGCAAACAAAACAGGGGCTTTCATATAGTCCATCCGAGGACCTGTAGGAGTTAAGGTAAAGACATTTCCCCAATTCACTGCGGCAAAGGCTCTATACAAATAGTAAATAAAAATCATGATAGTGAGACCTGGGACTAAACTAACTTGGAACAAAAGAAACGTCCACAAGAAATAGAAAAGACGAATCCAAGGAGAACGTCCAATCATATCATTCGCAACAATCATCGCAAATATCGTTCCAAAGAAATAGGGCCAAACCATACCAAATCCTTGGCCAAAATATTCCAGTGTGCGAGAGAATAATCTTGAAGGGCGAAAGGTATCTTCTTCTGAAAGCTCTTTCTGTTCAACACGATTTTTATAGTCATTGAAAAATGTGGGGTCAATACCTTGTAAAAGTGTGACCTGTGAATCTGTCGATTCAAACCCTTCCTTCAAATCCTCAAAATTTTCAGGAATCTTCTTCTGAATCTCCATGAATTGTGTGTTAAACGAATCACGCTTCGCAACAATGTCAGCAGGTGTTTGTTTATTTATTTTCTTGATGTAGTCTTCAGATTCTTGCTTGAGTTTCAGAATTTCCTGTTTCTGTGCATTAGGAAGCTTCAATTCCTTGTCTTTTAGAAACAAATCCAAAAAGGCAGGAATGCGCTCAACATCCTGAACAATTCTGTTGGCATTCGTAATGCTTTCCCATTGAAGCTTCATTTCCGTGGATTTTTGCGTGTAATCTCCAGCCGCCAACCCTCCATTCTTTCCAATCCAATTCTCCCATTCCGTAATTCTTGCTAACGAGTTTGTCGCATAATAATCAGTTGCTTGATTGGAGCCAACAAGTTTATCTCTAGCATCACGATACCGTTGAATTTGTTTTTTAATGTCTTCTACAGCACCAACAGCTTTCTCATTTTGTTCATCATAAGCTTGACTGGCTTTTTCATTGTATGTGAGGTTGAAAAAGGCCCGATTTATAGATTCAAAGAACCCCATCTGCTACTTTGAACAATGAAAACCCGGAGCAAATTCTATCCTCTGAGTAGACAGATGGTAAACAAGACTCGTAAATCTAGGGGTGACTATGTGGTCGCAATCCCCTCCTATAAGAGAACAGAAGGCCTCAAAGAAAAAACATTGGCTGTTCTCCAGCACTACAAAATTCCAGTCTCCAAAATCTATATCTTTGTTGCCGATAAAGAGGAAGAGGCAAATTACCGGAATGCTCTTGAGCCTGGAACTTACAACAAGATTGTTGTAGCTGTAAAGGGATTGTCCCAAGCACGCAACTTTATCGCTGACTATTTTCCAATTGGGAAGAAAATCGTCTATTTTGATGATGATGTCAAAGGGTTTCTTGAATTTGATGAATCCAAACCTCGTCATGAAAAGCCATTGGTCTCTCTGGAGAAGGTCATTCAACGGGGGTTTGCTGAATGTAGAAAGCACGGGTGTCGTCTCTGGGGGGCGTATCCCTCTGCGAATGGGTTTTTTATGAAGGATACCGTAAGCACAGATTTGAAGTTTATCCAAGGCTGTTTCTTTGGTATCGTAAATCCTGGAAGCAAAGAGCTCTATTTGCCTGGAAATGGAGAAAAGGAAGATTACTATCGCACACTGCGCATGTATCAACTGGATGGCTGCGTAGTGCGTCTAAATTTTATAGCTCCCAAGACATCTGTCTATGGAACACCTGGAGGATTACAATCCAATCCTGATAGAGCAAAGCGTGAAAAAGAAATGGTTGAGTTGTTGATGAAGGAATTTCCTGATTGGGTGAAACTCAATCCCAGACGAAAATCTGGATTTCTAGAAATTCGTATTGCTGATAGAAAGAAAGACGATTAGAGAGCATACTTGAGTCCACCCATACCTCCTGCCACTTCAAACCAGTTAAGATTCTCGACATAAATTGTCAAGTCATACACGTAGTTCGTGTTGACTGGCAACGGATAGAAATCCACTTCCACTTGGAAGTTCTTTACACGAGATGTATTGAGAGACCCCGAGGGCTGTGTATCGGGTGAATGGAGTGTGAAGTTATACACTGGAAGTTTCGTTCCAGGGCGGCCATTGAGCGTTTTCCAGGGGACGATTTTGGTAAAGAAGTCAATCGGTTTCTCTTCCTGAATTTCATTGCCATCGCAAATGACACGCAAACTGCGGAGAATGCCTTCTTGGCCTGTTGGGATTAAAAGACCACTGGAATTCGCTTTTGTATTGAGTGGAATGAGACCAGGTGTGGGAGCAAAGGGAGGTGATGGATAATTCCACCAATTGGTAAAATTCGCAAAATCATTGCGATATTCAAGACTATCTGAACGACGTTGAATAAATATCATACGCGTGACAGGATTGTGTGTATACAAATCAAGAATCTGACGCGTGTAAAGTCCAGGGAATGGATACGGTGTGATTTGCTGCATGAGATACGATAAGGGTTGTGTCGCAAAGATTTTTCGTTCTTGCTCAGGCAAGTAGACATAAGTACATTGAACTCTTGGATTGAGGAACCATTGATTCAACGCAGGAATCGAAGCTCCCACATCTGTCGCAAAATATCTCCACTCCGCTTGTTGCTCGTTGGACGCAACATATTCAGGTTGATTCAGTTGAATTTCTGCTGTTGAAGCGGACATTTGATAGAGCGGACTGACACGATAGCCTGACACATCCAACACTGTATACAGATTTTCAATGGAATTGAGAGTAATCTGAACTTCGCAATCATGATACTGAAGCCCTACAAGAGGGAGCGCAAGACTGGAGGCATCTGAAAACCAAAATCCAAGAGGAACATGAATATCTTGTCCAAAGATTGAGGGACGATTTGTTTGGGCTCCTAAGGGTAGGCTGGTATTCTGGAACACACTTGGATATCCTATCTGATTCGTTCCGCCCGCATAGATGCCATCTGAAGGATTCGTAAGTTCATTTGTATCTCCCACAAGGGTTCTCCATTTCTCAAAGGCTGTATTGTCAAAATCTAAGAGAGCTCTTGCCAGCAAATAGGTTCCATCCACTTCTTGAATCTTCTGGCCCCCCACATAAAATCCTGCTCTCTGAATAATGGCTGCGCCCAGATATCTCACCCATTGATATTGGAACTGTGCTGTTCTTTGTTCGGGACCAACATGTTTACTATAGATATCAGGGATTCGGAATGTAAAATAGATATCTGAAAGCAAATCAGCAACACGTTGAATTTTCACTCGAAGTTGAATGGGTTGCGAATAAAAAAGTTCATTGGGACCTTCAAGAGCAGTTGTGACATTTTCTTGACTGAAATGTGTGTATTTTCTATAACTTTTATACCAGAATGTCATGTCTGGATTTCCAGACAATAACACATTTTGGGCGCCGTAGGCGACTAGGGTTAAGAGACCTCCTCCAGTCATTCGTTCTAACCTACAGGACAGAATGCTTCCCCTTTAGAATCCTCAAACATTCATCACATAGGGCTCAGGGTTTTCTACACAAATTTCTTCCTCTTCAATCCATGTTAGATTAACGTTCCGTATGTCAATACTAAGAGATTGAATCTCTTTCAGAAATTGTTTTTTGGCAATCAGAATGGAGAGAATCGTATCCTCAGCCTTTGAGTAGGGGAAGTGTGTGGTTGTATCTTCAAGATGGATAGGGATACCCAAGAGACAAGCACCCTTGTCAATGTAAGTAAAGACAAGCTCTGATTGTTTTTCTTTCAGATACGTTTCAATAGGCTCTGTATCATAGAACGACTTGACTATGTTGGCATCTAGCTTGAAAAGACGAATTGCCTCTTCAATTGTAATGGCAAATCCGACGTAGAGCATTCTATGTTTGTGTGAGACTCAAACAAACATAGGTTGGTTTCAATTTCAGTCTACTTACTCTTGGAGCTGATAACTGGTTGTCCAGTATGTGTCCACAAGATAAGGAGGCTTGTCCATCTGCGCGGACATTGTCTTCTTGCTGACACCCAAGTCCATTAAACTCTGGATTTCCGTGAAGGAGGCAGCATAAGCCAAATAGGTCAAATTGCTCATGTTTCCACGGAAGGAGCCCTCAAATCGTAAATCATTTCCAGAGCCAAGAGAGGCAACCTGAGAACCCAATATCATTTTCTTGAGAGGACTGAAGCAGACAAGATTCTGGAAGTTCTGGTAAGGCAAGGTTCCTTCAAACGGCAACTTCTTGCGTAAGTTTCCGTTGATGTAAATCTCCAAGGAGTTCTTGCGGCACAAGAGAACACAGTGGAACCACTTGCGGACAGGAACGTTCTCAACATCCATGTAGGTATAGGCGTTACGATAGGTGTTCATCACGATGCGAAGCGCATTAGTATTGCCTTTCACAAAGACACCAGGACCCATGAGAGGCCAAGGGTTGGTGTATCCCTTGTGCATCACGTGGAAGAGAACATCCTCACCTGTGAATGTAGAAGGATGGATGAGCAAATAAAAACTATACGTAAATTCAATACCTGTGCGTTCATTGTCAGACAAGGGTATCTGCTTTGCGTCTTCATACGCCGTCTTATTTTGCTGGAATGTGAGCATTTTATCCTCTGCCGTAACAGTCAGTGGCAAGAGATTGACAAATCTACCTCCAATGCGCTTGTAACTCGTGATAAGGAACTCAACAGAGATGAACAGTAAAAAGAGGAATGATAGGATTACAAGCACAAGCAATACTTGTTGAAAAAATCCTTTCCCAAAGAGTATTCCTAGAGGTCCTGCGGCCATGGTTGAACCTGCGTTGTTATTGGACGACATCTACTACCTTTCTACTGTTTTTTAGAAAGTAACTGTTGTCTTAGGATAAGTTAATCCAACCGTGGGGTATTGGTAAGTGACTTCGCCCTTCACGTTAAAGAGACCACCTAACCATCCTAAGAATCCAGTCGCTGCGATATCAGCAGGTCCATTCATATAAATTCTATACATCTGCTCGGGATTCAATGCAACACTGTGGACATACACATTGCTCAAGAATCCATTGAATCCTCCATACTGGAGAAGCTTGAGGCTTACACCATTCGCATCTACCGAATAGAATGAAGGCAGAACACAAGAGCGTGCTAATTTTCCATCCAAATAGACATCTACTGTGCGGCCATTCAATACAACGCCGAAGCATACCCATCTCTGGAGCTCTACCTCGGGGAGGTCGCACACAGGCATGGTGTCATTCAAGAGTTGGCCGGAAGGCACGCTGGTAGGCTGGAAAATCTTATCAACAGTCGCCTTGGTTAAGCGCTCAGAGCCCGCCGCATTTGTATTGACGCGAACCATGAGTTTGTTGTTGTAAGGTCCCAATCCTACAATCAAGGTTGATGCAGGGGTGCCGGTTGCGGTCTTCGGGGATAACTCGAGGATGTGCTTTGCCTTACCAACCGTATCCTTGTATGCCGTTACGTAGGTCCAGAAGGTAATGGAATATTCACCGCCTTCGTAGACAGGGAGAATATCATAGAGTTTGGGTGAGGTAGCCGGATTAGCGGGAACTGCTGTCGTAAGGATTGTCTGACTGGTCTTTCCTTGCTCTTGAAAGAAATACTTATAGATATAATACAAAAAGACGATTCCAATCACAACGACAGCGATAGATGTCACGGATTGTGTCAAGCCACCCGAGGCCGGGACAGCGTTACGAACTCCCTTCATTGCGTTATTCACGGCTTCCATGTCGTTTCTGATGAAACAGAGGTTTTTTTAGCGAGCTCTAGGCATATTGAGTTTTCCAATCTAAGAGAGGTGATGTAGGTCTCATTTTTGGTCCAGTAATACAACCACCACCTTTACAATTGGGCACGTAATCAAAGAGATTGGTTGGCGCACTTATCACAGGTTGTCCAGTTGTATCAGATTTGGCCTTGTAATTGGCAAGCACTTCTTGTTGACTGAGTTTTTGAGGGAACGTTTGAATAAATGCGATTTTTCCTGTGAGGTTTGGGTCACCTGCTGTGATGGGTCCAAATCCAGCCCGTGTATCGACCACATTTTGAGTGCGCTTTGACATGACGATTTTCCCGTTGTAATAAATATCAAAGCGACGGCCTTCACGAGCAATTGTAAGAAATGTCCATTTCTGGAAAGGAATATCTGGAAGCGCAATTGTTTCTTCAAACACAGTCTGGACGCGAGGAACACCCTCAATCGGCTGCCCAGCCGCTGTTGAAGGAGCTGCCATCCCCAGAGTTCGGACAACAAGTTGCGCAGAAGCCGCATTGGGTCTTCCTGCGTCGGGAGACGCAAGCAGTTCAACACGTATAACGTTGCTGATATTCAAAATATTGACATATCCTGAATGAACACATTTCGAGCAGTCATTGCCCAGACACTTACAAAGATTGTATTGACCCGTAGAGCATTCAGGTTCTCCAGGATTCGCCGCTCCAGTGGGATTGCAAAGAACCATTGTGCCTGTCTTTTGCGCCTGAAGGGGATAGACAAAGGCCTGAAGTGTTCCCGTATTTGTCGCATTTAAGAGTTGGCGTGTCACATTTGAATCTAAGACTTCAGGGCGTGTTTGAAGCATAAACGGACCCTGGGATTCATCCACCTTTTGCTCCGTCAATCGTTTAAACATGAAATAAAACACTATAAATGCTAACAGAAGCGCAAATGTGCCCCACATTCTACTGAGGAGCATGGATTTGGATTGCGGCAAGTCACTTTTCGCAATTCAAATCAGATTTTCATCGTTTCTATTTCGCACACGCCGTAGCCATTTCATCAGGACTATAGAGTTTCTTCTCTGTGAGAGGAGGTCCAGATTTAGCAATTTCAACAGAGGTTAAGGGTCTATCCCAATACTTCAAATTCATGACGCGAACAGAACCACGATATGCGTTTGGTGAGCTGAAGAAGTATGCATCCGAGGACCGCGGTGTGAATCGGAATGTGCGTGTTCCATGAAGTTTTCCATTCAAATAAACCTCCATTACTTGTGGCATGAAGACAACCGTGATGCGAATTACTTCTTTAATGGGCACGTTCAGCAAAGTGGGTGTGGATTCAAAGACATAATCACCATTTCGCTTCATCGTTACAGCACTCACGACCAAATCATTGGTGTTTGGACTCAAATACATAAATAAATTGGATTCAGGATAATCTACAAATAAGTCTTCCGCTTTGGAAGAATCAACAACAACAGGATTCATTGCGCGATAGAAGAAGACACGTTTGCGATTGGATAAGCTGGCTTCATTGTCCATATAAATATCCTGTTGAACTGTGAACCCATGGGGTAAGATACGCATGACATTCGCGCTTACATCAGCAAGAGGAGGTGCTTTCGTCCACACAAGTTGGCCATCGGACGTATTTGCTAAGGGAAAGGCACCTCCATCTCCAGCTGTGAAGGAGAAGACAGGAGTAATAGAATAATGGATAATGAGGAGGATTAAAAAGATAACAAGAAGAGCAAGGGCAAAATGAAATAAGGAAGTGCTCATTGTATCACCACCAGCTCCCATATTTCGGGGAGTTAGATTGGGAATTCTGGATGTTACACCCGAAACAGTTTTTTGTATCGGGCTTAACAGCGCATTCAGCTCTAATTTACGGGCTGTCTCTGCCATCTATCCTATTCTTCACGTTTCTTTTTCCGTGTTTTTCCTGACATCTTGGGACCTTTCTCAGGGTCAAAGGCTATGGATTTGTAGTATTTTCTTGTTTCAGAATCTTTACATTTGCGCAGCTTCTGACGCAAATAGCATACGAAAGAAATGCGTGTAAATGGTTTTTCTCCACCCAGCGTGCCCGTAGAGGGGTCATCAAAATAAATCTTCGGAAGCTTCTTATTAAACTCCTTATCCTCGGCTGTCTCATACAACTCTGTGTTACAGTGCCATTCATGGACGTCCATCGCAAGAAAATCACCTGTGCGTAAATCAAACCCCACTCCATATCGAGGAAACATTGTGTATCCTCCATGGTATTTTCCACGCTGAATCACAGACAAGTTTCCAAATCCTTCACGAAAATCACCATCATCCATATGAAGACCTGTGCGAAAATTACGGTTGATTGTCACAGATGAGAAACAAGTATCACCAATCCGATACATGGGTTTTTCATCCGCAGCCTTTTTCTGTGCGGCATACTGTTCGGGAACAAGTTTCTTAAAGACACCGTTTAATTCTTCAAGAAATGGAATGCCTGATTTATAATACTTGAAGTATTTTTGCGTATACGAAGTTAATCGGCAAGGAAGGCCCATAAAAGGTGTCTGTTCAAAATATCCTAAGACACTGCTAAAGACATTGTTATTGACACGCATTTTACTGACCTTTCCATCTTGATAGTAGCGAGCGGACCAATTGGTCACATCGGTTGGCTTGCGCTTTTTCCAATAGGCAGAATTGAGTTGAATTGGGCCCGCAGCGGCTCCACGATTGCGACTGGGGGCCGCTGTAATATAGTAACTTTCCCAGCCTTGCTTTACAATATCATGGGGAATGACATTTTTACGAAACTTGGCTAAGAGTTTTTTCTCTCCTGTATCCGGGTCTTTTCCATAGACATCCACATCATCTTCTACCATCACTTTAATCGCTTTGTCATCAAAATAACTTCCTTCTTTGGCTTTGATTTGGTCATTTGTGAGAATCGGCTCAAGGACAAGTTCTTTTACTTTTGTCTTGGGGTCCCGCGCGGGCTTGTCTGGAAGCTGAAGCCCTTGAAATAGGTTTTCACGCTTTTGAAGCTGTGCTTCACTCATTCTATTCTTAGGCGCTCTTTTGAATGAACCAAAGGAGTCCTCCTACTGCGACAGTAGCCCCCACTCCAATTCCCATACCTTTAATCAACGCCCGTAAATCTGCTTCGGCAAAATCATCAGGCTTCATCACAGGACTTCTTCCAGAGGCCCCTAAACGTCTGTAGAATTCAATGGATTCGAGTTCTGTAACCTTGGGTTTTCCAAGGGTTTCATTGACTTTGTTGTGGAGTGCCACTGTCCATTTGAACAAATCATCGCGTCTATCCAAAAAGGGGGTAATAGGCATCTCTTTCAAAAACTGCGCATAGTGGTCACGACAGATAGGGCATGGAATTAAAAACGCAAAGGCTTCAAAGAATTCTTTCGCGGCCTTCTTGTGGCCATAGCTAGGTTTCAAAGGGTATCCTAGCGCTACAATATGCATTGTGTGCCAAAAAAAAGGTCCCCATGAGCTCGGAGGTAGGTGCATTGTTCTATCTATCTAAACATCGGAAAGCATACTGTTAATAAGAAACCGCAGATGTTCCACTTCCAAAAAACAACTAAACATTGTGTGAACTGTGGGTTCCAGGGACACACACATCGCGACTGTCATAGTCCGGTGACAAGTTTTGGTATGATTCTCTTTCGTATCAATCATCCATCGTGGAGCCAGGAAAAAACACTTAGCTCCTATCCTCAAAGCCTTACAGGACTAGAGCCTTATTTTCCAAATATTGAACTTCTCTTAATTCAACGGAGAGATAGTCTTGGATATGTGGATTTACTGAGAGGAAAGTATTCCATCAACGATGCTGACTATATTCGTCGGCAAATCCAAGGTATGACGGATGATGAACGAAAGAAATTACTGGAGAAAGATTTTGATGTCTTGTGGGCTGAAATGTGGGGAGCCGAATCCACCGACCAACAATACAAGAAAGACAAGGAAAATTCACGAAATAAGCTCATGGCCTTACGTGAAGGTATAACCCTGGATGTATCCGGCAGCTCCGCTAACTTGGAAGATTTTATTCGCGAGTGTTCTATCCATTGGGAGACACCTGAGTGGGGATTTCCAAAAGGTCGTCGTGATGGGAATGAGAGCGATTTAGATTGTGCGACACGCGAGATGAAGGAGGAGACAGGATTAAGTGAAGCAGAAATCCATATTATTCATAATCTTGAACCTTTGAATGAGACATTTTTTGGTTCAAATCATGTCCATTATTGTCATAAATACTTCCTTGTCTATGTTCCGGATGGGAGTCAGGTCAAATACAATGCTGACAATCCGCATATGCGACGTGAAATTGGAAATATTGGGTGGTTTCCTTTGAATGAAGCCCTTACCAAAATTCGCACAGACAATGTGGAAAAGCGTGAAGTCTTACTTCGTGTTGGCTCATTGCTTCGCAATTACTGTGCGTTGTCTCATCCGTTCTAGGAAATCTCAGAACTATGCAGGAATGAACGCTCTTTCAAATGAGGAACTTATTAAGCTGTGGCGCACTTCCGAAAAAATGGAAGAGCGCGACAGAATTGTAGAAACTATGAAAACACGAGGGATTTATCCACAAGAGCAGGAAGATACGTTGGAAGAAGAGGGTGGTTTGTATCCTTCAACAGAAGACCCTCTCTTTCTCCAAAAGCTCTTGCGAAAGCAAGAATTTGCGGAAAACAAACAACTGTCCGTTGCAGAGTCTATACGGAGAGGAATTGACCCGTGTAAAGGGTCAAGAGGATTTGAATTGAGTCCTACGCAACGTTTTATTGGACAATTCTTATCGTTCAAAACGCCCTACATGTCTGCTCTCTTGTTCCATGGAGTGGGTGTAGGAAAAACGTGTAGCGCAATCACTGTAGCAGAAAGTTACCTCGAGCAGTTTCCGAGAAAACAAGTGATTATTGTGGCGCCGCGCAATATTCAACCCAACTTTAGTCGTGAAATCTTTTCTGAAACCAAACTCAAACTGGGTGAAGATGAAGAGCCCAATGAATACATGGGATGCACTGGAAATACCTATCTGAAACTCACTGGCATGGAATACAACCGTGACAAGAGTGTTCTTTTGAGCCGAGTCAACGCATTAAAGTCAAGACGCTATCAATTGGTTGGCTACTTGGCCTTTTACAATTACATACGCGACTTGTTAGACCGCGAAGTTTCCAAAACACTCAAAGGAGAGCGCAGACTTCAAGAAGAATACAAAGTTTTGGCAAAGAAATTTAGCAACCGTTTAATTATCATTGATGAAGCTCACAATGTGCGCGATTTAGCGGAAATTGAAGAAGATGTATCTGATGCTCCTGGAGGTCGCGCTGAGCAAAATGAGAGTCTCGCAGGGAAAAAGCTGACGCCCTATCTCCGTAAATTACTGGCCGCCTCAGAAGGAACAAAACTCTTGTTGTTAACTGCGACCCCTATGTATAACAGTTATAGAGAGATTATCCCTATTTTAAATTTGCTCTTAATTAACGATAAAAAAGTGACAGTCAGTGAATCAGATTTCTTTGACGCAGAGGGAAATTTCTTAGAAGGGGGTGAAAAGAAACTTGGCACCCTTCTTCAAGCCTATGTAAGTTTTATGCGAGGTGAAAATCCTCTGGCGTTTCCGATTCGTTTAGTTCCTCAAGAACTTCCTCGGTTAGAAGTGTGGCCCACAAAAAATCCTCTTGGAAATGCTCTAGAAGACCAAACGGTTCGTGAGCAAATTGTGAATTTGCCCTTTGTGAAATCTACCTATTCTGACGAGGGCCTCCGCGATTATCGCACAGTTGTAAGTCGTCTGATTGTCACCTCAGGATTGCGTCTTGGAGCTACAGATGGATTGGTTCAAGCAGGCAACTTTTTGTTCCCTGGAGGAGCTGGCACGCCTCCAGCTGCACGCATTCGTGAACAAGGGTTCAAAGGCTGCTTTAGTGAAACAAAAGAGCCTCGTCAATTTCGTCTGAACCCTGGAATTCCTCCAAACTGGCTCCATGAATCAGAACTCGCAACCTATTCTCCCAAATCACAAACGCTTGTCAAGCGCTTGAAAACAACGCAAGGTGTCAGCTTTATCTATAGTCGGTTTGTCTTTTCAGGAGCCCTTGGCATTGCGCTTGTGTTGGAAGCCAATGGATATGAAAACGCAGTTCGTCCTGTTGGCTATCTCAAAGATGTTCCTCTTGCGCCAGGCGGAAAACAATGCGCACTTTGCCCCAAGAAACAAGATGAACACGCAGGCTCGGACCACCCGTTCAAACAGGCAAAATATGTCTTGCTGACCGGTCGCGATGATTTAACACCCAATAACAAAGCAGCGATTGAACTTGCCACCAAGGTTGAAAATAAGGATGGAGCGTTTGTAAAGGTTGTCATTGGCTCACAAGTTGCTTCTGAAGGTATCGACTTGAAATTTATTCGCGAAGTCTTGGTCTTTGACAGTTGGTATCACTTGAACAAATTAGAGCAAGTCATTGGTCGCGGCATTCGTTTCTGTAGCCACGCAGCCCTTCCGTTTGAAAAGCGCAATTGCACAGTTGTTTTACTTCTGACTACGTTCCCTGAAAGTCAGAGTCAAGAAACGATTGACATGTATCAATATAGAATTGGATTTGAGAAAGCGTATTTAATTGGAAAGATTACGCGCGTCATGAAGGAATATGCGATTGATTGTAATTTGAACCGAGACGCAGTTCTTATCACAGGATTAGAGCCAATTGAACTCACAGACAGTCAGGGCGAGATGAGATATCCTGTAGAAATCAACGATGTTCCCTTTACAAGTGTTTGTGACTGGATTGAAGATTGCGATTACAAGTGTGGAACAGAAGTCACAATCAACCCGATGGACTTAGATGATAGCACCTATGATGAGTATGCGGCTCGCTGGCGGGCGTATCAAGTAAAAGAGAGGTTGCGTGCTTTGTTTGAGAGACAGCCGTCCTACAAATATGATAAGTTGATTCTGAGTTTAACAGATGTTCCTCGTGTGGCTATCGCAGCCATTTTGAGTGATATTGTTGGAAATCGGTCGTTCCGTATTAAAGTTCGGGGTGAAACGGGTTATATCTTGTATAAAAATGGATACTATCTGTTCCAACCTGAGGCACTTCAAGATACAGGCATTCCCTTGGCACTTCGCACTGCTTTGTTCCCTGTCAAGCAAGATTCGTATGAAGAGATTCAACCTGCGCGTGTTGCTGTCGCTCCTGGCGAGGCAAAGCCTGCTGAAACGGATGACGTTCTTGTAGAAGTCAGAGGAGATATCCAAGCGTTCTGGGCGGCATTGATGCCGTTCTTTGAGTCAATTCAAGATGGAACTCTTGCTGCGGCTCGTTCAGACAAGAAAATCCTCCCTGATTCTCTTGAAAATGCGCTTCGCAATCGCTATGCTGGAAATAAGAAGGTTGAAGAAAAAGCCTATAGCACACTCAGCATGGTTCATCGTTTTTACCAAGATATCAAAGGCAATGAGGAATGGCGCGAACGCTTAATGTATGCCGCAGCGAAACTTGTGTGGGACGAGTTGTTCAATATCGAAGAGCAATATGCCCTCTATAAAGCTCTAAAAGATGACCCACCTGCTTTGTTGAGCATCGTGTGGGATGACCATGTAATCACCTTTGACGATATTGTTGTCTACAGACGTGTCAATCCTGCCACAGGTGCCCTAGAATACAAGTGTGATGGCAACAACTGTTCGCCTGCTTTAGTGACAGCGTTAGAAGCAGAAGAGGAATCAACGGATGACTTGAGGAAACTTAGAGCCAACACATTGACGACAGGAAAGCCCTATGGAACAGTGAATTACAAGAAAGGTCTCTTTGTCTTCAAGACAAATGTTCCTGTGAAACCCAGTGCGAATCCAGCTTTGAAGGAGAAACAAGAACGCGGCTCTGAATGCGCAAATGTGCCCAATATGGTTCCCCACTATGCGCTCTTAGTGGAGATTGGAGCGATTGGCTTAGGAGCGATTGGAACAAACTTTGGATTCACAATGTCTGAGTTGGAAGAAGCCCAGGCTCCCCGAGGAGTCAGAAATTCGATTCGCGCATGTGCGCTCACCGATATAGCTCTCCGATTCATGGATGAAATGAACATTGATGGAAAACGTTGGTTTTATCGCCCTCTCCCAACCTTTTACACAAAACACCCTGGTATTCTACTCAAAAAAAGCGCCTAAGCAAATTTGAAGCGAAGTAAACAGACTTAATAGGGACACCATGGAAGGAATTGAAAGTCTTGCCGTCTTTGAAGAAAAGGTTACTCTAACCCCTAGGGACCTCGCAAATCCTAAAATCAATATTGAAAAGGCCGTTCAAGGAAAACTGGCAGAGAAGATTGAAGCCAAGTGCTCACTTCATGGGTGGGTTGTGCCCAATACTGTCAAAGTCCTCTCCCGATCTATGGGCTATGTGGAGAAGGGGCGCTTCACTGGAGATATTGTCTTTCATGTTCAAGCACAAGCAGGTGTCTTAAATCCTGCTTCAGGCTCTCACCTTGTGTGTGAAGTGGTTGGAAATAACATGATGGGTATGTATGTCACTTACAAAACCAGCAAAAAGGAGCTTGACAAGAAAACAAAGAGTGTTAGCACTATCACAGTTGATGCTATCAAAGTCATTCTTCCTCGTGACCTTCATATTGGGGATGAAGCCTTCTCCAAAGTTCAAATTGGTGAGCGCGTGAAGGTTGAAATCAAGAAGTCTCGCTTCCAAGTCAATGACAAGTTTGTTCTGAGTGTGGGTGTCTTTGAGGGCAAGATTGGCTCTGACTATGTACCACCCGCCGTGACAGAGGAAGAGAATGTTGTAGAAGAGGAGGCTGGACCTGGTGCTGCTGCAGCGCAGCGAGTTCAGCAGTTTGAAGAGCAGGAGTTTGAACGAGAAGAGGCCAAGCGTCGCGAAGAGCCTGAGTTTGTTATTGAGACGAACCTTCCTCCAGTTGTTCAGCAAGGAAATCGCGCAAGTGAGGCCCCCCCTTCAGGTGAACCCATTTACTTCAACGCGAGCAAGATTCCTACGAACAAAGAACTTGATAATCGCTATCCATCACCGATAACTCTTGATGGGAAAACATGGCCTACGGTGGAGCATTACTATCAGGCAAGTAAGTTTCCTACACTTCCCGAATTTCAGGAAGAAATCCGTTTGCTGCCAAGTGCCACTGCTGCCATGAAGGCGGGCAAAGCGAAAGACCCTTCAAAGCCGATTCGCGCCGATTGGAAGGAGCAGCGTGAAAGCATTATGAGAAAGGCAATCTTTGCGAAGTTTGACCAAAACCCTGAGCTGAAAGAAAAACTCCTAGCGACATATCCGAGACCCCTTGTCTTTGCGGATGGGATGGATGCTTTCTGGGGCTATGGTCGCACAAAGATGGGACAAAACAAACTGGGCTCTCTCCTCATGAACTACAGAGGAATGCATACGGGTTCGGATGAATAAGCTGCGGAATTTCCAATGTAGAAACATTAGTCAAGGAAAAAAGAAAGAAGACGTCAAATGAGCAGCTCAATACATTCCCTTACAAATGAAGAATATGAAGAACGAAAGCGATTTCTCAATGAACTCAAAAAACTTGTCAAACCCGAACAAGAACAAATTTTTTTAATCCTCAAACGCTACAAGGTGGACTATAGTGAAAATAGCAATGGTGTCTTTTTTGATTTAAACCGTGTTCCCAAAGAGCCTTTTGATGAAATCAAAAAGTTTTTAATCTTCTGCCAAACGAATCGCAAAGACTTTGAGGCACGCGATAGAGAAATGGAGTCCTCTCGCCTTATTTTGGGAGAAAATACATTTGAAGCACACTAACCAGCTAAAGCTTGGTGACTATGTATAGGTAGACCCAATGGCTGCCTTGTTTCCCAAAATTTACGACATCATTGACAAGAATCCTAACAAACATGAAATCCTCCGTTGGCGTGAGCCCACATCAACGGAAGTTTTACAACCCGAAGTCTGGGAAGGGTTTGCCCTTCGTCCTTTGGATCCTCCCGGTGCTTTGTCTCTCCTCTTGCTCCATACGGAGCCCTTGTATGAACTTAGCTCCAGTTCTCTTCGGAAGCAAATTCTGACTGAGAAACTCATGGAGCTTCATACTCGTGTTGACAAAGAGCTGATTGGCAGGCGGTATCCTCGCAAGAAAATCCAAGATTTGCTGGCTGGTGAGATATCTGCGACGAAGCCTTCAGGGTCCTTTGTCTTGGAAGAAGCTCTCTGTGAACTATTTCAGATACAAAAAGTTATTCTAAATCGTCGCACAAAGAGTCTATCGTTTGCTCCATCTGACCTTCGTCTTTGGTCCACAGAAAAGCCCATCGTGTTTGCTGAAGAAGACAATGTCTGGAGCTTTCAACCCGTCTTTCAAGGCTCCTTTGGAGACTGGCTTGTTGCGAAGGAAGACGAAGGATGGAAACTCTCCTGGCCTACGGCGGAAGGGAAATATGAGGAACTCAAGGCGGCTCTTGTCACACGCAAGATTGTCCTGGAAGGTAAGCTGAAGAAAGATGAATTGGCATCTATTCTTGGACGCGCACAAGCACTTCAGATACTTCGTTCTTTAAGGATTGAAAGCTCCTCATGAAAATTGGAAGCACCCTAAGGAGAAGTCTAGGTTTCAAAATAGAGCTGCTGATATGGAGTTACTTCCTTCTGATGCCGAAACCTTGCGCTCCATGGTTTCAAAAGAGTGGTTTCCACATGAAGAGCGTGAGCTAGAAGCAACGTTCGGTGTAGGAGGCGTCGTTGATTCGACACGCTTCCTTGCTGTGGCCCAACGCTTGAAATCCAAAGGATTCAAAGAAGTGCGGCAACCTGACCGCCTTACGATTTCCCTGGAAGACAATACCCGGTATACCATTCAAGGTGAAGGGACCATTGCCCAATACTGTGAAGACAATACCCTTGCAGGAAAGTCAGCAGTTGCGATGATTAAGGACAGGGCGGGTGACCTTCACACATTGGATATCAAGGAGTATGACACACGTGTGAAAATTCGTCGTGAGCTTCCCTTGGACATGAATGACCCTCGCGTCAAGTCCCATATGGCAACGTGGGACCAACGTGTAAAGTTCTTTCGTCTCATCCAACGCTGGACCTTTGTTGGTAAAGGGTGTATCTATGATTTGTCTATGGTGCGCAGCACCAAGAAAGATGATAGAGGCTTGTGGAAACAGGTGACAAAGTTCTACCAAGAGGACAAGCATCACAATATCATGAAGGAGCAGCCCTCCTATGAGATTGAAGTAGAGCTTGACAGGACGTCTGACGATGCAAATACTCCTGAAAAGGCGGTTATGTCCCTCATTCAAGGAATTGGAGATGTTCTCCGAGGTATTCAACGGTCTCCTATCCTGATACGCAATTCTGTGCGGGACAAAGTCTTGGAGGGTTACAATCTGTTGGTAGGAGCCAAGGATGAAGTGGGAAAGCGAGGCTTTCGTGGTGTCCAACCTGTCACCCTAGAAACACAACATATGAAGAAGCTTCAAATCAATCCCAGGATTCCCAATATTCGCACTGGATACAATGTGACTGAGAAGGCGGATGGGTTGCGCGTCATGGGCTTCTGTGATGGAAAAGGAGAGCTCTTCCTGATTGACATGGGCATGAATGTCTATCGCACAGGTCTCAAGAAGGCAAAATGTGCGTCCACACTGGTGGATGGAGAGTGGATTACGCAGAACAAGGACGGTGAAGCCATTCAGATGTTTATGTTGTTTGATATCTATATTGGCTTAGAGAGTGCGGATATGCAAAACCTCCCCTTCCACACAGACGATATCGATGCAAATGCGTTCTCTCGCTTCCAAGAGCTGACTAAGTGGGGAGAGGCCTGGCGGTCAGAGGGCGGTCCTCTTCGCCTTGTGAAAGGTCTTACGCCTCAAAACAGCTTGAAGGTCATGGAGAAGAAGTTCTTGTTCGCAGGCAACAGTGATACAGACATCTTCACGAAATGCTCACAAATGTTGGACCGTGTGGTTCCTTATCATACAGATGGCCTTATCCTTACGGAGAACAAAGCGCCCCTCCCTGACAGATTTGGTGTGCGATTTGCCAAGCAGTTCAAATGGAAACCCTCCAAAGACAATACAGTGGACTTCCTAGTAAAGATTGTAAAGGACTCTGAGACAAACCAAGATAAACTTACAGATATCATTCGCCCAGATAGTTTGGATACAGTGAAATACAAGACGTTGAGACTCTATGTAGGAACAAGCGCAGACCCTGCGTATGATGACCCTCGCCGCACGATATTGATGGTGCGCAAGCTTCCTTCGGGAAGACCTGGTGGCAGGGGTGCGAAGAAATATCGTATGCGGCCTGTCCTCTTTGCACCCAAAGGAACGGAAGATTCAATGGCCAGTGTTTGCTATTTAGAAGCCAAAGAGGATGTTGCCACACAAGAATGGGTTGTGCGCTGTACAAAATCCGAAGATGCTCCTGGAGAATCTACAGGAGACCCCATTCTCAATAACAGTATCGTGGAGATGCGATATGACCCTGACCCCACGCTTCCTTCAGGATGGAATTGGGTTCCCATTCGTGTTCGCTATGATAAAACGGAGCGATTCCAGAGTGGTTCAATTGATAAAACACTCAATAGTGTGGAGACAGCGGAAAGTGTTTGGAATAGCATTCATGACCCGATTACGAAGCACATGATTACAACTGGAGACGAGAAGCCTTCTGCGGAAGAGGTAGAACAAATTGAAATTGCGAAAGAGAGAAGTGCTGCTCTCACGCATCGCTATTATCAGAAAAAATCTACGATTAAGAATGTCAGCCTTGTCAAAACAATGGCGAACTTTCACAACCATGTGATTAAGGGTGAAATCTTGACGAAACCCATTCTCATGAATACTGCGTTGGGACTTCCTGTTCAAAAACGAGTCATTGATACCTCGATTGGAAAAGGCGGTGACCTTGGTCGCTACCAATATGGTGTAGAATTCCTCTTGGGTGTTGATATTGACGCCGATGGTATTCGTGACCCTGATGAAGGAGCGTATCGCAGATATTTGGACAACATGGTAGACACCATAAAGAATCGCCTTTCTGCTCCACCGCCTATGCTGTTTATCATCGGAGACTCTAGCAAGTCCTATGCGAATGGCAATTCAGGTATGGACCAAGAAGAGGCGGATATGTTACGCGCCACGATTGGCAAGGTCAATCCTGCTGGTCGTGTGCCTCCCTATGTAGATGGCAAGTGTAGAAACCAGTTGAAGGATGGTGCTGATTTAATCACCTCAATGTTCAGTATCCATTACTACTTTGAAACCAAGGACAAGTGGCAAGGATTCCTCCAGAATATTCGTGACAATCTCAAGGTCGGTGGATTCTTCGTCTGCTGCTGTTTCGATGGGAATTTCATGACAGCACTCTTAGAAGATGTTGAAAAGGGAGATAGTATTCAGGGTGTGGATGAGACAACAAATTCAATCATTTGGAAGATTACCAAACAGTTTGACCTTGGTGCTGAGCTTCCTGAGACAGAAGAAGAAGGATTTGGACATGCGATTGATGTAGAATTCCTCAGCATTGGCAGTGTTCATCGTGAATATCTGGTCTCCTATGGACTCTTGCTCACGCAAATGAATAGCATTGGGTGCACCTTGGCAACGCCTGCGGAATGCGCCTCTCTTGGTATTCCTGGACCGTCTCAAGCCTTCTGGGAAACCTACGATGACCCCAGCAAATCATATGCGTCCTACTATCCCATGACAGAGCCAGTCAAGCAATTCTCCAGCTTCAATCGCTGGTATGTGTTCCGTCGCACAGCCACTGCTCCTGGTGCTCAAGCAGTCGGACCGTTGACACCCAAGTCACCTGAGTATGTTCCGAACTCTCCTGTCTATGTTCCCAAGTCACCTGAGTATGTTCCGAGCTCTCCTGCGTATGCTCCCAAGTCACCCGCCTATACTCCTGCCTCTCCTGCGTATGCTCCCAAGTCACCCGCCTATACTCCTGCCTCTCCTGCGTATGCTCCTAGCTCTCCTGCGTATCGTGTTGGGTCTCCCAATTATGAGGCGGCTGCCAATGCAGCTGCCCTTCAGACACGACCTGTATCAGTCGCATGGGCCGCGGTTCCTCTCTCAGGCAGTGTTGCGGAAGATGCGGCTCTGCGTATTGCGGCTCCTAGAAGTCCCGCAGGGGACGAGGATGATTCCTTGCCCTATCCTCCTATTCCCTCAAATGCGAATTATGAAGCTCTGACTCGCGAGTATGAAGACAAAAAGCAGCGAATTATGACACGAGCACGTGAAAGAGAGGCTGCCATTCTTCCTACTGAACTCTCTGAAGAGGAGAGAGAGGCACGACTTGTCGCAGCCGCAGAGCGAGCTGTTGCGGAAAGTGTTGCTCGATGGGAATCCAGAGTCGCAGCCACTCCCAATTATGGCGCAGCAGAAAGGTCTGGATTGGTCACTCCTGTTGTTGAGGGGGGCGCTCGCACAATCGCAGTAGAACGAGCAACCGCAGCTGGACCCCAAAAGAAATACAAGCCTGGAGAAATCTTCCGCTTCTATGGAAAGGCCGAGCTCAAGGACACCCTCGGAATTGGAGACCCTGGTGCCGCACGTTGGCTCGCCCTTTCCGCACCCTTCCCTATCACAGAGGGCAGTGTTGAATATCCAACCATCAATCACTATCTAGCAGGCATGAAATATAAGCTTGCGACAGACAAGCCTGAATTGGGTCCTGACTTGTTCAGCTCCAAAGGCACCATCCACACGAAATACTTGAGACAGAGAGAGCAGATTGCGCATAAACACAAGGATGAGAAAGAACGTGGTCTAGTCAAAGAACACGAAGACCAAGAGTTGCTCAGAGCTGAAGCAGCAGATGTCGCAGATGCTGCTCTTCCTAAAACAATCAAACGCTACAAGGCTCAGTTGGATGAAGCGGCCTGGCTCACACAGAAAGATGATATCTTGAAAACGGCGCTGACCCAAAGATGGAAACACGATGCGCGATTCCGTCGCATTCTTGAAGCTGCCAAAGAGAAGAATAAATATCTTCTCTATTACACAGGCTCTTCCACTGTGACAAGCTTTGGTGGAATCCGAAAGGATGATGGGCGCATTGAAGGTGAGAATCAGGTCGGCAAGATTCTGATGGACCTCGCGGGATATCCACCCGTGTAAATTTGACTGGTTCATTCATCCCCTCGTCAACAAACAAACATGACTCATCTTTGGGAAATGAATACATATTGGTTCTACAAGAACAAACATGAAAATTCGGATAGCACATTTCCTTATAGGTCGTGGAAAGACTTTATGGATTGTAAGCCTTACAAAATTTGGAAGCCTTACATTCTATCCTCTTGGTCTTGGAAAACTATCTATGCGAAGGAGTTTGAAGTTCAGAGACGCAATGAAATGGACAAAACATTTATGGAATGCGGGCACTTACTTCGTGTAAATCCTTCTTCCTATGACAAACCATCCCCATTTCAAGGGAATGAAACAAAAGGTGTAGAAATGCTTCAAATTGTGTTCCTTTCTCCAGACCGTTTCACAGGAGTTCATCGTGTTGAAATTGTCATTCAGCGAGAGGATGAAGAAGATGTAAAAAATTGGCTCAAGAGACATATACCCGAGTTCTGGAAGCTAGACTAAGTAGCTTTATAGTGTCTTTCCAGTTGACTAGCACCCCAATAAACTCGTTTGAGAAGGAGTGAATCGCGAGGAGGAACCGCGTTGACTCCCGTAATTTTTTTGAACCCATACAAAAGTTCTTTGCTCCAAAGCATACGTATTTCTACGCAATAAATGGGAACTGGAATATCACGAAGAAGTCCAACAGCTTCTTCATCACACGCTGTTAATCTCACATACGCTGTATTGTTGTCTTCCCCTACTTCAAATATATCCGCATTATATTTCTTCCGAAGGAGATGAAGGCGCCGAGTTTGTAGAAGATTCATAACATTTTTTGGTTGTATAGGATACGCTAAAAGAATATTAAAGCAAACCATTCTACTCTATCTCCCGTCTAGAAATTTAGGTAGACATATAAAAATTGAAGGTGTTTAAAGTCACTCCTCGAACTACCGAACAGAATGCCTGAACCCTGGGAAACACTTTGCCATACACATTATCATCCGCGCGATGATAGAATTACGTTTTATGAACCGACACACACCTATACGATTGATGGCTCATCAAAAGGTCTTATTTCAGGGACGGGGTTTCTTCATCAGTTCTTTCCTCATGAAGATACCAAGGATATCATTAAGAAAATGATGCGCTCTCCGAAGTGGCCTCAGAGCAAATACTATGGACAGACTGCCGCAGAAATTGAGAAAGGATGGGAGGAACTCAAAGTGGATGCCTCTACCAAAGGAACTGCGATGCACTTGGGAATTGAACAGTTTCTCAATGGAGCAGAGAGTGTCATTCTTCCTGACATTAAAAATTCGTGCGAGTTCAACTATTTTCTGAATTTCTGGAAAGACCATGGAGCTGATTTGGAGCCTTATCGGGCAGAATGGTCTGTCTTTTCGGAAGAGCACAAGCTGTGTGGTCAGATTGATATGTTGTTTCGCAGAAAGTCAGATGGTAAGTTTGTGATTTACGATTGGAAGCGATCCAAAGAAATTAAGACCTCCAATAAATGGGCCAAAGGGTATGGACCTTGTGACCATTTGGATGATTGTAACTACTGGCATTACACTCTTCAGCTGAATGTCTATCGCTGGATTCTGGAGAACCTTTACGATATGGAAATTGCGGAAATGTATCTTATCATCTGCCATCCCAACAATAAAAATTACATTCGGATGCGCTTGAATCGTCTTCAAGATGAAGTTGAAGGAATGTTGGATTGTCGAAAGAGAGCCATTGAAGAAGGATGGACGCAACCTGTCAAAATGCCCATTCCTGAGCCGAAGTCAACAACAAAGATTGTTGATGATTATGCTTTCTTGAATGATTAGCCTTCATATTCTGCTACAAGGATATCATTGTAGAGTAGTTGATGATAGATAATAGAGCCTAGAATATACCGAGCTGTAAGCTCTTCACTGTGTTGTTTGTAAAGAGGTAAAAGGTCATTCATTACTTGAAAGGTTCCTAGGGCGCTTCGCTCATACGATTGAAAGTTGAGAGGCTCTTCACCAATCCACTCTAAACACTTCTGTAGTTTTTTTTCAATCTGAGAGATTTCTTCTTTCTCCCACGTGTGTCTCTTAAATCCAGTTTCAGAATCGTCCAAGAAGGCTCGTCCTTCAAACAGGAGAATATCTTCTGAAGGCTGAACGCCAAATGAAAATTTATATTCAAATCCAGTGGAAAAGTAGGCGTAACGACCCATATTTATGCCTACCTCACTATATTCATATCACTCAATTTTATTTACCATCACTTGTTCCCATTCACCTGTATAGGGTGATACTCTCGGCTCTCCCCAATTGGAAAACCCGTGTTTCTTATACCAACTAATGATTTTATCGTCATTGACTGGTATAAGACTAACAATATGACGATGTATCTTTGACTCATCGAGGACTCTCCGGAGAAGATAAGTTCCTATGCCGCCCTTTTGAATCCAAGGACTGACTCCGATAAACTCAATTTGCTGGTGATTTGTCTGAATTGTTTTGGTGAGCAAGAATCCTCTAAGGACACGTTGTTCATCAAAGAAACCAAAACTTAGGTCTGAATTACGCGAGGTCCACGCAACATGAAATTCAGTGATATATTTATGTTCAAAAACACTCTTAAAAATAGTCCAAACTGCATCAAAATCCGATTCGGTAAGAACACGGAGAGAGGTCATGGCATGGCTTCTACAGGAGCCTGGGAAAATTTGAACAGGTTTTTGCTCACATAAGGCTTCCAAACAAATTCTATCCAATGAGCTCCTATCTTACAATCGTAAATCCATCTGCTCCGTGTGAGGACTTTCCTCCAGCAGAAGAGTTGGCCTGTCCATTCCCATTCCCTCTGGACCCATTCCAGAAACACGCTGTCAAAGCGATTCACAATGGACACAATGTGCTTGTGACAGCCAAGACTGGCTCAGGCAAGACTCTTGTGGGTGAGTATCTTATCCATCACTGCCTCAAGCATGGAAAGCGTGTCTTCTATACCACTCCTATTAAGTCCCTGTCGAACCAAAAGTTCCATGACTTGAAGCAGATGTTTCCTTCGGTAGGCATCATGACAGGAGATATCAAGTATAGGCCTGATGCTCAGATACTTGTCATGACAACTGAGATTCTTCGCAACTTGCTTTACAAACAAGGCACTCAGACTGCGAACATCGGCGTCACCGCGCAGATTTCGCTAGACAATCTTGGAGGTGTTGTCTTTGATGAGGTTCACTACATCAATGACAGAGAACGAGGCAAGGTCTGGGAGGAGACCATGATTCTTCTGAAGCATGACATTCAGCAAGTGCTTCTCTCTGCCACTATTGACAAGCCTGAGCTGTTTGCATCATGGCTAGGCGATTTGAAGCAGACACCCATTTATCTCATTAGCACGAATTACCGCATTGTTCCGTTGGATCACGCTGTGTTCTTAGGATGTAAGTCAGATGAGACTTACAAACCCCAACTTCTCATGGACAACAAGGAAATCTTCTATGCAGATTCCTATAAACGCTATCTGGATTGGCGCCAGCAGAAGCGCAACGATAAGGAAGTAAAAGAGAAACAAGTCGCACAGCGGAAAGCCAGTGGCTGGGAGAACGCAGTGGTCAAGGGTGGAGGCATGCCTGCGTTCAACCACCAGCTGAATGAGTGCGTCACCTATCTTCAAGAGAGGTCTTTGATGCCCTGCTTGTTCTTCGTGTTTTCTCGCAAGGGCTGTGAGAACCTGGCTGCTCTCGTTCAAGGGTCTCTCATTGATAGCTCAGATTCTGCGGCCATCCGTCATATCTGGGAGTTCCATCTCCATAAATACAAGGAGATTCTGGAGCATTTGCATCAGGCCCACCAGTTGAAGGAATTGGTGCTGCGAGGTATTGCATTTCACCACTCAGGACTTCTTCCTATTCTGAGAGAAATGGTTGAGCTTCTGTTTGGTCGTGGTCTTGTCAAGTGTCTCTTTGCGACAGAGACCTTCGCAGTCGGTATCAATATGCCTACAAAGACAGTTGTGTTCTTAGACCTAGAAAAGTATTCGGATGAGAGCCAGGGTCTTCGTCTGCTCCGCACAGATGAATACATTCAAATGGCAGGACGTGCGGGTCGGCGAGGCAAAGATGACCGCGGGTATGTCTTCTATCTGCCTCAAAGGGACCCTGTTGGTCTAGGTGAGCTGCAGAACATGATGACGGGTCGCAAAGCCGCAATTCAGAGCCAAATGGACTTTGGCTATGATTTCATTCTCAAGACGTTCCAAGCGAAGAATCTGAAGTGGCTAGATTTGCTCGAACAATCCTACTGGTATCGCCAAGTCCAAGGAGACTCTAGGGAAACGGATAAGGCCTTAGAGGCTTTGAAGCAGAAGATTTCTGCTCTAGAGCTTTCAGAGGAGCAACTAAAGACCTGTCAGGCGCGTGATGACGCGGAAACAAAAGTGAAGACGGCGGTCAACGCAGCCCGCAAGGAAGCCCAGAGACAGTTGGAGTCTATGAAGAATAAGCAGATAGGACCTGCGTGGGATACCCAATGGAAGAAATATCTGTCTTACAAGGAGCTGAACAAAGAGCTCGAGTCCCAGGATGCTTATTTCAAGTATCTCAAATCCATTCATCTCACCAAGGTAGAGCCAGCTATTGCTCTTCTAAAACGCTGGGGCTTCCTCGATGAGGAACACCAACTCACAGAGCTTGGTATCCTAGGGTCAGAAATCAATGAAGGCCAACCCATTCTCATGGCAAAAGCCTTTCAAGAGGGGATTTGGAAAGATATGACACAGGAGGACTTTGTTGGCTTTCTGGCAGCATTCCTCAATGAGGGAAAGACAGACGGTGAGCCAAATCCAAAGGACCTCAACATCAGTGGTGCCACTCGTGATGCGCTGAATTATGTAGACGGTGTGGCTTACCAGTGCCAAAAGGACGAGGAGCCTTATCAGATGAAGTTTGCTAAGCAAGGTATCTGGAGTCTTCATACAAGTTGGATTGAGCCACTTCAACGGTGGATGAACGACGAGGAAGCAGCTGTCATCTGCTCTGAATATGGTCTCTATGAAGGCAACTTCATTCGCTCTGTCTTGAAGGTTTCCAATATGGTAGAGGAATGGGTCTCTTTGGCGACCTTTACCAAGTCCATTGAACTCCTCCAACTCCTAGAAGGCCTCAAGGAGCGCCTTGTCCGAGATGTTGTGCGGCCTGAAAGTCTCTACCTAAACCTAAATTAATACATAAAAGAAATGGCACACATCTGTGGAATTTGCGAGCACGAAATTGGAGAGGTTCCAAAAATAGAACTTCTTTGTCATCATTTTTTTCATACAAACTGTTTTCTTCTTAGTCAGGGAGAGACTTGTGCTGTGTGTGAAGAACCTCTCCTTGAGGAAGAAGGAGGAGAAGACGAAGAAGCAGACGATGTGCAAAGTGTTCAGAACACTCCACAAACAGACCAAACGTTTATTCTAAATCTTTACAATACCAATCGCCACTTTCGTCGTGACATCAAAACCTATGCGCACGCAGTGTCTTCCATCAATAGACACAAACGAGAGGTTCAGAAACTTCTCGCAGAAAAAAAAGCAGAGGTCGCTGAACCCTATGCCCTTCTCAAAGCCCAATATGAAGGTCTCTACAATACAAAAAAAGAGGAAGTTGTAAATTCAGATGCTTACAAAAACTATAAAAAATTTGATACTCGTGCCCGGAGATTATATGCGGGTTTGAGAACAAAATATGGAGTCTATTCCTATCAGTTTCCTGCGTTTCGGAATACTCCTGGCTTGAAACGGCTTCGTGGACCTCGGCATGCCTATGGGGGTGGGTCAAGACCAAGCTCTCTCATTCGTTGCGCACTTCGTCTCCGTTTGAATTGGTTGTAACACGGAAGACAATTCGCTGGTCCCAGTGAGGCTTGTTCAAATCAGCAAAGTAATCCACAGAGATACGTTGCGCCACAGTGTAAGACCCTGGGTCTACACGAATGACAAGCTTCCAGAGAGGGACATAGACCTTGGTTTTTTCTTCGGTAGAGGAAAGCACCAATCCTTCTACAGTTCCTGTCGGTGTTTGCGCAACTTGCTCCAAGAAGAAGAGTGAGCGCTCATACGCACGCATGCGCTTCTGGATGCCATTCAAATGCTCCGCGGTAAGCACAGATGTTGGTGCCAAAGGTGTGCCTTTGAGAAGAGCCTTCAAGTTGCGTTGGTTCACCAAATCGGCATATCGCCGAATCGGTGATGACGCATGACAATACGGAACAGAGCCAAGGCCTGCATGAATGAGGTCTGGACCTGTGGGAACATACTTCGCCGCAGTATAGGCCAGATACTGAAGGTCAGGATGAATGGCTGTAAAGTGTTTCAGACGTTCTGCGTCAGGATTGTTGTGAGCCCTAAGGAGACCTACATTGTGCTCAAGAAGCTTCTTTGCCACTTCTTTATTGTAGAGAAGCATCGCTTCTGCGACCCATTCATGAGAATCATTCGTTGGACTGCCGTGAAGATACGCCGCGATGTCCTTGAGAAGAGCAAGTAGAACCTCATCCGCCTTGTAGATTGTCTCATAGCTGTAGGACGCATTGTTGGTGAAGACAGATTCCTTGAATCCATTGATTGTCAGCTGCTTCGTCGTAGTCTCCCAGAGGCAGAAGAGACTGATTCCAACATGCGTTTCCTTAGGGCGCAGCGAGAATGCCATTTCTGATAGCGCAGCAGGGAGCATTGGAACAACAGCTTCTGAATTTTGGTAGAGGGTCTCTCCCAAATAGTAGGCATGTTTGTCCCCTTCTGACCCCTCTAGAATATGGGTCGCGACATCCGCAATGGTAATCACAAACTCCCACTGTGTCTCTGATACTTTCCGCAAAGTGAGAACATCATCAATATCTAGGCATCCATCAGGGTCAATATTGAAGGTATATCCCTCAAGTTGAACTCTATCCTGATATCCTGGAGCTTCTACATCAAAGAGCTGAGACGCCATTTTTGGAGAGCTGTATTGATAGGTCAAGGCCTTTTTCTCCGCGGACAAATCTCCACACGGTCCGAGAATTCGAATGAGATTTCCTCTGGGCATTGTTTCAAACTCCTCCCAGTCCATGAATTCTATTAATCCGAGTTGATTTCTGGACAAATCGCGGCAATTGGAACCAACACGAAAGGGAGGATATTTCCTATCGTGTGGATGAAAGAGAAAGAGTTTGGACCCATGCGAGGTGTGCCCATAGATATATTTAGAATTGGTTTCCAACACTCCAGGGATGAAACGATGGGCTGCTCGTTTTGTAAGCTTACAAGATTCATTTTGCCATTCTACTGTATCTCCAGGCAAACATCGTTTCGCAAGAGTTGCCCCTTGAAACCCAATGTCCCCTAGTTGAAAGTCTTTATAGTTGGTTGTAGAAAGAAGCATGTGTGTGCTTTCCTATTGGGTTGTTTCATTGTTCAAATTTTAATCCCGAATTAAGGTTCTTTCTTTGTAAAGCTCTTTGAGTTTGTCTGGCATCTTCTCAGATTTGATATCTTGACTGTATTTATTTGAACTGGACACAATGCGAGGCCCATCTTCGGTGATAACCAAGACAATTGGCACGGGTGATTTCATCTTGGTGGAAGGACCAAAGGCGTAGACTTCTACAGGGTCTGAGAGCAAATCAATGTAGAGAACAGGTCGTCTTGTATGAAGCGTCAGACGTTTCACTGCGTCTCTATCCAAATATCCATCGTCTTCTTTCATACCCAACTCTCCTGCGCTCGTGCCAAGAGGAACCAAATAGGGATTCAGAGGGGAGACACCTTCCGCAACGTCTGCGCCAATCAGATATAATTCTGGCGCTCTACTATCCTCAATTCCAAAGACGGCTTGGAGTCGTTCAGGCAACGGGATTCCTCTCCGAGGTGCCTCATTTTCTTCCTCCTTTTCCTCAGAGGCTTCTCGTGACATTTCTTCATAATATTTCTTGAGTTCTCTTCCTTGCTCCATCCAATCCAAACGGAGTAAATCTTGCCACGCAAGACTGTTTTCAGGTAACACATATTGCTGCCCAATCTTCACCGCATCCTTGAGTGTGACGAGTGTTGTTACACTGCCTTTCAACAATTGCTGCCGTCTCTCAGGGAAACGTAATAGTTCTTCCAAAAGTCGCAACATGAACAACCGAGGACCGTTGACTAGACGACCGCCCAAGTGAATTTCTTTCGGGGAATGGAGATAGCAGCGACCCACAGTGTCAGCTGCGTTTTGACGCCAGACACAGCGAGCAGGACAGGGTGGTTTGGCTTCTAGACGACAATCTACGCGGAGCAAAGAGCCTTCTACCTCACCCTTGGGGGTTTCACTGTCCATCCATCCGAGAATCATAGGACCCAAGAGAATTTCTAAGCGCTTCCGCTTTTCAAAGAGAGGCAATGTGGGTGTATCAATAATTTCTTTGATTTGTTGACGGAACGCAGGAGATGCGGCTTCACTGGAGAACCAATTAGAGAAGGTGAGACGAAGGTGTTCAAAGATTTCACGCATGTCAGATTCACGGGCTTTGAACAGACTTTCATCGGACACTGATTTCTCTTTCGCAAAATAGATTTCACGATTCATACTCCATTCCATCTCATCGACTTCACCCAAGGGCAACTCAGCCACAAGAGATTCATCTTTGGGGGCTGTCGCAGGAATGTAGAGGCCATTCGCAAGCTGAACTGCGACATATTTATCTGTGCCTCTGCTCTTAATGCGACGCTTCACCTTATATCCAGGATACAGAGCAAAAATTCGTTCAAACTTTTCTCTGTAGAGTTTGACGACCAAATCCATCGGCGCAGCCGCATAATCATCCCAATCCAAATGAATGGTCTTTGTGACTGCCATGTATTCATCGTCAATCACAGGGAGAGCCACAAGTCGTGAGCTTCCAGATTTAGCTCTGAATGTAAGGGCAACAACATGATTGTAAGCATCGCGTATGACACCAATGGCAGTATAGGTTTCTTCGGTGGATTGAATGGCAACCGATAAGGGGATGAGAGCCATCGGGTCAATTCGTCGTGAGCTCGTGTAGGCACCACGACCGATTCCATGGCATTGCTTGGTAAATTCACTCACACGCTGTTTAACAATCAAAGGCCAATCCACAGCCGCACCTCCTTCCATCGCACGCTGGAAGGTGATTTCAGGTTGATGAAATGCGCGGAATCTTGATGTTTGCGCACGATTTTCAGAATAGAAGATGGGCTCCCATATACCTGAGGGACGATGGAGAATAAAGGCAATATCGGATTGAGAATACTGCTCAATGTTGTATCCAAACGGAGGACATCTTACTTTCAACTCACCCTTCTCATCTAAATCCAAGACAATCAGAATTAATCCTCGGGTCGCAACGAGGCCAGGCAGTGCGAGCATCTGGGCAAATTGTCTATATTCTTTCACTTGGTTGCTCTCCAAGAATCCTAAGAAATGGTGGTAACTCTTCCAGATGCGCATTGCAGAGTCTTTGTTTGAAGGGCTCAACTCAATTTGGAGCTCTCTGGAGACCCACAAACGCAAGTCTTGCTCAGTGGGACCAGGGTCACCAGGATCATAGAATTCTAGGACAAGATTTCCATAGTTTATAAAGGTGAAGATACGAGGTGTTATGACTTCACGAATTCTGGCTTTTACAGATTCTGCTGTATTGCGGTAGTCCAAATAGGGTGCGAGAGCAGCAAAGAAGCTATCGTGGCGTTGCGCAGGACGATTCTCAACACCTACACGGAGGAAACACTTCGCATTGGGTAAGAGTTCCATCTTGTTCGCTTCACGGGACACATACTCCTTGGGTTCTTGTCCAAAGTATTTGTCGAGAGCTGTAGGGAGTAATCCAATTTGAGGGCCATCAATCTCACTGATTTTCAAATATTCCTTTTCAGGACCCACAATATATTTCTTGTGAGCGCGATAGAGGGTGATTTGGTAACTTGTAGTAGGAACACCCACCGCTGTTTTGACCTCTTCATCTTCTTTTTCTTCCTCTCCTGACCTCACCTTTTCAAAGCGAGGGTCTGTGATGTAGAGAGGAGAATCTTCAGTAAAACAGCAAGGCATATAAAATTCTTCAGGGTGCTGTGTTTCTCCTTGAAGGAATCCTACATACAAATGACGCTTAGATTCTGCCTTTTTGGACCGACGCTGAATGACTGACTCATTGGGTTTCGGAGATTTTAAGACTTTGATTTCAAGTTTGTGGCAGAACGGACACGACCCATTATCTTTCTTCCCTGGAGCACTCTCACCAGGTTTGGGATTTCCTTGTCTATCCACTGGGCTGAAAAAGTCCTTTTCGCGCACCATGATGTAGTCCTTGGTGCAAAAGAACTGGCAGCACAAATAATAATTTTGTTTGAAGGGATTGGTGCCATATTTCAAGACAGTATACACTTCATCTCCAGCCTCAGGGAGAGCTTCTCCAGCTTCCAAGGGATATTTGATAAACACAACACCATCATCACCCGCATAGGTTTCACGCATAATATCATACTGTTCTTGATTTAAGACATAAGGTTGACGAGATTCTGTAGCCTGGCACATTGTCACATACTTTTTGATTTTGCGACCTGCGACATCAGTATCATATTGGAAGAGACGCTGGTCTGCAATTTGGAGTTGAGACTTCACCCATCCTTGATAGGATGTCTTCTTTCGTCCCGCAACAACTTCCTCTTCTTCTTCTTCAGCCTCTTGTCTCTCAACAACAGGAGGCTTCGCGGCTTCTACAGCTTTTGCTGCGACCGCACGAGCATTGCGACCATTTTCTGCCACACGAGCAGCCACATTCAGAGGTGCCACATTTGTTTGCCGCTCTTCTTCTAACGCATTGCCCAAATTTAACAATTCACCGTCTCCAGAAGCGCCTTCTTCATCAGCGACTGCTTCACCCATCATCAAACGTAAATACATATCATCTCCCAAATCTGCCGATTCCAAGGCATCATTGTTATCTACCGCTGCGGAAGCTGCGTTCACAGGAGGGTCGAGAAGGCCTTCTGCGACAGTTTCACCTCCTTCTCTCTCTACTCCTGGCATGCTGACGGATGCGGCTTCAGTCACTCTCGCAAAGGCTGCGCTGGCAACAGGCGCTCCAAATTGCTTCTCTTTTGCGCTTAGTAAAACTGAAATGGCCGTCACGATTCTATCAAAGACTGGCTTGGAATCCAACCGATAGATGTGGATTGTATAATACGATTGCTGTCCAAAAATAGCAATATCGATGCCAGGATTATAGGTCATGATATAATCTTTCGTTTCAGGAATTACCAACTGAATATCTCCACGATTTCGCAGCCAATACACAACTTTGGATTGTGCTTCTTCTTCTGTCATTTGAAATTCCTTTTGGAGAGCGACGACCAATTCAGGCATGGCAGCTTCTCCTTTCGCAATCGTGCGAGAGACCATCAAGGTTAAGAAAGAGAAGATTTTATCTTCCACCGCATAATTGCTGACAGCACGATAGCGCAACATCAACAAAGGTTTATCGCCAGGCAAAGGAGAAATTTCTTGGAACAAGGCTTGGAAATGTTGAAGGCGTTTCCGTAACGTTTCAGACGTCATTGGTTTTTCTGTTAACGGTAAGCGAACAGCGCAGATAACAGAGGCCTCTCCAATCTCAGGTTTTATGGTTTCATAGGGTGTTTTTTGGAGTCCAGCAGTGATAAGGCTGCCCAACGCACTCAAGTCTGTGCGAGGGTCCAAGAAGCGCAATTGTTTCGGAGGAAGGATGAGAAAATCAGCCGATTTGTCATGGAACACACGCAAAGTTCCATAGAGCGCAGGCTGCGTGCCAATTCCACTGCGAATCACCAGCTTTGAAAAGAGGTAATCTGTATCTGGTTTCGGATTGCGCTCCTCTTTCCATATGCGAAGAAGACGAGGGTCTGCGATATCAGGAATCTTAAACGCAGAATCCATCTTGAGTTTTGTAATGGGTGTGGAGCCTACAGGAAGAATCCGCAGGAAGGGTCTCTCTTTTGTCACATCAATGGTGTAAAATAATTTTTCCAACGAAGGAGTTAGAGCATCAGGTGTTTTCCAAACAAGGCGAAGGAATCGCACTCCTGCGACCACCATGGGCAGGAGAGGGAGTGTCTCACTGGCCAACAATTCGTCTAGTTTCTCAATTTGCTCCATGGAATTTGTCACATAGGCATCAAAGGTTGCTGAACGCGCCACCAGTTGAGGAGGGAGGCTTGTCGTGGATTGATTAATCGCAAGGTCAGGAAAATAAGGAGAAATACGTCCATACCATTCTCTATCAGAGGTTTGAAGGTCAGGAATCATTCCAGAAATGACATCCTTGTAAAGAAACAAGTGGAGTGTAAGTGTTTCTTGAACATCCAATTCCCTCATGAAATCCTCTAGCGTCATCCGCATACGAATGCCATACTCATTCGTTTTCCTACCCATTTCTGTCACGAATTGAGCATCGGGGGTATCTCCTGAAGCGCGAGCAAAGGGATTGATGACAGTGATTTCCTGTTTGTTCTCAGGCTTCATCCATGTATATTCAAAACATGTGTAAGCATCCGCAATGTTGTCATACGTTCGAACAAATTTTGTCACAGTATTCTTGTTGGAATTCTCAACGTCTTTCAGCTCAGGAACAGGAATCAACAAACTTTGGAAGGAAGGATGCGCTGAGATTTCTTTGCGAAGCTGCTGGAAAATCATAATTTTCAAATCATACAATGTCATAAACGGGTATGGATTCAATGTAAATTCTTTCGGTTCTTTGTCAGGTGATGAGAAATAGCGAATCTTGACACGTTGGAAGCCTTCACGAAAGTTGCCAATGTATTCTGGAAGAAAAAAGTTTTTGAAAAACGGGCTCAGCGTATCCTCCGCCATCTACCTTTGCGGATTTTTTAATCCAACGTGAGTTTTCCGATAGTGATATCAGCCCCATCTTTGGATGGGTCATATCGTGGCTGGTCTGTAATTTGCGTGCCACAGTAACGAACAGGATGGGCTTTGAAGTCTTGATACTGGTAAGCACCAATGGATTCTGCTTCTTTGAGGAGCCAGCCGAAGTTGTTCCAAAACTCAGGTTCATGACCGATGGAATCAGTTATCATGTGCGCCATTTCATGGAGAGCGACAAATACCATTACATTTTCATTGACAAGGCTTTCATCCCCGCCTTGACGGTGTCTTAAACAAAGATGAACTTTTTCGCCTTTGTTCACACTGTAGCTTGTGTGCTCTGCGTCGGGAGTGGATTCAAGAATTCTATCAGGATTCACTTGAAATCGTTGAAGAAGTCTCTTGACTTGTGGCTTGTCTGGAAATTTGGATTGAAGATGAACATAGAGTTTCTTCATCCGATTTCTTACCTTGGCGAGTAAATCCGCTGCTTTCTGCTTATCAGGCATATCGCGCACCCGGTATGTTTGGCCATCCACTGTGCTTTTGACATCTACGAGGGGATACTGACCAGAGCCTACACCAAAGAAACTTTGTAGATTTGAAAAGACATTCGATGCCCCCGCAAGAACTGAAGAGTCTGCCATCTTCCTACTTATGTAAGTCTAAGTAGAAAGATGTTCTCTGTTCGTCCTGCTGACCACGCAATGGAACATGTTCGGACACGAACAGAAAAGTTGTTTTTAAACAACGAAGTTCGTGTCATGGAACTTTTGGAAAGTATTCAATATGGCGTCTTGTATTTAATTGTTGGGTTTATCACCGGTGTCACCTTGGATTATTCCTTTCCCAATTTCAATGAACAAACCAAAACCAGTGTCTTGTTCACAGAAGTTGCACTTCAATGTATTTTGTTGATTGTCTTGGTGTTTTACATTCGGAAACTTGTCAAAATCGTTCCTTTCTTGTTTGTGATTGATTTTACAGGCTCAGGAAAGTCGAGCTACAAACCCTATGAAGCTTCCGAATACAGCGGAGAAATCATTATTGCGATTGTATTGTTGGGCGCGCAATTTAATTTAATCAAGAAGTTGGATTTGTTGTCTCGTCGTTTCTACTCCTGGTTGTATGACGAGGAGAAGACTGTCGGTGAAAGCCTCGGTATTTAAACCTCTATAAAGTCATTTTGAATGACATGATAGAGTAGTGAATCCATCTTCAATGGGTATTTAGTTAATCTCCATTGTGCGTCTATTGATATCAGGCTCAATTGTGGTCTGGTTGAACACAGACACAGGCACCTGAGGATTGGGGGGCTCAGAGCGGAGCTGGTAGTTCGCATTGCGGAGGGACTGGCCAACCGTGTTGACACCAATCAACGCACCCGCAGACAAGAAGTTCTTGCCCTTCAAAGAGCCAGTGCCCATGGGGTTCTGCTGAGCCCACACGGAGTTCGGGTCCTTGGGCAACAGCTCAGAAGGGGTCAGCTGGTCTCTCGGGTAGCATCCCGCGGGGGCCTCGGCATTGCCGAACTGAGCAGGGCCTTCACCTAGGCTCTCAAAGCCTTCCTTCGTAACAGGCTTCGCCACGTTCGGGTTCGTCATCTCGGCAGCAGTCTGAACACCGCCGGACACATCCATGACAGGCTGAACATAATTAGAATCTGCGCTCATGGTGGACATGCCAGATTCAAAACCTTCCATGCGCAACATGCGCTTGGTATATGACGGGTTTAGCATATAAGCACCACCGAGAAGCACACCAACGACTAAGACAACCAAAAGGATTGTGCGGGTATCTACTGAGACTCCTGCCATGTTCGTTCCTGTATATGTATCAGCCTATATTTTTATCACTGAGAGCTTCTTCCAAAAGCGAGAGGTTCCTCTTCTTCATCCGAAGCGGAGGAAAACTCTGACGACTCATCGGATTCTTCTGCGATATGGCCATACCGCTCATAATACTTTTGCTCCATCCGCTGGGCCTTGAGTTTCGCCAATTGGAGTTTTAGGCGGGCCTCACGGAGTCGTCTCTTGCTTTCCTCTCGCTGAGGGTCCAATTCTTCAGTGCCGAAGGAGAGGGGAGGCAGGTCGGAAAGGGGTAAATCTCCAACAGGAATGAGTGAGTCATGAATTTGGATTTGGCGGAGAGCTGGTTGCTCGGGAATAGCCGGACTCTGGGCTCTGGGTGTCGTAGTGGTAAATTCAGCAGGAATCATAGGCTCTGTTGGCTTGATTTCAGTCGTTTGCCATGTCAGCGCAAAATCACCACTCTTAATGACAAAGACACTCGGTTGCCAAACAAGGGTATACCAGCCTGACTCCTTCGGGAGGTCAGATGTATCAATTACATGCCGAAGGTGTCGGAGGACTTTCTCAAGAGTGAGAGGCGTCGTGAAGTATTTCTTTGTCTTCTCTAAAAAGTCCCGAACGAACGCTTCTGATACAGATGAGCTCGCCGGGAACTGAAGTCCCTGAAGCTCATAATAAACAGTTTGCTCAATGCTATGAGAGGACTTTCCAATACGAAAGGAATAGGACATTGTATTTGAGTTCCATGTCGGGACGCTAATTTCCATGATTGGCTCTGCGGAAGTTCCTTCCAAATCGTTTAAGCGCTAGTAGCAGGAATGACATTCATGAAGCCGGAAAAACCTTCTTTTATGGAGCAGCTTATGGAGAAGAGCATTCATATCCTCAATCGGGAAGACACACGAAAAAAACTCCAAATCTATCTCATAGACCCCTTGTTGAATCACGTTATGGAGCGCGTGTTTCCCTACATCATCTTGATATGTGTGTTATTTGCGCTTTTATTAATCGTCGCGATGATGACATTTGGAATTCTCATCCTTCAACACAGGCCTTTGCTTTGGGCCGCGGCAACTCTTCCCATTTCTCCAATTGTATCTTAGCAGAGTTAGATCATGGCAACCCCCCTTGGCTCGGCTATCACCGGAGGCGCTCCGCCCGTAAATACACAGGAAATTGGATTTCATGTGAGGAATTGGGTCCACTACGACAATCTTGCGAATAGTCTTTATAGACAAACAGTGAATGCGCGGAAAGTGCGAGACGAGTTTGAATCGAAAATTATTGACTCTCTCCGGTCTGCACATATGGAAAATGCTGTAATTCAAATCGCAGGAGGGAGATTAGTTCTTCAAGAAGAACGTCATAACCAACCTCTGACGTTGGCGAGAATTCAAGAGATTCTCCACACCTATTTTGTGAGTCGCAATCTTCCTGATGATACTGCGACCATGATGAAGTTTATCAAACAACAACGTGAATTCAAAGTCTCAAGCAAACTTCGGAAACAAGCAGGGACTCTCCCTAGTGCTCTTCCACCCCTGCCTCCTACGGGCTAAAGTTGGGCCACGAAGTCTAGGAAGTGAGAGTTCAATTGAAGTTGTTCAGAATGGATCATTGGGGATATTGGATTAATGAGCCCATTTTCATCAATAAGGGCATGGGGTATGTCAAACGAAAGCATATTCTGTATTCATTTTGTATCGATGGCCTGATTCCATTTGTTGAGTCTGCGGGCTATAAACTGAGGTATTCAAACACTGAGATGTATAAAATAATCCTCACCGCATTGTATCATATGTCTAATGGACGGCGTGTAAAACCCAATCGGGTTGAATGTGATTCGTATGATGAGCAGATAGCAATATTTTATCAAAGCTTGGATACCGACGCTTGGACAAAATTTTGGAGGAGATGGGGAACGATTCAAGATTTTGATACGGAAGGATATGCGCATAGCTTCCAATTTGATATCGCAAACTATATCTGGTCATGGTTAGATTTTGAGAATTCAAGGACAATTCAGAAAGTGTATGAGGATATTGAGAAAGATGAATATCTGGAGGATGGTGCCAAAGGAAAGGAAGATCCCTACCTACAAGAAACATCTAGACGTGATTATCAAGATAGACATTGGTAGCGGTTTACTGCGACCATTTGTTTCCATTAAAAGGCATAACCCCAACGGAAGACGCTTCCGTTCGGAATTTGTTAATCTTCTTCTGGAGCTCTAAGGCACCAGGGCTGAGAGGAGCACCCTGATTCATCTTTGCTTCATCATGCTGAGACTGGCTGGGTTTTGACCCATAGCAATTGACACCAAACCGAAGTTCAGGGTTGTCAAAGAAACCACCATTCAAGCCAGGCATGCCGCAGGAATTCCGTTGCTCTTCAGGACCTGCCTGGATGCGTTCCCATGTATCCTTCTGCGTGGGATACACAGCTGCCTGTCCCTTCACCCAGCCATAATTACACCAATCAGCTCCACGTTCCCAAGACTCCTTCACTTGATCATAGGTCGCCAACTCAGCACCCAAGGCACGGCACAGAGGCTCTGCGTCATAGTAAGTGAATGTGTTCTTGCTGATGTTAAAAACTTCAGGAGACCCAACATTCGGCAAAATCTTTTCAACGAGTGGTTTGCTTAGGGACTTCTCAGCAGGTGTAACATCTTGAGGTGGAACCGCTTTGGTCAAAACATTTTGACCGGGCTCTTCACCTCCCATCGGTGGTAAAGGATCTGTAGAGTAGCCTAACATTTGCTTGACATTGGTAAAAACATATTCATATCCATCACGGATTTGCGCACGATAGTAGGACATGACAAAGAGAAACAGTCCAACCAAAGCTAAGAAAATGAGAAGCGCACCAGACCATCCACTCGGAACACCCATACTGCTCGCAGCCGTATTCATTGATTTTTGTGTGTTCTGAACAACTTGATTGACTGTTGTGTTCAATTTCGCAACATTCGCCTTCAAATTGTTAATGGCCTCCGCAGCTGGAGCTCCCAAAGGCAAAAGACTATTAAATCTCGCTGGAGTATTCATCCTAGACTCTCTACTGAAGAGAGGCAAGAATATCGGGCATCTGCTTTTGGATATGCGCTTGGAACGCTGGGATGCTTACATCCCAATGAATTCCATCCGCTGCTTTGTTCGGATACGCAATCCCAAATCCCCAAGCAGTTGAAAATCCTTTGATTTGTCCTGTTTGGCCATCATACTCCTTCAACTCAAATGGATTTCTCGATTCAAATCCAATGGCATAAATAACACCATCAACGGATTTTGTCTGCCGTATCACAGAAGCTGTATCCTGAATCGCAACTAATTTCACAGGCAACTGATTTGCCAAAATCCTATCAGCAATTTCAGCAGCATCTTGTTTTAATCCATCATACTCACCGTCACGGTCAAAGTAGAACGGTTTGGACGACGCATAGAAATTCGTAACCGTTGCTCCCAACTCCACGAGGTTTTGAGCAATTAACGTGGCACTATGTGCTGTTCCAAAGAGCAAAATATGGTCTCCTCGTTTGACATACGTTGAGAGTTGCTCTTTATTCAACGCAACGGGAAGAGGAATTGACGGGTATGGGAGGTCAAGATGTTTGGGCTCAGAGCCTGTTGCTAAGAGAAGCACATTGACAGAGAGAGGTGTAGTGGATGTTTTCAGTTGAATCTTCCAGGAGTCTCCTTCGTTCCACACTTTTGTGGCATAGGTACAATGAAGCTCACATTTATTCAAATAGGGTCGGACAACATCTTTGAGATACTCAATGTAGTTCTTTAAAAGACAAGGTTTCTCAGGGTCAATACTTGACCATTGCTCAGGAAGTGGTCCAGAATAGGGGACGGACTCTAACAATTGCCTCCATACAGTATTGCTACGAACACTGGACCATTTCTGATTCAAATCTCCTCCACACAAATGAGGGTCAATCACAACAACCTGATCCGGATGAATTCCACCTTTTTCAAGGTTAGAGAGGAGCAGGAGTCCTGCTGCCCCAGAGCCTATCACACATACTCTCTTCATTCTATTCAGCCTAAACCAAATAGTTTAGATGAACTAGGATGGTAAAACTTGCGGCAAGTCTGCAAGAAATTCCAATGACCGGAAACGTAGTGATTGATTTTTATGCCACGTGGTGTGGGCCTTGTAAGCGGATTGCTCCCATTTTTGAGGACCTTTCCGATAAGTTTTATACCAAAGTTCAATTCTTGAAGGTTGATGTTGATGAAAGCCCTGACCTTGTTGAGACATTTGATGTTCATGCGATGCCGACCTTTGTCTTTTTGAAGGATGGCAAAGTTGTGAAAAAGGTAGAAGGTGCCGACATGGTTGGCTTGGAAGCTGGGTTCAAGATTCTTGTTGGATAGACTATCAACTAGAGGATTTCAAATCCTTGGATTGATAGAGTGTTTAGAAATCGCCAGCAGGAGATGTGCGATTGCCACCGCGTCCAGCGATAAACTGACGCTGCTGGGGCGTGGTGCACACGCAGCCTCCACCGCAGGAGAAAGAGGCACCGCAGCACTCAGGCTTGCATTGATTGTTCTTGAAGATGAACAAGGAGTCCGCACCGGGCTCAAATTCAGGGCCCATTAACTTCTCATCAGGGGCAGTGTAGCGCCACGCGGAGACGCCATTCTTAGGCATCACATCCTTGGAATCGAAGTTGCCGATGGGTTCATAGCCCTTTCCATAGCCACCCGCATTCTCCAAGAAATAGTTGGTGAAGCCCTCACCAGAAGGTCCCAAAGCACCGGGTCTGTAGTAGACCATTAGAATATTGGCTGCCAGGAGGATAACAAGACCTGTGATAAGGAATCCGAGACGCATGATTCTTCTCTACTGAAGGATTTTTTTAGAAGTTTGCGGGTGAAGCTATAGGTCAATGAAAGATTCTGAGAGCCCACTTCAGTAAAATCACGCACGAAACCGGAGAGGTTCTCTGATTGTATCCAGAAGGACCCAGACTCCGTAGTTAGATGGATTCCATCCTCAAGGGCTCTCTTGCTGGAGTCAAAGGATGGGTGTCTCCACTTTGGTTCGCCATGTTCTTTGAACCAAATTCCATCGGTTGTATCCGATACGAATTCCGCTTGTCCATGGTAGATTCCTGTGACTTTTGTAAAGCCGTCTGAAGAATAAACGATGTCTCCAATTTGAACTTCAAACAAACGTCTATATTCTCCTGTCTTATACATAACTGAACAGGATGGTTTTAACAAGGGAATTTCAGTGGGGGTTGGTTGTGTAGGAGCAGTTTCATTCAGAATTTCAGAGACTAAAAAGTCCCATATGGTGTCAGAGGTTGGTAAATTCAAAGGAAGCTCCTCCCAATCACGGAATGTCCATTCTGTATTGAGTCCTGTTAAGGGAATATTGCGTGTGCTTGTCCGTAAGCAGATAAGGATAGGACACTTCGCATACGAAAGAGTTGCTTCAGGGTGCTCCTTTACAGACATCCATTCACCTTGTGTCTCATTCCAGACCAAATGAGACCCACTCACACGAATACCATCCAATGAATACATTTGTTCGTTGTCACCTTTCACTCGTAAAATACCTTCGATAACAGTTCCATCTTCAAACATATCTCCTAGTTTACACTCTCCAATAGACTTGATAGCTCCTCCTTGTAAGCGCACGCGCGTCTGAGGGTCAAAACACAATTCTCCGCAGACATCTTTTGCCAAATATCCAAACGACGAGTTTCCAATGGTCTGACAGGTAATAATAATGAGAGCAAAGACGGGTATAATCAAAACCCAGAGCAAAATCATAAGACCCAGAATAATATACATGATAATCATGATAACACGGATGACAAACTGAATAAAATTCTCAATGGATACCACTAACGACATTCCCAAATAGAGGGCCGCTTGGGTTATACCAAAGGCTCGCCCCATGGCCGATAAGAATTTCATTTGATTGAGAGCGAAGGCATTTCCAGTTGTTTGGAATCGCTTGAAAAAGGGGTCCAACAGTTTAAAAAATCCATCAAACAGAGTGGCTATCATTAAGCGAATCCGATCCAAACTTTCATTCACTGCATCTGCCACGTCTAATTGTTGATTTAACATCGCAAAAACAGGAATCAACATGGTTGTAATGATTTGCTTAAACGTTTTCTTCATACAAAATGTAAAATTCTCTGCTGCAAATTCTCCACTTGTGCGCACATCCTCTTTGGGTTTGAAAAGTTGCGCTGTTACCATAATCTCAAAGTCACATCGTCTCTCACTCCAATGTTTCATCACTTCTTCAATATTTGACTGCGCTAGAAGAGTTGCAAATGCTGATGTCATGACAAAGATAAGGAATGCTAATGACCAATTATTGTAGACAAATCCTATTGTGAGGATAAGTAGTATAAACAATGCCGAGGCAAGTATGCCCATCCTGTTAATACACAGGAAGCGTCACGTGATGAAATTCTCCGAGGTTGGAGATTTTTTCTGTATAAATATCCTCAGCATCTGGACTATGAATTTCAACGTAATCGCGTATCCATGTGCCATTCTTTGTTTCAACCATGGCTGTATTCATGACAACAAGGCTGTAGAAGACTTCGGAATGGTCACTTTGTTTAATAGGTAGCACATCACCAGCACGAACCCATTGATTTCGTTGCCAATAGCACAATCCGGGAGAAACAAGTTCACGCGATGGTAATTCACAAACTTCAGAGGTCTCTTTTTTCACGAGACCCACAACTTTTCCTGTTGAGAGATGGTCTCCCAATTGAATCTTTTGGATGGATTTTGTTGAACCATCCTTCATGCAAACTTCAGTGTCTTTGGAGACAAGTGTTGAATACGAAAAGTTACGATGCTGAGTCTGCTCAACAGCATTCAATCGTTTGTCAATCCATTTCATTGTTTCAGCATCTCCTTCTTGTGTCTCATCATAATCCAAGAATGTGTAAACTCCAATCGGTATTTTATGGTCAGAAGTGTTGAAGCAGATTAAAGGTCGTTCCTTTCCTCCTTGCCAAGGTGCTCGTTGTTTGGCTTCAGGATGGTCTCTTGCTTGAATCCACTTTCCAAGATAATAGATGTAGTGATTTGTGCTGACTAGAATCTCTCCTGGTAGCTCTACCATCGCTTGACCATCTGCATCAAACGAAAAGGTTGATGTGACGATTCCATGCGTCTTTGTAAAGACATCTCCAATGACAACATCTTTCACTTTTATGTGACCTTTTCCTTCAATCTCCACGAGTGTATCTGGGTCGAAGCAGAATGTATCTAAGAAATCAAAGAGAACAGTTCGTGTAAAATTATCAAGAGATGTCATACCCGCCATAGACATGTAGATTATGGCAAAGAATGTGCCATACAGTCTGCCCATGAGAAGTTTCATGCGATAGGCGGATTGTTGAACCGCTGCCATGAGTTGTTTGAATCTATCCGCAAAATTCTGGAAAATGGTATTGATTCCTCCAGACAATGTGGCAAGTTGAAGACGAAGACTATTGGCCACTTGAAGAAGTGTCCCCAGTGTTGTGACAAATGTGGCTAAGATTGTAAAGACAGGGCCAAGAGCTTCTGTCAACTCAACGCCAAACATATTGGACATACAAAACTGAAAGTTCTCCCCCGTGTTTTGCCCATAAAAGGATGCAAAGGGCATGATATTCGGCTTACAACGGTATTTGGGCCAATTCTTTTTGACCTCTTCTATATCAGCCATGCTAAGCATGCCCACCCAGATGCCCAAAAATATGAAAAGGAGTATAATGAATCCGAGCATTCTACACCTTCGCTCTCTATTTGAACTCTGCTCTTAAAACGCTTTTAACGGACCAAACCGTTTGCGAACCCAATCGCGATCTTTCTTAAAAACGTCAGAGGCTTTCGGGGCTGCTCGAACAGACAGTTTCGCAACAGCATCTAATTTACGATACACACCTAAGACACCAAACTCTTTAATGGCCTTTCGTAAGGCCTCGTGGCGTTCAAGTTCACTCTTTCGGAACGAGTAGCCATGTTTCATCAACTCGCCCTTTCGGAGAGGAGCAATCTCCTGAGGTCCCTTGCCAGGGAGACCCACATCCTTCACACACGCCGCCTGAACGACCGTTGAGGTTTTCTTGGGATAGGCTCGATAGGTCTGGCTGCCGCGCTTGACTGTGTAGCCACGCTCACGCACATTCGTGCGGAAGCGTCTCACATACGCCTTCCGAAGGATTTTGCCCGGGGGACATGATTTGCGAATATTGACCGTAGTATTGTTGAGCCCACGAGACTTCAAGCGACGCGCCGATTTTTGGGTAACAGCTCTCTTGAAATCCTTACTGGTTTGGGCATACACTGTTGTTGCTCTTACACAGCGAGGAGGGACAACACGACCTGACGATGACTTATAGGTCATTCTTTTGTGATAGCCTGTAGGGCACCCTTTGCTCGCATCCAACGGCAAGGAGCGAGGATACTTTTTCCGCGTATCGGCCATTTCTATTCTTCTTCAGGAAATTCTTGCTGCGCCCGAAGTCCATTCTTTGCGTAACTATTCACAACATTCGGTTCAATTGTAAAAGGCAATTCAAGTAAATCGCGTTGAAGGAGTGTTTCAAGCATTGTTTTTAGATGAAAATCCAAAGAGCCAGGAGGTCCTATCGCAGCGACAATCTTGACATACAGAACATCCTTCATATTTTCTTCTTTATTTTGTGAGGTTTGTAGGTAGTTGTTCAAATCATAATAGAGTCTTCCGCTGTTCGCAACATACTCACGTAATAATCGTAAGCCCTTCGCATTTGAACTCGGTGTTGTTGTTTTGTCAAACTCACGCACTTTCCAATCACGGATTGAATTCCTGACATTCATCATGTGAGGCTCCTCTCCAAGTTCATTGAAGTCCTCCTTTTCATTATAAGCTTCCATTGAGTTTACAGAATCTCTATCGGATTCGTCCATTCTATTGAAGACTTCGTTTCGTTTTACAAACTCTCGGGCGCAGCCTTGAATAAAAACAGAAGAGTTCCCAAGGCTAAAAAGAGACCCGCAGTAATTTCTTTTGACCTCTTTCGCTCATCTTCCACCACAACAATAAAATCCTGGAATCCTGAAACTCGTTCGGCAGGTTGGGCATCATACCGCTGGTCTTCTCCACTTTGAACTTGAGCCTCTTTTGCTTTACGAGAAATTGCTTCAGGACTATTGGGGTTGCTCAGAGTTTTGTCATCTCCGGCGTTTGCACTAATATTCGGTGAATCTGCGGTAGACATCCTACTAGAAAGAATCTTTCTAGAAAAGAATGGATCGTCGGAACGATGCGGAGCGAATGGCAGAGGCTGCGAGCCGTCCTTTGGACTTCCAGCCGAAGGAGAGGGCGCAATATGTGAGAGATTCTATAACACTCATTGAGACATATCAACAAGAAGGGTTATCTACAGAGCAAATCAAGGAGAAGGTGCCTACCTTTGTGCGCGATTACAAGAATCTGTTTGAGATGGTCACCCAGCCTGGCGGCTATAATAAGCAAAGCTTGAAGACTATGTTGGGAATGTTGGACAGAATGGGCTCGGGTGAGCTCTCCCAGCACCAGGCCTCTGTCATTGTGGGACAGCGTCTTGCAGATACCTACATTAAGCCCACGCTTCCTTCGGACCCTAAGAATTAGAGCCCTTTTGGTTTTTGACTCGCAACATGAAATTCAGAGCACCAACGGAGTGCATTGCTATACTGCTCCTTCCATTGGAATTCGGAAGGTGGAGTATCTTGAAGGTCAAGTGTTTTTTGAAGATTTGCGATTTGAAGACTAGAAAAGGACTGGATGTGTCCCTCCAGATACATCTTTTCTTTCTCTGTAAAAAATTCAAAATAGTCCACTTGAGGAACAACTTGGAGTTGACGCCAACGCGTTTGAAGATTCATAAGTTGATGAATCACATAGGGATAGGCTTTCCGAAATCCGCGACAAATAAGATAGCGCTCTGAGTTACACGGACGACTTGTGACAGGTTTATACAGATACCAATCTTTGAAACAGAGTGTTACACACCGGAGAAAATACTGTGTGACGCTTGAATAGACATCAAACAGTTTTAAGACAAAAATGCCTTCTGGAGCTAAGACTTGGAGACCAATCAAGGCTGATGCAATCAGAAGAGGATAAATCGACTTTTCCTGATTGTCATAATCAGTGCTAAAATCAAATCCTCCATCTCCTGTGAAGAGTTGCGTCTTCAACGTATCATGAAGCTGAATGAAAGACGTCTGATTTTCAGGAACATAGATATCCCCCGTGCCATCTACGCCATAATGAATTTTGACTTCAGGATGTCTTTGTAAAAACTGATGCGAGCGCCTCCATCCTGGGACATGATTGCTATTCGGTTTCAACGTTATCGCATAGGATTTTTGAACAGTGAGCCGATTGCTCTCAGATTTTTCCAAAAAGGCTTCAATGAACCCTCCAGGTCCTTCCGCAACATGACTGGACCGAACTTTCTGAGTTGTTTTGGGAAGACGCTCAAAAAATTGGCTGACTTGAAGCATCTCAATCATTTTAAAATACGAACGACTCAGAGGTTTCATGATACACACAGAAGGAGGGCATTCTGCCGATTCCTGTGTGTAGACTAATTCATACGGATTCGATTTCTTCTTGAGCATTTCCCATTTATGATTCGATTCCAGAGGAGCAATTTTTTCTTTTATCTCTGTGAGTTCTTTATGAGGCATCTCATTCCAAGAACTATCAAACGAGACTTTTATAAATTTTTCAATCATAGCATTGTCAAAAAAAGGCGATGATTGAAACTCTATTGCTTGCCAAGGTGGCTTGACGACGTCGTTGTCCATACTATCTATTTATCATTCGTGTTTAGCCCCCTAGTCATCCTCCTTCAGCTCCTCAATGTCAAAGTCAGGCTCATTCTCAATCGCAACATGAGAAGGCATCTGGAGACCCATGCGGAGCTGGGTAATATCGCAAGGACCTGAAGGAACACCACTGAGCTCAGCATCCATTTCCTCCTGTGTCGGCGCATCCTCGTCGTCGTCCTCATCCAAGGTGACTGGAACATCCGAGAGCGTCTCTAGCAACTTCTTGAAGTAGGGCTCATCCAGGAGAATCTGGCTGAACGATGTGCCACCACGAATCGGCTGACCCATCATGATGTTTGCGGAGACACCCGTGACAGGGTCTACTTCACCAAAGAGAGCCGCACGCAGGAGAATCTTCTCTGTCTCTTCAAAGGACGCCTTGGCCAGGGGTCCAATGTCATTCTTATTGATACCATAGCGGTCAACGGACATGAGGCGCCCTGCGCGAGTCATCACATCGCAGAGGAGACCCAGGTGGCGGAAATTCACACCTGCTTCCTCAAAGAGGTCAGAAATCTCATTCAGAAGCACCTGTCGTGTCGCTTCAATACCAAGGTTCTCATAAATGTCCCATACGTGTGTGCTGAGGAGCTTGCGACCATCTACCGCAGGGTGATTCATGACCTCTAAGAAGTTAGAGCCATCTGTGTCAAGCACATACTGATTTTCAATGGCCTTGTATTGGCCATCCTTGTATTCAACATACTCTTCCTCCTTGCGGAACGTGACAGCTTTGATACCAGGCACACCACGAATGACGACACTGTTGAGAAGCTTGTTTTGGAACTTCTTGAGTGTCGTCAACTCGTCCATATCTTCATTTCCTTCATTCATGACGATACGGAGGACAAGCTTGGTGGCATTGAAGTCAGAATAGGTCGTGACAATTTCACTACCAAAGCGATTGTCAAGAACAAACGCCACATCGTCCATCGTGATGTTCTTATTGAACATACGCTCTCTGTCTAGCTCTAAACGGAGAACCCAGCGACTCTTCAGGTCCTCACCTTCCTTCTTGGTTGACTTCTCAAAGAGATGGAAGAAGTTGAGCAAATTCCTGTCCTCCTCAACAATTGTGCGAGAATCACGTGCCTGTGGGTCAAAGTAGATGCGGGCATTGATAGTGATATCACGCAGGAGAGTCAGCTCCAAATCCTGAGCCACCTCACGGGCCTTCTCCTTTCGTGTGCGATATTCAGGCTTCAAGAATACCGTGAGCGCAGTGCCCTTCGGATTCTGTGTCACCTTCAGAAGCTCCTTCAAACGGGGAACACCTCGCGTCATGTTTGACTTTGCTGCTACACCTGCCAAGTGGAACGTGTTCAGTGTCATCTGCGTTGAAGGCTCACCAATACTTTGCGCAGCAATGATACCTACCTGCTCACCAGGCTGGGACCAACTCTGCCAATTCTTCACAACGAGCACTTCACAGAGAGTATCAAAGGCTTGCTTGGTAAATCGCTCCTTCACAATCAGCTTGTGGGGAGCACAATGGAATCGGAGCAGAGCTGCCCACAACGCATGATACTTCTGTGTCTTTTGAATGATTTTAGTAATGCCTTCGAGCACATAGGTGGGAGTCAAATCTGTTTTCTTTGCGGGGTCCAAGCGGAACTTGACCTTCATGTTTGTAATCATGCGGTCCATATTCACAGGAGCGAAGAGACTGCCATTGAGCTTGAACTGATAAACACTCTCTACAAGCATTTTGCGGTCACCCAGAACTTCATTCACATAGGTCTCCACTCTGGCAGTATCGTCTTCCTTGACAACACCATCATCAAGGATATCAGACCAGTTCACTCCAGTCATACCATACGAGTTCCGAATGTCCGTTTCACTGAGAGACTCCAGTTTGAGAGACGCAGATTCAATCTTGGTTGAATTCACACCATCTTCACCATAGTGGAACTGAACAATCTTGCCACGCGCATCACGAACACTTCCATCAAACTGTGTGGTCAAGTCTTCCATCGCTTTGATGAGCTGTCTTTGGATATAGCCCGTATCAGCTGTCTTCACGGCAGTATCAATGAGACCTTCACGACCTGACATGGCGTGGAAGAAGAACTCCTGGGGCGTTAATCCGCGAATAAAGCTGCTCTCCACGAAGCCACGGGCCTCTGCGCCATCATCATACTTCTTGTAGTGAGGGAGTGTTCTATCCGTGAATCCATACGGGATACGACGGCCTTCAGGAGCTTGCTGACCCAGACAGGCCATCATCTGCGCAATGTTTACAGTAGAGCCCTTGGACCCTGCCTTCACCATGGCTGTGAGACGGTTCTCCTGAGCCAAGGATGAAAGGCCCATGCGACCTGCTTCGTCGTTCGCTTTATTCAGAATACCCAAAATGCGGCTCTCCACCTCTTCCTGATTGGACTTGCCTGTATTGTTGTCAAACACATCCAAGTGAACGGAGAGAATAATATCCTCAACTTCACGCTTCTTGGACTGGATTGCTGCTTGAATGTCATCATTTGTCTTTTTATCCGCAACCATATCGGAAATCCCTACACTAAATCCATTGTAGACCAAGAACTGCTCTACTGTATTTTGCATAGCATCAATGAAATTCACTGTAGATTGCGGACCATAATCATTGTAGGTCACGTGAACGATACCCTTTGAGGGCTTCGCAAAGATGGATTTGTCAAAGATACCACGCTTGATAATACCCTCTTCAATCTCCACTACGTTCTCAGGAACCTGATTGTCCTTGTAGGAGTCATTTTCCATCTTCAAGTTAATGGGAGGAAGCAGCTCTGAAATGACCTGCTGGCCACTCCACTTGCCATCCTTGCGCGGCTTGGGCACGACACCTTCAAAGCGCTTGTTCCACATCATGAGATTCATGAACTCACGGCGGTTGAACTCCACTTGAGGTCTCGTGATTCGGTAGGAGCCTACAAGAGTATCCTGAACGATACCAATCACAGGTTTGCCGTTTCTTGGTGAGATAATCTGGAAGGGAACCGCCGCAATCTCTGCGAGCTCCGTGGAGGCTTCATAGCTCTGCGGGATGTGAGCATTCATCTCATCACCATCAAAATCAGCATTGTAAGGCGCCGTGACGGAAACATTGAGACGGAATGTGTTATAGGGCAATACCTTACAGCGGTGACCCATCATGGACATTCTGTGAAGCGTGGGCTGACGGTTAAACAGGATAATGTCTCCATCAGACAAGTGGCGATTCACAATATCACCCGTCTTGAGCACAATGTCATTGCGATTCACGTGCTTGAGAGAAATCATGCGACCATCGGGGCGAACGAGTGTCTTCGCTCCAGGATAGGTGTCCGCACCATTCTGGACAAGCTTATACATTTGCTCCTTGTTGTAAATGGTTACACGCTCAGGAACAGTGAGATTCATTGCGATTTTCTCAGGCACGCCAATTTCCGCAATGGACAAGTTCGGGTCAGGAGTGATAACTGAGCGGGCTGAGAACTCAACACGCTTACCCTGGATGTTGTAACGAATACGACCTTCCTTTGAGCCGAGACGCTGTTGAATGGACTTCAGGGGGCGGCCTGAGCGCTGAGCAGAAGGAGCAACACCAGGAATCTGGTTGTCTACGAGGGTCGCAATGTGGTATTGAACAACGTTTGTGTATTCATCAATAATGTGCTTGGATGCGTTCGCATCAATTTTTTCTTGAAGTGTTTGATTGTTCTTGATAATGTCAAAGAGCTTGTGCGTCAAATCATCTTCTGAGCGCTGGTTATTGTCCTGGATGACAGAAGGTCGCACTTGAGGAGGAGGAATCGGAAGCACAGTGCAAATCATCCAATCAGGACGGCACCAGAAACGATTCAAACCCAGAAAGTCTACATCCTCATCGGTGATGCGGCGGAAGAGACGGAGAACATACTCCACCTCCAGAAGCTGAGTTCTCTTCGTGCCACCCTCCTTTCCCGCAGCAGGACCTTCCATGTTGTCCCACTCCGCAACAATCCGCGCAATTCCATCACGGACAAAGCGGTTCGGCTTGCGAGCACCGCAGCCATCCTCGGTCTCCTGACCACAGCGGCTGATGCTACCGCAGCGATTCAGGATTTCACGCCACCGTGCCTCTCCACGATGCTTCAGTGCTCCCTTGTGAAGCTCCTTGTCGACAAGCAACTTGGAGCAACGGATACAGACGCAATTGAGCACATTTAGGATGTAGGGGAAGAACTGAATGTAGTAAACAGGTCTTGCGAGCTTGTAGTGACCAAAGTGACCGGGGCAGTTGTGGTTGGTTTGTCCGCAAGAGCGGCATGTCTTGCCATTCTCCAAGACACCCATGCGAGGGTCAAAGAGGCCTCCAATTTTGGGCTCCGATCCTTCATAGACAGAATGCGTCGTAATTTCCACCACCGAACGTCGTTCAATCTCTTCAGGACTGAAGATTCCAAACTGGATCCCAACAATGGGTTCAATTTCAGAGCTAGGTCTAACGAGTCCAGCTGGCATGGTCTCTTTCTTCTTGTAGATTTTGTAAAAACAAAACTTTAGCCTCAATTTTTAGGGGTCACTCGTTTAGGCCTTGGAGGACTTGCTCCCAGGAAAAGACAATATTTTCACGACGGGATTGTTGTTCTGCTTCTGCCATATCAATCGCCTTCTGATAATCAATCGTCATTACCTTTTCAACCAATTCCTCAATGGAATCAAATTGATAGACAAGAGGCAGCACATCAGGATTGTAAAAATCAGCACAGTCAATCCAACGATCCAGAACATCTGAACGCTTCACATTGTCCATTGTAGACGCATTCACTTCAGAGCCTTCCGCGAAGACAGTCCAAGAGAGCTCATTGGGCTCTTTGGAGTCAGACCAAAGCTGTTTCAGAAGTCGTTTGGTAGGGACCCAGATAGGAATATTTGCTCTTGCTTGTTGAAACATTGACATTGTGCTAATGTTGTAGGGAATATGGATGACTGCTGTATACGAATCCAGATATCCTTCTGGCAAATAGGCCTGTGCTTGTGCCATCAAAATGGCCTGAGATTCAATCGCAGCTCCCCATTTTGTTTTGAGTTTTACAAACAAGTCTTTCATAAAAGGTGACTTTCCTTCTTGAAGCAAGAGCTGACGAGTATCCCACAGAAGAACTTTTGTAGGTGAGGGCGCCTTTACACGAAGACGCGTAAAACTTTCACACAAGGATGGAACCACAACCTCTTGCGAAGGCAAAACAGATGGAAAATATTGATGAAAATACTGGTGGTCACCGTGGTTGTTATGAACAATTCGCAGCCTTCTTTGTTGAAGAAGCTCTTGAATTGAATTGACTAAGACCTTGTGTTTCTCAGGCGAGTGAATCCATTCATTTCCAAATCGTGTCGAATTAATGTGAATCATAGGAAGGTCTAGCTCTTTTAATCTATGGCACGTCACGAGGGAATGAGATGTGATTACACCCTCGTAAGTATCTTCTGCGAGAAACTGTCTTGTTTCGTCTGAGAGCTTCGCTGACGCATTCGGTTTATAAATATCAATGGAAGAAAGAAATCCAGGTATCTGGCATGCGAGGGCCTCATTGACTTGGGGGCGCCCATCACACAGCCAGACAAAATTAAGACGCACGCCCAAGGGTCTCAAAATCTGTTTTGCATCCCACAAAACAGCATGATGATGGTCTAATCCAAAGAGTTTGAGAGGTTTGCGATTGGATTTCCAAAACCATAAGGTTACCTCGTCTGATTGAAAGTCTGAGCATTTTACATACGCACCTCTGATCCTCCAAAACGGCGAGAGAATAAGATTGGGGTCTGAATACGAAAATCCATGATTTGGGAGCAATAAAGAATCAAAAGGCCCCCGTTTCAAAACAGCGTCTAGTTTGGAAGGACCAATGGGTAGAATGCGTCCTCTATATTCCTTTGGCAATGAATTCCATATCTCCTCCGCATTGCCCACACAAAACCAAAGTTGTCGGCCTTCCACTGGAGAACCTGATACAGACCAGTGTATGAGAGGCTGAATCGCATCAACAAACGAGGGTAACACTAAAGGTATGCCCAGTTCTTCTCGCCCTCCTTTGACTAGACACTCAATACACTGAGAGACGTTCATTATTAAAAAGGATTTAAGACTCTTTAGCCTAGTTTTACTAAGAAATGTCTTTTTATCGTGAGATAGATGGAGAGATTGTCAGAGACTATGAAATCATAGGAACAAGTTGGTTCAAAAAGCAAACAGAAAAAGCCCTCGTTGAAATAGTTCCCACAGCAGAATTTGGATATGCTTTTTTTCTCGATGGTCAATTACAATTGACCTATCAAGATGAATATATTTATCACGAGATGCTCATTCATCCCTGTATGTCTTCAAGCAAAAGCAGAAAGAACGTGTGTATTATTGGTGGGGGAGATGGATGTGCGCTCCGCGAAGTGCTAAAGTGGCCCGATGTTGAACACGTGGATATCTTAGATTGGGATAAAGAGGTCATTGACCTCTTTCGCAGACAATATAGCATGATAAATTGTTGGGCCTTTGAAGATAAACGTGTTACCATTGAAACGAGAGATATTCAAAGCTATAGAGGTGAACACCGTCAGTATGATTGTATTGTTGTAGACCTTTTGGACCCCGATGCGTCTCAAGCAGACCTATGGCAGACTCTCTTGACCATCGTGAAATCATGGATACGGCCTGGAGGAAGTATTGTCATTAATGCGGGTGGCATTACACCGTGGCAAACGGATACCTTGAATTGGCTTCTTCAACATGTTGAATCCAAACCCCCGCTTTGGCGCCATCTGTATAAAGTCTTTGTGCCCTCCTTTGCGAGAGAATGGTGTTTCCTTCTCTTAAGTGAGCCCAAGGTCATCCACTTAGATAAGATTCCTCCAAATGTAAAATACATTGATACTACTGCGTGGCATCAAGCCTATACCTATGGATGGACTAAAAATTATGTAGAGAATCTCCATGGTATCTAAAAACAAATGTCTACAAAAAAGGAGATGAGTGATATGAGTTACCGCCTTGAACTTTTACCAAGTGAGGAGGGGAAGCAGTATTACACGAGAAGCATCACACGAGACAATGTGAATGCAGGATTTGATTTGTTTGTGGTAAAAGAAGAGCAGTGTGAAGCTGGAAAAGTCAGTTTACTTGACCTTGGGTGTAAAGCACGCATGATCAAGTGTTCTTCTGATGGCAAGGAAGAAGAGGTTCATTATTGGCTTTCTCCTCGCTCCAGTATCTGGAAGTCAGGAGTTACCCAGGCAAACAGTATGGGAATTATTGACAAATCGTATAGAGGCCCTTTGATGGGTGCTGTCTTACCTATCTACAAGTCACCTGGGTATTGGGGACAGATAAGTGGGGGAGATGGGCCGAAGACAGGGTCCTATATTTGGAAAAATTGTGATTCCCGAGACACAGGCTCTCCTGTCATTGAGGCCGGCCAACGTCTCTTTCAAATTGTAGCTCCTGATATGGGATGGATTAAAGAAATTAAGATTGTTGAGAGTCTCAATCCAACGGAAAGAGGTGAAGGTGGATTTGGCTCTACTGGCCGCTAGAACGCTTCTACGGGAAGGTAGAACGATGTTCAACAAGCAACTGCGTTACGCCGCGCTCGTTGCGTTTTTTCTAGCGATTGTTTTCACAGGAATCGGTGGATGGTCCAATATGCTGGGACGCGCCCTCGTCATTACAGAAGAACATGCCTGGAATGATGGGCTCTTTCTGATGATGGCAGCCATTTTTTTGCTTTTATTATCCTTCGCATAAGTAGAGATGCCCAACAGAAACGGTATGAATACTCCGAAGGCCAATGGAACAAGGAGAAACGCTCCTCCTGCGCCCATAAAAGCGCCTCCCCAAGAGATTCTTGCGTCTAGTCGTTTTTATGCAGAAAATAATGAGAATAATTTAACTCCAGAAGACCTTGAAAATATTCAAGAGGTGAATGTATCCGCACTTGTTGAACAAGTGAAAAAGTATCCTGGAAATAGTCCGATTCCTTCTAACCACAAAATACTCAACTCTCCTGTGAATCCTGTCCCGAAGATGAAGTTGCCCAACCATTTAAGGGGAGGAAAGAGAAAGACACATCGCAAGCGCAGCACAAAACGCAAACATACACGCAAGCACTAAACCAATAAGGGTAAAATATCTACATTCTTTCTATCTCCACCTCGTAACTTGATATACGGTATTGTTCGACAATACTCTACATCTTTGAGTTTCTTCCATATACACGGTTTGTCCCATTTGCAGATTCGGGCATGAATTTTAAACATTGTATCTTCTGCGGTATGATACACAATCTTCGCTCCTGGGGGCATTCTTTGTTGAATGACTTTTTGGAAACATCCATGTTGTGTGAGATAAACATCTTCCCTCTTTTTCATTAAATTTTGAAGGTCAACTCCTTCTTCTTTCATTTTGTCCTTATAGCGCTTGAATCCAATCTGAATGGCTCTCTCATATTCTTCCAACCAAACTGTTATCATGGGTGAGTGAGGTGGAGCCATAATGAGCCAGTTTTCTGCGATTGGATAGCGGGGATTGGTTTGGGTTCCCAGAATTTTAAAGACGAGTAAATCTGCCCTACTGGACACACAATCTCTATACAGATTGTTAATGGATTGATTTAAAATAATTCCAGAATCAATCCAGCACCCTCCATAGTCTTTGAGAAGTTTCAAACGAATCCAGTCAGCTTGATGCTCTACACGAAGCGTATTGAAGTTTGGAGGAATTTCTTCTTGATTGATTGAACTTAAGTATCTTTCTGTTGTAATGAAATTCACTTGCCAATCAGGCATCATCTTTCGCATACGGTCAATGGTTTTCATCACAGTTTCAGGTGGATGTTCAGAGTCCCAATGTGTCCAGACAATCTTAGGCAAGTCATAAGGCTTTCTAAATTGCTGTAGTAAGACATTTACAATCAATAAAACAACGACTGTAAGAACAATCAATCGTAGCTCCATGCTCTACTGGGTGTGAAAAAATGAATTCACGGGTGGATGCCAAAAGGGCACACTATGAGTCTGGATCTTGTCTTAGGGCCAATGTGGGCTGGAAAGTCATCCTACATTATCGGAAAAATCCGAAGGTATCGTGCTATCGGGTGGGAGGTTCTTGTTATCGTGAATCCTCTTGATGACCGATATGGTAATCATGTAGTCAGTAGTCATGATAAAGAACAAATTTCAGCCCTTGCGATTTCAGACTTATCAACTCTCTTTGAGAATTCCCGATACAGCTCCTCGCGTCTTTTGGTCATTGAAGAAGCTCAGTTTTATAAAGGATTGTATGAGTTTGTAAAACTGGCAGTAGAGCGCGATAAGAAACATGTCGTCTGTGTGGGTCTAGACGGAGATGCTGAACGGCAACCGTTTGGTGAGATTCTAAGTTTAATCCCGTTGTGTGATAATGTGGAGAAGATTAAGTCCCTTTGCGCAGAGTGTGGAGATGGAACTGCTGCCTTATTTACTCATCGCTTTCATAAGTCACAAACACAGATTCAGGTTGGCTCTAAGACAACCTATGCGCCCTTATGTCGGAAACATTATCTTGAGAAAAACATATAGAGTGTCATGAGCGAGACTCTTGCCAAACAATGTGTCCGTCAAGATACTCTTGCCAAACAGTGTCCCTGGTGCCAACGGTGGTGCCTGAAAGACAATGCCTGTGCCTATATTTTTGCCTGTGGGCTTGATTATAAGAACACATTTCACAAAGGGTTCGGTTGTGGCAAATCATGGTGTTTTGGCTGTGGAAAGAAGTATTGTGGCCAATACTATAATCCTACAACCGGTGAGAGGCTAACGACAGCAAAAGACATTCATGATAGCTCTTGTTGTAGAGAGGAAGAAGGATTTTCAGAAGAAACCTATTGTGGAGGAGGATGCTCAGGTCATTGTGTCAAGCGTTGGTCTTAAACTCGTCCTACACGTGCCACTTGTTGCTCTAAGTCTTGAATATTTCGATTTAGAGCCTCAAGGCGATTGAATGTGGCTTTGGCAACATTCCGCTTGATTTCAATGTTTTTCCTTTCTTTTGTTTTCGTGAATCGGCTAAATGTGCCCAAGCGACTCAACATATTCTTATACATGCGATTCACTTCATTCCGATTTCGTCGTGTTTTTAATCCAGTGGTATACAAAGGCGAATTTCGCTGGAGATTGTTTCTCTCATTTTTCAGAGCAGCAAGACGTGATTGAAGTTGTGTGAGTTGGTTTCTTGGCGCTTGAGCAGGAGCACGAAGCGTGAGGGGCGCCACACTGCGTTCAGCAAGAGGTGCTGAGATAGCTTCTGCTAACGCAGAGAAGCGATTTCTCCGCGGAGCAAAATCAATTGCGGGTCCTGTGAATTTCAATAAAAGAGCAGTAATATCCTCAGGGCTTGTAATAAACGCAGGAGTTTCATCAGGCTCTAGTTGACGAGTGACAAGGCTCTGAAAAAATCTGATTTCAGTCGCGTGTTTAGGAATATCTTCTTTATACAAATCGATAACTTCCTTCATAATGCCTTCCATAGGACTGCCATCTCCCAAGAGGTCTTCATACGTATTCCGAGCCTCAACGAAGTCATAGTTGTTGTCCAAGAGGACATCGATAAAGCGTAGGTGCTGGAGATAATCAATTGCGATTTTCTCATGCGCATTCAATGTGATATACGTTGAAAAATTCGCCTGATTCCTTTCAAAGGCTTGAGTCCACAGAGTGGGAACTGTTTTCTTCATGAAATAGGCCATGTAGGGAGTGACTCCATAGAGTTTCTTCTGCTGAATCGCTTGTCTGAGTTTAGGGAAATACTTGGAGCCAGATGAAAAAGGATTCATGTAGGACATCCCCATAAAGTCTTTTGTATTTTTCTCAAATTCAATACTTTTGTCGACAACAATAAAATTTTCTGTATACTTCAACTCTCGCAAATACAACGGTATTTTATCTTTGAAATTTGTAAAAATATGGGTTGACACTTTAATCGAAATCTCAGGATATTTCGTCTCAAACAACTTCCATAACAAAGAATCCATGCCCAGAATAGCCCAATCGTCTAATGCCTCACGAAACATGCGCATGCTTCGCAAATATTTCGCAGCAATGGGAATCATTTGTTTATTGTAGGGCGGTGGTATTATAAGAAATCCTTTTGCTTGTAATCCAAACATAAGTATAGGTTCCAAGTCATTTTCATCTCGTAGCACCTGGATACATCCATTTGATTTCAGTGTAGTCAAAGGAGTATAGTGTTCTGGTGTATTGTTAGTATCCCAAGGCGAAACACATGTGCATAGATCCGCCTCTACATTTTTTATAATTTGGTTCTTTCCATTTTTCAGATCAGCAAACAAACGTGGAATGGATACCGAGGCAGGTGCTTTAATAAGTCTCTTTTCTATTGTCATACCATCCTCAAACGTATAACGAAAGTTTACAAATTGAAAACGACCTTCTGTGAATCCTGCTCCTTCTTCCATCTCCTGAAACCAACTTTCACTGGATATACCATCAGGTATATGAAAAAGAGTCCTGACATCCTCAGGGTCTGTAAGAGCTTCAACAAATTCATTAAACTCTTCATCCGAAATATCCTCCAACCGCTCACGAGGCTCTTCTTGTTTCCACTGCGCATAATAAAGAGGAGCATTGATATAGGTCACGGTAGCTTGTCCAGCAAGTTCAATACGTTCCCCATTCACATTCCGATACGCCGAGCCTTCTACTGAAAGAGGTTCAGGGAGATTTGAATCTGGAATGTTTAGGGCTTCTTTAAGAAGAGGATTTCGTGTATTCTTTTTTAAAACAAGAATTCTAGAATTCATCGTGGGTGCTGGCTGATTTTCTTCTGGATAATACTTATTGTAAGACTTTTGTTTCGCAGGTCGCGCATCCAAAAGTCTTTGTTTTTGTGCTTCGTATATCTCTTCAGGTGGAGCAAGTTTTGCTTGTAACGCAAGTTGAAGGGCAGGCACACTTTCTTGTAAGACTTTTAATTCTTGGTTTTCCTTTTTTGAGCGCTGTTTCTTTTGTTTGAGTGTATTTCTGCGTCGTGTATTTCTTTGTATCTGTTGAAGGATATTTTGTTGTGTTGACGTATCTAGTGGTTTGAAAAGTTTTTTGGTAATCGCTTTTCGGCCAGAAAGCGTATTGAAAATCCTTCGTTGGATATTTTGGAAAAATCCTTTTCCTATCTGGGGCGAGACTGAACTCATCTACTTAGAGCGAGAATTTCTCTCTTGTAGAGGAAGTATGAGTTTTGCCTGCTATTGTTTGGCCTCTGAAACAGGACGAACCTATGTTGGATTTACAGTCAATCTTGAACGACGACTCCGACAACATAACGCAGAGCTTCAAGGAGGTGCAAAAGCAACCAAGGGACAGCAATGGAAACGAATTCTCTCAGTGGTTGGATTTCCAACACAACAAGCTGCTCTTCAATTTGAATGGAAATGGAAGCATCTTACACGAAACGCGACAGGGGTTTCGGCCGTAGAGAGACGATGCTCTGCGCTAATCACCTTATTAAATTCTGAATGCTCAACATCCAAAGCACTCCCCTTCTGTGACTATGAAGGCCCACTGAGTGTGTTTGTAGAAGATTCACGAACGGAATGCCTGCGGGATAAAGAGATGCGGTATGGTATTTGTCTAGGTTAATTTCTTTTTTCTGAGATATAACTGATAGAATCAATTTGTTCTACAATGGATGTTCTGGGAGCGTAGACGACTCCAAGTCGTTTTTGAATAAAGGCCAATAAAAGTCCATCTGAAGGACGTGTTTTGTAGTTGGGTGAGTGTGACAATTCACTCATTTTTTGAATCGCTTCTTTTGTATACACCATGGCATGCGTTTGGTCACAGAAATCCACGTGAAACACATTGGGAGGATTTCGTGCTGAGAGTAAGTGTAAGTCTGCGCCTGACATTGTTCCAAATCCAAGTTGAAGAATCGACCAGCGTTTCGGAAGTTTTTGTGCGCCTTGAAGAAAGTCTTTCAAGTCTCCTAGAGTTTTGGAGCGGAATCCAGCATCATCCTCAAAAATGAGAATATACTTACAAGGAGTATCGTTTAAAACTATATGTTGCCAAAGAGATTCATGGCTAATGCGACAGGCTGTAGCACCCTTAGAATACTGATTTCCTGTAAGAACTTTCTTGGATTCAAACTCTTCTGGTGTTAACCTTTGTTTATCAAAGGCATCCCAAAAGGTAAAGGTTAATCCTATCTCCTGGGCCCACTGTGAAAACAGGGCTCGTCTTTCGACACATCTTGGTAAACTTATACAATAGGCTTTCCAAGGTGATTTTAGTATCTGTGTAAGAAATGCGTCCATTCTAGGAGCTGTAGATGAAAGGGTTTAGATAAGTCCAAAATACTTCAAAATTCTATCCATACACACCTCGGGTGACAAGGTCTCCAGAATATACTTGCGAGGATGAAACGGTTTGTCTTTCATGGTTTGAATCGCAGTAGCTAAGTCGTCTAAGTTCGTAATGCGAACCCCACATTCGTCTGACCAATACGGAACGCTTGTGGCGCGTAGGTGTTTGATAGAGTTTAAATGACCATGCGGCTGAACAGTGTCATAATATTCATCAAACATGGATTGAGCATCACACACTAACAAGGGAACATCATTTGCCATGGCTTCTTCTAGAGCAAATCCTTGGGTCTCATTTGCATCCAAACAAATCATAAACTTCACCCTATCCAATAATTGCATATACTCAACTTCATAATATTCACCATAGGTGATTGTTTCATACGAGACTTCAGAGTCTTTGATAATGGTCAGAGCTTTTTGAAGAAACCCAGGCTCACGATGTTTTATGTAAACAAGACAATCCAAGTCTTTTGGTTGATTCTTTGGATAAAACTTTTCAATTTCGACAGCAAACGGGAAACAGACATAAGGCATACTTGAAGGGGCAAATTCTTTCCGCATCGCAATGACCCAGTCAGACAATGCGTTAAAGGCACATCTTCCTTCCAATTCAGAACGATAGTCTCCTATAATACCTGGATACGAAAAGGTTCCCATTTGAGGACCAAACAAAATCTTCACATGCGTTGGCAATGAATTTGGTTCAACGAAGGAGTTCACAGCCATTACAATATCATAATCATTGAGGTGTAAACGTTCTACTTGTGAAGTGACTTCTAACTCTATACTGCGGCTTTTACACATCATTTGTATCGCAATAAGTATTTTGACATGGATATTTTTGATAGCTTCGGGTTCATACAGAAGGAGCTTCATGCTTCTCCAACTTCCACTTCACTATTTAGGTTTTTTCAAGATGAGGAAGGGAACCAAAATTACCTCCAAAAAGTAGTATGGGCCAGGGTCAAGCAAAAGTCAGAAACGATATGGCAATTTGTTTTGTTCTGTTCAATCCAGCGCAAACAAAACGAATCCTCATGAATTATCTCTATGTAAAAAATTTATTTGAAAGCCAAGGGCTGCCTGTCTTTACATTAGAACTCGTCTATGAAGGTCGCCAACCTGAGCTGCCTCATGCGTTTCATGTATCCGGATCATCCTTCCTGTTTCATAAAGAAAATCTTTACAGAATTCTTGAACCCAAAATTCCCGCTTGCTATACCAAACTTGCGTTCTTAGATGCAGATATCTTTTTTTTAGACAAAACCTGGTATAAAAAAACATCTGATTTGTTAAATTCATACGATATCGTTCAACCGTTTGAACGTGCGCATTGGTTAGATTTAACCTATAAAAAAACAATGCTCACACGAAAATCAGTTGTGTGTAATGAGAAACGAGAATGGGATTTTGCCTATCATCCTGGATTTGCTTGGTGTATGAGACGCAGTTATTATAAGAAGGCTGGATTCTTTGATTACGCAATTTCAGGCAGTGGAGATACATTATCGTCTGCCGCATGGCTAGGCAAAACATTTCCCATGAATTTTCGGAGCCTACCCACACCTCTTGTCACTCAATATATCACCTTCAAAACAAAGACAAGTCCAAAAATTATATATTTGAAAGACACGGACCTGTATCATTTGTATCACGGGTCCCGTGAAAATCGTCAATATGCGGAGCGCCATAAGATGTTAGATATCAAAGGGGAGATTGATGACCTCATCGTGAAAACAAAGGAAGGTGTTTGGGACTGGAAAGACAAAGCCAAATGGAATCCCATGTATTTGGAGTATTTCAAAAAACGTGAAGACGATGGATTGAGTGAAGCGCCACCTCAGAAAACTTCTAAAGTATCTTCTTAGAATCTATCTGTTTACACTAGAATGAGTATTGCTACGACAGATTTCTATGAAACGGATAAATTCAAGGTCAAATCCTTCCTCCTTGAAACACACACGGAAGCGTTGAGTTTAGCTCGCGGATTTGTCGCTGGAATCACTGGAATCTTCGGTGGCCAATCCGATATCATGAACAAAAAAGTGAATGATGTGACTGGTAAACTACTCGAGAAGCTCAAGGGCAAACTCGGCCCTGGTGAAAAAATCGTGGGTGTCCGGTTTGAATTTGCTGAATTTGGACGTGAGCAGAGCAATAGTTTCTTAAGTGGTATCGCAACTGGAACACTTCTTACACCCAAACAGCCAGCACCCGCTTCAACTGGCGGTGGTAAAGGAAAGACACGCAAGGCTCGCAGAATCTAAAGTATCTTTTTTTGTGTAGTGTAATGAAGCCGTCCACTTCCACAACTTCACTTACAGAGCTCACTGCAGTGACCCCTGATGAGGAATGTTTCGTCTGTCTTGAGCTCAGCCATGAAAGTGGTTGTGCTCTTGTCGATAGTAGTCAGTATACAACGTGTGGATGCCGATTTCATGTGCATTCAGTTTGCTGGAACAAATGGATACACGAGAAAAAGGCGGTCAGTAATCTAGAGTTTCCATTCTGTCCAATTTGTCGCAAAAACTCACAGCATCCCTCTCCATCTCCCTTGGCTGAGTTTTCAAGTCCTTCAACACAATGGTTTTGTATCTATGTGTTGTCTACAGTGTTAGTGAGTTGTATGGCAATTGTTGGTATTGTTCTTTCATTTTCTAGAAAGTAGACGTTCTGTATTTATTTCTATGTTTATTCTGTTTGACAGAATCAAAATAGAATGTTTCAGCAGTATAGGAGAAGCAACCTAGGCAACCTTGACAGGGCTATAACTCATACTTGGTGCGGAGGGTTGTACATAATTCTGTTGAGTTACCATTGACTCCTGGATCATCTGCTTCATCTGTTCCTTTTGGTGTTGCTGCTCCTTCTCTTGTTCAATAACAACGAGTCGGGCTTCAAGGTTCTGAATTCTACGATGACCTCTGCAGCCGCAGACTGCACACGTGATACACGAGGCAAGTGTAATAAGACCAAAGGCGAGTTCCATTCTATTCTACTTAGACTATGATTTTTTTTAGGCACTTTCACCTATTATTCTTCTCTATTCAAACAGCATAGCTAGTTGAATATAGAAGTTTTCAAATGACTCAGTTAATTATTGCGTAGAAAACAAACAATAAAGAACCAAGAACACATTGTGTGTTTAGTTGGAGTAGGCAAGACCACCCATACCAGACATCACGCGGAGCACGTTGTAGTTGGTGGCATAGACATACACAGTGGATGTGGTAGTGGTGCCAACCGCATTGTTAGAAACAGTGAGGAGAAGTGTGGTGTTATCAATACGGGACAAGTTGCATGTGCCAGAGGGCTGGTGTTGCTCAGGCTGGAGAGCGAATGAGTAGACGTTGATACCGACGGCAGGGATGTTGGTGTGGTGCTGGTAAGGCTGGACCTCGTTGAAGTAGCGACCTTCGCGGACCTGGAATCGGTCGTGGCCGTTGAGCTGGATGAGCGCAGTGATGCAAGGGTTCTTGCCAGCCATGCCCTCAACGCGGGTGACGGAGTAGCCAGACTCAAGAACAGATCGGTCCCACCAGTCGGAGAAGTTGAATGGCTGCTGGCCCTTCCAAGGGAAGATGGTAGCATCGTCGCAGGCCACGAAGGAATCGCGCTGGACAACCCAGATGAGCTCCTTGCAAGGGTGGTTGAAGTTGAGCTTGAGCTTGTTGGAGGAAGAGGTGATGGACTCACCGCCAGTGAACTGGAGGACGTCGATGAGGTACTCGTGGGAGACCTGAGCGAACTTGCGACGCTCATCAGTATCGAGGTAGATGTAGTCGATGTAGAGGGAGGCAGCAACCAAGTTGGCAGCGGCGACTCTGTCGCGGATGACGTGAACGTTGGAGTTCTGGGGAGCGGCATCGAAGCAGAGGTTGCGGATGTCGTTGAAGGTCAAGTTGATACGGACCTCGTGGTACTGGAGGGCGATCAAAGGGAGAGCAAGACCAGGGTTGCGGCAGAACCAGAACTGGAGAGGGATGTAGAGAGTGTATTCAGGAGCGCAGTTCTGGATCTCGTTGGAGGTGTTGGGCTCGCCAGAGGTGCAGTCGTCGTCGCAGGTCTCGCCACCCTGAACGATGAGGTTGGTGAGCTGAGGAACGTTGCCAACCATCTTGGCATAACCGGCCTGCTTGCCAGGCTCCTGGGTGAGCTCATTCCAGATGTGGAGCCACTGACCATAGTGCTTGTCAATGCGCTGACCACCGATCTGGAGCTCAACCTCGCGAACAAGGTTGTGGCCAACCCAGTTGAGCCAGCGGAACTGAGCACCAGAGCCGTCAGAAGCGAGGAGCTGCACCTTAGGGAGTGTAGCCTGGAGATACATACGGTAGATTAAGTCACCGTTACGCTGAACAGTGACAGTCACCTGCTTGCCAAAGCCAGGGGAGCCATTGAAAGGGTTCTCAATGGACTCCATGGCGAAGTTGGTGTGGCGACGGTAAACAACCTTGAAGAAAGTGATCTGGGGGTTACCAGTGAGGTAAACGTCTTGGGCGCCATAAGCGACGAGCTGCATCAAACCACCACCTGTCATTTGAGTCTATACCTCTAGAAGAGAAAAAAATTTTGCCAGAGGAGAATCTTTTGGAAAAATCCGAGTGGTGTAACCGGGAGGGTCTCTTTTTTTAGTCTAAACACTTCCCAGGAAGCCCACATACAGATGTCGGCTGGTGACCCCTTCTTTAAGATTCGGCCTACTAAGAGGAGCAATCCTGAGGCGCGAACCACGTTGGACAGCATCCACCATTCTCATCTCAACCGTTTATTGGATGACAGTAAGAATTTAGATGATATTGAAGTAAGCTTCCGTGAATTAAAAGAAAAGCTCCAAAGCTGCTCTGATGATATTGAACGGGTCAAGTTAGAGAAAGAACTCCAAGACTTATTAAAAGAATATAAGAAACGAAAGTCAGGAACAGCTGTCTATGACTATTTTTTGGAGACAGGAGATATTTTGTTTCAATATTATGATATCCAAGATAAAATTAGTCGTGGTATTGAATCCAAAGAGACTCGTGTTGTCAAATCCAAACCTGGGAGCATTTGGGCTGTGTTAGAAACGGCGTCTGATTTAAGTGGTGGGATGATTGGAGCGACTGTGACAGGTTCGGATATGAGACGCGATAAATTGTTAGAGAATTTTCTTCAAAAGGTAGACCCTGAGCATGCGAGAACAAGTGGTGTAACTCCTGATGACCCCTATGGGGAATGTAATGAATGTGGGACAGAAATGGTCTTCAGTAGTAATGAGGCCTTATTCACATGTCCTCAGTGTGGATTCCAGGAATTTGTCTTGGTAGATTCAGACAAACCTTCCTACAAGGACCCTCCTCGCGAGGTCTCGTATTATGCGTATAAGCGCATTAATCACTTCAATGAATGGTTGGCTCAGATTCAGGCCAAGGAGTCAACAGATATTCCTCAGGAAGTCTTTGATGCGATTATGACAGAGCTCAAAAAGGAACGCATCACGGAGTTAGGAAATATTAAAACATCGAAGATTCGTGAGATTTTGAAGAAACTCAAATTCAATAAATATTATGAACATGCTCCTCATATTATGAACCGCATCAATGGAAAAAATGCGCCTGTGATTACGAGAGAAACAGAAGAAAAGCTACGCCATATGTTTATTGAAATTCAACCGAGTTTCCAGAAACATTGCCCAGCGGGTAGATCAAATTTCTTGAGTTATTCCTATGTCTTGTATAAATTCTGTGAATTGCTGGAATTAGATGAATATCTCCCCAACTTTCCAATTTTGAAAAACCGTGATAAATTATTTTGTCAAGATAAAATTTGGCAAATGATTTGTGCGGATTTGCGTTGGCAGTTTATTCGTTCCGTTTGAGTAGATGAGTTTATTCTTAACAGGTGCTACAGGATTTGTTGGCAAACATTTACTGTATTATTTGCTACAGACAACCAACCATACAATTACCATTCCGATTCGTGGAAAAAAAGGGCAATCCTCAGAGCAGCGCTTTGAGAAGGAAATTCGTCAATTCAGCCTTTTTAAACAATGCGATCTCACTCGTGTATCAATGATATCCAAAGATGTTGAATCCATTCAAGCAGACGATCTTTCGGGCATTCAGTGTTTTATTCATTGTGCAGCGGTTGTCAAATTCAATCAACCTCTGGAAGTTCTCTTACGAGACAATTATGAGTCAGTAAAACATATTTACAGTCTGTGTAAAAACATCAAATTCATCTATATTTCAACTTGTTATACACATCCCAAATATCTAAAAGAGGCTGGAAAGGCCATCCCCATTGAAAAGGGTCTTCCACGAGAAGAATTTATCTGTGATTATGCGTATACGAAATATCTTGCAGAGCAATATTTGTATGAACAAACGTCAGAAATTGATATTGTGCGGTTGTCTTGTGTAGGCGCTCCGTTGGAAGACTTGCCTCCTATGCGAGGTCCTGCCCATTTAGGAATTTTAGAAATCGGGTATAGACGAAGTTTGTCTGATATCTGGTTTCCTGATACTTTCCAATTTAGTGTAGTTCCTGTGGATATCGTCTGTAAGCAGTTGATTGGTGTGATTGAATCTACACACACAAAATTAAAGATTGAACAATTTGCTGCTCCTTCCGATAGCAATACCTACAATATCACAGCCAAAGAATTAGCAGAGCCTATTTTTAAAGAAACAAATGTGACTTATTGGAAACACATACCCTATACAACCTTTGTATGGTGTATGACTCTTTTGTATTTTTGGATGCCTTCACTCTTAGAAAAAATTCTAGATGTGAACTATATTATTTCAGCTGTTTCAAACAATATTGTCTTTGAACCCTCTATTGAGCTTCCGAAGGTTTCAAAGGAGCACTATTTGAATCGGACACGTGACTATGTGCGTCGTCTCGTGGAGGAGAATCCGAAACCGAGGGGGGTTTGGATGGAGTTTCTGTATGTCTGGTTTCTTTGGGTAAAACGCTGGCTTGTGAAGCTTTTCTTTGTAATAAAGGAGTAAGTAATGTATCATAGTGATAGAGAATATTTGACACGAGATATCCTATAAGGAACATCAACATTGAGCCTACAAACGAAATGGAAGGAAGATTTCTATAGACCCAAAGAAATACGAATGCGAGTAGAATAAATCCAATTCGTATGACGGATTTGCGAACGCTTGTTTCTTCAGGAACAAGTCCATCCTCAAAATACATAATTAATCCTACAAGAATAACAAAGACCAACCGTTGTAAAATATCAAGTATATTTGTTAGACCATATTCATGTATCTGAAACAGACATGTCAGAAAAGGAATAGGGACACAGGCTTTCCATACATCGGAATCAACTCGTCCTAGACTCCAATAGATAGCGATAATGATTAGAAAAAAAAGTGAGACGCCTGGGCTTCGCATGAACAACATTGTCATTGTCGAAACCATCAAGACTTTCAACGTTTCAAGAAAAAGAGGATTACATTCAATATTATTATCTTGAATGTCATCATAATATTTATGAATAGCACCTGCTACAAATGCTAGGCCGTAATCCATTGTTAAGATGTTACATTTTCAAAACCATTATTTTGCGTAGTCCATTTCTCTAGAACCATAGCTGAGGCATCGGCATTGAGATAGGACCAGGGTCTTCACCCGTCATATCAGCTAAATCACGACGCACCATCTTTGGATAGACATTTTTATAGTAATTCACATCCTCTTGTGTAGGAACATGACTGGATGCGAGTTGAACCATGGTGCCAGGGCTTGTGAACCCATCCTTCCGCATAAAAAGACACAAAACGAGCAAGGCTACAAGAAGCGATAAAGTCCACCCGAGTTTCATTCTACTTCTCATTGGATTGTTTTACAATCATGGGAGAATTACTGAAAGATGATGGGGTGCTTATAAGCCGCGAGGGAAGCCTACGAGGTTGGCACCGAGACCGAAGCCAGCACCCTGTCTGGCCGTGACACCGATTGACGGGGAGACCAAGTCCAAGACAGCGAAGACCGCAGCGGCGACGAGGGCGAGAGTGGTGATCTCATCGAGGGGCAAGCTCTTGCGGGGGATGAAGATAGCAGCGCCAGCGACGACGAGGCCCTCAATTAAATACTTGATAGCGCGATTAACAACTTCAGAGACGTCCATTTGTTCTATATTCAGAACTTAGAAAAATTTCTTGCCTGACTGCGGTTAATTCATCTAAAGAACCTACCCGTTATCCTGTAGAATGTCCACCGAAGAGAAGGAGTCTTTTTTGAGCGATGATCCTGAGATTACGAGCCAGCGCTGGTGCCTCTTGAGTTTTATTAGCCCCGAGAACGTTTTGAACCGGAAGGACCAGTTCTTATTTACCTCCTTTATGAACCAGTATGACTTTCATCTCCGCACAAAGAAAATGGAGGAGTTCTTTGTGAAGCAAATCCAGTCTATAAACGCAAAGTTGGATGCCGAAGCAATACGTCTTGAGGGACTTGATCTGAGTGGTGCTGCCGCTGCTTGCCGGAATTCCACGCTAACCATTGAGACTTATGTTTCTGACTTCCAGAAGTTTGTAAAGGCCCATTTGAAGGAACTCAACCAGAGCAACCTCAAGGATGAGTATGATGATTTTATGTATACCAATGGCGTGAAGCTCGAGGATGATTTCTATGCGAAGAACAACTTCCAGACCACGATGCGTGGACTCAAGATTCGCGGGTCGTATGGTCAGAAGGAGGAGGCTGAGGCACGAGCCAAGAAACTCCAGAAGATGGACCCGGACCACAACATCTATGTAGGCCAGGTGGGCAAGTGGTTGCCGTGGGACCCGTCTCCTTCAGCCATCCCCGACCAGGAGTATGCTGAAGACCAGCTCAACAACCTCATGAAGAAATACAAGGAGAATGAGGAGGCTCGTGAGATGTTCCACAAGGAGCAGCGTGAGCGCGCCCGCAAGAACAAGGGTGTCATGAACATGGATGGCAATCAGACTGATTACAATTCAAGCAAGAATCTCACTGTCTCCAAGGAGGAGTCGGATTCTTCCGTGCCCTCCCTTGGAACGGACACTTCTCAGTTTGACGGTATGTTCTCGGGCCCTGTTGACTTGGCTATCCAGCGCAAGATGCAGAAGGAGAAAGAGAAAGAGAAGGAAAAGTAAGCTCTATGTGGATTTTTTAAAAATCGCAATAGACTTATTTACTGCTGGTTAGGACCAATGGGCACACATACTTCTTCACCATCAGCATCAGCACCCTCATTCGGGTTGGCCTGCTTCAAGCAGAACGAGCCTTCAGGACATGTTGTCTTTGTGCAACGAGGGTTGATATAGCCTTCGTAATACTGAGGAAACATGCGCTTCAGCATAGGGACAACAATTAGAATTGCTAAGAGAAGACCTGCGAGTCCTAAGACAGTGTAACCAGATTGACGAGCCATTGTATTCTTCTACTACTAAAGGCGAATATATCCTTCAGGCTTCACTGGAAGACCGGAAGAGGGCGAGATGGGAATTGTAGTTTCTTCCTTACAATATCCATTGATACACCGCGTTCCAAAGGGACAAGGGGGCATGTCAACTCCACACATTCCTTCGGGAACTCCAGTATAAAAGTTTTCAAATCCTTCTGTGCGGAACTTCATAAAGGCACTGCATCCAAACAAAACGCACGCAATGAACAATATCACGAGTGCGCTTATAGTATCTTGACTAAGCATTATCTAATTGTTCCTAGAATTTTCTGACATTAATTTGAGGTCCTTTCAAGCGTCTATGAGAATTGGGATCATAGGAACTATCATCCTCTTCCTCCTTATCCTTGTAATACTGCTGGGAGTGCTGCCAGAATTCAGGCGCACCAATACGGAAATCAGGGTGCATTTCAGCCTTATACCAGAAAATACAATCTTCTATTTTATTGGATTGACTGGTGTTGTCAATGACAAGACATTCAAAATTTTGTGTGCATTGGTCCATGATTTGACAGAAAAACTCAAAATTGGGGAACGCTGAACCATAGTTGTTGAAAATACGTTGTCTGTTTGACAAATAAGGCTCGCGCAGAATAAACACAAAGTCAACGTTGGTTCGGAGAGCAGGCTGAATACCCAAAGGATACTGCATCGTAATTAAAAAGAAGACCTTGAGCCAACGTCCATTCATGAATAAATACTTAATATTCTTATCGTGAGTCCAGGAATCGTCATACATACAATCGTCTAGGATTAAGAAAGAGCGCGGGTCAATTTTGGATTGACGCCCTTCTTGTTGCTCTCGTAAAATCTTGTTCATCATCATCTTTTGGCGTTTGCAGAAATTGGACAAAATGATGGGGCTGAATTCACCATGAATAAAAATGGGAGGAATCATCTTGGCATAGGCTCCGTTAGATTCTTCAGTCCCTGATATAACTGTCCCCAAAGGCATATTCTGATGGTGAAACAGTAAGTCGCGAACTAGAGTTGACTTACCCGTGCGTCGGCGACCAATAAAAATAGCCACGGCATCTTGAGGAACTCGCTTCATATCGAACTTACGAAGTGATACATTGACAGCAGGTTGGGCCATTTCTATGCCCAGAGGTGAAACTTTTTACTGCGTATATGAACGCACGAAGGAGTTCTGCGAAAGGACAAGAATGGATCCGCGCCTCAAAGGAAGTTCGTTGCCGATTCCAAAGCTGGTTTCTTCACCTCTTGAATGTAAGAAACAGCCTGGATTTGACCAACTTCAAACCTTTTATCCCGGTATTGGTATGATTTGTAATCTGAAAATGGCTCCTGAGACAGATTTATGGCTGGATCATTCCTATCGTATAAAAGAAGTGCTAGCCCAAGAAACTGCGAAGCGCTCAGGAAAGGTCAGTCTGAGAATTGAACGAAACACATCCACAACCGGAGACGATATTCACGATATTTCAGGGTTCCGCAAAGTTACGCACCTTTTGGATCCTGTTCGTTGGCTTCAAGGAAAATACAGTTTGCCCAAACATTCATTTCTTCCTTGGCACCAAGAAACATGGGAAGCTGCTTGGAATAAACTTCAAGACCCCATGAATCAAGCGTATGTTGAAGCCTTGGCCACCTATGCGCTAAGCAAACTTCGTGAGTCCAATCTGAGCCCTCATTTTCATTTGTTTTATGGTGCCTTGTGTGGAAAAGCAGACACCTATGCCTACAATATTACAGATTCCTACATGTCCTATCGCCATGCGCGGTGGTTTTGGACTGGGCAGGAGAAGCAGATGTTTTCCCTCAGTTTTGATGAAAGCATTCCTCAAGAAGTAAAGGACGCAATTCTTCAACAGCCTGAAGAATTGGATTCCTCTGACGACGATGAAACACAGGAGTCAGATGCCTCTGAGGAGGAGCTAACAGGATTCAAGTGTGAAGTGAATGACAGCGGTTCGCTCCATTCCGCAGATGGGTCCGATTTTGAAAGTGCGACTCATGAAAGTGAATCGACAGAAGATTCAACAGATGAATCGGATGATGATGAGGAATTAGAAATCCTTGCGGATATTCAGCAGTTTCCTGTGATGATGATTTACACTGAAGCGAGTGAAGGAACGATGGATGATTTATTGGACAATTTTGAAGAAGTGGGAAGTAAACCTGGAACAAAGGAGTGGGAGCAGACATGGCGAGCGTGGGTGTTCCAAATTATAGCAGCACTTTCTGCGATTCAAACTATATTTGGAATGACACACAATGACCTTCATAGCAACAATGTTGTTTGGATACCGACAGACAAGGAGTTTTTCTATTACAAGACACGTGATGGTGTTTATTTTAAGGTGCCGACCTATGGAAAACTCTTCCGCATCATTGACTTTGGGCGTGCGATTTTCCGCATGAATGACCATGTATTCTTTTCGGATGATTTCAAAAAGGGAAATGATGCCGCGGAGCAGTTCAACTTTGGAGAATTACTGGATGCGCAAGAGCCTGAAGTCCACCCCAATCCCTCGTTTGATTTGTCTCGGTTCACAGTGAGCATTTTTGAGAGCCTCTTTCCTGAATCCCCTCCTCTCAAGAAAAACGCCAAAGTGTTATCCGAAGAGCCTGATTTAATTGTGCGTGAAACAGAATCTGAATTGTATAATTTACTTTGGTCCTGGCTCCTTTGTGACGATGGTCACAATGTGTTAATGGATCCTGATGGCTCTGAGAGATACCCTGATTTTGACCTTTACAAAGTCATTACAACGCAGGTCCACAATGCGGTCCCGTGTGAGCAGTTTGAAAAAGATATTTTCAAAGGCTTCCGCGTGAAAGATGTAGGAAACGAAACTGCGTATTCTTTATTCTGTTAATTCTTCTAGGATTGAAATCAATCTGGAAAGAATTAGTTACCTGCGACGTCTCATTGTCTTACCCCTTCTCGTCTTTTTTGATTTTCTTGTCTTCTTGGATTTCCGTTTCCCTCCATTGAATACCGTCACCGGAGGGACAACTACACCTGTCTGTGGGTCCAATGAAAACTTGAGCACCATTTCTACAGTAGTTGGAGTTTATCTTCTGCGTGTTGTCTTGCGACCCTTGCGAGTCGCCTTCTTCGACTTCCGCATCTTTCTAGTCGCCTTACGCTTTCCACCCTTCAACGGAATACTTGTCGCCGCTCCAATGCCACCAGGCCAGCTCCACCAAACTTGACTTTCTTGTGCCATTCTACTCTAGCTTAGAAACGAGCGGGGCCAATTTGGAGGTCGGGACCCGCATCACCACCCCCACTCATAGAGCTTACTGAGGGAACCGCATCCGCGAGCACCTTCATCGACGGTAAATAGGTAAAGACATTCGCCATAGAATCAGGCATAATTTGAAGAAGAAAAACAACTAAAATAGCACCAATCAAAAAGTCACGCACAAGGCTCTTGTAACCAGGCATTTCCTTTTCACGCATGTATTCGGCCACACCGCCCAACGCAGAAATTAACACACCTCCAGCGACAATTCCAAAAATACTTGTTGAGTCCATCCGGAAATATCTCTGCGCACCCCTTGGAAATATTTTAAAGCGTTTCAAACTCATCAGCGCCAACCGCGATTGTTTCTTGGGCTAGCTCTAATGTTTCAAAATCATCCAGTGGCTCAGGTTGTGTTGATTCATCGAACTCAATATGAGTGATTTCATGGTCCTCGTCATCAAACTCGGATTGAGATGATGCCTGTATGGTTGTCTTTTCAGGATGTTCAACATCTAACACAGCATCCATGCTGGTAAACCCTACACTCGGAGGCTCTGTATCTACAACAATGGTGGGTGTGGTAGGAGCAGGAGTAGGAGGAGCAGCAGGTGCTACAGCCCCTGAAATATCCACAGGCTCTAGGATAGGCTCAGGAACAGGAGCCACTTCCTGCGAGACCTCTTCAGAGGCTTTCTCAGAGGACGGCTCAATTGACTCCTCGCGAATGACTGGGGCAGTATCCTCTTCCTGAGCACCACCCTCCGCAGCTTGTTCAGCAGGAGTCTCTTCTGCGTCATCTGCGAGATACTCTTTCAAGATACTCTTCACAGGCAACATTCCACGAATGGATTGTAAGACTCCTTCATGAAGAAGTTGTCCCACCTGACGTAAATTCTTCTGACGCTCAATGGCAGGACCCGAATCAGAAAACAGATACGCATTAGACCAAAGAAGACGGGCACATTCAGACATTGTGCGATGGAGGAAATGGTCAATCTTGGGAATGGTAATCTGAAGCTTCTTTTGTCTGCTTGTTAAACGAATCGCAGACAACACTTTCGTGTGCGCAATAAAGACAGCAGTAAGAATCTCCTCTAAGTAATCACATTTGGTCGAAACCTGAATCTTTTCAGTTTCACGCTGGACCTTGTCAATGTTCCAATCAGGGAATTGCTTCAAAGCATCTTGAAAGGCCCACAAGAAGCGCTTGGGATCCTTTTCTGTCGTCTTTACTTCATCCAGCAAATCTAAGAAATAGCCTTCCAGTGCCGGAACTAAAAAACTACACAACTGTCTTGTGTATTCTGCCTTGGCCTCACCATAGACGCCAATGCTTTCCGAGTTGTCCATTGTTCTGTAGTTTTCTGTGACTTCCAAAATCAGTTTCAACCGCAGAGGTCGGAAGAGAGTAACCACGCCACTTGGAGCCAAGGAGATGCCCCAGAGGACCACCGACGAATCGCTTCATGACCCTTTTCCTTGTAGGTTGATTCAACAAGATGCCAAAGCAAAGGCACAGGATCCTTTCCTTCTTGTTTGTAGCTTGCGAGTTGCTCTAGCGTTGTAGGAAATTGCTCTTTCATCGTGATAGGAATCAATCCGAGTCCTTGCGCCTTTCCAATCAACATTGTTTTGCGATACGATGTTTCAGAGGGAAGTCGTTGTAGTGAACAACGAGATAAGACAGGTGCAGAGAGTTTTGAAGGGTCTCTGACCTCTAAAATACACATGACATCAGGAGACCGTGTATCCAAAATCCGACGAAGGAAGGCTTGGGCTTCTTGGGTTAAATCATCGGCGCCTTCAATCCAAATCAGTGTCTTTTCTTGAGACCTGACTTGAGCGTGAAGCACTTCTCGTCCTTCTCTCAAGCTTCTATCGTTACGCACATTCCAGCGAAACAAGCGATACTTCCGTGTTTTTGCTTCTTGCTTTATCCATGTGGTTTTCCCTGACCCAGGAACTCCATACAAGATGAGGGCTGGTTTCATCTTGTTTGGAAGTGTAAAGGGAGTTTAGATTCTAGCCATAATATAATTGAGGCGAGCACGATTTTAGAATATATATATTATTCAACAGTTGCATTGTAATAGCAACAATGCCACTATATGTTGTTATAACATCATTATCATTTACATTGGTAAGCGCAAATAAATAATTTTCATCTACACTTTCTGCTAGAGCCTGTGTTTGATACACTTGGATTTCCGTCCATTTATTTGCGACTAGGGGTGGAAGTGTAATTAAGATTGTCCATTCAAAATTTTGATTGTAGAGAGGTGGTTTTGTAGGATCCATGTAAATTCGTATAAGATATTCAATACCTGTCCCACCTGCATCTGTTCGTAACCGTAAATTCCGTGCATCTATATAAAAATTTTGGGCTTTTGTTACGTTGATTTGTGCATAAGCAGGATTTTGGGGAGGAACATTATTTATAGAATCAATTGTGCCATTATCTGTAATATTTCCAGTGAGTGTAACTGTTTCAAGACGATTATCTCTTTGAGCAAAGCGTGTTTCAACACTTGTCATTCTAGATATCAAGTAGAAATTCTAATTCTTTTAATTATCCGTGAACCATTGCGTCTTTCCATACATCTGCTCTAATGTGCGCTGGTCAGTCTCCGCATTGCGTCTGAGTGACTGCTGGAGAGGGTTGTCCTCCACAGCGGAAACAATTGCAGCTGTGTTTCTCTCGAGAGAGACATCCAACTTGAGCGGGTTTCTGTATTTGACTAAACCAATATCCGCAGACCCAGGAGGCAATCCAGATACGCTATTAATGCGCATTTCTCTGTCATTAATGATATCAGCATCCAGCTTCTTGGACGTCTGTTTTCCAGGGTCTTCATTTGTGAGCGCAATTCCACCATTGCCCGCGAACGGTTTGCGACCCTTCGCCACCTGCTCTTTGTTCGGATTGAGACGCATATTGTAAGCAGCCTCGTGGGAAGTAAAGTCCTTGCGCACAGCGTTACCAGAGCCGAAATATTCAGACTTGGCAGAAATCTGAGCCTTCTGTGTAGGTCTCGCAATATCATCAGGGTCATAGACCTTGAGTTTGGTAGGCTGAGCAGCCGCAGACGCAATACCAAGACCCAGATTGCCCCATTCAATGGTTGTTTCCTTGACTGTTGTTCTCGCCACATCAGAAGGGTCCCAAACAGTAATCGCAGGAGCACCCCCCGCATATCCAACAGGTGTGCCTGTCTGTCTGATGTTGCCCACCGTTTCACCACGAATGGTAGGTCTGGCTAAGTCTGTGTAGTGAACAGGCACGGCCACATTGTCAGCAGGAGCCAAGTTGAGACCCATGACACGGTCCTGTGTGCCCAAACGCTCGTTGGGGCGAATCTCAATAGATGAGCGACCATAGTCAGCCTCAGGCAAATCGGTGTCCTTTGTGTAATATCCAGTCATATCCGCGTTACGGAATCCAGCACCACCATATTGCTGGGCCATCGGTGTGCGGTATTCACCCGAGACATACGACTCAAAGCCCTCCTGAGACGCCGCAGGACCAATGAGTTCAGCAGAGGTCTCAGGACGTGTGACGAACTTGTAAACCTGGATAGGACGTGTTGTCTCAGCCTGGTGCTCCTCGGCGAAGGCACCGATAAAGCGCTCACCCGCCTCGTCAATGTAGAATGTATCAGGCTTGTATTTACGAACTTCACCAGGGTTGTCAGGACCCGCGGCAGTGAAGCGCTGACCAGGCACGACAGGTGTATTGTAGGTGAGCTTAGGCTTGTCAGCCACACGAAGTTTCTCCGTGGTCGGCATGGCTTTCTTCATGATTTCATTAATCTCAAATTGCTGGAAACCACCCTTGCCTGTGAGACCAAACTTCTCATCAAGCGCAGAACCAACACGAGTAGGCTCAAAGGGTCTCTCATTGTTGCGACGACGAAGCTGACCCAAATCAGAGGAGACACGCTCCTGGAAGAAATCAGTATTGTCTTCCATACCAAACGGATTGCCATAGGGTGTCTGGCCTGTGTTAAACATGGTTTCCACTTCCTTCTTTCGTAAATCCGTGCTGCCCGTTCCATTGTAAGCATCCAAGATAGATGTATTTGTGTCAGGCGCCATGTTTTGCTTGACGCGACCTCCAAAGAAAGGCACCATGTTGTTGTGCGTAAATTCAGAGGAAGGCATACGTTGGCCTGTTAGCTCCGAGGTCACAAATCCCTTTCCGTAATCAGGGTTCTTTTCAACACCAGTAGGGTTCATGGCAACGGACGGTTTTACAGAAGCAGGGCTCTCAGGAGCAGGTGAGCCACTCAGAGGAAGGTCTGCTGTCATTGTCGCAAAGTCCGTCTGTTTGCCATAATAGGGACCAGGTTGAGGCTCTGAAGGATAGCTCTGACCTGTGGATGTGCGATACATCAAATCTAACTCGGCACCTGAGCCTCTAGCTGTTCCTCCTTTCACTGTATTCATCAGAACACTATCAGGGGGGAGAGGACGAGGATTTCCATACGGGTCAGTAGGATTTTCAGGATTCACTCCTGGCTTTTTATTCTGATACCCCTCTCTAAGAAGTTGAGCATCTCTGAGTCTTGGATCTGCTTTGCCAAGTTTGGGGTTAGGACCTGCGGTTTTAGCGACAGCAAACCCCGCTCCAATTAAAAGTAAAAGAGCAGCTGCTTCCATATCTAATGGATGGAGTTGCTTTTTGCTGGATAGATACTCGCTTGGATTTAATGGGTTTTACAACGTTCTTTGTCCATTGTGCGGGCCGGAATGTAAAAGTCAAAGGGTTGTTCATATGTGAGCTGAGGCTGATGGGGGAGGCTCTCCCAACGATTCCAGCCTGTGGCTCGGAGAGTGCAGGGAGGGTTTGTCAGACGATTAAAAATCTGGGGGAAGCTTTCATCGGGCGCATTCTCGTATCCACGATTGTTCATATTATTGGTTTGGGGGTCGTAAAGCTTATCGTCACACTTAATGCGAATGCCCACTCGGTTGATTCCTTTTAAATCAGATTCTACATCTGTGCGCCATTGACCTGCTACCCAGCCATCACCGGATTGCTGAATCCGAGTCGTTACATCTACCGGGAAACTTGTAGGGCAACGTGCTTCAGGAGGATTAATCATATAGCGAAGCGCGTAGCTCGTGATTCGCATGTCGTCAGCTTGATGAAAGTCATCAAACTTAGGACGTGTCATTGATTGTTGTTTGATAGGGATTGTAGCCATCTTCTGATAAGAGAATTAGTATTTATGAGGAGCGTTACAGACTTCATTCTTCACAGGCAAGGGTGACAATGTCACAGGGTAGGCCCACATCTGATAGACAGGCAAATGCTGCTTTCGCACATCGACAGAAAAGGTATCTTCCTTGGGATTCTTTCGCTTGATTTGTGTCTCATTCGCTTTGGGAGGCAAATGTTTTCTGTCTTTGCACCACGTATTGGGTCTTGTAATTCCCATCAAATCCGATTCCAAATCCACGCGATTGCCCTTAATTAACGACACGTCATTGCCACCCACAGTTCCCAAAATGTGTCTCGCAGCAAACTGGTGCGTATAGGCATAGGCAAACTCATCATAGGCCTGGGGATTTTCTTGTTTCTCAAAGGGATGGTCTAAGGGAGCACCGTAATCTGCCATTCTAAAGGAATGATAGATTTGTGCGCTATGGTTTGCTTACTTAGTAATCAAACCATTCCGTTTCTACTTAAAATTGAAGCTTTGAATCTACACAGCTCAACACAAACATGATTTTCCGTATTCTACAGTTTCTTGAACGATATGGTGTTGAAAAAATTCCTCTTGGACGATGGGGATATCATTGGGAATCCAGAATCAAATATCAGAAATACTATGATTAGCTGATATCTCAGCAGTTAACATCGCGGATGTAGCTGCGGGAAGGAATGCCACCACGAATCCAGCCTTCTGCCGCCACCTCAGGCACCAAGTTCTTAGGGTTCTGGATATTCTCCTTCACAGTGGGAATCAAAGGAGTGTATTGCTGAGTGAAGAACTCTTCAGTCACTGTTCCGCATTCCTTGCCCTGGCGAACCTGCTCAGAATGGAGCAACAAGCTCTCTACATCAGAATTTCCACGACCGCCACCCATATAAGGCACCGTCATGAAAGGACGCGCCTGGTTGCGGATGATACAACGATTGTTTTTGAATTCAGGTTGATTTCTCAAGATTGAATCGGCATCGATGGATTTGTTGTTCAAGCCATATCCCTCACGAGGATAAATTAAGAGCTGCTCAACAGACAACGGATTCACCTGCTTCGCATCCGGGACGAGATTCGTGACCTGATAATCACCAGGACCCACGGACTGTTTATAATACTGTTCAATTCCACAAAGGTCGTCACGAACACGGGACAATCTATTGATGTTAAATGTTGCTGCTGCCATCTCTGAGGGTAGAAAGGAAAAGATTATGCCTAAGTAGAATGGCCACACGCAAAAACAAACTTGCAGCAGACTTTTGCCGCTGTATCAAGAAGGTCCGGAAAACTATCAAGTTGAGACCCGGAGTGAAGACGACAAGTGCGGCGAAAGAAGCTGCTGCCATCGGAGTCTGTGTAAAGGCTGTGCTTCAAACAAAAGGGAAGACATTAAAACGATTCCGGTGCGGAAAGAAAATGAGTTTAGTTACACAGAAACATATGCCTCTCAAAGGAGGTGCTTTACTCGGCTCACCTGTAATTGAGATGGGTGCGAAACCTGTGTTTGAAAGTCGGTCTCCTCCTGCTGAGATGCCTATAGCTGTATCTCACACGATGAAAGGGGGTTCATCCGGTGCGCCGTATCAAAGCACAGACCCTACAGCGAGCCGCATTCAACCTGGTGCGGGCATCCAGAGCTATTATGAAAATGCCATGAAAGCTCCCCTCCGCTTGTAAATTCAGTTCATGATTGTTTACAACAATACAAAACTGTTTTTTTTAACGATTCTGGTTCAACCAAGTAACAGGGCCACCATCTGTTCCAGGCAAGCAAGCCTCGCGACCACCTTCCTTACATGTCTTTCCGGGAATACGATACAACCAATTCTGATAGCTCTCCTGGTCATTCGGAATGCTTGTAGCAGGCTGAGTTACAAACATACGCTGGCTCTGCGTTCTACCGAAGACATCCGTAGGGTCGGAAGACCACTGAACACGGAAGAAGGCATCGAGCGAATCTGCCACTTCAGGACTGGATACATCAGCAGCGGGAGGACGTGTCGGATTGTATTTAATTTCATCAATCATGACATTCATGAAGGGATTGGATGCACTTGGTGTTGTCTCTTTTATTGAGGCAACCATAGGAATCGGATCCGGATTCGGTTGAACATCTTCAAATGCTTCTTGAGTATCAGAGCAGTCTTTGTAGGATTGGATTTCATACAAACTCATAAAAGCAGGAACAAGATACAAGGTTGAAACACCCATCGCAACGGGAATGGCATAGACATATCCAATCACAACACTCAACACAAGGCCCACGAAGGCTGTAAATAAATAGACAGCCGCAATTTCATTCACTGTTTCGCTCGCACAAGGCGCCGAGCGCGTTCGGGACCAACGTCTCCACCAAGCTCCACCTGCGAGCACAGAAGGTTGTTCCCAAAAAAACGGATCACATAATGCTACTTTGACCATCTGAACCTACGCTCTACAGATGCTGTATACTTACTTGCGAGCACCTTTTCCACCTTTCTTTTTCTGGGACTCGGGCTTCTCTTCATTCAGACCCATCTCACGCATAAGGTCATCTACAGAGCGCACAGGCTGCTCTGCGGCTGCTGCTGCTCTTGCTTGTCTCTGAGCTTCTTCATCTGCTCTCTGCTTCTGACGTCTTTCGCGCTCAGCACGAATCTGCTTGACAGCCTGTGCTCGTCTACTCTCTCCATCACGACCTGCCGATTTTGCTGTTTCCTCATCCTGAAAGCCAAAAGCATTTCTGAATCCTTCCATGAGCTCAACAAACGCAGGATTGTCAGTGAATTCCTTCATCATCTCCTCAGCCTCCGCGGCAAGCTCCTGAGGTCTCAGCTCTCCACGACGGACTTTGTCTTGGAGCTTCTTCGCAATCCGCTTCATCGCATTTTGGAGCAAGTGAGGCTTCTGTGAATAGATATTCATGAGAAGGTCAAAGGCACGTGTAGGATTCTTTTCCGTCTCTTCAAGCTCCTCAGGACTTAGGCCAAAATCATCTGGTTTGAATTCACGAACCAATTCTTCTGCCAACTTGGCCAGTTGGCCCTTGAGCATGCGTTCAGGAAGCTTGAAGGCATTCTTCCCCTCGCCAAAAATCTTCATCATTTTCTCCGTAATGGCCTTGAAATCAACGCTATTGAGCTTCTCTTTCCAGGAGCCCATCATGTTCTCCATGAAATCCTTCATGCCTGGATTGTTTTCAAAATCAGTCCAAGGGTTCTTCTCATCCCCAAACATACATGTGAAACAAAGGAGTGTTATGTATTCCTGAATGGCCTTCTTGGAATTGGGAGAAAAGGTTTCCCAATGCTCCTTCTCAATTGTAACACCGGGGAGGACAGTGCCTGGAGTCTCAAGAGGGTTTCGTGTGGGGCGCCCCGCCGTCGGAAGAACCTCGGCTCTGAACCGCTCAATGCGTTGGGCTTCCGTTAAATTGCGGGCGTCCTGAATTTCAGAATCCTTCTCGGGATATGTCCCTTGTAGGTCATCGCAAAACTCCGAATACTTCTTCTGGAAAATGGAATTCAATGACTTCTCCTCAGACATTCTATACCTGTCTCAGAAGACGCCTTAGGTTATCTTTCCGTATCTTTACTTCGCGAGAGATTGCTGCGAAGGGAGGCCCTTCGCCTTTTCACACAAGACACAAAGCACCTTCAAGTAATTCCAGATTGCTTTTTGATTATTGAGTGACATTTCAGGCCAATACTTGTCGAAGATGAAGAGAGCCGCCGACATTTCATTGTATTCAGTTGAAATCTTGGATTTCGCAAAGACGATAATCGCATCATCTTCATTTTCTACCCAGACATGGCAATCACGATACACATTATCATAGAACAGGTCCAAGATGAGTTTCGGATTGATTTTCTTTGTTGCCGTAATCGCCTCCAATGCCATTTTAATCCCTTTTTCTTCGGGGTAGCTGTCTGTAAGCTCCTCGAAGAAACGAATGAGTTGATTATTAAAAGCACCTAGATAAGACATTCTACCTTTAGGAGCACGCTGCTAACTAGCTATTTCAACGCGGAAAGAGTTTAGGTTACATGCGAGGGGGTCCTTGGGGGATTCCCATATTCCGCTGTTTGATATATTCTTCCATTTGCGCATCCATCATTTGTTCTTTCCTACTGCGTTTCGCAGTATCTGCCATAGAAGGAATGGCACTACCTGTGCGGTCACCCGTCGCAGCAGCTCCGTTCAAAAAGGAAAAGGCGCCTGGGATCGTAAATCCTCCATTTCCTTGTGCGCTGGTATCTACGTCTAAGCCACTGTATCCAAATCCTTTTGCAAAGGATTGATGCTCCATCATATTGAATGCCTCGTATTCAGATGGGCCTCCACTGGGGGCTCCCATATTGCCACCCCCTTTCAGTTTCATCTCAGAAAGCCAATTCATCACTTCACCATCTGTGCGAGGTTGTTGCTCACCTTTGATAACAAGTGTAGGGACCTTTGTTAACCAAGAAGGGATAGGAGGGCGATTCGGGCTCGGGTCTACGCAGACAAACCGGAAAGTTTGTTTCCAAGGAGTTGAGGCAAGCTCTGTTAAAAAGGCTTTGGACCAATTACACTTGTTGCTGTAAAAACAAATATGTTCAGGTTGCCCGGTGTTCATACCGACTACCGTGGGGAAAGATACGATCGCGTAGTAATCAACGCACCTCCCTTAAAAAATTGAGTGCTGGCAACCTTAAACAACAACTTCTAATAGGATAGAATGGCTTCTTCTGAATTTCCTCAAATCTTCTGGAACCTCGCCAATGTAGAAGATGAGAATACTCTCACATTTCAAGTGAAGGATACTGAAGTGGCGTATGTGAATACGCTTCGTCGTATGATTCTTACTGGTGTTGAAACTCTCGCATTTAACTCAAAAATGAATGACACCGGTGCTACAACAGATGTAAAAATCCTTGCGAATACGACACCTATGACGAATGAGATGTTAGCAGACCGTATTGGCCTGGTTCCCATTGCGATTAATCTTGATACATGGAATCCTGAAGGGTGGGACAAGGACCAGTTTGAATTCCGTCTCTCGATGGAAAACAATACGAACAATTCCATGCCCGTGAAAGCAGAAGATATTGAAGTCTTCCGAAAGGGCACTGCGGAGGAAGGATATGTGAAGTATGCTCCTGGAAACAAGGAGTTCTTCCATCCGGACCCTATCAGTGGAGACACGTGCCTTCTTGCGATTCTCAAGGCGAAGCAGCCGAATCAGGCTGCTCAGAAGATTGAGTTTATCGCACGCGCCTCTGTAGGCACGGGAAATCAACACATTCGTTGGTGCGCTGTCAGTCAGTGCTCCTATTCTTACACAATTGACACGGACCCTGCTAGACAGCAGCAATACTTTGAGAAATGGCTGGAAAACAGCAAAAAGATGTCAGCGCTAGCACTCAACGATGACCCTCAAAAGAAGGAGGCTATGATTCGTGAATTCCAAACGATGGAAGTTCAGCGATGCTACAAGCTGAATGAAAAGGGCGAGCCTGCTAGCTTTGATTTCGTGGTAGAGGCGATTGGCACTCTTTCCATCTTCCAAATTGTGGAGCGCGCACTGTATAATATTGAAAAGAGATGTGCCAAGTATTCTGGAGAGCTTCCCAGTGATATTAAGGTTGTTCCTGCGGATGCTCGTATGAAAGGCTATGACTTCTACTTTCCCAATGAAGACCACACCCTAGGAAATCTCTTTCAGAGCTACATGGAAGCTAATCAGATGGATACGAATGAGATTAGCTATATAGGCTATAAGGTTCCTCATCCTCTGCGAGCAGAAATGGTTCTCCGTGTGGGTGTAGACTTTCCCGCAGACAAGGCGCGGGATGGAAAGCAGACGATTGCTCGCGCTGCGATTAGCCGCGCTGCGGCAGGATGTGCTCTGATGTTCCGCCAGTGGCGTGAGGATTGGGTAAGGGCGAAGACGAGACCCATTGGTATGCGCAATCGCGAATCTCTGCGACTGAATGTTGGAAATGCCAAGGCGCTCGAGGACGCTGCTGTGAGTGTTGCTCCTGCGAAGGTGGCAGCCGCACCTGGTGCGAAGCGCAAGGCCCAGGCCAGCGCCTTCTATGGGAAGATTGAAGATGCGACTCGCCCAGATAGAGAGGCTGGTGCCGCGGCTGCTTCTGCTGCTAGTCCAGTATACAACCCTAGCTCCCCTCCCTATTTCCCTAACTCACCACCCTACGTTCCCAGCTCTCCTGTCTATGCTCCTACCTCACCACCCTACGCTCCTAGCTCCCCTGCTGGCGCAACACCCAATTACGGGGCTGCCGCTAAACCGAACTTGGGTCCGAAAATTAATTACAACAATATCTAAGTAGAATGGAACAGGAACAAAAATCCAACTTGTTTCAGGTATATTGTATAAACCTGAAAGAGCGTCCCGATAGATGGGAGCGATTCATTCACCAACCTGGTGTCGTTCGTCTCTCTCAAACATTTCCCATTGAACGATTTGAAGGAATCAATGGAAAGTTCATTGATATAAAAAATGACAGTCGTGTGAGCTTACGAACGAAACGAAATATTTTGTATCAAAAACGGAGGGACCATGAGGATTTAGATACACCTGGAGGTGTTGGTTGTTATTTGAGCCATTATTCTTGCTGGAAGAAATTTTTAGAAACAGACAAAGAAAAGCTATTAATTTTGGAAGATGATGCTGAACTACCGGATGATTTTTTGGACCAATTATTTACTGCCATGGAGGATTTGAATCAGGAAGATATTAAACGCCCTGACATTTGGATGCTTGCGAGACCCTTTGGTCCTACCCTTACAAAGGCCCTAGAACTTGGCTCTCCGACATATTCAAAAAATTGGTCTTATGATGTCATGGCTCCTTTGACAGGATATATTTTAACAAGAGAAGGAGCAAAGACTCTTTGTGATAATGCATTTCCTATTGATGGACACGTGGACCATTTTATGAGGAGATGTTCACAAATGGGAATGGTTGTGCTTGCTGCTCACAAACATATTCAACTCAAACAAGCGAAGTTGAAAAAGAAGGATTCTGATATTCAGCAGAAACCCTCGTGTGAAGTGTGTAATTTACCTGATGCTCCTACCAGCAAAGGCTACATTATTGTAAGCAATCAAGGAGTCGCTTCCACAGTCATTGCTGTTTTTTGTGTAGGAACCTTGCTTTTTATGAAAGCCTATTTCAAGAAATAATTTCTAAAAAACAAGTATAGAAATGGCGACTATCGGAACAGCTTCGCACTCATCGTATTTGAATACGCCCCGTCGTGCTTATATCACCACTACAACTTTCCAGAATGATATCTTCCAATATACCACTACAACCAATCCCCAAACCTTTCAAGTTACCGGCACCTTGACATCTCTTGCCACCGTGGGCACAGGCACTGCTGCAACTTGCCCCGCGAATCGTATCTTGGTGGAGAATGGCAAGAAGCTCTATCCTAGCGGCCTTGCGATTTCGAATAACACCACCTATGGCGCCCCCAATCCTGGTGTAACCACCTACATGGTGGGTGTCTATGATCCTGGGTCTTTCTTGAGCGGGTTCATTGATCCTAACTCTCAGGTGTTTGCTCCCTACAATACGGATAAGCCCAATTATGTTCCCCGTGGTGTGAATCCCAACGGCAACACATCGATTGATCAGGGACCCCCTGTTTATACGCTTGGCTCTGTGACTGCTGGCACAACAGTTACTGCTGGCACGGGAGTAGTAGCCACAACGGGTCAACTTCGTGCGGACACCGTCACTACAGATACTACCACAACCGGTGGCACTATAACAATTGATTTCGCCTTGGGACAGGTCTTTAAATTTACAGCTACAATGGCTTCAAACGTTACATTGGCAACTACTAATAACGCAAAAGGTGCTGTCGCCTACATCATTTTCTCCAACGGTGGTGGTCGCACAATCATAGGTGACGGAAGCAGCTATTTCGGAGCGGCCTCTGCTACAATGACAAATGCCAAGATCTATACTGTGACATGTGTATCAGATGGAACAGATGGTTTCCAAGTTGCGGCTGTTCAGGGTGCGTAAATAAATCAACTGTGGATTTTCAAAATCTCATATTGATTTTTACTGTTTGCGAGTTTTCTTAAAATGTTTCTTGTGCTTGCGGGTTTTGCGGCGACGTGCACCTCCACTCGTATTCATGTTAATTACTGACGGCTCAGTTACCAAAGGCCCAGATGCCAAAGGTTCAGTTACCAAAGGCCCAGATGCGAGAGGTGCTGATTGAACCGACATAGCATTGAAGACACCATTCGTGGCAAAGACACCTTCATACGCTTTATCAATAATCTTCTGGTATTGTGCTGACCTCGTTTCAAAGAGCGTTGTAATCGTGGTGAGTTGGGTGGCCACAAACGAGGAGAACTCATCGAGTTTTTTGCTGAATAAGCCCTTAATTTGATTCACTTGCTCTTCCTCAGATTTCATAGGAGGCGCAGGTTTTTGGGACTCGGCTTTGAACAAACTCAACGTCTGTGCCAACTTTTGGTCAAACATTTTGAAGAAAAACGCAGATTTTCCATCTAATTCCCTCGCCTGAGCCACAATCTTTTTTTGTAACGTCTTCCGAAGTTCTGAATTCTTGGGGCATGAATTTTTGGTCATGCGACGATAGAACGACATACAATACAAATCTTTTATCATGATTATCAAAAGTTTCAACGACAAATCGCTCGCAGAAAGGGTGCCTTTGAACGATGAACGCAAATCATAGGCTACTTTTTCAAAATCCTTTACTAGAATATTCAAGACAACTTGAGGAGTTCGCATTGAGGCAATCTTGGAATTTTCTTGTTTTTCCAGACGGACACGGTCAACCCAGGCCTGCCCTGTCATACTTCCCAAATCACGCAGATTGTCCAATCCTTTTAATGCACTATTGACTGTTCCGATGGAAAACTTTGCTGCGGAAGACGCAGTATCAGCAGAAATTTTGAGTGTATCAGTTGTCACTTGTGCTGTTCCAAGAAGAGCCGCATTGGCAATTTTTGCCGTAGCACCCACACCTGATTTTACGATGTTTGCGGAAGCCTTGAGTGTCGCTTCACTCGCATTTGCTGTGGACCTCGCAGCCGCTTGTGTGATTTGCCCCGCTGCTTCTGTTGCCACTGTTGCAGTCTGTAACCCTACTTTACTAATGGTTCCAGCGGCATTCAATCCAGCCATAGTCACATTGGCTCCCACTTCTACGCCTTTTTGACCCACATTTAAAACCTTATCTGCGACAACACCTGTGACTTGAACAGCCTTTGCGGTTGTCTTTCCCGCAACTTCTACAGATTTTCCCGCAGCCTCTGTTAAACTTGCCACACCTTGGGCAGTTCCCATGGCTGCTGCTCTTAAACTTGTCGCAATGCCAGACATTGAGTCCTCTACTCTTTGTAAATTCTTTTTCTCTTTTGAAAAGATTCAAGAATTTAATGTTTGCGTGTTTTTCTTTGTTTGCGCTTTAGTTTCCGCGTCTTTGCTTTCTTTCCTCCAAACATAGAGCCACCAGGAGCACAAATAGGAGATGATTTGAGAATATTACTTAGCGTTTCAGCAGGCATCATTTGAATTGCCTGGATTGAATACTCTTTAATCGTATCAGCATTCATCATTTGGATTGCTTGAGCAGCACGCTGTTTAAGCGATGAAATATCCCCTTCACACAGATATTTCTTCCCAGCTTGTTGTGCATATTTCATCGCCATTGATTGTAACATCTTAGTCTACTTCTTCTACCTTAGGGGCAGGAATTTCAGAGCTCTGGCCATGCATTCCAGGGAGATTTCCCTCCTCGCCTGAGGCGCCAGGGGCACCACCTTCAGACGCATAGAGCTTCATGAGAAGAGGACGCAGTGCCTCCTCAGCTTCCTTCATCTTTGCTTTATACGAGTCCTTGTCCTCATCCGTATGGTTGTCTAGCCAATTCAGGAACTCCTGGGCCTTCTCCTCGCCCTCCTTCGCATCCGCACCGAGCTTTCCAATCACCTTCTCATCCTTGAAGGAGTTTCGAGAATTATAGAGATATGACTCAAGTTCGTTCTTCGCCTCAATCTTCTCCATACGCTGCTTGTCCTCTGCCTCATGCTCCGCAGCCTCCGCAACCATCTTCTCAATCTGCTCCTTGCTCAAACGACCCTTATCGTTTGTAATGGTAATCTTATTCGACTTGCCAGTGCTCTTTTCACTGGCACTCACATTCAAGATACCATTCGCATCCAAATCATAGGTAATCTCAATCTGAGGGATTCCACGAGGCATAGGAGGAATACCCTCCAGTCTGAAACGACCCAGGATATTGTTGTCCTTGGTGAAATTACGCTCACCTTCGTAAATCTGGATGTCTACTGCAGGCTGATTGTCCGCATAGGTTGAAAACGTCTGAGACTTCTTCGTAGGGATGGTCGTGTTGCGCTTAATGAGTGGAGTCATGACACCACCCGCAGTCTCAATTCCTAGAGTGAGAGGAGCCACATCCAGAAGGAGAAGCTGGTCCGTGCGGTCCTCAGGAGCCCCATCCTTCTTGGAGAGGATATGCGCCTGAACCGCAGCACCATACGCAACTGCCTCATCAGGATTTACAGAGTCATTGAGCTTCTTGCCATTGAAAAAATCAGTGAGGAGCTGGCGGATACGCGGGATACGAGAAGAACCACCCACCATGACAATTTCGTTCACCTGGTCCTTGGACATCTTCGCATCACGAAGAACCTGCTCAACAGGGTCCATGCAACGCTTGAAGACAGTGTCACAAAGAGACTCAAACTTGGCACGCGTAATTGTCGTTGAGAAGTCCTGGCCCTCGTGGAGAGAATCAATCTCTACGTTCGCCTGGGTCGCAGACGAAAGGGTGTGCTTGGCCTTCTCAACCGCAGTGCGAAGACGACGGAGAGCACGAGGATTGTCCTTGAGGTCGAACTTCGTCTTCTTCTTAAACTCAGCCATACAGTGCTCAACAAGGAGTGTATCAAAATCTGAGCCACCAAGATGAGTATCACCCGCAGTGGCCTTCACCTCAAATACACCGTCATCTAAGCTGAGCAGACTTACATCAAACGTGCCACCACCCAAATCAAAAATGAGAACATGCTGCTCACCACCCTTCACCTTATCTAGACCATAGGCAATTGCCGCAGCGGTCGGCTCATTGATAATACGAAGGACATTCAGACCCGCAATGGTGCCCGCATCCTTGGTTGCCTGACGCTGAGAGTCATTGAAATAGGCAGGCACAGTAATAACAGCATCCTTTACAGGAGTGCCAAGATAGGCCTCAGCAGTTGCCTTCATCTTCTGAAGAACAGCCGCACCCACCTCCTCAGGACGAAGACGCTTCACCTCCCCCTTGAAGTCAACTTCAATCTCAGGCTTATCGTGCTGGCCTCGCACAACATTGTAAGGAACAAGCTTAATATCACGCTGAACAGAAGGGTCATCAAAACGACGTCCAATGAGACGCTTGGCTTCATAGACTGTGTTCTTCGGATTTCCAGCTGACTGATTCTTTGCTGCTTCACCTACAAGACGCTCAGAGTCAGTAAACGCTACGAATGAAGGAGTAATGCGATTGCCCTGGTCATTCGCAATAATCTCTACACGGTTATTTTGCCAGACACCAACGCAAGACGTCGTCGTTCCCAAATCAATACCTACAGCAGCCATTGTCACTACAAAGATTGTTGTGGATAACCTTTAGACTTTTAAAAACATAAAATTCAATGCGTCACAACACTCTTAGGCAGGGCCGGTTGTTGGCGTTAGAAGACGCTTCTGCTCATAGAGCGCTAGATTGTTCACAAGCTCTACAGCATGCTTCATATAGACTTTCTCATTATTCGGTCTCAGATGCTCAAGATACTGTGAATGAAGCTTGAAGACACAGGGTTTTACAGCCCAGGCCAAGTCCTCAAGTTTCTTTTCATGAGACTTGTGAACAGAACAATATCCATTGAAGACATCCTGAGTGGCCTTTCGTAGAGCCTGCTCAAAGTCCCAAAACAGCTGACGGTCCTCGCTATAATGCTTCAAGTATTCGGTCACCTTGCTCTCTGAGCGAAGACGGAGGAAGCGTTCAAGGGGGGTTGCTTCAGAGCCACGAAGGGTTCGCAGATAGAGATAATTGGGATTGCGGAGACGCCACCGATTGCCCTTCCCATCCTTCACTGTCAGTCCCTGGAAGAACCAACCTTGCTTGCTACAGAGGTCACTGAAGAAATTGGTAACAGCAGCATCTGACTGAAATCCATCAGCAACAAGTCCTTGCTGAAAGGATGGTAGTGTCCATCGATACGACCAATTCTCTGGACCCTCATTTATACTTACAGCACCATCGTCATGAACAGCACCCACGTGAACAAGGAAGAGGCGAGGGCTGCCACAACGCGCAACGACACGATGCTCAGGATGCTGGAGAACAAAGGAGGCAAAGTGATTCGGCACCATTTCAGTGGGCTGCGCCAGCAGATGTAGGATATCGTTGCGTGAAGAACCCATCGTTTGAAGCGCTTCATCAAACATCTGACTGAAGCTCTTTTCACTGTAAAACTTTCCGCCAGCGCCAATCTGTGTGCGCGTCGCAATTTGAAGAGTAGTGGGGTCCGAATATGTGCGGAAGACATTAACCATGATACCATCTAGGAAATGCTGAACAAGAGGATAGGAAATGTCCTCTCCGGTTGGCACATCACCCTTTTCTGCCTTGGGAGGAGCAACGCAAACAGGAAGATGCTGCTCAGTATCCCAAATGACTGAACGCATCCACTTCACGTGAGGACTCTTCAAATCACTCACGCCTTTCAAATAACGAAGAATACGATACCGACCTTCTCCAACACAACGAATCTGACCACCCTCAGGCGAACACAGATAGGTCTGGAGTGAGTCCCAAGAAGGATAGGAGGTAAGAAGGTCACGAAATATTTGTAGTTGATAATTCATTGGAGCACTGCCTATTAACTAAGGCAACTTGGTGTCAATTTTTTAGGCGTCCAAGGTCCACGGGATTTTGGTTCTGATACAATAGAAGGGGAGAATGGAACCCGAAGAAAGAAAAGATGAAGACGTTGTTGGTGTTGTTGTGGGTTCAGCCATTGATGAAGCAGAGGAGGAGGAAAATGATACGGGCATCCAAGTTGGTCCTGGAGCAGAACAAGTTCAAGAAGAAGTCGCAGATGAAAATGTAGGTCTTGAATTGGGAGATTTGGTAGAATTTCATTCCAATCTGCCAGAGATTGAAACAATTCGCGGTCGCATTTACTACATTGATGAAACACGAGTGAGTATCTTAGAAGATGGAAAAAGTCGTAAATTAACTGTCTTTGACATGGAAAAAGACGAGGACGGTGATTTGAATTTTTTACCTGAGTATGAACTTACATCCATTGAAATCCTGGAGAAACGCTTATTGCCTTCGTTTGTGGCCCAGAGAGGAATGTCCAAGGATATGTTGGTTGAAACATTTACGGCGGAAGGTGAGCCCTTAGCAACCTATAAACTTGTCACTGTGGATGAAGTCACAGATAGTGCTACATTGGAAGATACTGCGGGAGAGCAACTTGTTTTATCCTTCGAATTCAAGGGTATTCCAAAGGACCGTTCTACTGCTCCCTTTGATGTTCTCCGTGTCATTGAGCCCCCCAAAGAAGAACCTGTGATTCCCAATGAAGCAGCTCCTGCGGAAGTTCAAGAAGAATTTCTGGATTTTGAGTTTCTGGATGAACTGGAGGCTCCAGATGTGATTCCTGGTTTGTTCCAGAGCACAAAACTCGCAGATTGGCTTTTGTTATACAAGGATGATGAGCAAATCAATGATATGTTACGGGAACGAATTCGTGAGTTGGATCCTGCGGCACAACGCAGTGCCAAGCGAATCCGTGAGGTGACACGATTGGTCTGGAGTATGTTTTATTTACGAAATGATATTACGCGTTACAACGGTGAGACACCTGTAGGAAGAAAACCCGTTGCCTTTACAACGCTGGTAGAGCTCTTGGAAAAAACCGAGTTTCCTCTTGCCAAGAAAATCTTAAATGTTGCCAAGGCCATCTACGTGGACCATAGAGAGGAAGATTTGAATGCGAATGAGCGCGGAAATACTGTTGACCCAAGCACTGTGCCTGACCCCGCTATTCGTCTCCACTACCTACAAGACACCGTTCTTAAATCACAGAGATATCTGGAGAATCAATTGCGTGAAGGGGTTGTGGAAGCAGAAGCTCCTACAATGGGACTTATCAAAAAGATTCCTCGCTGGATTACCATTTGGCAAGGATACTATAATCGTTATTTCACGGTAATTGCTCCATTACGTGAAGACGATACCTTAAAAGATATTCAATTTGATACAGATTTTTTCCGCCAGGAGATTCCTGCGATTGAGGAAATGCCAGAGGTTCTCACAGGTCTTGTCCGTTTAGACGCAGATAGAAATACACTGGTTGACACATCGTATCTTGGAAAGGTCAAATTCAGTTATATGCGTGCGTTGGGGCCTCGGTATGGGCGATATGGAGAAGGTGCGCTGACACACAAAATTGAAGAGGCTGACCAATCCCAAATTCAAGGCTATCTCTTATTTCCTCTCCAATTCATTCGTGATTTAGGATATATTCGTTCAGGTATTCTTGTCTTAGATATTGGAAATGCGCTGAAAACACCTACACCCATGTCCCTCATACTCAAACAAACAAGTATTGTCGATATTCCTGAAGCGGGGAAGATTATCTCTGTGAGTTTTGATGGCAGCACCCTAGGCAATACAGAAATCGCCGATTGGTTGAAAGGACAAGCTATCTATGGAGGCGGTATTGGAGATTTAATGCCTTATTTGCGGTCGTTTGGTCTTCTCCAAGCAGAATTTACCTTGGCGCAGAAAGCGGTTCTGGAAACCAAAATCGGTATCTACCGTGCCGCAGTGAAAAAACTCATTAAAACATCCAGAGATGCTATCTTTACCAGTCGCAAAGAACGCAAGCCTATCAAAACATTCCCTCTTCTGTCTCAACAACGTGCCTATGAGATGTTTTTAACCATTACAAATGATAGCACTGGAGAGCCTATCTTGAAGGAACGTTTGAATGATTTCGCAGCACGATTCCCTGCCTACGCAAAGGACGATATAGCTCGGTTTGCTTATTTGTATGTCTATTATCCTGATTTACTCATTAATACTCTCGCTCAAAATCCTGAGGTTGCGAAAGAGCGTCTACGTGCGGAGCGTGATATTTTTATTCGTGATGTCTTGGACAAATTGGACGAAGAGAAAAAACTCCAGGATGCGGGTCAACCTCCTCAGCCCAACCCGTGTCAACACGTGAAAGATTTGACAAAACTCAGACAAATCACCGATGTGACTGAACGCATGTTGCTATTGAATAAATTTATTCGTTTGTATAAACTCAAGAAGGAAAATCACTGGCTATGGTGTAACAATGGAGAGCCTCCCCACCATTTGCTCTGTGAGCACGAATATTTACTTCTTCAAGAATTCCTACGACCCAAGGAAAGAGATGTGATTCACAAGGAATTACTGTTGGTCTTTGGAGGTGAACGATTCAATGGTCAATACATCTGCCGCCAGTGTGGTCAGCCTATTTCTCAATTTGATTATGATACTCACTTGGAATATGACGATGCAGGTAGGCCCATGGCGGGTCGTGACGTTCTCGTAGATGAAGATGCGATTGAGGAAGAAAAACTAATGAGAGCAGTCACCACAGAAGCAGAAGAAGAAGAGCGTGTAGAGACAACGTCTGAGGATGAGATAAAAATCTATCGTGTTATCTCTGAGCTTGCTGCCCTGGTTGGTATTTTCCCAGACAGAACTTCCTATCAGAAAATGATAGTGCGTGTGAAAAATACTCTTGCATTGGCACCTGACAGAGGTAGATACGCGCAGAGCCAGCGCTTATTGAAGAAGCAAGGAAAAGCCTCAACAGATTACGATGTCTTTATAAGTCGTATATTAGTCTCTCTGTGTGCTGGTGCTCTTTTAATTGATGTTCAAACCCATATCCCTGATTATGTGGTTCGCTATACACTTCCTGGATGTGTGGCTCCAGAATTCACTGGCTATCCCAAGGACTCTGATTCTCGCAAACCAGATACAGGCATGGAATACTTGGCCTGCGCAATCTCAAGTATTACAAAGAGGACTGAACCATGGGATTTGACAGGATACCAAAATATCGCATCCACACCAAGCCGCATTAAAGAGATTATGACCTATTTGAAGTCGTTTACAACACAGTTGGCTGAAACACCTGATGTTCAACAAGCCATTATAGAGAAAAAACAGTATTTGTTAGAGACATTCGGATTTGAATCCGCGGGAGGCAGGCCTAGTGATATCATTCCCTATGGATTCACGCCTGTTCAATTCATTCCTACAAAAGAGCTTGGCGCAGAAGCAGAAGCACCTGTTGTTGTAGAGACGGCATCCGATTCTGAAAAGGTGCGCGCCTATATTAAACAAGCTCACATCTATGCGTTGAAATATGGCAAATACATGCCTGGTATGGGAATCTCCGAAACAGCTTGCTGCTACGCAAATCTATCCCAGCCAGGTGAGTTTTGGAAAGGAAAAGGAAATCTTCCTGAGTTGCCTCCTTCTGAGCCTCCCAAAGGACCGAAAGGAAGTCGCTTGTATGTCCACATGACCCCAAGAGCAATTGAGAGACTGTTTGCGAAAGCCGATGCCTCTATCATGTATAGACTGTTCCTACGCGTGTGTTTCCGTGGTCCTCGTCTAGGACAACAGCACGAACCTGGGTATGACAACAAGTGCCCTTGGTGCGAGTTTCAGTTTCCTGAAGACCCTCGTCTCCCTCCTCCCACAAGACGATATGGAAAAGATGGACAAAAACAGAAGAAGTTTGATGAAGAATACCAATCTGCCATTGAAGGGAGAAAGGCGCGCGATATCGCGTCTCTCAAAGAAGCAGGTGTAGAGGATATTACAACGGAACGCTTTGAAGAGCTTCTCAATAGTGTGAATCGCAATAGCACGATTCCACCTTCTCCAGCGCCTTCGATTCCGTCTCCCCTTGAAAACCTCCGTGGAATGTTGAGTTTGTTACCTGCGCCCTTTGAAGACTATGATGCGACTCTCCGTGAGACAATTGTTGCGCTAGAAGCTCTTCCTCCCAATGCGACACGTGTGGATATCATTAACGCATTGGGTCCTTTATCCAACAAGGCAGTTGCGCTTGAAACTGAAATCCGCTCACGTTTAGGAGAAGCGAACTTTGTGAATTACACTGCGCTAGTGAAGTTGCCTCCTCAAGAGCTGGGTGAAGCCCTACGCAGCTATTTCTTAATTCCTTTCCAGCGAATCTTAACAACGACAAGCATGGGAGCTCGTGAATTCAAACCCATTGTCAAACCCTCTAGAACAACAGAGTTTTCTCCAGAAGTATTCTCAGATATCAAAGAAGCCTACAGTCGTCACACATCCTATCTGAATGATATCTCCAAGGATATCCCAAAGACAGATGTCTTTGTTAGAGCAAAGCTGCGCGAAGTTGTTGACCGTTTGTCTGTTGTCATTCCTGTGCTCATTAAGATTTTACGACCCACAGTGGTTCGTGGAGGCACAAATACAGCCCTTTTCCTTCAAAAATGTCTCATTGGAGGATTGTTCGCAGAATTTGTGATGCCCAATCACGTTCCTTCCAATGAACCTGGATTGGTTGCGCCGACCTCTACGATTTCTGTGCCAGCGAAACTTCCTGCCAAGATTCTCCAAAGCTGTTTGCTCAAATACAAGGAAGAGGGATTGGCCTATTCTCAAGACCAGATTCGTGAATTGATTCAGGATAGACAAGAGAAAGAGAAGGCGGCCATTATCAAAGATAAATCGGATATGACACCTGAGCAACGCAAGCTTGATAATTTACTCCAGCGTTTGGGGATGGGCAAATGGGCCGTCGGTGGAACCAAAGCCATTTGGCGCTATGACCCGAATCAATATGTGTCTGAAAAGGATGCGATGGAAGCTGCTGGTATTACACGATTTGGTCCTCAAGTGGATGTGTATGAAGCAGACGGTGGCTATGATGTTGTCCAAACAGGAGAAGATGATTCCTAAATAGAGAGACTCCCATGTGTTGGAAATCAATGACTCTTGTCGCTGTTGTTTTACTTGCGTGTTTTTTCATGAGTCCGTCTGCGTCTATTGACAAAGAGGGATTTGTGACCTATGTTGTGTATGGCCCAGGAGGACCGTTTGGTCAGTGGCCAGGCTATGGGCGTGGGTGGGGGGGTCCGAATGGATGGCCTTACGGATACAGGCCTTATTGGGGATGGCGCAGACACACCTGGCAGGGACCTTGCCCTGGCCCTTGGTGCCCTTACTACTAAAAAAAGACTAGAATAGAATGGCAGCACCCAAGAAATATCAGTCTACTGCGAAGTCTTTAATGATGTGGGCAAATTCAGAGTTAGAGCATGTGGGTAGAATTGCTACGGTAGAAGACCCTGACCTTCAATATTCCTATGCGATTTCGACGCTGAATGGAATGGCCCATTTGAAGGACGCATTGTATGAGTTTGTCACTGAAAGACAAGGTGAGCCTATGACAAAAGACCTCAAACTCATTCACGACAAAGTGATTCGTGTGATGAAACATTTAATCAAGGACTACAATCTGAATCCCCAAGAAATTGTTCAATTCAATACGCGAAAAGTCTTGAGTTCACTCAATTATTTGAAAAATGCGCCCAGAAACACAAATAAGACACGAAAAAATAACAGAAAATAACTCTCCCGAGTCTTCAATTGCTCTGCGGCGCGACTTGCGTAAACAACGAATTAAATTTCCGGTCTAAAAAAAACCAAACCCTCCAACATAGAGATGTTGAAGGCTTTAGTTGTGTTCGTGGCGTCTTTTTCTCACCCGTCATTTGAAGAGTGGTCTGTACATCACGGAAAGGTGTATGATCCTACGGAACGTGATTATCGCGAGAGTGTATACAATAGAAATCTTGCGAGAATCGTTGCGCACAATAATGGAAATTCCAGCTGGACCATGTCGGTCAACAAGTTTGCTGATTTGACCCCTGAGGAGTTCAAGGCTCGCTATACGGGTGGTCTCAAAGTTCCGAAGAAGTCTCTTCGTAAACAGACGTTTGGTGCCTACAATGTCACTGCCAATCCTACGTCTGTGGATTGGAGCACGAAGGGCGCTGTGACTCCTGTGAAGAATCAGGAGCAGTGTGGGTCTTGCTGGGCGTTCTCCACTACAGGCTCTGTTGAGGGTGCCTGGTTCCTTGCGAACGGCACGCTTCCCAGCCTCTCTGAGCAGCAATTGGTCGATTGCTCAGATGCGGAGGGGAACCAGGGATGTAATGGTGGATTGATGGACCAGGCCTTCCAGTATATCATTGACAACAAGGGAATCACCACAGAGGCTGCGTATCCCTACACGGCTGCTGATGGCACATGCCAGGCAAAGGGTAAGCCTGTTGCGGCCACCTTGTCTGGATTCAAGGATGTGGCAGTCAACAACGAGTTGGCCTTAGAGACGGCCATCGTCCAGCAGCCTGTGAGTGTCGCTGTGGAGGCTGACCAGTCTGTCTTCCAGTTCTATTCAGGAGGTGTTATGGATTCTGCCTGCGGCACTCAGTTGGACCATGGTGTGTTGGCGGTTGGCTATGGTGTAGATAGTGGCAAGGAATATTACAAGGTAAAGAATTCTTGGGGTGCCGATTGGGGCGAGAAGGGATACATCAGACTTGGTCGCGGTGCCAAGTTTAATCCTTCTGGCCAATGCGGAATCCAAATGGTCGCCAGTTATCCCGTTGTCTAAAAAAGAACTCTAGAGTCTAATCAAAATGGATACCTTTCTCAAGTTTTGTAAACAACTGATTGAGAAAGATAATTTGGAAGGACTCCAGGAATTTTATATGGAGAATCAAAGCGAGACTTACCCATGGGAATACATCTACCAGAAACTCTATTTACACGCGTGTCTGAAGAAAAAACATAGAATTGTGACCTGGCTGAAAGAAATGTTTGAGCACTTTGACCCTATCCAAAAAATTGCTCTCAGACAGATGTTCTCCTACGGGAAATATTTACTGGCCAAATAAGTAGAATGCCTGGAAAATATGTGCCTCCTCATTTGCGAGGAAAAGTGTCTGTTTCTGTAGCTCCAACAAAAGGGGTCCGATTTCCCAGCAATGCCACAGGAAACGAATCTGCGAATGTTCGCTATAAAAAAGCCCCAACATCCTATCGCAATCGAAATCTCTCTCGGTCTGAGAAATACGCAGGGGTTTCTAGACGTTTATCTACGAGGAAGCTTCGGAGTAAACCTGTGAAATCTATTTTAAAACGTGGGAAAACTTTGCGTCTTATCAAGAGTGCGTAAAATTGAGAGCAAAATGGTAACAGTGTGAAGTATGCCTTGTTCTCTCTGCGCAGACCCCACTCACACCAAAGTAAAATGTCCTCAACATCCAAGAAAACTATCTTCTTTGAATTCGCAAGACGACTCCAAAGTAGATATTTCTTTGCCCCCCGAAATTAAAAAGAAACTCTGGTTTCTCGCTAAATGTTGCCAGGAAGTGGCGAATGAATTGGGCAAAGGCCATACAGAAAAAGTGTATCAAGAAGCCCTTGGAATTGAACTTCAACGAAATGGAATCTTCTACATTATGGAGCAAGTTCTTCCCATCTTATACAAGGGACATCAGATTGGAGGAACCCACAGTATTCGTCTGGATATTTGTCTTCAGAATTATTTGGACTTCATTTATGAATTAAAAGCAACGCAGACTCCAGTAAAGCAAACCGAACTCTGGCAAGTGTTACGCTATCTCAAAGTGAAAAAATATGACTATGGGGCAGTCGTGAATTTCAACCAATCTCAAGGAGGAAAGCTTGAAGTTCAATTTGTGATTCATGATGAAGGAACATATTACATGTATGACATACTATCAAATGAGGGGATTCCATTGAACGATTACACATTAGAATCTGAAATTGACTTCTCCCCAAAGATTGTCGATGGTGAGGAGCCCTGTCGCCAAACAGAATGAAATCCTTGTTTCACTTCAACAAATCCTTTTTCTTGTAATAACGTAACAATAGGGTGGTAGTTACAAATCTGTGGATTATCTGCTTCAAAGATAAAAAGACGGAGTGAATCCAAAAGCGTAGGATTTTCCTTCAAAAAATAGTCAAGACATCCTTCACAATCTGCGAATACAACTGTAAAGGTTTCAATCCCACATTTCTGTTTCACTTCTTCTAATGTAAAATGGGGCATCGTTGAGTTCTCAGCATGCGCCGTTGTTGCTCCATATCCATTTGCTGACTGCGGGTGTATTAAAACTCTTGGAGCGTTACTAATACACCCTTTTAGAATGTGAAATTGACATTGATTGACCTCTTTATTTTTTTCCAGAGCTTCCCAAACCCGCTTATCAGGTTCAACACTCACTTGTTTTGTTTTGTCCGCTAATTTCAAATTAATACGACAAGAGACTGAGCCGTAACGAGCTCCTAATTCAAGAACAACATCATTGGGTTCGATATAGGCTTCTGCCATGGCTTGTTCTACATTTTCAATTTGCTGTGTATCAACACGAGTTCCTCTCTCATTTACAATATTAACTTTGGTTGGGTGTGTTCCTCTCACAATTTGCTCAAACTCCTTTACAAATTCAGGAGGGCCAGCAAACCGCATACCCCCTTGAGGCGGGGGAGGTTGGACTGGGCGAGGAGGGGGTTGGACTGGGCGACGCTGAAAAAAGGGATAGTTCATCTTCTTTTCTAGAGGATTAAAACTCGCAACTATGTAGAATGGTCTATACGCGGAAAAATCGCAGAGGTGGTGGTCTCTTCAACAGACTCATGGGGAAATCAGCCAATACCCCGATGGCACCAACACTAAATTCTTTAAAAGCAAAACGAAATTATAATTTAAAACATTCAAAATCCAGAGTAGCAAATGTTCTCTCCACTCCTGGACAAGTCAGGCACACAAATAAGGAGCGGATTGAAGCTGAATATCAAAAAGCAGTGGACCAATTACGAAAACTAGAAAACCCTGTTGAGACTGCGTCCACTATGAAAACAATTGTAGAGTCTATCAAAGATAAATTACAAAGTGATGAAGCTCGTCTAACTGGTGCAATTACACTTACAATTCCTGTAGGGGTTGCTCAAGTGTTCATCAAAGGACTTTTGGTTTTCATTGCCGCACTTGTCTTAGTTTTCTGGGATATTCCAACGATGGGAAGTATTCCTCTTTCTCCGTATGTAATGCCGAATCGCTCCTTCAATACAACAAGGTCTGCGTTTCAAGCTGCCAAAGGAGTGACTGGAGTGAATAGAAATGAGTAATATTCCTTACTTCCGCCTGGTGTTGTTTAGCGCTTTTCGTAATGTATTTCTATTTTTCTTTGAAGCTAACTTCTTGAGATTCATCGTAGCGACATTGTGACTTCTTTCAGAAAGAAAGCCCAACGCACGCTTATTGTAGTTTGTCATACCTCCTTCAAGAGGTGTCTTTTTAAGGCTTCCCTGAGGCAACGGTGTTTTGTCGCTGAAGAGATTAAAAAAACGATTGGCCATCGTAGGCTCAACTCTTGAATGAAACTGTTTGGATCTCGTATTCGTATTTAACATGGACCGAACGCGATTGGAGCGTGTTTTATTTCCATTAGCAGGTTTCCCTGTTGGCCAATTTACAATTGTCATTCCTACTCTGAACCCTTAAAGTTTCTTCAGCGGAGCGCGGGGATAGATGGTATGATGAAGATAGAGAGTAGTATAGTAGAGCGATGAGACTTCTCATCTTCAGTGGTGTATTGTATTTAGTGGGAGTCGCAACAATCCTTATGCTCCGACCCGAACTCATGTTTACGCAAGATGGCATTTGGAAGGAATTTGGTATTGGAAGAAGTCCTGAAACACACACCTGGATGCCGTTCTGGCTTTTCTGTATTTTATGGGCCCTCCTAAGCTATATTCTCGTTGTCATGTTGGCCGAGTGGGGTCTTTTGCCCGGGTTATGGGTGAGCCACGTAGAGGTGGAAGCTCCGGCCCCACGAGTCAAAGCAGCCAATGCTGGAAACAAAGGCCCCAAGCCTGGTTACTACATGTTAAACACGGAGGGAACAGGCGTTGAAGGTGTGCCTAAATATATTTATTTGGGACCCGCAGCTCCCGGATCAGATTAAGGGCAAGACGATATCATACCTGACGCAACTGTCTGGCCATACAATCCAGCCCAGAAGATATAAAAGACATAGCCCCACAGTTCGCGAGCAAACTTGGCATCTTCAGGACTATCCTGGGGCAGCTCCGCGAAGAGTTGTGTAACGGGTGTTCGCAAAAAGGATACAAAATACGAAAGCAGTGAGAAAATGGCAATAAACATGGGAGACATCGATGCTGCGAGGCTAATGGCACTTACACTCACGGCACCACAATAGATGTATTGGAGAAATCCATTCAAGAAGATACTGGACAAAAAGGAAAGCACTGGAATCACCACAAAGAGGAAGGCCCATAACATGGATTGGACATAAGTGGGGAAAAGAGCATACAACATAGGCAAACTCATTCCAATCAACGCCCCTTGCACGATAGAAAAGATTACCCGGACAGTTGTATCTGGGGTCTTAGTTTTGTCTGCCATCTAACGGAGATATGATCTAAAATAGAAGCATGGCTGAACCAAATCCCAAACTGACCACTGGGAAACCTAAGAAAACAGCCCCCCTTTATGAAATGGTTGAAAATGAAACAGGAGCGCTTCGTCGTGTTGCTGTTGGCACTGCTCCTCGTCCTGCCATAGTCTCTGCTGCTCTAAAACCTTTGTCTCCACCTGCCGAAGAAGTTCCTGAAGAGCTTGTCTTTAATGAAGAAGGTGAGGTCACAGGCAATGCGAGAAATGCTGCTATCGCGGCAGCAGATGCTCTTCTACGAGCTCAAGAAGAGGAAGAATTAGTGTTTAATGAAGAAGGAGAGGTCACTGGAGATGCAAGAGCAGTGGCACAAGCTGCTGTAAAACCTCAAGCTTCTGCCAAACCCCCTGTAAAATCTACTCGTGGAGAGCGCAAGGCCAAAGTTCCCAAAGGTGTCGCCGCCTTTGATGCGGCCTCCAATGAAGAAAAGATTAAACTCTTTTATTCCTATCGTTCCAAATTTCCTCAATACTTCGTGTATACAGCCGAGGGCAATCTTCAAGTGCTGGAGAATCCAAAAGAAATTCCTCCGATGGTCATCCCCTTGCGCGCATTTAGTTCGTTGCGCCCTGAAGAATTGGAGGAGATTGAAGTCAAACAGAATGCAGACCAATTAATGATTGAGGCCCAATACGTTATCAAGTTGAAGGAGCTGAGAGAGGCTCATGATACATACAATCCGATGAGCCCAGAATCAGCTGCTCTCGTTGTTAGATTAAATGAAGAGCTTCGTCAAATCAGTGTCTTACGAAACAAGACAATGTATCCTGAGGAATGGGTAAAAACAATTGAAAGTGTCGATACGCGAAGAATTTTACTCGACCAACCTCATGAAGAGCGCAAACTTGGATATCCAGTCTTTCTTTTCAAGCGCTTCTTCTTGTCCCATACTGACGCAGAAGGCCATTACCGCCAACATGGAGAGGGTCTCGCTGGAAGTATGGAAGGGGGTGGCACAGTTGTGTTGTTTCTCACCGATACAGAAGACCCCAAGACTGGTATGTTCCACCCTGCGGCAGAGCGTGAATTTGTATTTAATGAGACACGTTATGTTTCACCTTACCAAGCCTATGAATCTGAGCGATTCAAGGAGTTGGAGGATGACAAAATGGTGAAACAACTCTTGGGAACTCGCTCGGCGAAAACGATTAAACAGCTGATCTCTTTGGAATCCAGACAACCTCAGCATCCTCTCAAACTTTGGGAAGACATCCTGGAATCCTTTTACACACAACACAAAGACGCAACAGAAGCACTCAAAGCCACAGGCTCTGCGCGTTTCCATATGATGGATAAACAGATTGGAACTCCTGAGTATGCGAACGCATTAGTCACTATCCGCACGAAACTCAAGGAACGGGAAACTGACGCACCTGGCGGGATTGACAAAGTCAAACAGTCAGTCATTACTGAAGAAGAGCAAACCAAAGCGAAAGTAGGTGCTATAATCAACAATTTTAGACGAAGAGGTTAATCCTCCATCGGCAAACCTTCTTGAAGAGGATACGGTTTCAATGATTTCTCATTTGCGTCACAAGAGACCTCATTGACTTTATAGGTATAACAAACTCCATTGGAATCACGGTAGGTTTGTTGGTTCACATTGTTCGGATGAGGATACTTGACGACAATACGGGGTTTTGGTTTCCAAAACAAGATACCTACGATTCCAATCACAAACCCCAATAAGAATGGAAGAATTTCAAAATGATTCAACATGCTTCCTTTGCTCTACATAGAGAGTAGAAGATGATTTGGGATATTCTGAAAAGTAAGAAGTTTAACTTTGTGTTTAGTGTCTTACTCGGACTCGGTTTGGCCGCAATCCTTCGCCCTGTTTGTAAAGGAGACCAGTGCCTGACACTCAAAGCACCCCCTGTCCATGAAGTTGAGACAGCGACCTATCAATTAGGTTCACGATGCTTCCAATTTAAAGTGGACAGTCGTGATTGTCCTAAAACAGGAAAAGTCATTGAAGCCTTTTCATTATCCCGGGCTTAGGAAGTGCGTGTATGAAGGAGAGTTCAAAAAACCTGAACTTTTCAGAGAAAAATGGCGTCTAGCGGAACGTTGTTGAGTGATTTGAACGGAGATGCGGGTTCCTCAAGCGGAGATAATGACTTAGTAAAGAAGATATTTGCCGACATGAATATGGGAAGCCAATCCAATCCAATCATGCCATCAGGTGGGGGAGGATCGGGAAGTATGATTATGGCACCGAATCCCAATACGACGCAACAGATGACAATGGACAATGTGCCTCCTACCAGTCATATCATTGGAAGAGACCACCCCACGGCTGGTGACTTTGCTGCTGCCATCCACGGTGTATCCCGGACTGACGTTGCAGGTATGACTCCACCTCCAATGCCTGCGAATGGAATGATGCCGCAAGGAGCCTATTCTCCGTATATGAATCAGCAACCGCAGCCAATGATGATGATGCCACAGGTTCCTCAGAAGAATATGTATGCTCGTATAGCTGATGAATTGAAGACACCCATTTTGGTGAGCATTCTTGTGTTTGTGTTCTGCTTACCTTTCTTGAATATTCTCTTCAGTCATTATGCGCCTATGTTATTAAAACCTACGGGTGATTTAACAAGCGCTGGACTTTTGATAAAAGCACTCACAGCAGGTGCAGCCTTTTGGGTTCTCCAGCGAGTGATTGCTCCTCTTGTTTCCTTGTAAAAGATAGGGTATAAAAAGAGATGAAATCAACACCTTTGACACAAGGCGCGAGCACGTTGATTTTAGCTGTTTACCTGATTCATACACTTATGACATCACCTCTTGTGAGTCTCTTAATTTCTATCGCAGCAGGCACAATTGCTTACGGCTTCTTAGATTCCTATGAATTGGCTGTCGCCTTTTGCGTGGTTGTAGGAGTTTTGTTTAATCTGTTGAAACAAACAAAATTTAGCTATGAGACAAAATTTGTCAAGGAAGGATTTAGCACAACCGATACAGGTCCTCAAATTGTCCGTCGTGTCGCAGAAATTAAGAAGGAAGAGCCTCGTGGTGTCTTGGCCAGCGCCTATGCTGAAGGATTTGCCGATGCTACAACGGATAATTCTGGCAATGAAGTCACTGCGACAAACAGTGCCACAACAACCAGTGGTGAGACAAAGGCTGCTCCAGCGGCGACCAATGGAAATGCGGGCAGTGGTATAACTCCTCCTACACCTCCCGAAGCCGCAAGCACTGTAGTAAAGACGGCCTCGACAGGAGGTCAGGCTTCGGCAGCATCTGGATTCACAGGCTCTTCCAAACAAAATATGGAGTTTAAACTTGGCGTTATCCCTGAGGATTCCAAAGGAGGATTTCACATTGACCAGGGCACCACAGTGATGAATGCATTAAATGCGTTGAACCCCGACCAAATCAAGTCCATGACCGATGATACTCGCAAACTGATTGAGACACAGAAGAACTTGATGTCTATGTTGGGAAGCATGAAGCCCATGTTACAAGATGGAAAGCAGATGATGGCCAATTTCCAGGAGATGTTTGGAGGAATGAATGGTCCTGCGAAGTTCTAAAAAGGTAAGGTAGGAGATGCCTCGTCGCAGTGGTTTTATAGAGACATGCCCACCAGGAACTTGGTGTATTAGTCCATTAAATGGATTCCTAGGTATTACATGTCTCATTTTATTCATTGGATTTATCGCATATGTCATAACACAGAAGCCCATTGAGGCTCCGTATCCCAAGGATTCTCCAAGAGATACAACGATAGTGATGCCTCCTCAACAGAGTGGAGATGATAGATATACACAAGCCCCTCAGCCCCAACGATTCTGGAACAATGGCCCTGAACTTCCTCCTCGTGGAGCCATTATCCCCCCCGATGGTGGCATTGCGATTAATATTCCTACCCAAGGATTCCCTGAAGCCTATCAGCCAATGGGTCTCTTAAAACAGCCCGATGGGAAGCTCTTACCTCTCTATGGTCGCCGTGTTGCTTCACGCGCAGACCGCTTCAATTATTATACACGCACGGACACATACAACCCCGTGCCTTTGCCTTTGACCTATAAGAAAAAGGATTGTCAGGATCCTGTTGGTTGCCAAGAGCTCTTTGATGGTGAGTCTGTAAAAGTAACACCTACTGGAGAAGAAGCAACTGTGACACTCTATAGGTTTGATGGGCCCATGTATGTTCCTGGACTCATTTAGAAGATGTGCTCCACCTTTGGAATACGAGATTTTCCCATTGTAAACTCGGTGACTGTAACACCAAGTTTAAATGCTTCAATTTATGAAGAAATCCCCTTAGATATTCAATGGGCTCCCAAAGCCACGGAGCCTCGCTTCATTCATGATGGCCCCTTTGCGAACTTGGGCTACATGGAATACATGGATGCTGGAGCTTCACAAACAACCCTCCGGTTAAACGGTAACTCGTTTCGTCTTCTCAGTGTTCAACTCTGCTCTCCTCAGCATTCAAGTTTATTATCGAAAGACAAACAATCCGATTGTTCGGGTGAAATTGTGATGGGCTTCCGCGCAGAAAATTCGCTTTCTGAGGCCTATTTATTCTTGTGTATTCCTATTCTCACACGAGCCACTCAGAATGTATCTTCCTACATGGAGGCGTTGCGAATTGGCAGATTAGATGGAAGACCAACAAGTCTTCTAAGTCTTCTTCCCTCTACCGATAAACATTATATCTCCTATTCAACATGCTTACAACGGAGAGAAAGTGCGGGCACAACGACGAAACAAGTCCGTGTCTTTGTCTTTACGGAAGGAATGGCCTATCCGACCGCTAATTTCACAGAGCTTGTGCGCAAAATCCAATCACCTCCCGTTTCCGGTCGTATCTTCTTGCCTTCAATTCAATTGCCAGATAATTTAGTCGATAAATCTCAAGCTCTTCTCTTTACAATTGCATTAGAAACTGATTATAAATCTCTTTTGCGCTATAGTGAATATTATCCGCAGGGAACGCCTGAGTCCTCTCAATATAGAACAGACAATTTAAATTCGTATAAATGCGTCCCTTTGGAGCCTAGTCAAAATGTGAAAGATGGTAAAATAATTGTTGATACAGAATCGGGTGAACTTCTCTCTCAAGTGCTGAAGAATAAAGATGATGGAGGGAGAGGCAAACGGTCAAAGCTTTCTCCGGCCATGATTGAAAAAATTATTGCTATTTTTCTTGCCTTTGTCTTGGTTGTGTTTGTCATACTGGTCATAGGATATTTAATAACGAATTTCACAACTGCGAATGCTGACGCATTTATGGGTGTGATACCTAAAAACATGGGAACAATTGCTCCTGTCTTTTTCTTTTCCATGCTATCAGGCATTATTTGTTTTGTTCTTGGGTTCTTTTTGTATACAATGGTATAACACTTCTAGTAGTAGAGAGGACATGGCCTCAAAAATAACTCTTGTTTTTTTAATTACGGTCACACTCACTTTACTGGGGGCCTCATACTTTTTGGTGAAAGAAAGAACAGTTACAGAAGGATTTCAGACACAACCATATACAGTCAATGACTTAGATATCAATCTGTGTCCTTCCTACACAACAGAAATTCAAACCGCAAAGGGCAGCACAGACTGTTGTCAAGGAGATATGGTCGATGGAAAATGCAATGGTTCTACCTTTTGCACGAAATCGCCTGCCTACACGGGTGTCAAGGGCTGTGCTGACAAGTGGCGTGAGTATTTTAAGGAAAAGGGAATGAGTATGTGTCCGCCTACAATGTCCAATTACTTTGAGAATATTCAGAGTAAAACAGCTATCAAAGGATGTTCAGCAGGACCCATCGTTCAAGATGGCTCTGTTCCCAAGGATGGAACAGCGAGACAATGTAGAATTTATCCCACGGAAGCTGATAATCTGAGAAAAGCAGACAGTTGCTATGTAGAAAAACTACGAAGCCGCATGCAATGCCCCGTTGTGAATTCGTCGTCTCCATCTCCAAATCTTCAACGATTATCTTGGATAGACAATTCTCTGTTTGGATTCTTCACCTGTAATTATCCCTTTGAACCCAACATGCCCATTGTCTGCTATGATAAGACAACTGTAGAACGATTTTGGGATGAATATGCTCCGAATTGGAGAACAAATATTCAATATTCTGAGTGGTTGCGACAGAATTCATGTGAGAATTATTTATCAAATCGTGAGGGTTCAAGAAGAGAAGCAGAGCGCCTGGAGGCTGAGCGAAGAGCTCGTGAGGCTGCAGAACGAGCCCGCAGAGAAGAGGAAGAAAGACGCCGCAGAGCTGAAGAGGAGGCCAGACGACGAGCGGAAGAGGCTCGTCGTTTGCAACAACAACTCGAGGAAGCCAATCGTAGACAACAAGGCACGATACAGTTTGCGTGGTATGGGGCTGGATATAGAACTCGTGGTGCGGATGTAACATCCAGAGTCAGAAATGCTCTAAGTGAAGGCTCAATCGCTGTAAATAATAACACGTTTGGTGATACGGCACCAGGCGTGTATAAACAATTGTTTGTAGATTTTACTCCTCCGAATAGCACCACATCCAAGAGAGTCGCTGTAGGAGAAGGTGGAACATTAAGTTTCTTGGCGTAAATCGTTATGCTAAGTCAGTCTTTGCAAGATGCTGCGAAACGAAGAAACGAGTCGCAGAATCTGTGCCAGTATTTGTATTTATCGTAGGAATCGCAGTTTTTTCATTAATGGAGGAGGCGACAGGTTCAAATGAATCCGTCTGGTCCTTCTCAGGCTGGAATTGTGTCTCGCCCTCCTGAGACACTTCCCATTCAGGATGAATCTCTGCCTCTGTCATGGGAGGAGAAGGGGCTAACTGTTGTTTAAGAGAGGGTTCTTCATCCGTCAAGAGCTTTGTCGCAATTTTGCGACGATTCCTTTCTACAAATGTTAAAGCGACCGCCAAAAGAGTTAAAACTCCAGGAACTGTTCCTTGGGGAAGTGCCAAAAGAACGGCGAGCAGCAAAATCAAGACTCCTACACTTGTGTCGAGGAGACCAAACATTGTGTCTGGAAGAAATGGAAGGCTAACTGCCCAACCAAGAGCAAAACCACTTACAATTATATCCGGAGTTGTCTTTACCATTGGTTCTTTCTACTGTAGTGGGTTCAAAATTTGATTTTCTAACCTGCGAAGAAACAGAGTATTCCAGATGGCAAGCCTCAATGAAGTAAACCGTGTTCTTACAGCACACGGATATGCGATTAAGAAATCATCTCTAACGCCAAGAACCTCACAAAGTCTTCGAAAAGACCTCACTGTTGCTCCTGTGACAAATCCGAAATTCCAACGGCAAGGTGGAACTCCGAGTTTCGCAGTGTATACAGAGTCTCCAACACGATTCTATGTGCCAAGATGTTGGGGGAATGATACCTTTGGTAAAGCGGAAGCATCTGCGATTGGAACTGGAAAAGCTCTGCGAGAGGAGTTGAAGTTTATTGGAAAGCCTTATGACTATCAAACGGCGATTGTAGACCAATTTATTGACCAGGCGGATGCGAATGGATTAATTTGTGTTCCGTGTGGGCGTGGCAAGACATTCATGGCCATTTGGACGGCGATGCGAATTGGAAAAAAATTCTTAATTGTGGTGGACAAGGAATTCTTAATGAATCAATGGAAAGGAGAATTAGAAGCGCTTGTCCCAGGACTTCGTGTCGGCATTCTCCAAGAAGAGAAATGTCAAATCGGAGAGGAAACAAGTGTTGGAAAAGCATTTCCAATAGCAGACCTCAAAGTGAAATGTAGGGAATTGGGACAGAAAGTGACAGGCACACGTGAGCAACTTCTAGAGCGAATTCGTTCATGTCTTCCTGACTTTCAAGACAGAGAGATTACAACTGTTTCCTATGATTGCACCATTGCGATGATTCAAACCCTCGTTCAACGCGACTTTCCTCAAGGAACCTTTCAAGACTTTGGATTTACAATCTTTGATGAATGTCACCATTTGGGGGCAGCCCACTTCAGTCGTGCTCTCCTCAAAGTTCAAACGAAACATATGTTAGGATTGTCTGCTACGCCCACACGAGATGATGGATTAACAAAAGTCTTTGAATGGTTCTTAGGGAAGCCTGTGTATTGGGAGAAAACTCGTGAACCAGACCCCCAAGTTGTTGTGCGCCTCGAACAATTCTCCACGGACAATGCGGACTACAATGAAATTCCTACAGATTATAAGGGTGACCCTGTATTGGCGCGTTTGCTAACAAAAATTGTTGAATGTCCAGAACGAAATGCCCATATTGCCAAGCTTATCAAGGAAATCGCAGAAGAGCCTCAGAGACGCATCTTGGTTCTCTCAGAACGAATTGGCCATTTAGAAGCCATTGAGACACTTCTAAAATCATCTGGGCTCACCATGAGTTATTACGTCGGAGGAATGAAAGAAGAAGAAAGAGAAGCCGGTGCTCGCGCCTCTCGTGTTCTTCTCGCATCGTATGCCATGGCCTCAGAAGCGATGAACATCAAACATTTGAACTGCGTCATTATGGCAAGTCCGCGGAAAAAAGTAGAGCAGAGCACAGGACGTATTCTGCGTGTCCAAAAAGACCAACGTCAGATTCATCCACTGATTGTAGATATTGTTGATAGTCATGGAATGTATCAAGGTCAATGGCGCAAGAGAGCAGCCTATTACAAACGCTGTGCGTATCGGATTCAAGTTGGAGACCAAGACGAATCTGAGACGAAAGAAGAAGAGGATTCAAAAGATGAAGACGACTGTTTAATTATGGATGATTAGTGCTTACGCTTGTGTGTCATCTTGCGTTTTTTATGATGCTTCTTTTTGTGTTTGCCACCAGCTATGACAGGAGGGGCGTTTTCAATGGCTCCCTCCTCTTCTTCCTCAACAACAGCATTGGCATTGGCATTGGCATTGGCATTGGCATTGGCATTTGCAGCAGCATTTGCTGCAGCATTGGCTGCGCCTTTGGCAGCAACAGCAGCATTGACAGCGGCATTGGCATTTACAGCAGCAACATTCGCATTGACTTTGGCAGCAACAGCATTGACTTCCGCGGCTTCAGTTCCAAACAATCCTCCTAAGGCAGGTAGACCTCCTAAGGCATTTTTAACACCTTGAGGCACGTAATTGGTAACACCTCCTGCTCTTTGATTGCGCGTTCTCTTGTTCTTACCACCCTTCTGAAGAGCACCTGTCAGAGGAGGGTGACCGCCCGTAGTTAAGCAGGCCTGGTTCATCGAGCGAGCCGCAAACGGAACCTGGATTTGAACAGGCGCGCCGACAGAGTCTTTCCATGTGCTGGCTGTATTGGCATAGCCCGCCGTAGGAGCATAGTAATACATGCTGTCTACGTCGCCGACACCGTAGGTCCCAGGAGCAAGCTGGGCACCTCCAGACATAAGACCTTTTCCAGGGGTCATGTAATAATTAGGACTCGCCGCACCAGGAGGAGCTGAGCTGCCCGTGTGGGTAGGATTCAACGGATTCTGCGTTGTTCCTTCGCAAGCGATGCGCTGCACAGGAGCATACGAGCCAGCCCACCACGCCTGGCCACTCGGATTTACATCGCCCTCAGGGTAGAATCCATAGCGTCCTCCTCTCTGCTTGCGGGTGTTCTTGCGTCCTTTGCGTGTGTATTTGCGCTTGCCACCAGACATGCCAGGGAGGCCCTTGAAGGACGCACTGTATTGACTATAAGGAATATCATAACCGGGTTTCACAGCACGGCAATCTCCGATGCCTGTAAAGACTTGAGCGTTATTTACAGTTCCAGGAGTTCCGGGGATACTCTGAGGTCCAGTAAAGCCCCAGCCACCACCTCTATGCTTACGAACCTTGTGGGTTCTCTTCTTCATTGACTTCGTGTGCTTCCGAGCCATTTCTAGTAGGACATGCGAAAAAACGCAGTATGACTTTTCGTTACGAAAGCCAATGTCCCATTCGCTAGATGTCCAACACACCAATAATTTTATACCGCTGAAACTCTTCATACCACTGAATACTGACACCAACTGATTCACGTTTCTTGGATGTGAACTCATTTCGCAGAAGCATACTCACACCCGCAGTTTGAACAGCTGCGCGACCCAAATCAATATTTGTTTTGCTTTGGAGTGCGTAAGTATCAGGCATTCCTACAATCTTTCTCGCAATCGCTTGTGTATGAGTTGTTGTCATAGCTGGTTGAGGTGCTGGGGTGGCAGCAGGAATGACCTTTTCCATAAGTGTCTTCTCAGGACCCTTTTCTTGAAAGGGAGCATCTTCTGCCTTCACTTGTGCATGTGTAAAGGCGAGCGGCAAGTGCCAACGTCTGCGCCCTCCATGCTCAGGGACAAAATCAACACTATAAAATTCTTTGGATTCAACAATTCTTCGCAACTCAGACAAACGGGCAAGTTTCGCTACCTCGACAGTGAATCCACTAAAATGTTTGTCTTGGACAAACAAGCTAGAATGAAATTTCTGAAGCGCATCATAGCGTTTTGAAAAAGGCTCTTGAAACAAGGACGTTCCATTCAAATACCAAACATCCTCTAGACGGAAATTCGCATACACGGTATCCAGTGTTCCAATGAGAAGTGCTTGCGATTGATACAAAGATGTATGAACTCTCATCCGTAGAACATAGGCATATTGAAAGCGACTATGAAGAAATACAATGGGATGGCCTTTCATAATACATAAAAATCCTGGTTCATATTTCTGTTCATTTCCCAAAACATAATATTTGTGTTTTCCAACGGATTGCTCCAACTTATCGTCATGGAGAAGTTGGCGAACCCGTGTATCAAATTGGAAGTTCTCCAAAAACTGCTTGGCAGCATTTAGGAGAGCTGGTTCTGCTTGAGTGGGTCTGAATGAGTTACCACGAATGCCTGAAGCCTTAATTGAGCCACTTGTATCCATGTCTATACTATGATAGTGTGTTTGCCTTAGGCTACATTATTCATGCCAGGTTTATCTTCCTTCTTGACAGCCATGCCCTGGCCCATCTCGCCCTGTCCCTCAAATCCCTCAAAAATCATGTTGATGACGGGAATCTGGCGACGCATGGACAATAACACATAGAAGACAACAGCGTGGACGAGGACAGCGACCAATGAGGTCTTGCCGCTCATCCAGATTTTACCGCCGACAGGGGGGAGAGTTAAGAGAACACCAGGAGAGAGCAATACGAAAAGAAGAGTGGCAGCAAGGAGCATTTGAGTTTCTATTAGAAGGAAGAATAATTAGGATTATCAAAAACGTCATTGGCAAAAATTCCACCCGGTATGAATTCCGCACCATTTTGTGCAAATTCAGGCTTAAATGTTTGGAGAGCAGTATTGACTCCCGACGTTAAGGTGGACGCAGTTCCAGACGCAACAGCGATGGTCGTATTGACAGGAGGTGGCGCAGGACCAAATAAGCGTTCAGGATATCTCATATTGTCTTTCATATTGCTACTTCCATATGAATCATCTAAGGGATCCGAATCCTCCGGACCCGGGATGCGTTCATCTGTATCTTCAGTGGGTGGCGGCATCTGATTCGGAGAACTCGGCCCTCCAGGTGTAATGACTCGTCTGGGCTCGGGGATAGGCTGTGTCACAACCGGAGCAGGTGCTATAAATGTCTCTTCAATCATGAGCGTTTGAGAGGTCAAATTCAGATATAACTGATAGGCAAGGAAGAGAACTCCTGCTAAAAGAACTGCGACCACTATCTGCGATTTCATCTGAGACATCTTCGGAAAAATACGAGACCATTTTTTTCGTAGTTTTTTTAGTCTATCTGTGTAGAAATGGAGTTAAACGAGCTCGTAACTTTGGCGAATGAACTCAAGGGCCCTGGTGCGTGGACAACCCCTAACCTTGTTCGTATTGGTGGCATGTTAGCGTCGAAGGTAAACAATATTCAGAATCTTTCTGGAGGTGAAAAACTCAAGCTTGTTCAGCGTGTTCTCCTTCAAGTTCTGGCGGAGGCCGAGAATAAAGAGATTGCTGAGCCAGGCTTGACCAAGGAAGAGATTCAGAAGATTCATGACCGGTATGATGTTCTGGAAGTGGCTGTGGGGGAGGTGTTACCTGTGTCGTTGGAGTTGGCAATAAAGGCTGCGCGCGGCGGTTTGGATTTGAAGAAGATTTCACCCTCGGCTTGGCTGAAGATGTGCTCTTGCTTTGCGACAAGTGTTGTCCACCAGTTGGCCTCGATGAATCTGATTTCCGAGGCGCATGCGACCCAGGCGCGCCGCGCCCTATTGGTTGTAAAAGAGAAGGTTGAGGCTTCTGGTGTAGCAGTTGAGGTTCAGGAGGAGAAAAAAGAGGCTCCTCCGAAAGAGTCAGCAAAACCTGAGCCTGTGGAAGAGTCAAAAGTTTCTGAAACTTCCCCTGCGACTGGAATAGCATAGGATATGTATCTATAGATAAATAATGGAGAGGTGCGCAGCTTTCAGGTAAAATAGTTCGCCCCTCCATCACAATTCCATCGTCTTGAAGAAGTCTATAGTCAACTTGAAAAACAATCCATGTTGTTTTTCCAGTTGCTTCTTTTATAAGAAATCCCTGTAGATTTCCCCCATCATACACTGTGAGAGTATCAGGAAAATGAGTTGAACTACCTTTTGGTATCCAAGAGAGAAGGGCAAAGTGGCCAGGCTCCATACTAGGTGAGTAAAGTTGAGTCCATTTTAAGCGTTGTTTCCAAGGTTAGACAGAAGTATGCCCTCTACAGTTTCAGGTCTTCTCTTAACTTCCAAAGGGGAAGTAAAACAAGCGAAGCTCACTCCATCAAATGGAGAAGTCACTCTTGCCGATATTCAGAAGTATTTGAAGAAGAAGACAGAGCCAGAGTATATCGGTTCGTATCCTTACAAATCCAAGCATCTTCATCTCTTTGGATACCAAACAGGAAAGGCAGGCACAGAAAATAAGCATGAACTACCTCCCCCTCATGACAGCATGTTGCTCTTTGGTGATATTCTCATCCTTGTAAGCACGTCAGAAACAAGTTTTGGAACACCGATTGCGTTTAAGACTGAAGACTATGAAGCCTTCTATACGCACGCCTTTGGTGGATTTGAAGACTTGGATGAGGAAGAAGAGGAGTTAGAGGAAGAGGAGCTTGAGGAAGAGTTGGAGGAGAAACAAGAAAAGGAGGAAGAGGTGGATGCAGAAGAAGAAGTGGAGGAGGAAGAAGAGGAAGCCGAGGAGGAAGTGGAGGAGGAAGCAGAAGTTGAAGGTGAAGTAGGCCAGGAAGAAGAAGGAGGTGAATTGGGTGAGCAGCCTGTTCGTGCGACACGAAGCCGTTCTCGTAGAAAGAAGGGCGCAGACAATAGCAAGAGTCTCACAGGGAGCAGTAAAATCACATCCAATTTCCTGGAAGGATACAAGAGGTCGTCTGAACAATTACTTCTGGATGATGGGACACCTACAAACAGTTATATCGTGCGAGCTCAGCGCTCTGAAATGGTTGAAAAGGTGAAACTCTTCTTTACGAAGTATCTTCCAGAGTCTGATTGTATTCTCCTTGAAAGAGCCGTGTATAATGCCTGTATTCAAGAATCCAAAAAGAGACATATTATCTGTGATTGGTCATTCCCCATGTTTGAGCGTCTCTATGAGCGAAAGATGCGATACATTTGTGGGAATCTTCATCCCGAATCCTATATTGAAAATAAGGGACTCCTTCAGCGCTATAAGAAAGGAGAATATACCTTTGAGGACCTCATGACCTGGACACAAACAGAAATCTTTCCTGAACGAAATAAGGACCTCGCAGAAAAGCAGTTCCAAAGAGAGCAGCGTCTGCTCGAAGGCAACAAGGCCAATGCCACCGACAAATTCTTCTGCACCCGATGCCACAAGCGCCAGTGTACCTATTATGAGCTTCAGACACGCTCAGCGGATGAGCCTATGACTATCTTTATTCAGTGCGTAAATTGTGGCAAACGTTGGAAGGAATAAAGAGTAGAATGCTCTCTACGACAACAATTGGTTCAAAGGAAGAACCTTATCCTATGCTTGCGAATATTTGGGACTTTTTTTCTCAGAAGGGCACCAAGACTGTCTTTGTGTCTGTTGGAACAGGCATGAACTGTTTGCCCGATTTAGATCTCGCAGAAACTCTGGGATGTCCCATTCTGAAATTGGATACTCCCGAAACAACTGCGAAGTGGGAGGAAATCAAGGAGGTTTTAAAGACACGCAAACTGACCGAAACAACTTCCGAGTTTGCCAAACCCGCGGCACGCAAGTGGGTGTTGCCTAAAAATATTTACACCGAAAGCTTTATTCCCTCCTCTTACACTGGAACCATTCAGACCGATGGTGTTGAACTCAAGACAAGAGCATGGTTTGATTTAGTGAAAGAGCATTGTGCTCGCATTGGTTTGCCTGAAGAGGAACTTCGCGTTGATATTTTGAAAGTAGACCTCTGTGACCAAACACCCTTAGTTCTTCATTCCTTGTGGCAATCTGGATTCCGCCCTTCGCTTCTTCTTATTCACTGGATTCACTCCCCTGACGCAGAGCTCCAGACATTGATTACTGCTGCGCATCTCCAGATGCTTGGCTATGCGCATGTAGCGAAGGAAGGCAATCGCTATCTTTATTACTATACTGATACAAATTACTATGAAACATGCTCGTGGGAGACACCCGCAAAGCGGTGTGAGAATCCGTTTGTAAAATCCTTGGCCAGCGCCATCTACCCTGGATCTGAAGGTGCCAGCATCCATTTTCCTACGACAAAATAGAAACGGGCTCCATGGAACCTGTTGTGCAATGTTTAAAACGAATTCATTCTCCTCTTTATGATCGGCGTCTAATGATATTGATCCTAAAGAAAACAAATGGAAGACGCTCATTTAGTGAAAATTGTCGTTGTTCAAAATTAAAGGACGATAGAATAGATAGGCATGAGCCTACACAAGAGAACATTCAAACAAAAGAAGATAGATCATCCGACAAGGAAAAGGAGGAGTTCCGGTTCCTTTATCAATAAAGACATCCATCCAGGAACGAATTTTTATGGGTATATCAATCACAAGTGGCTTGAACAAACACAGATTCCCCCTACAAAGTCTGCCTTTGGAGTCAGTGAAGAAATTGAAAAACGGATTGAACTCCAGACACAGACAATTGTAGATGACTGTATTGAACTTTCAACTCATACGAAGAAAAACCCTACATACACCGAGCGCATGAAAACGATGATTGGTCTCTTAGCACGCTCTGTTATGACTGCCGATACACAGCCTGAAACCATGAAAACATTTCAGACAATTCTCTCAAGTATCCAAAGTGTATCGAGCAAAGAAGAAGTGGGTGTTGTTTTGGGAGAGTTTCTCCGCTACAAAATACGCACAGTGCTCCCACTCTATGGACAATATGAAAATAAGAATAAGACACACTTTACATATACACTTGGATCTGGTGGGCTTGGACTCGACGCATCGTTTTATTATAAGAAGTCTCTTCAACGAGGAAAAAGTTATATGCTTTACAAGCACATGTTAAAGCAAATTGGAACATTACTCCACATTCCAAATTACCATTGCGTTGTCAAGCTAGAAAAGATTCTCGCAGGAATTCTTCTTCGTGTGGAGCGAGACACAATTGAGCATAAGCGCACAGGGAAAGAACTTCAAGACGAATTTCCCCATATTCCATTTTCAAGTATCTTTGCGAGCATAGAGCTTCCCAATTGGAGTCAGCGCATCTTTTTCATTGAGTCTCTTCGTTGGCTTCATACTGTCAATAAATTGTTTCACCATCTTGGATTAGATTATTGGAGATTATTATTGACCCATCAATTTGTCTTGTTTGCCTTGCCATGGCTTCCTCCAAGCTTTTCTGATTTATCCTTCCGTTTCTACCGAAAACAATTGAGAGGACAGAAGGAAAAATTACCCAGGAAACAACAGGCTGTCTACGTTGTTCAGCAATACGCAACCACCTATTTCTCAAGACTCTATGTGGAAGAAATTGTTGACCCAACCATAAAACCAAAAATTCAGGAAATGATTCAAACAATTCTCGAGAATGGAAAGAAGCGAGTTGGAACCATTGAATGGTTAGAGCCATCCACACGAGAGAAAGCGCAAGAAAAAATTGAAAAGATGAGATTTATTGTGGGATATCCAGATACATTTGAACAACATCCTATTCCTTCCCTCAGCGAATCCAATCTTTTACAGAACTTACTTTTACTGGGAGAGCAACAGACGATTCTTGAAATCGCAAAGTTAGGCCATCCTATTTCAGAAAGAAAAGAATGGGATGATGCTGTCTTTGTCGTCAATGCGTATTATTATACACAAGCCAATGAAATGGTTATTCCCGCAGGTATCTTACAAGACCCTTTTTACAATCCAAACAGAGACATTGGATGGAATTATGGTGGCATAGGGTGTATCTTGTGTCATGAACTCACGCACGCATTTGATAGAGAAGGAAAAGAATATGACCCGCAAGGGTTCCAGAAAAAATGGTGGACACCCCAAGACAATCGTAATTACAATAAACAAACGGTGGCTCTGATTGAATTGTATTCCAAGCAAAGACTCTATGGATTTCCGGTCTCTGGCTCAAAGACATTAAGTGAAAATATTGCTGATATCGGTGGGATGGGAATTGCTATTGATACTCTTCATCATGTATTGGATTCCCAGAAACTAACTGGAGACGAGCGAAAGAAGGCATTCAAAGATTTCTTTCAATCTTACGCAATCTCATGGAGATTGAAAGAGAATAAGAAGAAACGAATTCAAGCTCTCATTACTGACAGACACGCGGCACCTATCTTGCGTGTGAACCTTGTTGTATCACAATTTCAAGAGTGGTATGATGCGTTCAATATACAACCTGGAGATGAATTGTATATTCCGCCAGACAAAAGAATTCGTATCTTTTAGTAGGAAATGGCAAACCCTAAATTTCTATGGATTATACGGACATGGTCCAGTGAGGATTCTTTTTGGGAACATGTTCGCGAGCACAAGGAATATGATATTGGATATAGGAAGCCCGAATTGCTTCTTGAAGAGATAACTCGTATAATCCTCAAAGAGCAAGCTGATTGGGATGATATGTGTGAAGCGTCTGGCACGTCCAAAGGCGAACGCATCTTTCAACAAGAGATGCCTAGCTTAGACCAATTAAAAACAAGACCTTTTTTTAAGTTTTTAACGATGTCTAGCACAAAAGATGATTCAATGCAAAGTTGGTATATTGAGCGTCTGAAAATCGCTGATAGTTAAATCAGCATCAGGTCTGAAAGACGCCAGTATTCAAACGTCCCATCAGGCATGGGCCTCTTAATAATAAAGGGAAGACGGCGTTGCTCCAACTCCATCTTCGCAATATCAAGAGGATTTCGGATATGCTTCGGAACTGCCACGAAAGGAATGGCTCCTTGTGCTATCTGATTTGTGCGGAATCCAAGAATACTTGTTTTTTCATATTGGGTCAAGAAAGGCTGGCTTTTGTGATTTGCGTCTGGCGATTCACTAGAGCCCGGAGGAATTGACTGAAGAGGTAGTTTCTGAATAATTGTTTCTTGATAATCAAGAATAGACTCAGGATGGTGTTTATAGAGAGTCGCAAGAGGGTCCTGGGGCTTTGATGCCTCCTTTTCTTCTGCCTGCTCTAAGAGATCCAATTCAAGCATTGTATCTTCTTCCATGGGTCCTTCGGCTTCTAAGACTTGTTCTTGGCCACTCATTTGTTCTCTGCTAGGGATGAACAAAACTCGTGGTTCATTTTTACCCACCCGCCCACCTAAAATTGATTTTTGGAATTCCATCATAGGCTACCACAACGATGACTGATTTCAAATTGACAGACTCTACTGATATTAAGGTCTATGAGACCTTTGACGAAATGGAACTTCCTGATACACTCTTGCGTGGCATCTATAGTCACGGCTTTGAACGCCCCTCTGCCATTCAGAAGAAAGGCATTAAGCCTATCGCAACGGGGCGTGATATTCTCGGCCAGGCGCAGTCAGGAACAGGTAAGACTGCTACATTCTGTATTGGATCAATGACTCGTATTGATCCAACACTGAAGGCACCCCAGGTGCTTGTCTTGACTCCTACGCGTGAGCTTGCGCAGCAAATTGAGACTGTTGCGAAGGGCCTCAGCCAAAATATGAATCTCTCTGTGTATTGCGCTGTAGGTGGAACGGAGCTTCATCACGACCTTCGTGCTCTTGATAAGGGTGCTCAGTTTATCATTGGCACACCTGGTCGTGTCTATGACTTGATGACCCGCCGGTCTCAGAATGGAAGTGGCTATGCTCTGAATCGTGCGAATATTAAGGTGCTCATCATGGATGAGGCGGACCAGATGCTAGAGGATAAGTTTCATGAGCAGGTGATGTGTATCCTCGACCTTGGCTTTCCTGCGTCCACTCAGGTGGCTCTCTTTAGCGCAACGATGCCCCCTGAGGTCGTAGAGGTTGCGACACGCATGCTTCGTGACCCTGTGAAGATTCTCATTCCCCCTGAGGAAGTGACGCTAGATGGTATCAAGCAGTTCTGCGTTGAGCTGCCCAAGGAAGAGTGGAAGATTGAAGCTCTTATTGATATCTATTCACAGCTCAACATCAATCAGGCTATGATTTACTGTAACAAGAGACAGCGTGTTGAGTGGCTTTCAGAGAAGCTTCAGGCACAGGGATTTCCCGTCAACCATATTCACGGTGAAATGGATGTTTCAGAGCGCAAGCGCCGCATGCATGATTTCCGCAGTGGCTCTGTCCGTGTTCTCATTAGCACTGACCTCCTTGCTCGTGGTATTGATGTCCAGCAGGTGAGTTTGGTCATTAATTATGAGCTCCCAACCAACCAGGAGAACTATATCCACCGCATTGGTCGCTCTGGCCGATTCGGCCGCAAGGGTGTCGCAATCAATATGATTGGTCCTGATGAGGCAGAGATGAGGACACAGATTGAGAAGTATTACTCAACCAAAATTGTGCCTCTTCCTGATGACCTCAGCAAGATTCTTGTGTAAAGTAACTCCATAAAAAAAATAAAGAGGAAGAGACTTTCTCGTCTCATTTTTTTTAGTCAGAGTCTAGCGGCTCTCGGATATCATGGCGGCAGACAGGGCAATGAACATTTCCTTGGAGCCATGTATCAATACAAGAGCGATGGAACCAATGGCCGCACGCATTGAGCTTACGAGCTTCTTGCTCAGAGGTTAATGTATCTTGACAGATAGCACAGGAATTATCTGTATCACTGACCAGATTGCCTACAGTTGTATTGGCAGCAATTTGTTCTTCAGTTGCTCTTACTACAACAGGTTGAAGGAACTGGTCCATTGTGTTCGGACCTCTAGTTGTTCGGAGTTGGAGTAGAGTTAGGAGAGCATTCGCAAGATTCGCCTGCACGACTTCATCCTCATCCTCTTCTTGGGGCCCCTGTTGAAGACCATTGTTCAATTCAACTTGAACACTCGCAAAATTTGGAATATTTACATTCATGTTGGGAAGAAGAGAATTGGGAGCAAGAGGAATCATGCCCCTGCGTAAAGTTGAAAGCGATGGAAGCCCCTGTGGAGGCACGCCAGCAAACGATGTCCGAACAACACGATGATACGAATTCTCAGAAACAGGTTGGGTCACAGGGGGCTGTGTGCTCTGATATTCACGTAAACCGTAAGAAAACAAATCAAACCGTGCGCGAGTCTGTCGTTGGATATATCCAAGAACGGACTGGACACTCACAAACGAGGAAGAATCATATAGTAAAGAGGGGAAGTAATTATGAAGGTCATCTAGCAAGCCGACGCCATACAGGGTCTCATAGTTTGAATTCGAAGCAGTTGGATTCATTCTCGTCTGTGCCTACCTGGCGTGACAAAAATCATTCAACTTTCCAAACGGGCTTTAAAGGAATGCGCTTAAGGACACCTAGCATGGAGACGCCACCTCCCAGCCAAGGGCCTAGCGCCAGCTCCCCTTCAAGAAGTAGTGAGAAGGGTGTCACTGGAATTATCAATATGCGAAATACGTGCTACATGAACGCTGCGATTCAAGCCCTTCGTCACAATACAGAACTCTCAGCCTTCTTCCTTGAAAACAAACATGAACAATGGGTTCAGAAAAAGCCTGGCAGCCCCAAAGTAGAGCTCGTAAAAGGGTATGCTGATTTACTCCGCTCTCTCTGGTCTGGGTCAAAACCCGCCTATGTAAGACCTGAAGGCTTTATTCAGTGTATGCATCCTGCTGCGATTGCTGCTGGATTTGACCAGTTTGCGATTCCTCTTCAGCATGACAGCCATGAATTCCTCACCTTCATGCTTGACCAGATTCATGAAGGGATGGCAGAAGAAGTCAATATCGAAATTACACGTCCTCCTCCTACAACGCCCAAGGACAAGGCGATTCAGAATGCACTAGAAGCATGGAAACTCAACTTTGGAAAGAGCTATTCTCCTCTGACTGAGATGATTTATGGACTCATGCGTGTCTCCTTGACGTGCCAGACATGTGGAACGTGTACCGACAAATGGGAGACCTTTAATTGTCTGAAGCTTCCCATTCCTACTTCGTATGATGTGAGTGGGAGCAAACCCAACATTTATAGCATGATGATGGATGAACTCAAAGAGGAGCGGATTGAAGGCTATGCCTGTGACAAGTGCTCTCCTCAGCGAACGACTGTTGTGCGCAAATGTAGTATTTGGCGTCTTCCTCGGATGTTCTGTCTTTCTCTGAAGCGATTTGGATATGACGGACGAAAGATTCATACACCCATTGAGTTTGATCTAACAAATCCAATTGGCTTTAGTCAATACTTCTCTCAAGATTCTCCTGAGCCAAGTCGTAATACACTGTATGAATGCTTTGCTACAGTTGACCATCATGGTGTTGCGGGAGGTGGTCATTACACAGCGCAGGCAAAGAGTCCTTTAACAGAAAAATGGTATTTGTTCGATGATGATACAGCGTATTCCAATGATGAGCCGCGCTTTGGGGAGAGCACCTATATTCTCTTTCTGAAGCCTTCCAGTAAAACCGCATCTACCTGAGCCCGGAAGAATGCGTTGAAAGAGTTTTTTTGAAGTCTTTCCTTCAATTAGATTATGTCTCAGCCTCTCATACTTTTAATTTCTGGATGGGCCCACGCAGGAAAGGACTCTGTCGCTAAAATTCTTGTGGAATCCTATGACTTTCAAAAAATAGCCTTTGCCGACCCCATCAAGCAACAAGTGGCACGAGATTTAGAAATTCCGTTGGAATGGTGTTACGACCAGGAACGGAAAGCGGCTTTGTTGCCCAATAATTCGGAACGAACTTTGCGGGAAGAGCTTATTCGTGTTGCGGAGGCTGCTCGCGCAACAGATAAAGAAATCTGGGCTCGTGCTGTAGGGGAGAAAATTCAGAAAGCGATTCAGCGTGGAAAACGCAAGTTTATTATTAGTGATTGGAGGCATTTAGAAGAGCTTTGGGCGCTCCAAAAATGTATTCCGAATGCGTGTATCATTCCTACACGTGTTGAGAGACCTTCACAACTTATCTCTCCCGTCCCCGATTGGACAGAATACAGTTTGCTTGGATTTCCGTTTTGGAAAGTGTTTCGGAATTCAGGAACAATTGCCCGTTTGTTAGAACATGTTGTTGAATTTGTAGATGTGGACTTGCCAAAAGTTTGGAAACAAGTAGAATGAGACCTCCTGCGTGTGTGTCGTGTAAATGGGGAACTGGAACGACTTGCGAGAAGCCGACAAATTCGACATCTAGCAAGGAAGTGAAGACGAAATTAGAGCAAATGATAGCCGAGCGAGCAAAACAAGATGCAAATTGGTTTGCGCCGCCAACAGAATCGCAGCCCACTCAAAAAAAAGAGTCTAGATCTTAAAGTAACAAACGATCATACAAGACAGTCATCTTCTTCTTCAATGACTCCGTAAAATAAAAGAAAATAAAGATAAATACACCTGCGTTGCCTAATTCTTTCAGACGCAAATGCTCAAATCCATAGACGCCATCAAATGGAGATGGCACAAATTCCATAACATTTCGTATTCCGTAAATGAGAATACCTCCTGCCCATAAATATAAGATCATCTCAAAAAAAAGTCGGGGAGACGATTTTTGTAAGTCATCTTCAGTGTCGAGTTGTTTACTAATTTTATCAAAGACCTTTGCGAAGAAAAGAGCAGCAATAGCATATAAAATGGTTATATATCCTATATCTGCGATTTTTGTGAGACGAAATCCAAGTTCAGACTTTACCATTCTACTCTACTTTACAAATACATTCTTTGAACGCTGACATCCATGGAGGGATTCTTCTTCTTGAGGAAGAGGTCAATGTGCTCCTTCTTGACTACGAAGGGAAGATGGAAGTCCTTGATGTAGAAGGGAAGCTCCTTCGCATTGAAGATACGGAGCATATTGATTTTCTGCGCAATCTGCTCTACACAGCGCTTCAGTTCTCTTACACCTGTCTCTTCATTCGCATACTCCTTGAGCATGTGCTCTAGAACTTCCTTGCTAATAGCGACCTTCTCCGTAAGTCCAACATCGCGAAGAGCGGATGGGATAAGGAAATTCTCCGCAATGGCCAGCTTATCCTTCTGCTGATATCCTTGGAGCTGAATGTGCATCATGCGGTCCATGAGAACGCGGTCAATCTTGTTCAGGTCATTTCCTGAGAAGACAAACATCACCTTACTGAGGTCAAGAGGAACACCCGCAAGATACTTATCCTCAAAGTCTTCATTCTGAACGGGGTCCGTCAAGTGAATGAGCATATTCTGAACCTCTTCACCCTTGGGAGTAGCGCTAATCTTGTCTAGCTCATCAAACATGAGAACCATGCTCATAGACTTCGCATGAATGAGAGAGTGAGCAATCTTACCCGCATGGGAGGACTCATAGACAAGCTGGTGACCGGTGTAGGTCGTCGCATCAGAGTCACCTCCCAGAGAGATAAACTGGAAGGGCCAACCCAGAGCCTTCGCAATACCATTGCGAATCAAACTTGTCTTACCAATACCAGGAGGACCTGTGAGAAGAAGACTTAGACCACGATGCCCAGGATTGGCAATCTTGGTTGCGATGAACTGCATAATTTGGAGCTTGGCTTCCTCCTGACCATAAATCGCTTCTTCTAGGCAACGACGTGCCCGTTCCATGAAGCTAGAGCATGCTTCAGTTCCATCATCCATCTTCACAGGGATTTCCTTGTAGATTCCCAAGGGAAGACTTGTGACCTTGTCAAGCCAGTTGCGCATCTTGAAGAATTCACCACTGCTTGAATCCAGTGTCTGAAGGCTGTGATATTTTGCGAGAATCATGGTTTGTGTCTCGGGAGGAATATTCATCGAAAGAATGCGAAACATGAGATTCTGCTCTGTCTGAGCGGGCTTCCTCTCAAGAGCCTCAATCATCTGCTTTTGCTTCTCACCAGTGAGAGCCTTGAAGCTGTCAATCTGGTCATCAATCGTGGTGGCTTGAAGAGGCTTGGAGATAAGCTTTACAAACTTCTTGACATCGGGAGTCTGCTTCTTCATATTGTGTCGCTTGGGAATCATACGCTCCATGAAGTCATCTCCACCAAAGCCACCAATGTTGATTGAAATCTCAGGAGGGCCCTCCCCTTCCATCTCCTCCTCGTATTCCTCCTCCTCGTCGTCGTCTTCCTCCTCTTCCTCTTCGTCTTCCTCTTCTTCCTCGGACTCTTCCTTGTCCTTTCTCTTCTTGTGAGAACGACGCTTGCGATAACGCTCTTCCTCTTCCTCCTCTTCTTCCTCCTCCTCGTCGTCTTCCTCCTCATCCTCGGATTCAACAATTCGCTTTTTCTTCATCGCATACTTCTTGCTTACCTTCTTGATACGCTCGCGAGCCTTGAGAGCAGCTCGGCGTGCCTTTTTGCGATTCGTGCGACGTTCCGCGGGAGTCAACTCACCTTCAGAATCAGTGGCAGAGCTATCAAAACTCTCATCCTCAGAAGAGGTAATTTCTTCCTCTTCATCACTGTAGGCGATAAGATTTTGAATATTTCCGTGGCTGTCTACGGAGTCATCATCTCCCTTGGCACCGCCACGACGACGGTTACGTGCTGGTTGCTTACGACTCGAAGTCTTATCCTTTGAGTCGCTAGCATCCTTCTTAGGCGTGCGGAGCATTCTACGAATTTCTTTCATTTTCATTTGGCTGTGGCAGCCGTAAGGCTTGACCCTCGCTCAATTTTTAGGCCCTGCTTTCAAAGGTATTTTCCTGACTTCTTTCCTTTGCGCGTGCGAGAGCGACGGGATTTTCCTCTGCGTTTGCCTAATAAATCATTTACAGCCATATTCGCATGTCTGCTAACAGAGCTACCAATGCGGTCCAATCCAGATAATGTATCGCATGTTACATATTTTGCAGTATTGGTAACTGCGGAGACAGTTTCTTTTCCAGCCATAACAGCATGCTTAATAGGAGAATATGCGCGACGAAACACAGTTGTCTTGCGTGTTTTATTTGCCATTCCTACTTCAAAAAAATATTTTTTTTTCAGACTCGCTTCTAGACTTTACACACGAAGGATATCATGAATGTCCATCAGAAGGAAGCGTGCCTTGGGTGAAAGGCTAGGATAGGTGCCATCACGAATATTAATGAGAGTATCAATGATGTCCTTGTTTTGGAAGAAGAGCTTATTGCGAGCTGAGCAGAAGAATTCAGATGACTTGTCCTTCATCACACGAGACATACGCAGGAGACAATCCACATACTCCTCAATGAGAGGCTTATTCTCTGCGACACGGCTGTATTTGTCAATATTGTGAAAGAGGGTTTTATACGTTGCAAGAAGAGACTCAAGAGAGAGAATTTCAAGAGTTGTAAGCTCGGCAATGAACTGACTGTAGCCTTGGCGGTATTTCTTTTCAAGATTCTTCTTTTCAAAGCTCTCCATATCACCACTCGCAGTATTCACATCAGCTTCCTCGAAAATTTCCATGTAATTCTTGTAAAGGGAATTCATCTCCTCAATGATAACAGAGTGTCTGGCTCCAATTTCAGAAAGAAGTTTGGCATAGAGAGGGCAATAGATTTCCTCCGCAGCAGCCTTTTTAAAGACCATGAGCATGAAATCGCGGACAAATTCTGCCACCTGGCCTTCTTCTGCCTTCACATTTCCGTCTTCTTCCGTTGCGACAGATTCCTGTCCCAGAATCTGGTAAAGGAAATCACGAATTTCTGTATAGGTCGTGGGACCAAACTTGTTCAGCTTGAGACGGATAATGCGATTGAGAATCTTCTCTTCAATCGGCTCAGACTGATTCTTGAATCGGCTCTGATACCGACCCATAGGAGGACCGGTATACGGAGTCTTGGGACTATTGGTCTGCTGTTGTGAAGGGCTTGGGAGAGGGCTGCGAGGAGTTCCATTTCCTGAGGAAGGATTGTTAAGAGACGTAGTTGAATTGCCATTTCGGGGGAATCCATTTCGTTGAGGACCGTTGGTATGGCGCCATCGTGCATCCATTGTAGGTCCACCTGAGCTTGTCATTGCTGCGCCTCGGCGCCAATCGCCTCCATTTCGCGCAGAGGCCAAAGTCTTGGAATCTAGGATACCACGAAGATTCGCAATCTTTTGTTGAGTCTCCGCTGAAGAAGCGGGTGCCACAGAATTCCTGAGCGCCAACACAGCAGCCACAGGGGAAAGGATAGTTGAGTCAGAAGACATCACTACAGAAGTTCGGATACTTTTTTCCATTCGTATGAACGTAGTTACGGCTATACACGCGTTCAAATTTCAAACCGGGGCCGTAAGCCTTGTAATAGGAAATGGACATTGAAAGTTTGTTGCGAGAGAGCCGAGCGGAAGGGCTCCAAGAAACATTAGGACTCAAGACACAGACAGGAAAGGACCAATTTTCAAAACAATTACGGAAATTTACATCCAACATTGGACTCCTTCAACGACGACAAGAAACAGTTTTGGAAGTGCGGAGACGCTTGACTCCTGACGTTGAAACAAAACTAGAGACTCTCTTTGATACAATCCATTCACTCGAACCTGAGCTGAAGTTATTCTTTGAGAGGACCCCTGTAGAAACAGATTCCTATCAACAATTGCTCTTTTCAGGATGGAAGAGTTTCCAAGTCCTCAATACAATTCCGTTTGTCTTATTATGTCTCTCCGTTTATAAACAATTTATTGTTCCTGCGCTGGCTGTTCTGATGCCTGTTTTTATGATTGTTATGCCTTATATCTTTTTAACGTATATCTCAAAGATTCCGATAACACCAGAGCAATATACTCACATTTTAATGAATATGTTTGGTCTTCAAAACCTTGATCTGACAAATCCTCGCACACTTCTTCAAGGCTCTTTAACACTCTTTTCAATTGGCCAATCTATCTATCAACCCATTCAAAATGCGATTCATCTTCAAACCATTCATTCTGATATGATGAAAAAGGCGAATGCTGCGCAAACCCTTGTGCTCTGTGCTGAGGAGCTGTCACAGTATTTTCCAAATTCCAAGTCTCTTGATACATCGTTGAAAGAAGAAGATGCGCATCGTTTGTTCGCAAGTTTCTGGGATTCACCCTATAGACTTCAACTTATCCTTACAAGCTTGGGAGATTGTGAAGTTGTCTATCGGTTGGCGAAGAAAGCGTCTGTAAAGCCAGTTGAATATCTGGGAGGAAAGAAACCCTTCCTCCAGATTTCACAAGGTGTTGACCCGTTTTTTGAATCACCCATTCCATTCTCCTTACACCTTTCTGGACGCACGCACCATGCCATTTTAACAGGACCCAATCGTGGAGGCAAATCCTCCGTCTTGCGGTCTTGTCTTCTGAATATTGTGTTGGCTCAGACATTTGGTATGGGCTATTTGGGAGACGAAGGCCGTTTCCGTCTGAGACCCTTTGATTGGGTTGCCACAGGATTGCGTTTAGAAGACCGTCCAGGGAGCACATCCATGTTTGAGAGTGAAGTGGAGTTCTCCATTCAGATTTTACAAAGAGCCAAGGCGTTTCCTGACCAGATTGGATTTGTTGCGTTTGATGAATTGTTCCACAGCACAAACCCTCCAGACGGAGCAAGAACAGCGGATATTTTCTTACAAAGGTTGTGGCAGACCCCTAATTCCGCGAGCTTTATCAGCACACACGTCTTTGACTTGGCCAAGAAAGCCCACAAGAAAATCCAACGGTTGTGTGTTCCTGCGCACAAAGATGAAAAGGGGAATTTGACCTTTACCTATACCTTACAAAAGGGTATCTGTGAGGTGAGTAGTGTTGATTTAATTTTGGAAGAGAAAGGTTTGCTTCGCGCGTAAAGTTCACCTCCGGAAAACCCGAGACAGTAGGAGGAAATGAACGGATTAAGTGATGCTCTTACGGTAGGTCTTGTGCTAACCCTCATTTTTGGAGCTCTTGTCTTTTATTTGTATACACGCATCGGTCAAGTAGAGAAGCGTGTGTCTCTCACAGAGAATATCTTGTTGGATTTGAAGATGGCCACCGAAAATACATTAATGGCAATGGCACCACCGACGTATTCTCATGTTCATGATGTGGAGCGTGTAGAGCCTATCTCTGCCCCTGAGCCTGTGGATAGACAGGAGGTCGAGGAAGTGAATGAGGAGGAGTTCTACAAGACGGTGATGGAGCAGGCCGCAAAGGCGACGGATGCCCCGGTTCAAAATGAGTCTTCCCAGGGGTCGAAGGTTGATGTGAACTATGAGGCGATGACGCTCAAGGAGCTCAAGGAAGAGGCGAAGCGTAAAGGTGTGAAGGTGGGTGCGAATGCTCACAAGAAGGATATCATTGATGCCTTGAAGCGTCAGGGACAAGGCTCTGTCTTGGAGCCGGTTCCTGGAGATGGTGTCTTGGAAGAGGGATTTCCAGTTGAATTAACAAACTAAAAAAAAAGGCGAAATTCTCTCTAAGAATATAGATGGATAGCCAGTTCTTCCGTGTCGCCACACAACCAAATTATTATCATGGACTTTCGAGTTATGAAGCGGGAAAAATTGCGAATCGGACAACTGTCAGCACACGAAATACACAACCCAGCATGGATAGTCGCTTTCCTGGTTGGGCGGCTCCTATGGCCGATGGTCGCTTAGTCACGGATTATAGACCCCATTGCAATGAAAATATTCCTGCTGGAAAACAATTCGCAACAAAAGAATGGATTCAGACAAATACAGATGATGTGATTGCTATAAGCCGTGCTCGTTTTGCCCAAAGCACGGGTGCGATTTATGCGTATGATGCAACGGTCGTCGCACCTCCCGAGAGTCTTGTGAAGTGTGATAAAGTCGAATGTGTCTTCATGCCGTCGGGTCAAGCAAATGGTATTGGTGTTGAGCGTGTCTATGATAGAGCTCCTGAATTGTTTGGAACCTATCAGTTGCCCAAAATGAAAGCCCCCCGTGCTCATGTGGGAATCAATCAGAAGTTTGAAGGTGGTCGCAACTCATGGAGAGGGCGTGAGTTTGATGCGATGGGGAATAAGCCTTTGGGGGATACGACAAAGTTATATTAAAGAACCTATGGAATAGAACTTAGAACAATGCCAGCATCAACTGTCTTATCGTTTGATATTGGAATTCGCAACTTGGCTTGGTGTGTCATGGAGAAGCAGGCAGACTCATCTGGTGTCATTGTCTTAGGATGGGACAATTATGATTTATTGGCAGGACAATCTGCGAGCACTGCAGGCGAGAGTCAAGCATTGTGTGCTGCTTGCTCTTCTAAAGCGACCTATGAGACTCGTGGAGGAAACTATTGTGTAAGACATTGCCCTCTGGATAGACCTGCGTTTCGTGATTTGTCTGGAACGTTAGTGAAGCGCCTTCCTCCAGCAAAAGTGCTTCGTGAACTTCTGATAGCCAAGGGTGTTCAAAAGGTGGGGAAGTCCAAGGGTGATTTACTCAAAAAGATTGCAGAGATGTTTGCCCTGCCGATTCTGAAAGAAAAGAAAAAGAAAGCAGTGGATACGGAGCTCACTGTGTTACATGATGGGATTCGTCGGTTTGTCACACAGAACAAAGACCTGTTTTCGAAATGTAAAACCATTTGTTTAGAAAATCAACCTGTCTTAAAAAATCCGACAATGAAATCAGTTCAGATTTTATTGTTTGCCACGTTGCGAGATATTCTTCAACCCAACCCGCCTCAATTGAAATTGGTTCACGCCAAGACAAAAGTTGCGGCAACGACAGGCGATGAAGGCTATGCGGAGCGCAAAGCAGGGTCAGAAAAACGCGTCACAGACTTTTTACAAACCACGAAGCTTCAGAGAGCTCAACACTGGCAAACTCATCTGACAAAATATACAAAGAAAAATGATTTAACGGATGCGTTTTGTATGTGTTTGGATTTCCTTGAGGTGAAATAATGAGACTCGCTATCCAAATCTCAGGAGAATTGCGCCAAGTAGAAGCCTCATTGGAAACTCTGAAAACCTATGTTCTTTCAGCGTTTCCAACGACAGAAATTGATTTCTTTCTTCACACTTGGAGCAAAGAAGGAGACACGGGGTTGACCTTGTTTCAACCGCGTTCCTCTTTGGTAGAAGTCTACGAGGAGTGTGCTGAGTTACAAACTCTACCACGAGCCTATTCCATGTTTTATTCAATCCAGAAAGCAAATGATCTGCGGACGGCCTATGAAGAAACAACAGGGAAACGGTATGATTTAATCATGCGATATAGAACAGATTGTATCTTTAAAGAAAGTGTGTTTGACCTTATCAAGGAGTTTCTAAACGATACGAAGCTGTTTTTATGTATTCCAAAAGCAAAACAAATTCAAGTCTGCGATGGTCCTGTAGATTCAGAAACAGAAGGACTTTGTGACTGGTTTGCCATAGGAACTCCCGAACTCATGGATGTATATTGTAACACCTATAAAACATTTTATGAAGAAGGGTTACCGATTGTTCCTGAAACGATGCTTGCGTTTCAACTCCAGATGTATGGAATCCCACAGCAAGGATTCTTGAAACGTCCAGAGTTTGACTTCTTTCTTTTGCGTTCAAACAGAGTCTAAAAACACCGCATGGACTTGAAGAAAGATGAATGGCATAACCATCCGTGAAATGGAGAATGTGGCCCGGTCTATGGAGGGGGACATCGGCCTAAGTAACGAGCTCGGTAATGTAATAGATATCACGGATAGCTCTGATGCTTTGGGACTGAACATGCTTATGAATCAGGCCAAAGTCAGTATAGGAAGTTCTAACAATTCATCAAATACTGTTTCTATCGCACCGCCACCTGCTCCCTCCGGAATGGGTGGTATTGAAGTCACCACTCTAGAGCCTTTAGAGCCTATTACTCTCAATATGGACACAATTATTGGTGCTGCTCCTGTTGAGATTACCTTTCAAAAGGAGCAGCCTGCTCCCAGCATGGGGAATTTGTTTAGCAATTCGCAGACTGCCACTGGCCCAAGTGTCGCCTTCCAGCCTGTGCAGCAACAGAGAGACCCTGAGAGGGAAAGAAAGGAGAAGGTTGATTATTTGAACAAGCTCCAGCGCTTAGAGCAAAAGGGATTCCCGGTTGCCCGTCATTTCACGATGGACAACTCCCTAGATGAAATCAAACAGGAGTATGACCGCTTAGTTGATGCCCGCAATTTGGAGGGGTCTCTTCGGTTCCAGCGCCAAGCCCTTATGGGTGTTGTGACGGGTCTTGAATGGATGAACAACCGCTTTGACCCGTTTGATTTGAATTTGGATGGCTGGTCTGAATCTGTTCACGAGAATGTCGAGGACTTTGATGATATTTTTGAAGAGCTCTATGACAAATACAAGGACCGTGGCAAGATGCCTCCTGAGGCGCGACTCCTCTTTTCCTTGGCTGGCTCTGGATTCATGGTCCACGTCAGCAATACCTTCATGAAGCAGCGCATGCCTTCTGCGGGTGATGTGCTAAAGAATAATCCTGAATTGGCTCGTCAGTTTGCGGCAGCAGCGGCGAACCAGGCTGGCTCTGGATTTGGAAACTTTATGGGCATGGCCATGGGTGCAACAGGCGCTGGTCCTCAGCCCCAGATGCAAATGCCCGCAGGCCCTCAGGGACTATCCCCTGAGGCCACAACAGGCGCCTTCTTTGGTGCCAGCCAACGTGAGATGCCCAATTCACCCCAGGTGATGGCATCAGTTGAGCCTCCGAGACAAACGGCACGACGTGAGATGAAGGGGCCTTCAGGTGTGGATGATATTCTGAAGACGTTTGAAGAGGTTCGTCGCCAGGAGGTAATGGGTGGCATGGGCAATGGACTTGAAGGTGTGCCCATGATGTCTCCTCCCATGATGAATAATATGGTGGGCCCTCCTGCCATGAATCAGCCCGCAATGGCAGCTGTCATGGAAATGGAGAGTCTAGCGAGTGGAGATATTGGAAGCCAGGCTGAGAGCACCCGCACGGGAGGTGGTCGCAGACGTAGAAAGGCAGCAATCAGCGGCAATACCTTGGCGGTCAATGTCTAATCCCCATAGAGAGCATAAATATGCTTTTCAAATTGTTTCAATGTTGTTAACATATCCTCTGGATCATTATATGCAGCGGATAGATTTGCAAAGAGTTTCGATTGTTTTTCATTCAAGCCAACATTTTCGTATGTAGGACGCGTCGTTTGAATTGATTTTCTTGATTCTCTCAGAGCATTGATTCCATTTCTACCATAGACTTCTGTTGGAAGAAGCTTTCCATTGTTCGCTCCATCTGAAAATCGTAACTGTTTTCGAGGAGCGAGTAAATTTCGTGTGCCTCTGTTATTTCGTGTTAGCTTATGTATGTTGGCTTGTTTATTTCGTAACATATTTGCTACACGATTACGTCTTGTATTTGCAACGGCCATTCTATTAAAGCGAGAGTTTTGCTACATTCATCGCATAGACATTGTCAACGGACATGACTTCCTCCTCAGAATCTTCTTCCTTTTTCTGTTGAGACGCTGATAAACGCATCTGCTTCTCATTGAGACGACGCCAGATTTCTGTCTCCTCAGGTGTTAAACCAGCTTGAGGATTTGTATCCGGGGCGTCTTTTCTTTCACAACTATCTTTCCATAAGCACAATTCACTATTTTCATTCAGGAGGAAGGACATGAAGACTAAGACAAAGATTGTCATAATCGCAGCTACAAACACATTTCGTGTTGCTACGAATAAGACAGTAAAGAAAAGGGCGCGTCTAATCCAAGGATTTTGAAAGACCTTTTCTTGCTCTTTGCTAATTTCCATGCCTAAGAAACGGCCTCCCAAATTCAACAACAACATCATAAGTCCAATAAAATACGGATTTGTATTTATGGCCATAAATGCGTGTTCAAGCGGATTTATGGCGATACTTGAATTCAAAGGGAGCATCGGAGCCGGAGGAAGACTCATCTACTTCACAAAGACTCTTTCTTTTCATAGGTAACCCAAGGACGACGTAACTTTTCCATATCTTCCATGTAAAAGAACACTGCGAGACCTACCATGGCGCCAACACGAGGGCACCAATAGGCCGCAACGACAACGAGAAGAACAAGAGCAAAACGGAACAAAGGAAAGCCATACAGTTTTACAAGTGTGGTGTCGTAGGGTGCTTCAAATACAGAGCCTTCATATAAATTCCATAAGAAGAAAATGGCTGTTACTATAGTCCGCGCAGCGGCATCCACGACTCCATCGGCTTCTAAGGACATCGCCTTTCTACCCTGAAGAACTAAATTCAACGGGTTACGCTATCACTTTGAACACTTCCTGAATACTTGTCACTGTAATCCTGAACTGCCGAAGTTGTCACTGTATCGTCTTCAATCAAGAGAGGGTCTTCTCCTAAGACCTTTTCAACGAACCATTTGTGCTTGCTCGGCACAATACGCACATTCATTTCAGACGAAAATCCTTCATTGACCTGTTTCGTAACAGGATGGATTCCTCCGGCTCCGATGAGTAACGCGCTCATCAATCCTGCGAGGATACCCATGGGCCAACCATATAAAACTGTCACTGTCACCGTAAACATGAGGAGAAGCGCACGACCCATAAAACTATCTGCCTGTTTCCGAATCTCGATAGGAACCTTCTCTAAAAACACAATCACAATGACCATAAACAGACCTGTTAAAACCATGACGGGTTGTTCATATTTGCGGTAGAGGTCATCCATATGAACACGGAAGCCTCCTTTCATAAAATGAGTGCCAGGCGGAAGCGAACTGGACATTTCCCTATTTCATTCCACCAAATCTTATGGAGTTGCGGCCGTTAAAATAACCTAATGGAAATCAGAGTAGTCGTTTGACTATGGAGTATTGTTCAATAGATGATGCTTTTCCTCCGATTGGTGGCGGCCCCGCAAATCCTGGATGCAAAGACAACACGGCGGGCAGTGTAGCACGAAAAGAAGAGCGAAAGAAGGCGAAACGGTGTAAGGGCCCACCTCTTACCTTCTTGGAAGGATCCGGAGACGCTCCTCTTACGGATCCTGACCGTCCGGCACTCATTCCCTTACCTGATACACCCCCTATGAATTCTAGAACAGGTCTCATCCAACACGCACCTGTGGATGCTCCTCCGAGAGAGCCGTTTGAAGACATGAGCCCTGAGCCTCAATCCGAGATGAAAGCCAGTTTCCGCTCTGAGCAGCCTCAGCCGCTGCTTCAGAAGATTTATAACAAACTCCCTAATTTACAAGAAATCGCAGGTCCCAACAAACCTCTCAAAGGGAAACTTCCTAGCTATTTTGGTGCCAATTATGACGATACTCCCGTTGGAAGCAAAGCGCTAACCTATCAAAGTGATGACTCAGTTGAGGAAGGCTTTGCGAGCTTCACGAATGTCATTGGCGATGACCCTGGATACCGTCTGAGCCCTGATTTTACATCGGCTTTCGCAGGAAAAGGGGCTGACAAAGCCTCTGGAGCGGAAGTGCTTCCCATTCCGTCTGTCAAAAATGTCTGGAAGCCACTCACACCAAGTGGAGCAAATACGTCATTCTTTGATAGACTTCCGTCACCTGGAGGGGACATTCCAATTGGTCAAGGAACCGCCTCCTATGACAAAGAGGAGCTGTTTCGCAAGCTTGACAGTATCTATGCTCGTTTGGATGATTTGGAGACGAGAAAGGGTGAAAATGCTCAGACGGAGACGCTATTGTTTATTATGAGCGGTATCTTTGTTCTTTTTAGCATGGATTTACTCGTGAAGCGGACAGGAAATATCCGGATTTTGAATCGCTAAGAATAGAATGGTGAAGAAGTCCTATGAAACCCATGATAACGGCGGACGTCCATTCCGTGTGGAAATACAGGGAATGAAGGTCTCAGTGTGGAAGTCTATGAATACCTATGACACTACTGAACATCCGGCTAAGCATCTCTTCGACGTTACAGCGGATGAAATATTCATTGGTAAAAAATCGCCCAAAGGTGGATATGATGGATTGAAACCCAAAGAGGCTGAAGGAAATAGTGTTTTGCTCCGAAAAGGTTCAAAGTATATCTTTATTGGACATGAAATCTATGAATTTTCTGCTGTGAAAGATGATACCATTGATTTTTTTTATTCAGATATTGGAAATAGCGATGTGCCTTATCCCTTTGCGATAGGAAAAACCCATGTGTATATTCTTCTAGATAAAGTGGCAGTTGAAGTTGATTTCTTTGACTTGAAGAAGCCAATCTATGAACAGTATTATACTGCTGAGAACTATATACCCATGTGTTTGAAAGGGTATGGTTCAGCACAACTTTGTGAAGATAAAAAGGCTGCGAGGGAGAGAGTGGCTGAGTTGAAAGAGAAAACAAGAAAACTCAAAACAAAACTGTTACAAAAACGTATGTGAAGCTCAGCATGGATTTTTAAGAAATCACAACTGAACTTTATTTCTGCTGTCTACGTGTGCGGACTTTCTTCGTAGGCTTCTTCTTGCGTGTGCCTCCTCCAGCAGGAGGAGTGAGTCCTGTGGCACTTCGTAATCCAGATAAAGCATCAGGCCATCTTGTTCCCTCAGGAGGTCTTGCAAATGTATATCCAGGAGAGGGTCCTGGGGAATTAGGAGGACTGTCTAGTTCTGGTTGAGTAACTGGTGCCGTAGATGAAGGAGTCTTCACTTTTTCTAAAAGGCTTTTCAACTCAGCTTCAACTTCAGCGATACTGGCTCCTGTTACGCGGAAAAACTTGATTCGAGTCAAATCGCAATCCGCAGGGGGCTTTGCGTAATCAAAAAAATACTCTCCACCTGAGGTTTTTTGGACACAATATTTGCGTCCAAGTACATCGCCTTGAAATTCATCGGCAGAAATAGGCTCACCCGCCTCAGGGTCACTTGCAGTAGACCCAGAAGGGCCTCCAAGTCCAGGACTCACGATGCCAAGTGGGGATGTTTCACTGGCTCCAGAGGCTGCTGATGACGTGCTGGCTAAGGGAGGTGGAGATACAACTCCGCTTGCACCTGGGGCTGCTCCGTTTGGCACAGGCCCCGCTTCGCTTGGCACAGGCCCCGCTTCGCTTGGCACAGGCTCTGTTCCACTTGCCGCAGGGGCTGCAGGGCCCGTTGTATTTTCTAAAGGAGCTTCTCTTGCTGCTGTTGCTTCAGCCATTTCTTCTACTTCTGATGGCGACTTTTGTTTCGTCGGGTGTATCTACGCACAATAGGGTCTCCTAAATCTAGAATTTCAGAACCCCCTGTTGTAACTTTTGGCCAGAGAGTATCAGGTGCGAGTTGTAAGAGATGGAAATGATTTTCTCCAGCGGACTCTAAGAAGAGAACATGTGTGAGAGGGAATTGAGTCGTATCATCTGTGACTTTGTTATAAATATCACGTAAGGTATACGACCCATCAGGTTCCTTCACATAAATTACAAGCACCTTATCTTTCAAATAGGCTGTTGCTAATCCAATTCCAGCGTCATAGACTTCTGCGTAGGGTCTCTCCGTATCCTCTGGGAGTATCATTCGTCTCAAAAATTCATCAAAATTCATCTTATAGTATTTTCCTGCGATATGAATTCTCCCTTCCTTTTGGGCTGCTGTAAGCGGAGGACCAGACGGTTCAAATCCTCCGTTCGCTGTTTCCCGCGGTGATGGTTCCTCGACCACTTCAGCTTCTTCACCCTTTCTTGCAAATTCACGATTAAAGACTGTTTCTGCTGTGTCGTCAAAACTATTAATACTTTTCGCAGTTGCTTTGTTTGTTGTTAAATACTCTTGGACTTCACGCACAAATTCCATTGTCTCTTCCTTGGATGGTATATACGATGTAGCTGTATCAGGTTGAGGATTCTCTTGAAGTCCTTTCAATACAGCACGATAGAAACACAAGCCATCATCCTTCACATTTATTCTGCGAAAGGTGTCTGCTGAGACAGGGCTGCGCTTGACGTCGTCTATTGTGTATGTTGTGGCAGAAGGTGGATTCGTGACGACTTGCGGCTCTGTAGCAGCAGCAGTTCCTTGCGTTGGTTTTGCACCAGACGCTTTGCGAAGTCGACCCAGGGTGCCACGAAAATCAGGGGACGATGTGCGGAGACGAGCACCCAAACTACTTGCTGCTTGGCCCATACGACCCAGAGCGCCACGAACATCAGGAGAGGCAGCACGTATACGAGCCCCCAAACTGCTTGCTCCTTGACCCATGCGACCCAGAGCACCGCGAACATCAGGAGAGGCAGCACGTATACGAGCCCCAAATCCTCTCGCACGCTCAGCAAACGTAGGGCCTTTTTTCTCTTCCTCTTTCTCCTCCTCTTCTTCCTCAGGAACATCACTCTCCTTCATCATTTCTGACAGAGCTGTAAAGATAGAACTCATATCAGGGCGCAGAACGCGATAGAGCGAAAACTCACAATTCATATCCCCAGGAACATCCGCAAAGTCTGCGTAATATTCATCAGTCTCCGCATTATAACAAATTCTGCCAAGCGGGTCAAACAAATTGCCTTGGAACTCTTCTAGCGAAATAGATAGAAGTTGCTTGGGTTTTCCTTTGAGTAAATTCTTCAAAATCTGAATGACATCCATGAAGTTCAAAGGTTTGAGCACGCCCATTTCATCATACATTGTTTCTAACACTTCACGAAGCATAGCAAAATACATCTGCTGAACAAAGACCTGGGAATTGGAGCACTCTGCACTACTCAACAAGGTTGTATCTTGAAAACAATTGGATAACACGATTTTTTCCATGAACTCTGCGAGTTTTTTTGGAGCGTCTTTCTTTCCAAAGGCTTTATTTAACAAAGAAGGACGAAGTTGAAGTGAATTCAAAAACGTTGCCTCTTCCTCTGTGAATTTCCCCGCTTCCCAGTCTTCTTTGACCCCCTTTGTTCCAATTGGATAGCGAATTTGAAACGATAATCCATTCAAACTCACTGTTCGTTCCTCAAGCGCCTTTGTCGCAGTTGCAGTGGATTCAAATCTTTCTTTTTGAGGCAACACAATTTCCTCTTCCTTGGTTTCAGTTTCAGTTTCTACAGTGGAAGGTGCTACTGCAGCAACTGTCTTGGTTGGCTCTGGAAGAACAGGAGGCTTGACTACACCATTAGAGTTGGTTAGTTTTGCGAGGTTTTCAGGAGACAAGGTAGCACCCGCTTCTTTTAAGAAAGGCATTTTATCTGTATTTTTGTAAAGAGCATAAATAGCATTTCCAGGTAACTTTGCTTCCGCGAGAGATTCTACTCTGTATCCTCCTTGAAAGCCGTCACATGATTTGCCAGACGGGCAAATAATCTCAGTCTTTGTGGGAAACGTCACAGTCTTGCCTCGCTTAAAATTAAACGTAAAGTATTTTTGCTCAGGTTTCGCATCCCCTTTGTCTGTGGGCAATTCGTCGTCGTCATTGATATCAGGAACGATAATTATATCTTTGTAGAGTTCATTGTTCGGTTTTTGTAACATTTCACTTACCTTGACAGACGCATCGGATTCTGAAATGGGCAATTCGCTTCCACGAAGGATAATATGCTGTTTCTTAAAGATGATAATGTCTGGTTCAAGGAATGGAGCAAGTGGCCGTGTAAGGTCAGCAACAGAATATATGTATTTGTATAACGAGCAACACGCGAGTGCGAAGGGAACGTCGACAGTATTCAATAAAAACAAAGTATTCAGATTTTTCTTATCAGCTCTGAGTTTCACCTGTAAAAATTCATTGTAAAGCTTGGCATTTTTTTGGGTATCGTCTTTGTGAAAAAATGACCCTGTAAACACTATATATTCGTTTGGTTTTGTATTTCCTGCGGCATCGGTTAACAATGCGACATATTGTAAGAATTTACTCAAGTCGCCATTGATATCAGGGACTATCCAAAGCACAGGATTGTCCACAGTAATTGTTACAATGCGCCGTCTTACATGTTGAAAGAATAAAGCTGAGATAGGACGGGCTTCTGCGGCACTCGGGCAAATAGCAAACGTTGGATTGTCAATGCCTGAGGATGCATATTGAACAGGATTGCTTGTAAAGCTGGTTAGCTTTTTAAGAGTCGGCTCTACCTCCAATCTGTAGCGTCGAATGTTGCTTATCAAGGCAGCCTTTAAAGCTTCATCAGTGGGTGTGGGCAAGGGAATGCTTGTGAGTTCCGGTGTATAGCGCTCTAAGAAATACTCTTTGTAAGCCTTCTCATCCTCTCCTCCTGTTTGGCCACCCCCTTTCACGGGAACGATGGTAGCACTTGCGCCAACATTCAAAAGACTATTGCTTGGATTGTAATCGGAAGGCAAGCTCGCTCCTGCTTCCATACCCCCGCCACCTTGGACAGGCACAATCGGAGCATTCCCTCCTTGTAGCAAACTCACTTCTGGATTATACCCTGGGGCGACTTGGGACGCCATCTGTTGATTCCTCCGAAAAAAGTGGCCTAAGCATAGACCGAACATTTATCCAGCAATGGCCTCTACGATTGTTGAACCTCCTCCCTCAACCATGATTCGCTATGAATCGGATTCCAATCCCACTCGCCGTAAAAAAATTCATTGTAAACAAGAACTTATTGTGAATTCTCTTCAGCGATTCTATGCGAATCGCACAGACATTGCTGAAATTGTGACACTCCTTCAAGGGACCTCTGAAATAAGTCTTCGTGTAATTGATTGGTTTGTTACCAATTACGCCAAGACACATTCTACGGCATACATGCTCAATGGCCAAGAGTTCCTCGTCTATAGGGACTACAAGTCTCAACTCAAGGCTTACAGTAAGAAACTTTTTGACCCGTTTTGTCGTCGTGAGCGCATTTATTTTCAGGTTCCGAATCATCCTCCTTTCTTAACCACTGTTGCTAAGCTGAATTTTTTCAGATGGGCCATTGAAAAGGATATTCTGACGTTTATCCAAGGCCACCAGGAAGCCATTGAGAAAGAGATGAACTTGGCCATGAAAGAGTTAGCCAAGATGCGCACGACTCCTACAACCGGGAGCAGCACTTCGTCAAGTGATACGACCGTTACAACAACTACAACACAATCCAGTCGTTCTACAACACGGAGACGTGTTTCAAATAAAGATTCGGCTCCCATTAAGTTGATGCAAAAACACACGATTTCTACAGAAATGTCCTTTGATTAGGCTATTTGCCTGGAGGGTTTGTGCGGAATACCTTTGCGATATCATCCATCTTGGGTTTGAGTTCCTCATAGGCTTTCAAGGAATTTAAGGTATCCAAATTATTGTCTTCAACAAAGGTGGGGGATACCCATTGTGTTGTAAAGGTGCGTCCGAGTAATTGTCTGGATTCGCGAACACCTTTATCAAACCGGTCTTCATAAACGGCTGACCGGAGCTCACGAACAGCATTGCGTGAATCATATTCAGGAGCATATCCTTCAAAATAAGGATTTTGTGTGAATCCATCTTGTCCAGCTTTCATGGGCCGATTCTGTATATACAGTTTTCCGTCGAGTTTGCGACTATTTGTAGGATTCATATCAGAGAGAGCTTTGGGGCCATTCACATCCGGTCTATCTTGTTGAAGATAGGGAGCATCTGTTTGCCAGTGTTCAAATTGTCTGATATTCGCGGCGTCACGCGTGCTTATTTCACGCCGAGACCGAATATTCATAGAGAGAAAATTTGTCTCGGGTGTGTAATAGGCTGGGATGGGCTCCATCTAAACCTTCCTTTCTTTTCATTACTAAGATGAAACTTGTACCATTTTTCCTCAAAGAATCAAGGAAACATATATTTCAGATACAAACACTGACTGTCTTTTTAGCTCACGCAGGAAAGGCTCTGTGGACGACAGATGAATCTGGAGTTGTCTCTAAGGAAAAGATTTTGTCTGACTATTGTGAAGCTAATGGGTTTGTCGTCAAAGAAATCAACATTGAAAAAGACATTGCGTTTGTCGAGATTGACCCTCGTGCAACAAATCTCTCTGATTTTTATTCATGGGAAGAGGCGCTTGACAAACCTGGTAAACCTGAATGCTGGAGGCGCTTTTATTTTTTTCAAGACAAGGAGGGCAGTGACTGGTGGTCTCCAAAAGGGTTGATTGAAGCTGAACTTCAAGGCTTTGGAAATGTCGAAGCTCTTTTCAGACACCTAAGAACTCTCTGCTAAGATACTCTATATGAGTGCTCTCTCGGGAAGAAATAAAACATTAAAAAGGACCCATGATATAAGTGGAGATATCATTTCTCTTAATACAAGACGAACTGTCACTTTTGATTCAGATACATTAATGAATTTTTTAGATCAGGATGCGGGTGGCGCCTACAAACGTCAGTGGCATAGATTAGAGCGTGGGCTTCGTTTGAATCGTCTCCGCAAGTTCGCTGAGGAAGAGGCTGGGCGACTCCATTTATCCGATACAGAAAAGCAAAATTTATACAATCTCTTGGCCAAGAGTTTAGATAAGAAATTATTGAATAGTAAAACAGCAGTAATTTATGACCAAGAGAAGGAATCTATTACAGAAATTAAGGGACTTGTTATGCATAGAAACTCAGAAGGCCTTGTCTTGTTTCAATTGCTGGATAAACAAAAGAATATTACATTTCGGAATAAGAAGGCAGCTTCGCAAGATCCGCCGACTAATGCTTAAGGGGGTCATGAAAGTTGATTGAATAGAATGATGAAAGGTCATCATACTATGCTATCACCTATACTTGAGCTTGTAAAATCAGTTGAAACACAAATTCCGTATGGGAATCATACCATGTTTCAAAAACTTTGGAAATCTGAAACAGAGTCAGCTCTCCAATTAACAGAGCCAGAGAATACAGAGCAGTGTCTTGAAATGCTCGACATGGTTTCAGATGCGTTAGAAATCTTTACGAGGGAAGCAGAGAATCCTCCATGGAAAACCATGACGGTTCAACAGCGGCGAGACAAGGTGAACCAACTTAAGAATCTTCCTCAGATTCCTCAGCGTTCCCAAGAATGGTTTGAAAACTATGGAAAAGTCTTAACTGCGAGTGAATTCTCCGCTCTCTTTGTGAATAATAAGCGAAAACGGGACCTTGTCTATAGTAAATCGCATCCTTGCCAAGATTCAATTGTAAGCTTTCGTCATGCGTGTCCAACGAGTGAAATGAATGCGATTGGATGGGGAATTCGCTTTGAACCTGTCATTAAACAGATTCTAGAAACCAAAGACAAATGTTCTATTTATGAGCCAGGACGTATCCAACATCCAACGAATACGCATCTTGCTGCGAGTCCAGATGGAATTGTTGAAAAGGCAAGCCACTCCCAGCAACTTGGTCGTTTGATTGAAATCAAGTGCCCCTATTCCAGAGAAATTGGTAAAGAAATTCCTTCTGATTACTGGATTCAAATGCAAATCCAAATGGAAGTGACCGATGTGGATGAATGTGAATACATTGAAGCGAATCTGGTTTCAAAAAGAGCTAACCAGACAGAGCCTGTAGATTTGAGTGGAGCAACCTTCACAGGAGTTGTCTATCTCCTCAAAGAAATCGTGGAAGACGGCGAGCCCTTTGATTACAAGTATGTCTATGGAGACATTGGCTCTTCTAAAGTGCCTGAGATTCCTGAAGGATATGAGTGTGTGGAGACAATCCCTTGGGGCCTCAAAACTTGGCACCGCAAACTAGTTCAGCGAGACAGAGCCTGGTATGAAGGAACCTTGCCCTGGCAAGAAGCCTTTTGGCGAGAGGTCGAGTCTGCTAAGCAAGGCACTCTTGCTCCTCTTATTCCTGCGAAGCCTACTGCGTGCTTGATTACTGATGATTGATAGAGCTCTCTTTCTAAACTGCCTTAGGTAAGACAGCATTTTTATAGAAAGCAAGATTGAGCTCTGTCAAAGGTGCTGAGCAACTGTCAGGAAACTCGCGCTTGTAGTTGTTAGTGCGTTGTAAGAAGTTACCCGTCTGATTTGTTCGTTGCTCAAAATCTGTCTCAGAGCAACAGGCCGCATTCAGGCAGCTGATAGACCCGCGAGGAGCAGGAGGAAGATTCTGTAACAAGTTGTAGGGCTTGCGTGGCTCTTTCAGAGACGCATCCGCGGGTCCACTCACATCACTTGTTTCAGGTGTTCCAGTCACCTCTCCTCCCGCATCAATATTCAGGAAGGCTTCCGCAACCTGCGCTTTCTTTTTTGCCTCTTGCTCTGAGAAGAATTCCGCAGACGACCCTAAATCACCAATGTTATTGGGACCCGCTGTGTGTCCACCGATGGCTTCACCCCCACCTCCGCGAAATCCTTCAATATCTCCCAAATTGCTGGGGCCCGCTGTGTGTCCTCCAATGGCTTCACCTCCACGAAAGGACTCACGCTTCTTCTCGTAGATTAAATCTGCCTGATTCAAATCTTGGAATCCCATTTCTTGATACGCAGCACCGCTGCCCCCCACACCTGCTCCAAATCCACCTCTGAATCCTGACATTTGTTTATGAACTGTCAGCAAGACTATTAAAATCACAAAAAAAAGGAGGACTGTTACTAACGGTCTCATTCTATTCTAGAACCCCCTTTTTACGGAAGAGCAAAGCGATTTGTCCAAATCCGAGCCTCCTCTTCATATTTCGCTTTATTCGTCTTATACAGATGAGCAATTTCAGGGACGAAAGGGTCATCGGGATTGGGGTCAGTTAATAGACTTGTAATGCTCAGCAGGACTTTGCTAATTGTGAGAGCGGGAGACCATTGCTGTTTCAGAATATCCAAACAGATTAATCCTGCCGCATTAATGTTGGGGTGATAGATTTTCGTCAAGAACTGAATATGAGGAGGCTTGAACGGATAATCTACCGGAAACTGAATTTGAAGTTTGAATACACCACCTTGGTAAGGACTTTCATGGGGTCCCATAATGAATCCTTCCCATCGAAACATATCTTCAGTGTTTGGACCCGCACTACAATTGGAGGGAGGGTCCTTTTGGAGGTCAGCTAGTTCTTTCTGAATGCGCCGTAGAGACATCGGAGTAAATAAGGTTGTGCTGGTGGGTTTAAGTTTTCCCAATTCAATTTTCACGGCTGTACATAGAAATTGAAATGGTCACTGCTCTTCCTCTTTTGGCTGAATTCTTAGGAACTTTCTTGTTGACATTGTCAATCTTGGCATCGGGTGGAAATCCATGGATTACGGGTGGTGCTCTTGCGTTAATCATTTTGCTTGTGGGCTCAATGAGTGGAGCGCATGTGAATCCTGCTGTTTCGTTAGCGATGTTCTTAAAGGGTGCTCTCAGCTCACAGGAGCTTGGTTCCTATGTCGTCGTCCAATTGTTGGGTGGTGCGAGTGCACTCTATACCTTCAATGCCTTTGCCTAAGCAACCCGGTAAACCTTAGCCTTTCTGAAATCTTACAAAGAGAACCGCTGCTAATCCAAGCAAAAGAACCACGGGCAACGTGGCTTCATGAGACGAACCCGTAAATCCCTCAATCTTCATCATACCTTTCTTACAATTATTTTCTTCATGATTTGCTATCAGCGAACCATCTGGACAATGTGTCTGCCCTTGATTTTCCTTATCCCACTCATCCTTTGTGAGCCATTTGTCAAAAATGAAACGAGTCTGGTGAGGTAAGCCATTTATCATTTTGATATCCCCTGGATATAAAGGTCGTATCAAGTCTTTTCCATCGACATTTTTCAGCCTCCCTTCGGATGTTCCAACAGGCATCGTCACTTGCTTACATTTCGCATATCCCGTTCCAAAGACAGCATTCATCACGGGTATAGGGTTTAATCCATCCCGAGCATCTTCCAAAATTCCTGGAGCCAATCCTTTCAGCCCTGGATATCCTAGCTGTTGGAAGGCTGTTTGAACTTTTTTGCCCAACAAATCCCCCTTGGGAATTCCATTAATATACACCCACATATCGGCTCCATTGCTACACTTTGTAAGTGTGCGAACGTAGTGATTTACACCCATAGGAAAGGGTTTTCGGCCCATATTCCGGGTTAATCCTGAAGTCGGCCCTCCAAATCCAATCATATCAGCATAAAATGCGACACCTTGGACACCACTGGCAACATCATCTAAGGAACCACCTCTGCGAACCCCAATTTCATTGGGCATCGGCATTTCATCCGCAAAATTGTAATCAGGAGGTTGTGAATCTGCGCTACTTGTATCTTGTTGCGGGAGAATACTTGTCCTTGTATCGTTTCCACCACCGCTTGCCATGGCTCTCTACTTAAACTATTGTGAGGTTATATATCTAAATGGGACAACCTCCGATTGAATTGACAGTTGCGATTCCTACGATGCGACGATGGAAGGGCTTCTTGGAAAAAAGCCTTCCTTTGTTCCTGAGCAATGAAAACGTATCCTACGTGGTTGTCTGTGATGAGACCGGAGAGGATGCCAAAGCCATTGAAGCATCACCTTGGGCCCGTCACCCAAAGCTGCGTGTCTTTGTAAATAAACAACGTCTAGGCATGTATGCGAATAAGCGAAAGTGCGTGGAGATGTCTCCTACCGATTGGGTTGCTGTCCTGGATTCTGATAATCTCTTTCCTGATGAATATTTTGAAGGCCTTCTTCATGCATTGAACGATACGACTGCTTCCACAAAGACAGTCTATGCTGCTTCCGAGATTGTCCGTGTCTTTTTAAAGACAGGTGAATCGGAAGAAAAGACTCGTCAGTTTACGGGCATGTGTATCACACGAGCCAATTGGAATCGTGTTCTTCAAATGCCAGGGTGGAACTTTTTATTGAATGATGGAAATTGGGTCGGTCACAAATCAGTCTTGGAGGCATGGCCACCCATCTCTGAGGAAAAAGTAAAAGCCACAGATTCAATTCGGATTGTAAAAAACCTCATCGAAAAAGGATGGTCCTATTACATCACCCCAGGAATGCGCTACATTCACACCGTTCATGATGATTCAGAATGGATTAAAACAGAAGCAGATTCCAGTTATTTATTGGCCACGACAGATTGGACACTTCGTGCGTAAAAAGGGCTTCATGAAATTTGAATAGAACAGCAGACACACCTTCAGCAAATGGCCACATCACTTCTCCCTGGCGTTCGTAGGTCTCCTACAAATCAGTTTACTGAAAAGGAACTCTCTTGGTTTCAATTGGATACTCAAGACAGTTCAAAACAAACTGACAAGGCCGACTATCATTGTATTGGCTGCGGTTCGCTCGTAGAAAAGACAGATATTGATGAGATTATTGTGTGTGTAAGCTGTGGAGAAGTTGTTGAGCGCATTTTGGATACATCTGCGGAGTTCCGATTCTTTGGAGCAGAGGACCGGTCTTCTACTGACCCTTGCCGCGTTGGAGCTCCCATTGATATGCGATTTCCAGCCTCTACCTTGGGCACTATCATTCTTCAACATTCGTCAGGAGGTCCCAAAACAGCAGGCCGAGCCATGGCCAAAATCCGACGCTACCACACCTGGAACATGATTCCTTACAAAGAGCGTTCTCTCCTTCAAGTCTTTGAACAGTATGCTCTGACTGCGACGAACTTTGGAATCAATATTCGTGCGATTGACACTGCGAAACAACTCTACATTCAACTTGTGGAGCACTGTGACCGTCGTGGTATGTCACGAAATTGTGTCGTGGCAAGTTCAATTTATGCTGCACTCAAGATGGTGGGAGAGCCCCGAAAGCCCAAGGAAATTGCGGAAATGTTTCATTTGACAACGGCGCAGTTCACCAAATCCTACAAGTATTTCCAAGAAGTGCTTGCGTTAGCACGGCAACGTGGGCAAATCGCAGACACCTTGGCTCCGGCCAATCAAGCTAGCACGCGGGCTTCTGATTATATTACGCATCCTTTGAGTAAACTTCCTGTTGCTCGCAGTCACTATCCAGACATCCAGTTTGCGGCAATTCAGGTGGCGAATAAAGCAGAAGAGATTCTCATTAGCCCCGAAAATATGCCACCGAGTTTGGCAGCAGGCGTGCTAGCCTTTGTCTTAGCTCGCATGGACTACTCCGAAATTCCTCTCAATCGGATTGCGTCTGTTTGTAATGTGAGTGAAGGAACTTTAACCAAGTGTTTGAAACGCTTGGAAGTATCAGCTGAAAAACTTTGGTCTTAATAGAATGGGCCAAATCCAGTCCACGAATATACCTTCCAAAGAAGTGATACTGGCCAAAACGAAAGGTGGAACAGACCTTGTAAATCAACTCTTTTCATGGATGATTCAACAGACAAATATCCGTGATTTTTATTTGATGGCCAATCCTTCCCAGTGTAAGAAATATATTATGCTGACAGCGGATGTCTTGAATAAAGTGTTTTATAAGATTGATGTGATTCCGAAGGCTGGCCCTGGAGGAACAATCTATTTCCGAAAGATTGATAAACTCAACCCGCAGGATTCTTCTGACCCTCTGTATAAACATCGTGAAATTAACTGTTTGCGATTGGCTTTCTTGTATGTTCGTATTTTCCAAGTCTTTGCCGCGTTATCCCTCACAATTTTGGATGCGGACCCCAAGATGGAAATGGATCTGATACGCGATATAAGTAAATTAGGACAAACAGAGCTTGTTCCTCTCTTTGGACAAAAACAGAGTGGAGGTGGTTTAAATTCAAGAAAGCCTCTTCCTCCTGGATTCCAAGCGCTTCGTGAATCACTTTCTGAAGTTCCCACGAATCCAAGCTATTATAAATTTACAGGAACCTCAATCTATTTGGAGTTCCGATCCCAAGGGATTGATGGGTCTCTTCCCATTAAATATGATTTTTCAGCGATGAAAAATGGGAAAAAGGAACAGAGAATTATCGAAGGGCGCATTCTTCTCAATCAAAAATCAACAGATGAAATTGAGATTCAATTGTCTGGTCTCCAACGCACAATTGGTGATGTGAAGAAACTGCTAGACGACAAGAAAATATCCTTTACACGCTATTCAATTGAAGATATCTATAGAAATCAATATTCTCACAGCATCCCTCAGGAATTAAATATTCTGTTCCAAAAATATGCGTCGTTAGAATACTCTGGAAAAGACAGAAATGAAGATTCAATGAAACGAAAGGATAGCCCGAGTATCACACAATTTGAGAAAGATATGGGAGAGGTTGCGGAAGGTCTTCACACGAAAACAATCGTGAGTGCCTTTACACGCACAACACCTCCGAAAGCGCACTGTATTGCGAGAGCGCTTCAACTTGTCTCAGATGCGGGCATTCAGTCGCAGTTTCCCAAAGAAATCTATTCTCATATTTGTAAAACCAAATTCATGGCCGATACACGCTCATTGCCTCCGTCTGGAGAAAGAATTACAAAAGAAGATGGTATATATGCATTAGCTCAGCTGTTTTATGATACACTGAAAGAAGCGACTCCTTCTATAAGTCAAGCCACTCAAGAGCAATACAAAGCGTTCTTAACAAAAATGAAGTTTATCTTTGAAGAAACAAAGAATAGTAAAGTTTCGTTGAATTCTCTCAAAGGAAATCCTTTGGATTCCATTGTCAATAAATTGCCTGCTGCTTCATGCAGTAAGGACACTGTTGATAAGACCTTCAAGATTCAAAATGCGAACCTGATTCGTCTTATCAGAAATAATGTAAGACAAATGGTGGACTATCAAATCAATCACACGGCCAATGCGACAAAAATTCTTCGGAAACTCTTCTTATTACCGATTGAATCAGGAAAGCCTCTCCAAATTCATCCCAATGTTCTCAAAGGAGGCATGGAGGAAATCAATTCTATCGCAGAAGAGGCCCGAAATCTCCTTGTAGATTACTATAGTCAATGTGAAGTGTTGTATCGCTCTGGTGCCGAAATTATTGCGGCAAATAAAGCCCTCACAACAACTATCTAGAGTAGATGGAGGATTGCCTCTTTTGTTTAGAGCCCGTTAGAGAAAATCATACAGTAAATCCCCCTGGGTGTTCCTGTAAGGTTATAGCACATGAAGCATGTATTCACGCTTGGTATAGTCAAAAACAGAGTCTTGAATGTCCGATTTGTCATACGGTTGTCATCCAAAATCCGATTCCCGTCTTTGAAATCAATCAAGCAATTCAGGAACGAAGAGTCTATCAGATAAATCAAAAAATAGCGGCTGGATGTTGTTGTCTTATAATGGTATGGTTTACAAGTTTAAGTATTCTGGAGTATATAATTCGTCGATAGGCTGTAGTATCATTTGTAAAGAGTTAATTACTTGACCCAGGGCGACAAGTTGCCTTCTTACTTTTTTAACATCTGTAATGGTAGCTCCACGCTGCTCCGCAATTTGGCGTATCGGAGAAGGACGGAGATTGGCTGTCAATTTACTCTTCCAAGTCTCACCATATCGTGCTTGAAATATATCTAAGAAATCTTGAATGATAACATCTCGTAATTCGGGCGAAAGAGGCATTCTTTCTTTTGAAGAATTACTCTATATCTTTAGGATTACAAAATGAAAAATGGCTTTGTTGTAAAAAAAGACCCAGGATTGTAATTAAAAATATACCAAGAGTATCCTGCGTCTTTTACCCAGCCTTGTTTCGTATCATGAGGAATGTTTTTATCCAGGAGAACAATATCAAAAGAGCAAAAATCCACACATGTTTCAACAGCGAGTTTTTGTATCTGAAGCGGAACTTCTACTGTCTGAGGCAACATCCATGCTAACTCTCCTATTTTATGCCCTTCAGGAACTGTCCTATGATGTAAATTTGTCACACAGAGAAAAATTGAATGACCACGATAATTGAATGAATACAGTTCAGAATCACCATTCAATTGATAAGGAAGATTGGCCACAAATTTCGTTAAGGGTAAATACTCTGCGTGAGAATACTTTTGAATTGGAGTAAGAAGACCAATTCCCATTGAACCAATATATTCAACAGCATCTCCAATCGGTTTTTTTCGTCTTGCGATATATTGACTTGTGTATAAGGGAGGCAGTTTCCAAAGAGGAAATCCTTCTTTTAAAAAAAAATGAACAAATCGTTGATGACGAGCCGTTTGTTGAACTAATTGTTCAAGCATCGCGGAGGCAATTCCATGCTTGCGGTAAGTTTGGTGGACACAGAAGTAATCCACAAGACCACTGTTTGGAAGAACTTCATGAGATACCTTCAATCGTCCAAGAGGCTTGCTGATACAACATCCAATGAGTTTTTTATCGTTTGTAAAAACGCCAACACCAATCCAATCTTCCAGAAGAAATCCTTGTTCAATGCGGCTCTGGGATAGAACGAGTTTACACCGAGGATAAATAGAAAACTGGTCTCTCAAAAAGGGCTCTACGAGTTTGGCATGTCTAGGAAGTAAAGTTACACATGCAAATCCAGCTGGAAGACGACACCGACGAGGCTTGGACGCAACGAGTTGGTCTTGAATTCCAAATTGTGGGCCAGAGCATGGATTGAAACTTTCGATACAGTCTGACCAATGCGGTCCTGGGAATTGGGACCAGAACGACATCCTGCTAATCACAGGTAAAAATGAATCCTAAAGCTGCCCTACCGTAGGGACTACACAGTATGGTTGAAAACACTCCTACAAAGATGCCAAAGCGTTGTATGAAAGAGGATTGTAAGTGTAAACTCAAACTAACAGACTTTGCGTGTCGGTGTGGAAACTATTATTGTGAGAAACATAGACTCTCTGAGACGCATGCGTGTAGCTTTGATTATAAGGCCTTTCATAAAGATATCTTGCTCAAGACTCTTAGCACGCCCGTTGTCGCGGAAAAAGTGAGCGTGATCTAAAAATTGAGCGGCGAAAACCCTGGGTTGCCTGGTAGAGCCATGTCCCCTAAGACTATATTCCAAGAGAGCAGCAATATCCAGATTCGTCTTCTCCGTGATGAAAATGAGGCCAATGATGACCGCATTGTCATTCGCTATAAGGGCGAAGATACCTACCAGATTTACTTCCGAGATGCTAATACAGTTTCAAACCCCCCACCCACGTATCTGACGGTTCTCTCAGGGGATGAACTGGATGTGTATGTAGAGTCTCTCTTTACTCTCCTTGTCCGCGATAAGGCTCCTTTCAAGGCGATTGAGTTTCAGATTCCTTGTTATCCTGTTCTCCGTTACAACATTGAGGATCTTCATAGTGATACGCTCCGTGACACACTGAAGCGTATTATGCCTATTCTCTATTCGGCCATCAAGATTTAGACATTCTTAGTTCCCATATACATAACAATTAAAGAAGGCGACCACCGACCCATCATTTGAGTGTGTTTCGGTGAGAACCAAGCAATGTCATCTTTTTCTCTCTTATCTTTGCGCAACCGAGCCCAGGCAGCAGGATGCTCTTGAAGCCACTTGAATTCAGCCGCAGCATTTTGGATTTCCTCAGGAGTTACAAAGCCTTGAAAGACGTGATATTGAAAGTAATGATTCTTTGGATAATCTTTTTCTTGGCTTTGAAGAACTAATGTTGTATGTTGGAGTTGAAGAATCTCACGAATTTTAGCTTCCTCTTCGACTTCCCGTTGAACATTTTCTTCCAACAGTTGTAAGATTGATGCATTGGGATGGCGGAGTCCATCTTTGCCTTCCATTTGACCTTTCGGAGGTTCCCATGTTTTTTTCTTTGGGTCACCATCAAATCGTTTCACCACTAAAAACTTGTCTTTTTGAAAGGGTGCGCCTGCCTCATGAAGAAAGCAGCAGGCCCGTAAATAAACCCTCCATCCTTCTGTCGGGTGTTCTACATAGAAATATCGCTTGTTTGGAGCAAACGGAAGTCTTTCTGCTCCCCTCTTCAATCCGGGTTGGAACACATCAAAAATAGGAACGTCTTTTGACATACCCCTAGTCAATCTCAAGAGAAAGAAGTGAGTGGAAAATTTCTTCCGCTCCTTCTGTCTGATTTGGGAAAAAGAATGTCCACCATTGATGGACTCCAATGGGGTCTTCGTAGATACAAGATTCTGAAATATAGGTTACAGCAGTTTCAAAGTCTGGGATGCGGTATTGATATTTCTTAGCGCCTTCACATAAGAAGATATCTTGTGCCCACATGGTATCAGGAAACCTTTCGCAAATTGTTATCATAGATTCTTTGTTTCGGAAGGAGAATCCACCCCCACAAGACGTTTCATCCCATTCGTAGGGAGCAGCAATCAAGTCATATTGCTTCCATTCTTCAGGAATTGGCTTCCGTATATAAGAATCTACTTCAAGAAATAAATGATATGTTCCAGGAAGTGATGCATAGAAAGATTTGGATTTCAAAAGGTCATTGTATTCCTTCTTTCCATGCTCCGCATCTGGATTTCCTTGAAAGGCTTGTTGAATTACAATAGTTTTCTCACCACAGATTGTTTTACAATACTCGTAATTTAGATCGGAACAAACAAGAACAATTCCCCAGGTCCGAGCAAAATAGGCTGCATTTTGCAAGACAAACGCAAGATTAGGATGAATTCGTCGTTCTACAAGAATTAAATAGGAATCTGTTTCGTTAGGAACAGTATGGCCTTTCCAGAATTCTTCAAGTTTCTTTCCATATTTGTGCTTTAAAATATCATAAATCATGGGGTCTAGAGCCATACGTTTTTTATGGCGCTGCTCTGATGTCAATTCATCAGGTGCTTGAGAAAATTCATCAAAAATATGAATTGTCTCAATCATGTTTCTACTACTCTTTAGGGGTGACGGAAGAACAAAAGATACGAATATTCAAATCCAACAGCCACTAAATCAAGATATTTGGTATAGACCCATCCAGCAGCCTGTCCCATTTTCACAACTTCTTCCATGGTTGGCATTGTCATTTTATGTTTTTGTCTCCGCACAGTGCCATCCTTAAAACGGAAGGTTTCTGTAAATTCGGCTTGAGGGTCATACAAATCAAAGCGACCCGTATAGGTAAATTTATCAAAGACGACATTGCTTTCTGTCAGACGCTTCTTGGAATATTTTTGGAGTGAAAATCCCACCAGAGGGGATGCGGATTCGAGCATAGGGTCAAACTTGTATTTGTTCACCACTTCCACAACAAGCTCTCCTCCAGGTTTCACCCACAAAAACATATTGCGGAAAAAGGCCTCTTTGTCTGGTAAATAATACAACGTGAAATACAAGCACGCAGCGTGCGTCACTTCACCTCCAGATAACGCAGAAGGATTGTTCAAATCCGCTAACCTGTAGCTCACAGTGGGATTGTTCTGATTTCCAAATTTGGCTTTGTCTAACATCGGCTCGGATTTGTCCAAGGCCAAGACAGATTTCACTTTCATTTTCGCAAAGGCAGCTGATGCAACGCCAGTTCCACATCCTGCATCCAAGACTTCCATCTGCTCAGCTTTCCATGCCTTTTGCTTCCACTCTTGAAGAATTAGAGCAACTTTGGCCGCTGTGCGTGTCTGCTGCTGGGTCAATTGGTCATAGACGGAGGCGTAGAATGTATCATAGAGTTTATCATTGGTCAAAAAGGTTTCTTGATTCTCCTGCGTGTCCGTAAATCCTTCTCTCTGGGGTGCCATACCAGGCGCAATAACCACCTGGTCTTGTAGTTTGTGAATGGCAATCAGTGCTAGATAATTTGCCAACGCAATCACAAACAATACAATCAGTATTTTTGAGAGTGTCATACCGAAGGCCATCTTCCTAGTCTATCTTGCGTTTTCGTGTTGTTGTGCGCAACCGCCTACAGGTCCGAGTATTCTTATTTTGTTTATAAGCACATCCAGATTTATAATATTCAAGTGTCTTACATAAATCATGATAGGTAGTGCGATTGAGTAAAACAAGTTTCTCTTCAATTGTCTTCCGAATGTCCCACAAGGCTTTGCGTGAGCTCGCGCGGCTTTTCCAGATTGAATTGGAGCAATCTTTCATTTCCTCCTTCCAGATCTGTCTCCATTCATCAAAGGGTAAAACATGGGACAGAAGTTTCCAAAAGCGACAGACATACTGAAATCGGCACTGACCAGACAAATAATTCCATTGAAGCATTTCCTTTTTTGTTTTTAATGTCTGTTTGGGAGGTGCTTGAGGCAATGGTGTTTCCTCATTTGCCAAGGGATGGCTTTCCACGATGGAAAACAAGAATTCCCATCCAGGAAAGTCTGTTTTAGAGCATCCAAACTCCAACCGTTGTTGATAGATATCTTTCACTATTGAAAAAGGCGGATCTTCAGGAATGGTCTGCCCTTGCTTTCGGAGTGTCTCATTGACAAGACCATGAATTTCATAGAGCCATTGGCTCAACGATTCTTTACTTTTTAAGGCAGATTCCAAAGGAAGAGCCTCATAATGACTTACGAGGTTTGACCGACAAAACTTACAGGGGAGAACAAAGGGCAGAATTTCAAAGAACTGGCGCATCGCAGCTTTGTCTTTCTCAGGCTTGTAAGCAAAGGTTATCATATGAAGTAACCTCCAGCCTGATGGTCCCCAGTAACGAGTATCCATCTCTATTGTAATCAGATACTTATGATTACAACAATGATTTGAAGTGAAATTCTTTACATAACAGAGCCAAAGGAGGGCATACCCAACGGGGCCAAGAAGGGACGCACCCTATCTTCATAGGATTGCTCCGCTCTACACTTGACCACTTGCGGCGGGCAGACAGGACGAGGGCACGGGGCCGGAGGAGCACACTTGGTGGGCGCAGGGCACTTGACTTCTGGGCAACGGGGTCTGGGGCAAGGTGGGCATTCACCACCCTTCTCGCGACAGGCAGAATTGTCCACAATAATGGGCTGAGGCTTCGGGATTGAACTCTTCAAGACATACTTGCTCAAATCAGGTGTCGGTGGGCACTCAGACTTTAACATATACTGAGACATGTCTGGCATAGCAGGGCAAGGAGGAACACTGGCCTTCAAGACATACTTACTCAGGTCGGGCTCGCGGCAGGGAGGGCAAGGGGGGCACATAGGACGAGAGGGTCCTTTGGGGCCTGCGCAGCCTCCACAGGGCCAGTTTCCACCACAGCGCTCACAACGAGGTCCAGGCATGCCACCACCTCCCAATTCAAATCCTAAGAATCCTTCTTTCTCTTTGGGAGCAGCAGGAACTGACTGTCTTCCAAAGAAATATCCAACAGTGATTGCAGCCAAAGTAAATGCCACTATATGAAATGTTGTCAGACGCATCCGGTCTCTTCTACAATATGGACATTTTTACGATCTCCATCCAGGCCATTCCATTGGAGGACATCCACATGTCTCAGGAAGACCGGGATTCGGTGTTGTTAACAACCGTGTACAAACCATTCGCGCATTGCCTCTCCAAGAATAATCGGGACTCACTTGCTTAGACGGTTCCATACATCCAAAATCATTTGGATCCATTCCTTGTTTGCGAATTGAATCACAGATTTGAGCCGCTTTGCTTCTCCAATCATACTTGGCTGTTTTTCCAACATCCAACATAGGCCGAGCCTCTAGGCGGTCAATCTCCATGCCGCCTGTTGCGGATTCCAACTGTCCTCTAGGAAACGCAACAGCAGAGGAGCCAGGAACTTGACCACGACCACTTCCTGTCATGAACACAGGGTCCTCTGATTTCGCAGCACCAGGTCCTTTTCCAACTGCAACAGCCACTTCATTGGGAGATGTAAATTTCAATCCTAAGCTCCATGACAATCCATTAAAAATCTTTTCACCATATTGCTCAAATAAGAGTTGAGCCTGTTTTGCGCCACTCTTATCTCCAGGTTCATACGCAGGGAAGGCGTTCGACAAACTCACAGGGAGATTGGCTGAATTGAGGAGCTGAGGAAGAGGCGCTGAAACATCTGACATCAAGGGCAAGAAACTATCACGGTCTTTCTTCATAATGGGAATCTCCGCAGCAGGTCGGAGCCCTGTGTCAACTTGATTAATAATTGTTTCAATATCAGTCTTAATTGTATTGAGTGTGTTAACCCGAGCAGTTGTAACTGCGTCTGTTGTGCCTGAGCTGCTCAAACGAGCTACTTCCGCTTGAATCGTGAATTTGAGTTGATTCAGCTCAGCAGGTGTGAGTCTCTCATCGGAGTCAAGTGTATTGGTAGTCGTATCAACTGTTCCATTGCTATCAGCCGTTACAGTGTTTCCACTGTTATCCATCATTCTATCGTTTCCAGATGCATCTGTAAATCCTTCTTTCAAAGAAGAACCGGAAACTGCGTTGACAGACATGCGGAATTTGCGTTGGAGATAGGCTAAATTCGCCTGGATATCATCCGCCTGTCCTTGTGAGAGGGCTGAATCAATTCCAGGATTTCGCTTCAAGACAGAAATTTCATCTGTCAAACGCTGGAGGTCACCGCGGGCCGTTGTCAACGGCAATTGAATTTGAGGGTCACTCATCTTTTGAAGGCTTTTGGCTTCAAAGGTAAAGAACCCCTTCATACTTTCCAAGAGCTCAGAGAGACGCTTATAGGGCGCTGCTTCCAACGTAGGGTCTCGGTAAGGCAATGTATTAATCCGTGCGATTTCACCATAGGCAGGCCCATATGCGAGTTCAGTTGGACTGAAATACGGAGCCGGAGTAGACCCCTCAAGAGGGGCAGGTTTCGGATTTACAGTAGGCACGATGACCTTAGGAGCTTTCAAGCTCTCATCCGAGCCAGGATTTACGAATCCTTCTTTCTTTGTTTCTTTTGAGAGCCCAATGGATGCTACCAAAAGAACAACTAATACAAATCCTAAGAAAAGGTAGCCCTTCATCTATCTACCTAAGAGCGATTTATGCTAATTGGGCAACGAGCAGTTCCAACAAGGGATTGAATCCTTGCGAACATATTCGCTCATGTCGGGACCAGGGTGAGGCCTTGCCTGTGTATATTCAGCTCCTTGTGAGACAGAATCCGATTGATACGATGCGTAGGGGCATGACATGTCCTCAGCAACACTTCTGGTGGCTCGTTCAACAAGAAGAGAGTCCTTCAATTGCGTCGCAACACTTTTCGCAATTCTGTCTTCCATTTCTTTTGTTGAGGCCAATGTTTGTTTAGGAGCAGTTGCTTGGATCTTCTCTAACTCAGCTGGTTTGGAGGCTTTCAAGGCTTGCTGAACACCTCCTACCGCTTTGAACAAATCTTCAGCACTCACACCAGCAATATTTCCAGATGAATCTACTGGTGATTCTACTGATGATTCTACTGCTGATTCTTTTACTATCAACGGAATACATTTCTGTGAATTGTCTAGCGCACTCAATCCTACCATATCGTTGGGTTTACAAGGCTCTACGCTTCCTCCACTTGTCTTTGACGCAGGATTGATGGCGTAGGGAAGTGCGGGAGGAACACAGATGACTTTGACACTCGGTTCAAAGATAAAGAAGGGTGTTGTTCCAATGGGGCATGTTAAAGGTGTCGTTGAAAGTTTGCCAAGCAAGTCGCGACAGAAAAGCTTTTTGTTTTGCAAAACAGGTGGGGTTCCTGCTGGGCATTGAAGTTCGGGATATCCTTCGCTACTCACTTCTTGTTCGGAAAGTCCTAGCTTTTGCTCAATGAAAGCCTTGCGCTTATTGTTGAGTTTAACCCCCATATTTGTAAATTGGTTCATCGCCCCTGTATTATCAGCATCGCCTTGTCCTAACGCTTTTGTTGCCTGTTCCAATGTCATGGTTTCTTTTATCTTTCCACTTCGTATATCCTTCTTAATGTTCTCAAGGGTAATAGTGAAATTTTTTATGGTATCATCTAGTGTTTTTGCGAGGAGAGAGGAGAGAGGCTTTTCATATTCGAGCCCTTTCGCTTCTGTCCAAGCAAAGGGCAATCCAAGTTCTTCCAATGTTTTTTCTGTAACACCATCATCAAAGGGCGGTGCCGAAGCAATCTTCTCTTTGAGTTTGGTAGATTCATCCAATGATTCTTGATAGAAAGCAATCAAATCTTTCATAGTAGTGTTCTTCGTCCAATTGACTTCACTTACGAAAAATCCGTCTGCTCCCTTATAGACTGTGAATAAAATGGCTACAATCAAGAGTATAAGAAGCGCAATGTAGGGCACCATCTATCTTCTAAATATGTGGAAATTTGAAACGAGGATAAAGGAGTGCCGCCGTATATATGTAATGACTTCCATCGGCTATATTGTCCAATATTCAAATGAAGATGACTATACCGTTTATCATGGTTTTATGAGACTTCATCGTCATTTTTCAGGTGCCCTTGAGAGTGCAATTGAGCAATATCGTAGTTACTTACAGACTCATGAGGTGGAGGAGGTTGGACACTTTGAAATACGAAACCCTACCAAGAAACAGTGTGATGAGCAAGGCTCTGTAATTGTGTTTGAAAGTCCTGGGTATATCGTGTGGATTGATTGTGTCATTGAGTAAATTTGAGGAAGTTGATTCCATCTCTTGTTGGAAAGCATGTCATTACAAGTTCGTTATACACAAGATACTCTGATTGAGGTTGGAGTGGATGAAGCAGGGAGAGGGTGCCTTTGGGGTCCACTCTATGCTGCTGCGGTGATTTGGCCTCCTGAAGAGGAATGGTTAGAGGAACACAAAGAAATTGCTCCTCAAATTAAAGATAGTAAGAAGCTGAGTGCCAAGAAGCGAGCGAAACTAGCGCAAGGGATTCGTGATTTAGCCATGGATATTGGTGTAGGAATTGTCACTCCAAGTGAGATAGACTCCTATGGAATGTCAATTGCGAATAAACTTGCCTTTCAACGAGCCCTGGATGGGCTTCTGATTCCTCCTGATAGGCTCTTGTTGGATGGTATTCTTGCCCTGGATTCAAATCAAATTGCTGAAAGGAAGATTACATCACAGCATACGATTGTAGATGGAGATGCTCTGTATTTACCTATCGCAGCAGCATCCATTATCGCAAAAGAGGCTCGGGATTCCTTTGTATTAACCTGTGTGGAAAAGGAGCCTGCTTTGGAAACAAATTACAGCATTGGCTCAGGGAAAGGATATGGAACAGAAAAACATCGCAAAGGCATTTTAGCCCATGGAAAGCATTCCCAACATCGAAATCTGTTTCTAAGGAAACTCCTTGGAAACACATCGGATTGTTTAATTAGTGATACCTAACTGCGCACTTAGTTCTTGCGGTTGTTTCGGTTGGTGCGGTTCTTGCGGTTGACGCGGTTCTTGCGGTTGTTTCGGTTGGTGCGGTTCTTGCGGTTGACGCGGTTCTCGCGCTCCTCACGGTTCTTGCGGTTCTTGAGATTGGTGCGATTCTTGCGAGTGTACATTTGCTTCTATACTTGTAGATGAGTTTTTTTTTGGTCTAAACAAAAGGATTAGAAAGGAGGAAGATGGAAGTTGCTCTCCTTTATAATAAGTCCAACCCGTTTGGAATTGCCCAAGATGTGGAAGTCTTTGAATGGGCCCTTCGGAATGTAGACAAGGGAAATGTCCGCATTCGGAGAGCAGACCCCTTGGAGCCTCCTGTTCCTCTCAGTGTTGCCCTTCATTTGGAAGTGCCGTATGCGGGGTGGATGCCCTGGGCCAGCACGAATTATCTCCTCCTCAATCCGGAGTGGTATGAAACGGAGGCCTGGGAAAGTTACCTGCCCCGTTTTGACGGAGTTTTGTTTCGTGATCTGGAGTCAAAACAGCGATTCCAGATAAAGTATCCTGACGTGAAGACTTTCTTTGTCAATTGGTGTGTTGCGCCTGACGCAGTGGATACGAAGTCACCTCAAAGCATGGACTTGAAAGACGGCTTTGTATGGTTTCTCGGAGGGTCGAAGAATAAACGTGACGCTGCCCAGACACTCTTACCCACCTGGAAATCGGAATGGCCGAAGTTGACTGTCTATACAACGAAAGAGCTGACTCTATCGGGAGCTGTCCAATCGAACGTAGAGGTCCGCGTAGAAGACCTTGACAAGGACCAGCGTAAGAAACTCCAGGCATGGTATCCTGGTCATGTGTGTGTAAGCCAAGCCGAAGCCTTTGGATACACTGCGGCTGAGGCAGAAGCAAATGGAGCCCTCGTTCTTCTCAATGACTTAGAGGTCTACAAGCAGGACTATGTTGGGAATGCTTACATGAAATGTATGCGCTCTGAGAAAACTATCAAGGATCTCGCTTCTTTCGCCACACTCAAAGAATTTGAGTGGGATGGTGTTCTTCCTGATATGAAGCAGGTGCGTGAAGCGCAGAAACTGATGAGCAAGTCACGCAAAGAAGTGACTCTAGGACGATTTGCTGGATTTTGGAAGGCCGTCAAAGACGCAGTCGAGGAAAAGAAGGCGACAAAGCCCAAAAATTTGCCACCTGTTCTTCAATCGGAGGACTGTCCTCCTATTTCAATTGTAACTCTCTTGTATAACCGTCGCAGATTTTTTGATTTGGCCTGTCACAACATCATGTTGTCTGATTATCCAAAAGACAAGATTGAATGGGTGATTGTAGATGATTCAGATGATCCGAATGAGGCTGTCTCTGATAGAGTCATTCAAGTTGGACTCAAATCTGCTCCTTTGACTGTCGTCTATGTTCCGTTTGAGAGAAAGTTGCCTATTTCTGAGAAGCGAAACGTGGGTGTGAAGCGCGCCAAGAATGATATTGTTCTCTTCATGGATGATGATGACCATTATCCTGAGACATCGTTCCGTCGTCGTGTCGCGTGGCTAACGAAGCATCCTTGGAATCCCAAGTGCTGTGTGTGCACCACAATTGCCTGCTATGACTTGCTTCGTGGCGTCTCCGCGGTCAATACGCCTCCTTGGAGCTTACCACTCAGACAGCGCATTTCAGAGGCAACTCTGACATTTTACAAGTCGTGGTGGGAGCAGCAGAAGTTTCCTCTCAAGACAGACGTTGCGGAAGGGGAGGGCTTTTTGCTAGGGCGTGAATCTGAAGTTCTAGAAATGCCTCCTCAGCAAATCATTGTCGCCTTTTCTCATAGAAAGAATTCATCAGGGCGTCGTATTCCAGCGGACGATGCGAAGCCTGGATGTTTCTGGGGATTTCCCAAGGAATTTTTAATCTACATTCACAAGTTAGCAGGAGTAGAAGTAGAAGAAGAAAAAGAGTCTAGACGCCGTTGAAGACAAAAACTCACACATCCATCCATCGCTTTTGCGATAACTCTGTAATCAGTTTCTTGACAAAATTCATCCACTGCTTGCTGAACGCCAAATTTCCAATGGATTTTGGCCTTTGCAAAATTCATCTCATAATCATGTCCCATCAGAAGTCCATCTGGTTTGAGTTTGGATTGAAGAAGTTTCAAATCACGCTTCATTCCCTCATAGGTGTGGTCAGCGTCGACATACACATAATCCAGAGAATTGTCTGCGAGTGTAGGGAGGATATCCCATGTCCATCCTCGGAGAATCTTTATAGATGAATTGTTCGCAAATCGTGAAACAACCAATCCATACAAATACTCTTGAGTCAAACTCACACCATTGTTTCCATCCACATCTCCAGAAAACAGCATACCATTTTCAGAAAACCAGCAATCAATCAATGTTAGCTCCTTGGGTTGAAGACGCACGAGACTCTCAGCAAATTCACCCGCAAACACACCCACTTCACAGCCTACCATCCCTGGTTTCAACATCGTGCGAATCATACTCTCACGAGTTTGAAAGACTTGAATATCCATTCTTGAAAGAATCCTTAGTTATGCTTTACGCTTATGTTTCCGTGTATGATTTTTAAGGCGTCCTCCCACTTGTTTTGCGACAGCAGTCATACTGTGCTGTGTTTTCGTATAGTTCCACGCAGATTTAGAAAGTTCTAAGAAAAGACCTTGCTCTAGAGGAGTTAATGGGGGAAACGATTTTGTTTCTAAAAATGTTACAAATGTCTCTAAACAAACATGAAACGGTTGGAGCTTCACGTCATCCTCTTGATAGGTTGTATACGCCAATTTGAATAAATCGAGAAGAGACATAAAAAAAGAATAGACTATATCTTGTTTCGTAGAGTTTCCAGAGGTTAAGACACCTAATTCTTTCACGAGAATGGCATATTGGTGTTTGTAATCATCAATTTGTCTGTTGATGTCAATAAAAAGTTCATTCACTTCTGAAGGAATCTCAGGAGGAAGTGTTTGAATGTAAAACTCAAACTTTACAAACTTCTCGGGAAGAGTTTTTTTCTCTTGAAGGATATCATATGCTAGATTTAAAAGTGTTGGGTAGTCACGCATCTATTTTAAGAAGAACACATTTCACAGACTTCTTCTCCGCGCTCCTTCTTCTCACGAAGGTCCTGAACGGAGGCTTCATACGCTGCGGCCAGCTGCTCTAGCTTGGCACGGCGAGCGGATGCCTTGGGTGATAGCTCGGCCTTTACCTCCTCCTCCTTCTCTGATTCAGAGTCACTGTCATTATCACTATCAGCGTCAACAACATGATTCGAAGAGCCCTGGACAGCAGCGAGGAGACGAGGGTCTACTGTGAACTTCTGAGCCGTGACTGGAGCCTTCGTTCTGAGATAATAGCAACCTGTCTTGAGTCCCTGCTTCCACGCGTAGAAGTGCATAGAGGTGAGCTTCGCGTAGGTGGCATCCGCTACGAACAAGTTCAAACTCTGACTCTGACAGATAAAGGCACCACGAGCCGCTGCCATATCAATAAGCGTCTTCTGCTTCAGCTCCCAGGATGTCTTGTAGCGTGCCTGAACCTCTTCAGGCACTCCAGCAAGTCCCTGGATTGAGCCGTTGCGAGCAACAATCATCTGCTTCATCTCTTCTGACCAGAGACCAAGCTTCATAAAGTCACGCATGAGATACTTGTTCACAATGATGAATTCACCTGCGAGTGTTCTGCGCGTATAGAGATTGCTCGTGAATGGCTCAAAGCATTCATTGTAGCCGAGGATTTGGGAGGTAGATGCAGTGGGCATGGGCGCAAGAAGGAGAGAATTCCGAATACCTTTCTTGACTCGTTCACGGAGACCCGTCCAGTCAAGGCTTCCATCTGTTTCCGTAATCGGCTTCACTTCCCACAAATCAGGCTGGAGTTGGCCCTTGGAGGCAGGAGAGCCCTGGAATGTTTCGTATGGACCCTCTACGTCAGCAAGCTCACAAGAGGCTTCTACTGCGGCATAATACATGTGTTCAAAGATGAGTTGATTCAGCTTGGCAGCTTCATCTGATTCCCAGCTGAGCTCCATCATCGCAAAGACATCTGCCAATCCTTGGCATCCAAGACCAATCGGTCGGTGGCGGAAGTTACTACGACGCGTCTCGGGTGTAGGATAGAAGTTAATATCAATAACACGATTGAGGTTGCGAGTGGCAACACGCGTCACCTTGCGGAGAGCTTCAAAGTCAAACGCGCCATCCTTCACAAAGGCAGGGAGCGCAAGAGAGGCAAGATTACACACAGCTGTCTCTTCAGGAGAGGAATACTCAATGATTTCCGTGCACAAATTGGAACTCTTGATAGTGCCAAGATTTTGCTGATTGGATTTGCGATTACAGGCATCCTTGTAGAGGAGATAGGGAGTGCCCGTTTCCATCTGCGTATCCAGAATGTGAAACCAAAGCTTACGCGCTTCTACCGTCTTGCGGCCACGTCCTTCCTTTTCATACCTTTCATAGAGCTCTCGGAACTCTGAGCCCCACACATCTGCGAGGCCTGGACATTCATTGGGACACATAAGTGTCCACGATTCATTGCGGTCAACACGCTCCATGAAGAGATCAGGAATCCAAAGGGCATAGAAGAGATCACGGGCCCTTTCCTCTTCTGCACCCGAGGGCAGCTTCATCTTGAGGAAATCCTCAACATCCGCATGCCAAGGCTCCAGATACATGGCAAAGGAGCCATTTCGCTTGCCACCCCCCTGGTCAACATAGCGAGCTGTGTTGTTGAAGACACGGAGCATAGGAGTTAGACCATTGCTCGTTCCATTGGTGCCCTTGATAAGGGAGCCACGAGCGCGGATATTGTGAATATGAAGACCAATGCCTCCCGCATACTTGCTAATGGCAGCGCAATCAGAAAGTGTCTTGTAAATTCCTGAGATACTGTCCTCAGACATCGAGAGGAGAAAGCAGGAGGAAAGCTGTTGTCTGGGGGTTCCCGCATTGAAGAGAGTTGGTGTTGCGTGAGTAAAGAATTTCTGGGAGAGAAGGTCATAGGTCTCAAACGCTCTCTCAAGTGTGGCTTCCTCGCCCCAAAGAGCCAGTGCAATTCGCATCCACATATGCTGAGGACGCTCAATCACACGCATAGATGTATCCTTGAGAAGATAGGACTTCTCAAGCGTTTTGAATCCGAAATAATCAAAGAGATAATCGCGGTCATACTGGATATATTTGTCGATTTCAGGTCCCTTTGCTGCGACAACGGTTGAGATAGAGGGATGAATAAGACTGGTTTTCTCACCCGTCGCTGGCATTGTCTGATTGGACAGCGTAGCCATGACCTCCGAAAAGGATGGGTTCGTATTTTTGTGATGATTGCTCACAGAAATACGCGCAGCAAGCGTTCCGTAGTCTGGGTGGAGGGTAGAAAGTCCTGCGGCCAACTGTGCGGTCAGTTCATCCAACTCTGATGTCTTTACACCATCATAAATCTGGGAGAGAACTTGCTGGGCAAGAGCATCAGGATTTACAATGAGACCGCGAGCCGCTTTGCGCACACGCTGAAGGACCTTGTCAAAGGAGATAGATTCACGGGATCCGTTTCGTTTGAGAACTTGCATACTATAAGGCATTTGGAGATTAAGGATTCTAGTTGTGGCGCAGGGCAAAAAAAGGTTCAATTTTGAGGGGAACCATACGTCTATCCTTTCACTGCCTTAGATTGTTCTAGACTCTTCATAATTTTTCCCTGTGTTAAGATACGACTGGTGATATTCATCGTCTCTAGCTCCTGAAGCAAGAGCTTGTAGGCATAGGGAATCTCAATCGCCGAGAAGTTCGTTGTATTCCCACAGCCGCGGCACTGCCAGATACCTTCTTTGGGATTGGCAATGGCAATGAGGCCGCAGTCGCGACATGACCAGCAGCGGAACAAGTCAGAGCACTCCATGAAGCGCTCCTTGGTAAATTCAGTGATACCGTGCGCTGCGACGCAATCACGCTCCATCTCACCAAAGCGGAGACCACCTTCACGGGCACGCCCTTCTGCTGGCTGTCTCGTCAGCATGACCAAGGGGCCTGAGGACCTGGAGTGGAGCTTGTCCGCTGAGCAGTGGCGCAAGCGCTGATAATAACAGGGACCCATGTAAATGCTCGTTTCCATCTGCCGACCTGTATAGCCATTGTATAAGACTTCATTTCCGTGAGGCTCTAGACCCAAATGGTCACGGAGGATTTTCTCGAGATTTGGCAGTGTCACCTCGTTGAAGGGTGTTCCATCACCTAGGCATCCCAACTCCGCCCCAATCTTACCTAGAAGAGTCTCCATCAGCTGCGCAATCGTCATACGGGAAGGAATACAGTGGGGATTGATGATGATATCAGGAATGAGACCAGATGCCGTCTGAGGCATATCCTCTGCGTTGAGAATCATTCCTACAGTGCCCTTCTGACCGTGACGACTGGAGAACTTGTCTCCAATCTCTGGAATGCGGTCCTGGCGAACACGAACCTTTGCCAAGGAATAGCCTTCACCATTGCGATTGCGATAAATGCGGTCCACATATCCCGTTTCATTGTTGCGCATTGTGCGTGAGACATCTCTGTATTTCTTCGTTCCCGCAGGGACGACCATACCTGTGGCGACACGGAGAGGAACGACCTTGCCAATCAGAATATCATCGTTTCCAACGAAGACATTTTCAGGGACGAATCCATCCGCACCCAGCTTTGTATAGTTGGCATTTTTCATTTGTTTTGTCGATTGCGGGTCAGGTCTGTCAAAGCGCTCTTCTTCTCCTGAACTCTGATTCTTGCGCTCCTCATCCTTGTAGGTGCGGTAGAAGATTGAGCGGAAGAGGCCTCTCTCCAGGGATCCACGGTTAATCATGATAGAATCCTCCTGATTGTAGCCTGTGTATGTCATGATAGCGACAATGATATTCTGACCTGAAGGCATTTCCTGTGCTCCATAGAACTTGCTCATGAAGGGACTGACGAACGGCACTTGAGGATAACAGAGGAGGTGTGCGAGCGCATCAAAGCGCTCTTGGAAATTCAGCGCATACATGCCCATAGCCTGTTTGCCCATGGCAGCCTGATAGGAGTTACGGGGTGACTGATTGTGGTCAGGGAAGGGGATATTGCTGGCAAGCGTGCCCAGGATAGTGGAAGGATGGAGCTCTACGTGTGTATAGGAGCCATCTTCAATGGCCTTCTCAGGCGTCATTGCGATGTAGCAACCTTCTGTCTCGCCAGGGTCAATGTATTCCACGAGGAAGTTGTGTTTGGGACTCTCCCAAAGCAGAAGAGTCTCCCAATCCTTGTGTTGCATGATTTCCTTGAGAAGCTTTCCCTTCTTATCACTGGCGATTTCGCGAATGGTTTGCGCATTATACAGAGGACGGAGCATGCGTCCTGCCTCTGTAGTGAGCCAAATCTCCTTGAGCGCAGGCTTCCAGATAATTCCCGTGTGAATGTGGAGAAGACCACATTGTTTGGCTTTGCGCAGCTTTGAGAGAGTCTCCAGACTATCCTTCACATCAATCATGCCAATCCAAGCACCATTCAGGAAGATACGCGTGTGCTGGTGCTTATAAACGGATGTCGTCTGCTGAAGAGGCTTCAGCACATTGAGCGAATTAAGAAAATCACGCGTGACCCCGGGATTGGAATAGATACTGACAATCGCAGTGCTGCTCATATTCTTCACAACACCAACACTGTGTCCCTCTGGAGTCTCAGAAGGGCAGATATAGCCCCATTGGGTATTGTGAAGCTTTCTCGGAGGAATGAGCTTTCCCGTCTTCTCAATGGGTGTGGAGATACGACGCAAGTGAGAGATTCCTGAGATATAGTTGAGACGATTGAGCACCTGAGAGACACCAATCTTCGTAGGCCCACCTGCCTTTGCCGAGCCAAAGTTGCCTGTGGCCAGACTCGTCTTGAGACCCACTTCCACAATTGTGCTCTTGATAATTTTGGAGATATTGGAGATATTGAGAATCTCCTCCCAGTTGTTGGACGCACGCCAGGAGCCACTGTGGATTTCCTTGGCTAAAGAGGCTCGGATATCTTTCACCATTTTAGTAGCAAAGTATGTCCGAAACAAATTGGCTAGCAAGAATCCTGGCATGTCTACGCGTTTATTGGGATACCCGTCACGGTCATCATTTGGAATCCGCGCAGAGTTTACCCAAAGCACCTTCCGAGTCATATGAGCGAGAAAACAAGCCTTTGCGTATAAGGACTCCTCCGTCAGACCAATATGAGGAAACAGTTCTTGATTCAGAATATCTTGAATCACTAAAGGCCGCTGAGATTTCGAGGACCAAGAGTGAATATGTTGTGATAGCCAAGCAAGAGCCGTCTCCTTACTCGTAATATCCTGGGCTTCCATCGTAGATTCATTAATGACACTGTCATACACAGGGTCGCCATCAGGTCCCAGAATCAAATCACGAATCTCCTTGTCATTGCTGACTCCAAGTGCCTTGAATAGAATCCAGAGAGGAATTTCTGTCTTGATACGAGGCATCGTAGCTTTGAGGAGCCAGATTTGAGGATTCTTTGGATGATACATGATTTTGACCGCATTGTTCTTAGGCACTTGGTCATTGTCAGGTCCGATAGACTTCACTTCAATCACTTCAACTTCCTTCGTAGGGTTGCGATTGTTGCGGAAGACAAACGGCCTGTTTTCACTCATGCGCTCCTGTGAAATAATCACACGCTCACCGCCTTGCACAATGAAATATCCACCCAAATCTTCTGCGCATTCACCGAGAGTGCTCGGATGAAGATGCTTCTGGTCATGAAGCAGACAGTATTTGCTGCCGACCATGACAGGAATCTTGCCCAAGTGAACATTGGGAAACAGACGGACGCGAGAGGTGCGTTGACCTCCCTTGGTGTGGTCAATGAATGTCGTGGTGACACGCACATCTACGAAGAGAGGGCTGGCATAGGTCAGATTCCGCTGACGCGCATCATTGGGCATCATAGGCAGAACAGCACCATTGTTTTCAAAGATGGTAGGCTTTCTAAGACTTGTGTTCTCAAACTCCAATTGCACCTCATATTCATGTTGGAGAGGAATATGAAGAGTATTTTGTGCGGTTTGTTGGGCACCGTCAGGGACATGGCCCATCAACGCATTCGCAGCACTTGTGCTCAATCCCGTGGCGGATGCTAAAGCGGAGCGTGGGCCTGAAAGAGCGACTTCAGGGGACCCCCTCACAACCAAAGGATTTACCATGGTGACAACTTCAGGAATGTATCCATCCATGAAATTGTTAAAGCTTTCAATTTGATGTGCGATAATCTGCCGTCCATTGGACTGCTGGAAATATACATCTAAGATATGTCTGTAGGAGGGGAGCATCTTGCTTTCCTGGGCTTGGTTATCCCCCTCAATTTTTATGAGTTCCATCGCTAAGCCTAGAATCTTTCGTGAGATTTGTTTAAACTGCTCAAATAGATGGGTGACTCCACCACAAAAACCTTTACTGTTACAGCCGAAGCAGCGGCTGCCATTTCTGGGACACGCAAGCATAGAAAGAGATCTACGGCAAAGAATGAGACATTACGAATTGGCAAAGAAGTTCAGCAAGGAGGAACGAGCCCTGGAACAACTCTTCAGATTGAAGCGAACCGAGCCCCAGGAGGAGCTGAGCCTCCTCCTGCTCCTTTTAAGAACAGCACAGCAACAGCTCTCGCCAAAACAACAACTGATTCTAGCCCTGCGCCAGCCCAAGGAGTTGTACAAGTTGCAGGAGCGAAACCCGTCAAAGTCATCTTAGAGAAGAAAAAGAAGGCGACACGTGTTGTTTTAGCACCCACAAAAGTCAAGAAACTAAATCCTACTACACCTGCGACCCCTGCCAAGACACGCAAAGTGGCTAAGAAGATTCGGATGTCTCTCAATGGCTTTGGAAAACGTGTCACGCGTGCCACTACAATTCGTGTGGATGCGAAGAAGCAGAAGATTGATGATGTGAAGAAAATCTTAGTCGAGGCCAAACTCATTAAGGCGGATTCTAAAGCGCCTGAAGGAGTGTTACGTCAGATGTATGCTGATTACATGACACTTAAAAATAGGGCGCTATAAATACATATACATGAAGCTCCTCAATGCGAGTTATTTTCGGTATTTATCCCATGCGGTCAAACACACGAGAGCCGCAGAAAGCATTCTCTATGATTTGAATCAACGTGATGTTTTACTGACAAAACATCAGCCGATGATTGATGAGCTCTATGAGTTAATTAAGGGAGCCGCCGCGGAAGGCAATGTCAAGGTAGAGATTCCGTATTCACATCCGTTTTGGATACATCGTGATATTCATCCTATTTTTCGTGAGAAAGGATTTCAAGTGAGATATGATACCAACAGTATTGATTGGTGGTGGGATACTAAAGAACATGAACTAAGATAAGGTAAGACAATGTATGAGGAGTACATTACCAAATGGAGGGGCTACTCAAATCAATATGGCGACCAGACATGTTTATTCTATATGGTGGGGAAATTCTATGAAATGTATGATATTCTAGACAAGCAAACAGGGGAAGGAAAAACCAATGTGAGACAGGCAGTTGAAACTCTCGGTATCACGTTGACAACACGAGAAAAAGATGGACCCAAAGGAGAAGATTGTTATTTTGCTGGATTTCCAGAGCAGAGTCTACAAAAATTTGCAGGGATGCTGACACGAGAAGGATGGACAGTTGTTGTCTGTGACCAGGAAAAGAATGGGGCTGGAAAAGTGACAGGAAGACCTATAGCCCGAATTTTTTCTCCAGGGACCCATATTGAACTCGCAGGGTCAGAGGCTCCGTATCTCGCAGGTATCTGGTTTCAAGAAACAGAAGGTGCTCCCGTGTTTGCGGCTGCCGTCTTGGATATGACAACAGGCCATCTTGTAAGCTTTGAATCAAAAACAGTAGGAACCTCAGAAATTTGGTCCGCAGATGAATTGGTTCATTTTTTCCAAATTCATTCGCCTCGTGAAACAGTCATCTGGTGGCGTGGATATAGTTTGACACGACCGTCTGAAGCAGTCTTTCGGAGACGATGTGGCTTAACAAAAGGAGCTCTTCATTTGGAATCTGGAAGTCCAGAGGCTCAGGGAACTTTGGAAAGACCTCTCGTTCGAACGACTTTCTTAGAGCAAATGTATAGCAAAAAACTCTGTCTCCTACCCATCCTTGAACAACTTCAAATTCGCACAAAGCCTTTGACAGAACGAATTCTTGTCTGTCTCCTTCATTTTGCCGAGCAGCATCTTCCTTCCGCTGTGACAAATCTCCATGAGCACACACTTTGGAGTCCTGAAGTGTCTGTCTATATGGGAAACAATACATTGGCACAATTGAATTTTCTAGGCACAGGCCAAGAACAATCGATTCTCAATTTGTTTTCAAAGACGCTTACAAGTTTGGGCAAACGTGCTATGCGAGAGCGTCTGTTAACCCCTTCCTCGAATCCACAGACCATCCGAAACTTCTTGGACCAGGTGGACTTTTTCTACACAGCCCCAGAGGAACTTGTGAAACGAGTGGAGGGCACTCTCCGCTTAATTCAAGATATGGCGAGACTCCATCGGAAAATCACAATGTATACAGTGAATGCTTCAGACATTCTTGCTTTGGATACAAGTTATGGCTGTGTAACGGACTTAGCGGAAATTCTAGAGGATACGTGCCTAACGTTTGGACCCCAACCGAAATCTGAATTCAAAGAGTATCTTTCAATCTTTGAAAGCCACTTTGACATTGAAAAAGCAAAACTTGCTCTCAAAGATGAAGATATATCGTTTTTGCCTGCTGAAAAAGCACCCAAGGTAAATGAAATCGAAGGGAAACTCCAAGCGATAAAAGAAAAGGTGAATCAACACATGGAGACCTTGCGTCAATGGGTAGGCTTGCCTCCAGACTCTCTTCGTTTAGAAAGTCAAGAAACCTCTACGTATCTGATAACAGCGACAAAAACAACGTTAACACTTGTAAAACGTATGCTCCAAAATAAAGCAATTGACCTCCATCCGTTTCCAAATATTACAGTTCATGAGCGGAAAAGTAGTCGTGGAACAATTGAAATGCCTCTCTTTGACACGTATCATTATCAAACCTTTCAATTGCGCACTCAACTTCAAACCGCAATCAAAGAAGAGCTTCCTCCTCTTTGTCACACGGTTGAAAATAAGATTTGGAGCCTGGTTGAATCATGGGTTGCTCTTGTAGATGTGTCTCTCGCGTTGGCCAAAGCTGCCAAAGAAAGAGGCTATACCAAACCTGAAATTCTGGAGTCTGAAGAATCAGGTGTCTTTGCCCTTGGCCTTCGTCATCCTCTCCTAGAATCTGTTCAAACGCGTGTTGAATATGTAAAACATGATGTAAGTCTTGGATTTGACGCAGAAGTAGGCTGGCTCTTGTATGGAATGAATGCCTCGGGCAAAAGCTCCTTGATGAAATCCATTGGTGTAAATGTCTTATTGGCACAAGCAGGAAGTTTTGTTCCTGCCACTGTCTTCAAAGTGAAACCGTTTCAATCGATTCTGACAAGAATTCTGAATCAAGATAGCATTTGGGCAGGATTAAGTTCGTTTGCGGTTGAAGTATCCGAGCTTCGTGATATTTTCCACAGAGCTGATAAACGAAGTCTTGTCTTGGGCGACGAGTTGTGTAGTGGAACAGAATCAATCTCTGCCACGAGTCTTGTTGCGGCAGGGATTCAGCATCTACACACCAAAGGCTCTCGTTTTGTGTTCGCGACACACCTTCATGACTTAAATAAACTCCCTGAGATTTCTTCACTGCCGCATCTGGGTATTTGGCATTTGCGTGTTCACCATGATATTGTAACAGATAGACTTATTTATGATAGAACTCTTCATAGAGGACCTGGTAGCACCATGTATGGCTTAGAAGTGGCACGAGCGATGCATCTTCCGCATGAGATTTTAAAAGAAGCACTTTTGTTTCGGAAAAAACTCTTGGGAGAAGCCATTCTGGAAGAGGCAAGTCCCAGTGCCTGGAATCCACTGGTTGTTCGGAAAGAATGTGAGATTTGTAAAGCAGCAATTGTTCGCGATTTGGAAGTTCACCATATTCAGCCGCGCGAACACGCTGTCAAGGGGAGATTCCAAGATGGAACCTCTATGAACAATTTACGTAATCTCATTGTGGTTTGTCAGGACTGCCATGACAAGCATCACGCGGGTGAACTGGAGATTGGACCTCAAAAACAGACATCTGCGGGTCCTCAGCGAGAGATAACAAGAAACCCAGTTGAATCCACGCCGAAGAAAATCAAGGTAAAGTGGTCTGAAGAAGAACAGGCTACGATTGAGAAATATATACGAGAGTATCCACACCTGCCTATACCAAGGCTTGTGTATGATTTGAAACAGAAAGAAGAAATTGAAATGACTGAGGCTACGCTTCGTAAGATGAAGAAATCACTGACTTAAGGGGCTTGGGGAGTCGCAGCAGGTGCTGCTAAAGGTAATGACGCATTTGTAGGCATGGCGATATAAGTCATAGGTCCGGGGTCCCCTTTCTCTCCTTTGTCGCCTTTGTCCCCTTTATCACCCTTCTCCCCCTTGCCAACTCCAGCAAGCTTCAGTGTGGCCAATTCACGTTTCAGAGCATCCACTTCAGCGATCCACGGAGAAGGCGCATTGTTCGCTGAAGCGTTAGTGGCAACAGCAGGAACTCCACCATTCTTTAGGAAGCCCAACTCCTTCTTGAGCATGTCAACATCGGCCTCGAGGGCACGGACCTTGCGGCCCAGAGGGTTAATTCCATTCTGGTAATTCAAGCCACTGCTATTCGTTACGGAAGTCATCTCTGGTAGTTCTTCTTGCTTTTGGAAAGTCAATTCAACCGCATGAACCAGAACCGGGATAGGCGAGGGTTGCCACCTCACCCCGTGGAAGCAGGCGAGGGGCTAAAATTGTTTCACAAAGTGGAAAAATAGAAAGGGTAGCTAGAATGATTATTCCTATTCGCTGTATGAATTGCGGAAAGCCAATCGCAGATAAATGGCTAAAATACAAGGAACAGTTGAAATCGATGAAGGGAGACCAAGCCGAGGTTCCGTATTATATGGATGGCACTACGGTGCCAAATACCCCTGAAAAACAGCTCTTGGACAAGCTGAAGTTATATCGCATCTGTTGCCGCAAACACTTTCTCACACAGAAAGATTTGATGGACAAAATCTAAAATATCTTCAGAGCATAGCCTATGGAGTTGTTTATTCCTTCTGTATTACTTCTTTTACTCGCAGCAGCGGTTATCTTTTTTGTTTTACCGAAATTCGGACCCGCAGCACTTGCAATGATATCGGTCGTTTTGCTTGTCTTGGGCATCTACCAGCACATAACTGCCTTTGGGTCTGAATATAAATTAAGCACCTGGCAATACAGCTTTACGAGTTATGCCCCTTTCATTATGGTGGGAGGCCTCTTGCTGGTTATCGGCTTCTATTTGTTAACTCTGTCTCCATTTGGAAGAACAAATGCGGGAACTACGGCTCCCGTTCTCCCTGAGATGCCCAGCATTGCGGAGATGCCCAACGCGAGCACAGCGACCAATGCTGTCACAGCAGGAGTGAACAATGCTTTGAAAGGGATTACGAATGTAGCAGGCAATGCTGCATCAGTAATTGGAAATGCTGGCAAAGGAGCAAATAACAAGGGTGTTGCTGCGGCTGCCACAGGTGCCGTCAATACGGCAGTTACAGGAATCACAAACGCAGCGAAGAATATGACAGCGGGAATCACAAACGCAGTCACTGGAGTAGCCAACACAATCACGGGAAACAAGGGAGCCAATAAGAGCAAGAATGTTTCTGGATTAGGCTTCCCCTTGTCGCAGGTTTAGAAAGTCTTTTGAAATAGTAGAAAGGGATGACCCAGACACGAAAACACAAAGGTTCATCCATGAGCATTCCGCAACTCCGTAAAGCGTTTGACCACATGGAGTCTTTTACATTGAGTTTGCTTCGTCGTGAATCCGATGCGAAGAAACGCAGAAAGGCCTTTCAAAATGAATGGATGAAAACATTCCATCGCGGCGTAGACGATAAGGCTGCTGATGCCTATTTACACTTTGAAGCAAAGAAACTGAAGACGGGAAAGACCAAGAAGCAGCGTGGAGGTGCCGCGTTAGGAGGGGCGCCTTTGGACTATTCTACACGTCCCGGTATTTACGGAGTCTATGGCGAGTTCCCTCAATATATCTCGGGTGGGTTCGCTACGATGGGAAATGCCACAAACAAGATGGCTATCCAGGAAGGCTGTAATTCCGCAGCAGAAGCAGCGAAATTCCAAGCACCTTACACTGGATTTGGAGCAGCTTCCTTGATGTCTCAGAAGGGTGGAAAATCCCGCAAGCACAAGGGCAAGTCTACACGCAAGGGCAAGAAATACAGAGGAGGAGCCTTCCCTTCTATCAGTGAATTTGCCAGTGCTGCTAGCTTCCGTCCGATTACGCCAACTGCGCCCCCGAGCATGTTCTACCAAACGATGATGGATACGAAAGGACAACCCCCGTTTCCCTCTTCTCAAACAAATACAGGCAATCCTCCTTACCAGTCTTTGAAGGCAAACATCCAAACAAGTGTGCCTGGAGTCATCACACGTGATTTGTCCACTGAAGTCAGTACACTCTAAGAGCGTTTATCATACCATCAGAAGAAACCTAGCACACGAATAGGATTCTTCGGATGTCAAACCTACGAGGAGACGCAGCAAAGAATATGGCGAAGGAGGTATTGAATACCTACTTTCAAACGTATCCATACCCTTTCACCAGTCATCATATCAATTCATATGACCAATTTCTATCAGATGCTCTTCCGAGTATTATCAAAGCGAGAAATCCTATTTTAATCTTGAAGGACTTGATTACTGATAAACCCAAGCCTGTTTACAAATACAAAGTGGAAATCTATGTTGGAGGCGTAGAGGGAACAGGATTCTATATTGGAACTCCTACAGTTGCGCTTCAAGATTCTGAAGAGGTTCGTGTCTTATTTCCAAATGAGGCACGCCTTCGCAATTTGACCTATAGTTCAACCGTCTTGGTGGATGTTACCATTAAAATTACTGTGATGATGCGGAACAAAGATGGAGTTGTAGAATCTGTGGCACTTGAGCCGATTGAATTAAAGAAGACAGAGGCCTTGGATGAGCGAATTCCTTTGTTCAAGATTCCAATTATGCTCCATTCTCGATATTGCGTTCTCCATGACAAGCCTGCGGAATTCCTACGACAGGCAGGAGAGTGTGAATATGATTATGGAGGCTATTTCGTTGTAGATGGTTCAGAAAAGGTCTTAATTACAACACAAGAACAAGCCTTCAATACTCTTTATGTAAGCCATCAGGACTTAGATCCCAAACTCAGCCAGTATGGAACAATTTCTTGTTTGAACCCTGTCACAAGACAAGTGAAACGTGTTGTCTTTTTAATGAATCGCATTGAAGAAACACTTCATGTTCAGATTCCATTTGTAAGAGCACCTCTGCCTGTCTTTTTATTGTTCCGAGCCATGGGTGTTCAATCCGACAAAGATATTCTCCAATTGATTTTCCCCAATCCGAATTCTGCTGAAGCTAAAATCTTGGCACCTCTTCTTCATGAAAGTATCCTTGAAGCGGAAGAATTCAAGGATACCCACATGGCAGTTCAGTTCATTCGCTTTATGACGAAGGGCTTTAGTGAGGCTCACGTCTTAGATATTCTCCACAATCAATTGTTTATTCACGTCGAAGATTTGCCTGGAGCTCGTGTCTCTTTCTTAGCCGATTGTGTTCGTCAAGTTCTCCGTGTGAAAGCGAAGATTGACCCGCCTACCAATCGTGATGACACACGAAACCAACGCTGCTTGAGCAGTGGCTTCTTAACTCAGATGTTGTTTCAAGATATCTACACAGGTTGGGAAAAAGCTATGAAATACGCATTGGATAAGAAATACAACTGGAATCGTGGTATCTACAACAATGAACGCTTTGCTGACCTTTTCTTAGCTGGAAATCGCGCAGAAATCTTCCAGATTACCATGATTACCGATTCACTGTTGCGTGCCTTCAAAGGCAAATGGGGCTCTGGATTTGGTGAGGAAAAGGCAGGAGTTATCCAACAATTGTCTCGTCTATCGTATCATGATTTCTTATCTCACTGCCGTCGCTGCGTGCTAGATTTTGATACAGGACTCAAGATGCCTGGTCCTCGTCGTCTGAATCCATCACAATATGGCTATTTCTGCACAAGCGAAACTCCTACGGGTGCTAGCATCGGTATCACAAAAAATCTGAGCATGCTGACCTTGATAAGCACAGCAAATAATCCAGAGCCAGTGCGCAAGTGGCTTTTAGAAAGAGGAGGAGTCATTCCATGCCTCCAAATCAACGATGATATACGAATTGCTGCCGTTCCTGTGTATATCAATGGAGGTATCCTTGGATACACAATTAATGCGGTCAAGCTAACACTTGCTCTCAAATTGTTGAAATGGACAGGATGTCTGCCTTCGTTTGCGTCTGTTGGATTTGCCATCCGTGACAGAAAAGTGTTTGTCTATTTGGATGAGGGCAGACCTGTGAGACCTTTAATCCACTTGGGAGCATCTGGCTCTGTCCCGTATGAGCGTCTCCAAAGCTTGCCCAAGTGGCGAGATATGATTATGGGGACCTTGCCCCTCACAAAGACACGTGAGGTGAGCACACCTGGGTTTTTGGATCCTCTCAAGGAGAAAGAAGCTCCCACCTTGGATGAATACATCGCAACTCTCACACCACATATCGGTGCGATTGAATATGTGGACCCCTATGAACAGAATGAAACATCGATTGCGAATTTTCCTGAATATATCTCAACGACCACATCTCATTTAGAAATCCATCCGTCTACAATCTTGGGTCTTATGACGAACATGATTCCCTTTCCTCATCACAATCAGTCCCCTCGTAACCAGCTCAGCTGCTCACAATCCAAACAGGGTCTCTCTGTCTATTCAACAAACTACATGAGTCGTTTTGATAATCAAGTTCACGTCTTGTGCTATGGAGAAGCACCTCTTGTCCGCACACTTTATTATGACTACGTTGCAGACGGTCAAATCGGATATGGACAGAATCTCATCTTAGCCATTGGAAGCTTCACAGGTTACAACCAAGACGACGGTATTGTTATGAATGCCGATGCCGTTGAAAGAGGCATGTTCCGAAATATGACATTCCGTTCCTATGAGGCGTTTGAAGAAGAGGACCCCAAGGATGGAACAGAAACACGCATTGCGAATCCTGCTCGTGTTCCTGCGTGGACAGATGTTGCTCCAGGCTTGGATTACACAAAACTTGACGAAAGAGGCATCATAGAAAAAGGAACGTATGTGGATGAGCACACTGTTATCGTTGGAAGATATATCCGAACACGGGGTGGAATCTATCGTGATGCCAGTGTGACACCTCAGGTGTGGACCAGAGGTCGTGTAGAAGAAGTCGCTATCACAGTCAACAATTATGGAAGACGTCTTGTAAAAATCCGTGTGGTTCAAGACAGAATTCCTGAATTGGGAGACAAGTTTTCCAATCGTCACGGACAAAAGGGAACCATTGGCATGCTTGTGCGTGGCCATGATATGCCTAGAACCATTGATGGGCTCGTTCCTGATATGATTATGAATCCTCACGCAATTCCGTCTCGTATGACCATCGCACAACTCATTGAAACTCTCTTTGGGAAGACGGCCTCTCATTATGGAGCCATTGCGAATGGAACAGCCTTCATGAATGATGGTGACCCTGCGCAGACCATTGGAGAAGTCTTAGAGAAGCACTTTGGAATGGAGAAGTTTGGCAATGAGCTTTTGTATGATGGCACAACAGGTGTTCAGATTCCAAGTGCGATTTTCATTGGACAATGCTACACAATGCGTCTGAAGCACATGACAGAAGACAAGTGGAATGCCAGAGGTCAAGGTCGCAGAGAGCAGAGAACCCACCAACCGACAGGTGGTCGCGGAAATGAAGGTGGTCTGCGTATCGGAGAAATGGAACGTGACGCGATTGTGGGTCATGGAATTAGTATGTTCGTTCGTGAAAGCATCATGAAGAGAGGAGATGGAGAGACATTCCTTGTCTGTAATGGATGTGGAACCATTCCGATTTACAATGAATCTGAGCAATTCTATGTCTGTCCTTTGTGTGATGGACCCTTGGAGTTCTCAGGGAAGACTGTCAATACATTAGAGCTCATTCCACCCATCAAACGTAGCTTAGCCACGTTCAGCAAGGTTGAAATGCCTTATGTTGTAAAACTTCTGGACCAAGAGCTATCAACCTATATGAATATTGGTATGAGATTCTTAACCAATAAGAATTTGGAGCGGTTACCCAAACCTGCGATTGAAGCGGGAAGCGATGCTCTCTTGGCTGAATTCAAAGATATGCCGCTGCCTGATTTGGAGCAAGAAGACCTCAGCGTTCCTGCGGAACGACGCAAGGAGCCTGAAGAAGAAAAGGCGGATGAGGATGACTTGGCCAATATGCCAGGACTCTCGAAGGCACAGGGTGATGAGGAAGAGGCATCGGATGCTCCACTTATTGAAACGGAAGATGAACTCTTAGAGCGAGAGATGGCGACCGCAGCTCGTAATGCAGCAGTCGCAGTCGCGGAAAGCAGAGGAGCTATGGCATCACGTCTTGCGCAAGCGACAGAACGAGGAATCACAGCAGCACTCAATCAGTCTCTTGCTGCCCCTCAAGTTGTTGTAGGAGGTCCTCGTTTGGCAACCGTGCCAGAAACAAATGAATCCGAACTGCGCTCTCCTCCTAGTGCTTTGGGAGCACAAGCCCAAGGACCTTTGGCAGAAGGGTCGTATTCAGAAGCTCCAGCTCAAATCCAAATTATCCAGCAGGTTCCTCTCTTACCCCTTGGAACCAGTGTTCTAGGGGCGGCGGCACCTGGAGGTCGCCCGACGCTTATCGTTGATACAAGCTCTGCCGCAATGGGAAGACAAGGCCTACCCAGTTTTGAACTCGGTGCCTCAGCGCGCCCTCCAAATCTAAGCGGCAGAGGTTCAATTGCCAATCGCAGTGGCACACGAAGAATGCCACGCAACAATAATCTCCCTTCAGGACCTGGAATATTTAATCAAGCCGCTCCTCCCTCTTCATCTGCGCGCGTGACCGTTCAAAAATTGGGATGAGAACGAGAACAAGGGTTTAAAATTTGAGTCCATAATTTTCAGTAGCCCCAACAATAGAAATGACAAGTCAGATTGATTTTGAATTCTTTGACCATCTGTATCGGAGTCGTAGAACTCTTCTTCGTATTTTAGCTAACCGCGGGTATAATACGAAGCCGTTTGAGAACTTTGGTCCTGATGAAATTGAGGCAATGGTGATTGCAGGTCCTCAGGCTCTACGGATGGACTTGGAGAGACCCAAGCCCGACGATTCCGCTATCACAAAATGCCGTGTTATGTATATGTTAACAAAGCTCAAATCAAAGTTGAGTGGATTCTTGTATGCGCTGACGGATAAGGAGAAGGGAGAGGATATTGTGGAGCCTTCCAATACAGAAGTGATTGTTATGCTTGCGGCTCCCGAAGGAGAGCCTGTGGTGGATATGTATCATTCAGCTGCCTATGAGCAGTATAGCACAAAAGGTCTTCGCATCTCCTTCTTTCGTATTGCGAATCTCGTGATTCATCCCTCAGATCACGTTCTTGTGCCCAAGCATGAGAAGGTGAAGGACGATGAGATTCCCCTCCCGAAGGCCGAGCGTCACAAGCTCCCCTTTATTCGTTTCCATGAAGATATGCAGGCACGCATTCTTGGTCTTGTTCCTCGTGATATTGTGAAGATTACACGCCCGAGTCCTTCTTCGGGTGTCTATACAATGTATCGTATTTGTTCCCCCTAAGGTAGAAAATGAGACGTGTTACCACAGTGCCTGAACAAGACAGAAATTGTAACAATATTCGTATGTCATATAATACATTACAAGCCTATGAAAGCACAGGAAAACCAAGTATTTTACCTAGTATCACAGCAATTGGTTCCTATTCGGGTGACCAAGTGATAAATTTCAAAAACTCCCGAGATGGAAATGAAACGACATTGTATAACACATTAATTAGCAATTTACAAGTGGCTGAAACACAGACAAATCGTTTTTTAAAATGTCTCCAAACGGACATCCTTCAGAGAAATGATTATACATCGAAACTCTACACGCTTCAACAAGAAGTTGAAGAGGCCCGTAAAACAGCAGAAGAGAGAAAGCAGACAGCGTCTGAAGCAAAAGAGAGAGTCTCTGATGTTCAAGACCCTTATTCAAAAACAACGTGGTGGGAAACGTGGTTCCCCCTTGGAAGACCTATACAAAAGGAAAATGTCCCGGTTCTATTGTCTGTATCCATCCTCATGTTAGTGTTTTCCTTAGGGATTTTTTTACGCTTTGCGGGTCAAGACCTGAAGTTTGTTCCCTTTTCAGCAGTGACGAATACTTTACGAACAAATCTCAATCCTAGCAAATATCCATAGAAAAGATAGAATGAGCATTTGCGGTACAAGTGGAATTATAACATCAGATGCGCAGCTCGCAACTCCATTCCCAGGCAGCATCTTACCTGCAATTGGAAGTGGTCGTATCACGGGAGGTGAGCTAAAAGGCCGTTTAACGGAACAGAAACTGAATGAAATCTACATGACTCTTGTTCAGCAAGGTGCTCTTTTAAGCAACACTGCCTACAAGCAAGAGCTTGCTAGATTGAGTGACATGAAGAACACAAACAATGTCCAGGCGCAGGCTATTCTTGATACCTTGGGTCAAAAGGAGACTGCGACCATGAACAAAATTCAACAAGAATATTGCTACAACTACTTCCGGTATAAGTATACCCTGGAGACACTCTTTGATAAATTGGTAAAGACATCCAAAAGTTCTGATTTGACGCAGGAGGACAGAGATGATATCCAAGGCAAGTTAAATCGTGCGAAAGACTTTAATGAGAAACTCAATGATATCATCCAAATTACCAATTACATAGCCCAGACTCGTGCGAAGGAAACAAGAGAGCAAAATACTGAAATCAATTCTCTCAATTCAAGCATCAAAGGAACCTTTGATACTCTTCAGAACCATGCCCGTATTTTGAATAGTGAGACTTCAGTCACTGATTTGCGAAAGAGAATGGTTGAGTTTACGGAAGAAAAGAACCGTTCGGCAACGAATCTCTTATCGCTCTATGGATTCCTCAATTTGGTTGCCATTGGTCTTCTTTTCTACATTGCTCGCTCCTAAGCAAATAGTTGAGATAAGGTAGAATGGGTAACCTTCAAAGTGTAACAGACCTCACCCGGCTCGTTCAAGACGTTCAATACACGACCGCCTTGAGGGGGATGACTGATGATCAGAAGGAGGATTATTTTGAGACACAGAAACAAGAATTGTTAGGGGATATTTTAAAGGACCGTGAGGGCACCTTTCAAAAAACCTTTGTAGATGCGAATCGGAATAACTCGATTCAACACTCACTCTTCTTCTATCAGCAGCGCAATCGTGACTTACAGAATATGGGAGACTTGTTAAAAAATCAGAATGAAGCTGCGATTGGCACAACGAAATTCAATAACCAGCTTGCGAATCGTCAATATGAGATTAACGAGTGGGCCTACAATAACAAATTGGATACACTCTTTGTATTTCAAATCTTATTTGTAACGCTCCTTCTCACTGCCTCTCTCGCCTACATCCACCGCATGGGCTTTTTATCCAATACGCTCCTCGGTGTCTTTACAGGGATTGTATTGTTTGTGGATATTGCTATCTTGCTTTACCGCTTCCAATATACAAAGGTGACACGAAACCAGCGCTATTGGAACAAGCGTCAGTTTGATACGAAGGATTTACCTCAAGCCCCCGGTTCAATCTGCCCTCCTGGTGAAGAATCTACTGAATCGCAACCGGCAGATGCTCCTCCTTCTTCATCCTAAACTGTAGGTAGATATGGCAACAGTAGATGACTGGAATACTCGCGTAGCCAGAGTCAAAGAGCAATTTGAAATTACTCTTCCAAATCTGATTACAACCTACGAAATGAAAACGCGCGCTGTTGGAGACTTGATAGAACAAACAAAAAAATTAGAAGATGAAAAAGGAAAGTTGCTTCATGAAGCGAAGCTCGCTGAACAAGAGGCTTCCACAGCTGACCGTGAATTTATTGAAACGCGGAAGACACTTCCTGACCCCTTCAAGCCTTCCAAAATTTACACGGTTCAAGATTTCACCTTCTATTTGTTTTTTATGAGTTATTTCATTTTTCTTGTTGCTGTGAGCATGGTTGCGGAAGAAAAAACAAAGGTGTTTGTGGGTGGAATTCTATTACTCTTTTTCATTGTCGCATTGCTCTATCGGTATGTTTAAGACTCTTCCTCCTCGTTTTCATTTTCTTCATGCTGTCTATCAAACTCTTCTAAATCATCTTCATCCAGGAAGACACGGATACCTCTGTAGATACCCGTGCCTCTCGAATCACCAAAGACTTCATCACAACGGTGCTCAAGCTCTCGCAGCTCCATCTTCTTGCCACCCGATGTGATAATCCACTTGTTATAGGCCTTGAGAATCTCCTTGATGGCGAACTTGTCATTGAGTAGCTCAGGATACTTCTCCTTGTGATACTTGCGCACACGCTCGCTACAGAACTTGGCGAAGGCGTCATAATCAGCCTTGTAGCGGTCAGACTCCTGCTTTATGACAGCAGGCTCAGGCTGGAGACCCTGGACCATATACTCAGTCTCATACAGGTGAACCAGGTAGCTGAGGAAGGGCTCACGCCAGGTCATGAGCTTCTCATCAAGACTGTTGTCTCGTGGATAGAAGTTCGCTTTCTTTGCCACGAGATCCGGATGGTCAGCCTCCTCAAAACGACTCTCAAAGGGAATGACACGGATACGGCGCCATGTGCCATTGTCCATGCTATTGATTGGCGGGAGACGGTTACACATCATAAACATCTTGCCCATCACCTTGAATTTCTCTTGGTCCCTAAACAAGCCACGAGCTTCAATGATGTCCTCACCAGACATCTGCTTCATGCGACTCGTGTTGAGTGGCTCCTGGTGGTCAGGCTCTTGAGAATAGATGAATCGGCGGCACTTGATTGCCATAATGTCTGGATTGGCTGCTCCTGACTCAGGTCTCTTTCTCGTGAAGACAGTCGCCTGGAGCGACGTCTGATAATCCCCAAAGACAAGACGCATCAGCGTCACCAACTTGGACTTACCGTTACTGCCCACACCAATGAAGAAGTAATACAGCTGCTCCCTGTTCATTCCTTCCAGACAAGACGCAAGAAGCTTCAGCACATGCTTGCGAAGGTCTTCACGAGGGAAGAGCTTCTTGAAGAACTCCTGAATTTCATCCAGACGAGGATCTTTGTTCTTCACATATTCGCTGTAAGGCACATAATTAATGGGATTGGTCTCAGGATGGTTCTTCCCTGCGAGGAAGCTGACATAATCCTCAGGTCGTCCTTGACGGAAGATAACTTTTTCACGGAAGGTTGACGATTGAAGAATGGGATTGTTTGTCGCAGGCGACTGCTGGTTTACAAGAGCTCCAAACGTAGTTGCTTCTTGTGTCGCAATTGCAGCCCCTGCCTGCACAATAGAGACTTTGTGACGAAGCTCAAGCACACCATTCGCACATCCAAAGAGGAACGGGTCTGTATTGAGCTTATTCACGAAATCCTCCTCATAGAAGAGAGTCGCGCACATCTTCATGACGGAATCGTTGAAGCCTGAGCTGTAGAGTTTCTTTGCCATCTCATGAAGCTGGCCTGTCTTTTCCATATATCGCTTTTGTTCTTCCTTGGATGTATTAGGTGTGATACGCATTGATGACCTAGTAGCAGCACGAGTAATGTGATCTGCTACTTCAGTACAGATTTTGAGTCGTAGCTCCATACCTTGATTGAGTGTCCGCCACATATTGAGCTGCTCATCGTAGTAAAGCCAATCAGTAGCTCGGCTATCAATTGACGCGACATAGAGACTATCCCACAGCTTTTTCATAAGAATGGCAATATGGTAGTGAGTTGCGTCTGTAAATTGGATGATATATTCAGCAACATCCGCATCAATGATTTGCTTGTAACGCTCAGGATTGTCGTCACGCGCCCACTTGTAGAGGCTGCGACGGCTAAGACGAGGTCCATCTCCTTCCATCCGCATATTGCGGAACCAGTCGCGACGAAGATTAGGCACCTCACGCGCACGATGATGAGCCCACTTCGTAGGAGCCTTTTCTTTGGTGAAATCCATCCAGAGGTCAAATATCTCTTCCGTCTTGGCGATGTTGTGGAGACACCATCCCACACGCATCCAATCATCATGTCCTTCAGCACGGTCAGCTGCGAGACACTCCATCACAAGCGCCCGAAGAAGAGCCGCATCATCCTGTATATTGGCATTTGCATTTGCTCTTGCTTGAATATCAAGCAAAGCATTTAATGTCGGATCTTGAAGTGCTGTGATTGTAGCAGCCCGCTCAAGAATCCGCTCATCATATTCCTCGTAATTTTGTTCTTCATAGCGAGGCTGAGGCGGGTTCAGAATCGCATTAAATTCTGCTTGGGACTCCTCCTTGAGAGTATTGATGTCATCCTCAATGTTGTAGCGAACACTCATGAGCTCAAGGAGTCTGCGGCTCGAGTAATTCGTGATAGGCTCATCCTCCCAGTAATCAGATTCAGGAGCATACACCATCACATTCGCGAGTTTGTAGGCAGGAATTGAGGGTTTGGAGGCGCCGTAGAACATCCAGCCCTGCTTCCTTCCCATGGAGGGGTCAAACACATCCTCGTCCTTATTCTGATACGCAGTGTGGCCGAAAATCTCACTTATGATATTCTGGGAAAGCAAGTATTTCCGAAGCACATTCCACTTGTCATTGGACAGAGGAGCATCAGGACACAGGATGTGAATACCATCCTTAATTTTGTCTTTGTCAGCATAAGGCTGCGGTCTTAGAGTGACAAAGAATCGCATCGTGTCATAGACACTGATATCAAAGAAGTGCGCATACGCTTGCGAAATGCGAACACAGAAGTCACGGATATTCTCTTCCGTAAATCGCCGCTCCAACGACTGGGTTTTCGGATAATGGAAATCCAAATCAATCAAGAGTGGCTTGGGTTGGTTGAGGCGAGGTTGCTCCACAAACCCAAGAGGCCGAAGCTTTTTCACAAAGAGATAGTCATTTAACAGCTCAAGAAACTGAGGGTAATCATTATCTGGGATGTGCCAACGACCCGTGAGTTCACCCATCCCCGTAATCGTCGCATCCTTGCCATTTGGACATGGATGCTGATGGAGGAAATGAAAGAGTGGGTGACTTTGAAATATTTGAAGAGTCGTCATAGTATTGCTTGCCATCCCCTATATTCAAGGTGAGGGTCAATTTTTGGGAGGTGACCCCGCAAGGAAAATATTTAAAGAGCAGCAGCAACAACGACAGAGGAATACATCCACGATGGATTTAATATCAGTAGCTGCGCCCCAAGCTACCCGCAGAGTGTTAAAAGATATTCAGAATGCCAAACAAGCTATCATGGGACAACAAGGAATTTGGTATTCTATGAATGAATCAGATTTAACAAAAGGATTCGCCCTACTCAAGGGGCCTGAGGATACACCCTATGACGGTTGTCTGCTGCTTTTCTCTGTTCAATTCCCGTCTGACTATCCGTTTTCACCCCCCAAAGTCTTATTTCTGAGTTCTGATGGACGAACACGGTTCCACCCGAATTTGTATGTCGAGGGTAAGGTCTGTTTATCAATTCTTGGCACCTACTCAGGGCCCTCGTGGTCTGGAACACAAAGTTTGAATAGTGTCTTATTAAGCATTCTAGCCTTATTAGACACGAATCCCTTGACGCACGAACCTGCCTATGAAAACGGAACTCTGTTAGACGCAAGACATCGTGACTACGCAGATTTTGTTGAGCACCAGATGGTAAAACTCATGCTTCAGACAATTCAGCGATTTGAAAAGAAAGAGCCCAATCATCCGTGGCTGCCCTTTGAAGACATTGTGACAGAGCAATTACCGTCTTTAAAAGAGCGTTTACGCAAAAAAATTGTGAGCAAGGCTGAGCAGCCTGAGCGCTTGTGGGGGAGTGTCATTTATGGAATGGGGGGTCGCTCCTACTGGAAGCAGTTCATTCGTGAGACAGCATGGCTAACAACCTAAATTTGAATCCAAATCCCCAGGTAGGGAAAGCAAGCCATGAACTTCTGTCCAAAGTGCGAAAATTACTTGTATTTGGAGCAAGCCTCTGAAGATGTCACAAATGCTGCTGGTATCGCAGAAAAGCGCTATTTTCTGAATCGCAGGTGCCGCACGTGTGGCTACAATGAGGTAGATGTCCAAGGTGGTCTTGTGAACGAGACAATTGTTCAAGAAAGAGCCAGTGAAGGATACAAGGTTCTCTTGAACGAATTTACCCGGCAAGATCCAACACTTCCTCACGTCAACACACTTCCGTGTCCGAACACTGGAACCTGTCAAAGCTACAAGGGTAAGCCCCGTGATGTAATCATTATTAAATATGACGCGCAGAATATGAAGTTCCTTTACATCTGTAACGTCTGTGGTGAGCAGTGGAGAAGTAGGTCTTAAAGAAAACTTCATAGGTCCATTAGTTCAATGCATAGATTTGAGTATCCAGGTGGGAAACCCTTTTTCGTTACCAAACAAACAGTCGAGAGAACACCTTATACATTTCATGAAACAAATGGAATCTGGGAGCCCACATCCATTCAGTATTTCTACAATCTTGTTGAGACAAAACACCAGAATAAGAATGCGGTTATCGTTGATGTTGGAGCACAATCAGGACTTTATAGTTTGTATGCGAAATATTTACCTGAGTGTAAGTTCTTAGCTTTTGAACCTTTTGAAGAAACATATTCTTATTTGTTGGACAATTTACAACTGAATCAAATTTACAATGTAAAAGCCTATAACTATGCATGTGGTATTAAAAATGAGACGAAAGTATTACATGTTCCAGACCATCTAGGATTAAATACATTGGGGGATACACCGAAGCGATTTGATAAATGGAGGGATGTTTCAATTGAGGTTATAAAACTAGATGATATTTTATCTAACGAAACTTCATTTGATTATTTGAAGTGTGATACAGAAGGATGGGAATATAATGTACTGAAGGGCGCAGAAGAATCTATTCGGCGTTATAAACCAGAACTATTTTTGGAAGTTAATGGTGAAAATTTAGAACAATGTCATGTAAAGACAGACGAGCTTCTTGATTTTATTCGCTCGTTAGGATACACATATATTCGCACTGTAGACGGTGAGAATTATCATTTTACGAGTGCTTAAACTTAAGACTTTATCTAGAGTAATGGAATTATATAATCAACGAGCGGTTCGTTTCTTTCTTCAGAGTATTCAAACACTGAAAAAAGAATCAGGTGGACAACGATGGAATGAAATTTGTGAAGATGCAGCAACCCTCTTTGAGCATCTGTATACAAAAGAATTTGGCACGCTTCATTTGAACCATTCACAACTTTGGGAGCTTTTCTTTGAACCGCCTGAATCAACGAATGACCCTCTGTATATGCGATTTGAAATCCTCTGCTCTAAAGATAGATTTATTGATTTTTTTATGAAGTTTCTTCAAGCCTTGTTAGACCCTCCAGCTTCTTGGTGGCAGGCATCCTTTTTATGAGCAACACACAACGTATGCCATCCCAAGTCCTTTTCCATTTGACCAATCATTTCTTCTGAGCATCCATGAAAAGCTTTATCAATGTCATATCCTCCTTGGATATAGGAAGGAATATCATATCGGAAAATGTGATCCTTCCAAACTGAATCAATAACAAAAGAGTCTCCTAGAAGAGCCTTGACTTCATCAAATGTATATGTATATGTTACTGGGCACCCAGACTGAGCTTCAGAAAACTGCTGAATTAAAGAGTCCATTTCTCCCATAGACCACTGGTTGTGAAGATTCATTAACCAAAAGAGTTTGTAGGAATATCGTGAATACACCATGAAACGCAACTCACCTCCCTGTTTCAAAAACAGAGAGGCTTGTTGAATAACACGTGAAGGATTTGGCGTATGATGTATTACGCCAAATGAATAGACAATATCAAAGGATTGAATATATTCCTTAGGGAGAAAGGAATCTAGCTCCTCAATGTTTCCACAAAAAAATTCACCAGACAATCCTCTTACATCAAAGTTTTTTTTACATAATTCAATAGCAGCTGGTGTTAAATCCACACAGACAACATGAGCACCTGCTTCCGCAAATTTCACCGCATCCGTCCCCATTCCAGAACCTAGCTCAAGAATACGTTTTCCTCTCACATTCTCAAGATTTAAAAACGCGAGTTTGTGAGATTCAACCTTAAATTTCTTCTCGGAAACTTCCTGGAAAAAAGAAAGAGTTCCCACTGGTGATTTGCTATGACGTATATTACAAGGCCGCGCATTCCAAAACTCACGAACATCGTCAATTGTCCCTCGTTTTACACTTGTCATTCTAGATATAAAGAAAAGACTGGTTTAGGTGTTAGATGAAGACAATAGGGGTTATCGGTGTTGGTCGCTTGGGTATTTGTACTGCGCTCATTTTAGAAGAAGCAGGGTTTGACGTTGTTTGCTACGATGTGAACAAAAGCATTCGTGATTCTATTACAAAGAGACACATTGTTACTACTGAAAAAGGTGTATCAGAAATGTTAGGGAACGCAAAGAATATTCGCGCAGTTGATACATTGGAGGGTGTCCTGGGTCTAGATGTTCTTTTTTGTATTGTTGCTACGCCATCCCTCCCTGATGGCTCGTATGACCACAAATACGTGAACTCAGTGGTGGATGAACTCATTCAAAAGATTCCCAAGGGGCAAACTTCTCGTATTTTGTTTAATATTTGTTGTACAACAATGCCTGGATATTCAGACACTGTTCAAAAGCGATTTGATGATGCAAAGGTCCCCGTGGATGTATGCTACAATCCTGAGTTTATTGCGCAAGGGGAAGTCCTCTATGGATTTACTCACCCTGATACGCTTTTAATTGGAGAAGCCAGTGTAGCGGCAGGGGATATTCTTGTAAGTATTTATAATACATTTGTGAAGACCACGCCTGCTGTGTGTCGCATGACAAGAAAAGAAGCAGAAATTACTAAGATTTCTATCAATTGCTTCATCACAACAAAGATTTCCTTTGCAAATACGATTGGAGATTTGTGTGTTCATGAAGGACTCAATGCGGACAGAGTTCTGAAAGCGATTGGCAGTGATTCACGAATTGGTAGAAAGTATCTGAATTGGGGTCATGGATATGGTGGACCCTGCTTCCCTCGTGATAATCGCGCACTTTGTTTCTACAGTGCTGGTCAAACTGTAAGAAATCGCATTGGAGAAGCAACAGATGAAACAAATGCTTCTCATTTACACTTCTTGGTAGAAACATTGACGGCGTTAGCCAAACAAACGGGGAAGCAATTCTTATTCCGTGACCTCGCCTACAAGCCTGGAACGATGATTTTAGAAGAGTCACAGAGTCTTGCTCTTGCGAAACAACTAGATTTAGCAGGATTCCACGTCTACATTCAGGAATCCACTGAGGTTCAGAAAACAATAGAGATGCTCTATCCTTCTCAATTCCTTTTTGTTGATTCTTCAGTGAATACACAGGACTACATTGTTGTTGACAAAGATCTCTCCTGCTTGCGAATGCGCATGTAATACCCTCCGACTACAAACTTACGACCACTGTGAACAGCAATCGCATCATTCTCCGTATACTGCGATGCTGGGATTATACGAAAATCAAACGAAATACGTGTAGCATTCGATATATTTCTCTTGTTATAATGACGGCATCTATTGCCATAAAAGCGAAACACTTCGCCATACTTCAGATTAATTGGATGAAAATCTTCTTTTCCTGGTTCAGATTCAACATAACATGAATTTGTATCTGATTGACCTGTAATTGTAAGCATATAATTCATTTCAGTGGGAGGGTGATTGTAATCACTGTCGCAATGGAGTCCAATTTTCTCATTATCTTCTTCATCTCCACGTTTTCCAAGAGCAGTATTGTTGGGAATGTGAATTCGGAAAGAAGGCTCCTTTTGGACAATATATTCATCTTCACCAAGTTGAGGGAGCAACCATTCCTGAAGGAAGCGATGATAGAGTTGAATTATTTCAGGATAGTGGGATGATTTGTAATATTTTGTATGAAACTCTGTTGATGTATCATTTTGGAATGTAATTTGTTCCCATTCAGTCGCTCCGTGGATAAGTTCGTGGGCCTGTGAGAGGTCTCCATCTAGTCCAAGAATCTTCTTCATAAGTTCCTGAAACGGAAACACCTCCTTGGGAAATGCAAGTGTCGCTTCAAGGCTCATTCTCCAATACTTGCTGAAAACATATTTAAACTCGTTTTTTTTCCTCATAGACCTGCTTTTTCTTTTAATTCTTTGAAGACTTTATAAGGGACATTTGGATTAAATAAGAGTGCTCCCATAAACATGTTGCTAGAGCCTCCCATTACGAGGTCACATTGACTTGCTAAATAGACGTCGGCGATAGCAGTTTGAACCTCTTCTTCAAATTCTTTATCAGATAAAGTTTGATGTATCCAATCGATATCTGCTGAAAGATAGTTGCGAGGGAGTCGGATACATTTCTCTCCAAATTGTTGAAGTGTTCTTTCTAAAAAAGGACGAATTTGAGTTATGGGTAAAATATAATCATAGTTCACTATTACATCTTCTATTTCTTGAAAGAGAGAGTCAACATTATAATTTACAAAATGAGAAGTAGAACGGAGAAAGACAGCTAAAATTTTCTTTCCTTCAGATTGTTTTGCTCGCAAAAGCTGTAACTCAGGCTCGATAAACGCCTTCATAAAGGGCGTGAATTGTAAACGTTTTTCAATATGACTATGATATAACTTTCTGATAAATGGGAAATAAGGGTCAGCATATACAGAGGGTGAGCAGAAAAAAAATCCGTTTTCATAGTGTTGTAAATACGTAGGGAGAGATTCTTTTGGTATGATGGGATAGCCCATCTCAAAGGTATCTCTCTTCAAAAATGTTTCAAGAGAACTATTGGGAGGATATTCAAAATATTTGTAAAAGAAGATACGCTTTGTATCGTCTTCATAGTTTTGAAAAGGCAAGGTGCGAATTGAATCATTCTGTGCACCCTTGTTTGTATAATAAAAAAGAAGAGTGTCTGTCTCTTTTAAAAGCAAAGACCATGTTAAAAATTTGCACACGTTGGAAAAAACACCTGCAAAATTTCCTAGAACGACAATCATTCTCTAGACTTGACGCCTTTGAAAGGTTTAGACCGATAAAATCACCCAGCCTTTTGGAAACAAGCGGACAAGCTCATCTTTGAACCAGTTCATCGGAACTATCACAGGCTCACGCACATCATGGGCTCCCAAAAAAGCGCCCCACCATGAAAAGGTAGAATTGGCACATATAAATCCTCCATGACAGAGTGTCATGAGAGCTAGGCTCTTACATTCATCACGTTCTTCCATATAAATTTTATGAGGAAGGCGTTTGAAAACATCCTGTCCCATACACCACTCTAAATCATCCGAAAAAATACAAAATGTCTTTGACTCCTTGTCAAAGTAGTCCAAGGCCTTCTCATAATACGCAATAGGTTGCGTAAATAGAACTTCTGAATGTGGGTAAATCATATAATCTCCACGACGGATATGAATACCCACAAGGTCTTTGGAGGGTCTGAGAGAAATAAGAGGTCTTAATCCTTTGAGAAATGTCTCTCGGATAACTTTCTCATGGGGCTCCAAGGTGGGATAATACTGAAAATATCCATCAAGCAAGACATTCCCAGAAATATCTTCAGGTGCCCAGGCATCAAATCCAGGGCTTATTGAATGTTTCCGAAATGACCAGGATAGAAATTTATCTATCATACATTGGTCAAAGGATACATCAGTTCTATCTGGAAACTTACAAAAGACAGTATCCGCATACTCTTTCTGAGCTTGATTATGATGATTGTAAAATTCTCTTGGTATCAGAACAGTTTTTCCTTTTTCCTCTTGATATACAATGGCTGCTGCGACTTGAAACATTTGATTCCCTAAGCCACCTTTGCGAACGGGCAGCACATACTCGGTTTCCATACTAAAGACTTTTTTAGAAACGAGTTTAAGTATGGAATCTATTGATTGCATCTACTACATAAATCTTGACCATCGTGTGGACCGAAAAGAACAGTTTGAAGCTGAAATGGTGAAGTTAGGTGTGCCAGAATCCAAGCTTGTCCGCATCTCAGGTATTTACAAGAAAGAGTTTGGAATCCTAGGCTGTGGATTAAGTCATAAGAAGGCTCTAGAAACCTTTGTTAACTCCCCTCATAAAAACTGTTTGATTTTTGAGGATGACTTTCTCTTCACATTGGATATGAATTACGTGAACTATCTTTTAAAATCGATATTTCAAGAAAAGGTGTCGTATGATGTTGTAATGCTCGCAGGAAATCTGTTTAAAACAGAACTCACACAATGGCCCTTTCTCCGAAAAGTCTTGGATGGCCAGACTGCCTCAGGCTTTCTTATTACGAAGGACTTTGCCCCTAAGCTCGTTGAATGCTTAGAGCAATCTACGACTCTATTAAGGGAATGGCATGAGAAAACGGGCGAACGAAAGCATGAATATTGTAATGATATTTATTGGAAAAAACTCCAACCTGTCTCCAATTGGTTTATTGTTCATCCGAAACTTGGAATCCAACGAGAAAGTTATTCGGATAATGAATACGAAATAACGAATTATGGAGTGTAGAATGGAACACATTGATTGTGTGTATTATATGAATCTAGACCACCGAGAGGATAGACGCAAAGAAATTGAAGGTGAGCTAGACAAGCTGGGTGTGCCCGAATCCAAACGGGTTCGCATTTCGGGTGTGTATAAACCAGGATTTGGCATCCTAGGATGTGGTCTTGCGCACAAGAAAACAATTGAAACGTTTCTAGCCTCTCCTCATAAAACCTGTTTGATATTTGAAGATGATTTTGAATTCACACTGGATATGGAGTATGTCCACTATCTTCTCAATGCTATAATGGAAGAGAAAATTGAGTATGATTGTATTATGCTCGCAGGGTGTATTTTACGCGTTGAGCCTACAGCCTATCCGTTTCTCCAAAAAGTGCTGGATGCTCATACAGCGTCTGCATATCTTATCACCAAAGAGTTTGCTCCTGTTCTCCTAGAATCGTATACAGAATCCACAAAACTTTTAGAAGATACTTACACTGAAACAGGAACCAAAGTGATTAGCTATCACAACGATATCTGGTGGAAACGATATCAGCCCTATTTCAATTGGTTTATCGTAAACCCTCGGATGGGTGAGCAGCGTTTTAGTTACTCAGATAATTTGGAAAGAGACCTAAAATATGGTTTCTAAGCCTTCTCTAATGATGATTCATCTTCAACCAAAATATTTGGAAGTTATTAATGGAACATCCGTTGATAAGTTGTATTTGTTACCACACAAACATGTGGGTGCTCATCCTACAGGGTTCGTTGTTGTGAGTGATGAGCCAGTCGAACTTGAGTCGCCCTTTACTGTTTGTCCTCTTTTTTTCTTAAAACCAAATGAGACAGTCCTTCCAGGAAACAATCCTCATGATGTCGTTCTTATGTATAAAAAAGAGATGGGCTCTCTAGAAACTGTATTGTATACTCTCTATGAGACATACAAAGAGACTGCATGTGTGAAAACAGAACATTCAATGAAGCGGTTTGTCTATACCAAACAGATTGCTCCCCGAAAAATTATTATTCCTTCGTTGAAACGGAAGGAAAATCTTGTGCCAGTTCTGAAGCGGTTCCAAATGATTGACTTGCCCAAGGAAGGGTTCAGACCCCAAATATTGCTGGTGGAGCACAGTCCCTTTCCAGAACTTCAGAAAATAGCGGAAGAGTTTGAGTGTGAATACATTTGGCTGTTCTTGGATATACGAGTCCCTGAACTGCCCATAGGACAGTTTAACAAAGCACTCTGTTATGACAAGGCATTTCTCTTTGGAACTCAAGCGGAGTGGTATCTGTTTCATGACAATGACGTATTAGTGCCAAAAAAATTTTGGAACATGCTCGATGCAAATGTAGAAAGAGCGAAAACACAATTTCTTCAACCTTATACCCATAGATGTCTTTTGAATTTGAAACAAGTGGTGGCAGAAATGTTTCGTGAAAATTTATCACTCGCAGATGAACCTCTAGACGAGTCAATGTATTCCTCCCTTGAAAAATCTGTTGGAGCTCCAGGTGGAAGTTTGTATTTGACACGACAACGATATTTAGAAGCAGGAGGACATGACCCTCAGTTATGTTGGGGCTATGGACCTGAAGATGCATTATTTTATCAAAAGCTAGAGCTGTTAGAGCCAATTGCCTTTGCGGATGACCCTCCTATTGAAATGATACACCTATGGCATCCTTCCGCACAGATACAAAATCCATTCCGCGTTGAAATGGATGTCTTAGTCAAATGTATCTTTCGGACTACATCAACCGAGGAAAAACGTGACTATATGAAAAAGAAAGAGGAGCTGCTTAAAAATTTAATGCGGAATTCACTATGATAGAGTGCCACAGATGAATGCAAAACAAACCTTGGAATCTTACTTTCTCCGAAAGCCTCCCCCTCTGCCTGAGTATAGTCAGAGATTGGAGGAAGAATTTGCTCTGATTGAAACATTTGGATTTACCAAAGTCTTTCAACAGGTCTATGAAATTATTCGGATTGCGCGGTCGTTACAGATTCCCCATATTATTCGGGGGTCATCAGGGTCTTCCTTAGTCTGTTTCCTCATGGGAATTACTGAAATTGACCCTATTCATTACAAATTAGAGCTTGCTCGCTTCATGAACAGCGGCAGAACAGACCTTCCAGATATTGATATAGATGTCCCCTACAATCGTCGTGATGAGCTCTACACTCATATTGAGAAACAATGGCCCAAGATGGTGGCACGAATTAGCAATTATGTCATGTATGGAGAAAAGGTGGCAAAGCGGGAGTCAGCCAAACAAGTTCTCTTGGAAAAGCTACCTGTGAATCCTGACTTACGTTCAAAACAAGAGAAAAAACAATTGCGGAGCCTGAGCTATAAGAAGTTTTCTGTAGAAAAGGCACTTCCTGAAAAAGAAGACCAAGACCGTGTCAAACAGATGACAAGTGAAAAAACAGGAACTCTTAAAAACTACAGCACACATTGTGGAGGCATTGTCATTTTCGAAGAAGAAGGATGTGTCCCTGAGGAGTTACGATTAGAAACCTCAAAAGACAAAATCCTTCCTCATATTCGTCTCAATAAGGATGATACAGAAGAGCAAGGATTTATTAAGATTGATATCTTGAGCAACCGTGGATTGGCCCAGCTTGTAGAGGCACAAGTAGAGCCCAAAGGACTTCTAGACTATCCTGAGCGTGATGGTCCAACAGAAAGACTCTTAGCAAGAGGAGAAAATCTAGGGTTAACGTTTGGAGAGAGTCGTGGGATGCGCAAACTCTTTCTGGGTATGAAGCCACGACATATGGATGACATCGCAATCTTACTTGCTCTCATTCGTCCTGCTGCAGCAACCCAAGGACGCAAACGAGAATTCCTAGAACGATGGAGATATGGAGCTGAATCTACAGATCCTTTGTCTAAACAAATTATATTTGATGATGATGCCATCTGTATTGTAAAGGCCGCCTTAGGATGTGACGCAGCAGAAGCAGACAAATGGAGAAAAGTCTTTGCGAAGGGCAATGCGGCGGGTCGCGTTCAGTTTCGTCAACGGTTGTATCAGAAAGGTGTCTCCAAATCGGTTCAAGAGTATATTATGAGTGAATTAGATTATCTCGTGTTGTATTCATTCTGTAAATCGCATGCTGTGAGTTATGCGCAACTTGTCTGGGCACTAGCCTATGAAAAGACACACAATCCGCATCGCTTTTGGATGGCAGCTCTCAATCATTGTCACAGTGACTATAGGAAATGGGTCCACTATCGTGAAGCGAGACTCAGCGGCCTTCAGTTGACACGAGAGCCACCCCCCTACAAGATTGGAATGAAGCAGGGAAAGCCGAGTCTTGTTTCACGAAAGTCACAAGGTGAGCAACTACGTCTGACACAAATGTTTCAAAAAGAAGATTCTTCCAGTCAAGACTTTCACGATATGCGCGAGTATGGATATTGGTTGTCAGAAAACTTTCTGGAAGGCTGTGGTCTATGGCCTGAATCCCAACAAACATTAGAACGGTGGTTTGGAACAACAAAGGAGCAGAAACAAATCCATGTAAGATTCTGTGGAATCATTGCGACAGGCCGCGTTTTGCGCCGAGATGGCTTGGCAACTCTTCTTACAATAGGAGTTGGCAATTCACACTATGTTGACCTTGTCTATGAAGATATGGATGCGGGTAGTTTGCTGAGCTCAATAGTAGTAGAAGGAAAGGGGTTGTATGAAAAGAAAGGAGGGGTCGAGACAATTCTACTTCAATCGATTCATGGTCTGAGTCTTCAAGCGTTACGAACCAAGGCTCCTTTGAGCTCAGGCAAAATGTCTTGAAGAATCCGCAAGGGACAACACGTTGGAATCGCAAAGTTTGGTTGACTTGAGACCAAATAACTCCAATTCTCTGTGCTCCAACGTCTTGCCATAGGCCCATACGATTTTTTTCCAAGTGTGAGCCACTTATCCAATGTATCGTGAACTCGTTTGCTAATCGTTTGCTGAATGATAGGAAGTCCTAGTAAAGAAGTTAAGAGGTGAAACATATCTCGTCCTTCTTTTGGACATGGATCCATTGGAGGAAGAACTCCATCTCCCAGATTCACCCAAGGCTTCCCTCGTAAGACTTCAGATCCTAAACACGCAAATCCAAAATCTAAGACAACCACTGTAAACGGACTGAGAAGTGTCCATGAACTTTCCTGAAGTCTAACATGAATCTTACAAGGCTCTTGTAAAATGAGCAAATTGCTGCTTTTCAAATCACGATGGTCAAGATTTAAATGCGTTTCCAACGTGGCAAGAATAAGGGAGAGTTGCGCCAGAAGAAAAAACATATCTAAATCTGGAGACTTCGTCATGCGGAACCAGTCCTCTACACCATGACCATGGATACGTTCCATGGAGAACCAGACTTCTTTCTTATTCCAAAAGACATCATAGACTTTGGGAATGGCCCAGCCGATTCCTTCAAGCTCTAACGTTTTATGAGCCAGATGCTGAAGGACAGCTTCTTGTAATAAATTCATTTCTGCCATACGAGGTTGTTTCAATAAGACATATTTCTCATCCCGTTTTGCGAGATGGACATTTCCATAGGTTCCATGGTCTATCAGATGTTCAATTCGCATTGAGCATCTCTGTTTACTTCTGTTTGCATTTAGAATCTGTTCGTTTCCATCGTATCGTGAAAGACTAGAAAGGTCAATCGTTGGAATTGACGGAATCGTATAGACTCCGTCAATACCAATACTTTCAAGTGAAAATTCTTTGGATGCCCACATCCTGCCTATTTAGAGTTCAGATACCTGTCAATATCGGAAGGAGTTTGAAATAGACGCGCTAACTCGACAGCAGCAAGCTCGCGTGGATGCTCTGGTTGAGGGGGAGTGCTGCCATATCGTTGCTGAAAACTCAAGGGAGGCTGATGTTGGCGAATGCCAGTTTCTCGGTCCCACCATTGAATACTGACGTGCCGAAGGTCTGGTTTATCTTCTCGTTCATAAAGAGGCAATGGAACATATTTACCTTGCCATGCCCAGAATCTATCATCAATTGTATCTGGATTCATGCGGCACCGTTGAAGCCATCGTTGAGGAATTTCTTGCTCTGATACAGGTCTCCAGCCCTCTCGTTCAAAAAAAGCATCCCATTTATATTTGCGACGCCGTTGGTCAATATGAATAAGCTCATGTGCTAAGGTATGCTCTAAACGCTCTTCGGGGAAATACTTTGGAATACAAATCAGATTGGGAGGGCGTGTATGAGGGAGACCTGCTTCCGCAGTAGGATGCATCGTTACAATTTCGGTATTGAGAAGCCAAGGTCTTGTTGTGGGGTCCATCGCTACATAGGATAAGCGCTCTCTTGCTAACGCATTCACAGGGTCATTTCGGACTGTTTGTAAAAAATGGTCATACAGCTCTGATTTGGCCAATTGCTCCATCCTACTTTTTCTTCTTCTTGTCCTCACTATCTTTTTTTAGATTGGACTTTGCTTTTGCCTTGGCATCTTTGTATTGTTCAACAATCGCCTTGTTCAGAAAGTAATCGTTAATGGTTGTCTGCTTCTTGGGCTCTTCCTTCTCCGCAAGACGTGGAGAACGACGCTCAGGCATCACAAGAATATTCCCTCCAAAGTTCTGCTGTGTCGTTGGAATTACTACACCCCCCATACGACCTACGAAAGCAGCTGTGGATGCTTTATCACACTCATGAAGTGCTTTGCGGAAGAGAAGCTCTGCTGCGAGAACATCTTGCTCACCTTCAGCGAGTGTCTTTTTCACAGGAACATATCCTGGAATCTGCTCCACCATCAAACCAAAGAGCTGGCCAATCGGTTTCTCCAGCTGATGTTCAATGTAGTATTTATAATCAGGCTGGAGCTTCTTTTCCCGAATGTAATCGGGTGTTTCAATGCGGTCACCTTGGAGCTTGGGAGCCACTTGGCCAGCAGGCGGAGCAATATAGATGAAGCCCATGCGTTCCCCTGAGGCTGGCGCGTTACCAGCATCTCTCTTTGCCATTCTGTCTGCGAGGATTTTGTGGGCTGGATAGCTAAATCGGGTCAAATCATCTCGCTTGGCTGCGATACGACCATAGAGGGCTTGGAGATTTGCTTCCAACAGCTGTTTCGCCTTGAGTTCCTTCTCTGTCAACTTTGTCTTTTTCTCAAGGGTTTCAATCTCCTTCGTCTTCTTTGTAATTTGGTCCTCCAAGTCTTTGATATCACCCTTCACATAATCAGGCTTGTATTTGGCACTCAGTGATTTGGTAATTGTCAGTTGAGACAAACTCATTTTCCCTTGGACCATATCGAGAGTCTTTTGGATGACGAAGTTGGCTGCCTTGGGCACATCTCTCTCATTCAAGAGAATCTTGATAGCCCCTCCATAGATTGTCTTCAAGACGGGTGCGTTATCTCGGCGCTTCAGCACAATTCCCATTGAGGTTTGCTTGAAGTCTGTAACAGAATCCTCATACTTGTTTCCCACATAGCGCTTTTTGCTAAAGATAATGAACTGGTCAAAGACCTTATCATACTCAAAGTCATGAGGAGGCTTGAGAGCCTGTGTAATAAAGTGACCTGCCTCTTCAGTAACGTCTTTCGTTGCTTGAACAGCTTCAGTGCCTGAGAGAAGTTTGCCCGTCTCAGGATTCTTCACTCCAAAGTCTACAAACAGTGAATCTGTATCCCCATAGACAATTCTAGCAGAGCAGCGAGGGTCATTCGCTTCAGGACCATAGAACTTCTCAATCGCTGCCTTCGCAAAGAGAATCTGCTTGCGACCATACGAAGTGACAGAGGCTGCCAAGTGTTGGAGGCGAATCTTGAATGTCGCAGAGCCTAGCTGACCATAGAGGGAGTTCGCAGTCAACTTGTAGGCCAACTGCTCAGCATCCAAAAGGGCAAGTCGGAAGGGGTCCGTTTCCTTCTTTGCCTCCTCACGTTTATCCTTTCGGGCTTTGAGGAGTTTGGCCACGATATCGGGCAGTGTGTGCTTGCTGCCATCAGGCTTCTGGGCATAGCGACACACACGTGTGCCCACTCTGATTTTTTCAGGTTGCGCCCGCTTATCATTCGGGTCAGCTCTCCAGATATCAAAGTCAATATCAGTGAAGCGAGTGCCAGATGGCGCATTGGCCTCAAGTGAGGGATGACCAAAGGGAATGGATACCAGGGTTCCTTGAAGGTCAAAGTCTTTTACCCATACAAGCGAATCATGACTAATGTCCTCGCTGATAATAGTGCTTGGATACAGTGACGCAAAGTCACAGACTCCAATAGGAGACTGGGTATAGAATCCTGGAATAGGGTCAAGAACAATCGCTCCTTCATAGCTATCTTCCTTTTCCTTCTCGTCCTCTACCGATTCAGAGTCTTTCACATTGCGAGAAGGCGTCTCTTGAACCTCTACAACGATGTTACGCTCATTACACTCTTTGAAAATCAGCGACTCAATCTTGATGCCTTGACCCCGTGTGAAGATATAGCTCACGGGAACGGAGCAAACATTGGCCATTGACATTGCGTTGTTGAACACATCCAACTTTTTGTAGAGCTCATAGACGAGATCACAATCTTGAATACAGTATTGCGCGACATACGCACGACCTGCAGGACCACCTTCACGGTGAAGACGGAAGATTTCCTGAGGCGGGCAATCATCCTTGACGACGGCCCACTTAATTGCCTCCTCCATATCCTCATCGGAGTCCGCTTCCACTACAACTGACTTTCCAGGGTCTACAGAGAGCACCTTCATCTTTTCAGTGAGAGCTTCACCCGTTTCATCCAGAAGGACAATGAAACGCCCAGGAACAACATCGCCTGTTTGCTTTGTGTTCAAGACCCATTCCTTTGGATTGCTCGTATCAACACTTGAGAGTTTTCCAGACATGTAATACTGACACACACTGTCCAACTTGTAAGAGGCTAGATTGGCAGAGCGACGAATGTAGTGATACAAATCAATCTGAAGACGACCGATGGTATTCCACATGTAGAGAAAGTTATCTCCAAGAGCAGAGCTACTGAGGAACTTTGTATCGAGTTTCATGCGATTGTTCCCACTGTCTAAGCGACTCAGCTGCTGGAAATAGGAATCCACTGCTTCATTCATTTTCTCCGTGTGAACAACAAGACCGAGTTGCGCAGCGCGCTCCCACACATATTTTTCATCAAAACCAAAGATGTTATAGCCCACCAGGATGTCTGGATTCTCCTTCACCATCCATTTGGCCCAGGCTTGAAGCATCGCCTTCTCCGTCTTGAACGACTTGACAGCTTCCGTGGCATTCAAGACAGGGTCACAATCACCCAGGACAAAGATGACTTTCTTCGTAGGTTTCCCTTGTTGAACAATGACATTCCCAATTTGGATAACGGGGTCTCCCTTTGTCGCAACAGGAAAGTCACCCGTCTCGCTATAACACTCAATATCCCAAAAGTTAATCTTGAAGGGAGCTGATGCCATAGGAGGCTTTTCACACCGACTTACATCTTCCCAATCACAGATACCATTCTCATCCATATCACCGTCAACCTTCACCCAACCACACGGTTGAAGGTTGCGAAGATGAAAGAAGCGAAGCATAGGGTCTAGCCCAGCATCAAACACCCGAAGTGGCTCTGAATCATGATACAGATTGAAGTGAGCAATAGACTTTTCATTTAGGAAAAGCTTCTTGAGAGCATAGAAGGCTCGTCTTGATTTCGTAATCACTTTTACGAGGGTGAGCTTCTTTCCACCACTAAATCCATACATGGAGGACTTTTGACATTCCTCAAAGCGAACAGCATCCGATGGAATGCCTAGAGTTGGAATCTCAGAGGAGAGTCGTTCAACAAAGTCACCATACGCATCCTTTGTAGATGGAAGTTCAACATAGAAGAAGGGTTCAAATCCAGTGACTTTCAGTTGAACAGGCTTTCCTTCAGGAGTAGAGCCGAAGAGGAGGATAGCATAGGTATCTTTCCCTTCCGTCCTTTCGTCTTGTGCAATAGCATCAAACAGATGAAATGTGATAGACATAGTTGCCCAGTGGTTCTACAAACCCGCGAGGCAATTTTTGAGGCCACCTTAACTTAGCGTCTGCGTGTTTGCTTGGATTTTCCAGAGCGTCTGCGCTTTGTTTGATGACGTTTTTTCCACCGGCGACTTAATTCTGCGGCGGATCCAGCCAAAATAATCGCATGCGCAGAATCCGCTGAGAGTTTCAAGAGAGTTTCCATCAAAGACCCACCTGATTTGACACCGCCGCCACGGAGAGGCGCTCTCGCAGCTTCAGGCTCTGATTCCAACTCGGGCTCAGGAGGGAGATTCTCAGCCATGTCAGGCTCAAAGCTATTCTTGTTCGCATTCAGACTGTTTTGAGTAATGCGCTGGGAGCGGATAAGATTAGGGTCCATTGTGTTCGCATTCGTAGTGTTCACGCCGACAAGTGTTTCAAGCTCTTCTTTTGTTTGCGGAGTTTGGACAGGTTTTGTGACATTCGCTTTGGAAGTCGGCTTCACTTCAAAGAGAGTCGGATAGCCTTCAATGGGTGTGTTTCTCATGGAAGTCTGGTCAACCATATTGTAGTGAACCGCAGCGGTATTGACAGACTTATTGGGCGAGTTGGCAACATCATCCCACATTTTCTGTTTAAACGTCTTACAGTGACCACACCAATCGGCATAGACTAGAACAAAGACAGGTCCCGTTTTAATCATAGATTCAAACTTGGGAATATCTTTTGGAGAGCGAACGTCCACATAGGGTGTGAGCTTTCCCATTTTCGTTGTGCGCTTTGCGACCATTCCTAGTTAGTCCCGGGAATTCTTTTCATAAGGTAGGGAGGAATCCGCAATGGATGCCAGTATACTTTTTTTAATTGTGAGTATCTTGCTCGGATATGTCTATTTAACGTATCGCTCAAGTTTGAAAGAAGGATTTGGAGAGCCGATTCAAACGGGCGAGCTTCGCAAACCGTGTAAAGCACCCTTGGTTCTGAATCAACGAATGGAGGCTCCCTATGTGAAAAAGAACATTCTGGATGTAGACGATTATGAATACAATTTAGTGTTCCAGCAAGAAGGAGACCGCGAAATCAGCAAAGCACTTTACAACAAACTTCAGTCTCAATATCCTCTGGATTGGTCTGTTCAACCGCCTAGCTCTGCCCATTTCCAAGCGGGACTTCAGGCACTGAAAGAATCATTCAAAAGCCCTCCGGTTACACCATCGGGTCCCAGTCCCTATAGAGAGATAAATGCGGATACGTTGACGCCTCCTGACACAAGTCTCGAGCATATGGAAGAAAGAAAAATACTTCAACTGTATCAACCTTCCAAGACAGATTCTCTCGAATCCTATCCATTAGAGGACGCACAAGAGTTAATCAAGCGTATTTATGATGCCAAAGGGTTGATTCCTGAAGTAAAAAAGAAAGAGGGAAATGTCTATGAAGTCATTGGAACGCGTCGGAAGGATGAAAAGATTGTGTATGAGGATGAGAATCCTCCTGCGCAGAATGCGCCTGTTGCCGAAGCAGGAGAGGGCACTATCACAGTGCCTGCGACAGCGGTCGATACAGCGGCGGGACTGGACCCCTTCTTCTCACCTAGTGCCTCAACACATATGGACCGCTGGGATTACACAAAATTCACTCCTGGTCTTGAACGGATGTTCGCACCTACATATCCCACAGTAGAATGGATGTAAGCTCTATTTGGATTGTTCAACAATCAGTGTAGAGAGTTATTCTTTTGATAGAGGTTTGGGTTGTGATTTCAGAAGAGTCACAGTGATGGACAACACAAAGACACCCACTATCAATAGGGCACCTGACGTAATAAGTTTAGAGTTCATCTACTACATGCCATCATTTAGAGACATTAAAAAGATTGAAATGAAAGATAAAACAACACCTGCTTTCTTATAAGGGCCAATTGTCTCTTGAAAGATGAACAGTCCTACAAATGTGACAAGAACATCACTAATCAAGTCTAATAACAAATTCATGACAGTAAGTGATTCATATTGAAGAGACATATAGAACACGACAGGTTGGAAAGCATAGATAAGCATAGGAAGAAATATCCAATACAAAGGTTGTTTCTCTACACGCATATATTTGAGCAATGACAACATGAGTGTGTCAAGTATCGCCATGGTTGCGCCAAATCCAAGAGGAATACTATTGAAAAGCGGTAACTTGCCTCCTATGAGACCCATTCTACTGAGACGTAGAGAAAGCAGCAGCAGCAGAAATGAGACCTCCACCAAAAAGCGTCATCCAGGAAGGCTTCTCGTTTACAAAGAGATATCCAAAGACAAACGATGAAATCACTCCCACAAACGACAGCAAACTGAACATAACTGTGGGCAGACGAGGAATTGCGTAGAAACGGAGGCAATATCCAATAAATCCTATCAGAGTATTGAAACTGAGCATGCGAGCCCAGACTTCAGGACGGGTATCCACAGACGTCTTTGAAACGACTGCGAACCCAATCATGACAAGAAGTGCCATGGGATACAATTCAAGAACAGCATAGAAGGGAGATGGTCTTTCGGCCGTTCTCACAGCGAAATAAATTGCGGATTCCGTGAGGGCTGCGAGAAGTCCAGCAAGAAGTCCTTTCCAATTGAAGGGGTCTTTTTTCTTTTGAGGGTCTGTTTCTTTATTTCCGTAGGCAACCAAAACAGCTCCTACAAATCCAAGGGTTACAAGAAGCACCTGGACAAGAGTAAAGGTTTCACCAAATCCAATTGCTGCTCCAATCAGATTCCAAATAGGATACGTGTAAAAAAGACTCATTGAGACTCCTGCGGGCAACTGTTGAAAGGCGTAGTAGGATGTGCCAACATGAAGCAATGTCAGAAATCCTAGTAAGCTTGAGCGAACGATTCCGTGTGTCGTTCCCCATGTCAATGAGACATCCGTCTCGCTTGCTAAAAAGTAGGCCAATCCTGAATAGACAAGAAACCGTGACAGAAGCTGCGTTGTGAGATTTGTCGGCACAGTTTTAATTAAAATTGGATACAAAGACAATGCTGCCTCTGAAGCAATGACTATAGCAGAGGTTGCCATCTACCTATTACAGAACTTTCCAACCTGAGTTGTCCAAACTTACTACTTGACCTTCTGTATTCACAAGGTCACTTGTTAAAAAGACCAGTTTTCCAAGAGGAGATGAAAGTTTTACAGCTAGGAATGCGATTTTTTTGAGCAATGTAATCTCACAGAGAGTCTTCATAAGTTTATAGTTCTTGTCCGTGGGGGCATTGTTTCGCATCATCGACATATACGACCAATTAGGGTCACCTCCCATGGCAAACTGGCGTAACAAATTCATGTCATTGGTGGCAACAAAGACATTTAAATTCTTTTTGCCGATTCGCTTTTGAAGCTGTTTTAATCCAATCATTGCTTGAGAAACATCATTTGTGTCTTCTAGAACAAGTCCAACATCATATTGTTGACGTATAACTCCAAAATTTCCCATGAAAGCCTCGATTCTGGCACTTGTTTCAGGATTAAATTCATACATCGCTTTGATGGCTCGCTTCAAATTCGCAAAACTTGTTTGGTTTAACACAGGGGCCACTTGATAAAGGTCTTCATATAGATTTGTGCCAGATGTAGGAGTCTCTTTGAGGTAATGAATGACAGGATTCACCTTGAGCAAAGGCTGAAAATATCCATAGGTATCTTGTGCGTAGAAAGGTTCAGCCGACTTTTGTGTGAAGACAAGGCTGTATAAGAAAGCGAGTGTCGTGGAAGCGTAATCGTCTGACGAAGCCGAAAAATAATACCGTAACGTTAATTCCTTCTTCTTGGCAGGGACAGCACGAAGATTCGCCCAGGAGGACATGATTCTGTTGCGAAGCAATACAATCATGAAGTCTATTCAAACGCAACTCAATTAAAATTCCATAAATCGGCTAAAATATTCTGTTTGCGCTCTGGTAAAGGTTTTTGCATGGTTTGAAGAAATGAATTCGGTGGTTCATAATCCAGTGTATTTCGCACGGGTGCCGCCTGAGTTTCAATCGCAGGTCGCCTTATATCAGGAGTAAACGACACACTCCGTGCCTGGCGTTCTTTTCGTTTCTGCTCCTTCTTCACTTCAGGAGGAATCATGGCTTGAACAATCGGATTTTGTGTCATTAAATATTCTTTTTCATGATGTCTCCAACTGATGTAGAGTAAATTGGGATATGTGTAGCGAACTTCATAGCCATTCTGTCGGAGCATATAGACCAAATAGACAATACAGTCTTGAAGGTCTAACTTGGGAAGTCCAAGGATGAACGGAGGAACCGTATAGGTAATATAATTCACATTTCCAGACATCTGTGACGTTGTATAAATACGCTGATTGATTTGTCCGAGTAGTTGATTGTAGGCACGAAGGCGCGCGTGGTCACGACGTGCTCTCTTTTCAAATAAATCTTTGGGATTCAATCGTGGAGGTTGGTCTGGAGCTCCTGCGGACATCTCCTTCTAGGAAGAAGAAGAGACATGAAAAGGAGAGTGAAACACGAATGCTACTTCCTCCGAAACGAATTGTGTTTACTGGAGGTGGTTTACGGAGTCTTGGACATTTTGGTGTCTTAGAAGTCTTGGAACAAAAAGGCTTATTAAAACATGTCAAAGAATATGTGGGTGTGAGTGCTGGTGCGTTAGTCGGATTTTCCACAATGCTTGGATACACCATTGAAGAAATGAAAAAAGTTGTCACAGAGTTTGATTTTACTGTGTTACAAAATGCGCATCCGGAGGTTGTTTTGGATTTCTTTTCTACCTATGGTGTGGATACAGGAGAGCAATTAGAAAAATTTGTAAAGGCACTCCTCCGTCTGAAAGGTCATTCAACTGAGCTAACGTTTGGAGAATGGGCCAAACAATTTCCAAAAGCAACAAGAATCCGATGCTACGCAGCAAATCTGAATACAGGCAAACTGAAAGAATTTTCCACAGACAAAACACCTGACATATCCTTTCTCTTCGCACTCCGAGCTTCTATGAGCCTCCCCTTATATTTTACACCTGTGAAAGAGCCTGAAACGGGACACCTTCTCGTAGATGGGAGTGTCATTCACAATTTTCCTATGAATTATTTGACCGAGCAAGAAAAAGAAGAAACTCTGGGTATTTCTTTTTTGTATTCCAAACATGCGACAGAAGAGATTACAGACTTTCTAGGATTTATAAACCAACTTTACAATTGCGGTTTTAATCCTCGAACATATGATGTTCAACAGGAAAATACGCTTCGCTGTATTATCATTCCAACATCCGAAATGTCTGCTTACAATTTTGATTTAACAAAAGAGTTTCGTCAAGAACTTATTGACTTAGGAAGGCAAGCAGCAGAAGACTATTGTAAGGGTTACCTGAGACTGTTGTTAGAGCATGGAAAGCCTGCCAGACGATTTTCTGTTTCCTGATTACGCGAGGCGAAGTCCACATTTCAGGATACGATTGAGTGTCTGGAGCTCTCTGCTTGTGGGAGCACGCTTGTTTGCTTCAAGGTCCCTCACTGTATGGGGAGGAAACGAACAACGCTGGTCCAACTGTTGCTGTGTGAGCTTTTCACCAAGACGCCGTTGAATCAACTCTTGACGAGATTCATGTGAGAGCATTTTTGGCTTTCCATACTCCTGTGCTTCCAGCTTTGCAAGACGAGCACCTTCATCTGATTTCCGTTCAACTATCTCCTTTTTCCCAGTGCGAAGCGCATCTGTGCGAAGAGCTGAAGCAGACTTACGAATAATCTGAGGTTCCCAATTCTGATGATCCATCCTAGTGTTGTGGTTACTACACCTAAAGTTTTTCATTCAATTTTGAATCATGGACCCTGGTGTTATCGGTGGGCTGATTGGAATGGGTGTGATGGTCTGTCTTGCGTGCACATCCCTTTTCTATGAAAAAGGTGCAGCCCTCCTTGAGACCCTAACCATACGCTATCAGAAGTATAAAAAACAAAATCAACCTTTCATACTCGTTCGGAAAGAGAATCCTCTTCTCGTGCGGTCCAGTTTGAATCATTGGAAGTTGAGAGAAGTCGTTATTCTTAAGTAGCTTGCCAAAGCCTCCGACAGAGGGGTATTTTGAAGAGAAATACATAGTCTACACACAAGCAGAAGGATGTCTTCTTGTGTGTATACATCCGAAACACCAATAGCAACCCAAAAACAAATTGGAGGAAATCCTGAGGGGGGTCGCATGGTTCAGATTCTAGCGGCGTCTAAACGCTGCCAGGTTCAAGAAGCGATTGCGAAGGCGCGTGCGATTAACTCAGGCTCTTGTTGTCCTCCGGTGCCACAAAGTCGTGCTGTTGTGCCACTAGAATCGACGAACCTCCAGGCACAAGTTGCGGCCTGTGCGCGAATCAACGCACAACAAGCCTCTCGGTTAGCAGCGCAACCTTTGCGAGGAGTTCCTGAATCTGTTCGGATTGCCAGACTGACTCAAGAAGTGCTTGACCAATATTCTCCGTATTCAGATTCAAACAGACGCTTCCTAGAATACAGAGGACCTATTGTTCCTATTCTCTGTCCACCCATTCCTACAGAAATTACCAATGCCAATCTTCCCAAGCCTTCTACACGGTGTGATACTCTGAACTTGCTGGCAACAGCTGGCCCACCCAACAACCTGCCGCGCCCCGCATAAAAATTGAGTGGGGCTGTCGCCTTCCCTCATGTAAAGCCATGAATCTGTTTGAGTCTGTGTATCTCGCATCGTATTTCTTGATGCTTACTATTCTAATAGTATGCATCCAGGTCTATGCTCCAGCAAAGCAACTCGATGAAGCCCTATCCGGTGAAGATACTGTGAATGTATCTGAAGAGGAAGTTGAGGAGTTTGTTATGACTGAGAATCCTTTGTTTGAAAAGGAAAAAGAGGGCCTACGTCATCGGAATGTTGAGACAGAAGTTCCTGAAAAAGATGCCCTGAAGGATGAAGAGACCCATGAAGAAATTTAGTTGGTTAAGCGCTCTGAGCTCTGGAAGGCTGTAATTGTTCTTCTAAGAATTGTAAATAGGCTTCAGGAGTTCTCTCGCCTTGGAACTCAACAGTCTTTCCACTCGCTGTTTGAAGCATGAAGGTGGGGAATCCCTTCACACCCTTTGCTGCTACCTCCTGAGGATTCTCACCTTGCTCCACCATACGAACCTTCACATTTTTTCCAGCCGCTGTCACAAAGCCATTCTTGGCCCACTCCTTAAATGCAGGCTTCACTGTCTTACAGTGGGGGCACCATTCAGCATAATACATGGTAAACGTGTCAGCAGCACCTGCGATATCATTTGTGAAGCCCTCTTTGGAGCTCTGAATAAACCGGAGGAGCACTAAAAGTCCTATGATAACGCCAATCAAATATATGAATCGTGTTTTCATTCTACTAAAGGATCTATGAAATTATCTGTGTCTACGAGTCGCACGCGTAGACCTCTTTAATTTACGCGTTCGTTTGCCACCTGCTGCAACCGAGCACTTCTTCCAGTTGTTGAAAGCAGGATTCTTTTTTGTTCCAATAAACTGCGGAGGCTTCATCCCACAATTTTTCTTCGGAGTATTGGGAGCACTGAAAAAGCTCCCAATGCTATACACGGGCTCTGCCGTCGGTGTTATCGCGGCTAACTTTGCGCGTAAATTATTATTCGAACGCTTTTGTGTCGCAGCTTTGGAGTGTTTGTTTGCAACAAGGGCAAGGCGTTCACCAAGTGATAACTTTCCTGTATTGTTGGGCATCTCTAGTTCTTACGCAGAAAAACCACCGCGGAGTCGGAGAACCAAGTGAAGCGTTGACTCCTTCTGGATATTGTAATCAGCAAGGGTGCGTCCATCCTCCAGCTGCTTGCCCGCAAAAATGAGACGCTGCTGGTCAGGCGGGATACCCTCCTTATCCTGAATCTTCTGCTTGACATTCTCAATGCTATCAGAAGGCTCTACATCCAAAGTAATTGTTTTGCCCGTAAGCGTCTTTATGAAAATCTGCATTCCTATGGTTATCCCTTAGAAATTTCGCTTTAGCTTGACACCTTTGGGAGCTTTGGAGGACTATACTGGGGAGGATTATAGAGAGTCTGATGAAGTTTTGTAACCTGTTGGAGAGCCTGTGTTTTTACCTTCGGAATCTCCTCATTTTTTAAAAGAGGGTCTATCAAAGGAGTTGTATCAACAGTCCATCCGAGAAGCTGAGAAAGACGTGGAACAAGATATCCAAGAAATCGAAATTGAACCATGGTGTGCGTATGCTCTACCTTTTTTTCATATCAATTTTATACTCTTTCTGTAGTCTGTGAACAAAGCAAAAGAGTGCCAGCAGCATCAAACCATTCCAACTTTGTTACAATCTTCCCTGAGACACCTGATGGCCAGATATCGCTGCTCGACTCGTTGTGAAAGCCAGATACCTTGGGGCAGACTGTTTGTGCACAAAGGTCTTCCGTAGAAGGAGTAAAGGGAATTCCATTCAAAGACACGGAATATTTGGCTGTGCCAGCATCAACAGTCAAACCATCAGGAACCGTGTAAGTAAACCAATAGTCATAACTCTGGCCAGCAACAGGAGGCTCAGGGCTGAAACTTTGCTCCTGAACTTGGAAGATACTTTTGCCTGCCCCGCAGTCAGTGACTGTGGCGGAAACAATCGTTGTGAGAGCAAAGATACCACTCAGAATGGATGGAAGCATTCTATAAGGAGTCTAAACTTTCTCCACTGATTCACTTTAGATATGGAATCAATACCTGTATTTCGGAAAGGTGTATGGATTTCCTATGCTGTTCCTGAGGATGGAACAGCTCTGTGGAGTCAGAGTCTTAAATTCAAAGTCGCATCCATTTACGCAACGGCGATTTCCAAAGGATATTCACAGGAAACGAGCAGTGTATTAGCAGAAAGTTTTGCTAATAAAGAGCTTTATGGTGTGAATTACAATTCTCAAATTGAAACTCTTCTTCAAGGGTTTTTTGTCTAAGGGTCTCTAGGGAACAACATCATTCCCCAGAGAATGAGGAAAAAGAACAAGGTATGTATGAAAAAGCCATATGCCGTAGGACAGCCTCCATCAGATGCCATAGGTATGAGTCTCCCAAACAGACGTTGCGTAAGTTTGAAAGTCTCAGGATTTGCCACGAGAAAGAAAACAAGAGCAGAATAAAAAGAATATTTCGCTTTTAATCCAATGTTGATAACATTGACCCCCTTCGTTGAGCTGGTAGCAGTAGAATTTGTGGCAGTGGGCATTGGCCTCCTCTACTAAGTGATTCAGAGTTTTGATTGAAAACATCACGCAGGACAATCATAAAACAGTAAAACAATACAGGATACGTGAGTCGTGTTCCTGCTTCCGCTGTTCTTTCAACAGAAGAAGACGCTTCATCAATATGGAGGCTGTCTTTGGGCAAGAGTTCTTCGAGGCCAGGTTGATGCTTCACTAAATTCTCACGTGCCTTTGTAACCATGAAGGAAGTTTTACCCGCTTGATACGCTTCATCAATGGTTGTCATCGCTTTGAGGAGTTTCTTTAGAGTTGTCAATTCTTCCGCAGTGAGACGGGTCTTCATACCACTCCCTTCATTACCACTGCCAAAATCAAACAGTGTAAGAAGTTTTTTCAAAAGAGGCAAATAGATTTTGGCATTCAATGAATTCCCTTCATACACTCCAGGCAACTTTTGTGCAGGTCTCTTCGGATAGGGTCCACTGGAAAAGATAGTATTCAACAGCACATACAATGCTTGGCTATCAGCATCTCCACGAGGGAAATTTGTTTGCCATAAGAAAGAAAGCATCAAAACATTTTGACATTGACTGGCCATATGCTCTGCTGCTTTTTCTGCGGCTCTTCCACTTGTTGTTGTTGTCATAGAGGTGAGAAGTTTCGCATACAAGGCTTTCAAATTCCCTTTTGTATCCTCTTCTTCAACAGGGTCAATTGCTACAGCAATCTCTTCTTCAGGTGTAGCAGCCTCCATACTCACCAAGGCGATAATCGCAGTTTTGAGAGCCTCATAAGCACGGGATTGACGGTCAAGTGTCTCTGTCATCTCTCCCACTTTCGCTTCCGCAGAATCGGCACGACGGGCTTCTATAGAAGTTTTTTCAGTCTCTTCTGCTATCTGCGCTTCCGCAGAATCGGCACGACGTGCCTCTGTAGAGGTTTTGCCCGTCTCTTCTGCTATCTGTTGTTGAAACGTTTCGGTAAGCTCACCGATTTGTCTTGTATGTTCAGCATCTTTGGCAACCAAGGCCTCGCGTTGTTTCGCGGAGACTGCTCGTTCCTCATCTAATTCGGAGGTTGTTCTCGCAAGAGAGTCCTTTGTTGTTCCAAGCTCACCTTCTGCCACTTCTGCCCGTCCTGTCATTGCGCCAAGCTCATCTGTTTTCTCACGAAGCTCGCCTTGAAGTCCTGTGACAACACCATCACGCTGTTCAACCTCTCTTCTAAGACGAGCCACTTCAGATTCCAAACGTGCTCGTTCAGCTTCCGTTGCCTCAGCACGACTTCTCGCTTCTGCTAAAGCCGCCTCAAGAGACGCAGCTTTGCTTGCGAGTTCATCTGCGGGCTTCACCATGGCTGCTTTTTCAGCTTCACATTTCTTTAACGCAGCATCTTTGTCTGCAAGGTCGGCGCGGAGTTGTTGAAGTGTCTCATTCAACTCGTCAAGTTGGCCTTGTAACTCTTCAACCTTATTCTCAGAGGTTTCTAGCTTCCCTGTAACATCCGCAAGACTTTCTTCTGTCGTTGCTAAACGTCGTGCCACTTCGGTCTTTTCACGTAAGAGTGTAGCTGCTTCCTCTGTCTTAGCACTGATATCTGCTCGAAGTTTTGCTGTTTCCGCAGTAGAATCATTCAATTGTTTTTCAAGACTTGCAATTTGTTCCGCATTCGCTTTGAGAGTTTCATCTTTTCCAGTGAGCTCTAGCTTTGCGGCTGCCAACTCGGCTACAGCAGTATCGCGAGCTGTGAGTGCCGACTCTTTTGCAGACGTTTCTGCCGCAGTTTTTCCTTTTTCAGCTTGTAACTGGGCTTCAAAGCCACGACGAACTTCTTCAAGATTCGCCTTGATTGCTGCTTCAGATGCTTGTAATTCATTAACTTTCACTCGTAACGCATCCCTTTCCTTTGTAACAGCTGCGACTCTCTCTTTTTCGGCTTGTAAAAGAAGCAAATTGCGATTTAATTCTGCTTCCAGTTCAGCAATACGACGTAAATTAGCTTGTTGCTTTGCTTGATTGTCTTTTGTCGCAGCATCGAGTGCTGACTTCAAACGAGCAATTTCTTCATCTTTCTTTCCTGCGGCTTCCAATTGCCGTGTGAGTGTTTCTACTTGTTCTGTGATACGTTGAAGATTTCCTTGAAGTGTTGCTTTAGACGATTCACAGGCTTTGAGTTTCGCTTCTATATCCGCATTCAGTGCTGTAAGACGGTCAACCTCACCTTCTGCTTCTTTCAAGCGTTCCATTAATTTCTCGACAATGCGATACACATCTTTGTCTTCACCAACTGTTCTCCAAAAGACATCGTTAGCAGGGAAAAAGGTATACAAATACGTTAAGATTTTCTGTTTTTCTTTGGCAAAGGCCTCCTCAAGTCGTCTCTTGAGTTCTTCATCAAGGAGTCCTGGTTGCGCTTGAATGGATTCTAAGACACGAGCAATTGTCTCAGGGATGGGGAGTTTGTTCCCCTTGTAGGTTGTCATAAAGCTAGGGAATTTCTCTCCCAATGGATTTAGTTCTAAGCGTTTCACAAAGCCAGGAGCACTAGGATTGGTCTTTTTGTATTCCTGGAGAGGATGATGCGCCTGAAGCGTAAAAAAGATGAATTGTTTCAAGAGTTCACGAGCTCGCTCATCGGTTAAATCCAACTCCAATGCTCCAAAGGCCTTATCTTCCAAATTAAAACATTGCTGAGCAGAATCATATTTCGCAATAAGTTTCTTTAATTCGTCGAAATGGTGTAGATTCCGCCGCACATCCATACTATCCTTTCCTTCTAAGGACCCAATGACTGGACTTTGTTTTAATTCTTCCATTCGCTTGCGAATGTCTTGATAGGAGCGAATTCCTCTAACACTTAATTCTTGGCGTAATAAATCAAAGCGATAGTGAAGACTATTCATGACAAGTGTCTTTTGAATTTCATCACAGGGAGGCAAAATGGGGAGACTCAATGTTTGAGGAAGTTCTTTTCCTAGTTTTGTATCGTAGACAGGAAGAGAGGCTGCTCCAAACAGTTGTTTAAGAGCATTCTTTAAAATCATCGTATCACTCAGTGATAAACCCTGGGGTTTATAATAGTCATCAAATTGAACGATTGAAGGTTCTCCTTTGGGAAATCCTGTGGGCGTAAACGCTACAGTTTCACCCGCAATCGTTACAATTTGTCGTTCAAACTGTTTTGTTTCCTCAGGAAGGACGGTAGTGGATGTTAGTGGAGCAGCTGGCGTTACGACGGAGGCCATATCTGTTAAACGAAAGGAAAATCATCGCCTAAACCCTCCACACCAAGATACTGTAGAGATGGAATCGGAACAGTCAGCACCTCAGAAACTGTTTAATCCATGGAATCCAAACAACAAAGTGATTCAAGAAGGAGACATTCGTCGCATTCTTAACCGGTATGGCTGGAAAGGCAAGCTCAATTCAATTCCGGTGTTTCAACAAGCGTGTGTCCATAAATCCTATGTGGATAGGTCGGATCAGTGGGCCCAAAGTGGTGAAAAATGGGTTGTTGCTGAACGACCTCCGAATTGTCTTCCTCTCAGAGAAGCAGACAATGAAGAGTTAGAATTCATTGGAGATGGATTTGTTGGAAACAACATTGGCTTGTATCTTGCAAAACGGTATAAGGGTGAGGGAGAAGGGTTTTTCACCCGCATTCGCACCCGGATTGTCAACAACAATATGTTGGGTCGCCTGGCTACAAAAATTGGTCTTGCCCCGTTTCTTATTATTAGTCGTCACGTTGAGAATGTTTGCCAAGGCCGAGAGAATCTTGGAATCCTGGGTTCAATGTTTGAAGCCTGGTTAGGTGCTCTCTTTGAACATGATGATGATGGAAAGGGACGTGGTGATACATCTGTAAGAAACTTTCTGATTCAGGTAATTGAGGAACATATTGATTTCGTAGACATTATCACAGACGACACGAATTACAAAGACCAACTCCTTCGCTGGTTTCAAGCGCAGTATCACCAACCTCCGCGATACAAGGAAGTAGAAGTTGTGGGACCTCCTCACGATCGCATTTTTACCATGGGTGTGATTGACCCGAATGGCAATGTTATTGCGACAGCAACCGCTAGAAATAAACAAGTTGCTGAGCAAGAAGCAAGCCGAATTGCTTTAACCAAATTGAATGTATCTGCGCAAGCCGTAACCGAATGAAAACATAGACCGAAATAGAAGGAATGTCGGGAAAGTCCCCATCAGGCCCGAAGCCCCTAGCACCTTTGAAGCCAAAAATTAAAATTACGTTGGCTCCCAAGCGTGTAGCACCTCCCGCATCTGTGACTGACGCAGCACTCACTGTGCTTCCAGACCCTAGTTTGCCAAAAGCTGAAGATACCAGTGCTGCCACAACAAACGCAAGGTATGAAGGATTACAAGCACGCTCAGGTATGTTTTCTAGAGCGGCAGGAGCTGCTGCTCGTTTGGCCGTCCCCGGCAAACGTGTCGTTGAACCGAAACCTGCTGTCCGTGTAGCAAAACCGTTATTTGGTGGTCCTGAGAATGAAGACGAAGAGGAAGAGGAAGAAGCAGCCGCTGTTCAACGTGCAGCTGAAGAAGAAGCTCCGAAGCCCCCGCCTGCTCCTGTCGTTCCTCGTGTTGAACCCGTTGCAGTCAAAGAGGTCGCTTTGCCCTCTATCGCAAAGGAATTCATGGGACTGGCGGTAAAGCCTCTCAAGAAATCGTATGCGGAATCTGCGGTCAAGCGTCGTTTTACAGAAGAGATAGCCCAGACCTTGGTGGAATTGGATGACCAACTTCAACAAATGGAACTTACGTTGAGTCTCACAGACAAGACAGGCTTTACAAAGCAAGAGGAAGAGGTGAATGGAAAATCAAAGTATCTCTTTGATGACGGTCAACACTTTGCCCCTCCCTTGACCGATGCAACACTCGCTAAACTGGACGACCTCTTTGAGTCACTTCAGATTCGCATGGACCATTTCCTTGTAAACGAAGGGCTCATGGAACGAGACTTAGGGTTGCTCTTCAAATATCTTGCGTATGCTCCAAAATATATCAAAGAAAAGCCCAAGATTCAAGAAAAGCAAAGAAAGCTCGCATTGAGAGATATGCTGACCCCTCGTATCGCGGACACCTTATTGCTTCTCGAAGAGAGTTTAACTGAGTTACAAACGGCTGGAGTTGATTTGAACAGTATGGACATGACTGCTCCAACAAAAGAGGGTGATCCTCATATCTATGAATTTACTGATGGCAACACATTCCTCCCCGTTGGAAAAACCCCTGAAAGCCGTCGTGATGCGCAGGCTCGTTTAGAAGAGCTCAATCCGTTTTTTTCGGGTGGCAGCAAAGTGACATTGACGAAGCTTATTGGATTTGGACCCTTTGATATAGCGGGAACTCCTTTGAATGAGGACCTTGTCTTGCTAACACAGCTCTTTGAGATGGCACATCAATACAAAGAGAAAGCTGGAAAGGCTGAGGCCAAAGCAGCAGTCATTGCCGCAGAAGAAGAAGCTCGTGTTGCCAAGACATTAGAAGGCACTCCTTATGAGGCACTTGCCGCACCCATTGAGGCAGAAATGACAAAATCTCCGTATGAAATAACAACTGATAGCGACTATAGACCTCTCAAGCACCAGACAAAAGATAGACGTGAAGTGACGTTGCCGAAACAGAAAGGATTTATTCCTCAGACGAGGAGAGCCTTTGGATATTTCATTTATGACAAATACCGTCAATATATGCTCAAAGCGATGGAAAGCTTAGACCCCAATGCGTGTAAAACATTGGCTGATAGTTCTCAAGTCACACAGATTTATGAATATCAGAAATTTGTCCGTGATTATATCTCCTTCATGACACCTTACAGGGGCGTGCTCGTCTATCACGGTCTAGGGTCAGGAAAGACATGCACTGCGATTGCCGCGTCCGAAGCCTTATTGTCTTCAGGAGGAAAGAAACGCATTATTGTGATGACACCGTTTTCTCTCCGCAAAAACTTTATTCAACAGATTACCTTTTGTGGATTCCGTCACTTCCGTTTGCTAAATTATTGGACATCCTTTGACTACAACAAAGCGGATGGAAATAACGCCCTGTGGCTCTTTGCGACTTCTGTGCTCAATATCCCAAAAAGCTATTTGGCCGCAAGAGGAGGCAGAACCATTCGTATTTGGGTGCCTGATTTGAACAGACCCCAAAGTGAAGAAAATTATACGAAATTATCAAGTCAAGACCAGGCTGAAATTCGTCAACAAATCTATGACACACTCGTCTATGACCCCGATAAGAAGAAAGATGGATTAATTTGGTTTATTAATTACAATGGTATCACATCCTCCAAACTTCTCAAAATGGCATGCGATAGAACCACAAACGCCTTTGATAATTCTGTCATTGTCGTGGATGAAATCCACAACTTAGTGCGATTGATGCAAGGAGTCATTGACCCTTATTTGAAGAAACTGAATACTGCGGAGTTTGAAGCAGAGCGCAAGGGTGGTGATATGAAATACAAGGATCCAGATAGAATTACATCTGAGAGATGGTTTCCCAAGTATTGTAACACAACAACGAGTTATAAGCGTGGATACCTTTTCTATAGATTGCTGCTACAAGCGAAGAATTCGAAAATCATTGGACTCTCAGGCACACCGTTGATTAACTTCCCTGAAGAGTTAGGAATCTTGGCGAATATTCTCCATGGCTATAACTTTGTCTATAGCACCTCAACTCCAAAGGTCAAGCAAGTAGGAGGGAACGCAAAGATTGTCGAGGAATTCAAGAAAATGGCAGAAGGCAATGACCCAGCCAATTTCTGCCCTCATATTGATTTCTATGATGTTATCATTCATGACCGCGACCCTGCGAGAATTGAGTTTGTCTTTACATTTCTTCCTGATGGATATAGAAAGATTCAAGGACAACTCGGTGTTGAGCGAATCCCCTTCTCAGAGCCTCTTCTTTCTACGGAGGAGAAGAAACAAGCAGTCGCTGCCTGTATTCAGACCATTCTAAGCTCTGTGAACCCAACCTCGGCATTAACTTCTATTCTTGAAAAAGCAGAACCACTTCTTCCTGTTCTGGGAGAGCCCACTATTCCTGAGGCCCCTCCTCTTGATGACTCCTTTAAGGGACGCTTTATCGCTCCTGATGGTGTCAGCATTGTTAATGAAACTGTCTTATTTAAGAGATTAAGTGGTCTGATTTCCTATTACAAGGGGTCCCGCAAGGACTTGATGCCTGAAGTTGTGGAAGATACTGTGATTCGCGTTCCGATGTCTCTTGACCAGCAGAAAAAATATGTGATGATTCGTCTTGCTGAAATCAAAGTCGAGCAACAGAAAGAAGACAAGAAACGACGTGGAGCTGTTGAAGCCGTCGCAGCCAAAGGTGATGATGCTGAATTGAAGAAACTCTCAAGCTCACAAAACTATCGTATGGCCTCTCGTCAAGCCTGTAACTTCGTATTCCCTGATGGCTTTACAAGACCACGACCTGTCTCCATTGAGGATATGAGATTAGAAGGAGAGTTTGGCAGTGCTACAGATGAGATGCTGGGTGATGACCAAGCAGTTGAGCCGTCTGCTCTGACGGGGAGCCGCGAAGAGGAAGAAGCAGCCTCAGCTGCTGAAAAGGCCAGTGCGGAAGCTGCTAGAGCAGAAGATTTGAAAGTCAGTGAGGAAGAGGAAAAGGCAGAGATTGAAGGTGTCCAAAGAATCATGACAGAGGCAGGAAGAACAGCCGCAGAAATAGCGGAAGCAGTGAAAGCTATCAAAGAAAGATATCAACAAGAGAGACTGGGTGAAGTTGTCGGTGCGGCAGATGTTCCAACCGAAACAGAAGAGCCCGCAGAAACCCTCAGTCCTCAACAAAAACGCTGCTTAGCCAACAAACTTCCAGGTGAAACCTATCAGCAAGCGATTGCGCGTTCAAAGGAGTGTTTGTTAACCCTAGGATTGCCTCAGCTTGCTCTGAAAGACCCTGAGCATCCTGAGCAAAGTCCCTTGGGTCGCTGGAGTCCCAAATACAAGTCTATGTTGGAGCACATCCAAGACATTCCTGGCAGCAGCTTGGTCTACAGTCAATTCTTAGGAATGGAAGGTATTGGCATCTTTACAATTGCGATGCAAGCCAATGGATATGTTCCCATCAAAGTCATTCGTGAAGGAAAAGACCTCATCCTAGACCCTATAACAGAAGAATCGATTCGTAAAGGGCCTGTGGCGAATGCGCCTCGCTTTATTTTGTTTACAGGAGGTGAAGATGAAGAAATCCGCAAGGTCAATATTGATATTTTCAATGCCAAGTTTGCGGAGCTTCCTCCTCGTATTAACCAGGTGTTACGAGAGTCTGGATTCACTGAAGAGATTGGCAACAAACGAGGCGAGTTGTGTCGTGTCTTCTGTATCACTGCTGCGGGCGCAGAAGGTCTCTCCTTGAAAAATGTGCGCGGAGTTCACATTATGGAGCCTTACTGGAACGATGTGCGTATGGCTCAAGTAAAGGGTCGTGCTGTGCGTATTTGTTCTCACCAAGATTTACCGTTGAAGGAGCGCAATGTTCGCATTTTTACCTACATCACAGTCTATAGTGAAGAAGCCCAAACAACACGGGGTGACCCTAGAGAAGGTGAGAGGATGAAGTGGGCAATTCCTCAAGAAATCTGGGTGAGAGATGGAATTAATCGCGCGACGGCAGAAAGTTATGGAATTAGTATGCGCCGCGACGACTACGCATTGACCAGTGACGAGCGACTCTATTACATTAGTGAGCGCAAGAAGAAACTTGTAGAAAATCTCATTGTTGTCATGAAGTCGGCTGCTGCTGATTGTTTATTAAACTATGAGGAAAACAAGGATGGCACATTCATGTGTAGAATGCTGGGCAATGAAGGTGATTTCTTGTATCACCCGAATTTACAGAAAGATATTGAAACAAGTAAGAGTGATGTCATTGGAGACTTGTTTAAGGTTCCTGAAGAAGAGCTTGCGAGAATAAGAGCCGCACAAGCACGTCTAGTGTTTGAGGAAGAAAAGGAAGAGGTTGAAGAGGCTGCCGCTGTCGCTGTCCCAGCAGCAGCAGCTGTCGCTCCACAAGAAGAAGTCAAACCTGTTGAAGCCAAACCTCCTGCCCCCAAAGCAGCGGCACCTCCACCTGCTGCCAAACGTATTAGTTACCCTGTCAAGATTTCAGGCACAGAATACGTGGTGTCCGCTGTTCCCAATCAGCGGATGGAAGTGGCGAAATTCTTTGTGTATGAGAAAGCCGACAAAGCGTTTGCGAGTGCGAAAGGTGAATCCCAAGCGGAGTTCAAGGGAAATCGTTGGGTGCCCAAAGCAGGAACCGTCATCCTTTACAAAAAATAATTACGCAACCAAGGTTGTTTCTTGGCGGCCGACAGCAGTTCCCTGCTCGGCGAGGGGTGGGTCTGCCCACCAGGTTTTTCCTTTGTGGGCCATGGTTTGAAGATTCAATTCCCAATCTAAGCATTCACGAAAGGGAAACAGTGTTGTTAAAATGCGTTGCAAGTAGGAGACTTTGAATAACATTGAATCTGTACATCGAAACACAAATTGATGGGGTGGAGCATACGCCTTTGTTTTCGCATACATGCTGGGGTTACATTTCTCAGGACGTGTGCGTGCGCCTTCTCCCAGAGAGACATAATCCCATTCTTTGTCTTTCAAATCGTTTAACAAATCACAGAGTCTCGGAACAAAATCATCTCGTAACCAGGAGTCCGATTCAAAGATAAGAACTTGGTTCCAATTGTTCGCAACAGCGATTTGAGCCGCCGTTGCGAAATTGAGCACAAGTGAAATTTCTCCCTTTGATAAACACCGTGCTTTGAATGTAAAGACAGGGACACCTTCACGCGCATACGGGTCATAGACACGAAAGATATCTTCACTTTTTAAGTCTGAGCCCCAGGTGGGAGCTACACAGAGAATCTTCTCTACAGGAATTCCACGCGCCACGCAATGGGGAACTAAACGTTCAAATCTCTCTTTCTCCTTCTGCTCGTGCACAAGGAGAAAGACTTTATCAATTTGCTGAGGCCAACTCATACGCTTCCTAAGAATTGAAGAAGTTCTTAAGGTGGTGAGGTCTGGTAGGGGTGCTGAGTGGGGAGCTGGGTCAAGAGTCCCCATTTATGCGCAAGGTATCCTTCAATCTTCAAACGTCTATCCAAGGATAAATTCTGATTGAATATCATGACTTCGTAGATAGTGCCATCGTAGAAGGTGCCCGCATAGCGACCAAGCGCAGCCCCTTCCCAGCTTTGGAGAAAGGATCTATTGTTGTCTGCTCCAACACGGGTTCCATCAATATAAATGGCGCGACCTGTGGGTGATTTTTCAAAGGCCCACATGCGTGTCGGCTCTGACGCATTTCTGAAATTCCCAACTGTTACATCAAAATCATTCCCCCAAAAGGCCAATGTGCCCGCCCAGGGGTAGCGGTATCCTAAGACCAAATTAAGATTCTGACCATAGCGAGTGCCTCCCAAAAAGTAATTCTCACCACGAGCTGACCTGCGACGCTCTACAACGAAAATTGTAAAGTTCTGATTTACCATGCGGAATGCATTGGGTATCAGAAAGAATTTTGAATTTCCATCAAACTCAATGCCTGGTTGCGCTCCTTTCTTGTAAAGAGGACGATTCGCAATTTGGAATTGTGCGAGGTCATTTCCTTTTCCGCTTTTATCACTCCAATTTCTAACACGATTGTTTTGGTCAATTGTCAAACTCTGTCCGTCTTTTGCGTCAATCCAGAACGCCAGGGGCTGAGACGCTTGAGAGAGTTGGAAAAACACATTGTCAATGTTCAACGGGCTGAAAGCAGCTGAGCTTACAGATACACCTAAGAAATTATTCACGGCTGTGCGTTGCTCAATAGGGTCTGAGCTGGAGATTTTCTGCTTCAATGAATCAACTGCTTTCCGATAGTCTCCCCATGTATTGATAGTTCCAAGCTGAGGATTCAGCATTTTGCGAGAAGGATACAAGAGACCCGCAGGCTTTCCATTGAGTTCTTGCCAATAGTTCTGCATACATTTTAACTCGACAGTCACAATACTTGTGCTGTCCGTTAAATCAGAACAGAAATCATAAATATCAAATTTGCCTGCTTCTAAACATAAATCTTGCGCGGCAACTTTAATCAAAGGGTCAACTCCACTTTGGGTGAAGCGATGGAGCTTTTGGATTTCACGTGTAGCCGCTTCCCATGTGAAGGCATTTCTGCGAAACAATTCTTCTGTAATTTTATTGCCTCCTTGTTTGGATTGATACGTTTGAAAGGATGGTTGTTGTTGGAGGAAGTCACTGTAATCGCTAGAAGAGGGTTTCATATCTTGGATAGCTTGATAGAGTGTTCCATCTGGAGAGCATCCATTTGTTTGAACGGAGAGAAGCAAGCAATCTCTCGCCAAGGAAGGGTTATTTCCAGGCTCCATACATCTATCCAGCGTTGACTTTGACGCAGCAACTTGGCTCAAGGTCGCATTTGTTTGAATTGCAGCAGTGTCAGCGGCAGGAAAATTCTGCGCGTTCGTTGTAATTTGGTTTCTCGCACAGACATATCCTGGAAGCGGATTTCCAGCCCTATCAACCAGAATAAAACGTCTTGTTTGACTACACCAAGCAGCGTTGGGAAATTGTTGCTGCACAGCAACGAGTCCTGCTGCGGTAGGAGGCTGCCCCACGGCAATATCGCTAAGGTGGCGTGTGTAGGCCTTCTTCAAATTCCAAATCCATTCAACTCCATCTCCCAAAACATCTTCTTTCGCATTCAAAGGACCATTCATTGTTCCCAGTGCTGCTTGTGAGACCTGAGGCAGTCCTCCTCCCGGGGACTTTCTGTAACGCCAACCACATCGGACAGGTGGATTCCCATCCAGTTCTTGGTCTGTCATCAATTTTTGTAAACTTTGAACACCCGTAAATGTGCGACAGTATTCTTCCTGCTCTGTGGTTGGCGCTTGTCCTTGGACGATGCGACCAATACCCGCTATGCTAAATTTGTTGTCAATTGTTTTTGTGTAAGGGTCAAAGGAGCCAAACTGCGAATAAGTGTCAGTTGTAATTTTTGATCCAACATTCATTTTCATATTTTCAGGCAAAAACCGATTTGGTTCTTCTTGTTGATATTTCACCTGTTGCGCACGGTAAAAATTTCCTTGCGCAATATCTGGACTTGAAAAGGCTTCACGTATAGACGCCATGCTTCTACACATAACTTCATAAAATTTAGAGTGTTAAAAAAGCATTACTGGTTAGCAAACCAGGGCCAAGGTTGAAAGCGATTATTACGCTCATCAAAGAATCCAAGGAGTTTGACACGTTTTTGAGGGCCTGACCATGGAGCTCCAGGGAAATAGAAGAAGTATCCGGAATTGTAGATATTAGGAGTGTGTCTCAGGTTTCCGTTAATATCACGTAAAGGCCTTCCATCTTGGAACGCAAATGCGAATCCACTTCCTGAAATAACACGAACAATGAAATCAGAGGATGTTTGCGATGCCTCACGAATGGCCTGCTGTCTTTCTGCTTCTTGTCTTTCACGGAGCGCACGTTGCTCTGCTTCTAAGCGCAGTCTCTCCTGTTCTCTCCTGGCTCGCTGAGCAGCTTCTAATTCTTGCTGCTCTCTTGCGACATCTTCAGGCTTGTAGGCAAAGCGAGTTGACATATCAGTCTTCCATTCCGCATCATCATTGACACGATAATACAAATTACAAAGAGCACCACCTCCCCATTCATAAAAGCGAAGCTCAAAGGGATAGACACCCGCAGCTGGGATTTGGATTGGAGCCGCAGTATCGCGTTGAGGACCGTGAATATTCCAATTGCGAATCACCTGTCTATTATTGAAAGTCACATAAATACCATCATCGGAATCTGTCATCAAATGGAGCATTCCAGGAGCATCAGCAATGTAATAGCCTTTGGCAACCACACCACATCTATCGTGACGAGGAATATTCCAATCATTAAAGGTAATGCGTCCATAGGCATTGGGAGTGCCCATCGGGTCGCCCCATCCACGGTTTCCAGGTGTAATATCAGGATTGGCGTCATTGATATCAAAGAAGCGGATAAATACACCTCCTTTGTATCCTGGAGGAATCGTTGGCAGAGGAGGAGCAGGTAAATCGGACTTACAGCTAGAATCCGAGCCTTGTTGTAAATATAAAATCTCTTGACGTTGAGAGCCATTCAAGATAGTCTCATTGACGACACTCTGACTCGAATCCAACAATTGAAGACGAATGCCATTTTTACGATACGCAATGTTAGGAGTATCACCACGCGTAATATAGATGATTTTTGTAATATCAGTGGGTTGTCCCAGGTTCAATAAGAACTGTGAATTTCCACCAGGATTAGCGCTAATGTAGAAATTTTGAGACTTTGCGAAGACTTGACCATCAATGGCAAAGGCCGCGCCGTGTGTGCCCATTCCATGAGGATGATACGGTCCTGTTGTTCCTGCTGTGGATTTTCCAGGAGCCACATTTGTTCCTGTCTTATCAATCACAGCCAACTGAGAGATTTCAATGAAGGCATCACCGATGAAGCGTGAAGGAAGAACACGCACATACTGGGCCATGATACCGCAAGGATTTTGAATGACTTTGGGGTCGGTGGCAACGAGAGCAGGGAGGTTCTTCAAATCTGTTCCAAAGCAATTCATGATAGCGGCCTTACGTTCAGGGTCCGCATTTCCATTTCGTGTCATATCTGTCGCAATTGTCATTTGGTCATTGAGGTAGGCCTTGACAGCATCTACACCCATTCTTCCACTGTATCCAGTGTCAGCGACACGTGCCAATGTATCACGAGCACTGGCTTGTTTGTCAGGATTGAGTTTGCCTTCAGGTAAGCAGAAAATATTCTTGACTTCCTTCTGATTGTTTCTGTAGGTAACAAGACCTGAGTAGGTTGGTCCAACACGAGGAGGTTTCGCCTTTTCAGCAGCTCCTTTGTTATTATATAAGAAAGACAAACATTGCTGAGCTTGTGTTGCCAGTCTCTGATTTGATCCACTGAGAGAGGTTCCAAATTTCAAGGTTCCAGCTTTCTCAATAAATGGGTCACAGGGTGTTTGTATATTACGACCTGTGCACTGTTTTGTAGATTCTACATCTATCATGTCGTTTTCAGCAATACCTTGTAATGTAGAATAGATATCTGCGAGTGTTTGTGCGACACCCTCTTTTGTATTCAATTGCTGAGGGTTTTGATAGAGAGTTCCAGCATTTGTGCATCCAGCATCCAAAATACGTTGACGCAAGCACGCATCGTTGTATTTTCCAGGCTTGGACCCTTTGGCAAAGCAAGGCTGGTCTGTCGCAAAGGCAGACGCAGAGCTTGCTAATCTCTGATACGGAGCTTCTAAGCAATCCATTGCCGCTAATTCACCTGATTGAACAAAGCTAAACGGTAATACACCACGAAGACGCATGCTTGTCTTGCCAACACCAGGGCGCATTTTGGCAACATTCAGACCAATATCGGCAAAGACATAGAATCCACCCGATTTGCTAGGAGAGGCTCCTGTATCATCATCAACTGTAACAACTAAGTTCAACGGCATTGTAAAGAGACCATCTTTCGGAGTCTTCGACATCATATATCCATAGACATTTGTGGGCACTTGAGACCCCTGGACTGCTTCTACCTGCACAACAAAGCTGTCATTTTCCCTTCCATCTAAGAGTTCAATTGTAGTGGATGCTGTCTCAGACAAGACCTTATCACCCACTGTTTTGCCTTTTACGCTGACACTACATCTGCCAGTTCCTTGGAGGACGAGAGAAATGGGGTTGATTTGTGTCTTGTCCGTCACAGATGAATAGACATTGTCTGATTCATAGCACAAAGCACAACTGTGCTTGCCTCCAAGGGTCTTGTTGTTAATACAGAAAGCACGGGCTCCAAATCGTTCTAAATCTTCTGCTGATGTGGCAAACACTGGCTGATTCGGTGCCCCATCACATGTTCCTATCGCAGGATTCGCACGAGGAAACGCCCATCCCTTTGCTTCCTGCTCTTCCTTTGCGAGGTCACGAGCATCTGGATCTAAAAGCATTCCTTGGGGTTTGCGGAAGCGATTGCCTTCTTCATCAACTCCAGTTGTCACACAGACACCGCAAATTTCATTGAATTTGAAATTGCCGTCTTTGCTTTCTACACTAAAAGGCTCAGGTCCTTTTCCAGTTTCACGACAGAACTTAATTGCTTCAAAGAGTGATTTATCATCATCTGTGCGTGGCTTATATTGATTTTCAAAGTTGCGTAAAATGACGTTTTGCGAAGCATTAGGAGAAAACTCAGCCTTGTAGCCTCCAAGAGCAGCATTTGTTGCATCTCGTTTTTCAGTAATTGTGGCCTGGGAGGATCCAACCGGGATTATACTGTTTGTAAGGGGATTCACAAGTCCTGAAAACATATTGTATCGTGATTGACTTTGTTCAACCGATTGGGGATACCTTGTATTTGTATCAGGAAGTGGCGCAAAGGGTTCTTCAATGCTTTTTTTCAGCCGTAAGCCTGCGACCGACGCGAGACTTATGCCTGCTAATGCTGCTAATCCTGTGATAGGATCCATTCTCTATCTGAAAGTTGGATTAAATCTTCCTAAGAAGTAGACCCAAAACCCACATTATCGGGTCTTAAACGAGTTGTCGGGTCCAAATCGCGTGTAATTACACGGAAGACTAATGTGGTTTGATGACTCAAATTAATCAAGCGACCTGTTGCTCCATCCGCGTTGGTGAGAGTTTCTAAGAATGTATTGTTGGCACCTGATGCTAATTTTCCAAAGGTATCCACTGCTGTGCTTCCTGTCGTGGGGTCCACCATCTTCGACCGAATAATAATATAGTTCGCATACCCAACAGAGTTGGCACCATCTACAAACGTATTGGCCGGTGATTCATAGGCAATCTGAACAACCAAATGTCCGTCGGGTCTTTGGAGGAAAGCGATTAAATCATCGCGTGCGCCAGCATTGCCTGCGTAGGAAGCAGGGAATGCGATATTCTTAAATTGGATGCGGTCTCCTTGATTGACTTGGAAGCGACTGAACCAAGTATTCGTATTAATCCAAAGATAGGTTCCAGCGCCAATGTCATAATCAGTTCCTGTTACAGTAAGACCAGCACCTGTTGTCAACCAACGCGACGATACTATATTGGCAAGATCCAAGGTATCTAGGGTATCACTCACTAAGCAGCCATCGGGTCTCTGGATAGAAATCGTTAGCTTGCGGAGCGTAGACAAAGGAGTCGGCGTGTAGACTTTCTGACACTTCAAAAACTTGGGAATCATCGCTAAGAATCCACCCTTGGAGGCAGCAGAATTGTCTGTCACCCAATTGGCATCATATTGAACAGCAGCGAAGGCTTGATTTAAATAATTGTCTGTTCCAAAGTTGTTCGTGTCCAGTTCAGGCACATAAATATTCAAATACGGGAAGCTGAGAACATTGATATTCAATGCGGTTCCATAGACTGGACCCGTTGTATTGGTAACAGTCTGAATAATATCCACACCTTCAATGGGTAAAATGGTCTTCACAAGCTCAATGCGAGTGATATTCTTGAACTTTACAGAGGCAGAAGGGGAGAAGGTAAAGCCAGGGCCATTGTTGGCAGGGTCAAAGTTGACAGTGAAGTTGTAGCGATTTTGACTCTTGTTTGTGACCCAATCACGGTCAGCACTGTAAATGTGAAGGTTGTATTCATTTTCCTTGTAAGCCAGGATATCCTCTTGACGAATCAGCACATCCGCTTGTTGAGGAGGCTTGAGTCTGGGGGCAGTGGGAATCGCCAGAGTCATATTCGCATCTCCCAAGCCTGATTGATTGTTGAGAATGCTTTCTAAAGGTGTTCCTTGACCCGCAGGGTTGCCCTCCAAAACATCACGCATAAACATGCGACGAGGATCCGGGGTCACCAAGCGTGAAGCCATTTCACTCTGTGCTTCACGCTGTGCCGCAAGCTTTGAGCGCTCTCTCTCAACGAGAACATTCTGCTCTTGCTGATTGGCTCTGCGAGCAGCAGCACTGAACTCAGAATCCGCGCGGACAGTTTCTGCCAACAATTGTTCTCCACGCATGAGCTCTTCTTCACGTTGTTTTCTCGCAACTTCAAACTGGCTCATAGGAGACGGTCCATCTTCTTGAAGAGCAATTCGGAAATTGGGAGGAGGAGGAGGTGTCGCCTTGGCACCATTGCGCTCATTCTGGAGTTGATTGAAACGACTTGCGACATCCATGCGAGCCACATCGCGTTCATCCACAGTTGGCGCAGAGGCTGACCGATTGATATACGAGAGGAAATCGGGAACCACATTGGCCAAGACTTGACTGTTCTTCTCCTGAAGAGGAGAACTCGGTAACTTGTCAGACACTTCCTCCATATAATGACGAACAGTGCGGGCGAGGCGTTGTTTCTGTTTTTCATTCAGGTCTGACCCTAGACGACGTTGGAAATCTGTATAGACTAATTTTCCCAACATCGCTTCATTTTGATTACTCAAAAACACATTCTGTTGTCTTTGGGTAGCCATACTGCTTTTCCCACTTACCATATACTCGTCAGACATTCTATTCTTAGGCCTATTCTTTCCTTCGTTTTAGACCTACGTAGAAAACAACCAGTCTCGGAGGTCTAACATTACTGAATCGCGGGGCTGCCGCCTACAAAACGGGCGGAAGCTATCGCCTGCCAACATGCGGATGATGAAATACATAGAATACATGCCACATTCTGAACCTAAGTGTTGGAATCGTCTTGCGTTATACATCAATTTCATTTTGGGGTCTTGGGTTGTCAGCCATTTCATAAAAATAGCAATCTGTTTCGGTGGCTCGTAACCATAGGAATCAAAGTAGTAGCACTTGTGATGAGGGATGTCGATGTAGTTGGCAACCCAATGACTTCCATCTTTGAAGTGAGGGTCTAAGTTATAGATAATGCCAATGGATTTCGTTCCTTGTTGTAAGGCCTGCTCCATGCGAAGTCCACAAATTTCCCGGATGAGACACTTTTTCTCACCTGTGCGATTGTAAGGGTCGGGAGCTGCAAAATCAATCGGGAAGGGTCCCATAAACTCAAATTCATCAAAGGCCTCTTCATATTGTTTCATGACCGCTTCAATATTCAAACTGTCTAACCACATGTCTGGGTCATCTTTCCATTTCGCAGGCTGAGGTGGACGCAAATAGGTTTTCGCCAGGTCGTCTTTTTCAGACGAGGAGAGGGGGAGAGCCTGTAAAAAAGAGAGTTCGTGTCCAGGAGCAATCTTCAAGTGATTCTCCAACTCCTTTCGTAAGAGTGTAGGGGTCTCTTGAGACGGAAGTCTGAGTTGAGAGGCTGCCTTTTGAAGCACTTCAGGAGGCAAGCAACCATAGGAAGGACGCGTTTCGCCGACACGCGGGTGACATTGGGATGGACCCGGTGGAGGGATATGCTTTGTGAGTCGACGGCTCTTTTTACCCTTAGGCAAAAACCGACGAGTAAAGCGGCTCCCAGCCGCTTGCACAGATGCGCTTTTTGCCTTCGGCAAAAACCGACGAGTCTTCCTCATCTCTACACTAGCATTAGATAGAATGGCAAAGACTGGCAAACAATTCAGCAATGTCCGGTATTGGCGATATGTATTTACACCTCTTATATTCCTAATCATAGCTATTGGCTTAGTGATTCTGTTTACAAGTGATGTTACGATGACTGCCCCCTTGAATGCCCTTACCACAAGTTATCGCAAAAATACAATGAATCTACTTCCTGCTGGAACAAATTCGGGTCGCAGGTAACCTTTCCTCTATGTAGAATATGGCAGTGTTTCAAGAGGTATTGCCTTACGCCTTAGTAGGCTTAGTCCTCATTTCAGTCGCCGTCTCGGTTGTTTACATTGGCATGGCAGCAGGAAATTCTGATACACGAAATGAACTTCAGAAGCATATCGGAATTTTAACCGCAACGAACATCGTCACAGTCTTTTTCTTAGGGTTCCTCATGTATTACTATTTAATCAGCAATACGCAAATGATTTTGCCGTTTACAGTCTTCATGGCGAGCTTCAACCTGTTCCTTGGAATCATGGCTGTAAGTGTCGCTGTTCTTCAACAGCTTTCTGTTTAACACACGAATAGATACACGAAATTTTATGCTGAACACGAAAGCGTCCAGTCCATAGACCCGATATAGCATCTAATTGATAGGATATCCCTTGGAGTCGCAGAGCGACCCGAATGGAATCTCCTTTTTGAACCAATCCCGGTGAAGCAAGTCGCTTCCATTCACCGTCTTTCCAAATGGAAATCGTGTGACGCTTTTCCTGAAGTTGGAGAGGACAATACAAATGGAGCAGTGTGTTTTCCACAAAAGACTGAAACAGTCTTTGAATTTGGTCTCGTGTGCGATTGCTCTCAGAGAACCACGTTCGTTGATTCGTGAAGACAGCAGATAAGAAGGATTCTTGAAGAGCTAGCAGTTTTGAAGCGGTAGAGGAAGCATCTGTGAGGTTTAAGATAAGCTTTCCTGTCGATGAATCATACTCGTGAACTGTCAGAGGCGGCAGCAAGAGATTCAGATTTTGGAAGACGATAGGTCCATCTGCGTAGGAAAGGGGTGTGAGAGGTTTCATATTTTTTTGAAGCGGTCCCACTCGGATTTTGTTGACTTCAAGCTTTTGAATTGGAATTGTCCACTCCATCCACATCTACTAGAGTGTTTGGTCGGGTGCTTAAGCCCACCTTCTATAGCAGGCTAGATGGATGCATTGAATCTCTCGTGGAGAGGACAACCTCATTCAGGAAAACGAACAGCACTTCACGCAGCCTTGCGCAAATTAGCAGAGCTTCGGGGTGTTCCTTTTACAATTCAAACCAAGCAGTTTTATACAGGAGCCGCAAAAGCAGACGGCACACAAATTAGCACGACCGCAGAGGATGATGGTGATGACAGTGGAGGGTCAGAAAAGGATTGTTTTCCCTATGAATTCTCGTATGTCCATATTGGATTTGACATTTCTCGCATGTCCATGCAAGACAAGATATATCTGAAGCCGATTTTACAGCGGTGGAGCACAGGAAGTCAGGTCTTAGCTGGAAACCAAGGAAGAGCCTCTCGTATTTTAGTCTTCTATCACGCACATCTTTTTAGCACAGAATCCTACTTTCTCCTTCATTCCTTACTGGAGAACAACTTTGGGGATGTATCCATTTGGATGACCTCAGAACTTCCTGTCGCGGACCGCTTAGCAGATTACTTTATTGAAATTCCCATTGCGAAGACACGCAAAGAAACAGGTCCTTCTTGGACTCAAATCTTTGAGAAACTCTTACAAAGCTGGGCGTCGAAACCCTTTCCTGTTTTATCGGAAACAACTCAGATTCGCAGTTTTCTGTATGAGCTTCTCATGAGGAATCTTCGCTGGACAGATTGCGTTCATTATTTGTTAGATGTGGTGTTGAAAATCTCCTTAGAGCCTTCTAAGAAGAAAGCTGTTCTGGCAATTTTAGCCAAGCAAGAAGCAACCGCAGCAGGTCAAACGATTCCGAGCTATCGTATTCCGTTGCTCTGGGAAGCTCTTTTCTTAGAGATACGTGAAGCTCTTTCTCAAACTAGAGTAGATGGAGGACCTTCCTCTCGTATTGAAAACACTCGTGACACAAGTGAACCTGTTGGTCCAACACCAGGAACCAAAGTGGCAGCCCGACAGTCCAAGTCAAAAGGAGCTGCTCACGTTTGAAACAGAAGCGATGCGAGATAGTCAATTTGACCCGTTACAATTGCGCCCCACCTTGTGGAATCATACTTTGAATGGAACTGCCCAGATTCTGTGTAAATCGTGTAGCTACGCGAAAGTGCTTTGGATTCAAGAAACCAATTCCAACATTCATCCTCCGTGGGACGAATGGGGTCGTGTGTTTCAATGGCTAGGCCATTCTCCTACTGGTGAGAAATGGACAGTCTATTGGTTCCCCGCTCATATCAAACGTATTCTCCCTTTGAAAGGAAACGCGGTAGGACCTGAGAGTATCAATGGAGGCTATTGTTTTCCGTGTCAACCTGCGAGCATTGTTGTCTATCGGTTTGAGGAAGCTACACGTGTCTTGCTACATGAAATTCTTCACGCAGCGTGCACAGACCCTCCAAATGCCCCGTTGCCCATTAAAGAAGCGACTACAGAAACATGGGCAGAACTTTTTTTGGTTGCGTTGTGCTCCAAAGGGGATGTCCAAGCAGCAAAACAGCTGTGGAAGCTTCAAAGCCAGTGGATTGCGAATCAGAACGCCGCGCTCCAGCACTTCTACCATGTAAAATCCCCTGAGGATTATGCATGGAGGTATACAGTCGGTCGCGCCTATGTTTTACAAGATTTGAGGATTGCGTTACCAAGTCCGAAGCCCCAGAAAGGAAATTCCTCACGGCTGACACATCCTCAACTCTGTATTTAGAGCCTGTTGAACATCGTCTGGTAAATACTGTTCCAGTTGTGAAATATCAAAGAACGACATGAGTGTTGTGACCTTTTCAAGAAAAATCTCTGTGGAATTGGATTCGGATGTGAGACACTGGACAATCTTGATATCTGTTGATAATTCAGTTACCATATTGGATTGGAGAAAATGAGTCGAATCAAAAAGGCCTATGCTTCCGTCAAATGAAAGAGCTTCTTGTTCAAATGCAACTTGATCAAGTAGCTTTTCTTCTCGGATACGTTGAACCACTCTGTCAAAAAAAGAAAGTGTTTTGGGTGAGCAATAGATCATCATACATCCAATATTGTATTTCATCGTGGGATGGCATTCTTTCATGACGGTAATATCATGCTCCTTATACGCGTCTAAGTCTTCTCGGCGAAACTCAGGCAGAACGACTAAATCCACGTCCGTGAAGAAAAAATGCTTTCCCATATTCTTTTCAATGTAATTGCGAATCACATAGAGTTTGATAGCAATTCCAGCAAAGAAATGAGAGCAACTGCTCTGGATGGGGGTGAACAAATGCTGTTCGGCAAACACTGGATTCACCTGGAATCCCGAAATATCTTTTATGCTTGCGTATAAACATTCATGAAAGAATCTGTATCGGGGAGACCATATATACAGCCAATCCATTTTTGTTTCTAGGGCTTCATTTGAAAATTGAGTGAGAAACAAACCGCATGGACAAGTAGAAACAAAGTATGGATGGGAATCAAGGGTATGTATTCTTGTTTAAAACCGTTCAGTCACAGAATTGAGTATGAGTGTATGCCACCACTGAAGTTGGCCCTGGATGCGTATCCATTCCTCTATAAATTTAAGTATGATTTGGATGCGTGTCTGAATCTCTTTCGGAGTCTCCAAGCCGCGGGGCACATCCTCAAAGTGTTTGTAGATGGCAATCCACCCAAGGAGAAAATGGAAGAGCTTGCGAGTCGGCGTCAACAGAAAGAGCAAGCGTATAAACAAGCGGAAGCATTAAAAGCATTCCTTCAAGACACGGAAAAGTCAAACGCACTAGATGAGCAAGCGAGGAAGCTGATTGAGAAGCAGATTCAAGCGTATGAAGTGGAGAGTTACAGTATTAAGAAAGAGACACGTGAGCTCTTCTTAGCGAAAGTCAAAGACGCGAAGATTCCTATCGAGCTTTGTGATGGTGAAGCAGACAGCGCGCTCATTCACGCAGCACTCAAAGGAGAGGTGGATGTGGTTGTGGCCAATGATATGGACTTGTTTGTGGGTGGCGTGGAGAGACTCTGGGTTCTGGGCAAAACCAATACGGACCCTTTGTTCTTAGAATTCAATCGCACAGACATCACCAAACAATTTGGCCTTCACACGAAATCCTGGGTCGATATTGCCATCTTGGCTGGATATGAAAAATCTCCTCAGTTGAAACGCACCTCTGTTCAACAAGCCATTACATGGATACGGTATTATGGATCGCTTGAGAGCCTGTTGAACAGGCGGCCTGAATTGCTTCAAGGAGAACGGCTTGAAACGTATGTGGACGCACGGAACTATTTCAAGTAATTGGGTAGAATAGATGTTATTCACGTCCTACAAAGAAGCGCATGAAGCCTTACACATTCCTGGATCCTATCAACGAGGGACACAAGGAACCAAAGACGAAGGAATAACGTCGTTGAAGATGACCAACAATCCAAATTCACTGGACAAAATCTCTGATGATTTGTCCACTGTCTTTTACGTAGGAATTGGTAAGAAATCGTCCCAAGGAGAGCCTTCAGAAGACCAAACACTAGAGGACCAGGAGCCTTTTTTTACGAGCAAAACAAAACAAAATGCCATTCCGATTTTAATCAAATTAGAATCAGGCAAAGTCTATTATGCTGGAACGTTTAAGGTCAAAGCGATTCGGAAACAGGTATCTCCGAAAGGGTTCCAGTATTATGAGATAGTCTTATTCCAAACCTAAAAATGTGCGACCAATCTTACTGGTCGCAAACATCCCGCATCCGGAAGCAATCTGAGCATAAAAGACGTTGCTTTTCTTTGTGCAGCAAAGCAAATAGCCAGAGAGAGTAATAAAAAGAAGACTGAAGATCCAAAAGAGACGTGTGTAGAAATCCATTCTACAAGATGGAGTTATAATTTGTAGTGTCCTTGAAGCCTTTTCATGCCAGCTCAAAAATTGAAGCAACGTTTTCAATAATGACCTGTATAGCAGTGATGTCTCTTGACAATCTTATTGAAAATACAGTCCCATCCGCAATTACTATTTCAGATGAGATTCGTATGAGTCTTAGTTCAAATTTCGCCAAATGTGTAATTGGATATCATCTTATAAATGATGATCCTATAAATGAAACTCCTTGGGAGGATATTAACGCTATAGTGTTGAATGCTTCTGGTTGTGTTGTAAATTCACAGAGTAATGGTTCGCACAAGCCTGGAGGAGATTTATCTTGCTCTCTCGGTGCTTTCTCAAATAAATCCACACAATACGCGACTGGAAATAGCTCATTCAGCATTAGTTCTTATAGGCTTACTACAGTATGTTCTGACAAGACACCTGGAAATATCGAAGAGATTATTGCGGAAATCAATAAACGCAAGAACTTCACCTTCTATTCTATTCTTGTAAGGGAAGACACTGAAAAGCAAATTCTTTATGAGTGGTATCTAATTCCAAGCGACTTTCCTACACTCAACCCTACCTCTTACAAGTGGCACCCAAAACTTGGAAAAAGAGGTAAAAATAAGGGTGCTACTACTGGATGGGAAACAGAGCTGTTGAATGGTTCAAGGATGTCTATTACATTTAGTATGTCTTCGCAATTGTGGATTGATATAAAATTAACAGAGGAGATGAAAAAATTTGTTGTTGCTTCTTGCCGTGTAAATCGTGGAAGGAAGTATACCTATATTCAACTCTATGAGAAGGAATGCTCCTCTGTTTAACTATGTTGATCCACGCTTCTGAAAGCAAAACGTCTCCTCCTCAGACTGACGAGTAGCCTTTCCATCTTGAATACGTTTGCCTCCCATGCGTCCACAGCCAGCCATCGTAACTGTTTTTACAAGACGCCATCCAGCATCTTCATGGATTTTTTTTGTAACATCCGCAAGTGGATGAAGCTTATCAGAACGAAAGTTCTTCACGTTCCAGCAACTTGTTCCAGTTGGCTCTAGGCAAGCAAGGCAACCAAGAATAACTGGTTTTAACCACTTGTTGACCCACTCATCCCACGTAGGATAGTTTGTTGTAGATTGCTCACCTTCTGTATACAACTCTAAATTAAAGTAAGGAGGGCTTGTAAGAATCATATCATATTTTTGTTCCGTTTGAAGAATAGGAAGTAGCTTTTCAATTGGGTCATTCCAGATATCTGCTCGCTGGGTCACCTCACTAGGAATTGCTTCATCCGACAGAATATTCATCAAGCCATTACATGTATTTCTGTCAGGTTCGCATCCGCAATAATACGTATCGTTGGCGGCAGCCAAGGTGCCAAGCATGCGTCCACCCCAACCAGTGCAAGGGTCTAGAACTCGTTTCGCTCCAAAATATTGGACAATGGCTTTGCTAGTCACTGTCCTATATTTCGTCACGTTTCCCAATCCACCCGTCATCACAATCATTCTCCGAATCTCAGTTGGATACGGTGTGCTATGCATCATGAGGTTTGTCAGAAGAGCCTTCTCTAACTGCTGTTGTGTGAAGAGACTTCTTACACTTATACCTTTATAATTCTTGACATCCCAAAAGTGAGGCATGTGATGGTCTAAGAGTTTATGTCCTGGACGTGAACGAGTATCAATAGGAAGGATATCTCCATTTTCAAGAACAATTTTTTCCTCAAGACTCTTCCAGTCCCGTTCTCGTTCATATTCATCGTAAGTATCTAGAAGAATACTGCTTGGGGTATCGCAAATTTGTTTTGCGTAGTGAGATAAATATCCACGAATATGGGGTTCTTTTTCAGGGGCAAGTGCTTCTTTGGGAATACTTGTTTGAGATGAATGATACTGCTTGTTGAGGAGAAGCCGACGAGCTACGAATCGTTTCCCTAGAAACTCAGAGAGAGGAGGAAGTGTTGTCATGTCTACCGGTATTCTCGAAGATTATCGAGTCAATTTTGCTTAGACAGTGGAACGCCCTCTTCCACGCCCACGGCCTCTACCTCTTGTAGTCTCGGCAGGCCTTCCTGAATACATACTTGTTTTGTTCGTTTTTGTCTTAGGATGATAACTTACATCGCCTGTAGGGATACGAAGTCCTATTCCTAGCTGGTTACCTCTATAGCAAATAGTCTGGCGACAGGCAGTCAAGCCAGTTCCATGTTGACTAATTTCATCCCATGTGTAAGGACGATACTCCCCATTTTCCATTTGTTCAAAGAAAGCACACCATCTTCCATCAGAAGCTTTAGGGACATGCCCTTTCCTTTGAAAGTTAGTATCTTCCATTCGTAACTGTTCCACTGTTTGATCTGTAAGAGTAAGTGAATTGAAATGACGTCTGTCCACTTCATCTTCTGGAAGTTCTGCTTCATGCATTTTACGGATAGCATGAATCATTTTGCCAAACGAGCCTTCAGTATTATACGAACCATATTCTTGAGGTGTTCCATCTGCATTTAGAGGCCAGGGCACGAACTCCTTATAAACATCAACTTCTTCTGTGCGCTCAGTGGCATCTACACGTGATGCAAGGCCTTCAATATTATCCCTTACAATGATGTTGTAGCTGCTATAATGATAGACATCCTTATTCATATTGAGGATGGTTTTCAGATTCTCCAGTTGCGTTTTAGAAAGATCATTTACTCTGAAATAACTGAACTTAGGATCTACTTCAGAGAGTTCTTTCAAGTAAATCACATTATTTACTTGCATATTTCTGCTTTTCAAGAAAACAGTAAGAGATTCTCCATGAAATCCAGGCAGCCGTTCAAACTCTAATTCAAGGTCTTTGGCTAAAAGGTCTTTTTCAGAGATTAAGTTCGCTGACCGTCTCCACGAGTCAGGGCAGCCATAGACATGAATAGGAGTAAACTCTGGATACTCACGACCCTTGTAGTGAACAACTCGTTGTTCAGATTGAACAGAAGAAGTGTATGTGTATGCAGGTCTGAACTCATGCCACGCAAATATGTAGTTATGAATTTTTAACTCTGTGGAGCGTGTTACAGTAGAGTCAATGACAACTACAGTAGGCTTTGAGAAACTAGACCAAGAACCTCTATTCTGCCAGTTGAAATCCTTACCTTCTGCTTGTGTATTGATGTGCTTTACATCCGTCTTTGAATATTTAACATCATATCCAAAGCGTTGAAGCCTTGGAACAATATTTTCTAGAAAGAGGGTAAATGCACGCTTTCCCTTCTTTGTTTCAGATGGATAATCTGTAATCTCGTAGTTCAAACGAAGCACTGTAATATACTTTTCCCTGTAAGGAGAGCTTGGATTTTCCATATTCCTTTTCATTTCTTTGAGGATTCCACTGAACTGTTTACCTATATTAAACTCGTGCCTTTGAGAGTTATAGGTAAATGCAGCTTCAGCCCTATGAACCAAACCTTGTTGAAGGAAAATCAAATCACCACAATAGTTCGCATTAGGCGTATATTGAAAACGCTTCTTCAAATGAGCAGGTGTATTTTGCCAGGGTTCAGATTGCTCAATCTCTTCAGGAGTAGCACTGTAAAGGATATAACAGACGTTAAGATTATCCTTTACTTTGTTCCATACCTTTGCTAGAAGTCCAGTTGTTGCGGAGCCATAGTCAAGCTCGTCAATATGGATCATGATCTTCTTTCCCGCCTTCAAATCGCGCTCTATCTTATTTAAGCACTCATCCACTTTTTGTCCATTGTATAAAGTGCACACTTCCAAATAATAATCTCTGTGTTCCTCGAACTGAATATGGTCGGCTTTACGATTGAGGCTTGTGATGAAATAGTTCTTCACGCGGACCTGGCCAGCTTGGGGAGTTCTATGTGCAAGGGAACAGTATCTTGGAAATAAGCTCTTTCCTGACTTTACCTTTCCAGCAACTAAGATAAGGCGAATACCTTCATTCCTTGCGAGTAAAATATCTTGGGCTAGATGTGACTGTTCAGGATACTTCACTGAGAAATCATTTATGCTAAGTGACTCGTTCTTCGGAGTATCTCTATTGGCAACCGGAATGGGGTTGTCAAAATCATTTGGAAATTCCATCTCGATTCTACATGAATTCGAGAATATCCTTTAAGTCAATTTTACCCACCAAAAATGTCTCAACAAATCTGTAAAGGCGATGGTTCTTGCTTAGAACAAACTTTAAGACCTATTATAGGCCTAAAAAAGTTTGTGATATATAAGTCTATGCCCATTGAGCCCTCTGAAGAACAAAGACATATTATAAATACACTAGGGGAAGGCTATAATGTCCTCACAGATTCAGTTGCTGGCTCTGGAAAAACAACAACAATTCTCTTTCTTGCTAATTCATTTCCAGACAAGAAAATTAAGTTAGTTACTTATAATTCTCGTTTGAAAGCAGAAACACGAGAACGCGTTCGACGGTGTAAGATTAAAAATCTTGAAGTCCACAGTTATCATTCTCTCGGACTTCAACATTATACGAGCCCGTGTAATACAGACATACATCTAGTAAATATTGTAAGGCAAAAGAAGTCTCCTATTGGAGATATTACAGCTGATATATTTATCCTGGATGAATCACAAGATATGCGAAAGGATTATTATTTCTTCTTACGAAAGGTTATTGCTGATATGAAAAATCCAAAGTTACAATTGTTTATTATGGGCGACCATATGCAGTGTATTTATCAATTCTTACAAGCCGACAGTCGCTTCTTAACACTTGCTGATACCATTTTTCCGTCACTATTGCCCTGGAAACGTTGTTATTTGAAAACAAGTTACAGAATTACAAAACCAATGGAATGGTTTTTAAATGATGTAGTCCTTGGATACCCTCGTATGAAGTCTATTAAAGAATCAAATATTCCTATTCGCTATTATACAGGAGACCCTTTTTTCAAAGTGCCCCAGGCCTTGGCAAAAGAGATTCAAATGTTGTTTGCGACAGGCATGAAACCCGCAGATATCTTTATTCTTGCTCCATCTATACGTTCACAGAATCCTATGAATCCTGTAAAAAAGTTCGAGAATTTATTAGTTAGTCTAGGTATTCCTTGCTATGTTCCTTTGAGTGATGATGAAGAGTTACGAGGTGATGTGACAAAAGATAAGGTTGTCTTTTCAAGCTTCCATCAAAGTAAGGGGCTTGAACGAAAGGTTGTTATTGTTATGAGTTTTAGCACTGCCTTTTATTTCGTCTTTAAAGAAGCTCCTATTGAGGTTTGTCCAAATATTATCTATGTATCTGCCTCTCGTTCATCTCAAATCTTGTATTTGTGGGGTGAATCCGAGAGAGAAAAACCTTTTCCGTTCCTCAAACACTCCTTGATGACAAACAATAAGAACTTTGAAAAGATAGAAGTAACTTCAGAATCATCCTATACAACGAATGATTTACATTCACCGAAAGAATACAATGGGATGGATCTTCGCTCTGTTACTAGTCTAACACGGTTTCTCCCAGAAGAATCTCTACATCAAATTATAGAGCTTTGTAATGTTGTTACCCGCAAGATACCATCAACGTCTATAAGTATTCCAGGGACTATTTCAACAGTAGGTGTTCAACGAGAAAATGTATCTGATTTAAATGGGATTGCGATTCCGACTATCTTCGAGCATAGGAAAACGGGGAATATCAGTATTCAAACGGATCTTGAGACAGTATATATACCTCAACTCAGAAACAATGGCACCATAACAGAAGAACAAAAGAAATGGATAAAAGTTATTCAAGAAGAGCCCAAAAGACCAAGTGATTATGTTATGCTTGCGAATATTTATTCCTCCTATATTTCTGGTTACAACCATAAGATTGCTCAGATTCGGGATTATAGTTGGCTAACAATTGACCACGTAGAGAAACTCCTTGAAATTCTAGAATCAAATGTTCATGGCAATCCAAACCTTATGAAGTTTGAAGAAACTCTGGAATTACAAGGATATGAATTTAACAACCGTCAAATTCATATTCAAGGACGTGCTGATTTAATTGATGATCTAACTCTTTGGGAGCTGAAGTGTGTGGATTCTATTAAACATGAACACATTGTTCAACTTGCTCTCTATGCGTATCTGTGGGAGAAGACTCAGTTTAAGGAACATGGCCGCAGACGTTTTTGTCTATTGAATATCAGAACAGGAGAGGTTCAAGAAATTATGGGCATCCAGAATCTTAAAATGATTATGGATATTGTTCTGGATAACGCATTTCGCATTCAACCTACGCTTACAGATGAGGAATTCGTATCGTTGTGTTTGAAAGGCCCAGACTTCAATCAGCCAGCAGCCGTTCACAAACAAGACGATGAGGCGTGTATGATTTTGGATGACTAGTATCTAAACACGCATTCCGTGCGGAAGGGTTGAAGAAGACACGCCATCAAAAATTGAAGTCATTTAAGACATATAAATTTCACACCTAAAAAAAACTTAAGGAGAATAGTAATGACTAGCTATCACGAACTGATGGGTTTTACAAACTTGCCTAATGGGCATTGGTTGAAGAAAGATGCAGAAGGACAGTTGATAAATCAGATACAATTTACTACTATGCTTGGTCAGAAACTGGGATTTACTACACCAAGCGATTGGTATAGTATATCACAGAAAATCATTCATGAGTTTGGTGGAGATGGATTAATTACTCGATATTACAGAAGATCTCCTATTCGATTTGTAAAGGCGATGTTTCCAGACTATACGTTTAGAGATTGGTTATTCAAAACATCACCCCAGGGATATTGGAACGATATAAACAACGTAAAAGCCTATGTTGAATGGTTGTATCACGAAAAAAAATTCAGTTCTTTAGATGATTGGTATTCTATAAGAACGAAGGATTTTCTTGATAATAAGGGAAACGGATTGTTAGATGCATATGAAAACACAATCCTGAATATACTTAAGGCAGTTTATCCAACCGTTGAATGGTATCCATGGTTGTTTCATATAACAACAATGAGTACTTGGAAAGACTTTGAAAATCATCGCCTATATGTAAAGTGGCTGGAAGCAAAGTTAGGTATATCCCATCCAAGTGGTTGGTATGATTACGATACGAGAGTCGCTGAGTTGAATCAAGGCAGTGGTCTGATTACGAATTATTACACAAGTATAATCCCTTTATTAAAGGCAGTATATCCTGACTTCAATTTTAAAATATATAGGTTTAAAAAAACGCTTCCTGGATACTGGTCAGATTCAGTAAATGTGAAAGACTATCTTGCTGATTTATTCGCACATCTTCACTATTCAAAAATACACGATTGGTATAATATAACCAGGGAGGATTTCATAAAATTCCATGGAGGTGGATTGATTGATAGAAAATCCCACTACAAACTAATAATGGACAATGTAGAATACGAATGGGATGAATCTGAATTTATAAAGGCTGGGTATTCGCAAAAAGCAATATCATTATTTGATAGACTTTCAAGAGCAATTTCATTTGAAATTAGTCACAAATTGAACGGTGGGGAATACAAGATTCCTGGAACTTCCTATTCAGCAGATGGATACATAGAGGAATATAACGGTAGAAAAATCATATTGGAGTATGATGGTTGTTGTTTCCACGGTTGTCCTGTTTGTTATCCAGACGGTTCAGTTATAACACACTTTAATCCAGAAAAAACATATCAGGATTGCCTTGATTATACCAAAAAAAGGAAGTCTGAAATACAGGCATTAGGTTATGTTGTCCTAAATATATGGGAATGTGAAGATACACCAATACTTGATTTGAACAAGTGGTTTGAAAGTCAGATATCAATCTACGATATGACTCCAATAGTTGTTTCTGAAACAGAACGAGAAGCATTTGTTGTCCCTCAGAAAAATCGTATTGAACACAGATGCGAAATATGTAATTTTACAGCCTTTAGAAAATCAAACCTAAAAAAACACTTGAAAACAAAGAGGCATATTGAAAAAAGCCAAAAGCAAAAAGCAGAAACCCCTGTAAAAAGTAAAATAAAGAGTTGTAGTCTGTGCGAATATCAAACAGAAAACAAATCAAATATCGACAGGCACTTCAAGTCCAAACACTCTTCCTATACAATTTCTATCTCTTAACTATATTTCATCAGATATTATGTAAAGCTTAAAAATTGAACAAAATGCCTTTCAGGAAACGTGTAACCAAATGACAACCAATATCTATATTTTGAAGTTGAAAGGAGGCAATTACTATGTCGGTAAATCCGAGGACCCTATGAAGCGTTACCAGGAACATATGAATGGTTCTGGTAGCACTTGGACGCGTAAATACAAGCCAGTTGGTATTGAGAAAATTATACCAAAAGCAAGTCCATTTGATGAAGATAAATATGTTAAAATCTACATGAATAAACATGGTATTGAGAAAGTCAGAGGAGGCGCATATGTCTTAGAAGAACTTCCAGAGTTTCAGATAGAAGCTCTGAAATCAGAACTTTGGGGGTCGACAGATAAATGTACAACGTGTGGCCGTTCAGGACATTGGGCCAAAGATTGCTACGCAAAGAAAGATGTGACAGGTAGCTGTATTGAAGAAGAATCTGAATCTGAATTAGAATCAGAAGAAGCATGGGAATGCGACTTTTGTGATAGAACTTTTACAACTCAGTTTGGGTGTTCTGTTCATGAGAAATCGTGTAGTAACAAAAACAAGAAGACAACTTCCACAAAACAAACAGCTAAATCAAACGGTGCGTGTTATCGTTGCGGTCGTCCAGGACATTACTCCCCTGATTGTTATGCTAGAACACACAGAGATGGATATGATTTAGATTCAGATTATGACGATTAAACATATCTAAAGTCCCATCCCTATCCTCTTGGAGAGATGTTCAAACTTTTTGCGTCCGCCCTTGCTCTATTCGTTGCGTCGTCCACTGCTGTCCCCCATGAGAACTACACCCAGGTCGGCATCATTCCTGCGAACAACTGTATCCAGTTCTCTGTTTCCTCTGGCACAGGGTGTGCCTGGATGTGTAACTATTGTGCCAACCAGCTCGGCACCTTCAATTACTATTTCACTGACAATGTGTGCACCTATCAGACTGGCGGTTGTGTTGGCAACCCCGTTGCGGGCAAGCAGTATACCTGCTGCTCTGTGTAAGAATACGTAGATTCATTCTCTGTTTTAAAATCGAGACTGGAGGACCAACTCTTTGGATAGCAGATAAGTTTTCCAACGGGTCGTTCTGTATTTTCAGAGCTACCATTAAAAAACACAAAAGGCTCTGTAAAAATCATCTGGAGACCAGGTAACACATAGTCAAGGTCAAGAGGCTGATTCTTGTAAGTATCAAACTGAAAGGGTCTATTTGGCACTTTGAAATCATCAATCATGATACAACAAGTATCTTTACAGCTAGTCGCGATTTCTTCAAGTTCTTGGCGGAGGGGCCAGGTGCCCCCCCAGTGCGCATCCAAGTAGAAAAATGTTTTTTTCTTCGTTTGTAATATCTCTCGAAGAACAACTGGAGAATTTCCAAGATAACTCCTAACGTTTGAACAGGTTTTCAGCAGGGTTTGAGCTTTCTCATACGTTACTTTCTGAGATTCAACAGTATAGACCTCTTTGTCTGGAAAGGTGTCTGCGAACCACTTGGTTGTAAATCCCATATACGTTCCAGTCTCAATGAATCGTTCAAAGTCAAAATCAGCATGGAGTTTTTTTACAAGAGTTTCAACAGCAGGGTCACTGTTAAAAGGCTTGGTTAAAAGATTCATCTTCTTACTAGTTAGACAAGAGTCTTTATATGAACTACGTGCTTATTGCGATAGGCGAAACAGCTTTTATTGCTTTCAAGGAAGGCAATAAAAGCGGTCCTTAAAAGCCCTAAGGCTTTTAAGGCGAAACAGTTTTTTCTGCTAGCCTTGCTATCAGAAAAAGCGGTCCTATCAAGCCATGGGCTTGATAGGCGGCACAGTTTTTAATGCTTTCAAGGAAAGCAATAAAAACGGTCAATGTGGGTTACGATCCCACTACCTCGCGGTTAACAGCCACGCGCTCTACCAAGTGAGCTAATCGACCAAGAGAGCTTTCGCTCCACTCTATCCGAAGAGTCTAATTCTATCATTTTTCCGCAGCTTACATTTAAAGTTTCAATTCGGTTGAAGATAGAATGAATCCAAACGGGCAAGTGGATATTCGCACTGAATTTGGTCAGCTCTTATCAATCTATGCGGAGCTTCCTGAAATCCAGATGATTCTTGAAGTCGGCACGTGGAAAGGAAATGGCACAACCGCCTGTGTCGTCGATGGAATTCGCAAGAAGCTTGAAAAGCAGACGGGTGTCTTTTGCCACTTCTTCTCCATTGAATCCAATTTGAAATTCTTGATGGAAGCAAATGCTCTCTGGATGCCCAAGGCACTCCCCTTTCTTCAGTTGATGTATGGACGTCTTCATACAGATGGTCTGTTAACACGGGAACAAGTAGAGGCCAATCCCAAGTTTGGAGATGTCGTCACGCATTACAATCTTTGGTATGAGCAAGATGTTCGTGATTACAGAGCAGCTCCTCTCATTGAATCCAAGTTTCTTCCATCTCAGATTCATATGATAGTGCTAGATGGTGGAGAGTTTTCAGGATATGCTGATTGGGAGGCGTTAAAGAAAAAGAATCCTGTTGTCGTAGCATTGGATGACACCAATGTTATGAAGAACGCAAAGGTTTATGAAGAGCTTTCAACGGACCCAGCCTGGGAAAAGCGTCATGGAAACAATGACCGTCATGGCTGGGCGATTTTTGTTCGGAAGGTCTAATTACCGTTTATATGCATTGTCCATACAAATGGTTCCACCACGTGTCTTGACAACATTGCTACATCCGACCAAGATAGTTCCATCGTCACCGTATTTCGCAAAGAAAAGAATATAAAAAAACGAAAACACAGCGACAAATAAAGCTATCCACTGAACTGGTTTCATTCTATCGTCTCTTCAGAATTTTTCTGCGACGTCTCGTTTTTCGTGCGCCACCTGCCTCCACAAGAAGTTGTAAGAGATTGACACTTTGCTCGGCTATTGCAGGAGGGACTTTTAGAGTTCGTTTTCGTGTTTTATTTCTATGATTGCGCATTCTATTTAAGAGCAGAATCTTTTTGCGTATAGTTCCAAAAGGTCATGAACACTCATCCGTTGATGGACAGCAGGAAAATCAAGTTCTTTATTTACTATAAACTTTTTCATAAGAGCAGTATCAAATACATAGGCGTGTAGAGTTGGTTTATTCTCTTTCACAGCTTTTAAAACTCTATGATATCCATCAATAATTTGATACTTCGAGGTCATAAAAATAGGATAGGATAAATCAGCCTCCTTCATACGCTGGATGTTTTCACTGTATTTCTTTCTCTCTGGATGTTTCAAAATATCGGAGGGAGAGTAATCTCCCCAAACATTTTGTTCGAGCTGCCAAAGATTGTCTTCTAGAGGCACCTTTTCAACGGGAAGTTTATGAGTATTCACATAGGCCATCATCATATCAACAGAATATATATACTTTTCATCGCTAAATGTTTTAAAAGGAGGCATTCTACTACTAAACAAAAACATAAAAAAAGAGTTTGTGTTTTGGTTTAGTTTTTACTTCGTTTCAGCTACTTAGCAGGCTTAAGCAGTGGGCTTGGCCAAATCTGCTTAAGCAGTGGGCTTCGCCTCCTTGATGTAGTGCTTGTTGAGATACTTCTGGAGGTTGAAGTAGGTGAGCTGGTCAGTCTCAGGCACCTGGAGGAGCTTGCGGAGAGGGGCATCAGGCTTGATGTCGTGCTTGACCTTGAGGTTGTGGGCCTTCACGTAGTTGTTGAGCTCCTTGGTGACGTTGGAGCGGGAGATGAGGGTGCCAGCGGGCTTGCCGAGGAAGCGGCAGAGCTCATCAGTGACCTTGGTGGGAATCTCGAAGATGGAAGGACCACGCTTGGCGCCCTCCTCACCCTCGGCGCGAACACGGCGCTTGCGCTTGCGAGCATCCTTAATCTCACGGTGGACACGCTTGTCTAGGCGCTTGACCTCAGTGATCATGGAAGAGACGGTCTCGCGGAGAGAGGTGAGCGTGGTGAGGACGGACTTGAGGTCCTCATCGAGAGTGGTCGCAGGGGCGGCAGCTGCATCCGCAACCGCAGCGACAGGGGCAGAGGCAACCGGCACCGCAGGGGCGGCAACAGGGGCGGCAACAGGGGCAGCGGCAGTGGCAGCGGACTTGCGAGCCGCAGTCTTCTTCACCTCCGCAGCGGGGGCGGCAGGAGCAGGGGCTGCAACAGGGGCAGGGGTGGCAACAGGGGCTTCATCAGTCTTCTTAGCGACACGCTTAGGCTTAGCAGCAGAGGAAGTAGAAGCGGAGTTCATCATACTAGTACCGGTGGAAGAATTCATCTCAATCAAACGCACTATACCTTCCCTTCTAGACGCTTTGCGAATCAATTTTTACTCCAAACCCTTCAATTTCGCCACCCGGGCTCACACGTGGAACTTTTTTTCATTGAATGATTCCGGGGGATGACGGCAACCTGACGTGCGTTTAAACCCCTAGAGGAATTCTGCGTTTTCTCCTCTTAAGGCATCCCGGTTTAATTCAGACAGGTAGGAATGGAAACACTGGAGCTCAGAAAATGTGCGAACATCAAGAGTAAGAAACATCGGGACCAAGCTTGCTCTTACACAGCCACACACGGAGATTTCTGTTCACGTCATTACAAAAATCCTGTGCGTTTTGTGAAAAAAGAAGCAATCTTCCCCGAGAAAATTCTTACTCGTTCAGGTCATTCAGCACTTGTTCTTCTTCAACGATTTTGGAGGAAAGGCTCAGCCTCTTTACGATTTCGCAGGCAGGGTCCTGCTGCGAATTACCACGAGCTTGCTTCAAATCAGGTAGAAGTTTACAGTCTGGACTCCTTGGATTCCATTCCAAAAAGCTTTTTCTTTTCCTTTGGCGATGAAAAGAAAAATATCTGGGCCTTTGATATTCGCTCCCTTAGTCACTTAGTGACAGAAGGAAATGAAATTGTAAATCCTTATACACGAGGCAGTATTGATTCCAAGACACTCCAGCGAATTCATAAGAGAATTCTCTGGCTTCGTGAGCGGAAATTTCCGATATTGTATGCGACAGGCGAGAATCTTACACAAGACCAAATCTGGAACCAAAAAGTTCTAGATGTTTTCTTTAAAATGGAAGCCCTAGGCTATCGCGCATCATGTCGTTGGTTTAATGAAATGGATTTAGCAGACCATATGAGATTCTATCGCAGACTTCATCGTCTGTGGATGTATCAATTAGGCTTGACAGCGGCTGAAAAGGAAGCCATTGTTCCAGGATATAATTCTGGCACAAGCAAATTGTTTCGCCACACACCTGATAGAATCGAATCAGACGCACATGATTTGCGTTGGTGGAGACGGGCCAATTTGAATCTGATTTTGGAGTTTCTCACAAGAGCTCCTCAGAAATCACAGCAGGGTCTGGGAGCTCTGTATATCTTAATGTCGCTTGTGCAAGTCGTTCCAGAAGCAGCAGAAGCGTATCCGTGGGTTGTAGAAAGTCTGGGATATTAAACAGACTGTGAGCGTAGTTTTCCTGTTTTGTAAAACTCTAGGAGCTGCATATCAGAGAGAGAGTTTAGGTTTGGAAACTCCAACAATGATTTCATTTTCTCTCGTGTAGTTGTGTTCATTAAGTTAAAAGAAGCTTGTCTTGTTGCTTCATTCACTGATTTTATATGACTGATATGATTGCGAATCTTTTTGGCAAACTCTTTTTGTTTCTCATTGATGATGCGGCTCTTAATAAACGCATTCTTGGAGATAGGTCTCCCAGCCGTCGGAAGACCATTCACGGAACTCGCATTGTTTATCTTTGAACTTAATGGGCTCGTTTTCCGCGTCAATCCAAGACGCTCTAAGAAGGTATTGCCACCTCTCTGTTTTCTTGTTTTCAACGCCTTGCTTCGCTTCATCTTGCGGCTATGGGATTTGCGGAACCGTGTTGCCATTCTACTTCAGGAAAAGATTTATCGTAACAAACTCCAGTAAGGTCCTGTAATATACCTGACAGATTCATATCCTTTTTTCTTCAACATATCTGCGGCATAGCGTGAGCGCTGTCCTGTATTACAGTAAACCAAGATTGGTTTCGTCTTGTCTGGAATCCTCGTCTCAACTTCGTCTGCTAACTTCATTGTCGGGATATGAACAGCCTCAGGATAATGACCCAGATTATATTCTAAATCTGTGCGAACATCCAATATGATAGGAAACTTTCCTTCTGCGATACCCTTCTTGGCCTCCTCCGCAGAAATATACAACGGACTGAAATAGGTATAATATACAACCATAGCAAGTGCGAGAACTGCCGCGAATGCTAAGATAGACACTAGCTTACTCTTCATCTACTTAATAGATAACATTTGTAGGCTGACCAGTGGTGCCTCCTACACGTGGAACACCTGCCTCTCCATACCGACGCAACTCAGAATCAATGGGCTGAGGAGGATACAAAGAGCTCTGAGGATAGGGTGTGTTACAGCCTGTGCATAAAGAGGGTTGCGCAGGATTTGGAAAGTAGAATCGCAAACAAGAGGCACATTGCTCTGCCTGTGTTGTCTTTGCTGTATTGGGCTGATTGGCCAGAGGATAGGCCCATCCACCTTTCACAAATTCACCACTCAAATCAATGGCATATCCGTTGAAACGGGAATAGTCTGGCTCACAACATATCACTGCGCCCGCATTCTTCATCGCAACACGGTCCTGTTGATTGATATTGTAAATATCATTCGTGACCGTCCCTGCGCAACATGTTGGCACTTGACCATCTGGATTGTAAACATTCGCATTAATTCCTCTATCGGTAGGGCCGACGGTTGTGGACCCAGGGATTCCTCGTCTCTCAGGAATCGGTGTGTAAATCACACGAGACGCTTTGGCCTGATTAATATAGGTCTGTAAACTACAGTCTTTTGTTTGCTGACGGCTCAGGAATCTCTTGGCTTCTTGCTGCCGTTTCCAAATTAACTCTCCCTGACTCATCGCCATTTGACTCTTTCCTATGCGTGTTCAATAAAAAAAAGCGAACTGCCCTAGGGGAGGGCCGCGGCAAGGGGCATGGGATCAAAATTGAATTTGGCCGCGGCCCCCAGGGATGGCATAGCGTGTTTGATTAGTATGTCTAAGATGATTGTTAAGATTGCTGATTTCGATGTTTCCAACCTCTCTGTGGGCCCTATGAAGTCCCTGGATTCCGGGGGTAAGATGGCTTCACTCTTCTACAAGTATGGTGATAGCTCATCTACCTCTCTCACCACTCAGGTCGGCTCCCTCAGTCTTCCTTATGGAATGAATACCTTTGACAAGGCAGGCCCTGTCAAGTATAGTATTGACCTCTCTCTCCGTGGCCACGATGAGAATGAAAAGGTCAAGGCTATCTACAATGCCTTCTCTGCTCTTGATAACTGGATGATTGACCAGGGAGTTCACAATTCAAAGGCATGGTTCAAGTCTCAACTCACTCGTGATGTTATCAAGGCCTTCTACACTCCGATGGTGAAGGTTGCCAAGGACGCAGAGGGTAATCCCAAGCCGTATCCTCCTACCTTCAAGGTCAATCTTCGCAAGCAGAACGACCAGTTTGATGTGAAGGTCTATGATGACCAGGCTCGTCCCTACGAGGGTGTTCCTCTTGAGGACCTGCTTGTCAAGGGTGCTCAGGTGACTGTGCTCATCCAGTGCACGAGCGTCTGGTTCGCTGGCTCCAAGTTCGGTCTCTCTTGGAAGGCCAAGCAGATTCGCATGGACAAGGTGCCTGAGAGCATGCGTGGCTATGCGTTCCTTGAGGATGAGGATGTGCCTGCCCGTTCTCAGACCACCTCCCGTGCTGCGCCAAGCCAGAACAAGTTCGCCAACCTCCAGGATGATGTAGAGGATGAGGGTGAAGGTGAGGAGGATGCTGCCTTCAGTGCCCCTGCTCCTACACAGAAGCAGAGTGTTCTCACGGCGATGATGCCACGCGCATCTGCTCCCACTCCAGCTCCTACTGCTGCAGAGGATGAGGAGGCAGAGGACCATGAGCCTATCCCTGCTCCCAGTGCTACCAAGAAGCTAACGACCACAGCTGTGAAGAAGCAGGTGGTCAAGGGCGTCAAGAAGGCGTAAAGCTTCTCTGAGATGAACCCATAGAGCCTATGTGCCAAAAAAATACTCTAAAACATTTTTTTGTCTTACTCAATCATCCAACTCCTCTTACGAAGCCTCTTGTTATGGGTGTCGTAAAACAATCCCCTATCGTAACAAGTATCTATGAGACCTCTCGCAATTCAATGTTTTTAACAGACAAACAAATCAAAGATTTGGGATATCAACCTCCCACCGTTCATCAAGCCTATCTACTTTCGATTCAAATCCCTAGGGATTGGTTCATTCATTAAATTTGAAGGTCAACAAACCATTCCAGTGAGCAACATATGCTCACACTTTCTCTGACAAACGCATGTTTAAGGGAATTACCTGACATAACTGCGATTCCCTTCCAGACTCTGAATCTGAAAGGAAATCGTTTCCAAAGTCTGGAGAATCTCCCCGCTACACTGAAGGACTTAGATATCAGTTACAATTCTCTCACCTCAGAGGGTCTCCATCAGCCCCTGATACATCTTGAACGGCTTCAGGCCAGTCATAATTATTTCTGCTTTGCCACTACAGATGAATTTGTTCTCCTCTTTCCGAGCCTCAAGATGCTGGATATGTCGTTTAATCATCTTCAAAGCGTTGGCTTTCTGCGAGATTCAAGTGTTGAAGAGCTCAATCTCACACACAATCGTCTTCATCTCCTCTCAGCTCTTCCGCTAACACTCAAGAGACTGATTGCGGATACCAATAAAATCAATATGATTCAAAGTAAGCTTCCACCAACGCTGGAACTCCTAGATGTGGCGTATAATTCTCTGCGATTTGCTGGTCTTCCTCTTTCCTGGCCGATGACGCTCAAAGAACTTCATTTAGATCGCAATCGCATTGAAAAGTTTCCCAGAAAGCTTCCTGATTCCTTGGAGGTGCTGACCCTCAGTGAGAACAATCTGACAGAGCTGCCCAGAACACTCCCTCACAATCTTCATACTCTCATTGCCTCCTCCAACAAGATTCGATTCCTCCCCACGTATAAGTCCCATAAGAAGTTTCACATCTTGATTTTGAATAATAACTGTCTGACGGATGTTCCTCGTGAGTTTAACGCAACCGTCTTTACTGCGCATGAAAATTGGAATCAGAGTCATCATACTATAGCACAAACAATAGTCAAGCGATGTTGGAAACGATACGTCATTACGCTTCGTTTGCGACATCTATACCGAACACAAAAATATAAAGAGGAGCTGCTTATGGTGAGCATGATGCCAGAGCGATGGGAGCAAGTGGATGTCCTAGACCCTGTCTGGTTTAGGAAGGCCCCAAGCCACATCCACACTGACCGCCACTCGGATTGAACCCATAAGGATTGTCGCTCGCATCAGTCACACAATAGCATTGGCCTAATTTTTGCTCAGTGACGACATTAGAACGCTGGTCTGTGGGCTGTGTTCTGCGAACAACAAATTGGCCTTCCGCACTATCAATTTGTGCTTGTAACGCACGAGCATAGGCACCAAGGGCTTTCGCTTGTCTACGTTGAGTAAGCAAAGAAGAGTCAAAATTCTTGGTAGACATTTCTGTTTGGAAAGGAGAAAAAAAGAGCCTACAGAGAAGAAATGAGGTTGTTTCTAATCTCGTTCGTTGTGGTCACAATCATTGCGCTCGTCGGCGGACTGGTTGAAACGTTCTACCCAGGATTTTTTTCGGCAAAATTCAAATCGGATGCTACAGCGATTACCTTGGGCCTTTTGGGAATTTCGTGTAGCATTCTTTTGCTAATGGTCTTTTTGAAAGCACGCATCCGGGAAGGATATGAAGACATAGCCGTTGTAAGTCGTTGGAATGCCATGGTAAAGGAGACCCAAGTTGAAACTATCTGTAAGCTCTATACCGAACTCTATGAGAAAATCATGGTTGTAGAAAAAGGCGCAGCCCCTGAGCCTGTAAAATCAGATGCACAAGCCCGGGAAGCAACCGATAAACAGTTTGCTGCTGCCATGACATTAACTCCAGTTTCATGCTCTTTGTTCCAAGACGTTGAATCCAAGAAAGAGTCGCTGGATAGTTTTTTTCTGGCCCTTCAAACGGTGCCAGACAATTTTTTCGCACAAGTGGTGGATACAGCAGTTGGATGTCGCAATATGCTGATAAATCAATACACAAAGGTCCAGGAAGGACAGCAAAGACAAAAAGAAGGATTTGAAGACCTTCCTCTCTGTAGCGAGGCTGTCGCAAAGGAAAAGAAAGAAGAGGCGAAGAAAAAGGAACTCTCCAAAGAAGCAAAGCAGTGTGTGCTCATTGAGGAGATTCCTCCAGAAAAGAAAGAACAGGCTATCCAAGCCAAATTAAGCGCAATGGAAAAGGCTCTTACACAATATAGAAACACATCAAGTATCAAAGATTCAATACAAAAAATCTTGGATGATGCGAAGTATTACAAGAATGAATTAGATAAAAAGAAGAAAGAAGCTGAAGACATGTCAAACAAATACAATGTTAAGTAGATTTTTCAGATTTCCGTGTTTTACCACTTGACAGACTCTTTCGCTTCATGGATTTTCCTCTTACTTTACCCTTGAGTCTTGCGATCCGCTCGAATTTTTCTTTGAGCAATGTGGCAAATCCTTTCTGATATCCTGAGCATTCAATGGAAAACGCAGGAATCACACCGACCTTTCCTTTTCGGTGAAGAACTTCACTCATTTCCACAAGTTTCTGACAGAGACAATTCATATAGAACTGTAAAATCTTTTCATCTTTTGTAAACATCATTAAGCTGTAATAAAAGGTTATCATGGTTTCTAGAGAGGCCACTTGAAGCACATTTCCATCTTTGAGTTTCAAACTTGTAAACGAGTGACAGGCCACTTCTTGAAGGATTTCCGCAAAGGGCATTGAGCGATAGCTCACAATGGCTCGCTCAGGGATTAATTCACCTTTTGCCTCTAAGATTTGAACACTTATCTCATCAGATGAAAAGATTTCTTTGATACGATAGGCATCACGTTGTGCTTCAGGACTCAAAAAGACCATCATGCCACGCTTTTTCAAAAACCAATGTATTGTGGGAGATTCTTTTCTGGGATGATGAATCATCCAATCATACATAGAGACAACTTCTGCCCCCATTAAGACACGCTTATTGTTTATGACGTAATTGAGAACAATTTGTCTGATTGCTTCAGGGATGTTGACACGTCCTACCAAATCGTCTGTCTTGGTGCGGCAAGGCTTGGGAGGGAACGCCTCATTTAATAACGTAAGACGTTCAAACACTTTGGGCCATCGCTCTACTTGCCCACGAGGACGACTCAGCTCTAAATACATCAACATACGAAGAAAATCAGCATCAGCGTAATGAACACCTTCTTTTCGTATGGACCTGCGATACAATATCTTATAGACTTCGGGGTCTAACGCAGAAATATCAGCAACAGGCACAAAGTTCACCATAATCTTGTGGGTCCCCTCGTGAATGCCCACGCGCTCGACAACATCTGGGAATCCAGCTTGTTGGAGGTCTTTGACAATGTCTTTGATGTCTGTTTCAGGGTCAGGTGTGAAAAAGTCATAGTCGGGTAGTTCTTTTTGAGGGTCGTAGAATTTCAATCCACGAGGGAGAATCGCATTGATAGCGGTGCCACCATAACAAACACGACCCTTCTTCCGTAGAAAATCTCCAATAATATCTAATGCGTATTGAATTTCAGGATTGTGAGCCGATTCATACTGAATTATCTCATTGGCATCATCTGCCACGGCTTTGAGTAATGCAATCTGACGTTTTACACCCCGTTTGGATAAAACATCAGATTTAAATTCATAGTCTTGAATATCCTCCTCCATTCTATTTAGGCACCAGGAGTTCTTAACATTCCACCATTCGCATTTACTCTTGGGTTCTGGTTCTGAATGACAATCGGCTCCGCCTTCACGTAGCGAATGGCTTTCGGCTTAGCTTTCCAAGCATACTTCCACTTTGATAAGGCAGATAGCGTATCGGGAGTAGAATCAATGATAAAAAGAGGAACACACTGGACACCAAATTCATCGAGAAGCTTGGTAATCGTTTGCGCTGGGATGACTTCACCCTGTTTTCCAAGTGAAATCATGAATTTTTCCTTCGTTGCATCCAGAGCTGTTTTACGAGATGTAGCATCACCTGGAAGTGTTATGTAATAGTCAATCCTATCAATCATCGCTCGTGGCACCGTGCCACTTTGCGGAGTTGCTGTCACTCCAAAGACACTCTCCATATTCTGTTTGAAAATGCGCATATGAACCCAATAATCCAAATCTTCTTTCGGAACATAGGTGTGTTTAAAATCTTTCTGGGATGTGCGGAATCCTGCTGTGTCTACATTCGTAAAGACAAGCAGTTTCTTCTCCAATTGATTGGTATTCACAAAAAGAAGTTCATTTTGACGAGCTTGGCGATTGTAGACACCTTCAGGAGTTTGACCCAACAAATACGGAGATAAGGGTGTTAAATCTTTGGCAACCTTGGAGAGGAAATCCAAATAGACTTTGGTATTCTCAGGAGGAGTTCTCACAAAATACAAGATAAGGATGAAGGGGTCATTTCGCTGCATCACAATATCACTCCACGCAACATCCGCAATGGCTTGTGCGGCCTTTGCGACACTTCCTCCATTGATTGACCGAATTGTTCCTCCTTCATCGCGATAGAGTAAGCAAGGTGTATTCGCAAGAGGGAATGTAGGAGGCATACTTTCTTTATCGTGGAAGTCAATGGGTAAGACGAGGCAACGCGCACCCATGCGAATCATAGTTGTAATGCCGACTCTTTCATCATACACACCATCTTTGAGAGGCCCTAAGAAGCCTGGATGGATGACCGTAAGAGGTTGAAAATTAATTAAACAATTCTCTCTCTCAGAAACATCTTGCTGTTGAATGGCATCTCGGAGAGATTTTTTGTCTTTGAATTGAGCAGCAAATCTTACATCAAAGATAGCCTTTCGTTCCATGATTGTAGCAGACACATTGCCGCTCGTTGCGCGAGACGCCCAGTTGTTTTGAACAGTCATGATACAGGTAATAAAAAGAGCAACTAACCCCACAATAACAATCCAAAAAATAGGAGATTGGGTTGAAAAGGGATCCATGCTGATAGCCGATTGGACTGAATTTGTCACTTTTTTAGCTGTAGAGGTGATAGTTGTTTGCGCTTTTGAAGCTACTGAAGCGTTCATTCCTAGAGTGTTCAAAGATATTCCTGAATTGCCTCCTCACGTGTCAGGATTCGAAGTCCAAGCTCTTCAGCCTTCTTCACTTTCTCGGAAGTTTCCCCTGCAGTCTTGATAATAAGATGCGTAACCTTCTTACTGACACCCGTTACAAAGGTGAATCCCTTCTGCTCCATTCGTCGTTGGAACTCCGCATCACGAAATCCAGTCAAACAGACAACTCCTTGCTGGGAAGCGACAGAAGGGGCTTGGGCTTGGGCTTGAACACGTGGATACGGAATGATAGGAAGCTCCTTGGTGCGCCACGCTTCGTAAGTCGGCAGTGTCGCCAGGAACGTGCTTAGAGCATCCGCACTCCATCCCTCACATGTCTTGATGCTTGACCACTTGCTTATGTCTGCTTGTAGAGCAAAGAGGGACTCTAGCTTTGTGTTCCCTACGCCTCGCGGCATCATACCACTCGCAATCATGAGCGTTAGCTCTGAGCAACTTTGAAGCTTCTCTTGAAGAACAGGATAAATCTTCGTAGCCATTCCCTTACCCACAATGAGTTCCAAATCAATCTTCTCAATCGTGAGCAAGTCATTTGGTGTGTCCTTCCCTTCTGCGACAAGCTTTGCAACAAGTCCAGGGCCCAGATGAGGGATATCCAGCGTCTTTGCAAAGTGCTCCAGCTTCTTTTGAAGCACCTCCTGATTGGCCTGGCCCTCCTTCAGCTTGTAATGAGAGGCGGTATTCACATCCCCATCCCAAACACCTTCAGGAAGTTCAATCCGCTTTCCTTTGACAATCACACTGTCCAGTGTAGGAATCACATCACCAGACTTGCGAACAACAATCTTCGCTCCCTTGCCAATTTCATGCGTCAAGACGAAGCGGGCATTGTGACCCGTGAGAAACTCAATGCGAGACCCACCAATTGTGACAGGCTCAATCTGGATACGGGGAATCCAATAACCTTGATAACTTGCTGACCATACAATATCTACAACCGTTGTCGTTGCTCGCTGGTCATCCATCGGCATCTTGAACGCGCGCATGTCCTTGGGATTCTCCACAGACGCTCCAGCCTCTTGCTTCTTTGGAACACAGTTCTCTCCTACTACAATACCGTCAATGGGATACTTTGACTCCTTGCGACGCAACACAAGAGTCTCACTGAGCATTGTATCGGAAAGGCTCGTCACCACACAGGCCCAAGGCACTTCAAAGCCTGCCTCTGTGAGTTGTTGAAGTTGTCCATGACGAGAGAGTAAGGCAGGCATTAGGAGTTCGTAGGCGACAAAGCGAATCTTTCCAAGATTCTCAGGAATCGGTTTCTTCTGGTGAAGTTGCCCATTGACCCACGAGCGAGACAAAGTGCCTTCAATCGGAACATCGTTCGGCATAACAAGCTCACCACGAATCACCCACTTCTCATTGAATCCGCGTGGAGAGACTCCACCGATATAAGGAGCAAAGGCTGACACGTCTACACCCAGAAGACCATCTCCTCGCAGATACATCTTTCGCTTTCCCGTATCCCACAAGACGGAAATTCCATCCAACTTGTCTGAGAGGACCCACGTAGAAATAGAAGAGCTACGCACAAAGCTCTCCACAGCTCCAGTTCCAGGCTTGATTTTATTCAGACTTGCCATCTTGTAGGGAAGCTTGACAGCTCCCTTTTCAACAGGAGCTCCCACTTGCTTCAAGAAGGGATGATTTGGATTCATCTCTTCCAGAAGGTCTCGGATTCTATCATACTCGTCATCTCCAAGAACACCCTCGCTTGTATTGTTGTAATACGCATCGGATGCCTTCTTGAGAAGAGAGACTAATTGTGTTTCTGTATAGGACATTCTACTAAAAGTATGCGGTATGCTTTAGGGGTTTTGTGTTCAATTTTAGCATCGCTTGACATAGGGCTCTACATCAGGGAATCTGCGTGCGATAGAATTCAGACCTGAGCGAAAGGCTTTCGGAATCGAAGCGCCTGTTAAGAAATAGTAAAGAAGCATGACTGTAATAATCATGTTCGCAACATACATCCAAATTACCTGATTCACACCTTTCTGTTGGAAGACAAACTTGAAGAGCCAATAGAATAAGAAGAATCCAAATCCAGTAAACACAATCGCAGGTGTTTCACAGCCCATGAAGACAATGAGATACACAAATCCCCAGAAGATAAAATTTTCAACAAAAAATAAAAGAGTCTCAGCGAGCATCTACTACTACTTGTTCAGATATGCTTCCATGGCCGTATCAAAGACACTGAATTTGTTTTCCATCGTAATGCCTTGTTTGGACTTCTCTTTCACCTTTTGGCTTTGTTTGCCCGTAGTAAAGATAGCTTTATTGTTGGGGATGACAACACGTGGATACGCAAGAACTTCTTTAAAGAAATTGGGAGATTGTTGAATGGCTCTGGATAGCGCAGCGGGGTCTTTAATCAGTGTAGGAGCAGCTGGAACTTTCCATCGCGGAACTTCACACAGAATCTGAGCCATTAATGCTAAGATATCACGGCGCCCCTTGGAGCCAATTCGTTTGTCTGTGCCTTTGTATAACTCAGACAGAGCTTGAAACTCTTCCGTCATGCGAATCATATTTTTGGAAGCATATTCTTTATAGGCTTCAATGAAGAGTTGAAGGAGAAAATAGCCAACTTCTGTGCGCTGTTTCGTATGAAGATGAGGTGGGCCTCTGTCTAAGGTGGATAGACCTGCTCCACTGTTTTCTTTGCGGAGTCGGCTATCTTCATCCAGAAGCCACCGTATCCAAAAAAGAGCTTTCTCCGTGGCATTTTCAGAGCACGCTTTGAGAAGTTCACAGGCAACAATCTGGAGTTGAAACAGGTCATTGGACGATTTGAAGACTTTACGAACGACTTCAGTTTCTGTCGCATTTGTGCTGACCGCACGTATCCATCCATCTCTGTGCGTTTCGGGCCCCACTTTTGGCCACGGTGTGCGTGTTCGTAATGGGCACTCTCGTAAGACAAAAATTAATTCACAGACACGTGTTTGAAACTCATCATCTTTCCATAGGGCGTCTTCATCCAACCGGGAAACAAGTGCGTCAAGCTCTCCTATACGTTTTTTCAAATAAACAAAAATACGAGGTGACCCAATACCAATATGCTCAATTGCGAAATTCCAGATACTCCGAATCCAAATCTCATAGCCTCCGCTACAGACTAAATCTGTCGAAAAATGAAGAGCCTTCCCAGTGTTTACCATGCCACTATCCGACAAAGCCATCCCAAAGGCTCTCAGACAGTCTGATGGTTTGTAGCCGCTGCGCGTGCGGATTTCAGGTTCTGGATCTGCTAGAACATTGGCTTTGACCAACGCCATCCTACACAATGAAAGAATCCTTCCGCACAAAAAAAGCGCTGAAGGATGGTTTCGTAGAGATTTCTTTTATGTATATTTGCGACTTACTACTTTTTTTCCCTTGAGCTTACGACTGGTGCGAGGGATTAAACCCTTGGCTTTCAAAGAACTCGTCATGGTAAAGCCAATTGACTCGCCCTTTCTCCATTTCTTCAAATAGGTGAGGTTCTTCTTGGTAGGTCTGTATCCACCACGACGTTTGCGTGTCGCACCACCTTTCATCAACCCCGCAGAACAAGGGCAACTGCCACCCTTCATGAGACCGCAGCCTCCACCACCTTTCATCAACCCCGCAGAGAAAGGGCATCCTCCGCCTTCTTGACGACGACCTCCTGAGCCACAGCTTTCATTTCGTTTTCCGCCTCGGGCATAAAAATCACAGACTCCTGTTCCAGGAAACGGACAGGAACCGCAGACTGGCATACTACCACCTCCCATGCGCTGCATTCTACTCTAAGCAATTAAGTTCTTCTGCGTCTTGTCATTCGCCGCTTCGTCTGTTTGCCTTTTCGGGTGTATTTACGACGTTTTCCACCTTTTTGCGACAGGGACTTCCTATTTGAAACCGTTTCACCTTCAGGAGGTTCTGTTTCATAATCGTCTGACATGTCAAGCTCGGGAGGCAATTGGGTGCGCATGATGTTTCCTTGGGATTTGGGCATAGGTGTAATCGGTTGAGAAAGACGATTCATTTGCTGTTCTAAGGTTTCTGTCTCAAGGGGGGGAGGCATTTGGGTCATGTAGGGTTTTCCAGATTTGGGTGTCACATAGTATCCCATTGAGTTACCAATTGTTCCTTTTTCTGTAATTTGGAAGACTTCTCCTGATGTATTGTTCTTCAAGTATTTCTCCCCTTTGTAAGCGAGATTGGAGTATCCATTGGGTGCCGAAGAGCCTCTCTTTTTGTTTGTCTTATTCCTCTTTTTGTTGTTCGTCTTTACTGACTTATTTTGATTGGTAGTTCCCATATTCATGGTCTCATTCATGTTCTCATTCATGTTCTCATTCATAAACTGATTCTCATTCATGTTCTCATTCATGTTCTCATTCTCGTTCATCTCAGTATTCCATTGTCCCTTCAAATGGCGTGTCTTGCCATTTTTGGTCAAGGCCAAGTTGAATTCATTGAAATTCAAGCCTCCTCCCTGAAGTCCTCCTCTCGGAAACTCAGACGCAGGAGGCCATCCTGCTTGCATGTCGCATCCGCAACTGGGGTCATTTCCTCCTCCACGCTGTTTACCTCCACGTTGGCTGGGGGTGGCCTTTGAACCTCCACCTTGTTTCTGCATTCGCTCTACTTAGACCTAGGTTTTGAAGGAAGGAATCACCTTTCGAACCGATTCATACCATTTATAAGGGTCACAGTCTTTGTAGGTGAGAAAGTGCCTCTTGAGTGTTGTCTCAGCCTCTCGCGAGACCACCTGGAGTGCGAGGAGAATTCCAAAAGAAGAAGACAATGAGTCTTGTAAGACTTTCATAATTTCATCAGGAGTAGAGGACTCTGTATAGTTTGGATGGCCAAACATAAGCGTCTCTCCTTTGAGTTTCCTGCGATAATCCACATGAATATTATTAAGCGCCTGAACATACTTTGTAACATACTTGCGTTGGAGAATCTCATCAAGTTTGAAAGAGATGCGAGCCCATCGGAGCGTATCCTCTTCTGTCATGAAATGGAGATTCAGAAAGTCCAAGTTATAATCATAGAAGGGTTGAGCTTTCGTCATGTCTGTTGAGCATCCTATATCTGTTCCATAGGTCATATCCAATAAGATACGACCTTTGTAAAGGTCTTTGTTTGGGGTTGTCTCATATAGCCTTCTGTTGAGTGTGTCCAGCTCATGCCCTGTATATTCCTGAATGAGAAGCTTTCCACCTTGGTCAAGCACAGAATAAGTAAGACGTTGAAAGAACGAGAAGTGTTCAGTATGGTCAATCGTCTCAGGAAGAAGAATCACTTCAAGATGTTCGCCTATCCAACTCATTCCATCAGAGAACTCCATCGGAATCAGATTCCACGTCTCAAAGTAGCTATGGAGGAATTCCACACATCTGGAAAAGTTTGGGTCAAAGTGAATAAGTCTCATAGATTTCTGGTCACACCGAAGAAACTCATGAAAGCATTGCGGAATAAGTTGGTCATTCTTTGGGTCTAGGGTTTGACCTGGTAGTAAATGAGGTGACGACCCGATACCTAGATAGGTAAGCTCTATCGGCTCAAGCTCTACAGTTCGTAGGATTGATTCCATTGTAAGTGCTTCCCCTCGACACTGAATTTCCTTTCAAATTTACAAGTAGGGATGGGAGACTTCTGGCCACCAAAATATTTCAAAGGTCTGTCCAAAACAAGAAAAGCCAAGCGGAAGGCTGAAATCAAGAAATTTGGCACACGTCATTGGAAAGACCCCAAAGCCTATGTTGGATTTCAGACAGACAAAGGAGTGAAAACGCGGAAATCTGGATATAGTCAAGAATGGACGAGACTCTTTCCTGGAGTCAAGAGTCTGAAAGAGAGAGCAGAGGTGACTGGAGTTCCTCTGGATTTAATTGAAGAGTCCTACAATCGTGGAATGGCAGCCTGGAGAACAGGACATCGTCCCGGAGCAACACAACAGCAATGGGGCTATGCGCGCGTGAGCAGCATGTTACTGCTTGGTAAAACTGCTTTCACAACTGATTCTGATTTGGTGCGAGAGGCTAAAAAGCGCTCGTCCAAAGCACGTGCGTGGTATGAGAAGATTTCAAAGAAAAGTAAAGTTCAATTTAATCCATAGGGTCCAAGATATCTTCAACAACAGCACCTAGCATAAATCCGCCCAAGACAGCTGCTCCTGTGCTCATGAATTGTTGCTGTTGTGGTTGTTGATACTGTGGTTGTTGATATTGAGGAGGTGGTGCTTGATAGGCATACATTTGCTGCTGCGGATACGGAACAGCATATGTATACTGGGGTGTTTGATACATTTGAGGAGCCGAAGGGGCCATATAGGACATGGTGTTCTTTTGAAGACAAGGCTCACAATATTCATTTCCCTTGACCCATACACCACAGAAAGCACATCGCTTGAGAGGTGAAACAACAGCAGGAGCAACAGGGGGTTCAGACCAACAACTTCCCATGTCTACTTACTCCTACAATTTCTTCCTTACTTGTCCTCCTCAAGCTCCTTCTTCTCTTCTTCCAACCACTTCACAAGGCGTTGCGTCGCTTTGTCCCATGTATATCCCATGACTGTTTCACGAGCCTTCTTTCCATGAGCCGCACGCTTCTCTGAATCCATGAGATATTCCTCGATACCCAAGCAAATATCATGAGGGTCGCAGGCCATCGCCTCACCACCGACTGGACTGTAGACAGTGGGCAAGTAATAACGATACTTGGGCTTCACCAAGACAGTGTTTTCAGAAGAGCAGAACTCCTTGAATCCACCGATGTCTGGGACGACCTGGGGGACACCCACACCCATCTGCTCAAACTGGCAGAGACCCCAACCTTCTCCTTCTGCTGTAGAAACACCGATATCTGCGAGATTGTAGAACATGTTGACATCCTCATCCTTGTAAACCATGTCCTGCGCAGCTATCATAAGACGATTGCCAAACTGCTCAACAGGAACTCCACGGAGCTTCAACTCACGCTGGAAAATCTCAAAGAGCCACCACCCTCCCTTTTCACCCTTGTCGCAAATACACATGAGCATAATAGGCTTTGTGGGATACTTCACAATGAGCTCCACAAAGGCCATAATCAAAAGGTCATAGCGCTTCCTGGGCTGATTGCGATTGAGATTGAGAATGATAAAGGCATCATTTGGAAGACCTAGCTGTTTGCGCACCATTTCCTTGGGAAGAGGGAAATACTGCTTCGTATCGAATCCATGAAGGAATACATCTAGAGGACGAGTAATTCCTTGGTCCTTCAAGCACTTCTTCCAGAAATTGGAAAAGGTAAAGACTCTATCAGCATCGCGATTCAACACATCAAGATAGGCTTGGAACTGTGTGTTATAGACTTGGTCAGCGTAGATCCAGACTTTGAAATTGCGAGGGATGCCAGACTTGCGAATCTCCTCCAAGAACTTGGTCACGACAGCCATATCATTGTAAATCATCACGACGTGAGGCTGCTTTCTGCGAATGACTTCAGGGAGAGCCTGGAAGCCAAATCCTTGCTGAGGAGGCGCACCCTCTTTCTTTTCTGTGGCAGCGGCGTCAATCACGTCAATATTGGAAGGATAGGGTCTGTAACCAGGTGGAACTTGAGGCATCTTTTGGAAGCCATAATGGGTCACGTCAATCCAAGGAAGCTTGGAAAGGGTTTGCATGGTATGATACGACACTTTGCTATATCCAGTAAACTGGTGGGCGTGAGTGCTCACCATTAGGAAGCGGAGCTTCTTTGAATCCGTTGATGGAGAAGAAGATGTTGTCGTTTGAGGAGCATTCATCACCTGAAAGGTGGGCTTTGCATCCGATGGAGTAGGAGCAGGGGGAGGAGCAACAGGTTGCGTAGTGGCCTGACCTGATGCGATGATAGCCTCAAGACTCTTCAAGTAACTGGGAAGCTGCGCGTCCATTCTATACCCTTGTGGTGGGACGGCTTTAAACATTGTTTCTAAGGGTAACCAATGGAACGCTTCTACGTGAACAAACTGTTTCCTATGAAACCACAAGCCGTCGTGAAGAAAGGAAGAGGAAGACCTCGTAGCATCGTAGACGCGGGAAAAAAACGCAAAGCCAAAATTCCTGCGGCAGTTCAAGAAGCCATTTGGATTACAAAAATGGGGCGCGTCTTTGAGGGTAAATGTTTGACCACATGGTGCCCAAACATTATTACTGTCTTTGATTTTCACGCAGGACATGATATTCCTGAAAGCAAAGGTGGTTCAATCTCACCTGAAAATCTGTTTCCTATTTGTGCTCGTTGTAATCTGTCTATGGGAGACAGATTTACATTTCAACAATGGTGTGCAATGAGTCCGCTTGTTCCAAGCCCACTTGTTCCTAAAACTGTTGAGGTTGTAACTCCTACATCGTGGTGGCGTTGTTGGTAAGCGTTTTAAAGTCCCCATGTCTTTCGCACCTGTGTTCCAAGACGCTCCTTCCAAGTCTTCCAGCGAACGAGGAGTTGATTGCGATAACTCTCCATAATTTCCTTCTCCTTCATAAAATGCTGGATTAGAGTGCGAGCCTCGTCCCAATTGCTGAGAGGCAGTAAGCCGATCTCATTCTGAATCCAATCAATATAGAGGGAATCTCCATCCGATTTTACATACAAAGGAATACACCCACACTCTAAGGCCTCATACAAACGGAAGGTTTCAGGGTTGTTTCCAGGAGGACAAGGGACAAAGAGACTGTCGAGTAAGATTGCTACATATTGATTTCGTGTTATCTTTTCGGGACTTTCCCATGTATCAACAAGACGCAAACTGTGAGGCTGAATCTCCTGGAGGGGTTTCAACTTCAGATGTCTGTCTTGCCAGGCCGTTCCAAAAAACGACCAGGACATGTTGCGGAACGGTAGACGAGGTGTCTTCTCAATCGGATTGTCTGACCCGCCTGCCATTGTCCAATGATATCCAAGAGGAATGGTAACAACTTTGTGCTGAGCCTCCTTAGGAATATCCTTTCGCTGATAGATACGAACCACTCCTAGACAGTGAGGGTATGTATAGAAGTCCAAATTATCAGTGGAGAACTCATCGCTCAGATGAAAGACATAAAAATCAGTCTTTTGTTCATTCCACTTCATGAAAAGAGCAGTATAGCGTTCTGCGTAGGGGCGCTGGGTGATTACAATTGGTGTATCTGTGGGGGGAGGACCATTGAAGGAGATGGGCTCCACGAGCAAAGGCTGCTCTTTCCCCATGAGTTCTTCAATCCATTCACGCTCATATGCGTTGATGCTGTCAAACTTATGCTCTTCTAGAGTGACAAATCTGCGCTTGGGATTTGAAGGCGGCTTTGCTAACAATTGAACCACTTTCTTCGCAGACGTTGGCTCCTTTCCAATCACGGTTTCTTGAACAGGAGGTGTTGTTACACTTGGAGTTGGTAGGACAGTAGCTTTACCATCCTTCAAGGCTTGTTCAATATCAATCTTCTCAGCAGTTGAAGACGCCATTGCTTTCGATACTTCCTCCGCTGTGAATCTTTCATCGTTGTTCCACAAATCACTATCAAATCCATCAATACGAGAAAAGTCATTGAATTGAGATGTTTGATAGCGTGGGTCATCATCCTGATAGCATCCTGCGACCAGAGGGTCCAAGAAATAATGATTCAATCGGTCCACACGATTACAGACCATATGGTCAGCGCTCGTCCAGTATCCATCACGCTCTTCAAGAATTTGTAGGATTTTCTCTGCGCCTTTGCGTGTCAGTCTGTAGGCATAATTACACCAATGGAAATAGCGGTTCGGAGGAGTTTGACCAAAGAAATTATTGGTGCCGACACGACTAAAATAGTCATTGACCTTTTCTTTAATCATGTTGAATCCTTGACGATTCGGGGGTAGGATGCCTCCTAGATAGACGACATCCGCATCTTCTGGAATGTAGGCTGCTGCTTTACTCCATTTCTCCTCCCATCCAGGCTGGAGTTTGACATCATCTTCCATAATGAGATAGCTATTGATTTCAGGCTTCTCGTGAAGGAGTTGCCACCAGAGTTGAAGATGGCTGAGGGCGCATCCTAAGATAGGCTTCTTCCAGAAGAAATCATGCGGCTTGAACAAACGAGCAATCGCAGGTGACATTTGAATGTGTTTTCCTTCAAACGCAGACAGACGAATTGCGCGGTCTTTTAACTCAGGATTGTGTGTATAGAGTTTGTCCATGCGGTCCTTTCGTCTATCCAGATTAATCACAAAGGCCTCATCAATCTCAGGCAAGAAGGGCTTATTAACAAGGAAGGCTCCACGATGGACATAGAGAGACTTTCCTGTTTGAAAGGTGCGGCGAAGACTGTGGTCACAATAGATTTCGTAAAGAGGGTAGCGAGGGATTCTCATGCGGTGCGTGAGGATACTCAAAATACTCTGGTCATGACGATGCCCAAAGGGCTTGCCATTTTTCAGACCGGCCCATTTTGGCCCCACAATGACCTCACGCTGCTTGGACCACTCATAGGCTTCATCAAAGAGTCGTGTTGCCTTCTCATTTCCATTGATGAATGCTAAACATCCAGCCACAATTTGTTGGCCTTGAAGCTCTTCAGGAGTCACTTGAAGCGCCTTACAGAAAGCCTCATGACACCAATATTCATTTGTCTGTTGAGCATCTTCTAAGGCGCAGATGCCCTCCTCTTCTACAATCTGGAGCCAGGTCTTGGGAAGACGTGAGATAAAAACTCCCGCATCAAAATACAGAATAAGACGGCCTTTCAAGGATTGATTGTGAGCCATTGTATGATAAATCCAAATCTTCCAGGCAAAGTGCTCAGGAGCCCAATAATCAGAAAAATTGGGTGGAACTTCGGTAGGAAGTCTATGGAATTGTGTCTGATTGAACGTCATTTGAAGAGCATTGAGTGCTGACTCATTTACATCACTTGCGATATAGACAATTGTTGAGAGTTTCTCTAATACTTTGATTTGTGCGTAGATACCCGCAAGCAATTGGTGAAGACTTGGCAGGAATCGTAAGGAGGCCATTGTGACAAAGACAGGGTCGTTTTTCATAGACCCATTGGGGTTACGTGGCTCGGTTCGGAGAATAGGACCAGACACGACAGACATGGGCACAGACACAGGAACCACATCTTGCGTGGATGCACGTTCCTTTCGGAGAGCGAGTGCTTGAGCACTAGAGGTGGCTCCCAAGAACCGCGGCACTTTGTCTTGAGTAATTCCTAAGGAGGGCATGCCATGCTTCAACATCATGTAGACAATTTGGCTAAAGGTGCGGCGAACAATATCACGTTTGTAATCATCAAGTGCTGGAGTGGCAAACATCTTCAGATAGTCCATAGGATTGTTGTCGATTTTTCGGACAGCCTCAATTAACTCTTCAGGAGTTGTGAACTTGCGTGCGTCAATGAATCCTTTCGTATCAAAATCACGCTCCACCTTCGGGTCTCCCCAATAAATGGGGATACAGCCAGAGACCTTCGCGTGAAGAAGTTTTTCAGTCGTGTAGCCTTGGGCTGAACTGTTCTCATAGGCAAGGCAGAACTTGTAGTTCTTCAAGAATTCATGCTTCTTGAGCTCTCCACCGCCGCCTCCTAAACCGGCAAAAATCTCATCTCCAATGTTGTTAAACAGGCGACCCGCAGAATCTACCTTCTTATATTGACTAAGCCAGTGGAACGCTGAGTTTCTCACTGGGTTACAAGGGTTTGTCACAACAAACGCACAGAATTTCTGTTTCTGAGCAATCTCTTCAGGATAGACATTCACACAGCGGTCCAAGGGAAGCGGTTTAGGATTGGAGATTTTCTCAACATCTGCACCGAACCAGTCAATCTCAAGCATCCAAAGCGGTAAGCGAATATAGCGCTCGTCTACAAAATCAGCATGAGGATATCCTAGATTCAAAAAGACTTTCTCCTGAGACACAGGTGGTGTATTTTCTCCTGTAAAGTGGACTTTTGGAACAGACGACCACGTCTCTGCTTTCCAGGAGTCTCCAAAGGGACCAAAGAGAAGAATATTGGGCTTCACACCTTCAGGAAGTGTTTCTGCTGAATGACCCTCAATTCTTGGTCTAGGTGTCAATTGCTTTGTCCCTTCTTCTAGCATGAGAAGAAACATATTGTAAGCGGGATTGAAATCATCCCACATGTCTGTAAAGAGAACACGGAAGACCGGCTTGTCTGAAGGAGGAGCAGGAGGAGGAGCAGCAGACACTGGAGTAGCGACAGCGGCAGCAAGAGCAACTGGAGATACTATCTTCTGAGGATGCGTAGAGAGAGCCTCAATCGCTTGTCTCCACCCACTTTGAACCTTCACTGAAATAGGACTGAATTCTTCTAAGAGTCTCTTTTGAAGTGCTTGATGATTTCCAGGCTGAAACATTCCCTTGGCATTGCTGATATCTCTCTGGATTTGATGAAGTGCTTGAACTCCCCCTTGAATACTATTGTCATCATAATAGTAATTTTCGTAGCTACATCCAAGGCTTTGAAGAAGTTTAGAGTTGTGAACCATTGGGATGCCTGCCCACAAGGCTTCAAGCATATAGGGGCGGATTCGCCGAAACCGCAAATGAGACAGAATACAGCTCATGGGGTCTAGAATCCAATCTGCGACACGTTGGCGTCCTATCATTTCTCCACTCAAATCCTCTACCTGACAGTGTTTCCACACATTGTTCTTAAAAAACTCAGAATTTTGAACGGGCTGTGCGTTGTGGAGCTTGTATTTCTCAAAGGCAAATTCCCTGGCAAGTCTCAACTCACGGAGGATAACAAGAGGAATTGTGCAACTGCTGCTTGCTGAATTGTTTGTTTCACAAATGTGAACAGACCAGGGGAGAACCTTCTGCTGTTGCTGTGTAACACTCACTGCGACTTGAATCCATGTAGGATGTCCAGCTTCCTTTCTATACATCTCAATGAGCGCAGGAGACCAAAGATACGGGACTTTTCTTACTGGAACACGTGCTAATGTTTCTAGATACTGGAGTTCATCATCAAACACCTCATGGTCAAAGCACCAGACCTCTGTTAATCCTTCTAAGTTGCGAGTTGCCATTGACACCGGAAAAATACTACACTCAATATCATTGAGCAAGATGGGTTTGCGGATAACCCAAATACACTGCTTTGCGATACGATCTCTTACTGATTTGTTTGCGAGTGTGTTCCCAACCTCAAAGACAATATCAAAGGGCTCAGTGATATCATCAACATTCACACGAGCATACATTTGCTTAAAGGATGCCATATCATCCCACCATTCTTGTTTGCCGTTGAGATTAATCAGGGTGACAGAATGCCCCTGTATCATGAGTAATTCAGCAATCGAGAGGACTGCTGATGTGCCTCCTCCGCTAAACATGGAAAACTGAAAGTGAGCAGTTACCCCTACTCGCATCCTGTTTCTCTTGACTACTCCAAAAGAATCTCTTTAACCGCATTACCCTAAGAGTTCTGCCCATGCCTTTTGTACTTCGGGGTTGTAAGGCGAATGTTTCCAGGCCAACGCTCGGGCATGGGCCCGATAGGATTCCATCTTTTCATGGTGAGTTCCTAAAATCGTATCATAATGGTCCCCAATCGCAGTTAAATCTGCACCTGAATAACAATAGCCAAACGAACCCCAGGACATGGCATTGTGAATGACAGGATAGCCAGCCCAAAAGAGTTCAAACAACATATAATTGTATTCATTGTTCCATTGATGAAGAATAAATGTCGCGGAAGGAAATTCATTCAAGATGCTAATAATATCACGCCGTCCTAATAATTTGAGTTTGCCATCCTTATGAAGCTCTAATGTGGGCAGGATTGTTTCTTTGAAAAACGGTGTCATTAATAACCGTTCACCATTAAAGATACACATCTCGCCATTCCAGCCTTTGTTCTTGCGATACCAGCGCTCCATTGCCATGATGGGCACGATGGCTGTTTTCTGGAAACTGATATTGGGCTCCATGACAATAATTTTCTTGGACTCATGGGGCTGAGGAGGTGTCCAGCTAATTCTGCGTCGTCCATCATCTGTTAAGACAATCGGGTCCCAAATGTAAGGGGCAACCTTTGCCCTCGGAGTATCTAGCTTCACATGATTCAAAGCACTCGCATATTCTGCGTGTTGTCCATAGTGAGGAGAGACCCAGATTTCTTCCATTTCGCCTACAACGTGGTGTGCGAAATTCATACCAGGATAAAAGACAGGTGTCTCAATATCAATATTTAAGATGTTTCCCAAATACAATTTACACGTCTTGGCTCCTACCATTTTTAAGAAGCGACGAATTGTATTGTCAATGGACATTCCAATTTCAATGTAGACTTTGACGGGAATCGGCTGCTTGATTAAATCTTCCACCGCAATCACACGACAACTCCTTAGAACATCTGGAATACCTTCTAAGTTTTTGGGTTTTGTGTTGACGAGAAGAATTGTAGTATATCCCATGGCATCAAACATTTTGTAGAATAAATAAATATTCTGGAAGAGACCATTGGAAAAAATATTGTCCTGCGTAATTGTGGCTGTCGCAAGAATGAGAACAGGTCTTTGAATGAGAGCTGGAATATCTTTTAAAGACTTGTAAGGTTTCAAATCAGCACTTGGCTCTTTTGCTAAGCGCGTCATTCCAGGAAGTGCTAAGCCGTGTGGGTCCTCCATGCCTACTGACTCTCAGAACACTTCTTCTTAAGTTAAACCGCGCTAAGGAAACGGGCTAGAAACTATCCAGCTAATCAACAGAGCCATGTCGGGCACCTTTTCAACAAATGAGTTGCTTCTACGAAGCGATCGTATAGCATTTGGAAAAATTCCTCCCGAGGTTCCGTTTAATCAGGAACGGACAATTATTTTGCCCGATCCTACAAGTCAATATTTATATTTTGGACTTTCGTCACTTATTTCCGTGAATCAAGGGGTTGGAACCTTAGAAGCTATCTTTCCGCAAAATGCTGCTATCACGATGGATGTAATCAATAAACGACTCGGAATTAATAATAGCACACCTCAATTTGCCCTAGATATAGTTACAACAACAGGAGTTCGTATAAATGGAGGAAGTCTTATCGCAAGTGGCTCTGGATTGTTTAGTGTTCCGACATCAGGCTTAGTGAGTACATTACCTACATCTGTCTTCGCTCCCGGCACAATTCCAGCAGATGCTATCGCAGGTGGCTCGCTCGGAGCAGTCAGTGTTCCTACATCTGCTCTCTTTAGCACCCTTCCTTCAAACTTGTTTGCTCCTTCCAGTATCCCTTTGATTGCGCTTCAAAGCACAGGAATTATTGTGGCGTCGTCTTTCGTAGGTGATGGATACTATCTTTCCAATATTCCACTGGCCAATATCAATGGGACCATTACTGGAAATTTCTTCCAGCCGAATACGATTCCATTGTCTACGTTGGCTTCGACGGGACAGATTTGGATTCGCGACCCGAATGGTTCAATCTTTGCTCCCTCTATAAGCACTGGGCAACTCTTCACAAGTTCTTTTCAAGCCAATGGGGTTCAAGCCAACTCCGTGAGCACAATTCGGTTAGATGTAGGAACTCTTAATGCGGCGAACTTTGAAAGCGCTAACTTCAGTTCATCCAACATCTCAGCCATCAGCGTGGAAGCGAGCTCAATCCGAGCATTATGGATGATTAGTAGCGCACGCATTTTTGGTGATGGTCAATCCATTACCAATTTAAATCCTGCTGCGCTCAATACAATTATCCCTGCTGATAAATTTGGCTATCGCACCATTGCGTTTGATGCGCTAAATCCGTATGGAACTTTTTTGGTGGAAGCAGGCAATGCTCTTTTCAAACAGGCAGCTCCAGTTAATATTCAAGGTGTCTTAACTGTCTCAACAGTTCAAGGTGGGACTTTCTTTGGAGATGGCGCAGGACTCCGAAATATTAATGCGGTTAGCTCCTTGAGTTTGGCCAGCACAGTGCGTGGATTAGGAACTGCTGGGTATATTTCAAGTTCTCAATTACAGTCTACTGTAACTGGGTTGACTATTGGAGTCGTAAGCTCAATTCAGTTGAGCCAATTACAATCAACGGTTGAAGGATTAGGAACTGCTGGCTATATCTCGAGTTCCCAGTTACAGTCTACTGTAACTGGCTTGACCATTGGAGTCGTTAGTTCCATTCAGTTAAGCCAATTACAATCAACAGTAGAAGGTCTTGGCACAGCTGGCTATGCGTCCACCTCGTATGTCAATCAGGCCATCTCTACCTTCTCCACTGCGTTTGGTCCTGGAGGTGTGAATATGGTGATGATTACTTCTACAGTCGCTGGATTGGGAACCGCTGGCTATGCGTCCACGTCCTATGTCAATCAGGCCATCTCTACCTTCTCCACTGCGTTTGGTCCTGGGGGTGTCAACATGGAGATGATTACATCTACCGTTGCGGGGTTGGGAACTGCTGGGTATGCTTCTACATCGTATGTCAATCAGGCCATCTCTACCTTCTCCACTGCGTTTGGTCCTGGAGGTGTGAACATGGAGATGATTACCTCTACAGTTGCTGGATTAGGAACCGCAGGGTATGCCTCCACCTCGTATGTCAATGAGGCCATCTCTAGCTTCTCTACTGCGTTTGGTCCTGGGGGTGTGGATATGACGATTATCAACTCAACAGTTGCGGGGTTGGGAACAGCTGGGTATGCCTCCACCTCCTATGTCAATGAGGCTATCTCTAGCTTCTCTACAGCGTTTGGTCCTGGGGGTGTGAACATGGTGATGATTACCTCTACCGTTGCTGGATTGGGAACAGCAGGATATGTTTCAACGCCTTCTATGACAAGCTCAATTCAAGCAGCCATTTCGTCATTGTCTACAGCCTTTGGATTTATCTCAGGCGAAGTGACAAGCGAGAAGCTAACGAGCACTGTTGCGGGTCTAGGCACAGCAGGGTATGTTTCCAGTCAGAGTCTTCTCAACTTGGTTTCTACTCCCAACTTGCTAAATTTAGTCTCAACGCCTAATCTCATCAATTTGGTTTCTACTCAGAACCTTCTCAATCTAATCTCAAGTCCAAATCTCATCTCAACAACTGCTGGGTTAGAACGATACATTAGCAGCTTTGTGGACCCTGCGGAGCTCGCCTCCTCCATCCGTCCCTTTATTTCTATTCCCAATCTTACAGGGTTAGTGTCAACTCCTAACTTACTCAATTTGGTCTCTACACAGAACCTGCTCAATTTAGTGTCCACCCAAAACCTTCTGAACTTAATCTCGAGTCCGAATCTCATCTCAACTACCGCTGGACTTGAATTCTATATCAGTAGCTTCATTGACCCCGCAGAGCTTGCCTCCTCTGTCCGTCCTTTTATCTCAATTCCCAATCTTACAGGATTAGTGTCAACTCCTAACTTGATTAACTTGGTGTCCACTCAGAATCTGCTGAACTTGGTCTCCACACAGAACCTGCTGAATTTGGTCTCCACGCAAAACCTTCTCAATTTAATCTCAAGTCCAAACCTCATCTCGACGACTGCGGGCCTTGAGCGATATATCAGTAGTTTTATTGACCCAGCAGAGCTCGCCTCTTCTGTCCGTCCCTTTATCTCAATTCCCAATCTTACAGGATTGGTCTCCACTCCTAACTTGATTAACTTGGTGTCCACTCAGAACCTGCTCAACTTGGTTTCCACCCAGAATTTGGTCAACTTGGTTTCCACCCAGAATTTGGTCAACTTGGTTTCCACCCAGAACCTTCTGAACTTCATTTCGTCCCCCAGCTTGATTTCCACAACTGCTGGCCTTGAGAGATACATTAGTAGTTTTATTGACCCTCAAGAGCTCGCTTCGTCCATTCGTCCTTTTATCTCAACACCGAATTTAACCAACTTGGTCTCTACTGCCAACTTGATAAATTTGGTGTCCACTGCGAATCTGACGAACTTGGTTTCTACAAGCTATTTGGATACCCAAGTGGCCTCTACAGTAAGAGGCCTTGGAACAGCTGGTTACCTCTCCTCTGTTCCTGGAGTTGTCTCGACACCGAATTTAATCAACTTGGTCTCCACTCAGAACCTTCTCAATTTAATTTCCTCACCGAATCTCATCTCCACAACTGCTGGACTTGAGAGATACATTAGCAGCTTTATTGACCCTCAGGAGTTAGCTTCGTCCATTCGTCCTTTTATCTCCACACCGAATTTAACCAACTTGGTCTCGACTGCCAATTTAATCAACTTGGTGTCCACAGCGAATCTAACAAATTTGGTCTCTACAACCTATCTGGATACACAATTAGCTTCCACAGTAAGAGGTCTTGGAACCTCTGGGTATATCTCATCAGCAGCTCTTACAAATTTGGTGTCGTCTCAATCTCTTCTGTCTACTGTGGGAGGTTTAGGGCGTATTTATCTATCCACACTTCCACCTAATGTCAGCACAGTGACGATTAGCACAGGGTCATTGACAGCATCGTCTCTTCAAACATTTACTCTAAATGTCTCAACAACTGGGACTATCTCTTCACTGATTGTGAACTCTCTACAAATTGGAGATGGAACTGGCTGGATAAATCTTGGACCGCTTCAAACGGTGGCTCTCAGTTCCATTCAAATAAATACCAGCACTCTCTATGGAGGCTTTGCTAGTTTAGCCTTCGTGAGCACAGGTTTTGTCACTCTCTCCTCCTTAAATTTGATTGACCCTTTCTTGGGCACACAAAATTTTTTGACAGTCAGTAGTGGTTCTCTACTATTGAATGGTGCATTAATCGCAGGAAGTGGTGTTGGAACGATAACGACTACAAATCTTACATCTACAGTGAGAGGATTGGGCACATCTGGATATATCTCCAGTATCACTGGAGTTGTTTCTACCGCCAACTTACTCAACTTGGTCTCAACACCCAATCTTCTCAATTTGGTCTCCACTCAGAATTTGATAAACTTGGTCTCCACTCAGAACTTGATAAACTTGGTCTCAACACCCAACCTTCTCAATTTAGTCTCAACACCCAACCTGCTCAACTTGGTCTCAACACCTAACTTGATAAACTTAGTTTCGACTCAGAACCTGCTCAATTTACTCTCGTCTCCAAATCTTATCTCTACAACTGCGGGTCTAGAACGATACATTAGCAGCTTCATTGACCCTCAGGAGTTGGCATCGTCTATTCGTCCTTTCATCTCCACTCCAAATCTAACCAACCTAGTCTCAACAGCCAATTTGATAAACTTGGTCTCTACTGCCAATTTAACCAATATAGTCTCAACAACCTATCTCGATACCCAAGTGGCTTCAACAGTGAGAGGTCTTGGAACAGCTGGATACCTCTCTTCTGTTCCTGGAGTTGTCTCAACACCCAATCTTCTCAACTTGGTCTCTACTCAGAACCTCCTCAACTTGGTCTCAACACCCAACTTGATAAACTTGGTCTCTACTCAGAACCTCTTAAACTTGATTTCGTCTCCAAATCTTATCTCTACCACCGCGGGTCTAGAGCGATACATTAGTAGTTTCATTGACCCAGCAGAGTTGGCATCGTCTATTCGTCCTTTCATCTCCACTCCAAATCTAACCAACCTAGTCTCAACAGCCAACTTGATAAACCTGGTCTCTACTCAGAACCTCTTGAACTTGATTTCAAGTCCAAACCTCATCTCTACAACTGCGGGTCTAGAACAATACATTAGTAGTTTTGTGGATCCTCAGGAGTTGGCATCGTCTATCCGTCCTTTCATCTCCATTCCCAATCTAACCAACTTGGTCTCCACAGCGAACCTCATAAACTTAGTCTCTACTCAGAACCTCTTGAACTTGATTTCGTCTCCAAATCTTATCTCTACAACTGCGGGTCTTGAGCAATACATCAGTAGCTTTATTGACCCCGCTGAGCTGGCGTCTTCTATTCGTCCGTTTATCTCCACTCCAAATCTGACCAATCTAGTCTCAACAGCCAATTTGATAAACTTGGTCTCTACTGCCAACTTGACGAACGTGGTCTCTACAAGCTATCTGGATACCCAAATGGCTTCAACAGTGAGAGGTCTTGGAACATCTGGATACGTCTCTACAAGCCAACTTTTGTCAACCTCGTATGGTCTCTTTGTTCAGATACAGGCGGCAGCAGCCAGTGTTACAGGAAGCCAACTAACGTCTACAACAATTGGATTGGGAACTCTAGGATATGTCTCCTCTATCTCTGGAGTTATCTCAACACCCAATCTTCTGAATTTGGTTTCGACTCAGAATCTCCTCAATTTGGTCTCGACATCCCTTTTGAATAGTCAGCTGAATTCAACAGTCATAGGGTTAGGAACAGTTGGGTATATTTCCTCTGCGTCCCTCGCATCAACGATGATTTCAAGTTTAGCGTCTGTTGGGCGCTTCTTTTCATCGCTTTCCAGTTCCTACGCACAGAATTTTACTACGCAAACAGCGAATATTAGCGCGACAACAACGAGCTCTATTTTGATTGGAGTTGGTGACGGCTTCTTAGCAATGCCTGATATCCGTCCTACATCCGTGAGCACTCTCATTATGTTGACAAGTTCACTCCGTGCGTTTGATTTACAAATTGGTGCTGTATCGTCTCTAAATTCTATTGAATTCTTTGGTCTTCAAGGTAATTTCAATAACACAGTGATTGCGGAAATGTCCACAGGGGCTGGCACACAGGAGCTGTTGTTTTTCAAGGGGTCATCTGTTTCAGACCAGATACGCTTTCAGACAACAGGTATCTTTAAGGTTGAAACAGGTGTAAGTTCTCGTTTATGGCCGCGCGTGCCTCAAAATGCTACACCATCTTTCATTATAGACACAGCTAGCAACGTAGGTATTCAAACGGCTTCACCACAAGCGACACTGGACGTCGCAGGCACAGGAAGATTCCAGATTGTGAGCACGTTAGCTTTGAATGTAAGCTCAATTACTGGAATTTCGTTTATTACACCTGGGAATCTCTTAAATTTGGTTTCAACCCCCAACCTTCTCAACTTGGTCTCTACCTCCTACCTCAGCAGCCAACTCAATTCCACGGTAGTTGGTTTAGGCACAGTAGGATATGTTTCTTCATTCTTTAATATATCCAGTATTTCGGCACAGCAAGTTCTTGTTTCTTCAATCGGTATTGGATGTAATGCTCCTTATTATCAACTAGACATTGTGGGCACCGCTCACGCAAACATATTCAGTAGCTTTACAACATTGGCGTCATCCTATACAGGAAATCTCGGTGATGCGCAGACATTGATTTTATGGGAAGTCTAACAGAAGGAATGTCTCAACGCTTTGAACTATCCTGGGTCACCTATCCTACACAACGGCCTGAGTATGCAAATCAATCCAATTATTTGTACTTGGAAAAATATAGTTCTGTTCCGAACTGGCATCAGGCAATTAATGGTGCGACACTCGCGCGAAATATAGTTGTTGCTTCCGCAGATCCTGATACATTTTTTCTTGCTGGAAATGCAACAACGAGCATGAATTCAAATGGAATGACTGTTTTAACAGCTGTAACGGGCCAAGATGATACATTTGGGTATGTACCTTTGCCCTTTGAGTTTCGTTTTTTTGGAAGCAACTATAGCAATGCTGGAGCTGCTCCAGCATTGTATTGGAATACAAACAATGTAGTGGGGTTTGGAACAGGGCGAGGAGATATTACATGGTCAGCAGCAAATCCTGGAATTCTTATTGGGAATACTGATAGGCGAACGAATACATTTTATTATTCAGGGCTTCAAACCTCTGGAGCTACAAATTATATAACGATGCTCCTGTGGGCGCAAAATATCTATAATGATGGTGTTCCGAATGTGATTCGATATCAACTTCGTCTGTTCCGCTCACCGAACTATCAGTATGTAGAGCTACGTATTAACAACTTTGGTGCGACACAGGGCACTTGGAATATCGCAAATGGGACGGCCTTTCAGAATACATTTGGAGCATATTCAGCAAGCGCTGGAACCAGTTGGGTTCTTCGCTCAGATTTAAATGGAAGCAATTGGACGTTTTCTAATAACTACTATATCAACCTTCCCTGAGGGTTCCTATCATACGGCTTTCCTTTGCCATGTCTCACATGAAAGAGGAAAGTTCTAGAGACCAAAAAGGAAGATGGCACTTCAGGTCCCATCCACGGTAAGTTTTGTATCAGTGGATACAGCAACACCAAAAACAATTCAGTTGCCTTTGTCTATACAACGGATAGGCCGTGTGCTTACAATCAAAGATAGAACTGGTCAGGCCAATGTAAACAATATTACGATTCAAGTTCAAGGGTCAGATGTATTCCAAGATGGTGCAACTTCTTATAGAATTACTGTATCGTTTGGAAGTGTCACGTTAGTGTCTAGGTCTGGACAATGGCTGATTCAACAAGGAACACAAGATATAAAAGCATCAACTCTCACTGTTCAAACTCTAATCAGCACCACAGCATTGAATGCCTCATCAGTAACAGCTAATTTTTTTATTGGTAATGGCTCTTTACTGACAAATATTGTAGCACCTGGCACTGTCTCAACGCCCAATCTTCTCAACTTGGTCTCAACAGCCAACTTGATAAATTTGGTCTCTACTCAGAATCTCTTAAACTTGATTTCAAGTCCAAACCTCATCTCTACAACTGCGGGACTTGAGCGATACATTAGTAGCTTCATTGACCCCGCAGAGCTGGCATCGTCTATACGTCCTTTCATCTCCACACCCAATTTAACCAATTTGGTCTCCACAGCCAATTTGATAAACTTAGTCTCTACAACATATCTGGATACCCAAGTGGCCTCTACAGTGAGAGGTCTTGGAACAGCTGGATACCTCTCCTCTATTCCTGGAGTTGTCTCAACACCCAATCTTCTCAACTTGGTCTCTACTCAGAATCTCTTGAACTTGATTTCAAGTCCAAATCTCATCTCTACAACTGCGGGTCTAGAACAATACATTAGTAGCTTCATTGACCCCGCAGAGCTGGCATCGTCTATCCGTCCTTTCATCTCCACACCCAATTTAACCAATTTGGTCTCCACTGCCAATTTGATAAACTTAGTCTCTACCGCCAATTTGACGAACGTGGTCTCTACAAGCTATCTGGATACCCAAATGGCGTCAACAGTGAGAGGTCTTGGAACAGCTGGATACGTCTCTACAAGCCAGCTCTTATCAACTTCCTTTGGTCTCTTTACTCAGATACAGGCAGCAGCAGCCAGTGTTACAGGAAGCCAACTAACGTCTACAACAGTTGGATTGGGAACTCTAGGATATATCTCCTCAATTTCTGGAGTTGTCTCAACGCCCAATCTTCTCAACTTAGTGTCCACTGCGAATCTCACGAACTTAGTCTCTACAGCAAATCTTCTCAACTTAGTCTCCTCTGCGAATCTTCTCAACTTAGTCTCTACAACGTATCTGGATACCCAAGTGGCGTCTACAGTGAGAGGTCTTGGAACAGCTGGGTATCTCTCCTCTGTCCCTGGAGTTGTCTCCACACCCAATCTCCTCAACTTGGTCTCTACACAGAACTTGATAAACTTGGTCTCTACTCCAAATCTTCTGAATTTAATCTCGTCACCCAATCTTATTTCCACCACTGCGGGTCTAGAACGATACATTAGCAGCTTTATTGACCCCGCAGAGCTCGCTTCTTCCATCCGTCCTTTCATTTCCGTTCCCAATCTAACCAACCTAGTCTCTACAGCCAACTTGATAAACTTGGTCTCTACTGCGAATCTGATAAACTTGGTTTCCACAGCCAACCTCTTAAACTTGGTCTCCACTTCGTATCTGACCAGTCAATTGACGTCCACAGTAGCTGGCCTTGGAACCATAGGCTATAGGTCTACATTGCTGAGTTCATTCTTGACGCTTTCCACTGGACTTCTTACGACAAGCACACTTACTATGTTTGATTCTCTCAATTACAACTCAGCAAATAATGTGTATGTGAAGAGCACATTCTTGTATTTCAATAACTACATTGTGGCTGGAACAACACAGTTACAGCCTCAAATCTTTACCTTCTAAATAGGAAATGACAACGCCGTTTCAACTCACCCAGAGTTTTGTGCCTACACAAATTCCTGGGTGCCAACTTTGGTTTGATGCTGCTGACCAAACTACACTTACTTACAGCTCAGGAACCAGTGTATCTCAATGGCAAGATAAATCTAGCAATGCGTATTCAGTGCTTCAACCTACAGCGTCGAATCAGCCTACAGTGACACAGTTTGCGCAAAATAGACTCCCTGGACTTCAGTTCTCTCAAAGCACATATTTATATCAAACCGCAACGTCAATGCCAGCCTTCACAACAGGTGGCTCTACCAGCGTTCTTATGGCTGCTAGAAATGCGGACAACAATAACAGTTGGAATATTATCAATACAGTTTGGTTTGATACAGGAGCAGGCTCTGCTACGCAACGCTATCATTTATCGTTTAATCAAATTACAACTGCTGGCACTACCTTATATACAAATGGAAGCCTTGTGGGTCAAGTCACATCGAATGCTGTGGCACCCTCTTCGAATGCGATTCTAGGATTTACAGCGTCCGCCACGTCTCAAACCATTCATACAAATGGATCTACAAATTCATATCCTGGTGTTACATTACCTGATGCGACAGGAAATACTGATTTTATCTTTAACGATGCTCGTAATAACATAGCGAGTGCGAACACGATGATATTTGAAATGGTAGGATACAATACACAAATCAGTATAGCCCAACGACAGCAGTTAGAAGGGTATCTGGCTTGGAAATGGGGGATGGTCGCAAACCTTCCTGCTGACCATCCCTACAAAACAACCTCAATTCTTTCACTCCCTCCGTTCCCAAATGCGCCTCGTTTGAAATATGCCACACAAGCAACCTTATTTCAGCCCATACAGGTCTCTGGATGCACAGTTTGGTTAGATGGTGCGGATCCCAATGGAAATGGAACAATCCCTTCCAATGGCTCTAGTCTTGCCTCTTGGGTAGATAAATCATCCAATGGTATGTCAGTTTCTGCTGCGTCCTCACAGCCTACGTATTCAAGGGGTATACAAAACGGTCTAGGAGCAGTAACCTACAATGGATCACAAAATTTAACCACAGGGAATGTTCTTGCGTCGCAGTTTGCGGGAAATACAGTGAATCTCACACTCTTTTGCGTCTTTTCCTTGAGCAATACAGTGACAGGGTCTACCTATGCGAGTCCTTTTTGTTGGGCCAATGCGGGTGACGTTCCTCGTATCGCCTTGAGTGTAGGAAACAATGCGGATGGTGTGATGATGGATGTCGGCTCCAATGTAATTGGGCGAACTACGTTTGCAGTGCCTCCACCCACATTTGACAATACCTTCTACTTTATTTCGTATTTCAAAAACGGTTCAAATACACAGCTGAATCTGAACGGGTCTAATAAAGCAACAACCAGTAATCAAGCCACAACTCAGTTTGGATCGTCGAGTTACGCATTTAATGTTGGAAATGGCTATGCAAATTCTGCCTACTTTATGCGAGGTAATGTTGGTGAGATTCTTTTTTACAACAGCACATTATCTACCCAGAATTTTCAACTGGTTGAAGGGTATCTCGCATGGAAGTGGGGACTTCAAGCGTCTTTGCCTTCGTCCCATCCTTATAAGAATGCACCCGTGTATTCGTTACAACCCTTTCCTGTTGTTCCGAGGATTCCTTATATGACGAATAAGTATTTTAATCCAACAAGTATTGCAGGCTGCTCTTTATGGTTAGACGCTGCGGATTCATCCACTGTTACACTCTCAGGAGTAAATGTGACACAATGGAATGACAAGTCAGGCACAGGAAATACTGCTTCAAATGTGGGGACTATACCCTATACAGGAACAATTGGAACCTTGAGAGCAATGAATTATCCTGGAACCGTGAGCACATATTTTACAGGAACACTCGTGAATACTGGAACAACTCTGAGTGCGTTGTCAGTCTTTCTCATGAATTCTTCGTCCTATTCTTCTGCTAGAATTCTAAGTTTAGCAACATCAGGTTCTTTTGATTATAACAGTGTCTTGTATACAACCCCGATTTCACGAGGTGCATCCGATTTTTCAGCCTATCGAAATTTAACTGTCTTAGGAAAAAGCACTGCTATTTTTGGAGTACCTGTGTTTGCGTCGTCTGTGTTTACTGGTGCTTCAAATACATTTTATTTGAATGGAACACCTGGCTCTACTGTTTCTTCTTCAGGAAACTTTGGGTATTCCAATTATGAAATAGGAGGGAGTTTTGGAGAAGAAAATCTGGTACCTTTGGATGGATTTATTGGAGAAGTCATTCATTTTAATACTGCTCTCTCAACTTCGCAACGACAACAAGTGGAAGGCTATTTGGCATGGAAATGGAGTTTACAAAATAATTTACCAGCGAATCATCCTTACAAATTGTTTCCACCCTCCCCTTGATATCTAGGTATTTTATACGATTCATTTTGGTCTTTCTTTGTAGAGTAGGAAGCCAATGGCGGCCTTTGTATCAACATTTACAGATGTCGGTTTAATAAACACGACGACAAATGCTGGCACGATTACACTACCAGCAACATCACAAATTCCATTCAGACAAATTATTCTTAAAGATGCTTACGGCAACTTGTCCAATAGAACTCTGACACTTTCTACACAAGCGGGTGAAGTCTTTGAGGATGGAAGAACCACGCGGGTCTTTAAGGACTCGTTTGGATTTCAAACTTTGTATGGATACAATGGAACGTGGTATTTTCTAGGTGGCACTGCCCAGAATGCTGCGACAATTAGTAGTTTAGTTGTTTCAACTGTGAATGGTCAACAGCCTGTTGTTCTTCCGAACCTTCTTTCTACTGTTACGGGACTTGGAACTGCGGGGTATGTTTCTACAAGTCAACTTTTGTCAACCTCGTATGGTCTCTTTGTTCAGATACAGGCAGCAGCAGCCAGTGTCTCAGGAAGTCAACTAACGTCTACAACAGTTGGATTAGGAACTCTAGGATATGTCTCCTCAATTTCTGGAGTTGTCTCTACACCCAACCTTCTCAACTTGGTCTCTACTCAGAATCTCTTGAACTTGATTTCAAGTCCAAACCTCATCTCTACAACGGCTGGACTCGAGAGATACATTAGCAGCTTCATTGACCCAGCAGAACTCGCCTCTTCCATCCGTCCTTTTATCTCCACTCCAAATCTAACCAATCTCGTCTCAACCGCCAATTTAATCAACTTAGTGTCCACTGCGAATCTCACGAACTTAGTGTCTACAACCTATTTGGATACTCAAGTGGCTTCTACAGTGAGAGGTCTGGGAACAGCTGGGTATCTTTCCTCTGTTCCTGGAGTTGTCTCCACACCCAATCTTCTCAACTTGGTCTCCACTGCCAATTTGGTCAATTTAGTGTCAACAGCCAATCTGAACAACTTGGTCTCCACTCAGAATTTGGTGAATTTGGTGTCCACAGCCAATTTGACGAACTTAGTGTCTACAACCTATTTGGATACCCAAGTGGCTTCTACAGTAAGAGGTCTGGGAACAGCTGGGTATCTTTCCTCTGTCCCTGGAGTTGTCTCTACACCCAATCTTCTCAATTTGGTCTCCACTCAGAACTTGGTGAACTTGGTCTCAACACAGAACCTCCTGAATCTCATTTCGTCTCCAAATCTCATTTCCACAACTGCTGGACTCGAGAGATACATCAGCAGCTTCATTGACCCCGCAGAACTCGCGTCGTCCATCCGTCCTTTTATCTCCATTCCAAATCTTACAGGAATCGTCTCAACACCCAACTTGATAAACTTAGTGTCCACTCAAAACCTCTTGAATTTAGTGTCAACACAGAACTTAGTCAACTTGGTGTCCACAACCTATCTGGACACCCAAGTGGCCTCGACTGTGAGAGGTCTTGGAACAGCTGGTTACCTCTCCTCTGTCCCTGGAGTTGTCTCAACACCGAATTTAATCAATTTGGTCTCAACACAGAACTTGGTGAACTTGGTCTCTACCCAGAACCTGGTGAACTTGGTCTCCACCCAGAACCTAGTGAACTTGGTTTCTACAACCTATCTGGATACTCAAGTAGCTTCTACAGTAAGGGGTCTTGGAACAGCTGGGTATCTTTCTTCTGTCCCTGGAGTTGTCTCGACACCGAATTTAATCAATTTGGTCTCAACACAGAACTTGGTCAATTTAGTGTCCACTCAGAATCTCCTGAATCTGATTTCGTCTCCAAATCTCATCTCCACAACTGCTGGACTTGAGAGATACATTAGCAGCTTTATTGACCCTCAGGAATTAGCCTCATCTATTCGTCCTTTCATCTCCGTTCCTAATCTTACTAACTTGGTCTCGACAGCCAATTTGATAAACTTAGTCTCTACACAAAACTTGGTCAACTTGGTGTCCACAACGTATCTGGATACCCAAGTGGCTTCTACAGTAAGAGGTCTTGGAACAGCTGGGTATCTTTCTTCTGTCCCTGGAGTTGTCTCCACACCTAATCTTACTAACTTGGTTTCGACAGCCAACTTGATAAATTTGGTCTCTACTGCGAATTTAAGAAGCTTAGTTAGCACTTCATTTTTGGATACCACACTCCAATCTACTGTAGGTGGGTTAGGAACGTCTGAGTATGTCAGCACCGCAAGTCTCTATTCGACAATTGCTCGTTGGTCAGAGTATCAGGCAACGTCTGCGATTATCTTGGCCTCCTCAAATGCTACGATTATCAACCCAACTCCTTTTGAACCTGGGACTGAAGGAATATACCCACTTCGTATTCAGACAACTGTAGCAACTATCTATGATTCGAACAATGGACCAGGGCAGTTGGAGTTAGGAACTCTATCCTTTACCAATTCGTCTCTGAATGAGAGTTATTTGTTAGGGAATCAATCTTTTTTGAAAGGCTCAGTCAGCTCTCTTGCTCTAGGGTATTTCTCAGTTGACGGTTCAAATATAGTCTCTTCTATGGGTTCTTTGTTCCTTAGTTCTGTGTTTCTTGGAAATGTTGGAGGTTCTCTAGTGGGTCAGATTACAACCGATGCGACTGCGACAGATTTGTTCTGGAAAGGCTCTAAGTTAAATAGTCAATCTGGATCTGGTGTTACCCTTTCAAATCTACAAAGCACAGTTGGTGGATTAGGAACAGCCTCTTATGTTTCAACACTGACATTGGAACAATCTATCTCCTCGTTCTCAACAGCCTTGGGACCAGGTGGTGGGGGTGATGGAATTACGACAGCTCAGCTTATTTCTTCAGTCGAACGTTGGGCCACCTATCCTGCTGTGAGCAGCATTGTCTTTGCGAATGATGTAGATTCAACTCGTAATGAAATTGTCTCTCCTGGATTTACGTTTTTTAATCTTGTCAATGAGGTTGGAGTCCTAGCGACAACTAGTAGCACAACTGATGGTATTTACCCTACCAGACAATTTCTTGGAGCAGGTCTTTCAATTGTAGACAAATTTGACCCCATAAATCTAGGGAATTTTAATTATTACTACAGTATTGTTGCTGGTCAAAGCTACACTGGAACTGTAAGTAGTGTTGCTATAGTAGATTCTTTATTTAACCCAGCAGCTTTATATGTAAGTTCTTTGTATTTTGGAGATTCCAATGGGTTACAGTTTGGAAGCCTAGAGTCAGGACAAGATTATACGAATCTTTTCTACAATGGTGCTCAATTGGCCTATGTATCGTCTTTGAGTGATTTTATTTCAACCGCTCAACTTGTTTCGACTACAGGAGGAATCACCTCCAATTACTCTAGTTTCTTCTCTACAACGATTGCGACCTACAATTTTCCGTATTCAGGTGCGGAACTCTATTTGAACTACACACAAACAGTGACTCCGTATTATCAACTTGGAATCAACAATATATTTGGAACAAATGCTTCCAATGTAACAAGTGTAAGTAGAAATACAAGCAACAACTTGATTGTTGGATTTCAAAGTGATTTCTATCTACCAGAATTTATCACGACAGGACTGTGGTCGGTGACTCTTTTCTCACAAGCAAGTGGAAACAATCTTTCTGTCTATGCGTCTCTCTTTCAACGAAATCCAACAACAACAGTGGAAACACTCATTGCGACAAGCAGTAACTCACCGTTCATTGTTCCCCAAACAAAGGTCAGTCTTGATTTGGTGATTGATGTCCCTTATACAAGTATTACATCAGGGAATACACTTGTCATTAAGATTTTTGCGAACAACAGTGCGAACAATTCGCGTGATTTAACAACCTTTTACGAAAATGGCAACTACTCGCACGTCCATACAACACTCGGCACAGGGTCTATCGCTACAAATCTCTTTCGTTCCACAGTGATTGGTCTAGGTTCATTAGGATATGTCTCGTCGCTTTCCTTAGTGTCTACTACAACAGGCCTTCAAACATCAGGATTTATCTCCACTCCTAACTTGCTGAACTTGGTCTCCACGCAGAACTTGGTGAATTTGGTCTCTACACCCAACTTGGTGAACTTGGTGTCTACGCAGAACTTGATTAACTTGATTTCAAGTCCTAATCTCATCTCTACAACTGCGGGTCTTGAGCGATACATCAGTAGCTTCATTGACCCTGCCGAGTTGGCATCGTCTATTCGTCCCTTTATCTCAATTCCCAATCTTACAGGACTCGTCTCAACACCCAACTTGATAAACTTGGTGTCTACTCAAAATCTCTTAAATTTAGTCTCTACTCAGAACTTGGTGAACTTGGTCTCTACAACCTTCCTGGATACCCAAGTGGCTTCTACTGTAAGAGGTCTTGGAACAGCTGGTTACCTCTCTTCTGTCCCTGGAGTCGTCTCCACACCCAACTTGATAAATTTAGTGTCCACACAGAATCTACTCAACTTAGTGTCAACTCAGAACTTGGTCAACTTGGTCTCCACTCCTAATTTGCTGAACTTGGTCTCTACTCAAAACCTCTTGAACTTAATTTCAAGTCCCAATCTCATCTCTACAACTGCGGGTCTTGAGCGATACATCAGCAGCTTCATTGACCCCGCAGAGCTCGCCTCGTCTATTCGTCCCTTTATCTCCATTCCCAATCTTACAGGAATTGTCTCAACACCCAATTTGATAAACCTAGTGTCCACACAGAATCTCCTCAACTTAGTCTCTACTCAGAACTTGGTCAATTTGGTCTCTACAACCTTCCTGGATACCCAAGTGGCCTCGACTGTAAGAGGTCTTGGAACAGCTGGTTACCTCTCTTCTGTCCCTGGAGTTGTCTCCACTCCCAACTTGATAAACTTAGTGTCCACCCAGAACTTAGTCAACTTGGTCTCTACACAAAACTTGGTCAACTTGGTCTCCACAACCTATCTGGATACTCAAGTGGCCTCCACAGTGAGAGGTCTTGGAACAGCTGGGTATCTTTCCTCTGTCCCTGGAGTTGTCTCCACTCCCAACTTGATAAACTTAGTGTCCACACAGAATTTGATCAATTTAGTCTCAACTCAGAACTTGATAAATCTAGTGTCTACACCCAACTTGAATAACTTGGTCTCTACACAGAACCTGGTGAACCTGGTCTCTACACAAAACCTCTTGAACTTGATTTCAAGTCCAAACCTCATCTCCACTACCGCGGGCTTTGAGAGATACATAAGCACCTTCATTGACCCCGCAGAGCTCGCCTCGTCTATTCTTCCGTTTATCTCCGTTCCGAATCTTGCTGGCTTGGTCTCCACTCCCAACTTGTTGAACTTGGTCTCCACGCAGAACTTGATCAATTTAGTGTCCACACCCAACTTGAATAACTTGGTGTCCACACAAAACTTAGTGAATCTTGTTTCTACTCAAAATCTCTTGAACTTGATTTCGTCTCCCAATCTCATCTCCACAACTGCGGGTCTGGAGCGATACATCAGTAGCTTCATTGACCCCGCAGAGCTAGCGTCTTCCATTCGTCCTTTTATCTCAATTCCTAATCTTCTAGGATTGGTCTCCACAACCTTCCTGGATACCCAATTGGCCTCTACTGTCAGAGGTCTTGGAACAGCAGGATACTTGTCGTCAATTCCTGCCAATCTATCGACAATGGCATTCTTCGCGAGTTCTATTTTGGCCTCTACAATGACGACGTCCAGTCTCCAAGTTCAGAGCCTCACTATCGGAACTGGAACAGGATGGGTGAATCTTGGACCGCTTCAAACTGTGGCAATTAGCAGCATTCAGGACAATACGAATGCTCTGTATGCCAACACATCCTTCTTTGGAACCACTTCAACAGTGACCGCTCTTCAATTCTATGGTCTCTTTGGTAATTATAACAACACTGTGGTGGCGGAAGTGTCAACAGGAGCAGGAATACAAGAACTTCTAATGTTTAAGGGGTCCTCAACTAGCGATAGAGTTCGTGTTCAGACGACAGGAAATTTCGTGGTTGAAACCGGTGTAAGTGCTCGTCTGTTCAATAGCAATACCACTCAGACACTTTCAAACGCAACTCCTGCCTTTATTGTAAATAGCAGTAGCAATGTGGGCATTCAGACAACTCCTGCTGCAGGAGTCGCGTTGGATGTGGCAGGAACAGGACGATTTGTGACATTGAGCTCATTGACTCTGTTCGCATCGTCTATTGTCGCCCCCTATATTTTCCAACCGCAGTATTTTACCTTCTAGTCATACGACTCTTGCATTTTGCCTCTCTGCCTAAGTAGATGGCGCAAGCCCAAGAAGTCTTTTTATTTCAGCCAACCTCAATTACCGGATGTCAATTGTGGTTGGATGCTGCGGATCTTAGCACATTCACATTTAGTTCAGGAACCAATGTGTCAGCTTGGAGAGATAAAGCAGTGGCAAATAATGCCACTGCCAATACAGCGATAGTCTACAATGCCAACGGCTTGGGTACAGGATTTCCCGCATTAACATTTACGAGTTCACAATGGCTTGATGGATCTATAAGTATTACTGGAGCAACTATGACAGTATTTTCAATCTTTAGTATGAATTCAGCGAGCCCGTTTGCGGCTCGCGTTATCGCATTAGCAGCGAGTGGAGTCAATGATTTTAACAACAATGCGTATGTTGGAATCTTGCGTCAATCATCCACAAATATGGGACCGTTTCGTAACTTTACCTATACAGAAACAAGTACACCGTATTCAACGCGATTAATGAATACAACCTATTTTGATGGATCATCACAATACACGACAACAAATGGTGGAACATTCTCGTCAAATGCTTCTTCAGGATCCTTTACAATCAGCGCATATCGTATCGCAAATAACACAAATTCTGCTGATACCGCTGCGGCTGCTCTGAATGGATTTATAGGAGAAATTCTTGTGTACAATACGTCTCTTACAACAGCGCAGAGACAGCAAATTGAAGGCTATCTCGCCTGGAAATGGGGTCTCCAAGCAAATCTTCCATCGGATCATCCGTTTAAAACCTACAGACCTCTTGCACAGACCCCAATCCCTACACAAATTGTGCCGATGCCGACCAGAGGTCAAACCATACAAGCGTTTGCGCCGACTCAGATTTCTGGGTGTCAAGTCTGGTTGGATGGAAATGACCCTTTAGCTAATGGAAATCAACCCGTGAATGGAAATTCACTTACGACATGGGTTAATAAAGGTATAGCTTCTCTTTCACTAACAAATCCAAGTACAGCTCCAACGTTTATGGCGAATTTTCAAAATAGCCTTGGTTCAGTAAGTTTTAATGGAAATTATTTTAATGCTTCGTTTAGCTTTAACTTATCAACAAAAAGTGTTTTTTTAATATGCTCACAATCGAATAGTTCAGTCGATTCACCACAGGGATTTTTATCTTTTTTTGGAGCAGGCAATGATACTGTAAACTCAACAAATGGGTTTGGATATCAAGCAACTGAAGGAGGATATGGTTCATTTGGATGGCTCTATAATATATTTCAATCAGGTATTGGCGCCCCTCCTCCAAGCACTGGATATTATATAAGACATGGAACTGCTGGTGCAAATACACCACTCGCTATCTATGAAAGTGTTTTATCAAATCAATATGAAGAGACATTTGTGAATGGAACGAATAACTCTAACTTCACAATAACTACTACTCCAGGCACATCAACTACACTTCGTATAGGTGCGAGAATGATCAATGGAAGTGTGCGTGGTCAATTATATGGTAATATATGTGAAATTATTGTTTTTTCTACTGCACTTAATACTTTACAAAGGCAGCAAGCTGAAGGCTACCTCGCCTGGAAATGGGGTCTTGTGTCATCCTTACCCAATGGTCATCCTTACAAACAACAACAAATTGCTCCCTTTCCTTTTCGCACAGTAGCCTTCCGAGGGAGCTTGACTCAATGGCAACCGACGCAGATTTCGGGGTGTCGTCTTTGGTTGGATGGTGCTGATACAGCGACTGTTCTTCGTTCTGGTTCTCTAGTTACTCAATGGACTGACAAAACTGGCAATACAAATCTAACACAAGCTTCGGCATCCCTTCAACCAACGTATTTATCTGCTGGCTTCAATGGAAGACCTACACTTCAATTTACAGCTGTTCAAGGCTCTTCCTATAATGTATTAGCAAGTGCCTCAACAAGTCTATATAATTCTATTACATCTTTTAGCTATTTTTCTGTGTCACGAGTTATTTCACCAGCACCTAGTTATCCATCGCCATTTTCCATTCAAAATAAGGTTTCTTTTTACTTGACTGGACTGAATAATTCAAGTGGATTTGGAGGAACAAATATCTGGACGTATCAAGGAACTACTTTTGTTGCGAATCCAAATACAAGCTTTCCTTATGATACAAATACTCTTTCATGTCTTTCGCTAGGAACTACACAACAGTTTTTTTTGAATGGAAGCGATACAATTTCATCTCCACCCTTTACGTTTGGTTCAGGAACGAACTTAACTATAAATCTTGGATACAGTGGATACAATGCGAATGATGGATTTAATGGATATATCTCAGAAGTCATTGTGTATACAACTGCTCTAACAACAGCCCAACGACAGCAAGTAGAAGGTTACCTCGCGTGGAAATGGGGTCTCCAGGCGAATCTTCCAAGCACACATCCTTACAAAACCTTGCCCCCTTCTCCTTCGTAAGCATTATCCTACTAAACTCTTCTAACAAGTAGAGCGTGTGTCAGGAATGGCCGCATTATTTAGCACAACATCAGGCGTCGCAGTTATCGACACCAGGGTAAGACCTGGAACTATAACGCTACCTCTGACAACACAAATTCCGAGCCGATATCTACAAATCAAAGACTTATACGGCTCGTTCGGTGCAAGCAGTCTAACATTGTCTACACAGACTGGTGAAACCTTTGATGATAGAACGACCACAAAAATACTCAGAGACCCTTTTTCCTTCATGACGTTATACGCTGCTTCTACTGGGCGTTGGGCTGTCCTGGGCGCAACCCAAACCATTCAACAAACGGTTTCTTCATTGATTGTCAGCTCAATCAATACAAACACTCTTCTGGCAACAGCAGTAAGAGCGAATACAATTAGTTCTGGAAATACAGTTGTCTCGTCAGTCAATTTGTTAGATCCTTTTTTGGGAACGCCCAATTTTTTAACAGTGAGCAGTGGAACCTTGTTGTTGAATAATGCCTTGATATCAGGATCAGGTGGTAGTGGAATTACAACGTTAAATCTAACGTCAACCGTGACGGGTTTAGGGACAATTGGGTATATCTCGTCAGTTTCAGGGGTCGTTTCAACTCCCAACTTGCTGAATTTAGTGTCCACTCAAAATCTCTTGAATTTAGTCTCTACCCAGAACTTGGTCAACTTGGTTTCTACAACGTATCTGGATAGTCAAGTGGCGTCCACAGTCAGAGGTCTTGGAACAGCTGGTTACCTCTCTTCTGTCCCTGGGGTTGTCTCAACTCCCAACTTGATAAACTTGGTGTCCACTCAGAACTTGGTGAACTTGGTATCAACACCTAACTTGCTCAACTTGGTCTCCACCCAGAACTTGGTCAATTTGGTCTCCACTCAGAACTTGGTCAACCTGGTGTCCACAACCTATCTGGATACCCAAGTGGCTTCGTCTGTAAGAGGTCTTGGAACAGCTGGGTATCTCTCTTCTGTCCCTGGAGTTGTCTCCACTCCCAACTTGATAAATTTGGTGTCCACTCCTAATCTTCTCAACTTAGTCTCTACTCAGAACCTCATTAATCTTATCTCATCACCCAACCTCATCTCCACAACTGCGGGTCTAGAGCGATATATTAGCAGTTTCATTGACCCTGCAGAGCTTGCATCCTCCATTCGCCCCTTCATCTCGATTCCCAATCTAACAGGAATCGTTTCAACACCCAACTTGATAAACTTAGTGTCCACTCAAAACCTCTTGAATTTAGTTTCTACTCAGAACTTGGCTAACTTGGTCTCTACAACCTATCTGGATACTCAAGTGGCTTCTACTGTGAGAGGTCTTGGAACAGCTGGTTATCTCTCCTCTGTCCCTGGAGTTGTCTCCACTCCCAACTTGGTCAACTTAGTCTCTACTCCTAATCTTCTCAACTTGGTGTCCACTCAGAACTTGGTGAACTTGGTCTCCACAGCGAATCTTACGAACTTAGTGTCTACAACCTATCTGGATACCCAAGTGGCTTCTACAGTGAGAGGTCTTGGAACAGCTGGTTATCTCTCTTCTGTCCCTGGAGTTGTCTCTACTCCCAACTTGATAAACTTGGTGTCTACTCAGAACTTGGTGAACTTAGTCTCTACTCAGAACCTCATCAATCTTATCTCATCACCTAACCTCATCTCCACCACCGCGGGTCTAGAGCGGTATATTAGTAGTTTCATTGACCCCGCAGAGTTGGCCTCCTCCATTCGTCCTTTTATCTCAATTCCCAATCTAACAGGAATCGTCTCAACACCCAACTTGATAAACTTGGTGTCTACACAGAATCTTCTCAACTTAGTGTCCACTCAGAACTTAGTCAACTTGGTCTCCACAACATATTTGGATACTCAAGTGGCTTCTACAGTGAGAGGTCTTGGAAGTGCGGGGTATATTTCCAGTGTCCCTGGAGTTGTTTCCACTCCCAACTTGTTGAACCTAGTGTCCACTCAGAATTTGATTAACCTAGTGTCAACACCCAATCTTCTTAACTTGGTCTCCACAGCGAATCTCACGAACTTAGTCTCGACAACGTATCTGGATACCCAAGTGGCTTCTACAGTGAGAGGTCTTGGAACAGCTGGTTATCTCTCTTCTGTCCCTGGAGTTGTCTCCACTCCCAACTTGATCAACTTGGTCTCCACTCAGAATTTAATAAACTTAGTTTCTACTCAGAACCTCATCAATCTTATCTCATCACCCAATCTCATCTCCACAACCGCGGGTCTCGAACGATACATCAGTAGCTTTATTGACCCCGCAGAGTTGGCGTCCTCCATTCGTCCTTTTATCTCAATTCCCAATCTAACAGGAATCGTCTCCACTCCCAACTTGATTAACCTAGTGTCAACACAAAACTTGGTCAACTTGGTGTCCACAACCTATCTGGATACCCAAGTGGCTTCTACAGTGAGAGGTCTTGGAACATCTGGTTACCTGTCTTCTGTCCCTGGAGTTGTCTCCACACCGAACTTGATAAACTTGGTGTCAACACAGAACTTGGTCAACCTCGTGTCCACTCAAAACCTCATCAACTTGGTCTCAACTCCCAATTTGAATAATTTGGTTTCTTCCCAGAACCTCATCAACTTGGTCTCAACACCCAACTTGAATAACTTGGTCTCCACTCAGAACCTTCTGAATTTAATCTCAAGTCCAAATCTCATTTCTACTACCGCGGGTCTAGAGCGATACATTAGCACCTTTATTGACCCCGCTGAGCTTGCCTCAACGATTATGCGATTTATTTCCACACCTAACTTACTAAACCTAGTGTCTACACCCAATTTGATTAATTTGGTCTCCACTCAAAACTTAGTGAACTTAGTGTCCACACCCAACTTGATAAATGTAGTCTCTACAGCGAATCTTAGAAGTTTGGTTAGCACCACGTTTTTGGATACCACACTTCAATCCACTGTAGGTGGGTTAGGAACCTCAGGGTATGTCAGCACCGCAAGTCTCTATTCAACTGTGGCTCGTTGGTCAGAGTATCAGGCGACCTCTGCGATTATCTTGGCCTCAACGAATGCTATGATTATCAACCCAACTCCTTTTGAACCTGGGACTGAAGGAATATACCCACTTCGTATTCAGACAACTGTAGCAACTATCTATGATTCGAACAATGGACCAGGGCAGTTGGAATTAGGAACTCTATCCTTTACCAATTCGTCTCTGAATGATTCGTATCTTTTAGGGAATCAATCTTTCTTGAAAGGCTCAGTCAGCTCTCTTGCTCTAGGGTATTTCTCATTCGATGGTTCAAATATAGTCTCTTCCATAGGCTCTTTGTTCCTTAGTTCTGTGTTTCTTGGAGCCTATGGAGGTTCTCTAGTGGGTCAGATTACAACGGACGCCACCGCCACTGATTTATTCTGGAAAGGCTCTAAACTCAACAGTCAAGCGGGGTCTGGTGTGACCCTTTCAAATCTACAAAGCACAGTTGGTGGATTAGGAACAGCCTCTTATGTATCAACACTGACGTTGGCACAATCTATCTCCTCGTTCTCAACAGCTTTGGGACCAGGTGGTGGGGGTGATGGAATTACGACAGCCCAACTTATTTCTTCAGTTGAACGCTGGGCGACCTATCCTGCTGTCAGTAGTATTGTGTTTGCGAATGATGTAGATTCCACGCGAAACGAAATTGTCTCTCCTGGATTTACTTATTTCCAGCTTGTCAATGAGCTGGGAGTCATAGCGACAACTAGTAGCACAACTGACGGTATTTACCCAAGCAGAACATTTCTTGGAGCAGGTCTTACAATTGTAGACCAATTTGACGTTACAAATCCAGGGAATACCAATTATAACTACAGTATTGTTGCTGGGCAGAGCTACACTGGAACTGTAAGTAGTGTTGCTATACTAGATTCTTCCAGTGCCCCAGCAGCTTTATATGTAAGTTCTTTGTATTTCGGAGATTCTTTTGGAGTACAGTTTGGAAGTCTAGAGTCAGGACAAGATTACAAGAATCTTTTCTACAATGGTGCTCAATTGGCCTATGTATCGTCTTTGCGTGGGGTTGTCTCAACGCCCAACTTGCTCAACGTCGTCTCTACAACCTTCCTGGATACGCAATTGGCCTCCACACTAAGAGGTCTTGGAACTTCAGGATATGTAAGCACTGCTACAATGATGTCATCTATCAATGGCTCATTGTCGTCTTTCTCAACTGCCATAGGCACAGTAGGAGCTCCCTTTATTCTTCCCTCAACTCTCTCAACGTTTAGTATTCGGACAAGTTCTTTGATTGCGAGCACAATCACTGCTAGCAGTATATTTACAAGCAGTATCACAGGCTCATTATCACAGTTCGCAGCCTTAAGTTCGTTGTCTCTGTATGTCTCTTCATTCTATACGGCGACTCGTCAAGCGACGCCCATGTTTATTACATTCTAAAGTAGATGTCTACACGGGCACAGATAAATTCGTTTTTTACACCCACCCAGATTTCTGGGTGTAGTTTGTGGTTGGACGCTGCGGATGCGTCATCTGTTGGATTATCTGGTTCTAATATCACGACGTGGGCAGATAAATCTGGAAACGGGAGAAATGCGACGAGTCAAGGAACAGGAGCCGTCTATTCAAACAATGGACTTCTCTTTACAGGAAGCCAGACTCTTCTTGGAAGCAATGCGACGTATCTTCATAACTCTGTGAATGGAACTTGGACTGTATTTGGTGTCTTTAGAGCATCAACAACTTCAATTGGGAACCCCCGTATTTTGAATTACCAGGATACACCCAATGGTGTTGCCCAGTTCCTTTATATTGAATCTGGACGGTTTAACTCTTATATTTGGGCATCTCCTCCCGTTCAGCTAACAGGGAGCACAGTTGCGTTGAATACATCTTATATAACCTCTGTTGTAAATGCAACAAATAATACTATTTTGTATTTGAATGGGACTTCAAATGCCGCTGTCAATCACGGAACAAATACAACGGTCTCTAATTCAACCTATTGGATTGGTGGGTTTAACTCAGGGTCAGACCGTTTCTATGGAACACTCAATGAACTTATTGTCTTTTCAAATAATCTTTCAGAATCCCAAAGACAACAAGCTGAAGGCTATCTCGCCTGGAAATGGGGTCTCCAGTCAAGCCTTCCAAGCACACATCCTTACAAGACCTCACTGATTCCTCCCTTGCTGAATCCGCCGACAACACTTCCTCTTGTGAGACAAAATCCTGTTAGCTTTGTTCCTACACAGATTTCTGGATGTGGTTTGTGGTTGGATGGGGCTGATACAACAACATTGACATATCAAAGTGGAAACAATGTCTCTATATGGACTGATAAATCGGCTGGAATTCAGGCACAGTTCTTAACAAATGCAATGGCCGCAGCACGATGGACTCCTGGTGGAAATAGCGTTGGATCTACAGGCGCAACAAACTACCCAGTCTCAGGATCAAATATTAATGGTGTAAATGCACTATATTTTAATCAAGCAGTTCTTCAAGCAATAACAACGCAAAATGTAAATACACGAAGCTATTTTTTGGTGTTTCAACTTCCTTCAAATTCAACAGGACCAGGTGATAATATTTTATGGCCCGCAACTTGGGTTAATGGTTTTGCACGTGGAGCATCTCTTAGTGTAGATTCATCAAATTTTACTCTTGCGAATCAAAATGTAGCAAATCTTTTATTTCTGAATGTTAGTCCAAAAAATCCTACGCTTGTTTCTGTTACATTTAATAATGGAACACCAGGAATGTGGAATGCGGGTGGAGGAACAACAACTGCCACCGGACAGAGTTCTAGTAGTTTAAACCTTTCTGGTTCAACAGACAACTATTTATGGATTGGAGGTGCCTCTGGTATTTTTTCAAGCACAGGATTTATTCTAGGGGAGTTTCTTGAATATAATAGCGCATTATTAACATCCCAGCGACAGCAAATAGAAGGCTATCTGGCCTGGAAATGGGGCCTACAAGCGAACCTTCCTACAAACCATCCCTACAAAGCAGGTCCCCCTTACTCCGCAACCATTACAGCCCCGTCACGTTCTCTAGGAATCGCAGGAACATGGAACCCAACCCTCATTTCTGGGTGCAGTTTGTGGTTAGATGCTGCGGATAGAAATACACTAACTGTATCTGGAAGTAATGTTTCTTCTTGGAGAGATAAGTCAGGGAATAATAATAATGCAACACAAGCTACTGTAGCAAATCAACCTACTACAGGAACCTTATTAAATGGTCTGAATGTTTTAAACTTTACAGGAACGCAGCCTTATTTTTCGTTTCCTACTATAAGTTATACAAATATAACAGTATTTACTATTTTTCGTAATACAACGCTGAGAGCATATTCTTCCCCCCTCTTTATTGGACCTTTCTTTTTCTTTTATACAAATGGAGCTGGAAATAGTGTAATTGGAACAGGAAGACTTGGTGTTAATGATGAAGGTGTTATTAGTCAAGCCGCTGCTGGAATTACGACTACAAACTATTTACTCTATTCACTAAACCTGACGGTTGGGGCCACAGATATTGTAAATTTTTACATAAATGGGACGAATGCTGCTAATTTTAATGGAGCTGCTTCTGGAGGTAGGTCCTATTATCAAGTTGGAAGCACAGATGGCGTTGGAGCTACAACAGGATTTACAGCAGAAATTCTTGTTTATAATGGAGTGTTAAATAATAGCCAAAGGCAGCAAGTGGAAGGCTATCTCGCCTGGAAGTGGGGACTCCAGGGCAGCCTCCCCGCAACCCATCCCTTCAAAAACTGGCCCCCTGCTCCTTGAGTTCAAAGTATAGATTCAGAATCCATGGTTCTACAATAGAGCGATGGCGTCTGCCTTTGTCAGCACACCAGCGGAAATTGTATTAATTGATAGCCGAACGCGGTCAGGAACTGTCACGCTTCCAACTACAAATTCAATTCCTTATCGTGTTCTCAATTTCAAAGACCAATACGGCTCTTTTAGCAATAGCACTTTTACAGTGTCTACGCAATTGGGAGAAGCGTTTGATGATGGGACCACGAGTAAAACCTTTAGCAATGCTTTTTCCTATTTGAATTTGTATGCCACATCTTCAAAATGGATGGTGATGAATGCGACACAAACTGTTCAGCAGACCATTTCGTCATTGACTGTCAACCAATTGACATTTGGAACAGGAGCAGGATGGGTTCAGTTTGGCCCAATTCAAGCGAGCATTGTAAGCTCAATCCAAGTCCAAGCACAGAGTGGATTTTTTAATGATATAAATCTTGGAACTACATCCTCAGTGACAACTCTTGATTACTTTGGTCTCGTTGGTAACTACAACAATACAGTTCTCGCAGAGATTTCGACAGGAGCAGGCACACAAGAATTTCTTGTGTTCAAAGGCTCGTCTTCATCTGACCGTGTTCGCATTCAGACAACAGGAACTTTCGTTGTGGAGACCGGTGTAAGCGCACGTCTTTGGAACAGCAACACAACGCAGACATTATCCAATGCTACGCCTGCCTTCATCATTAATACGAGTAGCAATGTGGGAATTCAGACGGCAACTCCCGCGACACCCTTAGATGTCGCAGGGACTGGACGCTTCCAATTGGTAAGCACGTTGGGCTTGAATATTTCTACGATTAATGGGCAGACGTTTGGAGGACCCATTACTTCAACAGTCATTGGTCTCGGCAGTGCTGGCTATGTCTCCACAAGCATGTTGTTATCAACATCGTATGGTCTTTCTCTTCAGATCCAAGCAGCAGCCGCTAGCGTAACAGGAAGTCAGTTAACGTCTACAACAGTGGGTTTGGGAACACTTGGGTATATTTCCAGTGTCGCTGGAGTTGTCTCAACAACGTTCCTGAATACTCAATTGGCTTCTACGGTAAGAGGTCTTGGAACATCAGGCTATGTTTCCAGTGTCGCTGGAGTTGTTTCAACACCCAATCTCATCAATTTGGTCTCAACAGCCAATTTGGTCAATTTAGTGTCAACAGCTAACTTAACTAACCTAGTCTCGACAGCGAACCTCACCAACCTAGTCTCGACAGCGAACCTCACCAACCTAGTCTCGACAGCGAACCTCACCAACTTGGTCTCTACAGCCAATCTGAACAACTTGGTCTCTACCCAGAACTTGGTCAACTTGGTCTCTACTGCCAATCTGAACAACTTGGTCTCTACCCAGAACTTGGTCAACCTAGTCTCTACTGCGAACCTCACCAATTTGGTCTCTACAACGTATCTGGATACCCAAGTGGCGTCTACTGTGAGAGGTCTTGGAACATCAGGCTATGTTTCCAGTGTCGCTGGAGTTGTCTCAACACCCAACTTACTCAACTTGGTGTCCACTCAGAATTTGATAAATTTAGTCTCCACTCCTAACTTGTTGAACTTGGTCTCCACTCAGAACTTGGTGAACCTGGTCTCTACGCAAAACCTCTTGAACTTAATTTCAAGTCCAAACCTCATCTCAACAACGGCTGGCCTTGAGCGATACATCAGTAGTTTTATTGACCCCGCAGAGCTCGCCTCTTCTATTCGTCCCTTTATCTCAATTCCCAATCTTACAGGAATCGTCTCAACACCTAACTTAATAAATTTAGTGTCCACACAAAACTTGGTCAACTTGGTCTCTACAGCTAACTTAACCAACCTAGTCTCGACAGCGAATCTGACCAACTTGGTCTCTACCCAGAACTTGGTCAACTTGGTCTCGACAGCGAATCTAACCAACTTGGTCTCTACAACCTACCTGGATACCCAACTGGCCTCTACGGTGAGAGGTCTTGGAACGTCAGGCTATGTTTCCAGTGTCGCTGGAGTTGTCTCAACACCCAATCTAGCTAATTTAGTCTCAACAGCCAATTTGGTGAATTTGGTGTCAACAGCGAATCTGAACAACTTGGTCTCTACCCAGAACTTGGTGAACCTAGTGTCAACAGCGAACCTCACCAACTTGGTCTCTACAACCTATCTGGATACCCAACTGGCCTCTACGGTGAGAGGTCTTGGAACGTCAGGCTATGTTTCTAGTGTCGCTGGAGTTGTCTCAACGCCCAATCTAGCTAACTTGGTCTCTACTGCCAATTTGGTCAATTTAGTCTCAACAGCCAATTTGGTCAACCTAGTCTCTACCCAGAACTTGGTGAACCTAGTCTCAACAGCGAATCTAACCAACTTGGTCTCTACAACCTATCTGGATACCCAACTGGCCTCTACGGTGAGAGGTCTTGGAACGTCAGGCTATGTTTCTAGTGTCGCTGGAGTTGTCTCAACACCCAATCTAGCTAACTTGGTCTCCACAGCCAATTTGGTTAATTTAGTATCAACAGCCAATCTGACCAATTTAGTGTCAACAGCCAATTTAGTCAATTTAGTGTCAACAGCTAACTTAACCAACCTAGTCTCGACAGCCAATCTGACCAACTTGGTCTCTACAACCTATCTGGATACCCAACTGGCGTCTACAGTGAGAGGTCTTGGAACCTCAGGATATGTTTCCAGTGTCGCTGGAGTTGTCTCAACACCCAATCTCATCAACTTGGTCTCGACATCCTATCTGGATACGCAACTGGTGTCCACAGTGAGAGGATTAGGAACAGCAGGGTATGTCTCAACCTTCACGTTGAATCAAGCGATCTCATCGTTCTCAACAGCCTTAGGGCCTGTTGGTGGAGGTGGTGGTGATGTGACAACTGCGAGCCTCATCTCTACTGTTACTGGTCTAGGAACAGCAGGATATGTCTCAACCTTGACGTTGAATCAAGCTATCTCATCGTTCTCAACAGCCTTAGGGCCTGTTGGTGGAGGTGGTGGTGGTCTGACAACTGCGAACCTCATCTCTACTGTTACGGGTCTAGGAACAGCAGGGTATGTGTCAACCTTGACGTTGAATCAAGCCATCTCGTCCTTCTCAACAGCCTTGGGTGCCGTTGGTGGAGGGGGCATCGCAACCATTCCGAACAATCTTTCAACGATTGCTTTCTTTACAAGTTCAATCCTCGCTTCCACAATCCAAACAAGAATCCTCAGCTCTCTACAAATCCTTACGTCGTCTATTAACGCTAATAATGTGACAGCAAGCACGTCACTTTTAGTCTCACTTTCAACAAATCTCATCAATTTCGCTGGAGGCTTTGGCTACCTTGAAATGCCTGATATATTGCCGAATTCAGTCTATACAAGCTCACTCACAACCACTGTATTACTAACAGCTACAGTTGCATCAATTAGTTCCCTCACAGGAGTCAATTTAAGCTACTCAAATCTGGCTGTCTCTAGCATTAACAATCAGCCCGTCCAAACCGGTGTTGAAACAGAATCATTTGTTGTTGCGATGTCAGCATCACCGTCAGGTCAAGTTGCTGTCTCGTATGATGGAATCACTTGGTTCAATCGTGGAGCAACGCCTGGCGCAACAACCTCTGTGTTTGGTGTGGCATGGAATGGCTCTCTCTGGGTTGCTGTGGGTCAAGGAGGTTCTGTCATTATCACTTCTCCAGATGGAATTAACTGGACCACACGCACCGGGCCGTTTACAACAGCAGGATATGGAATTGCGTGGAATGGAGAGGTATGGGTAGCGGCTGGCTATGGCACTGTGACGTTAGCCTATTCCTTTGATGGTATATCATGGAATTCCTTGGGAGCCTCTATTTTTACCAGTGAAGGACATGGTGTTGCGTGGAATGGTATCGTGTTCGTTGCAACGGGTTCAGGAACAAATACGTTGGCGTATAGTTTTGATGGAATCAATTGGGTTGGACTGGGAACCAGTATTTTTTCAACAGCAGGATGGGGTGTCGCTTGGAATGGAACTCTTTGGGTTGCAGCAGGACAGGGAACAAATACATTTGCTACGTCAGTGAATGGAATTGACTGGACAGGAAGAGGAGCAACTATCATTACATCGATTGCCTATAATGTTGCGTGGAACGGCTCTCTTTGGGTAGCGGTAGGAACAGGAACAAATACGATTGCATCGTCTCCAGACGGAATTACATGGAATGGACGAACAAATACATTGACATCTGGAGGCCGATCAATTACATGGACAGGGATGCTATGGGTTGCTGGAGGCTCTGGAACAAATACATTGGTGACATCCGTTGATGGCATCACCTGGGTGGCAAGAACGGTAACATCGATGACAAATATTACAGCGTTGGCTGCGAGACGAGTGCTCCCCTATGCAGGCACCTACAATCCGCTTCTTCAACCCACTGTCAATATTGGATTTAATTCCAACGCAACCTCTCTCCAAATGTATGGAACAAGTGGGCTCTTTAACAACACCGTTTTAGCAGAAATTTCTACGGGGGGTGGGACGCAAGAATTGTTAATTTTTAAGGGCTCAAACTCCTCGGACCGTGTGCGCTTCCAAACCACAGGAGATGTTCGGTTTGAAACGGGTGTTTCAGCACGACTATGGAATTCAAATACCACAACGACACAATCCAACGCCATACCTACGATGATTATTAATGCGAGCTCAAATGTGGGTATTCGTCTTTTATCACCGTCATTCCCCCTGGATGTAGGAGGAATCATTCGCGGAGTGACTGTCTCAACCCAACAAGTTCAAACCAGTAGTTTTATAGGATTTGTCACTCTTGCTAACGCAACAGCGACTTCCTCGATGGCGAGTATAGCAACAAGCTCTGGAACTGTGGCAGCGTCTACCTTTACTGGAAAATGGAATGATGCGCAATATTACGTGCTCCAATCTATTTAGTTTGAGAGCCACGTTCTTCAGTCGCTCTAAAAAACCTTTTCTGAAGTAGGGTGCCTTATGGCGACAAACGTAAATTCAAATACGGCTCTTGTTCAAGTTGATGTTCAAACAGCAACAAAAACCGTTACACTTCCTTCTGCGGGTGTCTTTGGAGGGCGATTAATTACTGTAAAAGATAAATTTGGAAACTGCTCCAATTACAACATAACAATTTCTCCCTTGGGTGGAGATACAATTGATGGGGCTGTAGGAAATTATATTCTAAGCAATAATGGCGCAGCAGTCACATTGGTGAGTGATGGGAGCACTCGTTGGATGACACTCAATTCACCAACGGTGCCTTTTACAGGCTCTACTTTCGCCTTGTCATCGTCCTATGTCACTGTGAGCACGCTAGGATTGTATGATTATGGATCGTCTCGACTCAGCAATTTGCAGATGTCCTCAGGTCGTCTCTTAATCCAAGGAAATGAAATTCCTGTTTCGCAAGTGCTGAGTTTGTCCTCTATCAATCTGAATTTTCAGACAGCCACAGGTTCCAATTTGATTACCAATTATTTGTATTCTGTGTCTGGAATTATCTCATCGCTACAGAGCTCTAACATTCGCGCTCAAAATATTATTACGTCCAGCATTACTGGAGGACAATTCATTGGAGATGGAAGCCGTTTGTCCAATCTTGTTCTCCCTTCGTCCTCTGTTTTACAGGCGCAGTATTCCTTGTTTACAGTGGATCCAGGGACAGCCTACACAGGCGAACCTTGGGACCAACAACTTATGCAGTTGTCTACCTTGGCTATCCAAGGAGCTCCTCTTGTTTTGGGGGCTAATGGGATTACTCTCACTGTGAGCACTCTCAATCCTCAGATGTTTCGTATTTCCTATATGACAGGAGGAAATGATAAAACCTTGTTTGTGCCCAAACCCACCATCACAATGTCTGTGAGCACACCGACAAGTCAAGTCTATTATCCAACTGTCCAGACATTTGAAGGCGGAGGTGGATCTGTCTCGTTCTATGAAACGTTAGATAGCAATTGCCAGATTTTGTTTTATATGCGAGGATTGTCCAATTATACATTTAGCAATGGGGATGCGTATTTGTATCGTATGACATTTGAGACAGTCTCAGGAACAGGAACCAATATTTTTTCAACAATCAATGTCTGGACAAACTATAACAGGTTTGTCAGCACAGTGGATTTTGACAGTGCTGTGAATCTCACTAACACAACAAATATAACAACGCTTCTCGCCTCCAATATAACTGTCAATGGCAGTCAAACTGTGAATGGGTCTCAAACAATTACAAGCAATCTCACTGTCACCGAATCTTCCATTACTCATGCGTTTCATGGAAATTATCTTCGGGTTATGAGCAATGCCATTATCGGGTCCAATTCTGTCGTGATTGGCAATAATAACATACAAGTCTCCAGTATTCAAGTCAGCACATTTTCTGTGATGGACCAATCAACAATGACATTTAAGACTTTGTTTATTTCGTCAGGGTCTATCTTTTATGGTAGCAACATCGCGTCGGCTGGAGGCTCAGGGTCTGGGGTTGGGGGAAGCACCTTGAGCAGTGTATTTGTAGGCTCTTCCTCCAATGCGAATTTTATTAAATTCTGGGGGTCTATCGGCGAATACAACAATACTGTGATTGCACAACAAAGCACCGGATCTAATTCATCAGAACTTCTTCTGTTTGAAGGGTCCTCTATACAAGACCAGATACGATTTCAAACCACAGGGTCTGTCCGATTTGAAACAGGTGTGAGCCAACCGCGAAACTATCTTACGGCCAATCAAGCGGCCGTTCCATCCCTCTTTATTAGCTCAGGAACAGCGGTAGGACTGTTTACAAATGCCCCTACACATACCTTGGATGTGACAGGCTCGGCCCGATTTACAACTCTGATGAGCACGACCAATTTGTATGCGGGTGCCTTCTACATGGGACTCTTTTTTGCCTAAAATAGAAGGATGTCTCTATCCAATGTCACAATCCCTATCAACACTAGCGTGATTCCAGTAGACACAAGAACAATTCCGAAGGTCTTGTTTCTACCGACAGTGAGCACAAATGCGGGACGATATTTACTCGTCAAGGACTATTATGGAACAAGTTCAAATAGTTCAATTACGATTAGCACGACAGGAACAGATTTACTCGATGATTACAACTTCAAATATACGCTGTCGAATGCGTTTGGCTCAGTAGGTATTGTTTCCGATGGATTGCGGTCGTGGAGACTGTTGGATTTGTATAATGGGGGGTTAACACCTGCGTCTACAAATGCTCCACCAATTGTATCGCTCAATCTGATTAATAATGTTGATGCTGCTACCTATACATCTGGGTCACCATGGGTCGCTGCCGTCGGAAATAATCAAACGATTTTTGGATCAGGAACAACAACGACCCTAACGCCAGGAGGATCAAATGCTATTGTCTTCAATGGATCGGGATATGGACTGGATACTGTAGGCTATTCATCTTCGTCAATCGCTAACTTTACGATGGATATATGGTTTTTTGCTGATGCCAATGTCTCTGCAAACTTGGTGGGCAATATGGGACAAGGATCTCAGGGAGGCTACAATATCGCTGCGATGAGTATCACAGGAAATACAATTTATGTTGGATTCTGGCAAGGTTCATTATTTCAAGTAAATTGTGGAAGTTATACTGCAAATAGATGGACCCATGTGTGTTATACATATTCTGGAACAACTGTGAGAGGATATGTGAATGGAATTCAAGTGAATACGGGGACGTCAACCCGACAAGTTCCTGGAACTGATCATTTTGGTGTAGGCTCGGCTGGAAATCCCTATGGAAATCTTACTGGGCGAATTGGTGCTTACAAACTATACAGTCGTGCATTAAGTGCATCAGAAGTAACGCAAAATTACAATGCTTTAGCACCAAGATTTGGGTTGCCCAGTATATAACATCTCGTTGCGTCACACTTCGGTTGGACACCTATTTCCTACATTAGGAGATGGCACAACCCATCACAATTCCCAACACTACATTTTTAATTCCTGTAAATCTTTCAAGTTCTCATAAAACCTTTACACTTCCGGTGGTGTCTACAAACTCTGGTCGTCTTATTATCTTTAAAGACATGTTTGGGAATGCTACAAATTCGACAATTCGATTAAGCACGATAGGTCTGGACAGAATTGAACGGAGCAATGTAAGTTCTATGACATTATCCAATGCGTATGGTGCCTGGTGGTTCCAGAATGATGGACTTACAAATTGGTTTTTGACCAGTGCCTATTTGAATAGTCTTTCGATTGTTCAACCGACACCTCCTTTTTTAGCTGGTCTCTGGGTCAAGTCCTATGCCAATACAGGTCAAATTCCAAGCAGTAACGGACCCGCTACTTACACGGGTTCTAGCAGCAATTGGGGAGCTCTTATTACGACGACCTTTGTGGGAAATATATTTCAAGGCTCGAATACACCTGGTCCTAGTTCTTATATCTATTATGGAAATAACTATGGTATCTATCCTTCAGGATATGGAAACTACTCATTGATTATGTCTGGATTAATTTTTTCAGGGGCAGGAGGAACTATCCAATTCCGAATCGTAACGGATGATGGATTCCGTTTAGATTTTAATGGAGTAAATGCTATTAACCAATATCAACAACAAGGAGCAACAACCTATACATCGGCTAGTTTAGCGCTACCCTCAGGATATACACCGATTCTTATGCGTTGGTATGATACGGGTGGTGGTGGTGCAGCGACAATGGAATATAGTATCAATGGAGCAGGATATACTTCGAATGGAACCAATGTGTATTTCTATGCCGCATCAAATATTACGCAAAGTTAATAGTGTATAAGGAAACTATGGCGACTCCTATTTATCCTCCGACAACAACAACAAATATTCTGGTTAATACACGGCTTCAACCTAAAATCGTGTATTTACCTGCAGTGTCAACAGTTGGAGCGGGAAAGCTTCTGTTTATTAAAGATATCTGTGGAAATGCTGCAAATTCGTCTATCTATCTCTCTACGACTGGCCTGGATTCCTTCGACTATAAGTTCCGACCCTCAACGATCTATGCTCTTATGAGCAGCAATTTTCAAAGTGTCTTACTTAGTTCGGATGGTCTTTTAAATTGGTTAATCCTTCAGAATTACAATGCGAATGCTATTACTCGATATAACGCATACTATGTTTATCCAGCAACACCTCTTGTTTTATTACAGGCAAGCTCGTATAGTGGCTCAGGATCCTGGCTTGACCAATCGACCAATGCACGAAATGCTACGCTTGAGACTGGAACAATTGCTAAAAATGCTGAGGGAAATGGCATCGTCTTGAATGGATCCACAAATTGGATCTTTGCGGATGTGGGGGCTGCAAATGCCTGGACGTTGAGTGTCTGGTATAAAAATACAGGGAGCATCGTTGGATCCAATCCATGTATTGTCACACAAATCTATGTAGGAAATCACATCAATATCTGTCTCGGATACGGTGCGAATGTTGGATTCAGTTACCATCAAGGTGGAGTTGGATGGAGACAAGGCTCAACCATAAATATTACAAATTCTTCATGGCAATACTATACCGGCACATGGGATGGAACGACCTTGACCACTTATATTAACGGTGTTTTACAAGGCTCCACAACACCGGGCGGCACAGCATCCAGCTCTGGAGCACAGTATCGTATTGGACGGCGATGGGATAATCCTGATTTTATGGTAGGACAAGTGGGTGAAGTTCGTATTTACAATGCTCCCATTACAGGAGCTCAAGTTCTCATAGATTTCAACTTCACGAAAGCAACCTATGGTGTTGTGTAAGAGACATGAAAAAAAAACACGAACCTTTTACAAGAATGGCAATGATACTGCGCGAAATCCTGTCGCCAACAGGAACTACTTTTACAAGTGATGGAACCTATACATTTCCAGCAGGAGTCACAAAAGTTCGCGCATTCTTATGGGGTGGAGGTGGAGGTGGAGGAAATGGAGGTGGAGGAGCCTATATTGCTGTCACGATTCCAAAAGATAATCGGTCCACACTGACAATTCAGTTAAACAAAGGGCAAGGATTTCAAGGTCCTGGAGGAGGAGGAACTGGGGGTGGATATTGCGCAGTCAGAACAGTTGCTGATGGAATTATTGCGTTGGCTGGAGGGGGAGGGGGGCAAGGATCATATTTTGGTGGTGGAGGTGGGTTTCTCAATGGCTCTCAAGGTGGTTCGTCTGGGCAACTTGGCACTGTGTCTACAGCAAACAATTATTCACATGGTGGAGGTGGTAGTCAGAGTGCTGGTGGATCAGGAGGTGTTTCTCCTTTCGGTGCTGGATTTATCAGCGGAAGTCCTGGAAGCTCTTTACAAGGTGGAAATGCCAATGGAGGCTCAGGATATGGTGGTGGAGGAGGTGGTGGTTATTATGGCGGTGGAGGTGGAGGCGGTGATGCAAACCAGTCACCTTATACGGGTATGGGAGCAGGTGGAGGTGGGTCCAGTTTTGTGCTCACCTCTCTGGTTAGCAATTTGGAAGGACAAGCAGGAACCAATGGACCTGGAACTCCTGGTGGAACATCGTCAGGCTACTGGATCTCACCCTATGGTTCGTCAGGAAATGCTGGTCTCGTCGTCATTGTTCCGTTTCTTGTTACGCAGACCACACCTCCACAATTTCGAATGAACAATCTTGTCGCTGTAAATCAACGATCTAACTACTATACAACATCATCCGTTCAAACCTTCACAGTTCCACAAGGCGTCTTTGGTATCCGTTTTTTTCTATGGGGGGCTGGTGGTGTAGGTCAGAACTCAGGAGAGAACGTAAATAGTGCAGGCGGTGGCGCCTTTGTAGAAGGCAACCTCCAAACGTTACCTGGAACAGTCTTTTCTATTGTCGTTGGTGCTCGAGGACGCTATTATATTACTCCAACGATCGCAAACGGAGGGGCTTCTGGAGGAGGAACAGGAGCAGACGGAGGTGGATTTTCAGGCATTTTCTCGTCTACACCTGGTGCGAATACTGTCATTGCTATCGCAGGGGGGGGAGGAGGTGCTGGATTTAATGGCAACGGCTATGGTGGAGGCGGTGGATATCCATCTGGAGGAACCGCACAAGGCGGTAGTGCAGGAGGCTCCCAGTCAGCAGGAGGGGGTGGAAGTTTTCCTGGGTCTCAGTTTCTAGGAGGAGTTGCAGGATTTGGTGGAGACTGTTGTGGTGGTGGCGGAGGAGGCGGATGGTATGGTGGCGGAGGAGGAAATAACTCTCAGGGAGGAGGGGGTGGTTCAAGCACATACACATCTGTTGTCTTCAATCCTGTTTTAGAGAGTGGCACGAATGGGAGTCCCACAGGAGTTACACCCACTCCACCAGGAGGAAGAAGCTCTCCATACTGGATATCTCCATTCGGCTCAGCAGGTCAAACAGGCCTTGTTGTGATTGGCTTTAGTCCAAGTGTGGCATCACCAACTTCGTTCAGATATAATGTTCCAACCGAAACAGTTCTTCAAACCTTTACTGCGACAGGCAGTGTCCAAAGTTACACAATTCCTGCTGGAACAAGCCGAATCAAGATCTATGCCTGGGGGTCTGGAGGTGGAAATGGAAATGCAAGTGGAGGAGGAGGAGGATTTGTTTCAGGTTCAGTGCCTGTGAATTCTGGTCAAGTTTTGTATATTGTTGTCGGCACACAGTCTGATGGATATCCTTCTATTCCTCGAGGGGCTGGAGGGGGACGCATGACGAAATATTTTGGAGCTGGAGGCGGAGGATTCTCAGGTGTCTTTCTAAGCGCATCTCCAGCGCAAGGAAATTGTATTTGTATCGCAGGTGCTGGAGGTTCTGGAAATATAACTAGCGCAGGAGGTCCAGCCCTTACAGGAGGACCAGGTGGATATCCAAATGGATTTGCTGGAAGTTCGGATGTAGCGTCAGGACGAACTGGAGGAGGAGGGGCAACGCAGACCTCTGGTGGCACTGGAGGAGGTTCAGATGGTACTGTTTTCTTTGGTGGCGATGGAACTTCCACCGCATCCGATCAAGGCTCAACAGGAGGATGGGGCTCAGGAGGAGGTGGTTGGTATGGCGGTGGCGGATCCGCTCGTAATAGCACCAATGCTGGGGGAGGGGGAGGAAGTGGCTTTATCGGTGGTTTCTTTCCACCAATTCAAACAAGCAATGGATCATATCCAGCCACTAGCGGTGCCACAGCAAGTGCGGGTGGTGAATCAAGTCCTTACTGGCAGTCACCTTACGGCCGCTCAGGGCAAAATGGATATCTGGTGATTACTCGGTTTCAATAATCAATACTTTTTCTCTGAATTGAAAAGATATGGCTCTTCTTGCCCAAGTATCCACGCAAAAACTTCTTACAAATACAATCGAATCGTATACAGTGTCTATCATTGATAAATATGGAGCTCCTACATCCATCGCAACAGGGGCATTTGGATTTTTTACAAGTTCTAGTTCAGAATACTATGCTTTAGGTTTGAATCAGTTAATCACAGGCTCTATAAGTTCACTGGGTCTTTTATATAGTGATGGTGTAACACCCCAATCAGGGTCTTTGTATATCAGCTCGTTATACTTGGGGAATCTAGGAGGGACTACAACAGGTCAACTGACAACAGATGGAACGGCGACTGATTTATTCTGGAAAGGCTCTAAATTAAATGATCAAGGAGGCGGTGGGGGTGGAATTACAGCAGCCCAACTCACTTCAACAGCGACACGCTGGGCAACGTATCCTGCTGTGAGCAGTATTGTCTTTGCCAATGATGCATCTTTTACACCAAATGAAATTGTCTCTCCTGGACTTACACTTTTGACTCTTGTCAATCAGATTGGAGTCCTCGCCACATCAAGTAACATTGACGGTATTTATCAAGCGAGATCATTTTACGGAGCATCTTTGGAGATTACAGACCAATTGGACATACTAAATCCAGGGAATACCAATTATTACTACAGTATTGGGGCTGGGCAGAGCTACACTGGAACTATAAGTAGTGTTACTGTATTAGATTCTTTCTATAACCCAGGACCTTTATATCTAAGTTCTTTGTATTTTGGAGACGATGGTGGAACAGTAACAGGTCAACTGACAACAGATTCTACAGCTAGCAACCTCTTTTGGAATGGGTCTCAACTCATGACCAATCGCGTAAAACTAATCGTGTCAACACTCGGACCTGAAACGATGTATATCAATGAATCAGATATTGCGATACAATTTATTGTAAATGGTTCCAATTGTCCTCAAGATATTCTGCTGCCCGATACATCTTCTGCAGGAGATGGATGGAATGTGAAAATACAAAATCCTGGCTCTAACCTTGGTGTTCCTCTTGCTGTTTATGATTTTAATAGCAATGTATTGTTTACAATAAATTATGCGCAAATGTATAGTGTTGTTACGGATGGAAGTACTTGGTATTATACATATTCTTACGAATTTTAGAGCAAAATAAATTCTTTGGTCCCTCAGTAGTAAATGGGGTTTTTGGTCACACAATACGTAACGGCAGAAGGCTTTGATGTCTCTGGATTGTATGTTCAAGTTGAATCTATGCGAATTTTAAAGACACTTTCTGGACCGACCTATGGTTGCTCTTTCGCCAGCTCGGCTTGGAAAAGTCCTCAAGATAAAGACGCAGGTGCAAAAGCCATTCCTATCCCTCTCTATTTAGCCAATGCTGAGCAGTTTCTGACTGCTGACGATTTCTATGACCAAACTGTCTTTGGAATTGCGTATACGGCGTTGAAAGCCAATTGGACGAATGCTGGATATACTGTGGTAGACTACTATCCTCATCCTCCGACACCTACCACGTATATCTATGACTGCTCTGGATATAACTTCCGTGGGTTCAACTGTGCTGGATATGACAGAGATGGGTATGATAGAGAAGGATATAACGCAGCAGGATGGGATCGTCAGGGCTATAATAGACAAGGCTATGATGTCGATGGCTACAACCGTCAAGGATTTAACGCACAAGGCTATGATAGGGAGGGATATGATTATCAAGGGTGTAATATACAACATCTAGACAGGCAAGGCAATCCTTGTCCAGCACCACCACCACCTGAACCCACTTAGGCAATAATCTTTGCTTGAATTCCTTTCTCTTGAAAGAAGTGTCTATACAACTCTAAACATTCCTTCCGAATCTGTGATTCCTCTTTTTGCTTTGTTTCAAGGACACCAAGCACAAAGGTCTCAACAGGGGTCTCTAATGGTTTTCGTAGAATGTGAGCCCATTGCGTCATACTTGTCCAGCTAGGCAACGGAACATAGATTCGTGTATAGGTGTGAATCCATTCCGCAACGAGTTTCCAGAGCCAAAAAGGCTCAGTTGGAAATAATTCATTTTCCCCGACGGTAAATAAGGGAACAATTGGAACATTCATTTCTTTTGCAATACGTGCATAGCCTTTCCGTTTCTTAAGGACCAGTTTTACAGTTGTGTCTCCATTGTAAATCATCTCTTCAATCCCGCCTGTAACAATCGCAACACTGATTCCTTTCTTCAAATGGTCTTTTATAATGTCTTCTTTGGCCTCAATACACCGAAATTGCTCTAAGACATCTCGCACAAGGGGAATCCGAAACAAGATGGAATGAATGGCGACCAGCGGCTTGGGTTTATCCTGTGGCCAGGAATGGATTCCGTAACAGAAATGGAGCATCCAACTGTATCCAATTAACCCATGAGGGTGACATAGAAAGAGGGCGGGTGTTTCTGGGAGTCGGTCGAGCCCCACCAGATGAAAAGAATCTTGTAGATTCTTCTGAATATCGTGATTGATGTAGCGCCATACATGTTTGAACTGACCAATCGTTTTCTCGATGAGACCTGTATCACGTAACAAAGCATAGACTCCATAGACAGCAAGGAGTAAAATAAGTATGGTTCCACTGAAAATCGCAAGAATTCCAATTGTCAACGCAAAGATGCCAAAGACAATTGTAAGCAAGAAAGGTAAATAAAATAAAAGAGCGGTAAGAATTTGTTGAAACACCATGTCCTACCCCTAGGTCCCAACTCTCTTTTCTAATTCTTCCACACGTTTGCTCAGATGCTTTATGGCCTCCACCAACACCGGGACTAATTTATCATACGCAACATGAAGTCCTGATTCAATATCTCCAGAGACAGCTTCAGGGAGTTGGTTGGCAACTTCTTGCGCAATACAACCCACATCATCAATATGAGAGTCTTTCCACTGGAAACGCACACCGCGAATACTACTCAAAATAGTCTCTGGGTTACTAATCAATTCTATATTGTCCTTAAACCGTCTGTCTGAGAGGGAGAGGAAATCTTTGGCTGTGACACGACCTGTAAAGAGTCCTGTGGAATCTACAACTAAACTTCTGGCTCTCAGAGATCCAAAGATATCTGCTGCGGCCATCATCGTGCTTCCATAGGGTATATTCACTGCCAGACTAGACATATAGGTAGGTCCATTTCGGATGCGAACAGGTCCACTGACATCCCAGGCGACGCCTGCCAGAACAGACGAAATGCCTGTTCCGATTCCAGCGCCTCCCAAGTTGTAATAGATATTGCTTCCTTCATAGACCCAAGGACTCACATACGCACCTTGTCCAGTGCTCACAGAAGGTCCAGGTCCAGGAATGACATCCACACCAAAACAACGAATACGTCCCGCGATATCCAGTGGATACGAGGGATTTGTCACACCAATGCCTACATTTCCATCGGCAAACCAGATATTGCTACCGTTTCTTGACCAATAGACATCGGGTTGACCTTCGACAGTATAGAGTTGGCCATTGCGATACAGAAGACCACTGATATCCAAATCTCCTATGAAACTGGTTCGCCATCCAATCGAGCTTGTGTATCCATATCCGATGAATTGTTGGAGAGAGCTTGTGCCTACACCAATGGAAAAGGGTGAGGAGAGACCTGTTATGGAGCTCGTTTTCAAGGATAGGATGGTTGTTGGGCCTGTAAAGGTAGCACCTGTGCTTAATAAGGTTGAAACGCCATATTGAAGGAAATATTGTGATGTGTCGGAAGCAATAGTGCTTGCGTAGGCTCTATCATCCACAGAGTTTGTAGAAATCATTGTAGACAACGTGCTAAATTGTGAGGTATTGGTCACAATATAAGAAGAAAGAGTGCTGAATTGTGCAGCCATCGCAATTCCAACCGATGTGCTATACGTGCTGACAACGGCTCCCGCTCCAAGACCAATCATAGACGACAAGGAGTTGCTATTTTGGTTAATCACAGACGACAATGTGCTATAAAACGCCAACCCTCCTGCGATGTTATAGCCATTGAGGGTGGAAAAGACAGACGTTGAAATGGAGCTGACGCTGATTTGGAGAGCAGTTATATCTGCGCGTGTTGTCGTTTGAAAGGTATCAAGACGATTGGAGCCTGAGCCCACATTGACTGTTTGGATATTCGTAACATTTGAGCCGTTTCCAGAAAGAAATCCTGCCACGACTGTCCCTCCAACGTTTGCGTTTGTAGCGACAGCGAGTGATGTGCCAAGGTTTAACGAGCCAGAATTGGATTGACTTCCCGCAACCTCTAATGTATACGAAGGTGTGCTTGTGCCAATTCCAAAATTTCCAGAATCAGTAAATCGTCCTACTTCTGTTTGTGTTGTGCCAATCACAAATTTGATAGGAGATAATGAAGCGAATGCAGACGCCGCGACAGTGCCATTCACTCTCAGATTGTAGGATCCATTCACACCCAACAAAGCACCTCCTGTGCTGAACCGAAGTTGCTCGGTCCCGTTCAGAATTCCTTGAAACGCAGGAATTGTTCCGTTTACAGCCCACTGATTGGTTCCACTAATGAGATTGGAATTCGGTTGCCAAGAGCCAGTTCCTCCTACACCACTCGCAGTGAAGACATAACCAGAGGCTCCTGTTCCAGGGGCAACCGTCAAGCTTCCTCCAATGACTGCGTTTCCATTCACATCCAGTGCTTCTGTGGGTGCCGCAGTTCCGATGCCTACGCGACCTGTTCCAGTCACACGCATGAGTTCTGATGCGCCTTGGCTAAAGGTCACAAACTGTCCTGCTCCATCTGTTTTCACACTCGTGGACCCACTTTGAATTTGGTCACCAACCACAAATGAAGATAAACTACCACCTCCCGCATTGCTGAGCACAACATTACCCAAGGAGTCTGAAATAGCGAGCACCTGTCCTGCAACAGGTGTGCCACCCCCTTGGTATCGTAGTTTGCCACCAATAACAGTAAAATCATTGCTTGTCGCTAAATCACCATTTCCTGTAAGACTTGGTTTTCCTAAATACCAATTTCGGTTGCTATCGACTCGTCCTGCGTCTTGCGCTAGCAGATTCCCGGTATGAAAAAAGATTCCAGCACTGCTCAGATTTATGGAATTTCCTTGCGTTGTTTTCATCGTGCTGACATAATTCCATTGAGAGAGCCCTGTGGAACTAATTGCTGTTAAGACCATACCTGGCGTTGGGTTGCCACCCACTTGAAGGGTGTCTGCCACAAGTGTCGCAGTGCTAACCCAAAATCGGTTCCCAGTTCCACTGGGGTCAAAATACAAAGCACGGCCTTGTCCATCAAACGAAAAGACGGTTCGTCCTCCCACATTGAATCCAATGGCCGTAGAAAGCCCACTTGTTGTATTTGTTAAGGTGATGCTTGTTCCGCCTGAACTAATATTTGTAGTGCCTCCTCCTGTAGTTGTACCTGAACCAGTAAACAAGACACCGTTTTGATACAACATCGCATTGCTCAAATTGATATCGTCTGTAATTTGGATAGGAGTTTGGTCAAATTTACTGATAATATTGGTAAAAATGCGTTTTTGAGCCACATTGACCATGGTTTCAAGCGCTGCCACTTGATTTTGAACCTGTTCAATGGGTGTCAAGCCCGTAGCAGATGTAATGACATTTTGAAGCTCTATGATGTTGACCAGGTAGTTACTGCCTGTCATGGAGCCTTGTTGATTTGCATAGCCTCCTACATTGAAAGACATGGTCTTTCCCTCTATCAAGAGGATTGATAGATCTTAGGTGGGTTTTCGGCATGTTCCTTTTTATCAGACAGCGGTAGGGATGGCACAGACCTACACTGTGACTGGAAGGACTTCAATCGTCCTTATAAGTTCATTACAATCACCAAATACTGTTGTTCTGTTAAGCTCTATACAGTATCCGGGTCATATTGTGGGTGTTCGTGATATAACCGGCTCCAATCAAATTGCGCAGAATCCTATCATTATAAGCACTATGTCAAGTTTAAAATTTTATGATGGAACTTCGTCAGTTCTATTAAACAAACCGAATGGGTTCATATCGTTGTCATCACGCGACAGATCCACATGGCAACTCTTAAATTCTGTTGGATTTTTAACTACACTTTCTACTGGATTTTTGGAAACACTCACAACGCAAAATGTCTATGTAACAACGACAAGCAGTGTTCAGGCCTATGCAAGCAGTATGACAGTGGCGAATGTGAATATCAGCAAAAGTTTTGAAGTGCTAGGAAATACGAATATTGGAGGAAACATTCAAATCGCAGGAAGTTTTAATGTGTTCTCCTCACTCCGTGCGTTCCAAAATGTGAACTTATCCAGTGTTCTCGACGTTGGAGGAGATGTTCGTTTTCCTTCATCCTTGTTTGTTCGTGATTCTCTCACGATTGGATCCAATTTGAGTACGCTTCAGAATGCGACAATCAAAGACAATCTTCTTGTTACTACCAATTTTTATGGACGAGATGTCTTGCGACCTACCTACATAAACTCCTTGAGTGTTCAGACGCTTCGTCTAAGCTCAATGATTGTAGGAGGCGGACTTCAGTTGTATGGAGGAATCAGCACACTCACACTAAGCTCTTTTAGTTCGCTCATTGTAGGAGGTGGCGCAACCTTCAAAGGCGAAGTTACAGTAGCAGCATCCACAGTTGTTCAAAGTAGTTTTACGTTAGACAACACTCTCACAACATCCTCATTTATTTCCTATAGCAGTGCTACCATTCATCTAGCAACAGATGCTTATACATTTGAAGGTATGGATGGACTCAGCACACTTCAGTTTCTCAGTGTTTCCAATCATTCGCAGATTCGGAGTTTAGATGTAGATGGCCCTCTCTTTGTGAAAGACGCAGCCGCAATCAATGAGCTCACGGTGTATGGGTCCTCTTTGCTATCGTCTGTTCGTGCGTCTAGCCTTTTCCTCGCAGGATCCGTTACTTCACAGACGAGCACATTTTTGACAATGACAGACTTGAATGTCTTGAGCAGTTTTTTGATTGGAGGCGATATTCTTGCGGGTGGAAGAGGGATACCCTATGTGACATCCGTTTTCACAAGCAATAGTTATATTTCATCGTTGAATGTTCTTGAGTCTTTGAGTATAGGGAAAAATATTAATGTAATGAGCACTGCGGTTGTAAGTGGGGATTTACGAGGAATTACAAATTTGACTGTAAATGGAACACTTTCAACAACGAGCTTGGAGACAAATGATAGTCTTCTTATTAATGGTATCTTAAGTGTAGGTGGAACTGTTTATGTGAGCACTTTGGGTGCTCCAGTGAACTTGACCATTAGCACATTGGCCCTGTCCAACGCCTTACTCATAAATTACTTCGCAAAAATCCCTTCGTTTGAAGTGGAGCAGTATCCTCCAAAAATGGCAGCAGGAAGAAATTTCTCCCAACGGCGAGCCTATGACCTCTATGTCGATGGCGTTCTCCAAAATAGTTCGACTGTGTTTCAAACAAATACAGTCAATCCTCTCAAAAAATGGACAGCGGATACCTTAGAGACATCTACCTTGAGTGGACTCTCGAATCTAAGTTCTGTATTGATTGGATCCTATGATTTTACCTATCCTCTCAATCCTATACCCTATACTGGTCTAGTGATAGGTGGTTCCAATTCGTCTGGAGGAGCGAATCTTCTGTATGCGTCCAATGTCTCTAGCGCATTTTCTCCGTGTCAGCCTTCTTATTTAGCTACCTTTTACCCAAAACGAATTCGGTTCAATGGTGTTAGGTGGGTTGCTGGAGGATCCAATTCTAGTGGAGGTCCATCGATTTTTTATAGTTTGAATGGATATTTTTGGTCGCCTGCTTCAGGAGCCACTTTAACACAGGTGAATGATTTGCTCTATGCTGGAGGACAATGGATCGCTGTAGGCTCTAATTTTAATCCTGGACCACCTGGACCACCGACACCACCCACTATTTTAACGAGCTTTGATGGTCTTGTATGGTCGTCAGCTGTTACAGGGTCTTTTTCAGGTACAGGGTATGCCACATCCATTGCGTATAATGGACTCAATCGGTGGATTGCTGTGGGTTCATCGGGCACTCCCTTCACTCTTGCAGCAAGATGGAGTTCCAATGGAACGACTTGGGTAACTCCTTCTTTAAGTGCTAGCAATAATGAGACAAAATTTACATCCGTTGTATGGAATGGATCTGCCTTTATTGCCTATACAAATTATATATCTATGTCTAACAAAACATATGTGTATTCAAGCGCAAACGGCTCTAATTTTTCGCTCCTTACAAATATTGATTTTTTGGATGTTCAATATGCTGTGTATGGGGGGCAACATCCATTCTATACAGGAGAAGGCTATATGACGGTGGGTTCTAAACTAATGTCAGATCCTTCTACAACAATCGCCTTTGCGGGGTGTAACAGTCCTCGGTCGAATGCTACGTTTCGTGTGGGGATTTTTACAACCTCTGGTAATGATGTCGTATATGATAGTAACACAAGTAATTGGTTCGCTGCAGGCAGTAATTCTAATTTTATAGACACTCTCGGCTATTCTCAGAACGGGTTAGCCTGGCACTCCTTTGAAGGGATGTCAGGGGCTGCCTATACAATTTCTCCTGGAACGTTGACAACTCCTTCCAATTTTCCCTATTTTATACCCAATGTTACAAGTATTTTCCATTCAACATTGTCCTCTCAACTGATTACAGCAAGCACTGTAATAACATCCAGTATTCAGGGAAATTTTTTTGGAGATGGTTCTTTAATTACAGGAGTGACTAGTTTTGGATCAAATCTTGATCTTTCTTCTTTAAAGGTGAGGAATACATTTTCCGCAAGCGATATCTCAACGGTTCAAACAGTCTCTAGACGAACACAAGTGAATGACTCAATACGTGTTGTTCCAACAACATTCTTTTCAACAGCTTCAGCCTATCTAGCAGTTGGCAATGATGACACATCCAGAGGGAGTATTCAATTTAGTGGCGACGGTTTATCGTGGACAAACGCACTGACAGCAAACTTTGAGTATTATGGAAATGGAATTGCAGGCAATGGGATTGGAGTCGCTCCGTTTATTGTGGCAGTTGGCGCAGATACTCGTCCGAAATACACAATTCAATGGAGTCGTGATGGACTTGTGTGGAATCCTGTTGTAACAGGTGGATTTTCGAATGCCAACGAAAATGGCATCTGTGAAGGGACAAGTGTAGCCTATAAAGACTCTCTTTGGGTTGCTGTGGGAGTGGATCCTCAAGGGTCAAATACAATTCAGTATAGTTCAAATGGCTCAAATTGGACAACCGTCAGCAATGGGTTTCTTGGGTATGGAACAACAGTGAAAGCCAGTCTAGACACTTTTTCACCTACAAAGTTTGTCGCCACAGGAAATGGGGGTATGAAATACTCATCGGATGGTGTAACGTGGTTAACTACTACATTTTTAAATCCATTCTCGTTTCCACTTCCAACTCCCATTGATCCTCCTCCCACAATTACTGCGTTTGGTCCTGGCACGTTTCAACGAGACGCAATCTACACAGGATGGATAGCGATTGATACCTCGAATTATGAGTATTACACTCCGTCGGTTACTCCAAACGTGCTCTATCTTGATGCAAGCATTACGGGCAATTCTTTCAGTGATATCCTTTGGACGTCAGGAATAGATTGGTTAGGTGTTGGAGGAACATCTGTTCGTTTTAGTCAATCTCTACAAATTTGGCCAGAAATAACGAGTTTAAATGTCATAAATCTCAATACAATTCAATACGATTCAGAAGGAGAGAAGTATTTCATTGGTGCAACCTCGAGCAATGCAAATGAAACAATTTGGTCTAGTTCAAACACTGATGGCACAGGATGGTTCGCACTTACTCCAGGGAATGGATTTTCAACAACGGTGGAAACTTTTGGACAAGGCTATGGGATTACCACGCTAGGGGTGTCCACATTCGCAGTGGGCAACTCAGCGTTTAGCGTAGAAACCACTATTAAGCCCAGTATTCTGAATATAACGTCAACGTCCACACAGGTTTCCTTAACAGCGAACAATGCGTCTAATGTATTTAATTCAGTTGTCAGAGGAATTGGGGCTACAAACTCTGAAGTCTATAAGTATGTTGCGGTAGGAGATGGAATCCTCCCTCAAAAAACAATTGCTCGCAGTGTAGATGGCTCACCCAACAGTTGGATTCCTGCCATTACAGGTGGGTTTTCTACAACAGGCTATGGTGTCACCTATTTTCAAGACAAATGGATTGCTGTAGGAGATGCGCAAAGTTCTCGAAATATTATTCAATACAGTCCAGATGGTGCGAACTGGTTCGGAACAAATACTGCGGCTGCTTTGCGAGGTGGAGGACGAGCTGTTGTAGCAAATAGCACAACCTTGATTGTAGCAGGAGGGAAAGACACAAGTGATAAAACATTTGCCTATTCTTCGAACGGGTTTACATGGAGTGTGGGCACTGGTTCCTACTTTAATCGTGGAGCCAATGGATTAGGGTTTAATGGAACAGGCACGTATATTGCTGTGGGTGACGATACACGAGGAAGCTCAAATACAATTTTGAGGAGCGTAAATGGTCAATCCTGGAATGTAACATCGGCTACCTCTAATCTCTTTAGCACGACAGGGTATGGAGTCGCCTATGGAAACAGCAAATGGGTCGTTGTGGGTGAGGATCCAAATCCAAACAACACTATATTATACTCTACAGATGATGGTTCCAATTGGAACACGGTGACGAGCAATGGCTTTACTGGAGCTGGCTATGGTGTTACGTTTAATACATCGTTGAACAGATTTTATGCTGTTGGAAGAGATATCAATGGTGATAGTCCTCTCACTATTAAATACAGTGATAATGCGTCCACTTGGAATAATTTTACATCGGGTGGATTCATATCCCAAAAATCTCTTGGCTCTGCGAATGGAATCTTGATTCAACCCTTGGCCTCTACCGATTTCGTTCCGTTTATGGATTTTTCCAAACTTGTTCTCTATGACCGAGATACTCCTATCATATATCCCCAACCCAGCATTCGTGTTTCATCAACCTATATTGCATTTAGTGAAGGTATGTTTGTAAATTTGTCTAGCCAAGTTGCGTTTGGTTCAAATACACCCAATGAAGGAGTCGCAGTGACTGTCGGCAACTATGGACTTTATGTTCCTTCCTTAATCTATACTGGTGAGCCTTATTTGTCCAGTCTATCCTTTTTTACAGGTGTTTTCATCTCTACCTTAATCACATCACCCAACCCTTTGGCGCAGCCCATTTTAATGAATTCGTTGGAAACACCATCGTTAGCTATCAATTCAGTCTCATCTCTAACCTCTAGTAATAACTTCCCTTTCCCTACGAGATATACGAATGATAAAGCAAATACGATGAACCCAGAATATGCATCACAAGGTGATATAGATTACGGTCCGTCACTTACGATAAATGATACGCTTCGCGTAGGATATACTACTATAAAAGTAGGTTCGTGTAACAATTTCATAGTTTTCTCTAAGAGTCCTGATGCTAATCCTGAGGTTACAGTGGATGGCTCGTTTGGAACATCTACACTGAACACAGTCACTGGAAATACAAGTCTAGATGGTAATTTGTATATTTCTGCTCCACGTGTCTTTTATGAAGATGACTCCTTCTCAATGGTGAGTGGTTCGGATTTACAGATTGCATCCTCTGAAAATAGTTTTTTTATCACACCTTCCTCTCTTACATTGAATTCTTTAATGACACTTCAAGTGTCAACACAAAAGGTGGGTGTGTTTACGCAAAGTCCTCAGTTTGAATTGGATGTGCAACGGGACAGTATATTAAGCACTGTTCAAACCAATACAGTAAACAGCAAGGTCCTTGTGTTCAGAGTTCAATCTCTCCAACTGTAAAAAGGGCATTCGTTTTCTTTTCGGTGCCTTCAAACTCTTGGAATCATTAGAGTGATGGCGCAACCAACCCCCATCTTTGTAACTCCCAGCACAACAGTTGTGGAGGTGTTACAATTACAAACACCCTATACACCCGTGATTCTCAATAGTTATAACTATCAAGGCCAAGTGGTCAGTGTCATAGACGGCTCCAGTTCTATTGGAGTTCTGTTTAGTTCAATTGTTGTGAGCACAACAAATGGAGATACGTTTTCAAGAGGTGCTATCTCCACTGTTCTTAACCAGCCTCAAGGATTTGTAACGATTCAATCACAATCTCCCAATCAGTGGGCTTTTCTCAATAGCTTCCCGTTTCGCAATCAATATTTGTCAGCAGGGTTATATACTTTAACAACATCTACATTGACAACAGCTCTTCTTAGCACGATTGAAAGTTACACAAATGTTCTTGCGGTTGAAAAATTGGTAGTTTCCGGTAATTTCACGCAGAGCTCCCCTATCACCTTTAATCAGACATTGTCATCCTTTGGTTCTGTAAACCTGTATTCCTCCTTTTCAGTGTGGCAATCTACCTTTTTCTCATCGGCTCTTTCTACAACTGGAGCTGTCCAACTCTTTTCAACGCTCACTGTGGATGGAGACTTCACAACGTTATCGTCACTCCAGCTGCTCTCTTCTATCACTGTTTCGGGTTCGGTTTCTGTAGTGAGCAATGTTTCAGCAGGGCTTATTAGTTTAAGCGGTGGGCTTATCACACGATCTCTGGAGGTGACGGCAAGTACACTTTCTGCAGTGGAGATCGCAGGATCTCTAGATGTCCTTGGAAGACTCATTGTAAAGTCAGATATCCGAGTGGGAGGGCGTTTTGAAGTGTCTACTCTTGTCTTACAGAATTTATCGACACTAAGCTCGTTCGCGGTAGCGGCACCCGCTTCTGTTACTGCAACAACACAGAGTTATGACACAGTTTCAACACAAGGAAACCTTGTTATCTCAGGACCTTTAAAGGCTGGGCAAGATGTTGTTTTTGTGCGGGACTCAATTGGCATCGGAACAAATCTGACAGCCACAGGTTCAGGTAAAATCAATGGATTTCTATCAAGCTCTTCATTGAATGTATCCTCTTTATTTGTAAAGGGTGACTTCCAGACAACATCAAATAGTATCCTCTCTACAAATACACTCCTTCTTGGTGGTCAATTAGTTTTAGGGGAGTATGTCTCACGTTCAACAGTCATTAGTGAGATACTTTCAACCTCAGCCTCCGCATCACTTTATACGTCCTTACAAGCAGGGAACCTTTCTACACTCGGCAACGCCAGTTCTCTTTCTCTTACGATGATGGGAAATCTTTCAACCTCTCAATTTTCTGCGACAGGTGATATTCTAGTGAGTGGATCTACCTTGATTACTGGAGATGCGACTATTCTTCAAACAACCTATTTGACACAATCCACTGGTGTCGCAACTACAATTTCTGGAGGTATGAATGTGGGTGGAAATCTTACGTTAGGAGGAACACTTATTATTAACAGTATTAATCTTCCCCCTGCTGTTCTAGCAACTAATTTCTTTGTAAGCAGTTTGTATGTTGGAGACATTGGAATTGTAAGCTCTTCTTTGATTAGCAGTATTGCAGCAAGTTCAATTGGCACAGGAGGCGTTGAATATCCTGCGTATACCATGGATATGTCCAATGGGTTAGAAACATACAATCTTTCTACAACTCGCTTGAGCACTCTTTTATTTGAAGCACGGACGTATCCAAGTGACGACAATACCCCCTATACTTTTTTTAACGTGACAAGTTCTCTCGCAGTTGCGTATCCAACAATACTCAATCGCTTTGATATCGGTCCTCTCGCGGTGACAACTTGTAATTTGATTGCTGCGAAACGAATTTCAACCTTGTTTGTTGTAGGGGATACAATTCAAGGAATTTTTTCAGGAGATGGCTCTCGCTTGAGCAATCTAACCTATCCCGCTGAACTTGTGATATCCAATGTGGTTATAGACGGTTCGCTCAGTAGTTTATCCCTTACAACCTCTAGTTTATTTACCTCTACACTTGCTACAACAGGGTTTATTCCAACGTCAACGTTTCAAATAAATCAATTCCAACTCTTTGGTAATCCAAGTCCTTCAGTGTATGCCACGTCAGGAATCTTGGGTCTTCCTCTCTCAACACCCTATATCGCTGGGTATGCAGGGAATAAAACTTCTAATTTTTTTTTGGATTCTGATAATCAGATTCGGTTAAATACACTTATCGCACTTGGAAATAATTTGGGAATTGAAACATTCGGCAATAATTTGGTGGGTATGAGAGGTGCTGTGCTGAATTATGATAAAATCAAGGGGATTGAACAAGAAAACTATCCTTATAACCTTATGATTGGAGATACTCTCCGTGTTGATTCTCTTCCAGGTCAAATTATTCAATTTGAATTCCGTGGTGACACACTTTTCTTAGAAGGAGAGTATGTTACATTGTTTTCAGAAGTTTCATCGGGCGTTGCTTTTACAAATCTTGGAACAACCTATGTTTCATCAGGACGAATCTCCTTGAGCAATCTGGCATTTATACCTGATGGAGAGTCTCTTCTTCTTCTTCAAGGGTCTAACACGATTCAACCACAAGCGTCTACTCTTGTTTTTAATAGCACACTTTATGTAAACAAAGAAACGTCTGCTGTTGGTATTAGAACGAATCCTTATTATACTCTGGATGTGAAAGATACAACACGTGTAAATTCTAATATATATTTGAATACTAGCACTAACATTCAAAATAATATTGCGTTTCCAACGCCAAGTCTAGACTTCTGGCTGGCTCTCACAAGTGACTATCCAAATTTGCGATATACCTTAGATGGAGGAACTACGTGGGAGCAAACATTGATGACAGGGGATGCATTTGTAAATAGTTACCCTTTTTATAGTATTGCTACCGATGGTGGATACAACAAAATAGATTCAATTTTTTATCCTGTGCTCACACGCCAAACAACATGGGTCACAGTAGGATCTAATTTCACTATCTATTATACAACTCAAAATCCAACTAGAAACGGGGTTTGGTCTCTAGCAGAAATCAATTTAGATGATAAGTTCCCTGATATACCTTCTTATTTGGATGTCAAATACAATGGTGACTATTGGGTCACTGTAGGAGCTCATATTACTTCATTCTTTTTTTCGGGTGACTCGTCCAGAATTACAATTCTTCGGAGTGACAATGGCTCTCAGTGGAGCAATATCACAACAGGCGGGTTTAACACAAATACATCCAATGCTTCTTTTGGTGATTATTTTGCACAAACAGGCGGTAGAGGTGTTGCATGGAATGGACTCTACTGGGTAGCAGTTGGTCAAGGATCCAATAGCTATTCAGGAAGCAATTCTGGAAGCAATATAACTCTAAATAATTCGATTCTTACGAGCGCGGATGGATTGAACTGGTCCAATGCTGCGCCAGGATATGGATTTACTGAAAACGTTTATACTGGTTATCAAAATTTTTCAGGTGGGTTTGATGTCACCTGGACAGGAAAGCATTGGGTCGCTGTAGGATTTACAGCAGGGACTGGTATTTTGTATAGTTCGGATGGAAGTAATTGGTCTGAATCTTTTATGGGATTTCAGTTAACACTTCCATTTGAATTTGTGATACCTGGGTGTGGAGTGTCGGTTGATTGGAATGGTTCACGGTTGGTTGCGGCAGGGGTGGGAGATAATGAACTGCTTTACAGTGATAATCATGGGATCTATTGGACCCCTTGCGAACGTAATGGAACTGGCTTTAATTCAAATGTCACATGGAATGGCTCCTATTGGTTCGCAAGTGGGTCCAATGGTATCGTGAAGAGCTTGGATGGGATTACTTGGAGCCCACCAGACTTGTCCATTCCAATCTATGGAGTTGCTTATACTTCCAATGTGAATGCTAGTCTTACTGTGGGCACATCGCAAACACTGAAGATACTTTCAACATTTGCCCCTCCTCCACCTCTTTTGAGTGTTGCTGTGGGAGACGAATCAACGTTTGGTTCATCCAATACAATGTATTATTCAGTAGACGGTAGCAATTGGACAGAAGCGATAGGAACCAAGCTAGAAACGCGTGGCAATGCAGTCGCCTATGGCAATGGTCGCTGGGTTGCTGCGGGTGGTGATTCGAATGGTATTGGACTGAGTAATGTTGTTGCGGTTACAAGCACAGACGGACAAACGTGGGGATCCATAGATTTGTTTGATATCTATCAGTATTTTGGAACTTTACCTGCGATGAATACTGTGTATTATGCAAACAATAAATGGTTCCTAGGAACGGAGTATGATTATAGCATTATGGAAACTATACTGTATAGTTCGGATGGAGTAACTTGGCGAATGCCACAAAGTAGAGTTGCACAAGATTTAGGAACGTATGGGTTTGCCTATGGCACTACTCCTACATTCACAGAGGGCGTATTTTATGCTGTCGGTTTTGCATCTATAATGTCTGGTTCGTTGATTCGTTCCCTTGATGGGATTGAGTGGGAGTATGAAAATCCAAGTGGGTTTTTTGACAACTACATTAATGAAGTCTATGGTATCCTTTTTGCGAGTAATACTTGGTTTGTGGTAGGACTTTATTCAGCAGGAAGAGCGACCTCTATCTTGTATTCTGAAGATGCCGTTCAATGGAGCAACTGTAGCTTTGATACTGCTGATTTTTATACAGCTTACGCAATCGCCTACAATGGATCCAATCTATGGGTGGCTGGCGGAACATCAGGTGGTATGGGAGCTGGAAATACATTAAAATACAGTGGAGATGGAATTACGTGGAGCAATGCCTCAGGGGATTTTTCATTTCATGCCTATTCAGTCAATTATAACTCACTCTTATCTATCTGGCTCGCAACAGGAACCTCTGGAGATTCAAATTCAGTGCTGTATAGTTCGGATGGCTCTAACTGGTCTCCCAATGTGTCACCACTCTTTATTGTAGGACGTGGTATCGCTAGCTCATCTCTAGGTGATCCAGTTGTGATAGGCATCCGCAATTATTATGATAGACTAGAATTTTTACGAAATCCTGGTCCTGGAATAACGACCCGTGTAGGCACACCTTTTATTTCCTATACATCAAACCTTCTCAATGTCAACAATGGACTCCAATTTACGTCAGCGGATTCGCCGTATCTTGATACAGGAGGCATTGCAATTAATCCACTCTTTAGCACCTTTACACAATTAGAATATACAACTATATCACAGACTCTCAGCACAAATTTACTTATAGCAGAGGAGGCATTTACTCTTGGCACGCAATATATCTAATTCATTTTTCATACTGCCTAAATAGGATGTCGGCAACGACGGATATTTATGTAACACCGAGCACATCTTTGATACTTATTCGTAATGTAAGTACCCCTACGAATATCTATCTAAGTTCTTTCAATACCCCCAATTTTACACTTTCAGTTCGTGATACAACAGGGTCTTCTACAATTTTGACAAGTTCAGTCTATTTGAGCACAATTGGAACAGCGAGGTTCATGGATGGGTCATTCTTATACACACTGAATCAACCCTATGGATTTGTCAATCTAGGTTTCCGGAATTCATCCTTCTGGCAGGTGCTTCACACGTCAGGACAATCTCCACTCGATTCAGCTGCCACTGTTGGAAAACTCAATATAAGCACTTCCTATGTTGGTGTCTTGAGCACTACGATAGCAACTATCAGTTCGCTCTCCTTAGAGAACCTCACGACCACCAATGCGATTACGATTGAGGGACCCTTTATTATTACGAATCTTTCTGCTCCTGGAATTGTAACAGTTCAATCCACGTTTACTGTGTTTGGAGATGTTCAAATTGATGGAAATCTGTTTGTAAGTGGCATAACCTATTTTCAATCCTCGCTAAATACAACTGAGTTGCTTCCTCTTTCTAACGTGGCACGGGTGTTTTCTTCGTTTGGCGTGGGGGGTCATTTGTCTGTAGGAGGAACCCTCACGATAGGCAGCACTCTTTTTACGCAATCAGACAATTTTGTTCCTTCCTTACAAGTTCAAAAATCCACTCTAGCAACGACAACCACTCTAGACGAGACACTCAATGTTGGAAGTGTTCTTAGCTCTCTGCGCTCTCTGGTCGTTCAACAAACAGCCTCCGTCACTACAAGTAATCACTTTGTGTCAATCCTCCAGGATGTAAGCAGTATCGTATCGAATAACACTTTCTCCACAAATACACTTTCAGTCTTTGGAAACAGCTTGGTCAAGGGGTCTTTATTCACACGATATGCTGATTTCTATTCAACACTTTTTATCGGTAGCACACTCCGTATTCTAAGCAATGCGAATACGTCGACATTATTTGTGGGTGGAAATTACTTTACCAATACACTTTCACTGAGCACACTCTCAACTCTGAGCTCTTTTTCTACTGGAATCGCCTCTGTTCGGTTTTCAACAATTCTCAGCAGTGGCCTCTCAACAACAGGGATTGACATACTTCACTTTGCCTCTATCTCAAAATCGTTTGAAACAGTGGCGACAATCTCATCGTTAGGACCGACACGTGTAAAGGATACTCTTTTTGTTCAAAACGATGGGGTGTTTGATAGTCTAACTTTTTTATCGAATCTTAAAACGGAAGTCGTGACGGCTAGCACAGTGACTCTCACTTCAATTTCGCTTTCATCACTCAACACAACAGGAAACTTGACGGCAAACGGCATCATTACAATTGAAAAAGGATTGCGTGTCTATGGAAATGGTCTTGTTCAGAGCAATGTAATCGCTGCAGGCACGTCTGTTATTTCTACCATTGAGACTCCATCATATCTCATTGATACACTCAACATTACTACATCATCGCCCTACACTGCTTTTACAGCATCTTCTTTTAACGCATCCACTGTAGAAGTCAATTCGTTCCTTGTGCGAGCGACTGACCCTCCCACTTTAACTGTCGGATCTACCTTCGCCTCTACAACCCAATTCAATACTGCGGTCGCGGAAGCAGTCAGGGTTCGTGTTGCGCAAACATCTAGTTTTTTTTGGGGTCCTTCTAGAGTAGAAGGTGTAAAGGCATCGCTGGATGTGCGAAGTTACTTTCCTCAAGGTCTGTCCGCACAAACACTTCTTGTCAATAGCTTAACTGCTGATTTTATAAGCAGTCGTTTTTCGGGCGATGGGCAAGGAATTTCCAATATATTCTTCTCGAATGTATTTTCAAATGTTTCTGCAACCACAGGATTTATAAGCACAATCTCTTCACCACAAGTCTTTACATCATCTCTGAATGCCTCAACATTTCAGAATCTTCTGTTCACAACCGCAAATTCCAGTTTCCAGAGTCAAAATTTAGTGATTGAAGGACTTGGATATCCCTTTCGTTTTGATAAGAATCAAATTCTTCTTGTAAATAGCAATGTATATGCCATTAATCGCACCCTTTTCATAGACACACTTCAAAACCGTGTTGGTGTGAATATCTCGTCTCCTCAAGCTGATATGGATATTTCAGGGGGTCTCATTGCGGGATCTGTTACTTATTCAAATATAAATAATATGATTCTCTCGTCGTTTTCAAATCCAACATATTTATCCTCTATTATAACTTCGTCTATCTTTGTTCGTGACTCTTTTAATGTTTCAACATCCATTATTGTAATGAGCAATTTTGACTCACCTTATCAGTTTGTCATTTCATCTCAACAAATGAGCCCTTATTCGCTGAATCAAGCCAATTTGCTTAGTTTAATAGATTTTCCAAGCTCAATTGCGCTTCTGAACACACTTTTTATTCATAACGATACCAAAAATGTAACGGTTAAACGTGTGGATTTTTTAACATCAATTTCTGAACAATCTATTGATACTTCAATTTCGCTTGCTGTTTCAACCATTTATGTGAGCTCTGTCACTCATGTTTCTAGTTTCTTGGCTGAAACTCTGTTGACAAATTCCTTGACAACACCGTATTTTCTCATAAATCCTGTGGACGACAGGATTTCGGTCAATACAATCAGCACGGGGTCTCAAGGGTTGTTTTTTAATTATGACCTTTTGACAGTGATCAATAGCTTTCAACAACCCAGAGTCGGAATCAAAACAAAAAATCCACTTGTTGCGCTAGACATCCATGGTAGCGCGTATTTTTCTAGCTTGTATTTGCAAGGTCCTGTGATCACCAGGAACTTAAGCCTTGGCTCTGTTCTTCTCTAAGAGTCCATATAGTAGAATGGCGAATCTGGTTGAATTAAACAATAATGCTTCTGTGGTGGTAAGTCAGAATACAATAGGAACGACACCGTTTGAATTAATTCTAAATAGGCAGAACACCTTTATTGAAAACCGTCTTTTGTATTGCAAAGAAGCCAATGGTGGCACGATGCCCCGAGTATTGACTCTTTCAACGTTTGGATACACAATTCAAGACTCTAATACACTTTATTTATATAGCAATGATGCGATTCAGCTTCATTTGTCAACGAATTCTTGGACGATTCTAGGTGGGTTTTCTCCAAGCGGAGGATGGAATTGTAATGCTCCTGGATTTTCTATTCCCTTTCCTCCTTCTTTTTCAACACTCCAAACACCCTCTAATTCTGTTATCGTGAACCCTACAATGGATACATCCCAACTCTTTGTAGATTTACGAACTCAAAGTAAAACGCTTGTCCTTCCCAAAATCTCAAATCTTGTTCCGAATCCGATTTTTTATCCTATGTTTCCTTTCTATACGATAAAAGATGTGTATGGAAATTCCGCCACGAATCCTCTGTTTCTTAGCACAACTGGAGGAGACATTCTAGAATCCCCCAATACCTGTATTTATGCGACAAAAATAGATTCAAATTATGCCTCTCTAGATATTCTACCCAATGGCAAGAACAATACATGGCATATTCTCAATTACTTCAATGGCTCAATCTCAAATGGTGATTCAAATCTGCCAAGGAATAGCACCTTTTATATTTCTTCAGCGATTACCTATGTTGATACAGCCGCTATAAAAAAAATGGTTGTTTTACCTGAAACGAGTGCTGTAAAAGATGCTAGCTTTTATATCAAAGATTTAACGGGAAATGCGAATGCGAATGGTATATATATATCTACGCAAATGAATGACTTAATTGAAGGAGGTCTAAGTAGTATTATGTTGACAAGATCCTATGAATCTGTGCGTCTTGTATCATATAGCACAGGTCTTTATTCTATTACCCTGAATAATCTATACGGGTTAGAACCTTACAAACAGCGTTAAGGAGGGCTAAACAACCATTACTTTTCAACTTCACCAAGGTAGAGGTGAAGTTGATATGCTTCCGAACAATCAAAAATTCTTACGTCCGTATGAACCTTACATAAAGAAGCAAATCCCGACACCAAAATTTGTTCCCTATGAGTCGGATTCTGATTTAGAAGCGTCTGACTCAGAAGGCTCTGATGTTACACGAACTACGGATTCTCCAGAGAATTTGCCTGACACAGTGAAGTTTGCCACAGCGCTTCAATTAAATGAAGCAGGTGGCCAAGACTTTCCTACGAGGGGCTCACAACTCGAGTATGGACTCAATCGGATTCAAAAACATACAAGTTATGCCCCATTTACCTCAGCGTTTAATATTGATTTACCCTTTGATTCCAAGCAATTTGATACATCAGGAGCAAAAATATGGCCTGAAGATACTGTCGCTCGTCAAGCCACAACCAGTATTATCATGTTAAACAGTCGTGACCGTGATAGAATTGTCTATCCGACCCCTGCAAATGTTACGTTACGGTTGCCCCGAACCTATGCGAACATCACAAGCATGCAAGTTGTTCAAATGAAACTTCTGTCTTCGTTCTTATATTTCCGTGCGGACAAAAACAACATATGTTTGACCATTAATGAGTTTGGTCGTATCTTATATAATTACCTGAATCAAGCGCAAGGTGTGTTGAATGTAAAAAAGTGTATCCGCGAAGGCAGTTACAATATTAACACCCTCATTGCGGAGTTGACCATTCAACTGAATACACCTCCCATTTTCTTTGATTATCCCGGTGGTTTCAATCAGTTTGTTCCGCTCTTCGTCGCAACAGGTGACTTTGGGTATGCGTTTAATTATCCTGGTGACTTTTTCTATGACAGTTTGAATCGAACCTATCAAGCAGGTCCTACACGTTCCTATATCATTACACGCTTTTGGGCAACAACAACACTTGGCTTTACACCAAGTCTGAAACAAACAAAGGTCGCCTACTATTATCCTGTTCTTCGCGAATATATCTTGGATCCTGACTATGGAATTCAAAAACTCAATACGGATATCAATACAAGTGCTCTTTTACCCGATGAAACGATTTATTCGCGCATCGTGTATGGCTTTCAAGGTGTGAATGACGTGATTGTTCAACAAATGATTGACGTAAACGTCAATGCCTTGGATATCTATCGTTCAGCTCACACATTCCGTGAAAGCTTAATCAACAAATACGTTGTCAATTATGAAACCTTTAACAATCGTTTGTATATTCAAAGCCCTTCATTAAACACCTCCTTGGTCAACTTATTGAATACGCAATACCAGATTTTCTTGGCCCAGCAATTGACGAATTTTGGATTGACAACGAGTACCTATTCTGCTCTTCAAGCCTTGAATTCTCAAATTCTTTCTATTACGAATGCGATGTATGATTTTATTCAGCTCCAATTGGCCTTTTATTTTGGTATTAACTTTAACACCTTTTCGCCTATTTATTTTACACAGCCCAATAACTATATTAATATCCAAAATGCCCTCAATGCCATAGGTGTTAGTTCAAACTATGATCTCAATGTTATTTCGAATCCAAATGACCCCTTTACAACAAATGTAATTGAATTGAATCGCAAGCAACCCACTATCTTTTGGCCAAACATGTCGAACTTGACTCCTACTGCAGGGCTTGGGATGCAGGGCTACAATACGAATCTGGGAGCTTCGAATCAAGCTCCTTTCTTAACAGGCTCAAACTTTCCGTATTCGATTACAACAGATGACCTTGTTTTGACAAATTCTTTTATTGATGCGGATGGGGATATTTTTACAGATTTGCGTCGCAAGGCAGGAGACATTATTGTTCCTGTTGACACTGCGAGATATACAGTCTTTCGCTTTCGTTCCAACTATCGTCAAACCCTTCAAGTGGAGACGATGCCACGACCTACACAATACAGATACCCTTCTTATAACTCTCAAACCTATTCTGCACAAATTCAAAGAGTCTTTGATAATAGTTATTCATATCTATTCAATACAAGCAATGCGAAAATGGACAATGTCCCGTATGCGGGGCTGAATACTATCTATGGCTACAGTAATACTGATGTTTCAATCACAACAAATTTTGGAAAAACTTACAGTGAATCTGATTCTTTCTGGGGGTCTAATACAATTGATTTGAACGTAGCGACAAGTATCTATAATTTTAAATTCTTTTTGCCTCTGCCACCAAGTCCACCTTCGGGTCCTGCGTATCGTCATCGTATGGCATTGACCATCCAGGCTGTCGACAATACTGGCGAGGTGATTCCATCGCCCTCTCAACTCACCCTTTTCCTCTATCATGACCGAGCTGCTTTTATGGCCGACCTATCAGGAAATGCTCGGAATGAAAATCCTCTTCATTACAAAACTTCTTTTCAAACAAATGTGAATGATTTGAGTAGCAGTCTAGTCTGGACAGCCTATGCGGGTCAAACCTATTTTTGTATTTTGCGCTCAACAAATATTAGTTTTCAGACGACACAGGCTCAATTAGTAGCGTGGTATCCTGATGGACCTACCTACACAACACTCTCAAGTTCTTTGACAGGATTTGACCCCTTTGGAGATCCTACAACAACAAGCGCCTTGACAAATTTCAATTATGCCCAAGTCAATGATCCAGCGTTTATACGTCTTCCTGTTCAAAGCAATCTCTGGGGAATTAATCCAACAGGAAATGAAGTGAACGCAGGGCTAGCCATTAGCAATGTTGCTATTGGATATGATACAAATGGTGTGTCTACAGATTTAACTGATTATGTTGGATATATAAGTGGCTCAACAGGAAACAATTTGAACCCAACAGCATTGATTCGCAATGATCCTATAAGTCGATATTTTTTTCAAGTGGGTAGCCCTTACAGTCCAACCTCACAAGCGTATTTCTATCCTGGTTCGTCTAATTTCATCCTCAAGCCTCTGAATCAGGCAAGTTATATAGCAAGCAATGTTCCTTATAGACAATACAAAATTGTTCAATGGTATGATACTGTGTATGTGCCTGATCCTGCTGGAATTGTAAATCCGTTTAATCCCATCACAGATATTAGTCCTTATATTTCTCCTTACTCAGCGTCAAATACAATCGTTCCCATAAGTAATTATCAATATGATACTGTATCGAATACGATTCAACTAGGCACAGGATGTTCTGGATTTACCTTTATCCCTTCGGATGGAATTTGGTCCTTAGACAAGGTAATGTTTCGCAGTGCGTTGATTCAGAATGATCCAAATGACACGATTGCTTACTTAGGAATTTTCCTAACAAATTATGCCAATAGCCGTTCCATTTTGAATTTAAATCTTTCCAATGCTGTTGCCAAGCTGAACTTTACAAAGAAAGTTGTCTATGCGAACGCAGGTTCTACAAATTTTGGCTTTGATACTCGTTTGGGAACCTATTATGAATTTGACAACGATACTACGTTTTCGCAAAGCCCCATCCAGGGATTTTCTCAAAATGCTGCAGTTCTTACAACAGATCCTGGTGATTTCTATTCCGTGATTCCATTTGACGCTGCTGGAAATGTCACGTATATGCGAGGGCTTACAGGGTCTCTCACTCCCTATCCCTATGTAACAGATGCCAGTGCTGGGCGTTTCTATTTTGATGGAAATCAAGCACCCAATCGTAAAGGAATTGTATTGCCCTTGGCACCCCCAGCCTCAAACTCACAGTATGGTCCTCCTCAAGGAATTTCCTATACGTTGTCTGCCTATGAGCAATCTATTCCTATCGGCTCTCAGATTCTCCATTACTTATCAGTGCCTGATATTCTCCAAGATTTATCTGGATTTGTTCCATGGACAGGCCAAGGCTATTCCCCTACACAAATGTGTGCGGATGTCTCAGGTGTCATGATGATACAATCAACAGATTTCAAGTTTTACTCCTATCCTTACAATAGTCCAACTCGCACATTTACCTATCTGTTTACATTAACAGTCGATGATATTTATCCTGCGGTAGAAGCTACAACTCTTGTTGGAGTCGCAGGAAATTCAACGTCGTATGTCTTTTTAGGGTTCCAGGTTTCAGGAGGAAGTTATCAAGTGCGAATCAAACGATACAACGTAGCTCTTGGGAGTTTATTGGATATTGGAGTGCCATCCACATTCCAAATTCCAGATTTAGCATTCTCTGTGACTAGTTTCTCCTTCACCGATACAAATGGCTTCGTGATTTCTGGAACATCTGGCGGAGGAGTTGCGACAACTTATCGCACACCCAGTCTAGCAGCTCTGTCTTGGATTATAGAGTCCTATGCTGGATACACGAGTGTAAAATCTGTTCAAGCGCCTACCTCTCCTTATGTCTATTCACTCCCCTTTTTTGGAACGGGTGTCTCATCCAATGTCTATTATAGATATCTTGAGGATGCTGCTACACAAGAAACTATAACCATTCTAACAACTTCCACTACACCCAGCACGTATGTAAACATTATGACAACGAAAACGGTGGGTTCGCCAGACCAGCTCTATTTCTTAACAACTCAAAATTTAGCACCAAGCTTGACCAATGCCTCTTCACGGTATTTCCAGTTAAAACAGCTCACAGGGACAGGCGCAAACACATTTAATGCTTCTTTGGACTACTCTGATTTAGTCTTTCAAGGGCCACCTCCCACATCCACATATCTTGTTCCCCAAAACATGATAGGAGGCGCCTTAGGAAGCAAATGGGTCTTCTTTTCTAGCACACCCTATGTTTGGGGTAACCGCAATGATAATGAAGATGCTCCTATCAAAGTTCAAAATGCCTATCAAATCTTTTATCCCACAACAAAGATTGTTTTGCGAAAGTTGGCAAATGCTGTCAATCCTATTACAGATTTGTCTGGGTTGGAGTATCCTGAATATCCTCATACGCAGATGTTTGTCTACAATACAAAACAGGCCTTTGTAAATGATATCAGTTACAACACATTTACGTATAATCCTTCATCCAACACCTCTAATTTCGCAGATCCTCGGTTTTCGCAGTGGGGATTTGAACTTTCAGGAGGCCTTCTCCCTACAAACAAATTCAACTTGAATTCCAATGGCTATTATGTATCTGATGTTGGCTTTAGTGGATATTATTTCAATTCCTATATTTTTAATGTCCCCTTGTTACCCAACTCCAATTCCCCTGAGCCTTATTATTATCTCGCAGTGCGCAGCTATACGCCGAGTGAAAAATCACAGTTCCTCATGCGATTTAATTTACCCCAGAGGTATGACTTTGGTTTCCTCCGCATGCGTGATTTGAGTAATGAATGGGTAGATTTGTCGAATAATCCTGGTGTTTTCAATCCTTCCTATTACAGTGCTTTGTCGAATTTTGAATACGCATTCCGCTTTAGTAATGTAAACTTTGGATACAATCCTACACAGAATATCGCAGGCTCCAATATTACATCGACAGGCTTTGGTTACTTTATAAGTCTCTATACACGACTCTTCAATTTATACAATTCGAACGTTCAAGTCATTAACACAATTACAAACAATGTCAATTCTAATATGACCCAGTTTATACAAGATTATCTACTCTATGTCTTGCCTGATTATGCGCAAACACGTCAGAATTTTACAGAAGCAGTGACCTTCTCTATTTTATGGCGGTCCGCACTGACACCTTTATATCTCAAACTCGAGGATGACTGGGGCTTGGGATATAATCTTGGATTTGCGAAGGTAGATACACCGTATGCGACAATTCAGAGAGCACCTACTTTCTTTAAGATTTTGGATGATTACATTTACTTAAGACTGAATGTTCAAAATGATATGAATAAGATGGATTTCGGTGGAAAAGAGAATCTGAAAGAGACAACAGATTCAACTGGACAAATTAATGGCTACAATGGAAAGCTCCTTCTCAACACCTTTGGTAGCTTTGCACAAACGATTATTCAGAATCCAGTGTATTTTAATCCACCCATCCTTCGTTTAGAGAAATTAACATTCCAATGGTATGACACGGCAGGAACACTCATTACAAACGAGGAATGTGATTGGAACGCAGCCATTCAGTTTGTAGAGGATGCTCCGAAGGTAAATATTCGGGGTAAGAATCCTGTAATTATTCCAAGGTAAGGTAGAAGATGGAGCTCACATCCACAGACCCCACACCGAGGTTAGGAAATTCAACAGCCAATAAAGCAAGTTTTGGAGGAAGCCCTACAGAACCTTTTTTTCCTCCTGTTTGTCTACAATATCACTGGGATCCTACGGCTATCTTACGTCGTGTTGTTCCGCAAGGCCCTCCTGTGCCTCTAGCTCTAGACCCTCGTCCTTGGGCCAAAGTCTGCTTAGAATACGTAAATTCAGGACAAAGCTCGGAACAAGCTCCCACACCTCCTCCCAATATGGTTTTCCCCTCAGGAGGTGAATTTTATCCCCCGACTCGGTATTCTTCCGCGATTGACAACGAATCACTCCTACGGCGTTTGGATAGACCTCTTGGAACATGCGATGCTGAGCAATACGAGCCGAATCAGCGTGGAGATATGTATATTTCCAATAAGCTTGTTCCTGACCGCATGTATACGCCCACCACTGACATGGTAAAAGAACTTGCGATGCCCAAAGCGCTTCTTCGTGCGGGTGTCTATGATTGTCGTTTGGAGGCAGATAAGGTCAATTGGGCTCGCTCCACAAGTCTTTTTAACAATGCCACCAAGCAACAACGTTACAATCAAGGGTTCGTGACCAAACAACTGAAACCCAATGAAGCTGAAAAAATGCAGTAAAGAAGTAGATGAGTGCGAACACTGGACCTGCGAAAAACGCCCCTGCTCCTGCTGCTGAAGCTGCCGCCACACCCGCTGCTGCCAATGCAGCGAATGCTGAGAAGAAGAACAATGCTTCTGCGGCCAACGCAAACAAGAAGAACAATGCAGCGACTGGCAATACGACAAAAAAGAATAATGCTCCTGCGGCCAACGCAAACAAGAAGAACAATGCTCCTGCGAATGCTGGCGTGCCCGAAGAAGCATCTATAAAGAAAATTGAAGAGGCTATCGCGAAATTGGAGGAGATTGTAAAGAAGGAAGGAAGCACGTGTGGCCAAATAAAACCCGTCGCAGAAGAGGTCATCAGAGAAGGAGATGACGTTGAGAAGAAATTAAAAAATGGGAAGTTCAAAGAGAATAATCTCAAACCGGTTACGCTTCGGCTCAAAAATACCCTGGACACGATTGGCAAAGCCTGTAAGAAAAATGCGTCCGCTCCTGCCGCTGCCCCTGCCGCTGCCCCTGCTGCTGCTGCGAATGCTACTGCTGCTCCTGCTACAAATGCTTCTGCTGCTGCTCCTGCTGAGATGAAGGGAGGACGTCGTCGTAAACAAAAGACACAGAAGCGGAAGGCAAAGAAGAGCCGCAGCAAATCACGCCGTCGTATGTAAACATCTCTGAAGAATCACATCAATAGACTCACTCCATCCAATAGGAAGACGAACTGTAATACACCGTCCTTCTAAGGGATACAACATTCCAATCGAATGTACCTTCACTCCTTGCTTCTGCGCAAAGCCTGCGGTCATTGCGAGCAACAAGAGTTTCATTGAGCTAATTCTTTCTTTTTCATCCCCTGCTAACTTCCAAAAGACACCTGAGGCAAACAAGTCAATTGTTTCGGGTTGCGTCCATTCAGAGTGAATTTCTAAGCCAACTTGCCAATCATCTGTATCAGCCATCCATCCTTCTAAGGAGGCCTCCAGTGTTTGGAGGTATTCACCTAATTCCATATCTTCTAAATACGTGCTCATTGAGCTGACACGATAGAGAGGCGCGTTTCGTCCTTCTCCCACTAAGGAAAGGGTTGAGACTCTCCAAATGTCTGATAAGATATCTGTATTGGGTATGTCCAGATTTGTCATTTGTCTCCAACTCCGCAAAATCTCTCCACGAAGCTCTGTAGGAACAGAAAATCGGCACGGGGCAATTGTGAATTCATTCAGGTCATAGGTCTCAAATCGCAAAGGACGAAGTTGTCCTCTGATTTTCGCCACTAGGCTTGTTGCTGCCAACACCTGTTGAGGTTTCCAATCCAAATGACTCTTTTCGCACCATTCCATCATTGTCGCATAGTCAATGGGTGGCGGCACTTTGGCGGCCTCATCTCCACGGAAGTTTGTATAGACAAAGGTGAGCAATTCATCTTTCCACTCTTCCCAAAACTCACGGTCTTCTGAAAAGATACGAAGTGTAAACAAAAGTCTCTCAGCCAAAGGGTCTCTGTAGATTTTCTCTGATGAGTAGCGAGCAATCGAGCGTTTGACAAAGGTTCGGACAAATCGCAGAAAGTCTTTCGCAACATCGGGTTTGGAGGCCCAGCGTGGTGTGGTCCAAATCTCTCCAGGAGGGAAGATGTTTTTCTCAGTAATATTTTGTATATCCAGCCAATCTAAGAGTTTGTTCTCACGCAGATATTGAAAATCATTTCCATCCAACGAGCTAATGAGATGGTCAAGCGTGGGAACCCCTTCTTGAAGCTCGGCTTCACTCAAACAGTAGCGAGCAAGCCCATGATATTGTAAGAGACGACTTGGGATTTCACGGATAAACCGAGACAAATCACGCTCCTGCCGATTGTAACTGAGAAACAGATGTTTTCGTGCTCTTGTCACTGCGACATAAAACAGACGCCGCTCACAGATAATATCTTCTTTCCGTTTGGAGGATGGAAAGACTTCATCATTACAATGAATTAAGAAGACAACATCCCATTCCAATCCTTTACTCGCATGAAGTGTTACCAAATCAACAGAATTCACCTCATTTGTATCATCGTCATCTCGTCCACAATCACGAAGTCTGTAGGGGATTGTCTCTGTTAAAAACTCTTCTTCACATCGGAATAAATCTAGATTTGTGCGGCTGAGAATTGCGATGGAGATTTTAGGATGTTGTTTTCGTATCTCACGAATTGTCTTGACAATCCATTGTGTTTCATCCGACATTCTCCAGAAAAATCGCACATCAGGCTTCCGTCCCAGATGCGTGCCTGCTCCAACCATTGACTTTTTCCACGGTAGCGTGGGAATGAATCGCATGACCGCATTGGCTGCTGCGATGATACTTTCAGAACTCCGATAATTTCGTCTGAGCTGGTCATCCACAAGTCCTGAAAGTTTCTTTTCCAACTCTAAGATAAACTTCACATTACTCCCTCGCCATGTATAGATATTTTGAGAATCATCTCCCACAACTAAAAGACGAGCACCAGGGTGAAGCATGCGCTCTACCATTTTCCACTGAGCCGCATTGATATCTTGGAATTCATCTACGACAATATAGCGCAGCTTTCCCACCCAGGCTCTTCCTTTTGGTTTCGTCAACCAAGTGGTTCCCATTCCAATGAGTTCATCCACAAAGTAAAGAGTGCCGAGTGTGCTTGAATCATACGTCATCAACAAATTCCGCGCAAGTCCATGGAATGTCCCTGCCCAGACTTTGGTCGGACCAATTAATTGTTCAATTCTGTGAATCATCTGTTGAGCCGCATTTCGTGAAAAGGTCATGAGAACAATACTCTCAGGTTTCACATTGTAATGAGTAATGAGCCATGCGATACGCGCTGTCAACGTAGTGGTTTTTCCACTCCCAGCAGAAGCTATAATCCGTTGATTTACAGAAGGGTCTCGTATGACTGCTTGGGCTTGTTCTTCATTGAGGGTAAGCGTTGAATATGGAAAGGAAAATTCCATGCACCTGGGTATGGAAGGGACAAAAACCTTAGACCAACGGTTCTTGAAGCGTTATTTTCAAACAAGACGCTTTACGGGTCGGCGCGGGTTGACACCCATGAAAAGCAAACATAAGAAGTCGGTTCCAAAAACTCGTGGTCATAAAGTAGAAAAACGACCCTATGTTCCAATACGAAAGCACGCAGGTTCACAGCAGCCTAGTGAACGGGAAACAACAGACCCGCAAGAACATCGTAAAGATACAGAACGGAAAGGGGACCAAGACAGTCATCCAGATGAGAGAGGGGAAAACAAAGAAGAGCACCCACAAGTTGTCGAAGGGGGAGCTACGGAAAATTCAGAAAAATCAGTTCATCCCGGGCCTATTCAAGCCGTGTCTGAATTGTATAAATGGTGTGCGGACGACACGGAAACAACCGAGACGGGTATAGAAGCAGAGGAGCTCCAGTAGAGCCATGATATTTGAAATCGGAATTATCCTTACAGTGTTACTCGTCGTTCTAGTTTTGTTTTACAGACAAGCCATTGAGCAATACAATATCCTTCAGATTGAAGCGTCTCAACTCTCTGACCTCCCAAAACTGCTGGGAGAGAGAACCCCGTTAGTGCTTCATGACATTGGGCAGCCCAAACTCTTCACACCCGAGACACTCCAAGCAAATTCACGACTTCAACAGTTTCCAATTGGAAACAATCAGACACTTGGACAGTATATACAGAATCCAAGTCTGACAGGTATCTTTCCTCGGAAAGCCTCCTTGCTGTTAGCAAAAGAGTCAGGATTGTCAGTTTGGCTTGAGCATACGTGGTTTCCCAAATTCTTTGCGTATCCTATGCTTGAGCATGTTCATTTTCTAACAACAGAAGCCTATCTTGGGGATGTTGGTTTAACAAAAGCAACTGCTATCTATACCGTTTTATACCCCACCTCTGGAAGCTTTGAAGTAACCTTGCTCACGGAGCAACAAGAGAAGTGTCTTCCTCCTGTGTGGCGAGGAAGGTTTCCTGAGCTCTTTACGCTTCAAGATACACCATTAGTGGGTGAAATTAAGTATATTACAGTCAAACTTCGTCCTGGAAATATGATTTGTATTCCCTCCCACTGGTTCTATAGCATCCGGTCAACGGACAAGAAAAAGCCAGCGTTATGGTCAAAATTCACGATTGATAACCCCATTAGTTCAATTGCATCGTCTATGGAGTCAGCACTCCATACCTAAATTTGAGTGGATAGATAGGAACTAGACAAGGTATGGAGGAATCAGCAGACGAAAGTGGCTCTGAAGATATTTCACTTGAGGATACATTGGAAAGTCTCAAGCGAAATGCGAAAGCGGCCGAAACTCATTTACTCGAATCGTTAAAGCAATTGAAAGGATTTCAAACGAATCTTGTCAAGGAGTCCAAGACAATGGATGTTCCACTCCAACCCAAGACCCGTCTTATGAAATGGCTAACGGATAGAGGACTCCGTGTCGAGAGCACATTTCAAGAGTTCTTTGAAGCCTTTATGGATGACCATAAACAAGACCATCGCTTAGATTTATCTGTGAGAAGTATTCAACTCAATACCGCAGCCTGTGTCTTGTTTGGCTTGAAGGATACTAACCCCAAACTCCATCTCTATGACGTGCTTCAGAAAGTGTCAACTCTGTATTATTAGCAGGGTCCAAAAATTGATGGTATTTTTTGATAGTGTAGAAGGCACCATGAGCCTACTAGACAAACTTACCGACGAACAAAGGAAAGCCTATGATTTAGTGGAGCAAGGCAAATCTATTTTCTTGACAGGTCCTGGTGGAACTGGCAAGAGCTTTCTCTTGAAAGCCATGTATGAAATGATACCTCTCAGGACAGAGAAACATGTAGCGGTGACTGCGATGACAGGATGCGCTGCGCTTCTCATTGGTCGTTTTGCCAAGACACTACATTCCTGGGCAGGGATTGGTCTTGGTCGTGAGAATGCCGCAACTCTCGCAGCAACTATTCGTCGCTCTGGAAAAGCGTTGAGACGCTGGCTAGGCACAGACATCCTCATTATTGATGAAGTAAGCATGATGACTCCTGAGCTCTTGGAGAAACTCGATGCGGTTGCGAAGCTCCTGCGCAGAAGCTCTAAACCCATGGGTGGTCTTCAACTTGTCTTTGTGGGAGACTTCTACCAGCTTCCTCCTGTTGTCAAAGACAAAGAAGAGGAAACACCCTTCGTCTTTGAATCTGAAGCCTGGACTGAAATCGTTCAAGAAACAGTTTCCTTGACAAAAATCCTACGTCAAACGGACCCTGTCTTTCATGGCATCCTAGATGAAGCAAGAAATGGGAGACTCAGTCAAGAAAGTCTTCAAATTCTTCAATCCAGGACCAATCAGCCTTGGCAGCAGTTAAAAATTCGTCCCACGCTTCTATTTACGAGACGCGCTGAAGTGGACAATGTCAATGATAGAAATCTGAAATCTCTCAAAACAGAAAGACGTGTATTTCGTGCCGAGACAGTCTTTGCTCCCATTGAAGCCACCAAAGGTCTCACAAAAGACTCTCCTGAAATTAAACGCCTTGTTGAAAAAATGGATAAAGATGGACCCTATATGGGAGAACTCATTCTCGCAGTAGGTGCCCAGGTCATGTTATTGACCAATATGGATTACGATGCGGGTCTTGTCAATGGGTCTCGTGGAGTTGTGACAGGATTTGATTTATCAGGAGCTCCTCTTGTCCAGTTCTTGCGTGGTGAGCCTATTCTTATTCCAGCAGCATCCTGGGAAAGCACAGAATTTGAAGGTGTCTCACGAAAGCAAATTCCTCTGAAGCTGGCCTATGCCATTACTATCCACAAGGCCCAAGGAGCCACTCTGGATTGTGCTTTGATTGACATTGGCACTTCTACCTTTGAATACGGCCAGGCCTATGTCGCACTCTCTCGTGTCAAGAATCTTGAGTCGCTCTACATTTGGGATGTAGAGCCCACCGCTTTCCGAGCGCACCCGAAGGTGCTTGCGTTTTACAAAACTATTTAAACTTCAAACTATATCTAGGGAAGAAATGCCATTTTTGGAAGATGCGCTGGCAAACAATCTAGAAACGTTAACGGCTTTGAAAGAATCCTTTCAAAATGGTGACCCCATAGATCATATTTACGAGAGTTCCTTTTTTTCTGAAAAGGATGTGATGACAATTCTCTCACATTGGCCCTCCCTACAAGACGAACGATGGCATACTCTACAAAGAATGACTCAGTTTGGTGTGGGGAAAAAACTTGAAATTTCTAGTCTTGAAAAGATGCCTCAGCCAATCAGTGCTCTCCTCAAACAATTACAGACAAACGAGTTCATTCAAGCGGTAGAATATATTACAGGCATTCCTAATCTGAAATCCGATATGGACTTATATGGAGGAGGAATAGTCTATACGCCCAGTGGTGGATTCTTAAAAATCCATGCCGATTTTAACTATTATGATAAAATCAAACTCTACCGTCGTGTAAATTTAATCATATATATGAATGAAGAATGGAATCCTGATTGGAAAGGAGGACTACAGATTTGGAGTAGCGATATGAAGGAAAAGAAACAAGAATATCTACCATTCTTAAATCATTTTATCTTATTTCGTGTAAACGACAAGGCCTTTCATGGATATCCAGAGCCTTTAGCATGCCCTGAAACAGTGGGAAGAAAATCCATCAACTTATATTATTATTCCGAGGAACCTGATACCCTTCAAGATAAAGAACCTCATAAAACTATTTGGATGAGTGATGTATCAGGCAACAAGGTTATGAATTACTAAGGATTTCAGAGAGTGTTCTAATCTTTTTGAAAAGTGTAGATATGACACGCAGCTAAGTAAAAATGAATGCCCAACCCCATTTTTTGAAAATCACCGCCAATGGAACTTCCTTTCTCACCTAAAAATACGGCATCCGTTCCTAGTAAGATGGACCAGACTACAGTAAGCTTTTCCCATGATACCAAGCCCGACGAGAATATCGTCATTGAAGGAAATATGAACCCCCCAGCCGAATCCAAGAGGTCCCGTTCAAAGACCACCTCGAGTAAAGCAAAGAATCTTACAAATTCTCCAGGCAAGAAGCCACGAAAGGTCTCTGTGGGAGAGCAGAAAGAGATTGAGACCATTGCGCTTCCTCCTCCGATTATTCTAAGCCCTCCTGAGCCTGCTCCTCCTATTGTTCCTGAGCCACTTCTTGAGGAGAATCCTGACCGCTTTGTGATTTTCCCCATTAAGCATGATGACCTTTGGGCCAAATACAAGCAACACATGTCTGTCTTCTGGACTCCTGAGGAGATTGACCTCAGCAAGGACATGAAGGACTGGGAAAAGCTCACTGACAATGAGCGTCACTTCATCAAGAATATTCTAGGCTTCTTTGCGGGGTCTGATGGAATTGTGATGGAGAATCTTGCGACACGATTCACGAGAGAGGTCCAGTGGCCTGAGGCCAAATTCTTCTATGGCTGCCAGAACCTCCTAGAAGCTGTTCACTCCGAGACCTACAGTCTCCTCATTGACACCTACATCAGCGATAAGAAGGAGAAGGATGAACTGCTACGAGCCACAAGCACGATTCCGTGTGTAAAGAAGAAGGCCGAGTGGGCTCTCGCATGGATTGACAGCAAGGATGCTGACTTTGCGACACGTCTTCTTGGCTTTGCCGCGGTAGAAGGCATCTTCTTCTCAGGAGCGTTTTGCGCAATCTTCTGGCTGAAGCAGCGCGGCCTCATGCCTGGTCTCACCCTCTCCAATGAATTCATTGCGCGTGATGAGGGTCTTCACACAGACTTTGCCTGCCTTCTCTACTCCAAGGTGGCGAACAAGCTGGATAAAAAGAAGGCTTACAAGATTATCAAGGACGCAGTCAAGATTGAGAAGCAGTTTATCACCAAGAGTCTTCCTTGTGAGCTCATTGGTATGAATGCCGAGCTCATGAGCCAGTATATCGAGTTTGTCGCAGACAGACTTCTTCTCCAGCTTGGCTACCCCAAGACCTACAAGGCTGCCAATCCGTTCCCCTTCATGGAGCGCATTTCTCTAGAAAACAAGGATAACTTCTTTGAGAAGCGTGTGAGCACCTATGCGAAGGCCACTGTAGGCAAGGATAGAGCAGAGATGACCTTTAGCACTGCGGCGGACTTTTAGTCCTAGCAGTGTGTCTAACCTTTAGCACAAATACTGACTTCTAAGCAGAGGTAGTTTACTACTGAAATTTGAACCCTTTTTTATGGAGACAAAGAAGGAAAGCCATGGACCCCTTCAATACCTACGACGACTTCAAGCAAAGTTCGTTCACTAAAAACAAGTATCACATTCGCGTCCAACAAAGAAATGGACGCAAATGTATTACATCATTGGATGGGTTAGAAGAAGATTTAGACTTGAAGCGTATCTGTAAAGCGATGCGTGAAGCCTTTTCCTGTAACGGAAATGTAGTGATGAAAGCAGATGAAGAGAGAGGTGTGATTCAGCTTCAGGGAGACCAACGTGAAAACATTAAACAATGGCTGTTAGACCAGCAAATTATACTCAAGAATGAAGTGGATAGAATTGTTGTACACGGGTTTTAAAATTGAGCTCATGGTATCCCAGTGGAAACGCAAAGCCATGATTGTGAAAACACTCCAAGGAATTCCGTTTCTGTGTGACTCTGTAAGCAAGACAGTCTATGCGTATGAGAAAACTCCCACTCAGCCTCTTGTAGCACTTGGAACCTATGACCCTGAGAAGGAGACGTTTACGCTTGTTGCCAACTGGAAAGAGCTCTATGAGCCAAAACTCAGAGCCTATCGTGAAACTGTAGCCCCTCGCTCTCGTCTGCCTGCACAAGCCCCTAAGTAAAATTGGAATCCAACATCGACACTGATTCAGCACCCATGTTACCTTCCGCAGAGCATATCAAACAACAACAATCGAAACAATACCCACTTCCTATTGAGCCATGGGTCGCTGCGAATCTAAGTCGTCTATGGCAGGATATGCGAACCCATATCAAAGCGACTGTGGCTACTGCCTCTGGCACGCAGGCGCAACCCCATACCGACCAATCAGTGCCTGCATCCGCTCGTAATCATTCTTAAATTGAAACTTTCTTCCTTTGGCGACATTTTTTGGTTGTGCGTTGTAATCTTGTTGTCTGTTATACACTGTATTGGCTGAATTTTGATACTGAACAGTATCAAAGATAAAGATGGTGCTTACACAATTTACCGCAGAGCAAGGACAGGGAACAATACTTGTGGCACCAGGGACAGACATCCTCTTTTTTTACATTTGATTATAATTGTAAAAGAAATTGCAAGGGAATTGTTGTAACGCACCACCTCCTAAGGAATAACTTAAGGATAAATAACTTCCTCCTGCGCCTTCAAAATACAATATGCGAACAGGATTGTAACCTGCATTTATATTCACCACAGCAGAAGTGAAGTCTGCTGGCCCTTGATAGATCCAAATTCCTGTTGCTGTTGCGAGTGTGCCATTTACATAGATAGCAGTGCCATCATCACTTGCTCCATAAAAGCGAAGCGTCGTTGCTACAGGGGAATAAATGTATCCTGAAATTTGCGCTCCCACATAATCAGTTTTATTTGCTTTTGCTTGTAAATAAGTATCATTAATAGCAAGAGGGCCCACAAGAGGTCCTGACCATAATAAATTACTCCATCCTGAGTTGCCAGGACCATTGATAGACGGTAATGTAGGTTGTGTTATAGACAAATTGTATAAATTCACATAGAGACCATCGTAGTATCCAGAGTTTCTGGTTTGTCCCTTGCCTCCTATCAAATTCTTCATGCGGTCATAATCAGACGCAAACTTGAATCCATTGCCAGTCACAGCCGCATTACATTGCGCATTATACGTGGTGACATAATTATTGATAGTGTTGGCTCCATTTTGAAAGTCAACAGTCTCAAAGATGAATCTGGGGTCAGACATTTCTATTCTAGGCGCACTTTAGTTCTGTTCAACAAAGGGCCAGTTCGAATTGGGATAGGCTTGAATATGAAGGAAGCGTCCTTGAATAAATTTCGTCTTTGTCTCACCGCTGATGAATTGGAAATAGGTGAGATTTGAGTTCCCTTGAAACCGGAGTGTGCTAACGTTACTGTTGAAGGCTTGAACATTATCAAAGATTTGCCATGCTCTCTGATACTCTTGCTTTTGCGCAAAGTTCAAGAATTTAAATCCACTCAAATCGCAATAGCTAGACATATTCTGGTAGGACCCAACACTCTTTTTCTATCATAATTCTCTGTTTCATTTTTCCTACAATATAGTTGAAGTGAACCAAATAAGGATTACTTTCCTTGTATTTGTTGTTGGTAAGAAAGATTCCATTCGGAAACTCTGTCCTTGGCAATGTCGTATAGGGAATCTGAAGAGAGAGTAATCGGTTTGCTAGATAATCTTGGTCTGTCATGGCTGGTCCCCATTGCTCTGATTCCACTTTGTAGAGATTCTTCAACTGAGGCCGAGATTCCTCTGTTAACGCCATTCCAATCACACCTGTACATGGGTTCTTACAGGCTTTCGTATTAGAGCAGTCAAACGAATTGTCTATTTTTTCGTCACACTGGAATAGCAAAGGCTCTGAAAGAAGTTTCTCCGCAAAATAAGGAACAAAGTCTTTGAAGACAGCAATATCAGAATCAATAAAAATCAACCTCTCTAGCTCAGGACGTTGGCTGAGTTCTTGAAGGGACTTGATTTTCATGCGATTCATCCGCTTGAACGGGACACTTCCAAAGCGGACAGGCTCTTTGTGAAGGACCTTATCTCCTGGCATAAGATAGAGTCGGGAAGGAATCTGGGCAATTCGTGTGAAAAATTCATTACTTTCTTTGTCCAAGCACAAGATACATAACTTCCAGGGGACTTTGAGCTCTTGAAGCATCTTATACAAGTTCCATGTATAGAATTTATATCCATCGCTGGTCACCGTAAAGACAAGAGTTTTTTCATAAATAAAAGAGTCAATCTTGAGGTCCATCTAGTGCTTTGAAATGGATAAATTTGAAGCAGTGTGCCGCGTAATCAGTTGTATACTTCGCTTTCACATTCAAAATGGGCTTTGATATTAACGTTGAACTTTGCTTTCACATGTGTAATAAGACTGGGAAGCCTTATTATTACAAGTATGCGAAGAATCTTGGTATAACCCGCATCTATGAAATGCCGTCGATTGAAGTCCCTGAGCATCTAAGAGAGTATCTTGTAGGACGTGGTCATATCTTTTATGCTTATACCGAGAGCTACAATCTACGAGATGTCTATCAGACGAGTGCTGAGCAATTCCTAGAGGACTATCCATCCTGGACGGAAATCACAACCCATGATACATTTTCTGAGGACACTCTTGACTATTGGAAGGAGGATGACCATATCAAGTTCAAGGAGCTCTTGAAGTGGTGCGTAGCCCAAGGGATTCCCTTCCAGGTTTCGTGGTCCTATTAAATTCCAGGTCCTATTAAACAATCGCAGCGCGCAACATACCCAGTTGTTTCAGCCAAGCTTTCCAGGAGAGCAAACTCACACCACCCATTTTGATGGCTCTTTGTTGAATTCCTTCCAACCTATCCAGTGTAGGTTTGATTTTACCAGGGTCTTTGTATGTGAGACTCACGTCAGCGAAGGGAAAACTCGGCTTTCCTAACCGTTGATTCACAGACTCATGGAGGGTGTAGAAGTAGAAGGGAATTGATGTCTTCCATTCCGTATAGTCGAGAGGCAGTTGAAACGGATTGGTTTTTATGTATTCTTGAAGATGTTCACGACAATAGGGGCACGGAATCACAGGAGGAAGTTCTTTCACAAAGAGAGGCCAGGCTCTAACCTCGTCACCGCGTGTTATCAAACTCTCTTGTTTTCCAGCTCGTTCAGCGAGTGTATGGAGGAGTAACCACAAAAGAGGACCCCATTCCTCATTTTGTGGGTATTCTGGTTTATCAACGATACAACTACAAGGCATTTAGTAATTCAAAAGACTCTTTCTGCTTTTATTTGAGCGTAAACAAATACAGAACCTGATTCAAATCACTCAACATTTCATCACGGATATTGAAGAGGTCGGAGTCCTTCTCAGGTGTGAGTCCTTTCACAACATCAGACAATAAATGCTGGATGCAGCGTTTGATGAACTGAACTGCCTGTTTCTCAGAAAGATTGGTCACTTTAATACAGCCTTGTTTTTCCGTCATCTTGGGTCTGCCGTATTTGCCCATATAGACTTCCACAAATTTGTCTATGTTTTTGTCAAGGCTTTCAAGAACGTCATCCGTCGCTTTGTGACGACTATACAGATGAGTTTGCCAATGATAAAGTTTAATCTGTTCCCTCATTTGGAAAAAAAAATGAATCGCTGGGGCTGACATGGGTTGTTACCTTCTACTAATGTGCTCTAAATGCGAGACTGTCCTTCTTGGGTTCTCAATCCCACACGCGACATCGAACTGTCCTCTTCTTCATTCAAGCTATTGTAGTATATGCTGCTCTTACGGTCATCTCACAGATGAGTGTCCCGACCACGAAGTCCTTCAGAACAGAAAGGCAACCTATGTGGAGCAACTTGTCCCACCGAGTCTTCTCAGACGTTACAACATTACCACCCAAACCCCTCTGGACTATCCGAATGAACCCAGGGAGAGGGGAGAGCCTCTCTTGGAAATTGAGGAGACCGATAAAGCAATTCGTCAAGTCTTGATGAATTACAGTATCCAACCCTCTGGACGAATGAAGGAGAATCGTAGATTATTGAAGCAGCTCTCGGATGAAATCGGTCGGAAATTGGTTTATCTCACACCCAGGTAGATGAAGCGGCTGAATAAGACGATGCGGAAAAAGAGGCAGCAGCGTCAAAGAAGTCGCAGACGCTCCTACAAACGTCATACGCGAAGACAGCGAGGTGGAACTCTCGCGGCTCCAGCAGGCTCCATTGTAGCCATTAGCACAGGAGGTGAATATGGCGTTCCCATCTTGATGTCCAAAGAAAAAGCAGAGGCTGAGCTGGAAAGAGGGGGCTTAGAGGAATAACACTTTTTTGCTGTAAGTAGCAGATGCCTAATCGAACAGGAGGGAAGAACTATAAGAAATCCAAACAGACAGGTTCAATTGTGAAACCCTTTATTGACAGACAGCCCGACCAAATGTATGCGCGTATCATCCGAAACTTAGGGGGTCGGAATATGCTTGTGTATTGTAATGACAACAAGGTTCGTCTCTGTCATATTTGCGGAGCCATGAAGAAGTTTACGTGGCTGAATGTGGGAGATTTGGTGCTGATTAGTTTGCGTGGATTTGAAAAGAAACCTGAATCTGGGTCAAACGAATATGAAAAAGGAGATATTGTTGCCAAATATGATTCTGAACATCTTGGAAAGCTGAAGAAGCAATCTGATATTAATCAGAAACTTTTTATGACACTGGAGACGGTTGATGGAAAAATTTTGGCCGAAATTGGTTCTAAGGAGAAATCAACGATTGCGTTGCCCGGTGATGAGGACGATATGGGTATCGAATTTGACCGCTGTGATGATACTGAAGACAAGAAGGAAAAAGAATCGGAGAATGAAGATGACTTTGAGATTGATGATATCTAAGGCTCAAGAATTTTTTGTTGAATAAGAGAATCTGCGTGCTCTTGAATAATAAAGGTGCGATTGGGGTCGCGTGGAACAAGAGGAGAATCTAGATAACAGTGAATGCGGATGTTTTCGGAGTCATACTCCGCACCCGCATGGACTACATCCGCACGGAAAACAACAGCATCCCCAGGCTCTAAGAGAAGCATCTTGGGTTCAATGGGGTCTTTGCTTCGTCCCAAGCCCTGAATGACTTTGTGGGACCCTGGCCAAACAACGAGACGCGTATTGGACTCAATCGCAACAAGGCATAACAAAGGCAACCTCTCATTGGGACACTGATGAAGAGCAATATCGGGAATGTAATCTGTATGGGCCTTCTGTCGTTGGCAGCCTGGTAAACTCTTTAAAAGAACAAACTCCTGAACTGTGTGAGTAGGGTAAAGCACTTGAAGTTTTTGTTGAATGGCTTTTACCATCGAGGAAGGAAGCTTTACCTGTTGTCTCTTCTGGTCATTGCGACCGGCTCCATTAAAAATATATTCCGTTTTTGACCTGTAGGACTCTAATTTCTGTTTAAAGGGTGACACATAGACGAAATTTTGAAGAACGAGGTAGCCTTCCGCGTTCATCTACGATACGATTCCAGGAACTCTTTACCTTCTCTCTGGATTCACACGTTGTAAATTTGAAACGAATAGTATCCCTGTCTAGAGGTATATACTATGGCTTCCACAATCCGAGTTCGTCAGATTCTTTCCAACCTGAACGTGAACCAAAAGACGGCTCTCAAGAAGCTACTGCCTCCGAAACTCTCTGTGCCTGATTGCCTGACGAATAAGTATCCGTCTGCTCTTCTTGGTATCCTCCCTGAAGATGAGGTTGGCAAGTATGCTCACCTGGGTATTCTGACTGAGCAGCTGCTCCGTATGCCGTCTGCCGAGATTCATGTGGAGACTTTGTTTGAGGTGCTCCGTGGCTACATGGCAGACTTTAGCGACCAGCACGAGGCCAAGCTTCGCAAGTCTGTGACCACGCAGCCCTATCTGGACTGTGTGAAGGCGACGCGTGTTTCCTTGGAGGCTGTCCTGCGGCCCACGGACGCAGAAGGGGCTTTGAAGTTCGAGGAGGAGATTGTCTTTGGGTCTGTTGCAGGCCATCCTGACATGTGGAACAAGAGCCAGGTCTTTGAAGTCAAGACGACAGGCATGCTCAAGGAGAATTGGACTCAATTCCTCTTTCAGGTCTTCGCCTATGGGGCTCTCATGCCTGATGTCAAGGATGTCTATCTCGTTCTTCCTCTCCAGAAGCTTGTCTGGCATTACAGCCTTACTGGGTGGGCAAAGCGAACAGACTTCCGCACTTTCTTGACCTCGTGGTCTACTACAGCCCAGACTGACAAGGTTGAATCAGCGATGAACGCCGCTGTCTTGTGTGCTGAGCACTGTATCGGGTGCCATATTGGGAAGCAGAAGACACTAACAGAGACTGTGAGGGCAGTGGCTCATTCGCCAGCTCCCTACCAAATCTTCTTGTCAGGTCCGCAGAATTCCACTATCAAGGCAGACGATACCGATATTGCCTCTACACGCGCCTTGATTGAGTCTTCAGGAGCTCGCATCTTTGTTCACAGTCAGTATCTCATCAATCTCTCCAACAAGGAATCTACCGATGCGTGGCACGAGAAGCTGCTCATCAAGAATCTGGAAGTCTGTCGTGCCTTTGGAGGCAAGGGTGTGGTTGTCCATGTGGGCAAGTCTGTGAAGCTTCCCAAGGACGAGGCTATGGAGCAGATGCGTGCCGCCCTTGGCCGCTGCTTGGAGCATGCTCACCCAGACTGTCCTCTGCTGCTAGAAACTCCTGCGGGTCAGGGGACAGAGCTCCTCACTGACATGAAGGAGTTCTTGGACTTTGTGGAGAGCTTTGGCTCACCGAACTTGCGCGTCTGTGTGGATACGTGCCACGTCTTTGCCGCGGGTCATGACCCCAAGGCCTATCTGGACGCCGCCATTAACCGACCTGGTCTTCTCAAGCTTGTTCATTACAATGATAGTCTAGGCGACTGTGGCTCATGTGTAGACCGTCACGCACACATTGCCTCTGGAGAGGGTCTCATTGGGTTCCCTAAGATGTCAGAGATTGCTCAGCTCTGCTCAACCCACAACATTCCCATGGTGATTGAGTAAAGAATACAATAAAAAAACAAAACAGAAAACCATCGTCCAATTTCTTTTTAATTTTCCAGAAATCTCAGAAGAACCATGTCGGCCCTTCCTCTTGGCAACACCACGGACATCATGGGATTTTCACCAGCAGATTTCGCAGATGCTGAAGATACACGGCCGATAGAAATCCAGATGGATATCACAGGCACAGGTACATTGGTCCCCTATTCCCAACTCGTGAACAATGTCTTTCAAAGACAAGTGACAGAAATCAAAGAAAAAACAATCAACCCGTCTCCTCCCCCCAACAATTGGAGACGCCGCTTCCGCGAGTTTATGAATACAAAGAATGAAGATATTGTGAATTTTTTAAAGAAGCCTGTTGGGTCTCAATCAGCATTAGGAAGAGCCGAGATTTTCCTTCAGAAATTTGGCCGCTCTGATTTCGTCGCTACACATTCCAGTCTTCAAACAACCTTTCTAGACATCTCAGGGATAGCTGATTTGGGAAAGATTGAAACTGAGTTGAAAACAATCGGTCCATCCTCGCCCAAGGAGATTCTGGACCAAGTCCGTTGGCTCTATGATATGTATCGTGTCGCTGGAGAAGAGTGTATCAAACATGAGAATCAATTGAAGCTCCGTTTGGATATTCTCGACAAGACCTATCAAAAAGTGATATCCTTCTATGAATTGCCTGTCAATGAGGAATCAGAGAAACTCGCAGCCTCGGTAGAAAGCTTCGTGAAAAAAATCATGGAGGACCATAGGATTGAGGAAGACTATACAAAGGCTGTTGAGGCCTATCGCAGATTCGCAGCACTCAGAGAAATTATTCATTTCTTGCGATTCACTGAGCTAACAGAAAAAGAGCCTCTCTGTTCAATTTGCTTGACAGAAAGTGTGTCGTTTGCTCTTGTTCCGTGTGGGCATACTCTCTGTGGGACATGTATGAAACGCCAGGTTCACTCTTGCTACATGTGTCGTGCTGCCATTCGTGATAGAGTGAAGCTCTATTTTGGTTAGGTTTTTAGAGTCACATAGTAATTGTTTGCTTTGAGATACAGGTCTTTGAGAGCTTCGGCCTGGCCCTCGTCTAGTTTATAGGCTGTAATCGCCATCTCTACGATAGAAACGGCGATTAGATACCACATACTTTCAAGAATATCAATACCTTCTTCAATGTCTGGAGTGTTCATGGAGGGATACCTCCACTCAAGGCGAGCCACCAAGCAAATTTGAGGGGTTGCTGTGTGCTTAAACCAGTATAGCTATTCTTATATCAGATATGTCAGCGAACTTAAATACTATTAATGTTGCACGTCAAGTAAGTGTTGACCAGCAGGAAGCACCTACTACACCAACAGATACGAATGAGATTCAGCAGCTGTCTATGATGATTAAGTCATGGCGTGAGAATCAGAAAGAGGTTGAAGAGCTCAATGCGCAAATGAAGGAGAAGAAGAAGAGAAGCAAGGTCATGGAAGAAGTCATCCTCCGGATTATGAAGAAGAATAATATTGGCGCATTGGACCTTCAAAGCAGTGGTGGTCGCCTTCTCTATCGCCGTCAAACGAGCAAGGCAGGGTTGGGCCAGAAGGAGATGGCGCGTCTCCTGGCAGACCATTTGAAGTCTGAGCAGGCGGCCAATACGGCTCTGCAGTATATTGCGGAGCACCGTGGAACCAAGGTGAAGGAGTCGCTCCTCTATGAAAAAGATTAGCTAGAATAGAATGTCATTGTTAGGCTCGGCTGCGCGTGCTGCGGTAGAAGGATTTACCTCCACATCTCAAGACCCTGTGAAGAAGAGAGATATCTATGTTGAACTCTTGGCTGTTTTATTGGCCTTTGTCATCTCACTCATCATCCTCGGCTTTGTGGGACAGCTCTTATGGAACAATGTTGTGATGGACCTTTTTGCCTTCGCAAAGCCTGCTCGCTCTGTCTGGCAAATCATTGGACTTATGGTCTTTCTTTCTTTAATCCGCCCTTAAAGTAAGGAATGGCGAATTCTTCTTACCCCAAAGTGTCAATGCCACAAATGGGATATGAAGAAGGAATTTTTTTTGACAATGATCCAGAGTTTCGCAAAGATGTCGCAACACGCTGTAAAGGATTTACTGTTGTAAAAGTCAATCAGACGTCCAGAGGGAAACCGTTTGGTCTAGACATCTATTCGTCAGACTACAAAGAGTTTCTAGACGGATTATCCAAGAAAGGAAAAGAGACGGCGTCAATTCTCAAAAAGATTCTGTTGCGTGAAGGAAGCACTGTAGAGCATTTTGACCCAAAGAGCGGACTTCAAGAGAACCATATAAAAGAACTTCACGCATGGGTGAAGGAGAACAAGGGTAAGAAATGTGTTGCTGTCTTTGATTTTGATAGAACTCTCACTGTCATGGAAGGAGGGTTCTTTCTTGGCACCTCAATCTCCGATTGGAAGGAAAAGATAAAGAACACCGAAAAAAGTGTTCTTGTAAAAATCGATGGGAAATCCAAGCCACTTCTTACAGCCAGAGGTGTTCCTTTGTTCAATTATCAATACAGAAAGAATGATGGGAGCATTGTTCATATCCCCATTCAAGAAGGACATGATATCCGAACCCACTTGAAAAAATTTACAGCAGAAGGATTCGCAGAATACTTGGCTGGAGGCACAAAGCGCCTGACGATGCTTCAAGATATGTTTGAATTCCTCTATGAGAATGACGTAGGTTGTTTTGTCTTAACAAACAACACAGCCTGTGTAACATCACGAGGTCTCTTTGAGGAAATTATGAAAGTCTATACCCATGGAAAGCCCATTCGGATTCTCTGTGGGATGGAGTATGGTGGACAAAAGAGTCTTGCCTTGGCAAGCAATACAGAGGGTCATCATAGAATGCTCTGTGGAACAAGACGCGTGAAGAGAAAGACAAAACAGACCCGAAAACAAGACTCACGTTCATAAGATTGTTTTACAATCAACAGAATGTGTCTAATAATAGCCAAAATATTCACGACCTGAGCTTCCAGGGTCATACGCTCTGGCTTCCCGAGGACTTAATTGAGGCTGGGCCTGAATCGTCGGCGTTCCAGTCAAGCACGCATCTTGAGCGACATCCTTGACATCAGCGATAAAGGCTCGGAACAATTTCTCAGCCGTGCTTGCCTTTTCCTCGCTCAGGTTGGCAGAGGTACAAAGGCGTGTGAGCAGGAAGATACCTCTCTTGCTCCACTTCTCAAAGGCAAGCTCTAAGTCACGAGGAGGTATCGTCTTCGCAAAGCAGCGTGCCGTAGTTTCTGCGATAGGTTCCATATCTATCTGCGTAGCGAAAGCCTGGTAGCGTGTCGCCTCAACCTGTTTCGCAACACCCAAGAGGTCCTTCTTAAAGCAGCTGAGTTGGCTTAACAAGAGAGTCAGCTCCTTGAAATCAGCCGTTCCCTCTTCAAATCTGTCAACTTTGCCCTCAAACATTGAATAGAGTCTGGAGCCTTCCACAGATGTTCTCAAGCAATCGGGGACACCTGCTCCAACAGCCACGCCTCCATAAAAGCCCTCTTTCTTTTCCTCTTTCTTCATGTCTTCAAAGGGAGACACATTGGGCATCGTGTTGGCGCGGCCATACATGATGAACCATCCAATACCAACAAGAGCTAAAATGATGAACAATCCGATTGACATGTAAGCACCTCCTAATCCGAGCATGGACGCCAGTCCCATAAACAGAGTGAGGATAATAACGCCAATAAAGATATAAGTAGCATTCATGCCCGTGCTAGAAGATAGGGCCAAGAGAACTCCTGCCGCAATCACAGCAATAGTAAGGGAGCCACCTCCAATTCCAGAAAAACTTGCGACACCCATAATTACAGCCAACGCGACAACCGTAAGTAAGATGTATCCACTGCTGACTCCAGCGACAGAAGCTGTTAGATAGACAACTAACAAACCAATGACGGCTATAAGAATATTACAGCAGCTATCAAGTGTTGGGCTTTCCATGACTCTATTAAAAAAGGTTTTTTTGTTTTTTTTGTTCTTGTTTGTTCTTTTTTTGATTTTTGTTTAGTGGGGGTTCTCATCGTCCACACTGATAGGGTCCCTCTCAAAGGAGATATCCGAGTCCAGGGACATAACATCGTCTCCAGGGTCGTCACGGTGAGATGCGCTGCGCGCAAGAGAGAGGAAACGAGCACAGAGGTCGCGCTTCCGCTCAGCGGCCTCAAGCATCTTCTTGTCAATATTCATAGACGCCTCCTCCTTAAGAATAAGATGGTGGACCTCCACCTGCTCGGTCTGGCCGATGCGGACTGCGCGGCCAATGGCCTGGTCCATGAGAGCGGCCGTCCACCACGGGCCCATAAAGACGATGCGGTCGCAGTGCTGGAGGTTGAGGCCCACGCCGCCAGACTGGAGTTGGACCAGGAGGACCTCTTGCTGATTGCCGACGAGCATCTCCTTGGAGGTCTCCAGAGCGTCCTCGCGCTCCTTCTGGGTCATGCCCCCATGGTAAAGCGAGACCTCGCGAATAAGAGGGCACTCCATCATAAGATAATCCTGGAGCATCTCCATCTCCTCATGAAAGTGACAGAAGATAAGCCAGCGGTGAGAGTCAGAGGATTGCCGCTCAATCAGCTCCTTCAGCTTGACGAATTTGGTGCTCGCCTCATCCCAGTCTGGGCGGCAGTAACTGCGCCACTCCCTCTTGCGCGCCCCGATGTAAACCTGAGGGTGGATGGAAATCTGACGGAGACGCATGATGAGACGGAACATTTCGGCCTGACCGCCCTCCTCGTTCTGAAGCATGCGAAAGCGCCTCTGGATAATGCCCTGGATGCCACGGTAGAACTCAGCCTCTTCAGAGGTCTCAAAGTCGAGCACATGGTTCACCGCCTTGGCCTCGTCAGGCAGACCACTTATCGTGTCGCGAAGGTCAGCCATCTTGCGGCAGAGAACTCGCTGCGAGATGACCCCGAGGAGCTGCTCGGGCACACTCGCACCTGAGCAGTCAATTCCAAGAAGTTCAAAGAGGGAAATGGCGTCATGGAGCTTGTTTACGATAGGAGTGGCCGTGAGGAACCAGCGTCGCTCTGCCTTGATGTGCTGCTTGGCGAGAGCGAAGCACTGGCCCTTGGGGTCTGCCATGCGGTGAGCCTCATCAAAGACCACGCGGGGCCACACACGCCGATTGACGAGACCCTCACGAGCGATAGCACGCTCGTAGTTCACCACATACAGATGCTTGGCCCCAGGGCGGAAGTTCTTGGGGAGCTCCCATTCGGTCTTGCTTCCGTGGCAGCGCCAGACGCAGAAACCGCAGCGCTCGGCTGTCTCTTGCCACTGGTTCAGCGTGCAAAGAGGTGCGAGGAGGAGGGTGGCGTTCGGCTTGGTCTGATTGATAAGACCGAGAACCTGGATGGTCTTGCCGAGGCCCATCTCGTCGCAGAGAAGGCCGCCGCTGGGCTTAAGAGCCTCACGATCCATCATCCACTCAACACCCTGGAGCTGGTGCTCTTGGTAGCGGAAGTTGTTCCAAAGGGGTGTAAACGAACGCATGTTCAAATTGAAAGACGAGGAAAAAGTGGTTGTGTGTTTGTGGATTTTTTGTTCAATTTTACTCACTCTACCAAGATACCCAGTGGCTCAAGCAGAACCTTGTCGTTGCTGGTCAGGCCCCAGGGAAAGAGAACGTCGCCCGTGGGGCTCCACATGCCAAACTTGTCAAAGTCAACCATGGCCACACGTCCGTCGGGCTGGATGTAGAGCTCATAGTCAGCAGGGAAGATATTGTAGCGCTTGGCAGCCTTGTAGAAGGCAACGAGTTCCTCAAAGACAGCATGTGTCTTTGCCTCAAGGACCTCGAGGGGCTTGTCTACCTGGATGCGGTCCATCTTGTATTGGAACGGCTCAGCGTCCCACGCTCTCGGCACAAAGAGAAGGGTAAACCCTTCGCGGTAACACAGGCTGCGCGCCCATTCTTGCTTACGCGCCTGCTGCTCTGCGTTGAGAGAGCAAGAGTTCTGATGGGCTCTCTTGCGTCTATACAGTTTCTTGATGACCACGTTAGGATTCTCTGTTGAAAGAATCTTACCGCAGGCACCTTCCATTCTGACTTGTCGTTAGGTTGATTTTCTAGAGGAAAGGTATTCCCTTCAATTTTTTAAAAATTGAATGGCGAGATGAGCCAGGGAGATAGCACACACCTTTCCCAGCAATCAGACACCATGGCAACACAGATGAACCTACTTGATATCTTCTCGAAGGACCCAGATTTTGGGTCTATAAGCCGTTACTTGATGAGCGGCGGCTCTTGGTTTGAGGCAGACCAAATGTATTGGGCCATCATCCAACAGCAGGCTTTAGAGGGTCTGCGCGAGGTGACAGCAGCCAAGCCCACTAAGAGCAATCAGGAGAGGGCCGAGGAGCTGCTGAATAACCTCAAGAGCACAACTTCACAGCTCTATCCTACAAAGCACTCCCTCTCTGTCTTCCAGCAGGCGGACGCTCTCGTGAAGACCTGGGCGCCTCCCAAGACGGCCTCTGCGAAGAAGGGCAAGCACAACACCTTCGCTGTTCTACACGAGGTCTCAGAGGAGGAATGAAGGGGGAGACACATCAAATTTCAAAAAAAAATAAAAAGATAAAAAACAAAAAAAGAACAAAAAAAGGTTTTTTTCTTTTGTTTTGGGGTTTAGTCTTTTTTTGTTTGGGTTTGGGGTTTAGTCTTTTTTCTTTTGTTTTGGGGTTTTGGTAGGACACAGAGCGATTACTCGTCGAAGTTGAGCTCCTCCTCCTCTGCGCCAGGCTCAGGGACAGAGCTGTCCACGTGGGGCTTGGGAGTGCGGCTGAAGATGCCCGCCCAGTCGCCCTGAGAGCCGTCCTCGTTGCGGTGGTAGGCGTGGCCGCTCTCCATGTTGACGAGGTAGCGCTCACCCTGGAGGAGCACGGGCTTGAAGACACCAGAGGCCGCAGCGGGCGCCGCAGAGGCAGCAGCGGCAGTGCTCTTTACAGGAGCGGCCTTGGGGGTCTCGGCAGCCTTGGGGGCTGCGGCAGGCTTGGGGGCTGCCTCCTCTGCCTTGACCTTGACGGCCTTGGGCTTAGGAGAGGCCTCCTCCTCTGTGTCAGCAGAGGAGCCCTCGGCAGCTGCCTTCTTGGCCGCCTTGCCCGCCTTCATCTTGGCGATGCGCTCGGCCTTCTGCTCCTCAGAGAGGCCCTCCCAGGGGTTCTTGCGCGCCTTCTTGGCAGGAGCGGCCTCACCCTCGGCGCCCTCGGCGTCCTCAGGGGCCTCGCCAGAGACGACAGAGCTAGCCTTGGAGCCAGTGCGGCGGTCACCGGTCTTGGCCCAGCCCTTACCGCCCTTCAGCTCGCCCTTGGAGACCTCGGGGGCCGCCCAGGCAGAGCGGCGCGCCACGATGTCCGCATCGGCCCAAGAGCTGAACTCCGCGTTCTCCTCCTTCAGGGAAGAGGCGAACTGGACGCACTCGGGGCCCAGAGCACGGCCCTCATAGCCGTTCTCACGGAGAAGAGTGCGCACGCGGTCTGCGAAGAGGCGCCAGGCCGTGGGCTCGCGCTTGGGCTTGTCCTCGGTAGAGACAGTGCTCTTGGCGGCGTTCTTGCGCTCCTTCTTGGTCTTGCCCACGGCCGCAGGGGCAGAGGGCTTGGAAGACTCAATGGAAGAGATACGCTGGTTCATCTTCTGAAGCTCAACGAGGATAGCAGAGAGAGCATCGGTAGAGGTAGACATTTTTGTTGTAGTGTTGGAATCAGGGGAAAGTTGTGCTGGGTATAGGCCCCTTTTCGCATTCAATTTTACTCACAAATTGAATGCTACAGGAGCAGCTCAGACAGACTCTGGAATGCCAGCTATACAGAGCATTCAATCTCAGAGTAAAATTGAAATCAGAGCAATTTTCACCCCTCCACTTGAGGGCTCTTTGGGGTCTGTAAATTCAATTTAAGAGTAAAATTGAAGAGCATGTTTTGGGGTCTTTACTACGCATACACCATTCAATTCAGAGGTAAAATTGAAAAAAACCCAGAGGGTTAGACTCTTTTTTTCTTTTCTAAGACTCTTTCCCAGGAACAATATGGCTGCCTGTCTTTGGACCTGTGGAGCTGTAAAATTGAAGGCTGAACAGCCCTTCAACTCCAGCACCTTCTCTCTCGCCTTCCAATCAACATGTCTTCTCTCGTGTCTCCCTTTCTCTCTGCGCTCCCTCTTCCTCGTCACATCCTCTTTGAGTATGACGAGGACGGTGACGCCATCATGACAGACGCGGCGACGGGTCTGCCTATCCGGTATGACGGTGGCTCTGAAGATACGGAGAGCCTGGAGGAGGGTGGGCGCCGCAACAGCACCGACACTCTTATCATGACTCCTTTGGCAGCAGTCTCCCCGCCTGTGGCAGCGCTCTGCCCGCCAGCCCCTGCGCGCCCCCCTCGGTTCTCTTTGAACCCAGAGGACGACGAGGACGAGGACACGGTCATGCGGGACTTGACCCAGCAGATGGCGGAGATGGTTCTGGATGGAGAGCCTCGTGATGACCTTCCTGCTCTTGCTGCGACAGGTATCCCTCCTGTCGGCGGTGAGCCTGCGGCAGCAGCGGAGGACTGGTGTATCTCTGTGACAGTCTCGGACCTGGCTCTGCGCCTCGACATGCGCCATCCTCGTGTTCTCCTCAATCTGCTTCAGTTCGTCAGCACGTATAACGAGATGGCGCCTCCTGATGAGCGCATTTACTTGCCTCCGATTCCGCATGAACGCGTAGAGCACATCTTGTCCCACGAGTCTGTGGTGAACCCCGTGCCCGAGTTCGCAGACCAGGTGGCAGAGCTGCGGTATCTGGTGGATTGGTATACCGAGAAGAATGATGATGAGAGTGATGGATACTCCTCTGACAGCTCTTATCGCTACTACCGCTATGGCCGCGACTAAAGAGTGAACCTTCAAACCATATAAAAAAGAAAAAAGGGCTCTGCCCACAAACAAAAACAAAAACCTTTTTTTGGTCTGGTTATCTATTGGAAAAGTAAATTTGAATGATTGAATCCCCTTCTACCCCAGCACCTTTCCAGCTGTCTTCTAAGCTTTTCAAGAACAAAAATGTCTGCTATCTCTTTCTCGTTCCGCCCCGATGCTATCCCTGCCTACGCACAGGCCGAGTTTCTCACTCGGTTCTGCCAGTTGGTTCTGGATTACCAGACGCTCACCGAGCCCCAGCAAGAGGCGCCTCTTGCTGAGAGCCTTCCCACGCCTGACTTTGCGCCTGTTGAGGGCGATGAGTCTGTTCCTGTGGCTCCCAAGAAGGAGCGCAAGAACCCGTGGGCTGGCCTCACAGAGGAGCAGCGCACAGAGCGCCTCGCCGCGATGAAGCGCGGTCGCGAGATGAAGAAGCAGGAGAAGCGCCGCCTCTCTGAGGACTCGCTTGCGGTTGCAGAGCCTGCACCTGCTCCTGCACCTGCTCCTGCACCTGCTCCTGCTCCTGTGCCAGCCCCAGCTGCAGCCGCAGAGGCCGCTGCGGACTCTGATGCGGTCTCAGAGACCAGCTCCAAGAAGCGCAAGAACCCCTGGGCTGACCTGACGCCTGAGCAGAAGGCCGACCGCATCGCGAAGATGAAGGCGGCTCGCGAGGCTAAGAAGGAGGCCAAGCTCGCTGCGCAGGGCTCTGCGTAAAACCCCAAACCCAAAAACCAAAATAAAAAAGAAAAAAGGGCTCTGCCCACCAAAAAAAAAAAGAAAAAACCTTTTTTTGTCAAGGTAAAATTGAAGGTAGTGACCCCATAGGGGTAACTACCCTTTTTCTTCTGTCTAAGATGTCTTGCCATGCATTGAAAGCGAACTTGTCTGGCTGCCGCAACTGGTCCTGTCTCGACAGCGACTTCTGTGCCCAGCACAAGAGTCTCTCTCGTGAGGTATTCAAGAAACGATGGGTGAGCCGCTATATCCTGGGCCAACAAGGATATCTTCAGTATACCCATTGGAATCAGACGCTTGGTGTGAAGATGTTGAGGGATTTAGAGTCCAAGCAAGTTCTTCTGAGCAACGCGGATATTGCGAAGATTCCATCACGAGACCGCTATCTGGACATTTATTTGTTTCTTGTGAAGCATGGCTATGCGAAACCCAAAGACAATTGTGCGCTCTTGGCTCGTTGCTACTTCTATTACGTAGATAAGTGTGCGCTCGTTTCAGACAATTGGCCAAACTTTCCTCTCAAAAAGGAGATTCATGATATCTTGATTGCGAACTCAGGGCTTGAATTCTTTGTATTCTTAAACAATCTTACAAAGATTTGTAAAGGACGTCCACGCTTAACAGCCTTTGTCACTCAAGAAATCCCCAAATATTTGGACACCCCTGCTGCGAAGGAGCTTTCGTGGTGGTCCCATCAAGACTTGGATCAACTCCGTCAGGAGTATGAGAAAGAGCTAGGTATTGACCATCCCCTGACAAAGTGTCTTGTCCAGCGCTGGCTTCTTGACCTCAAGGAGCTTTATACAACAGAGAAAGCGATTCAAAAACTCAAGATGGACCACTGTAAGGAAGAGCTTATGATGGAACGCTGGCATCCAGACCGCTTGAAGAAGTATCTGGATATGGGGTATGAAATTCATCAGCTTGAGGACATTATGTAGGGTAAATTTGAATACGCCTAGCGCAGCAGGATACGCACACCTCCAGGAATCTTTCAGACACAATGGGTAAAAGTATGAAGAAGTCAAAGCAAGCGGCGCAGCGCAAGAATGCTGCTCTCAATCAGATTGTCCTCAAGGAAGAGGATGTCATCTTTGGTCGTGCCATCAAGAAGCTAGGTAATGGTCACTTCCGCATTCTGACCACGGATACCGATGGTCATGGCACAGAGGTGACTGCTGTCATCACTGGTAAGGGCGTCGTGCGGATTGAGATTGGTGACGTCATCGTCATTGGTCGCAATGAATCTGCTGGTCGCGTAAGCTACGAGATTCTCGGCTCTGTGGACAAGAAGACCACACAGCAGCTCCGTGAGGCAAAGCGCTTTCATCCTTGTCTCTTCTCAGAGACTGAGGGCGAGGGTGATGACCTCTTTGACCGCAGCGCAGATGCTGTCTCTGAAGAGGAAGAGTCTTCTAAGGTGGCGAAGGCCAACAAGCCTATCAAGAAGGACAAGGCTCTGTTGGATGACGGTGAGGTAGATGTGGATGCCATTTAATTAAACAAAAAACAAAACAAAAAAGAACAAACAACAAAAAAAAACCAAAAACCTTTTTTTGGTCTGGTTCGTCATTGAAAAGTAAATTTGAACGTGCGCGCCCGTTGAAAGGCCATTACCTTTCCCCAAGTTTTCTCTGAACACTACACAAAATGTCTCTTATCAATCGCCAGATGCTCGTTCAGGCTAAGTCGGACCGTGACGACTGCCTCCGCCGCCTCTCCATCGGTGAGGACACACCGAGGCTGCGTGAGCTTCTCTCAGGTGTCACGAAGCGCATCGCCAAGCTGGAGAAGGACATTGCGCAGGAGGAGGCGAAGGCCATCGCAGACCGCAAGGCGGCACTCGAGACTGTCAAGAGCAAGAAGGCGGCAGGTGGCGGTTACGAGCGTAACCAGAAGTCCAAGGGCGACCGTCCTCCTCTGCCCGAGGACCAGGAGCTGCCGTGCGTCGGATGTGGCTCTGCCTTCACCTTCACGGGCAAGGACCAGGTCTTCTTTGAGAAGCAGGGCTGGTCTCAGCCGTCTCGTTGCTCTGATTGCCGCGAGGCAAAGAAGACCGCCAAGCCGACGGGCACTGACCTCACGTGCGCCGACTGCGAGTCCACCTTCTTCTTCTCGGATGCCAAGGCGAGTATCTTTGAGGAGAAGGGCTGGGAGAAGCCCAAGCGCTGCCACGACTGCTCTACTGCTCACAAGAGCATGGTCCCTCTGGTCATCAAGTGCGAGGGCTGCCCCAAGGACTTCTCCTTCTCCGTGAAGGCCCAGAAGGACTTCAAGGGAAAGGGCTGGTCTGCTCCCAAGCGCTGCTTCGACTGCCTTCGTGCTAAGCACGAGAAGAACGATACTGCCTCCGTGAAGAGCACATCCCAGAAGGTCTAAGCGCACTTCCAACAAAAAAAAACCAAAAAAAAACAGAAAACCCCAAAAGAAAACTTTTTTAGTGATTATTTCCTTAGAGGTTAGTAAATCAAGCAGAGATAGACGTATAGGAAACTAGAATGTCTGAATCCATCTCAGGAATAATTTTCTTTTGAATGTGCTGGCAGAAGAGGCTTACGTCAATATTCTTCTTCAGCTCGCAAATTTCCTCATAGGTGAACCAACTTGCGTCGTCTACTTCCTGTGTATCGATGGGAAACGTGCGATACTCTTCATCAACAGGAAAGATATAGTATTCCCCTGCCTTGTATTTCTTATAGGCAATATACTCTTGCTTGAGAGTAATACCAGTCTCTTCTTTCAGCTCACGAAGAGCGCAAGCAAGGCTTGTTCTATCTCGCAGTTCGCGATGGCCTTTAGGGAAGGACCATATTTGACCCTTCCGCCCCTTCACTAAGAGGACTTTATTCGTAGGACTGATACAGATACATCCATACACCTTCTGTTCAGGAGGTTTGTATGAATCAAAGGCGGAGGGAAAATTGGGTTTACGCATGTTTGAAGAGGAAAGAAGCGTGGAAGGGTTGATTGGGTTTCAGGGAAGGGTGGCTTCAATTTTGGCCTTGGTGTTGGGTTTAAACTCGTCTTCTAAAGGTAGTCTATGTCGTATTGGGTTGCGGGTCACTTGACAGGCGGCTTAGGAAATAGATTGTTTCAGCACGCTGCTGCGATGGGTCTCGCAGAGAAATGGGGTCGTCAGCTTGTCTTTTCACTGCCTCACTGTGGTCAACAAGAACATGGTCCGCCTCATACTATTTTTCGTTTGTTTCCAACTGTTCCTGTGCTGACCGAAGAAGAGTCAAGTCTTTTACTCTATGAGCCAAATGGACATGTCTTTACTTACACAGCATTCCAAGATGCCCCACTGGGGTCAAATGTTGTTGTCGATGGCTGGCGTCAGACAGACAAATACTTCCCAGCCCAAGGTGTTCGTGCCAGTCTAGAAGACGCAATTCCCAAAGCGAGGCAAACTGAATTGCTCCGCAAATACAATCTTCACGACGCTCAAAGCACGACTGCCTTTGTTCATATTCGCTTAGGGGATTATAAGATTCTACCCCATCATCAAATTGATATAGGAAAGTATATCTTAGACGCGAGTAAGCATTTCCCCAGTAAGACGCGCTTCCTTGTTTTTTCAGATGAAGCTACCGCCTATAAAGAGATGTTGGAGAGTTTTGTGAAGTCAGTGGGTCATACACCTGTTGTTGTAGATGAACCAGATGAACTAGAAACTCTTTTCTTGATGAGTCAATGTTGGAAGGGAGCCATTGTCGGCAATAGCACATTCAGTTGGTGGGGAGCCTATTTTGGACGACAGAGATGTTCAAGTCCAAAGGATTACATTGCTTGCTATCCCCACGTGTGGGGGGCTGGATTGCCTCCTGCGCGAGATATTGTTCCTTCGTGGGGAATTCGTGTAGGGGCTCCATAAATTTGAATTCAAACAGCCAGCGTGCTCCAAGCACCCTTTGCTATGAATCCTCCGTTTCCAGAAATCTTTGTAATTCTCCGCGATGGCGTGCGAACCCCCTGCCTTCAAATCCTTCGGGCCTATCCTTGTGAGCAGAGTGGCGCACGGCGAAGGAACTATCGGTCTCCTTATGAGATTTCTAATATGGGCAACACTCATGAGTTTGATGGACCTCTCCTAGCTGCGCCCAATCGCGTATATCGTGATAGAAATGTTCACACCCTTCATTACTATCATTATGAAACAGCAGAACTTCAGGAAGTCTATTATTGGTTTACACCTTATATGTTGGAAAGTCGTAATGGGTTCATAGTCCCCCTGCTTGAATTCCAGTATAGATCTTGGATGCCGACAGGCTATATTCCTGTCCCAGTGCGAGCGAATCTCAATGAAGTGTATGACAGACTCGCTAGTATTCAACAAGAGCGTCTTATGCAAATTAGACAGATAGAGGATAGTGATTCTGTTCGCACTCGTTCTCCAAGACAGAATATTTACAGCGACTATGAAATTGAATCAATGTCACCTTCCCCACGTCTGAGGAGGCCTCGGACCCCTCCACCAGTCGTTGTCCCGCAGATTGTAGAATCTGTGCGAATTGTTGAAGTTCCTGTTGAGCGTGTCGTCATTCAACGAAGTGTGCTTCCTCTTCCAAAAGCAGTAGGAGAGCTGCTTGTAAGCCATGCCAGAAAGGGAGCCGATAGCTGTCCTATTACAGCAACACCCTTTGCTGAATGTGACACGCTTTGCGCAACCTCTTGTTTCCATATCTTTGATGCTGAAAGCCTTGCCAGATGGCAGGAAACGCACACAACGTGTCCCGTCTGTCGGTCTAAAATTGAGAATACTGTTGTAGAAGAGACACGAAATGGAGTGTCAGCGGTGTAAAGAGACTCCTGGGTTTCATAGCTTTCAATCGATAACAGATATATCAGGTGTTCACTATTTTTATTGTTTTCCAGCTCACAATAAACAAAGTGTAAGAACTCGTGAGGATATGCTGAATTTTGTCTCCCATTTTCCACACGATAAGCAATGGGGTCTTCTGTTTCACGCAAATGGCTATGGACTCTCCAATATGATGCCGCTGGCTCTGGCACTTGAGATGGGAACCATTGTTCAAGAAAATAAGGGTCTCCAAAAAGTGTTTGTGATTGAAGGTCATTGGTTTTTCCAATTTCTTCTTCGGTGTCTCTTTCCTTTTCTCAAGTCATCACTCCGAGATAAATTTGTTCTTCTCAATGGGTCTCTTTTGGAAGTCATTGCGAAACTCCGAGAATACGGATTCCCTCTTCAGCAGTTAGACATGGTGCGAAATCGTTTTGGATAAATTTGAAACCTACAGCAAAGGGTAAATGAGCACCTCGTGTATGAATTCTCAGAGTAAATCAAATGGACGACAACCCGAAGACACGACAGGAACTCAAGGGTGGCAAGAAGTCACACGAGAAGAGTATATACAGCTCGAAACATGTGCGACAGATGGAATCTTTGAGGGAAAAACGAGGCAATACATCGTCCACATTGAAAACAGCAGTGAATCCCGACCCCCCTTCATCGTCAAAGAAGTAAAAACGGCACCTGAGCTCTTCCAGGCGATTTGTGATGTTTATCCGAAGTTTTGTCATGAGAATCTCTTGATGCGTGTGAGTGATACGCGCGCAGGAAGCCCCCATCGCATCTTCTATGGTCAGGAACTTCCTGTCCATACAGACAGTCTCTATGTTCAACTCATACTTCGGAGGCACGGCCCTTTGTTTGCAAGTAAAATTGAAAAGGAATAGCACTCCAACGGCAGCACCTTTCTCCCTACTGCCTATCAGAAACAATGCCGAACAAGACCAAGAGTCGCAACAACAGCCGCAAGTCAACGGCCTCTTCCCAAGGAACGCCTTCTGTGTCTGTCTCTACTGATGAGATTCCCAGTATCATCATCACCCGAAAGGCTCCAACAAGCCGCAAGACGACACCCAAGTCAGACGATTCACTGCGTCCAGAGTTTATGGAGCCTCTTTCCCCCAAGGCGGTTACGCCCACTCCTCCTCCCACACCGTGGGAGAGTCTGAATATGCCCGAAGAGGACTATATTGCTATGATTGAGAGAGTCAAGGCTCGTTATCGTGAGATGGAGCGTGAGGAGTATGAGCGCGTCCTTCTTCGTGAGCTGAATGTTCCTCGCTTTTGGAAGGACCGCATTGAGCACCTTGAAGAAGAGCGTGAGTATTTCAACAAGAAGCGTGGATGGTCTGCGATTGACATCGCTTGTGTGGACCGAATTGACGCCGAGATTGAAGAGTGTGAGAGCGAGCTAGAGCGCATCTATGCGCTGGAGGACCGCTTGGAGGTAGAGTATGATTAAACGAACAACGACACACTAAATCCTTACCTAAAAAAAATTGAAACCTTTTTTTGGGTAGAGAAAAGCACACCCATGGCAACTGATTTCAAAGACACTATTTTGAGAGAGCTGGAGACGCTTCGCTTGGCGGATTTGTATCGTAAGAATCCTTTTCCTGCGCGGGCTTACGAGACAGCACAGGAAGCCATTCGTGGACTCTCTGGACCTATTACGAAGGCTGAGGATACAAAAGGTCTGGAAGGTGTGGGTGCCAAGATTCAACTCAAGATTCAGGAGATTGTGGCCACGGGGACACTAAAAGCTGCTACTGAGGCCCGTCTCACCCTGCCCATTGATTCTTTCCAGACATTGCTGGGTGTCCATGGAGTTGGTCCTGTAAAAGCAAAAGATCTCATTGAGGGAGGAATTAAGAGCATTGCAGACCTTCGCAAAGCCTCTGAGGAAAATTCGAAGCTCCTCACTGCAGCCCAGAAGTTGGGGGTGAAGTATTATGAAGATTCTCAGCTGCGCATTCCTCGGGCCGAGATGGTAGAGCATGAGAATACAATTCTCCCTGGTCTTTCAGAAGAGTTCACTGGCACCATTGTAGGGTCGTATCGTCGTGGAGCTGCCACATCAGGTGATATTGACGTTCTTCTGACACTTCCAGATTCCATGAGCAAGAAAGACCAGGGTGGTCTCTTCCTTACCATGATTGACTTGTTCAAAGAGGTGGGCTACATTGTTGATACACTGTCGTCTGGTCCCACAAAGTTCTTGGGGTATTGTCAAGTTGAGGGCAAGCCTGTTCGTCGGTTGGACTTGCTGATGATTCCAACGGCAGAGTATGCGTGTGCTATCTTATATTTCACAGGGTCTCAGCAATTTAATGTAGCGTTCCGCTCCTTTGCGCTCAGCAAAGGCTATACTCTGAATGAGCATCGGTTGGAAGCAACAAAAGAGGGAGTTCCTGCTGTTCCTCCGTTTCTAACCGAGAAAGATATCTTTGACTTCCTTGGGCTTCAGTATATTGAACCTGAACAGCGGCGTGATGCTCGCGATGTGAAGCTTCTGTAATGTGTAAGAAATGGTAAAATTGAAGCATTTTTGTTTCCATAGTATAGTAACCAAAATGAAGCAGTTCCGAATCACTATTCATATGATGTTTCAGGCCCATCATTGGGAAGATAGCTATTGGACCTATGAAGAGTCAAAGGCTGAGAGGAGGATAAAGAAGGCCGCATTTGACCGCACAGATGCTTACTTCGCAGAGCACAATGTGGTTGATTATATCAAGGAGAACTCCGCACTGGAGGCTGTTGAGAATCTCTTCTGTAACGCCGAGGTCAAGTCAGCGGAGTGGGACCCTGAGAAGTTTGCACTTCATATGATTGTGGAGAGCGAGGAGGATGCGGAGGCGCTTCGTGAGGACCTGGAGAGGAACTCTCTGGAGGATGGAGAGTATGAAGGGTGTGGTGATTCAGCGTGGATTCTCTTCACACGGGGTCCAAATGGTGAGCCTCTGGGTCCTCCTTGGGATATGAAGAATTTCTGGGAGTATGGTCTTGTGGATTACCGCTATAATGAGATTGACATCCAGGAAGTTACCCAAAGCTCTTAATCGGAAAAAAAAAGATGAGTGCAAAATCAGAACAAATAAGAAAGATTTTTACGCAAGGGCATCGAGCCACGCTTGCCGCTCCTCCTCTGGAATTGTATAGGTATCCATCAAGGCAATGGCTTCCCTCATCTTCACCTCTTCAGGCATATCCTTTCCAGCAAGAAGACTGATTTCATTCTGGAAAAGTTCCTTCGGATTCACAGGGACTACAGCACCTTCTTCAAATCCCACAAGGACATTGGCCAACCTAGACAAATGTCCTTGTGCGCACATACCAAGAGAATCCAACGATTCTTCCCACAGACGCTGAACGAGCTCAGGATTCGTCTGAATCTTTGTCCAGAGGCCTCGCAGAGCCTTGCGATATGCCCAGTCTCCTTCCGCACAAACTGTTTCTGTATTTCCCCACTTTCTCATATCCTCTAAGACAGTGGTGAGTTTGGTGTAATTTACATAGCATTGGCCCATCCATGCCGCCTCAATTTCAGACAATGTCTTTTGCTTCTGCTTGACTGTTACAGACTGTAGAATCTCCATTTTTTCATTTGTCTGGACAACGACTTCTTTTGTGTGGACATTCTGGCCATCCTGGGCAACATCTCCAAGATTTCTCACATGGAGGCGTTTGCGTTCCTCTTCAATCTTATCTCGTTGTTTCTGGAGATAAATCACAAAATTCTGAAGCTCTAGGGTTACATCAGGAAAGAAGGCAAAGTCCTCTAGAAATGAGACGAGTTCAAAGGAGGTGAAGCGCTGATTGACAAACCACTTCCTGTAGTAATGTCGGACATAGACCACAAAGCGTTTCTTTACCTCTTTCAGAATTTTGTATTGCCCTACACGATCAATTCCATAGGTCTCTCCCCCAGACTTGAGCAGTTGCCACAAATGAGATTCAGAACGATAGGTCAAGCCCTTGTTCTCGTGAAATGTATTCACCCACCTATCGATTGTCTCTTTAAGAAGATAATCTCTGTTCAGACTCATTTTTACATGGTGTGCCTTCTAGAATACGTTACAATTTGGTTCAAATTTATACTGTATGAAGCTGGATCTTTCTCTTCACACAAGCATAAACGTAAAAATTGAATTTTATAATTGAACAGGGTTAAAGCAATACTCCTCATTCCTTCTAAAGACACAATGGCTTTCAACACTCAGTCTCTGACGACTGTCGGCACCAAGGGTTCTGATGTCTACACTGCTGCGGGTGTAGAGGACCCTCGTGTCGCACTCAGTGTGCTGCTCACGCGTGGTGCACAAGCAGGCATCATCCGTTCGGGAGTAGAGGCCATCCTAAAGATGGAGGACAAGGACCAAGCCCTCAAGGACATCTTTGTGATGGCCTTCCAAACACGTGATGTCCGTGGCGGGAAGGGAGAAAGGACTGTGGCCTACGAGATGTTCAAGGCTCTGCTAGATACGAAAGAGGTATCCCCTCTCGCAGCTAGCATCCTGGACCTAGTGCCTGAGTATGGCTGCTGGCGCGACCTCTTTGTGCTGGCGCAGAGCCACGCGAAGGATCGTGTGCTGGACATCACGGAGAAGCAGTTCTACAACGACCTGGAGACGCTGGCAGGTGGCAAGGTGAGTCTGATGGCCAAGCACGCACCACGCGAGGACAAGTATCCTGAGCTCTACAAGGCACTGGCGAACAAGCTCTTTGCGGCTGAGCCCAAGTATTCTCGTCGTCTGAAGGCGCTCCGCCAGGCTCTCTCCGCAATGAACAAGGCCTCCCATACGGTCGAAATTCAGATGTGCGACAAGCACTTCGCGGAGATTAAGCCTGAGGAGGTCCCTGGTCGTGCTCTCCAGAAGTATACCAAGGCGTTCCTGAACCAGCCCTCTACCTACCGTCACCCTCTCCATCCTCGCCCTCTAGGTGACCAGGACCGTGTTGAGTGTGCTGAGCACTTCACGGAGCACTTTGCGAAGGCGGTTCGTGGTGAGGCCAAGCTGAACGGCTCTACGACTGTATTCCCTCACGAGCTCATCAAGAAGATTATGAATAGCAGACACAGTGTTCGCGACTGTGATGATAGCTGCATGACCAAGGAGGAGAAGGATGCCATTGTGGGAGTGTGGAACCAGATGGTCAAGGATGCCAAGGAGGGTGGTGGTCTGGGTCGCAGCATCGCCATGTGCGACTTCAGCGGCTCAATGCAATCCTCTGGAACGAACGGCGACACGCCCTACTGGGTCAGCATGGCTCTTGGCCTTCTCATCTCGGAGGTGACGACGAAGGAGTTTGAGGACGTCTTCCTGACGTTTGACTCTACTCCGACCTTCCACCACCTTCCAAAGGGCGACATCTTCAAGCGTGTCGACAGCATTGACTCTCATCTTGCTCAGGGGATGAGCACGGACTTCCAGAAGGCAATGGATCTAGTCTTGGAGCGCTGTAAGGCGATGCGTGTCTGTCCTGGCGAGGAGCCTGAGAACCTCATTGTCCTCACGGATATGAACTGGGACGCAGCCTGGGGGTCTCATCAGAGCAGTTGCTACACGGGGAACAGCTACCGTCACGTCGTGAAGACGGACCCCTGGCAGACGCATGTGGAGATGATTCGCGAGGCGTTCAAGCGCGCAGGTGAAGACATGTGGGGTGCGGGTAAGGGACTCAAGATGCCTCGCATTGTCATCTGGAACATCGCCGCGACCAGCACGGACTTCCATGCCAAGACTGATACCGAGGGTGTCGTGATGCTCTCTGGGTGGTCGCCGAGCCTGTTCAAGGTGCTCCAGAAGGATGGTGTGGTCATCCAGACCCCCTATCAGGCGCTCCGCTGCCAACTTGACGATGAGCGCTACGACCCTGTCCGTGCTCGCGTAGAGGCATGGCTGGCCAAGGAGAAGAGGGAGTAAGTGATGTAACTCTGAACTCAAAAAAACAAAAGAAAAAAGTTTTTTGTTTTGTTGACACCTTTTAAGAGGGTTTAATGAATAGGACGAATGTGTGAACTTGTAAGTCGCTCGAGAAGCTTCTTTGAAGTTTCACTAAAGAACATACGCAGTTTGCCATTGAAGAAAGCACGGTCAAGCTCGCTCGCCTTCTCATAAGGGTTTTCACTGAATTCAGGACATATGAAGGTTCCTTCACACTTCTGGAACATAGGGATAGAACTGCCAAACTCTTTAATGCTAACATGAATGTCTACTACTGCCTCAGGGATACGAGTGCGAGAGACTTCGTAGGTCGCAAAATCACCATATAAGTCTTCTGGATCAGCAGTCTTAATTGTATGAATGAGCTTCTCCATCTGTACTTCATTCCCTGTCCATTGGCAATACAAGACGTAGGTCTCATACTCCTTTTTGTTGTGCTCTAATATTATGATGTATTCCATTTGAAGTAACAAAGCGTGTTGCTTACTGAGGAGGTCCCCCCATCATTCAATTTTATTCAAAGGTATCATCCTCACAGTCCATCGTATCAATGACCAGATGGAGATAGCCTGAGCGAAACTCAAACTTACCAGCACCAAAGCTACATCTCACAGGCTGGGAAAAGGTATAGAACTGACCACCACCGTCATTCTTCTTACAGAGTGCCTTGGGGCAGATTCCGATGATACCAGCATCAACGTTGAACTCTTTGCCGTCATTCCCATGATAGAGGCCATCACCATACGTTGTTTGGTCAACTAGGAAGAAGTTTGTCGTGCCCTTCTCCTTATAAAGACCGCTCTTGTAAGCACCGAGGCCTCCAAAGATGGTATCATAGAAATAATCATTTAGAACATAACACAGGTCTCCAATGTAATACTCTCCAGCAGGAGCATTAAACTTGAAGATTGGCTCATGGGTCCAATCCTCCTTCTTCAGCCGATGGACAGGAGGCTTTCTCGTATCGTCCTGGACAGTGAAGGTAGGCTTTGACATTTCCTCCCAATAATTCTTCCAGCTTTGCTCTGAGGTAAATGTCTTCTTTTCAGGATAAACCTGAAGGAAGTCTCCCTTCTTTGTGTAAACTGCGGTAGCAATACGTCTATTGTCAGAAAAGAAGCGAACAGTTGGACAAGACATGTTGAAATATACCAATGAACTAGGCTTCATAGGGTTCAATTTTTATTTCATAAACGTTTCTGTAAAGAGTCTAAAGCAGAGTTCGTAAGATATCTTCTAAGGGCTTTAAGTGATTGGATGAAAATTGAATCGCCTGTTGCCCTGATTGACTGTTGCCGCAAGGTGTAACTCCTAAGGCTTCTTCCAGCAACCACATATTCTATGAATAGTAGAGAAGCCTGTCTTTGGAGCTTGGTTCAAAGCTCCACCCAGCAACAAAATAATGCTTCACTGCTCTTCTGGCAGCTATTTGGATAGATTCGTTAGGAAACTAAGATACCTGTCCTAGGACTCAGCAGAAGTTAGCCTGGCCAGCTAAGAGTCCTCACAGCAATACAATTCAATTGGTTCTCTGGGAACCTGATGTAAGGTTCCGTTCAGCAAACCCTATTCACAATGAAGATGTGCCCTCGCTTCCCTTTGGGGGCCTGATGGTAAGAATCCTGAGGAGGGAAGGTTGATGAGTCTCATACAGCAAACACCTTATACCAATATCGTTTGATATTATTAGTCTGAGACTAGAAAAACATCAACAACCAAGGATTCAAACAGCAACACACCCTAAGTATACAAAGTAATGATTCGTAAGATGAACTTTGGGAGGAAAGAAACCAGATACTTTCCTTTTTTTTGCCAACAATTGATTAGTAGTGTATTAACTTAGTAGGTATATGATTTTCAAACAAATATGATTTGTATAGAAAACTCATAGGCACTTAAACTTTACAATCTATATATACTTAATGAATTTGGTGGAACCTTTTTTACAAGAAACAGTAGATAGAGATATGTCATCAACCGCAACACTTTCGTTTACACTCTTTATTGGAGCAGCCATGGGGGGGTTTTATTTGCTTGATTTGTTCCAGCGTTGGAAGAAAACTGAAGAGCGCGTAGGAGGTCTAGAGGAAAAGATGAATGAGGCAGTGACTCTACAGGAAAATCAAGCAGAAGCACTCCAAGAACATGAGCAACGGATACGGGAAAAGCAAGACTATGATGAATCAGAGGAGATTGAGGAAAAGAAATACCAAGCCTGGCGTGGAGAATGCGCACAAGAAAATGGAAAGGTGGAAATTGACCTCTGGCGTGAAAAGGAAACCAAGATAAAAGACAATCAAGAGTGGGTTGTATGGAACGGTGAGGAAAATGGGTCTACGACTGTGCGTGACTTTTATTTAGGGAACCTTCATCCAGACTTTCAATGGGAAATTCGGGAAGGAAGCTATTATTATGGAGCGAAAGCCTCTGAGTCTTTCGTAGAAAATTGGGATAATGTAATACGCCTCGAGATTACTATTACATTTGATTCGCAAGAACATCTACTGGCGTTTGTGCAACAAACCTCTTTCAGGGGGAATTCAACAATAAACCTGGCGTTAAAAAATTTCTTAGAGGTAAATGGTATTCATTGGAACAGAGTCCTTGTAAATGCTAAGTAGACTTTGAAAGATGAATACAACTTGTATAGGCGATTTGTTCTTGACCGCAGAAGGTTTCAATCGATTGTGTCTTCATACAGGTATCGAACGCCATACGTTCTTTAAAACAAGGATCCTCACGGGTTGCCTGCTGAACAGGGTTCGTTACAACAGTATTGACCGTTGGAGGCCCGAAGACTGATGTTACCATTCGTTGAGCAATCGCACTTCCTACGCCTAGTCCAAATCCATCTTTGAGAGATTGTCCAAGGCTAGGAGGAGTTATGATAGGCATGGGGTGGCCTACGCTGGACATTGGATTCCGGAAGATAGTTGGTAGTGACGAGTTAGAGCTAGTAGGAGTGTTCGTAGATGAACTTTTAGAAGATTGGGATGTTCTGGGCATTCTATACCTATGAAAAAGGAATTGTTACATTCATTTTTCATATGTGGATAAAACCTAAATTTGAAAAGCTGTGAAGTGCTAGAGACAAGCAATACAATGGAGACTCTCCGAGCTGACTTGCGTTCTTTAATTGCCAAACATGGTCTTCAAGCCGTTCACAGGGAATTCCAAGCAGAAATGCGAGAGACATATACATTTCTGCGTCAGCTTTATGAACCACCGAAGAATAATTTAGTCATTCCTGTGGCAGAGGTAATCCCTGATAGAATTGTCACACCGCTTCACACGCCTATCACGCTAACAGCAGAGATTGAACAACCTCCTGATTTGAATTTATCGTCTGAGCAACCTATTGTAATTGTTGAGAAAGAAGACCTTCCCCGAGACCCTACTTTGAAAGAGGTTGTTGTCCAAGCCAAGAAGGAAATGGTGGAGGGAGTTCACGAGAAATTTTCCAAGGCCAAACACCGTGAAGAGGTTCTGAAAAAACACAAGGAACTCACTGAAAAGGGAATTAAACCTGAGAGTCTCTTGACAAAAGAGAATATGGCATCCTGGCTAGGTCAGGGAATGAGTTATATGCGAATTGCTCGCGAGCAAACGGGTGTTTCTGAGAATGAAATCGCTGCGATTGCCAAAACCTTTGGCCTTCAGAGTGATATCAAGAAGTTTATCGTAATGAAGAAGGGAAGCAAGTAATTCTAATCAGAAGCTGCTGTCTTCTTTCGTCCTTTTGGTTTTTTTTCATCTGGTGATTTTTCTTTCTGAGGTTTGTCTTGTAGGAAATCCAGTAGACTTTGTACTTTGTCTACACTGAGCTTCAAGGACTCATATAATTCTTTTGCCTTGTTGCGTTGGTTTTCTGTTTCCGATTTGAATTCACGAAGTCTTAGAAAGGCTTGCTGAATTTTATCCACCAAATCATCTTTTTCTCGCTGGTCACTGGATGCGACATATTGAAGCATTAACCGCAAGGTTGACGCTATACAGACACCTTTCGCTTGGTCACTCATACCTTCCAAGACGAGATAGCAGATGGGCTTCTTCATCGGAGTCAATTCGATTTCACAATGCTCTTTTGTGTGAACCTTTGAATTGAGTGAAACAAGGATTCCACCTAAGACAGACGTGTCGTTGTCCACATCACGCACAATCTTCTCACGTTCATTCTTAGGAACAGCTTTGCTATAGTTCTTCGCATCTAGGATAAATGTCTTTTTCTGCTTATTGACCGCGCGGAAATCGGCTTTGCCTGGCTCTTGATGGACTTCTTCAAAATCCCATTCATGAAGTTGAGATAAGAGAGATTGGATTTCTGCCTCTCCTTCTTTTCCAAGAGTAAAACTTGTTTTGCTCTTCTTCATATCTTGAAGTTGAATCTGCAGAGTTGTCTTTTCTTGATGTTCACGCTCATAGGCTTGCTGCCAATCTTGCTTGGCTTCTAGTTTCGCAATCACCTTTTCATACGTCGTTACTTTCTCTTGGAATGACTGGGAAGCCTGGAGCTGAGTTTCTTTTACAATCATCTCTTTCTGTTTCTCAAGCTCAATGCGAAGTTTTTCTTCTCTTTCTTTGGTTGTTCTGTCAAAGCGATTAATTTGCTCCTGTAGGAGCATTTCCTTGCTGCTGAGTGAATCAATGCGAAGGCTTTGTTCAAGCATAGCTTTCTTAAGTTTGGTACCTTCTTCGCGTCTGCCTTCTTCTTTCCCTTGCTCTCTCTGTATATCTAAGAGAGATGCCATGTCTAAATCACGTTTGCGAAGACTTTCCTCTTGAATGATATCCCAACAAAGGAATCCAAGACGTAGCACTTCTTGTTTCACTTCAGGCAATGCTGTTGTGTATCGTTGCTCAAGTGAAGACATATGTTGGCTATATAGATATTGTAATTCTAGTTTAAACCGATACTTTAGACTTAAACATGTGAAAATGATTTTAGTACAAGAATGTTGATAACAAATGACTTACGTGATGATGGATTTGGTGCCCAATATCAGAGTATAATCTGGACTATTTTGTTTGCTGAAGTGAAAGGAGACACTTTCTTATACAGTGATATTGTTCGGATGGACAATCCAGAAGATATAAACAATTTCCTGGAAAAGGCCATTGATTGTATGAATATTAAAGGGAATTATCCACAAGTCGATTCTGTTGGTGGAGTAACAATCTATGCACCAAAGTGGCCTTATTTTTATAAAGAGATTGAGTATGATATGGAGCGCTTTCATGACTCCAAAAGTTTTCAAAAAATAAAATATCTGTATTACAAAAATAAAGTATCGCCATTTGCGAATGATGTTGTAAATGTGGCTGTCCATGTTCGCAGACCTAATAAATGTGATGTAAGAATTGAAGGGACAGATACTCCTGATGAATATTATATTAGATGTATAAAAGCTATTGACGCAAAATATAAAGCAGAAAATAAGCAATGTTTATTTCATATTTTTTCACAAGGTTCAGAAGAATTGTTTCAGGAATATAAGCAATTCCCTGTTAGATTTCACTTGAATGAAGATGTATTTGATACATTTAATCACTTGGTCTTTGCAGATGTTCTTGTTTTATCTAAAAGTTCTTATAGTTATGTTGCTGCTTTGTTGTCAAATGGAATGATTATATATAAACCTTTTTGGCACCCCCCACGAAAGCATTGGTTACTCATATCAAATTGAACTTTTTTCATATATGAAAGACTTAGTTAGATGTATGTTGTCAGTAGTTCACTAGATAATTGAGGATTGACGATAGGATTTTTTGAGCCTATAATAATAAATCTTATTGTATGGTGTTCTTTTGTTGCGTATGATTTAGGGAATTCTTCATGATTTGGCTGCGTTGTAGGGACATAGACAAAAGGAAAATATTCTTTGAACCAATCCCAGACGATTTTTCTTGAAGGGCGGCATCCTTTACCTGAAAGCGATTGAGTCTCTGATGATGTATCTTCATCAACAATATACTCAGAATATGGCAAATTATCTTCAGTTACAATTGTTTCAAGAATTAAAAATTCTTCTGTTTTTTTCATGGCTTGTTGAATAAAATTTTTTGGATTACCAAGGTGGTATAGTAATCCATAAGCGAATCCTACATCTGCTGACTCAATATCATCCCAATTTGTTTTTTCTAAATCAAATTGTTTCACTGTAACATCTGAGTCTCTTACTAAGAATTGTTTGACATTTTCTTCACGTCCTTCGAGCGACACAACTTTACAAGATTTCCAAACAAAATATTGTGTAAGGAGTCCTGCCCCAGCACCGTATTCTAGGACGCGTTTATTAGAAATATCTAAATTAAGACTTTCTAAGTGATTTAATCTTTGTTGATTAATTCTCACTGCAGGTGTTTCTAAAAAGCCATCAATAGACATCTGAACTACAGTGTAATTAAATTTTCTTTTAGGTTTAATAAGAGGTTCAACAGTGGAAGTGTATAGAAATACGGGGGAAGGAAGATTCAGGATGTTCAAGTCTCTATGAACCAACAACGTTTGAAGTGCTAGCGAAAACAGAAGTTCCTTGCTACAGGTTAGACACATATTTGAAACCAATGAATTGGGTGAGATTTCCT